GAAAAGATTTGAGCAACAGCGTGGACTCAAGGAAAACACTGAGGACGGAGCAACTGGTGATGTCCGTCAGGTTAGAGAACGACTTGCTGACGACATGGCACCTATCGCTCTCAATGAAGGCCCGAGAACTGTAAATCCTGAAGATGAAGAAGATACCTCCGATACTACTGGTAAGAAGGCTTCATCTTCTTTTTATAATGAATAGTGTTCATTCACTATAAATTAAATTATGGCACAAAATTCTATAAAGAAGCCGTCTAAGCCTCGACGTCGAAGAAGCAAAAAGAAAAGCGGTGGGAGGGGTCACTACAAAACCGGTTATCACACTTCTCCTAAGTGTTCCAATGGCCCAGCAAAATATCGCTCTGGTTGGGAGAAAGTTGTTTGCGAAAGCTTGGATGCAGATCCGGATGTTGTAGAATATCAATACGAACCTTTTGAGATCAAATACGTTTCTAATCACAGAACTGGAAGAATAAGAATCTACATTCCTGATTTCTTAATCACATACTCTTCCGGAGATAGAAAATTGGTTGAAGTTAAGAGAGAGAAGCATCTTGAACGACCAACAGTCAAAAAGAAAGCGTTGGTTGCAAGAGCTTATGCAAGCCGTAACGGTATGGAGTATCAGTTTTGGACAGAAAAGAAAATCAAGGAACTCCAGAAGATGCTAAAGAGTTCGAAGACCTCTTTGACGAAAGCGAAGACGAACGAGAAATAGTAGACATAGGTCTCGATATTTCCACAAGTATTGTTGGTCTTGTAGTTTTGAATGCAACCACCAACGATCTTATCAAGATGGATGCAATTAAGCTCACCAGCAAAAAGTATTCAGATACCTGGGACAAGGGGACTCGTGTTGAAAAGGAACTTGCTAGGATTGTTGATCTAGAAAAGTATGTTGTCAACCACATTTTTGTGGAAGAAGCTCATATGAAGTTTACGCCAGGATTTTCTAGTGCAAAGACTTTGTTTTCCCTTGCATGCTTCAACGGTATTGTTTCATTTACAGCTTATAAGTTGTTTGGTGTGAAACCAAAAATGATCAATGTAAGAACTGCTCGTAAAAACCTTGGGATTAAGATCAACTATAAGGACAAGTCCAAGGACACTAAAACAAAGATATTTGAAGCGGTCAAAAAAATGAACCCGCATTTCCCGTGGGCTAAACATGTAGCTAAAGGTGGAAAGAAAAAAGGTCAAACTGTGTGGAGTAAACACAATTTTGATATGGCAGATGCTTGGATTATATGCGAAGGCGGTCGTCGAACAATAAACCCTTCTGGTAAAAAGAAACGCTAATATGGAACCTGGTGATATCGTTGTAGCAAAACGGTTAATATACCATGAAGGAATCAATATCAAAGGTGTTTGGTCATCTCCTAGTAGTCATGAATCAAATCTTGTTTTGGCGATAAAATTTCTGTTTATTCTCATAAAGAAGCTTATTTGTTTACCGTATTGAGTGAAGGGCGTACGTTAGAAAAACATTATTCGGGTTATGAAGAATTTTCTAAAGAAGTTCTTCATGTTTCTAAAATTAAAGGGATGGTAATTGACTTCGATCCATTGGGTTCAAAAAGACCCCATATTGAAGGAATAGCAGCAGTTTTAATTGAAGACAAGGTTTGGTGGATAGTTGCTGGCGATCTTCAAGTAGTAAAGTTAGGCAAGGGTAAGCAATGAGTGCAACCGGAAGAAAAAAACACAACTCTAAAGGGAAGGCCGAAGAACGTGATCCTTTCGATTATTATCCTACGCCAAATTGGTGCATAAAACGCTTTGTAGAAAAAGCATCGCACAGGTTGCCAGTTGGTAATTGGATTGAACCAGCAGCTGGCGATGGCGCAATCATACGTTCTATCACCTCTTATGGTAAGGGATATGAGAAAGTTCAATGGACTTCGGTTGAAATTCAAGATAGATTTAAAGAATCGCTTGAGGAAGTATCTGATAAAGTTTGTATTGGAAATTTTGCGTCTTATTTACATCCAGGCTCAAAAGCCGACGTGTGCATTACCAATCCTCCATACAAACTTGCTGAGTCAATGATTAAACATGCACAGACTCAGGCTAAATCCGTTGTTATGTTGTTGCGAATTAACTTTTTGGCAAGTGAAAAAAGACGTGATTGGATGGAACAAGATACTCCTGACATTTATGTTATTCCAAATCGTCCTTCGTTTCGTGGTAAAGGTTCTGACGCTACTGAATATGCTTGGTTTGTGTGGGACGATAAATCGTGTGGTAGAATTTTCATACTCGATTCAACGCCTCGGGGCGTGCGACAAGCAGAAAAGAAGGCTTTGAGACAAAAGCAAACTATTTAATGTTGCTGTGTTACTCAAAGAATATATAAACTATCAAGTTGCTAGTGTCTTGCTCGAAATCAGAGGCACGTTCAAGTGGAATGAATTTAAGGCACTTAGTACCCTAGACCAAAAACTTCAATACGCTCAACAACATCTCAAGGAGCTTGGAAGAGGTAGCAGCAGGGCTGCCTTCCTACTAAGCAATCGATATGTTTTAAAGATTGCCCTTCCTCAAGCGGCAGAAAAGGGAATGGGGCAGAACAAAGGCGAGCTTCAGGTCTTTGCTAATACGGCAAGCAAGAATTATGTAACCGCTATTCATGACGCTGGCGAAGATGGCCATTGGCTCGTTTCAGAAATTGCACGACCACTTGCAAGCACAGAAGAATTTCAGAAGCTCACAGGGGTTCCCTGGGAACAGTTTGTTTCTATACTGAAAAATCATGAAGATATCAAGAGTGAATTTAGCGAGATCGAACAGGGCATTCAAATGTGGTCTCGTCGTCTCAAAAATGCTCAATCGCAGGGTAATGAAGCGGGTATTGACAAGTTTACAAAGAACGTTCAAAACCTTCAGCAAAGAAAAACAAACCTTCAAAAAATGTTAAATTCACCAGTGGTACAAGGTGCTCTTGCTTTGATGAATCAAGCTGGTGTTATGCGTGGTGATATTCTTGAAGTGGATCATTGGGGCAAAACCGCTGATGGTCGTGTAGTTCTATTAGACTACGGCTTTACAGAGGACTTGGTTGACCTTTACCGAGCTGCATGATGAGACTGAAAGAACAAATACGCTTCATGGTTTTTCAAACACTTCATGAAATTAGGAGTAATTTCAAGTGGTCTGAATTTAAAAAGATAGATGATCACTTTGACAGGGCCTTGTACCTTATAAACACTGGTACTCAAGTATTAGGGGAGGGAACTTCACGTCTTGTATTTTTGTTAAGCAATAGGTTTGTGCTCAAACTAGCCCAACTAGCCCAACCTCTTCCACGTTCTCCTCGTAGTTTTGAGAGAGGGAAGGCGCAAAACAAATATGAAGTAGATTTGTCTACCGATCCAGATGTAAAACCAATTGTGGCCGAAGTCTATGATGCGGCCGATGATTACTCGTGGATTGTTTCGGAGTTGGTTCGACCAATAAAAAATATAAATGAATTTAAAGATTTAACTGGGTTTTCGTTCACTGATTTTCGCCAGGTTCTTAAACTTGTTTTTGAGGGCGAACTTGAAAATACCATTGAGAAACATCGCAAATTGCGACAGAGGTATATCGAAGAGATCAATCGACTTGACTCTGAAGATACGGCCGATAAAACAAATATTGAATACTACAAAAGCCAACTTGAGGCTATTGAAAAAGTTATTGAATATCAAACTGAATTACCCGAACACCCAATGGTACAAGCTGCTATTGAATTAATTTCTGATAAGGGTGCAATGGCTGCCGATATGATCGTGTTAGACCACTGGGGCAAAACTGCCGATGGCCGTGTAGTTTTGTTGGATTATGGTTATTCGAGAGATGTAGCTAGAAAACATTATGATGTTACGTGGATCTGAACAAACAAAATCATATATATTGTTATGTTAGTTGCAAATCTTAAAGAACAAATACATTTCATGGTGTCGCAAACTCTTTTAGAAATTAGGAGTAATTTCAAGTGGTCGGAGTTTAAAGAACTTGAAACTCCTAAGGGAATGGCATATTACCTAGAAAAAACAGGCACCGAAAAACTAGGCAGCGGGTCTTCTAGATGGGTTTACTTATTGAGCAACCGCTATGTCTTAAAATTAGCTGATCCTTTAAATCCTCGTAGGGGACTGGCCCAAAATCATGCAGAACTTGAAGTTGCAACCGACTCAGTGTAGCTCCATTCGTGTCGCAAATTTTTGATTATGATCCTGATGGTTTCTGGTTGGTATCTCAACTTGTTAGACCATTGAATAGCGATGAAGATTTTGAAAAACTAACTGGTGGAATCGACTGGGAAGCATTTCAGTATGCCGTACAAACTTTTTTGTATGAAGCTAGGGGGGATTTTAAAAAAGCTGCTGATGAACTTGAGTTTAGGGCATCAAGGAGAAATTCTGATCATTATGCAGAAGTATTACTCAAGGCTCTTTCATATCTTAAGACAAACAAGTGGGTGAGAAATTTTCTAAAAATGGCAAAAAAATACGATTTGCTTCCAGAAGATTTAACATTTTTAGATCATTGGGGCAAAACCGCTGATGGACGTGTAGTGCTTCTTGACTATGGTTATACGGCATTAGTTCATGATCTACACTACTGACAATTCTCTATTGTCTAAACAATTATTTCTAAAATGCGTTCGACGTGGGTTTACTTACTATTTACCCATATGTCCGGCAATGAAACTCGACAGAATATCCCAAGAGATCCAAGGAATCCTGAACCACATGTAGATTCTGGATATGAGGGTGACGATACCTCGGATACGTTTTTGATTCCGCCAGTTGGAATTGAAGATGCGGACATGACTCTGTTCAGACTTTTTGACAAAGATATTGGATTTACTGTTCGATTAGTAGAGACGGCAAACAAAGATATCCAGATTAAAAAGCCTTTTGTAATTTTCGCTACTGGTGAACGATTTGTGCTTGCAAAGCGATTGCGTCCACCAAGAGATAGAAACGACAAATTGATGCTTCCGGCCATTTCTATCCGAAGAACATCTATTGAACAAACATCGCTGGACATTACTGGCAGAGGTATCAATCAGTTTACTGGCAATCTTGTCATTAAGCGACGTCTTGAAAAGGGAGACAGGGATTACCAAAACTTTATTAATAAGCTGGGGTTTAAAAACTTAAAAAATTCTTATTCTACCGAAAGAGAAACAGGCGAACTGAAAAACGACGTTTCGGTGCAGCAAGGCGGGCTTTTAGAACAGAGAACCAGTTTGAATAACATGTGGGAAATTATCACAGTACCACAGCCACAGTTTTTTACTGCAACATACGAAGTAACTTTTTGGACTTCGTTTACCCAACACATGAATTATATGATAGAAACGTTTATCTCATCGTTTCTACCAAACGATAGAATACACAAGTTGGTAACCGACAAGGGTTACTGGTTTCTTGCTTACACGCAAGAACAGTTTGCGAATCAAGAAAATATTGATGATTTCACTGAAGATGAAAGAATTTTGAGGTACTCTTTCAATGTTCAGGTTAAAGGTTATATTTTCGCACCACAGCATCCAACTAATGCTGTTCCAGTGAGAAGATGGATTTCATCGCCAACGGTAGTTTTCGACGTAAGTTCATATTCTACCGAAGTGTTGGAGAAGGAACATCTAAATCGTCCACCGCAAAAAAACAAGGACAATCCGGAAAATTTCACATTGACAGACATTGAACTGGATCCCCAAACAAAACAGACTCCAACAACAAATGAAAGATTCGCTGTTCGAAAAGATATAATCGACCCGATCACAGGAAAGAGGAAGCGTCGTTACGTATCTATTTTAGAGTCCAATGAAAAAAAGGGAGAGACAGTTTACAGGGCATCCGACGTTGAAACATTGGAAGAGTTTATCAAGACACTCAAATAAGAAGATTTCTCCTCAGGTGGTGTCTAATTAGTTAGGAGTATACTGACAAATTGCCTCAGGTAATGGTAAAAGGAACGGAACATGGTTAGCCAAATTTTTAACTTTCCAGGCTTCTTCGATAGAGAAATCGATCTAACAGCCCAGATTCAGGAGCCAGTAGGCGTTCCAGCTGGTGTAATTGGTGGTGCCGAACGTGGTCCGGCATTCGTCCCATTCACTGTTGGATCATTTGCTGATTTCCGAACTCGCTTCGGCGATCTAAATCCAAGATATGCTGCGCCATACGCAGTCGATAGATTCCTGGAAAACAGGACAGCACTTACCTTCATCAGAATTCTTGGTGCGGGTGCCAATGAGACGTCAAGTGATATCGAGACAACTCGTTTGCAAGGAACAGTCAAAAATGCTGGATTCCGTCTAAGTGGAACTCTCAGTTCCGTTAACCCAGCTACTACTAATGGTGCTGTTCAATTCCTCGTCGCTCGCCACGTTGTTACTGCTTCAGAAGCACTCGGAATGCCGATGTTTTCTGACAATAATTCACTTCTTACCTCGGGTTCGAACGACGAGGTTTACCTTACTCGTGGTGTTATTTTCGCTGCGTCAGGTACTCGAATTCAAATTCTAAATGGAGATGACAGCAACGAGCAGTACAGCAGCTTTGTTGATGACGTTGCAACTGTAAACTCTGCAAGCAGAGAATTCAAAATTGTTATTTCTTCATCGGCTGGTGCGTCGTTTGGCAATGACGACGGATTCCCTGGCGTTAGAATTCTAACCGCTTCTCTGAATCCAAGTTCTGATAACTACTTTGCCAAGCTGATGAATACTGATCCAGAAAGGTTCAGCGACGAAAAACATGTGGTCTATGCTGATTATGCAGTCGATGCCGAACTCGCAAATGTTGGCACTGGAAGCGGCGATGTTGCTATTGCAAGCGGTAGCATTAACACTTCTTCTACTTCTGGCAACACCTCTCTTCCATTCCTAGAGGCGTTCGGTCGTTTTGACACCAGATTCACAACTCCAAAAACACCTTGGTTTATCTCGCAACCATATGGCAAAACTGAGTATGACCTCTTTTACATTGAAGCTGTTGATGATGGCGCATACGCAAATCAGCGTTTCAAGATTTCTATCACCAATCTTCTCAAGTCTTCAAATGTTCGTGATAAACACGGAACTTTCACACTTGTTGTAAGAACATTTGATGATACAGATGCCGAACCACAGATTCTTGAGCAGTTCAACAACCTTTCTCTTGATCCGGATTCGGACAACTACATTGCTAAGGTTATTGGAGATAAGCGTGCTCGCTTCAACTTTGACGCTGAAGCTGAAGAAGATCGTCGCCTTCTCACCACTGGCAAGTTTGAAAACAGAAGCCGATACATTCGAGTATTTGTTTCTGACCAGGTAGCACAAAAGAAGATTCCTGAAGATGCTGTTCCATTCGGCTTCCGAGGAACTGCTCCATTGAGCACCAACTCACTTCTTTCTGATACTGCTGGGTCGGCGGCCCTAGCAAGACTTGCTTTGTCGGGTGCAACTGATCCACGTCTTGCGTGGTCTATAGTACCTCCTCTTCCATACCGTTATAAGGTAACAAGAGGAAATGCAGCAACCAATCCGGGTTTCGAAGGTGCTCCAGGAGCAACCGAATTAACTGATGCACGTTATTTTTGGGGGGTCAAGACTTCTAGAAACACCAACGCACTGAATCCAAACATTGTCAATCTTCCAAACCAGTTGGTCAACAGCTACACTAAGTTTGCAGGTATTGAAAAACTTGATGTACTTGTTACAGGTTCAGCTAAAGATGATTTCAACAACAATAAGTTTACGCTTGCTCGTGTTGCGCTAGGAAATGCATCACTCAATGATGTTACATCATCAGCCGCAATCCACATGAAAGAAGCTGCTTATCTTCGTAACAGAACGCCAGATGGGTTCGAATACAAGATAACTGATGAAATTTCTGGTCTGGATAGAATTACATTTGCCACCCTTTACCAAAAGGGCACGTCTGCTGCCGACTTCAACAAGTTCACCAACTTTGCAAAGTTTACCTCTATTCTATATGGTGGTTTCGATGGCGTCAACATTCTTGATAAGAATGCAGCTACATTTAATGACCGTTCCACTTCAACAGAAACTGCTGGAAGCGAGGTTGGAAATGCAGCATCTACTTTCACTTCACCTGGACTTAACGAGAACGTAAACGGATTTGGTACTTCAAACCAGACTGTTTTCGCTTATCGAAGAGCTTCAGAGATTATCACTGATGCAATCGCATCTAACATCAATCTGCTTACTATTCCAGGTCAGCGTGATCCGTTGGTCACAGACTTTGCTGCTGATGAAGTTCGTGACTTTGGTCTTGCTTTCTATGCCATGGATTTACCAGCATATGACTCTGATGGTAACAGAATTTGGGACAATCAAACTTCAAGATTTATCGACATCGAACAGACTGCAAATAACTTTGAGCAGCGTGCTCTTGACAATGAGTTTGCAGGTGCTTACTTCCCAGATTTCGTACTTGAGGATGATGTAAACAGGCGCAGAGTAACCGTTCCAGCTTCTGTTGGAGCACTTGCAGCACTTGGATTCAATGACCGTGTTGCTTATCCTTGGTTCGCACCAGCAGGCTTCAACAGAGCAGCTCTTGATTTTGTACAGCTTACAAAGACAAGAATTAAGCAACCAGAACGTGAACGTCTTTTTGACATTCACATTAACCCAATCGTCAAATTCCCTGGCGAATCTGGTTTCGTAATCTTCGCACAAAACACGCTTGAACAAGCCGAGTCTGCGCTCGGCAGTATCAATGTTGTTCGAATGTTGAATGAACTCAAGCGCAGGATAATCGAGATTGGCAACCGAGCAATCTTCGAACAGATTACTCCGGAAATTTACACTGAACTTGATAGGAGATTCCGCAGCGTTCTTAACCTCATTTCGGCTCGTGCTGGTATTGAGAGATTTGATGTCATCGTTGATGGCAGAAACAATACAAACCTTGATCGTGAGAACAATAGAGTCAATGCTCGAATTGTGCTCGTTCCAACGAGGGCGGTTGAGTTCATTGCAATTGACTTCATCATTACTAGAAGCGGCGTGTCGTTCGATGCCGTATAAGATGAGCCAGGCAAATAGTTACATAGAAAGATTAGTCGACTAATCGGAGAGAATTCATGACTCAAATTAATTTCAAAAGTGCAGGAGTTTCAGCCAGGGTTATCAACCTTACTGGCCCAACAGCAATTCAACCTGTTGGAATCCCAGCTGGTGTGATCGGAACTGCTGTAAAGGGACCTGCATTTGTTCCTGTAACTTTTGCAACAACGCAGGACTTTACGGTTGTATTCGGACTTCCAGAAGACAACAAGGCAAATGGACCACTTGCTGTGGGCGAGTGGCTTCGTAATAGACAAGCAGCAACTTACCTTAGGGTTCTTGGTGCTGGTCAAGCCAAGAGAAGAGAACAATCTGGAGAGAATCAGGGTAAAGTTCAGGGTGCAGGTTTTGTTGTTGGTGACGAACAGCCACAAGCTGGTGGAGCATTGGATAACAACATGTACGCCAATGAAGGGGGACCTCTAGGGCGTTTGTATTTCCTAAACACCTTTATGTCAGAAGCAAACGGTTCGGGTTTTCTTACTGACGCTGGTCTCCCTGGTGAGGGAACGCCAATCGTTAGGGCAGTTCTTTTAGCTGCTTCCGGTGTTATCATCACCCTTTCTTCGTCACTTTCTGCATCGACAATGGTTCCAGGAGCAGCTCCAGCGTCAAACCTTGTTGCCACAGAAGAAAATAAGAGCGGTTCATTCCTAGGCTCCGTCAACCTCTCCGGCGGCAGACAGGAATTTGTGATGTTCTTGAATGGTCACAAGGGAACTGATCCTCTATTTCCCAATGTCATTACTGCATCTTTTGATGTTGACGCACCAAATTACCTTGGCAGTGCCCTTAACACCGATCCTTTCAACCTTGAAAAGGCAGGTTACTTGCTTTATGCCGATTACTCGGTTCATCCAAACCTTGCAACCGTTACTGGTTCTTCTGTGGTCGATACCACTACTGATGAAGTTGTAGGTGGAGGTTTGGCAGCTGGATTTGAACCAATCGCATTCTTGGCAACTGGTTCATTGTCTCGAAACTCCGGCTCAACCGTAGTACCAAGTTATGAAAACTGGGAAGATAGATACACTACGCCAAAATCACCTTGGATTGTTTCACAGAGGCTTGGCGGCAAGCCAAGAAATCTCTTCAGAATTCATCTTTTGGATGACGGTGCTTGGGGCAACGATCAGGTCAAATGGTCTGTTGAAAACATTGTTCCGGCAATCAATGATGTAAACCCTTATGGAACTTTCGACCTTCTCATCCGTCGTTTCAACGACATCGATAAGAAACGTGAGGCAACTGAGGCTTGGAGAGGGCTTTCACTCAATCCAAGCTCCGACAATTACATTGCTAGAGTGATTGGTGACCTCAACACCTTCTACAACTTTGATGCTGCCGAAGGTAACCAGAAGATTCAAACTACTGGCGAGTATCCAAACCAGTCCAAGGTTATCAGAGTAGAAGTCTCGCCAGACGTTGAAAACGTTGAGTTGGATGCTTCGGCTCTTCCGCTTGGTTTCAGAGGAATTCCACACTTGGTAACCTCGGGAACTGCACCATTGGCTCCATTAGGCGAAGCACTTGCAGACAGCGTTCTTATTACTGGCTCTTCTGATCCAGCTCACAATGTCGTACAGATGCCAGTTCAGTTCCGCAGAAGCCTTAACCTTGGTTCGGTTACCAGCCGTCGTGTAGACAAGGGCCTCTATTGGGGTATTCAGTTTACTCGTCAGCTTTCAGTTGAAGAGCCAAACTCAACAACCGAGCCAGAAAGAACTATTGCCAACTTCACCAAGTTCTTCCCTAAGCATCAGACTGATTGGTTGAATGTTGTCGTCAGCGACAATGAAGGAGTGGCAGATGCGGCAGAAACCGGTATTCTTGATGCGGATAGGTTCAATAACAACCTATTCTCTCTTGAGAACATCAGGATCGTAAGAGATCCGATCACGAATCTTGCTGACACTACCCAGCTTGTAAGTTGGAGTTATGTAAGAGCCGGAAACGTAGCTACCTCTGGTTCGGTTAGAGCATTGACAGCTGACGATTTGTCGGATTCATCTGTAAGGCAGGTTGCTAAGTTCAGCGGAATTATCCAGGGCGGATTTGATGGTGTTAGAATCTTTGATGAAGACACTGCCAATCTTACCAACCTCGCAATTATCGAAGAAATGGACAACACAAACAGGGGAGTGTCGAATGGTCCTACCGTAAAGGCTTATGATACCGCTTTGGATATCATTGCCGACGACACCGAAACTGATATCCAACTTCTTACCATCCCAGGAATTAGACATCCACAGATCACCGATGACGCTCTACAGCTTATCGAGGAAAGATTTGATGCAATGTACATCATGGATCTTCCAGAGTATGACACCACAAATCAACTCGTTACTGCTTCCTCACAGGATTTGAGCGTTAGATTTACCGCAAATCAGCACCGTGATCGAGGTTTGAACACTTCCTTCGGAGCAGCTTACTTCCCAGACGTAATCTTGAGGGATACACTCAACAACACTATTCGACAGGTTCCGCCTTCGGTTGCTGTTCTTGGTGCATTCGGTCTCAATGATGCAGTCGGATTCCCATGGTTTGCCCCAGCAGGTTTTGCACGTGGCGCCCTACAGACAACTGAAGAATCTACGCTTCCATTGTCCCGTGACAACATGGATGCGCTTCAAGATGTCAAGATTAACCCACTTGTATCCTTTGCAGGATCGGATGGTGTTGTAGTCTGGGGTCAGCGTACTCTACTTGCTCGTGATTCTGCACTTGAGAGAGTCAATGTACGTAGACTTCTCATTCAACTTAGAAGAGATGTTCGCCGTGTTGCTCGACGCTTCGTATTCGAACCTGGTCGTGCCGAAACGCTTGCAAGATTTTCTCAGTTGGTAAACCCAATCTTGAAGAGGGTGCAGGACCAGAGAGGCGTGGAGAGATTCCTTGTAAGAATTGACACCACAACTACTACACAAGCCGACATTGAAAACAGAACGGTTCGTGGAAAGATTTTCCTTGTTCCAACCAGAACTTTGGAATTCTTGTCCATCGACTTCGTCGTTACCAATCAAGGCAATTTCGTTTCATCGCAATAATTGAATAAATTTCCCCATAAGAGAGGTAAATAATGAAGGGTCTACTCCACCGTTTAATAAATCTTTTCAACTCTGAGCACTGTTGCTGCTGTTGTGGCTGCTGTCAGTGCCGGAACTGCAAGGGCAGCTGTAAGTGAATGATAGGGATAGAATACAAGGATTCATTTCTGACTTAGTCAAAGAAGAATTGACTGAGGTATCTCCTGTATTTTATCCCACAATCAAAAAGGGAATAGAAGCTGGCCGTGAGGCTTCTCGTAGACAGGCTTCGGCCTACAGGGGAAGGCACGGCCAAACCTTTTCTGATGAACTTGCTCAAATACGTCGAGATTCCAAGCGTAAAAGGGATAGGCATCATAAGATGCTGTCGCTTTCCAAGCATCTGAAAAAAGTTTTCGGAAATAATGCATATGGTGGCTCTGCACTTGCCACTGTAGAAATTTCTAACGATTTTAAAGCTGATGTTAAAGCTGAATTTGTGAGCGTTATGGGAATTGATAATGTCAAGTTTGTAGTTTCAATAAAGAAAAACGGCAAAGAAATTCTTACCAAAGAATTTGTTGCTGGATTAGGGGCAAAACAAAGTGTAGCAAGGTTCATTAAGAAATTTCAGGAAAAATTGCAAGAGGATGCAGCAATGAAGGTTACGAAAGCGCAACTAAAAGAAATGGTCCGCAAGATCATTAGAAAAAAATTAACAGAAATGGATCTTGGTGAAAAAAGTCGATCTACTACAGGGGCTGACAGGAGGATGAGTCCATCTCAACTTGAAAAGCATCTTGAAAAGGAAAGAGAAAGATCAAAACAAGCCAAGGTTGTTAAAAAACGACAAGCAATGAAGCAATCGGCTCGTGGTATGGAATTAGAGAGTCGCATAGATATTGATCGAGATGTTGACAACGAAGAAATGGTTGATGCTAAAGAAGAAGAATATCTTACCAAGCTCGAAAAGTTAATTCTTCAAAGTGAAAAGGAAGGGCTTTGCTAAAATGACTACTATAAAACAAATAATTGAAGAAGCTGTCAAGGAAGCACTTGACCCAGTTGGGAAAACTGAAACGGGGAAAAAGGTAGGGGTCGGTCAAATTCGTGACATCGACAACGATGGTGATATTGATAGTTCTGATGCGTATCTTGCATATCGTCGAAAAAAAATTACACAGGCAATGAAAAAAGAAGATCGTGAACTCAATGAAAAAACAATGACTTGGGGTGATCTTCCATCGGAAGATGTTTTTGAAGATTTAATGGATGGCAAAGCTTTCAACATGAAACTTCAGGGTGCCGACTCTCTTGCGTTTGAATATGCCATGACTCTATCTGATAATCCAGGAGCGGGAAGTACAGCATCTGCGGGCAGTCTTAGAGCTACCATAGAAGCCCTTATCAACGCTCCAGAGCCAGACGAACTTTCTGATGACCAATACGAAGAGGTTGAAAATGTTCTTGACGAATGGAACGACAGATACGGGGATGTGAGCATTGAAGAAACTGCGTGGTCTTTGGCTTCTGGTATTATGGAAGTCCTTGGAATTGAATGGATTTGATAGAGTAAAATGCCAAAGAGTAAATATCCAAAAAGCGTACAAGATCTACCAGAAGACGACTACAGTCAGTGGACGGCAGTTTATCACAGTGCACGTGACGGGGGCGACAGCAAAGAAACCGCAGCAAAAAAAGCTTGGGGTGCTGTTAAGGAATCCGGCTTGCAAGAAAGTGGTGAAGATAATCCATGCTGGGATGGTTACGAAATGGTCGGTATGAAAACCCAAAACGGGAAAGAAGTACCTAACTGCGTTCCGAAAAATGAATCAAAAAAACCTGTACGTATTTCAAAAACGCAGCTTAAAGAAATGGTAAAGCGGGCCGTTAGAAATCAATTACAAGAGGCTTCCACTGTTCGAAAGCGTCAAATGATACTTGATCGGTTTAGAACCGAAGCAAACCTTTCAACTTATGAATTGCTAGAAGACGTCCTTGAATTCATTGATGAAAAGACTTGGCAGAAAGTATTGCAGGGCATTGGTAACAAATATGGTTATCGACTTTAACAGAATAAAACAAAGACATAATAAATGAGCAGAATAATTTACCTATAGAGCCTTTATACGGGAACAGGTAAAATGAAGCTTAATAGAACACAATTCAAGAAAATTTTAAAAGAGTGCATCAGAGAATTAATAACAGAAGGTGCATTTGACAATGTAATCAAAGAAAATGTTCAACCAGTTGCTGCAACAGCTAGGGTTGCTCCAAATGATTTTGTAGGACAGGTTACTAAAAATTCTACCACGGCGCAACCACCATTCTCTTCTGTTGGTCATATGACACCAAATGAAAGACTTAGGGAACTTTCTCGTATTGCAGCTATGCAGACCGCTCAAGGTGACCCAAAACAAGCTGCAATGATGGAAAGTATTTTTGCAGACACGGCAATGACGACCCTACAATCGCAACTTGGAACAGAAATGGGCGGCGGAGGTGGTGTTTATCTCGGCGAACAAGCAAGTCCAGAGGTAGAACAGATTGATCAGGCCCAACTAAATGCTCTTAGTGGCGACCGTCCAAAAAATCATTGGGCAGCTTTAGCATTCGGAAAGTATGAGAATAAGTAAAAGTTTTTAGTGACGTAATATTTAGTAAGCAGATAGTAAGCAAGGAAACAAGCAATGCCATTCGAACAATTCAAAGTTGATGTCCCATCCACTACCCGTGGAAACGGTTCTTCTGATACCGAATCACTACAAACTGCACACCCAGGTTCTCCAATTTACCGTAATGAAATTAACGATGCTCTATTGGAGGAACAGGCTAATTCAGTTTTGATTGGTCCGCTTGATGCTTCAGACCCGATCGATTCTGGAAGAGGTACCGATGTTCAGGCAATTGCTTACTGGGATCTCCCAACAAACTATGGCAGAGATTATGAGCTTGCACCAAATCTCGATGAGGTTGTGGTTGGCGGTGGTGGTCTACCAGGTTCGCCGTATGCTCCAAACATCGCAGTTCCAGCCGAAGGTCAAAACCCAGCTGATATTCCAGCAGAAGGCGTTGGTGTAACTCAAGCTGCCCAAGGCGGCGGCGGGCCCTTTGGTGGAGATGGATTAGCTTCTCCATCCGACACAAGAGAAAACGTTGGTCGTCAAACCATTGGCTCTCTTGGTCTTGGCACCTCGACTCCTTCTGGTGGTGGCGCCTAATTCACTTAAGGAAATAGAATGACAGATCTTTTTACAGAAGCAGTAAGGGACGCTGAAAAGCTTAAGGAAATCGCAGAGGCCGATGCGAAGAAAGCCTTAATTGAAGAACTCACCCCTTACATTAAAAAAGTAATTGCGAAGGAAGCTATGGGTTCCTCGGACTTCTTCTTTGAACAGGAAGATGAAGAGGAGGTTTCGCCTCAACTACCACCAGACCCTCAGGGTATGGGTGGTACACAACCAACCACTGCTCCAGCCGGCACAACTGATCCGACTCAAACGGTTGCAGGAGAGCTTGGCGATCAAACAGTGGACGCCCCAGTTCCTGCACCTGGCGGTGAGGATTTGGTTGGTGCTTCTATGCCAGATGAAGATGGAAAGATCGTTGTTGATTTCGAAGATCTTTTTGTAGACGCTGACTCGGATCAGGTTACAATTACGCCTGGAGAGGCACCACTCCAAGCAGCAGGTGCTCCAGCAGGTGCACAGCCAACTCAGCCGACAGAGCCAGCTGCTGTGCCAGCTCCAGAAACTGCTGGTCCAGCAGCACCAGTTCAACCAGCTGCTGGTGAGCCAACTGAAGAAGAAGAGGAAGTTGCACCGCTTCCAACAGAGGCGGTTTCTTATAAAGAATACAATAGGGTCCTTAGTAATATTTCTGAACGGATTGATCGAGCTTATTTCTCAGGACGAGTTTCTGACATCACGAGAAGTTCTCTTAAAAAGAGACTTTTTGATTTAGTCGAAGCTTTGGATGGAATGCGAGATCGGGGCCTAATTACTAACAAACAAGCTCGTCTCAACGAAAACAAGTTAGAATTTTTATTCTTAAAGCTGAAAGAGGCAGGTTTGGATAATAGTTACTTGAAGAAAGAACAAGGTAAAGGTACCGATATGACAAGTCTCAAAGAATTTGCAGCAAAACTTTTCGAGGAAGATGAAAACCTCGCTAAGGATTCTGCTCACACTGGCGAGTCCGGTTTGAAAGTTGATGACGAATATTCACGTCACGCAGCTGATGTATCTGGTGTTGATCCACATCTTGGTGGTCCCGAAGACGTTGAAGTCGCTCAGGAGGGCAAGCTTGCCGAAGAGATGAAGGGTGGAACCGCTGGCTCTGTTGATGCAGATGCAATTAGTGGCGATGTGCACGATCGTCCTTGGGATGAGGCCGAGCCTGTTGTTGATGAGGAAGATCAGGATCAAACCGTTACTCGTTCAATGAATGAGAACAGCGCAGACGCAAACACTGATGCAAATGATGACGTTGCAGAAGGTGCAGCTGGCTTTGGTGACACTAACGAAGAACCAGTCGCAGAGTTTGAAGTTGATGACGCCGAACTTGCAGAGGCAGTAAGGGCAATCCGCAAGGAAAATATCAAACGTAAGCTTGATGCTCTTAGAGAAGCTTCCGACGGCAAAGAAGCAGAGTCATGGGAAGATGCCGAACCAGAAGGTGGTGATGACGGTTCCCATGAGAACCTTGAGGACAGGAAACATAAGAGCAATCTTAAAATGAAAGAAAGCATGTACGAAATGGATATGATGGAAGATGATGACCTTGGTGTTGATGATGCCGCAGATCTTGTTCTTTCGGTAGACCTTCCGCCAGAGGTTGAAGAAGAGTTGGCAGCACTTGGTGTTGATGATCTTGACGTAGACGTTGATCTCAATGTAGGTGCTGAGGATGAGGAAGTTGAAATCGTTGATGACGAGGATGACGAAATGGATGTTGACCTTGGTGGCGACGTAGACGATATGGAATCCGCAGAAGAAGACATGGTTCTTGCAGATGAGATGGAAGAGGCAATGCACATGGAATCCCGTAAGTTCAAACACCTCGCACGTAAGAACAGACTTCTTGAAAAGAAGCTCGCAAAGGCTGTCAAGCTTCTTGAAGCAAGAGGCAAGCAGGTTGAAGGATTGAACAGACAGCTCGCAGAGACCAACTTGTTCACTTCAAAGACAGTTTACTACAGCAAATTCCTTCAGAGAGCACTCTCTGAAAAAGCACTCACCAAGAAGGCTCTACAGCAAATTGTCGAGCACCTTGACAAGGGTGCATCCGTAGCCGAGACAAAGGCTATTTACACAAAAATTAAGCGCAGGCTCGACGAGCATGCATCAGCTTCCCGCAAATTGGGTGGTTCTTCCTCTAAGGTGACCAAACCAGGGAGCGCAAACCTCACTGAGGCCGCTCAGCCACAGGCAGGTCATGATTCCAATGGCCAATCCGCAAATCGCTGGCAGGTACTTGCCGGGATCAAAAAGGTTGACTAACGGAAAATAGATATTTTAACACATACTTAGAAACAGGAGATTTGAGGAGAATACCATGAAGACTTTCACTTTAGAGCAACTCGCAGAAGGCGTACACCGTCGCTCGCTTGGTGCAGACTCACCACGACTCGTAAAGAAGTGGGGAGCAACTGGTCTTCTTGAGGGCCTAAAAGGCATGAACCGAGATGGCATGGCACGTCTTCTTGAGAACCAGGCAGCTGAGCTTCTCAAGGAAACCAACGCTTTGTCCCTTGGTGGTGCTTCTTTGACCTCAAGCGGGAAGATTGCAGGTTTCACAAACGTTGCATTCCCAATCGTTCGCCGTGTTTTCGCAGGTTTGATTTCAAACGAGATCGTGTCGGTTCAGCCAATGAGCCTTCCAACCGGTCTTCTTTTCTACCTCGATTACACTTACGGCAGCTCGGTTGGTGGTGACGCAGGAACCGCAGCTAACCAGTTTGCAACAACTAGCGTTGTAGATCCATCAACTTACACCAGCCAGGATTCCGTATACAACAACCCACGTGGTGTTGGCGTACGTTCTGGTTCTCTTGCAACCGGTGGACAGTATGACCTTGTAGGTCATGGTTACTCCAAGGTTCACAAGCAGAGCCGTTTCCTTTCTGGTTCAACCGACTCTGTTGGTTACTGGGCATCTGGCTCCATTTGGACCCCAGGTGGCACAGTAGACACCGCTGATGACTTCGAAGGTCTCAACGCACGTTTCGTCATGTACGATACTCGTGTTGAAAACGACCTTACCGATGGCGTACTTGATTACTGCTTCGTGTTTGTCAGCGCATCTGAGTTTACCGACAAGATCAACGGTGCTGACCTCAACAACCTCAACCAGATTGCACTCACCGGTTTCGGTGCAGCAACCAACTCTGCTGTTGAGTGGGGAGAGAAGTATCAAGGTGGTCGAGGCGTGCTTAACCTTCGTCAGATGAACCAGCGTGGTAACTGGAACTCAGCAACTGGTATCTTCACACCAGATCCGCTTAACGGTTCACACGTGCTTCACGTAGTTCGTCTTGCAAATGCAGGTACCGCACCAGCACCTGATGGAGCTGTCGGTAATGCAGTAACTGCTTCGGCAGCTATCGCAGACGCACTCAGCGTAAACTCTGACGGTTCAACTCTTACGATTCCAAGCTTCGAGTCTGACTTCGCAGTCGACGCAAGCCCACGTATCCCAGAGGTTGACATCCGCATTGAGTCCACCAGCGTTACGGCACAAACCCGTAAGCTCAGGGCTCGTTGGTCGCCAGAAATGGCTCAGGATCTCACAGCATTCTACTCAATCGATGTAGAAGTTGAGCTTACAAACATTCTCTCCGAGATGATTACGCTTGACATTGACCGTGAAATCTTGAACGACCTTCTCACCCAGGCAGGAGCAGCAAACCTCTACTGGTCCCGAGCACCAGGTAAGCTTGTCAACAAGTTCACCGGCGCAGAGGCTCTCCAGAGCAGCACGCTTTCTCCAGGCCCAATGGCATTCGTAAACATTCAAGAGTGGTACCAGACCCTCCTTGAGACTGTTACGGACGCAGCAAACACCATTCACCGTAAGACACTCCGTGGTTCCGGTAACTTCATTGTTACTTCCCCAGATGTCTGCACCATCCTTGAGCACCTTGTTGCCTACAAGCCTTCCTACAGAGTAGATGCTGACGGTCAGGTTCGTGACAACATGGTAATCGGAGCAGAGGCAGTTGGTACTTTGAACAACCGTTACACGGTCTACAAAGACCCATATTTCCCAAGCAACAAGCTCTTGATCGGATTGAAGGGTAACACCTTCCTTGAGTCAGGATTCATCTACGCACCATACGTGCCACTTATCCTTACTCCAGTTATCTACGCTCAGGAAGACTTTACTCCACGTAAGGGCGTCATGACCCGATACGGTAAGAAGATGGTCAGAAATGACTTCTACGCAACCGTAACTGTTCTTGACATGGGTATAATTTAAATTATTCCTGCCCTCGCCGGCAAAAAAACGAAAAAGCGACCACTTGTTGGTCGCTTTTTTCTTTTAAAATTCCCTTGTGTTTTCAAGGCCCACCCGCTATTTTTGATATTGTTACTGTGTTAGATATGGGGGTATATATCCTGCCCTATGCGCCCTATTCTATAGTATAGAGTGGAAGGCAGTAATGAAAATATTTTTACACGGATATGCAAATAAGCGTGGTATTTATAAAATTACTAATACAAAAAATGGACGTTATTATTATGGATCCGCTTCTCGTTTAAAAGAACGAGCTTATTCTCATCGGGACGATTTGCGCAGAAATAGGCATGCGAATTTGTTTTTACAAAGAGATTATAACAAATGTGGCGAAGATGCATTTATATTTGAAGCAATAGAAACAGTAGATGGAGCCAGGGAAGAACAACTCGCTAAAGAACAGGCTTACCTTGATAAATTTTTTGATGGAGGAAACGAATGTTACAACCTTTGTCCAAAAGCAGAAAGTAGAGAAGGTAGCAAAAATGTTCGTCCATTTAACCCAGAAACAGACGGGCGAGTAACATCACGAACGCCAGAAGTGTGTGCTATTGTAAGCAAGAAAAACAAAAAGACGTGGAACACACCAAAGAAAAAAGAAGAAGCTCTCAAGAACGCTCAAAAGCGTTGGGATAACCATTCTGCTGATGTAACCGTCACCAATAAAAAGACTGGTGAAACTGTTACCATTGAAGGTTCTGTCAGGTCTTGGTGCCAAGAAAGAAATCTCTCTTATAAGTCATTTCATTTAATGCTCAAAGGCAAGACTAAATCTTCAGGCGGTTGGTTTCTTGGCACGGAAGAACCGACTTACGTGGAACGCAAGGGTGAAAAAAGAAAACCTTTGTCGGATGAACATAGAGCCAAGATAGCGGGTGGTAAATATGCTGGTGTTGTCTTGAAGAACAAGGTGTCTGGTGAGATGTTTGTGGTTGGTGAGAATGCCAAAGCTGATTGCCGTGAGCGTGGCATTTCATATTCAAGCTTTGCAAAAATGATGAGTGGTAAGTGTAAAAGTGCTTCTGGTTGGATAGTCTAAGTTTTTACTAACAAGATTTTAGAGCCTCGTCAAAGACGAGGCTTTCGTTGTTAAAGTCACTATTTATACTAGTGAACAGTAACCTAAAATCGTTATTAACCTTTCTTGAATCCAGTGCTCAACATGAGGCACTCGAATACGGAACGGAACCAAAAGATGAGGTTGCTTATCCACCATTTATAAAAAAGCTCGCCAAAGAAGTGGAATTGTTGGATAGAAAAGTTCAAAAGGCATATGAAGAGGGGGATCCCAATGCTACAGAACTTGATGTGTTGTTTGCAATGAAGCAAGAACAGTTGGAAACTGCCTTATCAGAGTTAGAAGACGAGCCGAAAGAAACTGACTTCGAGGATGAATTTCAAAGTGGCGGGCAAGAAGAAATGATGAGGCAATTTGCTTCAATCTACCGACATTGGCATGAAAAGATTCCTTATCAGGGTGTCATGTTGGACAAACAACAACTTCTTGAGTTTCTTCGTGCTTGGGCTAGAGATTACGGCTTTAGACTTGGTGGATTCAAGGAAGAGACAACTGACGAGCAGCTTTTAGATGCAGCCAAAGATTCATATGAGCGCATGAAATATCTAATCAACAAAAAGCAAGTTGTTGAACACAAAGCGTTGAATCTCGAATCTCTCTTGTCGGTCCTTGAACAAGCCGAACTTGAAGCGTGTTTGGACGAATAACGAAGCTTGAATTCAATAATTGTTGTGTCACATTGCTCAAGAGAGCATACAAAAACTTCATACTAAAAAAGTATGATGATTACTTGGAGTAGAAATGTTAACAGAAAGACGTCTTAAGAAACTCGCTGGGCTTATAAAAGAATATGAAGAGGGTCTAATGGTCGGGGAAACGTATCAAAGCTGGCTTGACGAACATGGCAAATTACCATCCTTGCCATCTAAGGCAGCAGACAAAATCGTGTACTCGCTTCATGACCTTGAAACGGAAACCGATACAGAAGGATACGACGAACTTCAGATAAGCGTTGGTCGCTTACCTAAAGATCTTAAGTTAAAGATTGGTGATGAAATCCTGGTAGTTCCATCAGGATGGTATTATTCAACTGAGTCAGAATGGGGCGGACCTAATGTACATGGCCCGTTTGATTCAAAAAAAGAAGCTAGAAACGCAGCAGTGTTTGGCTAATTGATTACTGATCAAACAGGTACTCTAGGAGTCCTTCAACTACTGATTTTGGTTTCTTTTTATTTATCTTCTTTTTCTTCGTTGGATATTTGCCATGAATGTTTGGTGGATTCTTTACGGCTTTCCAGATAAACCAAGTAACAGCTTGAAGTTCTTGTGGAGTCAATCCAACTAGGTCTGCTACTTTTCTGTAATCATGAATGATAGCTTCTCTTTCAGCCTTTGTTGGTTGTCTTAGATCTTGGAGACGTGTTTTAATTCCTCTCCACACATTGATTGCATGTCCATCAAGAACCAACTCTCTTTCGACTCTGTCGGGATTCAACAAAGAATGAAAAAACACGGAAACCTTTGGACCTGCAACAAGACCAACATCTCCGGTGTCGAGGATCTTCAAAGCTTTATAAACGTTCGATTTGTATGCAGGAACTTTTTCAAGTGGCCCCAAATCACGTTCGCCTTCAAGCATCAACCAGTTTTCTATTAGCCTCTGTGCGGCCAAGAGATTGACTTTCCAGCCAAGGTTCGGACTGAGAACGGCAACAACGGCAGCGGTAACTGGCAACGGCAGCTCATATCTTTCTGCTAATTCTCTTACGTGTTGATGAGCATGTTGATACCAGTTGCTCCAGTAGTCGATTTCATCTTTGGTTGCTTTTTTCAGTACAGAAAGAATATTATGATAACCTTCGTTTTTTTGAAGATTCATTTTTTCATGAGGGATTTTTTTCCTACTTGGTTCATTTAGAACGAAGTCTAAGCCGAATCTTTCCCTCTCATCATAATCGGCTTCAAGGAGCCATTTTAATAGTCGTTCAACGTTTCCCATGGAGATAACTATTTCTTTTCTATTCTAAAAACCAGTGGTCTCTTGCAATTTGGACCTTTAATAACCCTGTGCCATGTCTTGGATTTAATAAACAATGTTCCTTCCATTAGCTTGGGTATTTCATTGTCGTATTGGAACCACCAGTCATCAGCTTGCATTACTTCAACAATTCGGTCTTCTTTATCTCGGTGCCAAACCAACTCTTCCGAATCGACATTTGGGTCGAACTCACGGATTACAACATTAGTTGATAACGTCTTTTCTTTGAACGGAAACATTACCACCAACGATACGATTTAGATGCGCCTGTCAATGACGGATAACGACCAATTCTACATGACCAGTAACCTGCGGTACAACGATCGTTTTTATCCTCACAATTGTGTCTAGCGGCAAAAGATTTTCGGCGTTCAGGATCTGATACTTTCACACTCATATCTGGTGAACCAAAGGAGATTTTCTTGACTTTATCCCCGCATTTTTGATAAACATAAAACTTTTTGGATCCACCACGCTTTGGTTTGCCAAGTTCAACATCTTTTCCTTGATACTCGGCCTCATCAAGCATTTCGCTTCCTTCGATCATCGGAATGCCGAGAGGAACTTTTTTGTTTTCGTAGATGGCAAACTCACCAACGCCTTGTTCGATCAATTCTTTTTCTTGTTCAGAGAGTTGAATTTTGCCTTCGGTGTAAAGTTCTTTCATTTCCCTCATTAGGGAAAAGAACGCTTTCGACTTTACACGATAAATGTTGTCATAAAAACTGATACCATTTTCAAGATGAAATCGCATTCCCTCTGACAAGACACGCCCATACTTGTTCTTTTCAATCTCTTCTTTGACAAGCTTGTTAATTTCTTCTTCCAGTGTTTGTTTTGCCACATTTATGCTCCTGATTGCTAATTATTCGGGTAAAACTAGTTGGACCAAATGAATCTAATAAAACCAAATGTTAACATCTGGTATCATGGGACGGAAAAGGGAATTAGTGGACCTTTGCGTTCAATATATCTAACACCAAGCAAAAATTTGGCTAAGCTGCATGGCGATGTTTACGCATTTAGAATTGATCCTAACGCTAGGTGGCTTGATATTGGCGAACTTTCTTGGGGCGTTCCAAGTATGGATACTATGGGATACGCTGAAGGGATGGATGAAAGATTTCGTTCTAAAGGCTTTGATGTGGTTTGGGATCGTTCTGATTATCGAAGAGGCCACCAACAAATCTACGTAGTTAACCCTGAGGTACTGTCAATGGTTGATAATATAAACGAATCCATTAAGCTCAATAAGCTTTTGATGTTTCTTGAGGCCATATCTCCAGAACAAGTGGAAAAAATCGCATCAGCAGAACCAAATGATGTAATCACGGTATATCATGGGACCCCTAAGTTCAGACTTCCTCTTTTGCTAAGTGGATTTGATGCAACCCAAGACATACCAAGAGATTATGGCGGGCCTGTTCATAGGGGCTTGTTTGTTACTCCAGATTTTGAAGTTGCTAAGAACTTTGGTGGTGGTGCCATTATAGAAATAAAGGTTCCAGCGAAGTTCATCCATGGAACTAACTACAGTGGTTTTATTGGCCGTAAACAGCAAAAGGAAAAAGGTAAAGAAATATTCGACTGGATTAAAGAAAAGTTTCCTAACTCATTTCGTCCGTACATGAGTCACACAATGTTGTCGTCGGGCGCAGAGCCTCAAGGTTTGTTGATAGGAGTTGTAAAGCCAACCCAAATTACAAAGGTCTGGATTTACGAACATGAAAGTAACCAATGGGTTGAGTACGATCGTAAGGAATATTTGAAAAAACGTGATGTTTATAATCGACGTAGAGTTTTAGATCGATACGAAGAAGAAACTTTCTTTGATCCAGAGATACACATGGCTGACCCAAATTTAGATCTTCAAGATTTTGTGAAAGCCTTAGCTAGGTTTGAAAACCGAGAAGGAATGGAAGAGAAATACTTGAAGTTTCTAAAAATGATGGGTAGCGTAGGAAGAGATAGGCTTGAAGAAAAACTAAGCATGATGGAAATAGGCGGTGCTAAGCTTGGCAAGCTGGCCATGAAAAACATTATCGATCAAGTGATGGAATTAGTGGAAAAGGAAAAGAAACCTAAGATTGAGTCAACATTATCAATTGATAAGCTTTTGCACTACTTAGAAGGGTGAGCACGTATGAGCAATAAACTAAGATGGAAAAAATTAGCAGGACTTCTTACTGAAGGATATGAAGATCGCTGGCCTTCCCGTGAAGACGAAGAAGAAGAATTGGCCGATCTAAAATCAAAAGCAGAACCAAGACTTCCTCGAACTGTTGTTGTTGATGATGAAGAATATATTGGTGGTCGTCGGGCACCAGCCTGGATGCGTTCGGACTACGATCCAAAGAGTGATTCATATGCTTTTGATCTTGACTACAACCCGTATAAAGAATTAGATGAGCAAGTTGACATGGTTGCAGATATGAATGCGCCAGTTGAACCAGTAATTTCTGGACTTGCTCCTATCTCAAGTTTGGAGCAACAAAGAGATGATGTCAGAGATGAAATCGATGATGTCAAGAACTGGCTCGCTGGATACGTTTCTTATCTTAGAGCAATTCATCTTTGGTTTCACGCAGCTCATCATCTTACCAAAGGCACTGGATTCGCTGGTGACCATGAAGACCTTTATGGAAGGATATATACTGAAGTCCAAGATGAGATTGATGGCGCCATAGAAAAAGCTGTCGGTGTTACCAACGATGAATTGCTTGCTTGCCCTCTGATGATTACAAGCAACGCTGTTGAAATAATGGAAGAAGCAGGTTGTAAGGTAAGCGACAGTGCTCACAATATCGCAAAAGCCGGACTTCGTCTTGAAAAAGCTTATATAAAATTTGTTGAGGAAATGTTTGCAACTTTGGAAGAAATGGATGCCATGACGCTTGGTTTGAATGATCAACTTGCATCATCAGCCAACACTCACGAGACGTATGTTTATCTTCTTCAGCAAAGAGTTAAGGATAGCAAAAAATTGTGATAATTAAACTACTTTTTTAACTCTCAAAGCACATCTTTCTGGTTTCAAACCATTTAACCAGCCTCTTGATGTTTCTACAACATATTTGACCGGGGGAGTCTTGTAAAGTGTTTGTGTTCCTGATTTCATGGGAATAAAACAAACCAAATGGCCATTTTTATCAAATCCAAGCAAATCTAAATCAAACATTACATTATTCATGTGAAAATGGCGAGAAGATTCTTCATCAAACAAAAACAATAAGCCTTCGCCTGGTTTTGGAATGTCTTTTTCGAATTGATATCCGCAGGCTCTTTCGGCATCGGTGCTAAGCACACGCATTTTAATTGGTGCGTCACCAATTCTTCCATGACAAAAAACGTGCATAAACGTAATTAGGACAAAGTAAGACATGGAGTTCGATGATAAACTTTTTTATTTGACTATTTATATCTACAGGATTTCATACGAATCTTCAAAAAACCGTTGCAACCACTATTTAAGCAAAGGAACAGTCGGAGAATAAACAATGGCAGAGACACTTACAGTAACAGATATGCTTCCTACTAAGTTTGAACCACTTGCAAAACGTAGGTTCTTGCTTGCTATTGAAGGCATTGACTCCTTTATCGTAAAAACCGCAGCTAGACCAACATACACCACAGAGGAAATTACAGTCAACTGGATCAACCACACTCGTTACCTCGCAGGTAAGACAACCTTCAGTACAATTTCAGTAACTCTTCACGATCCAATCGCACCTGCTGGTGCGCAGCAAGTTATGGAGTGGGTGCGTCTTTGCTTTGAATCTGTTTCTGGCCGTGGTGGTTACGCTGATTTCTACAAGCGTGACATCCAACTCAAGATGCTTGACCCAGTTGGTACCGTAGTTCAACTTTGGGACATCAAGGGTGCATTCATTACAGAAGCAAACTTCAACGACGTTTCCTATGATTCAACTGCTGACCTTGCAGAAATCTCATTGACCATTCGCTTCGATAACGCAGTTTTGCAGTTTTAAAATATATTTGTTCGCAGTACACAAATATCAAACAACATGGTAAACTCTCCTTAGAAGACAGTTCAAGGAGAGTTTTGTGTTTAAGTGCCCTTTGTGCAAAAACCAATATGAAAAACTTATTTCTTTGTCTGTCCATTACAGAAAAGGGCACAAGAAAAAGTCAAAAGATTTAATTGTTGACTTGTATTACAATGGCAGAGAGCCCACGTGTGCTTGTGGTTGTGGCGGGGAAGTAAAATTTCTTGATATAACTCGTGGGTTTCGTGAATTTATTCATGGACACGCAGCACGCATACCAGAAAAAAATAATTTTGTTTCAAACAAAGCCCAACAAAACAGCGCTAAAACACGTAAAAAGATGATTGAAAGTGGAGGCTGGAAACCATTTCACCTAAAAGAAACTAGTGAACATTGGGGCAAAGGTTTATCAAAAGAAACCGACGACCGCATAGCCAAAATGGCTAACTCCATTAAAACAAATAAAGTTGAAATTGAAAAACGTTCAAAACGTATGCGCAAAGGACGTTTAGATGGAACAATACCGACACTTCACAAAGAGAACCATAGCCAATGGAAAGGTGGTATCAGCCCACTAAATCAATATTGTCGTAGTAGTATTAAACTTTATTCAAATTGGAAATATCCTTTGCTTAAAGCGGCAAAATTTCAATGTGTCATGTGTAAAAAACCTGGTCCTGGCTTGGAAATACATCACAACAAAGAAACAATGTCTTCCATAATTCGTAAATTTGCTAAAAAATTTAAATGGGATCATTATTACAACAGCAATGCACCAGCAAATGATCAAAATTTGATTAATATCAAAGATCAAATTGCAGAAGCCGTTGCTGACTACCACATTCAAAACAATGTGTCCGGCGTTGTCCTGTGTTCCAAATGTCACAGTAAAGAACATAACTAATTTCAGCTTTGCAACCCAGAAAAGACCTGGCCAAAAGCCAGGTCTTTTCTATTTAAGCTTGTCGGAGTATGAAATGAAAATAACCAAGTCACAACTTAGAGAAATGATCCGAGAAGCCATCAATGAACAGGTTGGCGGAAACGATATTCTACAACAAGACTTAGGAGGAGAAGGAAAAGAGCTTCTCGATACTTTTATTCAATCTATGGATGAAGCAGTACAAGCTTGGTACGCATTACACTATTGGCTTGAACCGTCTGAAGAAGCAGATGTAGCAATGTTACAAGAGTTAGGTAAGGAAGTCGGGAATTTTATTGTTGATGAGAACTTGACTGCATGGCTTAACAGCCTTGCAGAAAAAGCAAAAGCTGACAAGTAAGACATTTTGAATCTAATTGATGTTTGCCATACTCATAGTATGGCTTTTTCTTTTAAAAATTCCTGGAATATTTTTAATGTTTAGTTCTGAAGGTGTGCTCAAGTATTTCATAATTGACGAAAGCAATTATAAGCTAACGCTTTTGGTCGATACGGAGATTGCTCGTTATTATCGTAATTTCGTTCCAAAGTCTCAGAAGTGTCGGCCTGGTCGTTATGCACCTCATATTACAGTTGTTAGAAATGAACGACCTTTGAATATGAAAAAGTGGGGCTTGTATGAGAACAAAGTGATTAGCTTTGAGTATGAACCCTACATTTGGTATGATGAAACTTATTGGTGGCTTAATTGCCACTCTTCCTTCTTGAAAAAACAAGAGAAGAACTTGGATTACCAAAATGGGCAAAGTGGAACATGCCTCCAAGTGGAAAAGCTTGTTTTCATATGACAATAGGCAATTCAAAATAGGAACAACCATTCAGTATCCGCTAGTTAAGCTTATAGGATTATCGTGGCCAAAATCTTAAAAGAGCGATGGATGAAATTGGCTGGCTTACTCAAGGAAGCTGATGATTTGGAAATTGATATACAGGATTCAGATGATTCATCTTCTGAGTGGCAGAGAGACAAAAAACGCTCTGATGAAGAAGAGCCTGGTTGGGATCCTGCTGATGAAGATGAATGGCTTGCAGAAGAATTAGGTTCTTGGCATTCGGAAGGTTGATATGAATAAAATAAACAAAAACAGATGGCAACAGCTCGCTGGACTCAAGGAGTCTTCTGTAGGAACAGAAGAAAGAGAACGGCTTAATGAAGGTTTTATGAATCTTGGAATGGCAAGTCCAGCACCAATGGGTAATCCATTCGGCAATCGTCCTAAACAACCGGAATACAATTTTGAGGGAATTTTAGAAGAGATGGCTCCAGAATTGGATCCTGATAAAATTGAAGTTGAGCCTGATGAAGACCACGAGGGTTCTATGGCCAGAGGTCAACTTGAAAAAATCCGCAAATATTCCAAAGAATTGCTTTTAAAGCTTCCAGAAGATGCGCAACTTGAAGCTTGGGTGCAAAGCAAGCTTACTCTCGCAGCAGAAATGATGGACGTTGTAGCACACTATCTTCAAGATGAAGCTGGCGATGATCAGGATGATGAGCACGGCCTCGAAAAAGATGTCAAATAAAATAATAAAAGAGAGATGGCAGCGGCTTGCTGGTATTGTTAAAGAATCGTCTTATCACATGGCCAAACATGACCATGTTGCAAGTGTTGTTAATAAACATGTGGCTGGCCTAATCAAAGACCTTGAGCTTGATCCAGTAGATGCCCCAGAAGTCTTCGATGATCTTACTCATAACATTAAACGATATCTCTCTTCCGTACTAGGAGAATCAACATCTTCGATAGCTGAAAGAACATCACCTGAAGCGGCCCAGGACGTCGCTGCTTACTTTGGAACTAATGATTCGGTAGATGGGCCATATAAAAAAGTTTCGGCTTTACAGCCCTTCCAAGACGCCAAACATCGTAAGAAATTTTTAAAAGCCATACATGCAGAAGGTGCCTTGGGGAAAGCAAGTATCCGGAGACTGCATCGGAATATGCCGAGCTTCTTAACAAGCAGTCAAAAGGACCATTTAAACTAGTTGTCGATCCTTCTCATTGGGAACAATATGACGTAAGAACCGGTGAAGATTTAGCAAAATATTTGGCAATTGAGACTTATAGGGATGTATACAAGGATGTTTACGGAATTCGTCCTCGGCGTAGTCTGGAAGACAAGTCTGTTGAAGAGATCGAAGCTATGATTGATTCTTTGTCGGAAGATTTTGAAGAAGACGACGATTCATGGCTGCGCAATATAGACTAAATCAAGAACTCATCGTATGCTAATCGGTAATTAGCAAACAAAGGCAAGCCGTGCAAGATACGAAACAAACCTTTTTTAAACAGATTGATAGATACTTTAATCGTTCACTTGATGAAGTTGCCTCTAATTTAGAAAAAATTGGCAGCAAACGAACCGATCCAAATTTGAATCAACATGCATTTAGAGGGGAAGTAACTTTAGAAGAAGTAGTTCATATAAAACCAAAAGTTTCTAAATTCGTTCCAGGTACTTTGCTTACATCTCCAGAGGGTATTGACAACTACGAAGAAAACGATTTTGGCGTTGGTAACTTAACGTGTGCCAGTTCAGAAGAAATGGAAGCAAATATTGTTTTGGGTCCCACGAAAGAGATTTCTGAAATTGGGAAAACCAAAAGATTTCTTGTTCCAGAAACTATCATGATTACAGATGAGTTCATACAAATTCGCAAGCACACAACGGTAAAAGCAGCAGAAAATTTTGAAAAGTCTTGTCATAAAAACATCGTTTTTTATACCGTTAAACATGTTTTACATGTTTTAGACAATAAAAACAAGCTTACTATACCGACTAATATGTTTAAAGAAGACAATGGACAATTCAGCTCAGATTTGGTAATGTTTGATACATTTGATTATGATCTTGTAATGCATTTATATGACACTGCCAAGCCTGAGGAAATTGTGAAACCGTTGTCCATATTCAACAAATAGACACGGCGGCCGAATGGCCGCCTTTTTCTATTTAAATGCATGCTTCAGAAACTTTCAAAACTTTTCACCGAACATCCAGGAGAACAGGGAGAAACTTATTGGCAGCACGCTAAATTTGCCCTCGGTGTTTCTTTTCATTTTTTTATTTCTGCTATTTTTTTGATTTTGCATGCTTTATTTCCTTTTGTTTGCCCACCAAAACCATTTGAATTATCATCGACAATAAACTACTTAACCAAGAAATGCGATAATCGCAAGGCCGATAAAAGTGGGCCGCCGTATCCATAGTATGGATTTACCAGATTGGTTCGAGGGAAAAAAAATGACAAAAATTCTTAAAGAACGTTGGATGAGATTGGCCGGAGTGTTACAAGAAAAGACCGAGCCTAATCCAGGCGAAGACCGCCTTAAGGATGCTAAGCATTATGTAAGAAATGCTATGGAAGCACTTCAAACTGCCATCGAAAAAGGCTTGGATGAAGATCAAGAGATGGCAAAGGAAATTGAGGGCCAGCTTTCAACTGCTTACAAAAAGCTTACTGGTGCCGAAGAAAGCGACCGAAAAAACATTGGCGAAGCACAGTTTGCAAAAGATGCGTTAGAAGACATTGAAACACTTTGGCAGCCTAAGCCAGGTGAAGATTATGAACTCGGCGTAGATTATCAGCAACCTCCAACAATGATTGGTTCGGTTCAAGATGAAGAGTTTTCTTTAGATGATTTTGATCCAGAAGATGAAGGGCTTACCATCAGAGAACCAGGTTACGAGGCTGATCCAGAGTATGATGAGGATCAACTAGGCGATCTTTATGGTTCTACGTGGGAAGAAGAAGAGGAACGTACCCATTGGGGGGAACCGGTATTTAGAGATACAGATATTGGCAGAAAAAGCGACTTCATTAAGAGAAAAAGCGACTTCATTAAGTCAGAAGATGCCACACAGGCCGAGGATAAGCAATGGAGCAAGTCGGATTTGCAATACGCTGCGCAATATTTTTGGACAAGCGTTAATCGAAGAGGGAATGATTACGAAGACGCACTAAACTTTGCAAGTAACAATTTCGACATTCCAAAAGATGTGCTTGAAAAGGCATATGACGATTTTGAAAAGGAATATGACACGATGTACATCTTTTGATAGATTAGCGTGCAAATCCCTTTTGGCTGCCCATGTTGTTCATGGGCAGCCTTTTTTTTGCAGGTTTGTCCTCTTTTAGTGGCTGAGTTTCAAAGGCTCCCTCAACCCACCCTTCTAAAAAATTTCTGCTGCAACAAGCTTTTCTTTGAGTTTTTTGTTTTCAATTTTTAATTTTCTTAACTCCAGGAGGAGTTTTCTGTGTTCACCAGAATGTTCATTTCTATTGAGAAGCTCAAGATTTTCTATCCTATTATCATCTTTAACTCCATTGATATGATGAACAACCTCATTTGATAAAAGAGGTCTTTTGAGGCTTAGTGCCATAATAGCTCTATGTTCAAGTATTTCAGGATTTCTTTTTCCATTATGTGTTACTGACATTGGTTTAAGAATTTTTTGTTCTTTTTCTGAAAAGAAGTCAAGTAGACATACAATGTACCCAGAACTGTTATAGTGTTTTCCTACCATACCTGTTTTACTTTGACCGCTCCTTATAATTTTCGAACATAACAAACAGATTGACATTTTTCCTTGTCTGATTTTTCCTATATTTACTGTCCTAACCATTCTCCATTGTTTGCAAATACCACACCTCAGACAGAAAATTCGCCTAATTGAGTTCCCATCTTTAAATCTTTTAGTTTTATCCCAATTTATGGCTGCTCCATTAGGCAAGTTTTCAATACCTGAATTTATTTTCTTAGTCGATGAAGCAAGTCCTAAATTTTTTCGTTTCGACCAAACACTTGAAGTGTCAACATTTAATTCTCTTGCTATTTCAGCATTGTTTTTAGACCAGTCAACTTTAGACCAGTCTACTGTCCAAGATTTTTTACCCATACAATTAAATATGATCCACTGGATAAAACATTCGACGTGTTAATTCGCAACTGTTATTAACATCTAAATCCCTTTTTTCCAATATGATTTAGATTTTTTGGCTGTTTTTGGTTGTTTTTTGCGTCCCTGGGTTTAAGCCCAGGTGAACTAAAACAATTCACTAGCAATTAAACATCCACGAGATACTGCACGAAGAGGATCTTCTGCATGGCGAACCTCTTTTAGCTCAACAGGGAAATTGTTTTCTTTAAGTTTCTTCTCAAGCATGTCGACAAATCCCTTTGCTTTTGAAGTGCCACCAGCCACAACAACTGGAAGTGGGTCTTTGAACTTTGGAAGTGCTGAAGAAACTGACAAATGTGCAGCTAACTGTTTTGTAGTGTAATCAATCAAACGAACGTAGCTTGCAGCTACAGCCTCAAGAACCTGATTTTCGTTAGCTTGACCAATAGTAAACTCGCCGTTTTCTTTTTCGGCCTGCACGATAGAATCTGGCTCTCCGGTTGCAACTGCTGCCATACGATCAATCCAGTCACCAGAACGGGTTGTTGAGAAGGTAAGCACTGGTTCGCCATTCAGCATTACGCAGCAATTCACCATTCCTGCGCCCCAAGAAAGAGCAACACCAGTATAATCATCATTTTCAAGCTCGGAATAACAGAGAGCTTCTGCTTCATTAATAGCACGACAATCATAACCTTGCTCGGATAAGATTTTTGTCACAACGTCTTCATGATAACCAACATCAAATTCATCATCTGCTTGGTCTACAGGCTGTGCTGGCACACAAAAAACAAGCTTCTCTCCCTTTTTCTTGGCTTTCCCTACCACTTCTTTAAGAAGGAACGAAAGAACTCGTCGAGCATCCTTCTCTTTGGCAGAAACGACACCACGATACATTGGCCTTTTTGCGCTATCATTTCTCTCGACCGCTTTCTCAATAGCATCCTGTCCAAGAAGAACAAATGAACCGTCTGCGTCTTTTACGAATGTTTTGCCTTTCAAACCTTTTTCAATCATTTTGGTGGCGATTGGAGTTGATGGTTTTATCACGTAAAACGCATCACGAATTTCACTGTATTCAACAGTACCATCTTTTCCATGAGAGGAAAGAATTACAAATGATGTACCAACATCTAAACCCTTGCTCATATTTTTTACTCCTTGTTTCTTTTCAATTGACTAAGTTTTGAAACCGACGAACTGATATTATCTTCTGATACTGTTCTTTCTCCCAAATCTTCGAAGTCTTTTTGAAAAGAATCTGTATTAATAGTTGTTACGAACTTACTTTCGTCTATAGAGATCTTGGGAGGTTCGATCGTCGGTGTATCGTCGTCAATCACGTTTCTTTTATTGGTTTTTTCTACTTTTATTGGCCCTGCAACCGCCTGCATGGTTTCGTGCTTGTCTTTTATAGTCCTGTGAATTAGATCGACTCGACCAACAAGGTAGCCAACCACAAATAAAAGAAAACCAATTGTTATTTCAATAATCATGAATTTAATTAGCAAAAGAGGACCCTTGGTCCTCTTTTGGAGAATAATAAACTTTGTAGTAAATGTGTATTGAACACTATATTGACAATGCTATTTATGTAGACTACTAGTAAACTTATGAAATTGAACAAAGTCGAACTTAGAAAGATGATCAAAGGTGTTCTGCTTGAAGTGCTTACTGAAGCAGAACCTCGGTCTATTCCACAAACTCAACCTACCGACCCAGCTTTTGTGGGAGATGTGCCGGCCAAACCTGAAACTCCTGCTGAAAGGAAAAGACGTCTTCGACAAAAGTTCAAGCAACAATCAACATCTGAAACAACAGACATTGGCACGCAAGAAGGCAGAGAAAATATTCTGGACAGGGTATACCAAGATTACGGTGATATAGTTGCTCGACTCAATATTATAATGAGATTGGCCAATCAGGCTATGACTGCCGATACACGACAAAACTTCAAAACAAAGCTCATCCAAATTTATGAAAATCTTGAAGGTCTTCAACAAAAAGAATTGCCAAAAGTGCAAAAAAGCTATACGGAAGTTCTTATATTGACAGGACTCAAAAAGATACCAATGGCAGAAATGAACTTGAATCCTGATACGCCAGTAGGAAGAAGAAATCTCGCTCGAAATATTTTGATTACTGCCAGTGAAGTAAAAAGCATTGCAATCGAAGGAGAGCAAATGCTTAAAAATGCTAGAAACGTTACTTCAGTTTCTGTCTTCCTAAATGAACTAAAGGCTCTTGGTAAGATCTTGAATCAAATTTCGCAAAAGCTTATTGAACTCAATAGAGTTTTTGTTGAAACTTTTAAGGAATATGAACGCCAAAGAGGGCGATAAATCAAATCTTAATAAGAATAATGTTGGAATAAAGCTAATTACAGCTAACTCCGGAGAACAAAATGAAGATCAAAAAATCACAACTTCGTAAGCTTGTCAGCGAGTCTGTCAAAAGAGAATCGACCTCCATTGCACTAGAACAGAAACAGGCTGCGCACTATGCTTTAGTTTGCTTATACAATACACCATTTCTTAAAGAGCACAAGAAAATCAACAGCAAGAAACAACTGCTTGAATTTTTCGGTCCGTTTAAAAAACTAGGCGTTCAAGACTTGGAAAGAATGGGTAAGGAAAAAGGCGAAAAAGCGCAGGCTAAAGCGCAACAAAGAGACACCAGGGCCGTAATGCAGATGGCAAAAGGTGTTGAAAAAGCAAGAAAAAATCTTGCTGCAACAAAACTTACCGATGTAAGAGCAGTGGAACAAGCACTCAATAGCTACATTGATCAACTTTATGATCTTTATGAGCTTCAGAAAGTTGCCGAAGTTGATTCGGCAACAAAAGAAGAGCTAAGCAAACCATTTGCGGCTGCCGCTTACACCCTCCAAAGCCTTTCGCAATCATTGAATGATGCTGCTGACAAGCTCTTTCAGGCGGTACCACGTGGCTCTGGAGTTTATTCCGCAGGCCGTGAGGCAGCTGACATTGAAAAGGCGCAAAAATCGTTTATGATGGGCCCAGGACAACGTCTTGTGCAGATGGGCAAGGATATTGGTGGCCTTGGTGCCCGAGGCATGGGCATTGGTAGGGGCCGTCCTCGCTAATCATCTTTCAGTAGGCACTTCAGTGATATACTTGAGAGGATACCAGAACTTTTTTTCTCCGATGGCAATCTGGTAATAATTCTCTAGGTTGTTGAGATCCAGTATCATTACAATGGGCGTAGGCCCATATTCAGAAACATAAAAGTCGGTTTTAATCCACTTGTCTGGATTTATTACCGGCTTTTCTGCATCAATGAGCATGTGTTTTGTAAGATCAACCTGAACGAGTTCGCCAGGTTTGAAAATCTTGGTACCATCAAGGGTAGTCTCTTCGTGATTCCAAGCCATAAATCATTATACCATAACGCAAGTCTAGAATAAACTAAATCCGAAAAATTAATTCTAATGTGCTTATTCCAACAAAGGTAAATAAATGACAAAAATATAAACTTTTTAGAATACCAAATTTGTCTCTGCGGAGTTTACATTTCCATATTATAACTCAAACAAGTTAATGCAACGTGTGCTATCGTTCAAGTTTATTGGAACCAAGTTTGATTAGTCAATGCTATTTATACTCGAAATGTCATTGTTTGCAAATCCCGATCCATTCCTCGTTGAGCTTGAAGTTGAAGAAGCTTACGAATATATGAAGGACAACAAAATAGAAGACATTAATCACGTTTGGCTTAGATTATTCTTGAGAGAACCGTCTGATTATGAAGTGAATGCAGTCATCAAACGCATGCAAGAGGGCGGTCCGGTACAACTTCAAAATATTCTGTTCACCAGACAAACAAACGAAATTGCCGATGCTTATCGCTATCATTATGGCTCCTTCTTTTCTATTAGAAAAGCTAATAAACTATGCAAGATTTTATTCGGTAGATTAATTGGTTTGCATGAAGCTATTGAAGTCAAAGAATTGATAAAGCAACCCGAACCATTCGAAATAAACGATCTTTATAGGCGAATCGCTAAGCAAGTAAACATGATTCAGAACCAATGGCCTAACAAAAAATTGGAAGAAGTGTACCAAGAACTTGTTTTGCGCCCACCATATAGATTTGAGATTCAGTATCATAATGAAAACGTTTGAATAATTAACTTCATGTACGGTTCGGACCCAATGGGCTATACGATGGAGCAATTGGTCAAAGCACTCGCTGCTGAGACCATGAGTGAAATTGAAATGGATGAGGCTATTGTTGAGCCAGAAGTTGAAGATTCAGCTCCGGGAATGTGGGAACATATAGCCAAAGTTACGATTGACGAAATCGAATCTATGTTCGGCGAACAGCATATACATCCATATGGATATTACGCTGATGAAGTCGTATATACAATGAGGCCACTTCTCGAACCCTACAGTGCATATCCAGCAACACATAAACTGCTAACGGCCATAGAAGAACAAGCGAATAGTTGTGGTAAAGATCCAAGAGCATATGTAAATCTTGTCTTGAGAATATTTGACAATGATTCTGCAAGAGAATGGAAAAACAAAAGGGCGTTCAGATGAAAATCAAAAAATCAGAACTTCGGAACATAATACGAGAAACTATCGAAGAACAACTTGGCGCACCTGGAGTCACGTCTGAAATAGAGGATGTTGAAGAATTGTTTGGTTATATAAGAGAAAAGCTTCAAGACAAAGACTTTACCATGGCAATGAGATTCATTGAAAATTTAAAAAAAACTGTTGAAGAAATGGAACATAAAGCGTACGCTCTTAGAGCGTACGAAAAGGATGAGCTATGATTGATGGGCACACCAAAGAACAAAAGTCAGCCAATAAAAAAACTGTAAAAGTTGGCGGCAAAGAAAAATTGTTATTGTTTGACAATGAAGAACAGGAAGGCGAAAAAAGCATTTCAGAAAACGATTTACGGGAAATGATAGGCCATTTGGTTGCTGAAGCTCTTGAAGAACTTCATGAACAGCCTTTGTATGAAGGTTGGCTTGATGAGGCAGACTATCCTCAAGGATTTGACACTGAAGAATTTAAGTCGCTGCCAAGCTTTCGTAAAAGAGTAGCTTATGCCCGTGAGCATCTTGGCAAACTTGGTGGGGGCTCGGCACGTGTTGTTTTCGCCGTAGATCCAAACACGGTGGTCAAGATTGCAAACAACAAAAAGGGACAGGCGCAAAACGAAATCGAAGTAGATGTGTCGCACATTGGCTACAATGTAATTGCAGAAGTCAAGGACTATGATGCTGACAACTATCTTTACATTGAAATGGAACGAGCTAAAAAATTAAAAAAGTCTGATTGGGAGCGGCTCACTGGTCACAAGTTTGATGGTTGGATGGCCACTCTTAACAATTACATGATTGATCGAACAGGTCAACGTGGATGGAAAATGCCTGTTCCTGACAACTATGAAGAAATTGAAGAATCAGAATTGTTCAGCGATGTTGTCACCATGATGGCAGATTTTGGAATGCCTTCTGGTGATATTATGCGTATAAGTTCTTGGGGTGCGGTCAATAGAAATGGCAGAGAAGTTCCTGTTTTGGTTGATTACGGCTTAACGCAGGATGTTTTCAACCAGTTTTATCGTCGTTAATCATTCAGAAACTTGTTTAGGAACTTCCATGCCTTGTTTTTCTAGCGAGGTTCTAAATTCCTTGATGATTTCAGGTAAAAATTTTTCAAAGCGAAATTTTTTACTTGTAAGAAGATTGTATAATTCTTCAAATGAATTCATGTCAGACCATTTGACACCTTTGCCGAAAAGAATTTTGGCAAGATCATCAGGGTTTGAAGTTACTACTTGGTCCGATAGCTTTTCCTTTTTAGGTTTTTTTCTTCTGCCACTTGGTGAAATTACTTTGATCTTCTGTCGCTTTAGTCCGTCCCTGAAATTCATCACATAACGAAAATACTCATTGTCTGAATCGCCTTCTATGCTCCATTGAACTACTGAAGCTATTGACGCAAGTAACATATTCCTATACGATGCCTTGTATTTGCTTGATTCTGGCGCACCAGAATTGATATCTTTCATCCACTGCAAGTTTCCAACAAACACATCAATTTGAATTAACGCAGGTTCGTCACTTCTGCTTTCACCATCTGGTAAGAAAGCTCTAACCTGTTCACCGGAACTGTCAATAAGTGGAACCAAAATATGAAACTGCTTTAGGCCCTTGATGATTGAATATTTTTCAACGTTAGATCTTGCCAGATGAGTATTCAGCTCATCCCAAAATTCTTGAGTACCTTCAGGAAGACCAAGGTAATTCAGCAAATCCGTTGCATCAATAGCAACGTCAATGTCATTGAAGAATGGTTTAGTTTTGTTGCCAACTATTTCAAATTTAATTCCATCCAAATTGGCTAATACCATCGCTCTTTCAATACTTGGTTCAAGAAGTGATTTTGGCACTACAGAATTCATCTCATCAAAAACATTTCCACCTTCATTGAGTTCAGCTTCGGTAATAAAAACTGATTCAGAAAGCGATTTCGCATTTTCGGGAACAACTTGACGATTGTTGAAGGCAGCAATAACCTCCTCAGAAGTTTGCCCAGCATCAAGGCGATCTTTCATCGCTTTTATCATGCCCAATGCAAAGTCAATTCCATTTTGCGTATCTTCAAATTTCTTTCGGATCGTTATGTATTTGTGCCCATTTTTATCAAAGTCTTTTTGGATGTCCTCTACTTCTTCTTGCCATTCAAGCAGATGTAGTTCCAAATCTTGTGGGTTTTCTTTTATCCTTTTTTTGAAATCACGCTCGGCCGAAATTAGTTGATTAATGAAATGCCAGTTTCTTTCTTTTCTGGCAGTGAACTTTTCTGTGTCAACAATTTTTACTAATTTCCCCCCTGGTCCAGAAATAACAACGCCCTCTACTTCCGGGCCAAATTTGCTTGATACTGGTACTTGTAGAGCTTGCCTCTTGGCTTGTTTTCCAAGCTCTGCTATTGTCGCCAACAGTTTGGCTTTGAGTTCCTTGGCAGCTTGTGTTCTGGCTGGCTTTTTTAAAAAGTTACCGTGTTCTTGAATAAGAGCTTCTAAATTTACGATAAGATCGTTATCAAATTCCAGGTCGTCTAAACTTACCTGTGGTACAGAAAAGAATTTAACTGAGCTGTATTTGTTAACCTCTTGCGCAAGGTCAAGCCACATTTCTGGATTGTGAACTCTTCCACTTTTTTCTTTGCCCATAGTAGATTTTGTATTAAAAATAAGAAAGATACCATCCCCAATTTTTGCCTCATCATAAATAACAATGTTGTGGTCGAACGATGGAATGGCCTCACCCTCGATTTCAAACGTTCCGTCAAAATCAAAATTCCACTTTGTAGCCATCTTAACAAAAATTTCATTCCAAGGAATGGACTGAAGCAGATTGAAGTATTTCCTAAAGTCGTTCATGAAGAATATATTTGGGACATCATCGGCAGACTCAAATGTTTTACTTTTGCTTCTCAAGTAAAACTGACCATTGTCCACCCCCAAAGCCATGTAATTGCCATCCATTTTTTCTGACACATGGAACCTGGCCTTATCTAAATTCCACCCTCTAAGAAACTCTAAAAGCTCTTCTGGCTTGAGTTTGTCAATGTGGACGATACCCTCAGTGAGCAATCGCAAAGTTTTTCTTACTTCTTCTTTAATCAATTTTTTCAGAAAAAACGCCATCACCTTTGTCCCTTTTGAATCCTGTCGTAAATAGAATCTTCATCAGTAAGCAAATCTTCTTCTTCTTCAACTACATCATCAATCATTTCAGCAAGTTTAATAAGCTGTTGATTTGATTTTTCCATTCGTTCAAGATACTTGGCTAAGGTTGGGCCATGAATGGCATGCTCATTTGGATTGTTGTGAACATCTTTATAGAGATCACCAAACAAAATATATGCGTTTTTGCGATCCGTAACAGAATTTTCATAAATCTGTTTCCATAGTGCCTTCTTTTTATCTTCAAGTGAAGATAAAGAATCAAGCAATGAACTAAAGTCTTTTAGTTGTTTGTTGATTTTTTTATCAAGTTCTTTAGTTGGTGTTGGCTTAAAACTTGTTTCTGGCACTTGTGGGTCAAAAGATTGTTCCGTATATTGATATGGTTTGTCTTCTTCTGCCATTTTATCTGACAGCATAGACTCAAAATCGTCTAGCAAATCTTCATCTGTTTTTTTATTTGTTGACATGAGAGTAATTATCCTAAAGAATACATAAAGGCAGTTATGGGGCGAAAGTATCTACATTTTACAGACTTAGAGGGGGCAAAGGCTATTTCTGGTTCTGGTCAATTGTGGCAAAGCAGTTATGGGCCAAAAGGAGCCGTGTTTGCAGTTATTGAAGGTGGTGCTTTTGTACCCAATGTCCAAATGTCAAATTTGGGCCGAGCCAAATCCAGAAGTGCTGTTGTTGTATTTGAAACTAAGTTATTACCAGACAATGCTTTTCCTGAGGAAGTTATGTGGCATGTCAATTCATTACCTGTCAAAGTATTGGAGGTAATCACACCCAGTGTAGCTAAAAAAATGCTCAACGATTCCATACCATTCAATGAAGAGGTCGGCAAGCTTGAAATCCCATTGCATCCCGCATTTAACGATTGGGGCGATTGGACAAGAATGCCCGAAGACTTCAAACCTTGGGTTCCTGGACAAGACAATAAAAAATACTTGGCTGCACATGAGCTTTGGTTAGAAACCAAAGATGTAGATGGGCTTAGGGAACTTTGGAATGAGGATGAAATCGTCAACAACTTGTCTGCAAAACTTAATGAGATTAAGAACTTGATTAAAAGCGTAGTTTTTGAAGTTCTCTCATAGTCCAAATCTCGAATTCTTATGTAAAATATACATACTGTTATGACTAGAACAGGTGGCGGCTTAATATCGAGACGGCTAACTGGTGCTGGAACCAGCAACCAGATAGGCGAGGACATTGCTCGTTCAAGAAAGTTCGGGCAAACCCCGACAATGCAAAGAGCAGTTGTGATTGACGTAATCATGGACCCAAATTTGCTCTCGGATGATCAATTAACCAGAATAAGAAGAACGGTTAACAATCCAAGATTTGCCGACGTTATGCCGGTAAATGCAATAATTGCAAAATTGTCGAGCGATTCACAAGGTACAATCCCACGAACAAACACAATTTTATTTCCCTTTTTCTCTTCTCATTTCATGCTGCCTGTTCAACCAGGGGAAACAGTGCAGGTAGTCTATAATGATTTTGCTGGTGGCGGTCAACAGGTTGGTTATTGGTTGACAAGGGCAAGCATGGAGAGAACAGTTGAGGATGTAAATTACACTCACCATGATCGTCGGTATCAGCCGTTCAACAATCCTAGAAATTTTACTACAGACCAAAGAGACCGACGTCGTTCAGATCAGCCTTTACCTGGATTTCCCAATGGAGGAAATACGCAAGATACATTTACCATCCCACCATCTGGCTCAGCTCAAGAACGTCCATTTGAAATAATAATTCAGCAAGCCACTGCATATTCAAATGCTATCGACGGCATCAGAGATTTCTCGTTCCCTGATAACGGCAGGGTTGTAACGCCAGAACCAGTTCCACGTTGGCGAAAGCGGCCTCAAGAGTTTGTGCTGCAAGGCTCAAATAACACACTTATTTGTCTTGGAGAAGATAGAAGAGGAGGGCCGCTTGGAGCTTTGTTGGACAATGAGCCTGATGCCAAGGGTCAAGCTGGAACAATTGACATTGTCACTGGTCGAGGGCGTTACTTGCCTGAAGACACTCAGGACCCTAATGAAGTTTTTGATGGGAACACTGCACCATTCGTAAATCAAAACGAAAGAGGCACGAGAGAAACCTATAAAACGCCGTACCTTAATCAGGGTGGGGTATCTCGATTAAGCGATAACCCGATTGAAGGTGATCCAGATTACATGCGTGATGCAGCAAGAATATATGTGACAATGCAATCTAATGCCGATGTCAATTTTGGCCTCACCCAAATCGAATATACGGAAAATTCCCTTCCAGCAGGGGATAGCAAGAATGAGATTATCCAACCAAGCGAAGATGCTCAGCAAACTGCAAATAAAAGTTACATTATAAACAAGGCTGATCATATTAGATTGATAGCCAGAAAAGATGAAGATAATGGAATTGAGGGCACTGTCTTAATTGTTCGTGAAGGCGAATCAGAAACAGATTTGTGCCATCTCTTCATTTCAAAAGATGGTGTTCATGTTGATGGTCCCAAAATTATATTGGGTCGTGGATTGGCCGATTTAGCCGGTGCTGGTTCAGACCCTACGCCAGGTGGAGAACCGTACATTCGTTGGTCTAAATTTAGAGATACAGTAGATCGATTACAAGATGAAATTGAAGAACTCAGAGACAAGCTTCAGCTGCAACATAATGAATTTCTGTCAACACTTTCAAATGTTGTTCAAAGTGTAGAAATAGCATTTGCTTCAGCAACTGCTATACCGTACTCTCCGATTGCGTCATTACAGGCAATTGGTTCTGCAACTACTATATCCAATACATCAATTAGCCCTCTCAGGGCTCAGATTACCAGATTGGAACAACAGGCCACACAAGCAGTTGAGCAAGGCACATCAGACACTAATGATTTTGTAGAGGCAGCCAAGTCAGAAAAAATATTTGGGGAATAGTTGATAAAACATGACCCTCGTTTGTATTTGCAGAGAATGACAACATGCCTAAACAAAGATTTGGACACTAGAAATTCATAGAGTCAATGTAAAAAGACAATTTGTAGATAAGGCATGTTTTATTTCAATACTGATGATAACATTACATAGGAAAACAATATGGTTAGTAGAGACAAATTAAATGGACTCATTCAAGAGCTTGATCAGCAGTGGGAAAATTCAACAGAGCAAATTACACAAAGAATTCAAGAAGAAATTGCTCGACGGGGTGGAATTCAAAGAATTAACCCTGAGGTGTTGACCGAAGCAGCCGTCGGCATCGAAGCCGAATTAAGATCACGTGCTATTGTAAACACTGTTATTAGAGCGCTGTTGCAGCAAATAGAAGATTTACAAGGCCGGGTTGAAAACTTGGAATCAAGATTGCAGGCATTTGGTTCCGCAGGACCGACAGGAACATCAACGTCGTAATTTTACTTAGCAATACTTATTCAAAATGGCAAGACGAAGTTTCAAAGGAGTGGGTGTTATTGCCCAGCAACAAAGAACGAACGTTCTCACAAGAAATCGTTCCACTATACCAATTGGAATTAAGACCCCGCTTCAGTTGGTCGGTGGCAAAACCTTATTCGAAATGAATACCGAACTAAGGGATCAGATTAAAGACAACCTTAGAAATCTTCTTTTAACAAATTGGGGTGAGAGAATTGCCTTAACACAATTTGGAGCAAACCTTCGACCATTATTAACAGAATATTCAAACAAAGATGATTTCGACACAGAGGCGATGGTTCGAATTAACACGGCAATTACAAGATGGATGCCATTTGTCCAACCAGTTGCTTTTGATTCAAGGGCAGATTTTGACGATAATCAATTTACAGGAAAAATTAGAATTTTCCTTATTTACTCAGTGACGCAACTAAACATCATAGAAGAAGCGCTGGAGCTAGAACTGTTCATCATCTAAGGAGAAACAAGTGACACCAGTTAATAGTAAAGATAAAATATTAAAGCAGGTAAGGGAGCGTCGCTATCTTAACAAAGATTTTAATTCTCTAAAAGCTGATTTGCTTAATTACGCACGTACACACTTCCCTGATGTCATTAGAGATTTCTCAGAAGCAAGCCTGGGAGGTTTGCTCCTTGACTTTGCTGCATATACAGGTGATGTTCAATCGTTCTATTTGGATCACCAGTTTCATGAGCTTTCAATTGATACGGCAGTAGAAAACGTTAACATAGAAAAGATAATCAGAAATGCTGGTGTTCCTATTGTAGGAGCTTCTCCAGCTGTAGTGACTGTAAATTTTTTAGTAGAAGTACCCGCATCAGGAATACCGGCTGTTCCTGATCCTGAGTCTTTGCCAATCATTCATCAGGGAACTGTTGTTCGTGCTCAAAATGGCACACAGTTTGAACTAACTGAAGATTTGGATTTCAGAGAGAGAGACAACTCAAACAATCTTGTTGCAACCGTCAGAGTCGGCAACAGAGATTCAAACAATAATCCTACCACCTTTATTCTTTCTCTTGCTGGTGTTTGCATTTCAGGATTTCGACAAGTGGATTCTTTCTCTGTGGGGGCATTTACTCCGTTTCGTCGTTTTGTTCTTACGCAAGAAAACGTTACCGAGATTATTTCGGTTCGTGATTCATTGGGTAACCAATATTACGAAGTAGAACATCTTACACAAGATACTGTTTTTCGAGCGATTGAGAACGGTTCAGATGATTCTGACATAGTTGCGGAAAATCTTGTTCCGATTCCCGCTCCATATCGCTTTACTACGACTACTGCTTTGGAATCAAGATTAACAACACTTACATTTGGAGGTGGTAACGCTCAAACAACCGATGATGACATCATTCCAGATCCGTCAGAATTTGCAGTTCCACTTTATGGAAAGAAAACGTTTTCAAGATTCACAATCAACCCAGGCAATTTGCTAAAAACCACCACGCTTGGCGTAATTGCTCCAAATACAACATTAACAATCGAGTATCGCTATGGTGGAGGTTTGTCGCACAACATTGGGGAAAGGCAAATTAGAGGCTTTAATTCAATCGTAATAAGTTTCCCAGAAAATCCACCACCAAGCGTTTCACAATTTGTCAGACAGAGTATTGATGCTCAAAATTCTTCGCCCGCATCTGGCGGGGAGGATGCTCCTACAATCGATGAACTGAAATTAAGAGTGCCCGCAGTGAAGGCGTCACAGGGTCGCATCGTAACAAAAGAAGATTTGTTAGCACGTGTTTACACCATGCCAAGTAATTTTGGTCGTGTATTCAGAGCTTCAATTCAACCTGATCCAAATAACCCACTTGCGACACGGTTGTTTATTATCTCAAGAGATGCCAATAGTCGATTGATTGCTTCTCCCGATAGCTTGAAGCTAAATCTACAAAGATTCTTAAATGAATATCGTCTTGTATCAGACGCTATTGACATTCTTGATGCACAGGTAATTAATTTTCAAATTGAGTTTTCTATTGTTGTAAATCCGTCGTTCAATTCAAGCCAGGTTCTTCAAAATGTTATTAACAAATTGAAAGAATTTTTCAACATCAAGAACTTTGAAATTGATCAACCAATAGTAACTGCCGAAGTTCAAAACATTATTTTCAACAATTTAGGAGTTTTGACAGTCAATTCCATTGACATTAAAAATATTACAGGCACTGTCGGAGATTCAAACCCAAGAGAATATTCTGATGTGCAATTTGATGTAAGTGCCAACACAGACAGAGGAATCATCATTGGACCACCTGGTTCAATTTTTGAACTTCGTTACAAAAATTTTGATATTGTTGGAACGGTGGTATAGACAGTGACACTGGAGACCTCAGACATGCTTATCTCTGCAATAACGGAGATAAATCATGAAGAAAGAATTTAGAGGGAAATCAAACAAAGGTGGAGTTTACCAAAATCGAAATTTGAAAAATGGGAAAATTTATATTGGAAGTGCTAAATGCTTTAAAAAATGAGCAACGCAACATCAAAGCAGATTAAATGTAGAAAAACATGCTAACAAACATTTGTTAGCTAGTTGGAAAAAGTGGGGATCAGATAATTTTCTGTTTGAAATATTGGAAGTTGTTGATGGTGATAAAGGGGAACGGCTTAAGACTGAACAAAAATATATTGTCAATCTTATCAAAGAAGATAAATGGTAAAATACTTTCAATTTCAAGAAAAAACTTCGCAAAAGGAACGAAGTTGTTGGTCAAAAAATCCTCAAAAAACAAAAGCCAAGGTAAAAAAGTCGCTGCAGCAATATTGGGATAAAAATCCAAACCGGAAGAAAAAATTGTCAAAACTTATGTCTGGTACTAATAATCCAAGTTATGGAGGACATAAAACAGACACAATCAAAAGAATAAAATTAGCTAGAAAAAACAAAAAATGACAAATGGAATTCCAGTTGTTCAACTTGGGGAAAACAAAAAAATAATAAAGACATATCCGTCAGCTTTGGCAGCTTCAAAAGAAACACAAATATTTGCTTCAAACATTACTTATACTTGTCAAGGTAAGAGAAAAACAGCAGGTGGTTTTCACTGGGTCTATCTCAAGGATATGAACTAATGTATAGAATACTTTCAGCATCAAAAGATACCTATATCACAAACAAATTCATTGCGGGCAGTCGAACAACTGGTTCAAATGTTGGGCAAGCAGGCACGCTTGATCTTTTTAAGCTTTATAATGAAACCACTATTGCTAACGTTACTGGTTCGATTACCGAACTAACAAGGTTGCTGGTTGAATTTGACTACTCTGAGCTTCGAGCACTAACAGGTAGTATTCTGGATTTTGCGAGTGCAAGTTTCGGAGCAACTGTTGTCTTAAAAGATGTATATGGTGGGCAAACTACACCATCAAATTTCACTGTTGAGTTACTGCCATTATCAAAATCTTTTGATGAAGGTCGGGGCATTGACGTTGTAGCATTTAGAGATTTGGATGCTGCCAATTGGATCACTGCTTCTCTTTCTCCAGTTGTAACTTGGAGTCAGCCTGGTGCAGGAGCTACCGGTTCTCTTGGAGAAGATGTTGATGTTATTGTCTCTGGGAACATCGGCTCAGGCTTACAATACCTTGGTTCTTCGCAGAAATTTAATCGAGGTGACGAGAACCTAAGAGTTGATGTGACACATCTTGTTTCTGCAAGCCTTGCTGGCATTATACCAAATAATGGATTTAGACTTTCGTTTACGGCACCAGAGGAAGAGGACACCAAAACAAGGTTTGTTAAACGTTTTGGCAGTCGTCATGCATTTAATAAGAACCTCAAACCAGAACTGGTTGTGGAATATAGTGATTATATCAACGACCCAGGAGGACGGCCATTTTTTGATGTTTCATCAAGTTTGTATGTTTATAACCCTGTTCGTGGGCAAAACCGAAACTTTTTTTCTGGCAGCGTTGCTATAACTGGATCAGACAGTTTATTAATGACTCTAATTGCTTCCAAGAGTGTAAAGTTTACAACTTCAAGTTGGAGTCCATCGCATAGTGCGAGCATCAACTATCTTACAAGAAGCCTGGTTTATGTGTCACGTTCATTTTCAGGCAGCCAGTTCAGTTTTGGTAGTTTGCCGCAAACCGGCATATACTTTGCTCCATTTCATCTTTCTCTTGTTGAAGACCAAGGTCTTCGTTCTTTTGTTTCTAACTCAAATCAAGTTTATTTTGATGTTCTTTGGAGAAGTTTGGACCAAACTGTTCAATACGCCAAAAATGGTGTAACGTTTAATAGAATTCAGGGCCAACAACAAAATGCTATGGATATAAATTTGGTTGTTAATATGACAAACCTGAAAGACCAATATAATTCTCAAGAAATTGATAGAATCAGAGTATTTGCTGCTGATTACAACCAAGAATTGCCAGGGTTCAAAGTTCCTCTTGAATTAGATTCTGTTGTTGTTCCTGATATGAGGTGGCGAGTAGTCAAAGCCTTTACAAAAGAAGTTGTTATTCCCTGGAGTCCGTCAACTAGAATGTCAACTGACAAGGATGGTATGTATTTTGACTTTTACTTTAAAGACCTGCCGGTTAATGAAGTTTATGAATTTGAGTTATTGTGCGTGACGGATATCGGACGTGACCTTTCCATTACCGACAGGGGATTTAAATTTAAAGTTATTCCATAATGATAGACCAGAGAAACAATACCCGAAACTTAAATTTGAACAGGCCAGGTCTGTTTACGCCTACAGTTGTACGTGGACTTAGGAATGGGCCTTCTAACAATTCGGTAAATTTCAGCAGAAGTAGTAATGAGTTAAGTGATAGCAGTGTCAATAACACATCAAGTTTCAAATACACAATTGAAGGTACTGGTTTACGCAATACACAACAGCTAAATGTTGATTGGTCTAACTTTGTTAATCATACTTTTTTTAATTCTGCTCAGGTTAAAACTAATGTAGCATTTGAGAAAGTTTTCAACGAGTTTCCTTTTGATGGAACTAAAGAAGAATTTGAAAACTTCTTTGCCAGCCTAACTGGATTTGAGAAATGGGCATACGACAACTTTCCTAAAAATGTTGGTTATTTGTTCTTTTCGGGCTCAAATGGGGAACCTGATGATCCTGGTACATTTATAACTGTCAAAGATATTGCCGGTGCAGCCTTCCCAACTGTATCGACAAATCGAACGGGTCAAACTTTAATCAATCCAGACATTGACCCAATGACATTAGAAATGTGGATTTATCTACCAGGCCAAGAAAATTCAGCTTCAGCCATTATAGACAAACATGTAAACCCAAATGCTTCGTTGAGTCAACAAGGATTCTATGTTTCTCTTTCTGGTTCTGCTTCAACAACAACTGGTTCTTTGAGTTTTCACGTACTCTCTGGAACAAACGCCGACCAAGTAACACTAGAGGTTGAAAAGGGAAAATGGAATCATGTTGCTTGGGTGTGGAACCGCAATCAAAGCGTTAATAAAATATTCGGGTTTGTTAATCAAAGATTTTTTGCAAGTTCTTCACAAGCTATTGAATTTGGTCCGATAGCTTCGCAGACAGCAGATATGTTAATTGGTTCTGGAAGTGCTATTACATCTTCTTTCGGTCCGTCAGTTCTGTTTACACCTGAAACTACATTTTCTGGCGCAATAGATGAGTTGAGAATTTGGCATTCTGTAAGAACTGAAAACGAAAGAAATCTTTTTAAGGAGAAGGCTGTTTTTGCTTCGGATGACCTGGTACTTTACTTTAAATTTAATGAACCATCTGGCAGCAATTCGCCTATCGTTTTAGATCACTCTTCCAATTCTTTGCATGGTCGACTTAATACCAACTCATTGGTTCTTGGAGTTCGTGAAGTACCGACATCTTCTATTGCTGGACCAAGTCCTGTCATATATGAAAAAATAGCTGACTCACCTATCTTGTTTCCTTCACAAGAAAATCTTGCTGCATTTAGAGATAGACTCTTACTTTCGGCTTCATTGTATGACAATGACAATCCCAATCTCATTACTAAACTTATTCCAGTGCATTATTTCCTCGAAGGTCAATCGGAGGAAGGACTCGAAACGGAAACTGGAGCTATTGTAGATGCTCTACAAAGTGGAGATGACCCACGTTCGGTTCGTCTTGGAGCTACTCAAACACTATTGTTACTACTGTACACTTGGGCAAAATTCTTCGATGAGATGAAGCTCTACATACAAACATTAAGCACTTTGAATCATGTAGATTATGACAATACTGATACTGTTCCTGACCAATTTCTACTATCCCTAGCAAGAAATCAAGGTATCGAACTTCCTCCACTGTTTGATGGAAGTTCGCTTGAACAGTTTATTGAGGCTGAGAACATACAGAGTGACATTAGTACCAACGACCTTTCTTTGCTTGAAATTCGAAATCAGATTTGGCGAAGAATCTTGATCAATCTTCAAGATGTTATTCGTTCCAAAGGAACCCTTCATTCAATAAAATCTTTCATTCGTTCTGTGGGAATTGATCCTGACAACAATTTTAGAATCAGAGAATACGGTGGACCTTCACGTCTCCCTCTTACGTTTGCAAGAGACAAGAGAAATGAATTTTCCACGATGTTGGACTTTGTTTCAGGTGGCTTTGTAACCAGCCCTTTCCTTACTGCGAGCAGTAGGACAGAGCCAGGGTTCCCTGAACCTGGTAGCTCCACTCCGACGTTTGACGACAGGCTTTTAACTTCAGGTTCATGGACTTACGAGGGCACTTATAGAATGCCCGTAAGAGATTTTGGATTTACTTCACAAAGTTTAATACGTATTCATACTTCTGGAACTTTATCGCCAGCGGAGAGCGTTATAACAAATCTTGTGACCGTAAGAGGAGGCCACACTACGCTGTATGTTCGACAAAATACTTCTGCGAGTGTTGATCCGCTTGCACTGTCTATCACCGGAGCAGATATTTTCGATGGTAGACAGTGGTATGTTTCATTTGGCAGAAACAGAAATGATCAAGTGGGTTCTGTGGTTTCTTCGTCTTATTTCTTACGAGTGGCCAGACAAGGTTTCGGAGAAATCCTTGAATCATATGTAACTTCAGCATACTATAACGACTATAATGGCGACACAAGTACCAGCTTATGGCAGAACACTACTGGCTCCGTAAACATCTCTGGCTCTTTTCTTGTTTGGGGTTCTCAAAGTCTGGGAAATTTTTCAGACACTTTTTTGAATTCGACAGATTTAGATTCAACTGGAGTGGGCAGCACGGCAAAAGTTACCAATTTTGTCGGTAAGGTATCACAAGTACGGTTCTGGTCGAGAGGATTGCGAGACAACGAGTGGAAGGAACATGTTAGAAACTATCGCTCGGTTGGTGTTGACGATCCCAAAACAAACTTTAATTTCAACACAACGAACACCGGCTCTTGGGAGCGTTTGCGTTTGGATGTTTCAACAGACCAAATTGTTACCCAGTCCGATTCTGCGGGACGTATTTACTTTACTGATTTTACGCAAAATGACTTTACTTTGACTGGTTCTGGTTTTCCAGCTAACTCATCCGTTATCGTTCCAGAAAGGTTCTTTTTTAGTTATCTTTCACCAAAATTTGATCAAGCAGCTACTACTGAAAAAGTACGTGTTCGAAGTTTTCAAAACTTTGATCTTGTACAAGAAACTCCATGGGCCGAAGTAGCTCCTGTTTATGAAACACCGCCCTCTGAAACACCGACTGACAACAATAGATTTACTATTGACTACTCAGTTGTTGATGCCTTGGACCAGGATATTGTTACAATTTTTGCGTCACTTGACGAATTAAACGATGCCATTGGCTCTCCAGAATTGTTATTCTCTCCTGATTATCCCGATCTTGAATCTCTTAGAGAGGTGTACTTTAATAAGTTGGTCAACAAGATGAACTTGAAATTGTTCTTTGAATTCTATAAATGGTTTGATACCAACATTGGTACATTTGTTGAACAACTTGTTCCAAGAAAAACTCGTTTTCTTGGGACAAACTTCGTTGTCGAATCGCATATGTTGGAACGAGGCAAAGTAGAATATCAATTTTCGGATATCTATCTTGGAGACAACACAAGACATGCCCTGAAAGACACAATTCTGCTTAGACTGATCACCGGCGAATTTGCCAAATACTGAATGCCCAAAACGTATCCTTTGATTTGTACTAACTTTGATTGAGAGTTATGTATGAAAAAAGATTATAAAGGAAATTCTAAAAAAGGTGGAATTTATCGGATTACCAACATCAAAAACAACAAAATTTATATTGGTTCTGCTAAATGTTTTCAAGTGCGTGCTTCGCAGCATGCCTCTTCCTTGAGGAAGCAAAAACATCAGAACAAACATCTTCAAGCTAGTTTCAATAAACATGGCGAAGATGCTTTTTTGTTTGAAGTTGTTGAAGTAATTGAAGGTGATCGCCTAGCGAGAACAATCCGAGAAGAGGAATTGCTCAAAGAGCAGGTTGGTTTAGGAAATTGGGATAATTGCTTTAATTTTCAGAAAAGCCGAAATCTAGTAAAAGAACATGTTGGTCAAAGGACCGGGATGGTTTTTCCAAGGTACATAAACAAAAAATTTCTCAAGCGCCTAAAAAATTCTACAAAAACAATCCTACAAGAAAAGAAGCTCTGGTTAAGAGATTGTTAGATGTGAAACCAATTAATTCTGCTGCTAAAGTATATTACACATCATTACTTTCTCCAAAAGGAAAAAAATTTACTAAGATAGAAAATCTAGCCAAGTTTGCAGCTAAACATAATTTATGCAACAAACACTTGTCTGAGGTAATTCAGGGTAAACGAATACATCACAAGGGATGGGTGTTAGAAGAAAATAAAGAATATTGCGGTGTTGAAAAAATACCCATGAGTAATGAAACAAAAGAAAAAATTTCTAAAGCGAACATGGGGAAAAAGCACTCAAAGGAGACACTGAAAAAGTTAAGAAACCAAAAGATCGGAACTAAAAATCCCAATTTCGGCAAACGAATGTTGTCAAAAACAAAAAAAGCACTTATCAAAGCAAACACAGGAAGGCGAATGCCAAAACACGTTGCAAACTCTCTTATAGAGTCTAGACAAAAAACCTATGATATAAAAATCAAAGATCCAAATGGGAATGTTTATGGACCGATAACAAACCTTTCTAAATTTTGCAGAAAACACAATTTAGAAAGAAGCCTACTTATCAAGGTATTTCAAGGCAAAAGACGACATCATAAAAGTTGGGTGTTAGTAGAATAAATTGAGGTGTAAATGATTGCTACTATTACAGAGAATGACAACCTACCAATTGGTGAGTTTACACCATTTAATGATACTGATGGACCACGTATCCAACAGGCCGTACAGGAGTTTGGCGCTACGCAGGGATATGACACCACTGTCATTGACAGGTTTCGTCAAGGTGTTTCCTTGCGAATGCCAAGGCACTTATATCAGTCAATCCAACCAAAAATTTGGGGCGGACGTCTTGACCATCAAATACGTGTTATAACCATTGGACAAGCAAGAAGTTTTACACAATTTGAAAACTCAGGTATTTTTGAAGAACAGCCAGAATTTAATCCAGTTTGGTATATTGAAGATCCGAATTATCCACTACCAATAGTTTTTAACAATGGTCCCCAACAAGAAGAAGAAGCAATAATCGAACCCTTCACCATACCAATGCGTAAAAACACAAACGAAGGGCCTTTCTACCCACGTAGCGTTAAGGGTTCTTTGGAAGATGGTAATGGTTTTGATGATTTACTTGGCGGAAACAATGTTGTAGAACAATTTATTGACTATAATGCACCGTCAGATCCACGATTCTTTTTGGATGAAGGTCAAGAGTATTTTGGCTCAGTTATTATTGAAGGTTTTACCCCGGTTATTATTAGAAACATTGATCCATTTGATGATACTAGAGATGAGAGGATAATAGAAAGACTGCAAATCGATAATCAAGATATGCTTGACGCAGTAAAAAGATTGGATTTTGATTTAAGTGAAGATATAAGAGAAACGTTTAGTAAGAAATCAGCCACCGCTGGTGGGGATGTTTATGGTCCCGAAGCGGCAATTTATGGCACAGATTCCATCGCCTATAGAGGATTGTTCAGAGGAGCCTAATGGCAAGAATAAATAAAAAAACTAGAATAAAAGGTTTGCCACCAAAGTTGCAACTTCAACAAGAAGATGCAACCACGGGCAGCTTTCCATCACAAGTAAGGATCTCTTCTGACAACAGAACTGGAAATTATGATGTCCTATGGAATGACACCAATGCAATAAACTTTCTTCGTTACTCCAACTTAGAACTTGGAATTGGTATAAATTCGGGTAGTCAATTTATCAAATATCCCTCTGAACAATTAACAGATATCACCACAACCGGCTCTCTTAGAAAGGGTGTGGGAGATCAGATTGCACATTTTACACCTGGCCAAGGTCTGACTCCTTTTAGAGACTATGACAATCCTGCTGTTGACGGGAAATCAGACAATAATTCTTTTTACGCAACTGGTTCTAACCCGCTTGTTTTTGGTGATGAATTAAAACAACCTTTGTGGTCAAAAACAAAATTAGAAATAGACATAAGCGTAGATTCTACTTGTGGTGCAGCATTATTTGTAAGTGGTGCAGATTGGGGCAATGCAACTCGTCCTTCCACAGCAACAGATGGGTTGAGTTATGAAATGCTTTATTACAATTTCGTTAATAAAACCTGGCAGGGAATTGGAACAGGTACACCTACCGGATTTGTAAGTCAAGGAGCAGCAAATATTGCTCCACCGGTTCCGTTCGGAAATCATATCATGTATGGTTTTACTCCGGGAATAGTTGCTTCAAACAATCTTATTACAAGTGCATCAGTTAGTGGAGCCTTTGCTTTTATGAACAACGCAGGGCGACCAACAAATACATTTGGGTTTCCATTCCACGGGAAGTACCATGCAACATCTTCACAAACATTGAGCTTGTCAAGTTATATTTCCGAACCTTTTCTGGTTGAAAAAATAGTTGTTGAGCTGAGTGCTGCGTATACAGTATTTTCAAATACGATGACAACAGCTTCTCTTGGAGTTACGCACATAACACAATCTGTGATACCAGCTGCAATTAACAATTTCTTTATTTTAAACCAAAGATCATTTGCGAAATATAGGTATGTTGATTCATACCAAATACTCGGGAGAGATGACGGGACACTGGTGACAGAAGTGCCAACGGTCGTAACTTTATCTGCCAATGGAACAGCGCAAACAGTTTCTACAAACAGAGATATTATCACCTGGGGCGGCATTAGTAGCTTCGCTGCTAATATATCCACCAGTTCTCAACGATACCCTGGCACATATTACTTTGGTAATGTATCAACATTCCGTGAGGACAACCCCAAGTCACTTATGACAAGAGATTTTGTTTTTGAGTCAAATGAGAATGCTGAGAATGATCTAAGCTCACTTTCTTGGGCTGGTAGAGTTAAATTAGAATTGCTGGCCGGATCACCGAATAAAGATTCAATATTTGACTCTCCAGTTATTGACCCTATAAATGGGGTAGACTTATCTAGGTTTCTCATGCGATTTCAAGCTGGACCAGGAACATACAGAGAGGGTATTGCAATTATAAACTACGGAGGTCCATATGTGAATTATAAGAATGGCAATCGAAATGGGCTTGGCCTTTTATTTCCTACGGGTCGCTCTCGTTCATCTGAGATAGCGTCACTTCAAGCAACAGCAATAAACGAGGATTTATCTACATCCACTACTATCGTTGAACCAACGCCTGATAATTTTCTACACATCAATCCATACCTTCTATTGCCTTCGGATCAATTAGTGATTGGCTGGCAGCAACCAATTACAGATTTTGTAAATGGGGAAACAGCATTGCCAGGTGCGGTCTTGAGTGAAATTAACTTTTTACCAGGCGATGCTAAAATCACTATTTATGGTTCACCTCTTAGGCAAGACAGAGAAGAGCATGATACGCTTAATCAACTATTGACGTCTGAGTCTGTACACGAGGTGATTGAGTAATGACAATCTTTGATCAATACCGTACCGAAACTAGACCGACTTACAGTGGTTCTTATTCAAGCCAAACTGTCAATGGTAATATCTTGTCTGAAGATGCTGCCACATTTAAACGTAGTCGAGCAGTTGTAGCTGAAGCTTCAACAGGTTTGACCAGTCAATTTTTTGAAAAAAAGTGGCTCTACGACACATGGTTGGGATTTGTTTCAGGCAATTATAATAAAAAAAGTGTTCGTATTGTTACCATAGGCACATCTGACGAAACGTATCTTGATTCATGTGCTCCTGGTGTTTTGGACATATACAAAGAATACAACGGTGGAGAATTTACTCTTTTTGAGAATGGTGTAAGTGGTTCGGCCGAGTTTAATATTCCATCAGTATCAGACCCAAGGGTTGTTCCTGGTGCAGCTACGCATCTTATTAAAATGGAGAATATCCCAGGTCACACAACAACATCACGGTGGCATGTGGAATTTCCATTCCAATCAAAAAGAGGTTTGAGATTTAAACCACGTATCTTCAATCCTGGCAATGTTTTAATAAACTCGTTAACAATTGTTAGCGATTCTGGCGGGGGGACGTTGACCGTTCCATCTAGCTCTAATACTATTTCTTTTATCATGTATGGCAGCAATGATTCTCATCGAAAACATTTTGTAGCCAGCTTACCAGTTCATCCGACCGCTGCCTTGCCCAGAGGCGATTCCGATATAAAAAAATGGGAAAGTGTTGGACTTTCTTCGGAGTTGTTGCAAAAAGCATGGTTTGGAACGGGAGACGGTTTAAGAATAGTAGGCAACCTTGCATCTGCTGCGCCTAGTGAGGACAACAGAACTGGTCCGTTTGTTCACCTAGGGGGAAACCTGCCTTCATATCGTGACATTAGCACTAGTGGACTTTATGACGAAACTGATCTTTTTTTAAATCCTCCTGCTGTACTTTATGGACCAATAGTTAGAGGTTTCAAATATGGTCTCATCAATTCGTTACCGCAAAGATTTAATGTTGTATTTAGAAGTGATAGATTTGGACAACTTCGTGACATTCTCGAACAAAGGCCAATTTCCGCAATTTTAAATCAAAACAATAGTAATGTAAGCGTGTTCTATCCCATAGAAATACAATTTGTAAGCGGAACAACTTCTTATAATCGGTACATTGATTACTTAACTGCAAGTAATCCATCTTACAACCCAGATGATTCAGGAATATACGACATTCATTACAGAAGCGGGAAACCGTTTTCAGATTTGAGATAAAATTGAGATAAAAGTTAATAAGTTCCCCAAAGGAGGGTAGGGTCATCGCCGGTATATTAAATTCAAAAAATAGAATCTTCGACACGTTTCTAACAACGGAAGGCCGTAAACAAATTGCACAAGGTCGTCTGATTGCAGAATTTTATTCTTTTACCGACTCGGGCATGTTCTATAATCAGGATACGATTGTTAGTGGAGGTCTTGATGACACCTACAGAATTCAACTTGAGGCAACTAATCTTCCTCAGGATACAATTACGCTCGAAGCAGATGATTCTGGAAGGCTGACCGGATTTCCAATCTCTGGATCGGATCGATACATCATTCGTGGCGGACAAATTTTGTCTTCCTCATCCGAAAATGAAACAGTTGTAGTTACTGGTTCCAAGTATGCCAGTCTTTCTGAACGACTTCTCGACAGTTCAATTGACAATTTTAAAAAACTCTACATTTTAAGAAGCCCAGACCCAATCGATTTTAGGGAGCGTCAATTTATAGTTGGACCAAAAGAAGCTACATTTTCCATAACAGAAACTAGACCATTTTCTACAGCTTCTATTTCTACTGCCAATCTTAATAATGTTGAAGGTTTTTTTCAGGACAAACGGTTAAGTCACATTCCAAATTACCAATTTCTTCCACCAGTTAATAAGCCAAGGCTTGGCACCACAGAAGCCGAACCTTTGGGGGAATTTATAAACCTGAATCAAGAACCAATTCTTACATTTGAAGATGTAGAACGTGAAATTCGGCAATTTGAAGATATGGGCTATGCCCAAGAATTCTTATTTACTGAAACTTCTCGCCAAAGCAACATTGTTGGTCAATTCTTTGAAAGTGCTCAAAATGAATTACAGAAACTTGATGTAATTGACTTTGGTTTGTTTACAACCAGTGAAGGTGTGTCAAAACATGTATTCTTTGTTGGGAAGATTTACAATGATGATATGGGAGTCGATACATTCGTACAGTTATTTACACTTGTGTTTTCTTGAGTACGAAAAACCGCTGGTGGGTTTCAATGAAAGTATGAATGATCTATTTATAATCAATTATGTCCATCAAAACATTGATTGAATTGCTTGTTGATGAAGAGTTCCAACAACTTGCAGAAAGTTTGGATGGGGCCGATGTTAAACACGCTGCTGATTACATAGAGTGGTTAAAAAATCTGAAATCAAAACAGAACAGACCTACAGGTTGGAGAGTTGGCCGACTTAAAAAAGAAAGAGTTGGTAAAAGCTGTGCCTTTTGTGGAGAAAAAACTTTAGTTGGTGTCGAACACATCATTCTACGCTCTCTTGGAGGCCCCAAATTTGATAGGTGGAACCTCGCCTGGTCTTGTTATCCATGTAACGATGCACGAGGTTCAGGTTTAGGTCTCCCAAATAGAGACGTTCCTATGATTGGTTGGTTAGGCGTGGCGTTGGGTAGGCGTGATCTACCATCAGAAAAAGATATTATAGAGTATTTCAGAAATCAACCCATCAAAAAGCGACGCTTTAATAATATTGTAAAAGAGGTTATAGACGGTTCGGAAATTAACGACCCTCTGTATCATGTAACTTACTTCAACCGCTTAGGCGGCATCTCAGAGGCTGGATTGAGGCCGGGGATGGCTAGGTCTATCGGTGCTGGTGGTTATGATGCTCATTCTAAGAAAGGTGTCTTTCTGACAGAAGATGATGGTGTTAGTTTTTGGTTCAACAGAGCAGAACAATTTGCAGAGCATAATAGTGACAATCCTCTTGAAGATGGATTGGTGCCTGTGGTCTTAAAAATCGACCCAGCTGCATTCCTGGAAGACGATTTATTTGACGACGAGTTGGGTTCTAAAGACGCAGTCGCAGGTGCATACATTATTCCTGATGGAATTGACGCTGATTATATCGATGTTTGGGACGGAACTAATTGGATTCCGGTTGATGAATGGGATAGTATTGATATTGAGCAATCATTCGACAAAGAAGAGATAGAAGATGAAGACGGCGATGATGATGCCTACTTCATGTTCAAGTATGATAATCCTCTACTTCCTTAATAAGGCTTATGACATTGCCAAACAACTGATACGTTTTAGAAATTTCAGTATGAAAATTCCTCTGTTTTTCGCAATTCCCTGTAGTGTTTTTTAAGAGACGAAAGTACGATTGACAGTTGCTTACTTGACAATCCCGTGATTTCTCTAATGTAGAGGAGAACCGCTCTTTTTGAAAGGAGATCAATATCATCAAGCCGATCAATGATGATTTTAATTGCTTCAATCGTTGCTTTTTCGTTGTCTGTTCTCGTTCGCTTTTCAAGTTCTCCTACTATATCACGCAGGAATTTATTCATTTCCTCTTGTGTCATCACCTCGTCAAAACCAGGAATAATGTTTTGACGTTCGATAGCATCCAAGTCTGTTTGTGAGATGCCTTCTTTGTAATCTAAAGAAATGTATTGCTTTAGTTTTTTGGCATTCTGCTTGGATTTGATCGTTAGCCAATTTTTGGCAACAACATTGAAATATGAGAAAGCCTTTGAACCCTTAGTGGGATCAAATTTGTGAACTGCTGTATAAAGAAATTCAAGACATTCTATCTTCAAGTCCTGCTTGGATTCATGCATTACCTTGAATCCGTAGACGTTTATTAGATTTTCTACCAGTGCATCAAAAGCAGGTAAAATTTCCTTAACATAAATTACATCTTTTTCAGCTTGAACTGCTGAATTTTGATATCTTACGATAGCATCTTGCGTGTCTGACGTAAAATACTTCTTGGTTGGCTTCGAGCCTGGTTTTCTACGGGAAATTTTCCTTCTTTTTTTTGGTTTGTTTTTTAAAGTCTTGCGACCAATAGCTGCACTTGCTTTGGACGCATCATTCTTTTCTTTGGTGTTGGACATCCAGAACTATACCTTCATTTTGTAACATTTGTAGCGGATTTGGTGTATCCGGCGGCTGTCCAGGAAGTCTCGGAATTATTCGTTCATCTCTAGTGGGAATTTCAGTGTTATCATTGATAAAATAATATTGCTGTTTACTTCGAGCTGTAAACCGTTCAATCATTCCAAAAATTTTAACTCTGCAAATTCGAACTTCTTCCAAAATTTTGTCAACCTCTTTTCTTACCTCGGGACTATCATAAAATATTTGCATTTGCAATACTCCATTGATAGTGTCATCGACTTCATTTAATGCAGAAACAGTATCACTTATATCGTCTTCAAAAACCATGATAATTCTTGAAAATTTTATTAAGTAATAAACACTGAAGCCCAGTGTTACTGCAAGCAATGCAACGATGCCAGTAAGAACCCAAGTCAACATTATATTATATCTTTTAGAACTTCCGAGTATCTATCGCTGATGGCCTTAAAGCTATGCGTTTTTTGTAGCTTCGTCGCAAGCTCCTTTGCCCATTTTTGGGGCAGGCCGGGACTGCGGTAAAACTTCTGAAGTTTTCTTTTTGCATCCGACTCGTCAGGGTTTGCCCACTGCATACCAGAGAAGAAAATCTTATTGTCAACCCTTGATTCGTGGATTGGTCTAAGTCGGTAATCTACCTTAACATACTTACCTTGTCCGAGAAATTCAGTGTGTGCACTCCAATTCGTTACAATAACTGGAAGTCCACAAGCAGCTGCTTCAAGAATTGGTAAGCCAAAGCCCTCACCCCTTGTGAGGCTAACGAGAGCTTTTACTTTATCATGACGATAAAGTCCTGCCACTTCTTCATCTGACATGTTTCCGTGAAGAAGGTAAAACTTTGGCCCTGGGCCTTTTTTGGTTTCAAGGAGGACTTTTGCAAGAATATTTGTTGTGTTTAGTTTGTCAAGCTTGGTGTTGCGACCAAAATTTGTTTTTACTATTACTCCGACATCGGGATTTTCGGCGAATACTTCCGACATCCACTTAATCGTGTATGCTAAATTTTTTCGATCATTGTCAGGATTGTTGCCACAAAATTGACCAAAAACCAGAAAATTAAATTCGGTTTCTATGTTCGAAAGATTTATCACTGTATCATAGCTTCCGTTTTCAGAAACATTAAGTGCGTCATCCAAACATGCGTCTGTAAATGCTTCTGGCACCACGACTATTTTTGTCGTAACCTCAACACCAGCATTGTGGATTACAGATTTTACAAATTCTGATGGAACAATAACCATGTCCATTTGGTTTACATGCTTTACCCATTCCTGATTGCACTTATCTGTTTCAACAGCAGCAGTAATTCCGATGTTGTAATCAGCTAAAAATGGATTCCACTCGTTGGGAAGTTGAAGTTGTAGTGACACATCATAATGATCTGATTGGGTTGAGTGCTGAACCAATCTACCAATAAGTCCATCATAAGAATCAGTATTTACAACCCAAGGAGTAACACCCCATTGTAGCGGCTCAACAAATACTTCAAGGTCATCCCTTTGGTCCATTTGATCAAACAACCATCGAGCAACCTGCCTAGAATGCACACCATAGCCCGATTGTGTAAGCACAGGAGCCCTAAGAATAACTTTTTTGGTTTGTGTGCCTGGATTAAATTTGGGTGCACTTGGACCCGACAACAACCCTTCCATTGGAGGAAGTTGTGCGCTTTCAATTTTTCTTTTGTCGTCAGTCATATTACTTCCTTTTCTTCCTCTTTTTGTTGGATTTTTTTGTTGTTGTTTTTACTGAGTCGTTTTTAGGCTTAGCGGTTGATTTTGTAGTAGAAACTTTCTTCCTGCCCTTCGAAACAGTCTTTGTTGAACCTGCTTCGGCACTGCCTAATGATGTTTGCATGAATTGTTGAGTTTTAACTGCATCAGCTGCAATCTGTGCTTGCTTTGCTTGTTCGAGCCTGCTAGGATTTCTATCAACAACAGCTTCTTCACCCTGACCAGGAACAACTGGTTCAATTTTTTGGATGCTCCACCTATTGGTGTTCCCAGACTCAAAATTTTCGATACATTTTGTTAATGTCTCATCCCATCGTCTTACGATGTCTTCATGATTGTATTCAAAATCAACGTAGTCCAAAGCCTTTTCTCTAAGTTTGGCCTTCTCTTCAGGGGTGTAATCATGAACCGTAAGGAAGGCATTTGCAAGCTCTTCTGTTCCTGCAAAATCTTCATAGATATATGGGACAAGTTGTGAACCTACGAGACAACGTTTAATCGGATCGAGCCCAACTCCAATTTCAGTTCCATCCCTATAATCAACAACTTTACGTGTTTCTCCTCCGGTTTTTAAGGCGATAATCGGTTTGCCGACTTGCAAAGAAATAAGAGTAGAAAGTCCGAATCCTTCATTTTTTGAAACGTTTACTACAGTATCAACAAGATTGTGCAGAATATTCATTCTATCAAAACCAAGCTTATCTGTTGAAAACCAAACATTGTTTTGAAGACCTAGCATTTCTGCCACGGCAAGTAGATTTGGGCCCTCGGCGTCACCTGGGTCTGTATGCATGATCAAAACAGCGTTTCGATGACCATGTTTTGCCTCAAGTTTGTCTAAGAAAACTTTCCAAGCACTAAGAACATCGGCTGGTAATTTACGAGTTGCATTTCGGTTTACCCAAAGAGCTTTAAACCAATTTGCTCTTGGTCCAAAATTTTGAGAAGCAAGGTTGTCAACCTGTTCTTTTGGAAGCTCATAATAAACATGCTTTGGAAAAGCATGTGGGATGTAATGAGTCTTTTCAGGAAAATGTGGTTTGATCAATTCATAAGTCTTGTAAGAGAGGCAGTTGATTAAATCTGTTGACTCATACCAAGGTCTGTTGAAAGCAGGATATGGATCATTGTCCCATACGTGCCAGTAAGTAATCGGACAAACTTGATGAATTTCATCTTCAATTTCCCATAACCAAATGAATTGTCTTGGATCTGTAAAAATAATAAGCGCATCTGGCTTTTCAGTCACAAGCAAACTACGAATCATCTCATGAGTGCCAAAACCATCTACTGGTTTTATGATAAAATCATCGTTTACTTTTATTGTTCTATAATCCTGGTGCTTGATCGCACCACCAAGGCAACGAAAACTATATTTGCCCGTGTTGATTAAGCCCTCAATGAGGAATCTTGCCTGAACACCCACGCCTGATGGCGCAAGCGGATGATCAGACAACATTAGGATCTTTTTCTTTTTCTTTGGCTTGATGAAAAGATCATCGCCAAGAAGTTCATTATCTACAGTTAGTAGTGATTCGGTCATGGATACTTTGACTTTCCTTCTGGTTACTATTCTCTTGGTTATTGCTATTTTTGTTCAATCCGTACTTGTTATAAACCTATTTCTTTTTCAAGATCGGCCTCGTACATCAATTTAGCAAGTTCTTTGAATTTGATTTTAGGCTCCCAACCCAGCTTTGTCTTTGCTTTAGTTGGATCACCCAAAAGAAGAGGAACCTCGTGTGGGCGGAAATATTTCGGGTTAATTCTAACGTGTTTGTCAACGTCAAGACCGGCATGAGCAAATACTTCGTCGAGAAATTCTTTAACAGTATGTGTTTCACCTGTAGCAAGGACATAATCATCAGGTTTGTCCTGTTGAAGCATTAGCCACATTCCGTATACATAATCAGAAGCATGGCCCCAGTCTCTTTTAGCACCAAGATTACCAAGCTCAAGAATTTCTTGTTTGCCAAGTTTGATTTTGGCGGCAGCTTGAGTGATCTTTCTAGTTACAAAGGTTTCCCCCCTGCGTTCTGATTCGTGATTGAACAGAATTCCGCAAGAAATGTGCATGCCATATCCTTCACGATAGTTGCGACAAAGATTATGCGCAAAAAGTTTTGCACAAGCGTATGGCGACGCAGGAGTCATTCTTGTCTCCTCATTCTGAGGAGTTTCAGGATTATCTCCATACATTTCAGACGATGAAGCCTGATAAATTCTGGCCTCGGGAACAATCTCTTTACAAACATTTAAGAGCTTCATTGTTCCCATTGCAACTACGTCAAGCGTCTCTTCAGGAACGTCAAATGAAACTCTCACATGAGACTGAGCTGCAAGATTGTAAACTTCATCTGGTTTCCACTTGGTTAACACTCGCCATAAAGAATGGCTGTCGGTCATGTTGCCCCACTCCATCCAAAATCTTGGATTATGATAGAAGTGCTCTACTCGTTCAGTGTTGAAAGTGGAAGTTCTACGTCTTAGACCAACAACCTTCTTGTAGCCTTTGTCTAATAGAAGTTCAGCCAAATATGAACCATCCTGTCCCGTTATTCCGCTAATAACCGCAGTGCGTTTGTCATAAGGTTTGTACATGTTCACAGTCTCTATCTAGTTGAATTAAATGTTTTACTTAACACCACGTACATCAGGATATGTTTTTTCAAACCACTCACAAGTAATTTCCAGCCCTTCTCTTAGAGGCTTGTAGTCATGGTTAATTCTGCCGGCACTACTTGGTTTGCGATATTGCCCAGCGGGTTTGGTTGTGTCCCAGTTTATTCTGCCTTTGAATTCAAAAATTTCAGTTACGGTTTCTACCAATTCTTTGATTGAAGTTTCAACAGATATACCAATATTGCATGGAATTGAACTATCGTACATTTCACCAGTAGGACAACCTACCATTTTTAGGAGACATGCAGCAATATCTTCTGAAAAGGTAAACTCACGGAGAGCTGAGCCATCGCCCCAGAAAGTTACATTGGTTCCTTTTAGTTTGGCCTCATATATCTTACGGATAACCGCTGGAACCACATGTCCATCTTCTAAATCGAAGTTATCATGAGGTCCGTAGATGTTGTTTGGAATAGCTGTTGTGTAGTTTCTACCCTTTTGCTTTCTATAAGCTCTTGATTGAACTTCTAGCATTCTTTTTGCATAAGCGTATCCAAAGTTTGAATCGTGCGGTGGTCCTTTATGAAGCTGTGTTTCGGTCAACGGATAGGTTACCCACTTGACATCTGGATACACACAAGTGCTCAACATTGAGACAACGTGTTGAACATCATATTTGTCAGCAGCCATCAGCACATTTGTGTTTATTAAAATGTTCTCATTAAAGAATTCTGCGACCTTCTCAGTGTTGGCTTTTACACCACCAACTTTTGCTGCTAGGTGAATGATTTTTTTTGGTTTTAGCTCTCTAACCATTTTTCGAGCTTTTGTTGGGTTGGTTAGATCGTAATCTTTCGAACCAACAAGAGCAACGTCAAAGTCTTTAGGGAGAAGTTTGCGAATGGCTTGCCCGACCATTCCGGTGCCGCCCGTAACAAGCAAATCAGCCATCATTTTTCTCGTAATATTTGATCATGTCAACAATGCCATCTTTTAATGTAATTGAATTTTTTGGATTCCAAAATTTACACAATGTGTCCAAATTTGGTTCAATCCTGCTGTCGTTTTGTACCGTATCCTCATGAGGAGCTTTTATAATATCTACTTTGTAGTGAGCAGCAACCAATTCTGCCACTTGACCAATAGAAGACCAAACTCCGTTACTAACATCCAATTTTTTATATTTTTTAACTTCATCAAATCGTTCAGCAAGTGTCAAAAGAATTTCAGAGCAGTCTTTAGCATGCAAAAACTGCCTAACTTCCGAACCGTTAGTCAACATGTTGATTACGCCGGTATTTTTTGCCTTTTTAATAAAATCAGTAATGACGTGCGCTCTCATGTCATCATGCTCTGGTCCATAGATATTCCAAAAGCGTGTTGAGACACCACCCAGAGATTCTGTAAAATGCTCCCCAACTTTCTTGAGATTTCCGTATGGAGACCAAGGCATTTCAGCCATTGATGAAGAGGCAAAAACAAATGGTTTTTTGTGAGTTTCAAGCATATCAAATACACTGGTCATTATCTTCATATTATTCATTAAAAATGTGCAGTCATCTTGTTTTAATTTGAGAAATTTAGAACCACCAATGTCGAAAGCTAAAAAATAAACAAAATCTACTTGAGACATCCAATACGATGCAATATTTTGTGAGTTTCTTAAATCATGGTCTTTGCCAAGAACAAGATCAACATTGTATACTTTACACCCTCGCCTATACAAAAAGTCACAAAGAGGCCGACCGATTTGTCCAGAACCCCCCAACACCATTATGCTTTTACGACAGGGTGTGACGTTTTGATGTTTTATCATTTTAATTTTCTATCCATTCAGACAACCAGCCATCATCGGCCTTTATAAGGCGATTTGATTGATACACATGTTCATATAGTGTTATGAACTTTGCAATATTAACATTCAAAGAAAGATGGTTTTGAAAACGTTCGGCAGCTTTGTTTGAAACAATTTTGTAATAGTCTTTATCCTGCACAAGCTTTTTCATTGTGTTGACATATGCTTCCAAACTGTCTACCACAACTCCAGCTTCTCCTATTGTCTCCACGTGGCCCATTGCTGGAGCGGCGTGGCTTATTATCGGCAATCCATAACTCATTGCCTCGCTGATAGCCAATGAGAAAGTTTCTCCATCTGAACGTCCGTGAGCATAGGCATTTAATGTGTTTAAAAACTTTGAAATACTTTGCTTGTCTCCGGTATGAGGAAGCGTATGAAAATTTTGCAATTTAAGTGTTGCGGCCTGTTCTCTATATCTGTCGCTTCCACCAAGTAATAAGAAAGCAACATTATCAAATTCGACTTCAAGCTTTTTGAATGCTGTTAATGGAATTGGAGAAAAAATTCCATCATCGACTCTCTGATGTAAGCCAAACACAAATTTATTTTCTAATTTAAATTCCTTTCTAAAGTTCAATTTAGGTGGTGTCGGAAGCTCATCAAATAGTGGGATAACTTCAATTTTACTAGGATTTCCTCCAGCTTTGACCCAAGTTTCTGCTTGGTGCTTTGAAATATGAACAGTTTTAACTACATTAACTTTGTTTTCAGCCATTCCAGGCAATGTGACCAAGTCCACTTGAGGAGTTGAATTTATTTGAGTAAAAGGATATTCTGGATGACCTGCTCGGGCGGTTTGAATGATGTCATACCTGTTTTCATCAAACATTTCCCAAAAATTAGTATCGATCCATTTGTGTGTTGAATCTCTCACGTCTTTATAGGCGACACTAAATTTTACAAGATTCACATTTTTACTTTCCATATAAGCTTTTCTATATGGATCAGTGTCGGCATGTTTGTAATCCGAACCAAGGTATGGTGCAGCGTCACAATAATAGTAATCTACTTCAAATCGATCCTTCGGAAGATTTGCCGCAATGGTTTGCAATGCCTTTTCAGTTCCGCCTGCTGCCAAACCACAAAATTTAATGAATGCAATTTTTATCTTTTCCATCATTATTTCTTTCTAAAAATGCGAACATGCATACAGGTAAGCAAGTCTTCATAAGATGAATCCTTCTCAAGGGTATCTCTAACTGCCTCTGAAACTTCAATGATTCCTTTGAAGGAACTTGCGTAAGTTGGGATTTTTTTAAAATTACTAGCATCATCCACAATCATAAAACCGCCCGATTTTAAACATTTATCATAATTTTGATGTCATCAACAGTTGCCTGATATGAGTGATCTCCATCGATATAAACAATATTAAACGGACCTAAATTATTTACTTTTTCAACAATCTTTTCATCTTGTGACTTTCCATCAATGATGGTCGTGTTTTCCATCGTAAGTGAAAAGTTTTTAAATATTCCTTCAATATAAGGCATGCGGTTATACTTGGCAAAATCAGGATCGAAAAGTGGAGTTACCCCTACCATTTTGGAATTTTTTTCTGTTTTATTTGCACATAACTCAATTAAAGATAAAATTTGACCTTTGTAAACTCCTATTTCTAAAAATGAAAAATCAGATGGCATTTGGTCCACGATCAGTTTCCACATGTATTGCAAACATCTTGCTCCATGTCCATAGATGACTCCCTTTTTATAAGATGTTTCAATAAAATCTCTGTGATTTTTTAACCAAGAAACAGAATCGGTTCCTAGATTAAAGTCTAGAATAATTGAACTATTGCACAGTTCCGTATCTTCGTATTCTTTTATATATCCTGTAAAGTTTTAGTCTTCATTTTAAATTTCTTACCTTTTCTCTAATGTAGGCTTTAATATTAATAGTTGATTTCCATCCAATCATGTTTTTCATGAGAGAAATATCAGCACACGTGTGTCTAGGTTCCATCCTTGGTGCAATGTATGTTATGTTCTTAGAAATAAGTAATGCTAAATAATTTAGTTCGTGTGTAGTTCCTGAACCAATGTTAAAAACATTATATCCTCTCAATCCAGCTTCGGCAGACATAACATTTGCTTTCGCTACGTCAAGCACGTTAACAAAATCTCGGCTTTGTCTACCATCTCCTGTTATGGTCAAAGGTTTACCTTCGGCAAGCTGTCTAAACCAAATACCGATTACAGGCACATAAGCGCCAACAGTAGGCTCTCGATTTCCATAGACGTTAAAGTAACGAAGGCAGGTGATGTTCATATCGTATAGCCTACAGAACAGTTCTGCATATTGATCGCCGATGAGCTTTTGTAAGGCATAAGGACTCATCGGATCAACAGGTTCGTTTTCATCAGTTGGAACATTTTTGGCGTCGCCATATACTGACGATGAAGACGAATAGATTATATTTTTAACTCCCGCTTTCCTACAAGCTTCAAATAGGTTTAGTGTTGCTGTGACATTCTGTTCGTTTGAGCCAACGGGGTCATGAATACTCGGCTCAACTCTTGGCAATGCAGCTAGATGAAACACAACATCAATTTGACCAAACTCGGTCAACATTTTTTTAAAAAGCAATTTACTGTCAAGCAAATCTAAATTGCAAAATTTAGCTTTAGGATTTAAGTTTTCAGTATAACCAGTAGAAAGATTATCTACCACGATAACATCATGGCCTTTCTCTACTAGAAGATCAACAACGTTTGAACCAATGAACCCTGCGCCACCTGTTACGAGTACCTTTTTCATGAAACACCTGTCGTTGTTCTAAGGTTATACTTCAGGAGTTTATTTGTTTTCGGCGTTAGCGATCCTCCGCCTGAGATTTGACGTTGACCAGCTATGGTCTCTGTTATGCCAATGTATTTCTATACTGAGATCTGAACCTGTAAAATCTTTTTCTTTGTAATCACTGCCAAGAATACGAACATCTGGAGAAATTTCTTTAAGAAGTTGGTACAAATCATCTTCTGATTTATATATAATAACTTCGTCAACATAACGAATTGATTCTAAAACCATCAGCCGCTCTTCAAGTGTTTGTATGGGTTGGTTTTTTGAGTCTCTTTCTGTGGATGGATCTACATGAAGAGCACAGACAAGATGCTCACAAACCGTCTTGGCTTCTTTGAGCATTATAATGTATCCTGGATGAATCAGATCAAAAGAACTAGCAACAAAACCAATTCTTTTACCCAAAGTCCGCCATTCGCACACATTTACGGCTCGGTCGTCAATAAACAAATCTGCATGCGGCTTCTGATTTGTGATTAATTTGTGGTATTTAAATCCCCATTCATTCAGCTGTTTTTCTGTCAATTCTGTATAATCAACATGAGATACACATCCTCTTGCGGTCATAAAAATGATGGTGTGTCCACAGTCATACAGATTATTAATGCGTCGTAACATATCAGGATAAGGCTTTGCGTTCAAATACTTGCCAAGTGTATTGGTGCAGATTGTTCCATCAATGTCAAAACAGAAAGTTGCCATTACTTTACTTCCATAATTGAGTGCAAAAGAATTTGATGAACACATTCTACCACACCGTAGTCTTGGCTTTCTACCCAAACATTTAACTTCCTATACATGTAGTTGGTTCTATGAAGTTTGTTGTCGTGATCTTTGCCAGACAAAGCTACCCAAGCCACTCCATCAATCTCACAACGATTAGCTGCGTTCGTTATATTCTTGGAGTTTCCTGATGATGAGATCAGGATCACTAAAGTCTTTCCAGGAGTTGCGAATTCTTTTACAAATTGTGCATAAGCTCTATTGCTACCGTAGTCATTTACATAACAAGTAAGTCTAGAAGCATCAGTGAATGCAAATGCTTTCTTTTTTAATTGCTTGGTGTAATCGACAGCCATGTGGCTAGCTATGGCACAACTTGCTCCATTGCCAATTAGAATGATTTCCTCATGGTCTTCTATCAAGCTTTTAAGCGCACCAGATTTAGAATACACCTTTTCTATTTCTCTTATCAATTCATCTTTGTTCATTAAAACCTCTGGCCAACTACTCCAGTTTCGTTGACTCCAATTGGTATTGCTTGTGAACCATTTATTTGTTTAGGCGCACAGCCTTTCTTACATAGAGCTAGAAAATAACCACCACCACCAGCTCCGCAAAGTTTGATTCCGAGAACATCTTTGTGCTTCTGAAACTCTTCATTCCACTTCTGAAACCTTTCATCATCTGCGATTAATGGTGACGTTGTCTTTTTAATGTCCCAACCTCTGTTGAATATTTCAAGGAAACCTTCAGTATTTTGTTCTTCTATGGCTTGTTCGAGATCATCAACCATTGTAAGAAGCGGCAAGCAACGGTCTGTGTTTATCGTTTTTAAAATATCATTTGAGTCTCTTGTTATTTTTGTGTAATAGAGAGCCATGTCAAAATTGTCTCTAAGAAAATCACCATCTAAAAACGAAAAATTGGGACGTCTATCTTTGATAAAGTTGATGCGCTTGAATCCTCCAACGCCACAGCCATATGAATCTTGATAGCCAGTCTCGGGATTGAACTTTCTTTCAAGTTCCAGTGCTTGTCTACAAACTTCAAATTCAGTCAACTGTTCACTCTTATACATTGTTACAGCTTTCGTTAGCGCATTCATGTAAGCTGAAGAGGAGCCCAGTCCTGAGCCTGTGGAAATAATGTCTGAAAGAAACGAGACAGTAATTGGTCCAGTGTTGTAGTGACCAAGAACTATTCTTGCAGGCGTGTTTTGTACTTCATATAATTCATCTACTTCTTCGTTCTTAGAATAGTTTAGGATATATTGACTTCGGTTGTTATCATGAATACTAACATAAACATAAAGCGTTGAAGGGAAGCTAATAACTGAACCTTTGCCGTATTTTTTAATAAAATTATCAAGGTCTGTCCCTCCTCCAACAAGAGAAATTCTCAAAGGACATTTTGCTACATACATCATTCTAAAGTGAGAAATTCAGCCAAGTTACCAACAGGAGTGTGCGTTTCATCAAAAAAGTGTTTAAAAATAGTGGGCTTAAATTTTTCAATCCATTTATTTCTGTCAGGGACGTAGTTTGCATCCCGATGAAAAAAATAGTTTGGCAACGTATTCTTCCACTTGCCGATTACGTAATCATGTGTGATAACCTTCTTTACCCTTTCAAATTTTTCTTGAACAAATAACTTTCCAAAAAACTGTGCAATTTTTTTAAATTCTTCTTGAGGTTTATAAACAAGCTTTTCATATTCAATTATTAAATCAGCATTCCTAAGCCATTTATTTGTATTGTATTTATAATCATTAACTCTATATTTTATAAAATTTTCTACATTAACATCACACGCTTTAGCCTCGACATATTGACTTTTATATAAAGAATACATCATGTGGCATACATTTTTCCTGTATAAAAACATACATGGTGTTATAGCCTCCAAGCAATGATCATGATCATGGGTCCAGAAGCATATAATGTTTTCTGGCTTTAACCTACCATCAATCCAAACATTAGCTTCAAAATAACGTTGAATCAATTCAATTAGATAATGATTTCCGACCCTGAAAAACCCCGTAAAGATGGGAACATCCTTTGTTCTAATGGGAGATTTATACCAAGGTGTTTCAAACGTATTTTTGTTTGGATGACCCGAAGTCGGGTGCAAAATCCATGTATTTTTTGCCACCAAATTCATTTACAACTCCTTTAGGTAAAGTGCAGTGATGTTTCTTGAGTGTCCAACTTGGCCACCTCGCTCATCTTCATAAGCTTCAACCGTAGAGAAACCGTGCACTTCGAAGAGCTTTGATAATTCTTCTTTGTTGGGATGGAATACGTGAGTTTCCTCCCAAGGATATGAATGCTTATCAGGCAAATTTATCAGTGCATAGCCCCCTACTTTAAGCGAGGTAAAAATATTACGTACACAATCATCAACATCTTCAGGGTAGATGTGTTCTATAGTGTGGAAACAAATAACAAAATCAAAGTAACTGTCGTATTCAATTTTTTCTGTTAGGTTTTGACAGTGAAATTTTAGTTTTGATTTTACTGGTGAAACTGCTGCAAATTCTTTTGCCTTTTTAATAGCTTCTTCATTTATATCAAAGCCAATAACTTCGTTTACTCTTTCCATTTCTGCGAGATGGATATCAAACAACCCAGTATTACAGCCAAAATCTCCTATTTTGCCTTGAAAAAGTTTTCTGTAGTGCTGAAAAAGAACATTGGGCATATATTTTTTCCAATGATCTTCAAGGTGAACATAGTTTTCTTTTTTATATTTCGAATTCATGTATTAAAGTTGGTACTTATGGTATTTATTGTTTATGTTCTCTGCGATGTAATGCTCGAATTTCAACATTTCCATGTGTCGCTCATTTTTATTTGTGAACATTGAAACGGCAAATTTAAATGGCAAATCATTTACTCGAACTAAAGTGCCAGCCTGAAATGGTCTACATTCCAACATGACTGGGATTAGTTCATCAATCTTCCAAAAGTTTTTAAACTGCTGTTCATTTGCAGTTTGCTCTTTATATTTCCAAGTGTTTTCTTCGAAGAACCAGTCTGGAAATTCCATATTTTCATAATCTTCATAAGATTGAAGACTTGCATCCCAAAACAGACCTTCCACCGCCTTCTTTGGATTAATCCAGGGCTGCACTGGTAACTTTGGATTGTCTATCCAAAAGTCTTTTTTAACATGCACCGAAGGGTGTTTATAACTAAAGCGAATGGCATTGTCCACCACGTCAGCGAACCAACGATGATTGATGTATCCGGTATAATTTGGGTCTTCAACACCACGTAGATGCTGTGCAACTACATTAGGAAATTCAATATATCCACGCTTGGCAACCCGTTCCATCTCACGACAAACTGCAATCGGATCACGTGTTGAAACGATAGCATCGTCAACTATAACATAATCAAACTCTTCATCAGCAAAAGGCCAAGGAGTTTCTTCGAGCGGCTGCGTAAACCAAGTCCTTTCGGAAAAATATTCCGGAATGGTTTGAACCCAGGAATTTGTTTTGCTGCGTTCTGCCCATGGACGTGGATCAATAACAACATTAGCACGTCGGAACGGTTGACGTGATCCGCCTACTTGCAACACCTTCCAATCAGATTGTATGATGTCGTATTGAACGTGAATAAACTTCATACTATTTCCAGTATGAATAAAGTCTTTTATCTAGTTCAATGTCCATCTTTTTAACTTTTCTGTTTGGTTGACCTTCTGCCCAAACAAACATTTTACGAATAAGTTCTTCTAGGTCGGTTTTATCCTCAAAATCTAAAAGTTTCTTTGCCTTGCTATGATCACAGTAGGCCGTATGAACTTCTTTTCTTGGCTCAGCATGTTTGATGTTTGTTTTGTAACCGTATTCGAAAGCCACTTTTTGTACCAACTGTGCAAGCTCTAGGATGGTTACTGGTTTATCTGCACCAATATTAAATGTTTCTGCTGAATGTTCGAACATTAACTTCTCAATTGGTTCCATATAGTATTTTACATCCGAAAATGCTCTAATTTGTGAACCATCACCATAAACAAGCAAGTCCTCTTCGTTGAGAGCTTTTCGTATGAAGATCCCAATTACGTTACGATAGCGATCCCATATATTTTGATATATACCATGTACGTTATGTGGGCGCACAATTGCATAATCTAACCCATGGCGCTGGTGGGCATCTTTTAAATCAAGTTCAACAGCCATTTTAGCTATAGCATATGGGTCTGAGGGATTGTAAGGCATGTCCTCGGTAAAAGGCGGTGGATTATCACCATAAACGGTCATTGACGACGCAAAAATGAATTTCTTGACATCAAAGCGAATGGCTTCGTTGATTAGATTGGCAGACGTAATGATGTTGTTTTCGTAGTTAAAAATACGAATAAACGGCGACAATCCACACGCTGCGTATGCCGCAAAATGAACAACGTAGTCCGGTTTGTGTGCTTCAAATACTTCGTTGACGCTAAAAGTGTGTTTTATATCCCAGGGGTAGAATTCTACACGTGAATCTACAAAGTCTCGATAACCACCAGACAGGTTGTCCATTCCAATGACTTCATAACCCTTATCACAAAGATATTTGCAGTAGTTAGCACCAAATAACCCTGCGGCGCCTGTAACAAGTGCTTTACTTTTCATAACGCTTTGATACCTCACAAATTTGTGGCACATGCCAGATTTCTAGGTTGCGGAAAAAATCTACACCATGAATTTCAAACCAGTTTTCTATTTCCTTTAAGCGCCAAAAAGAATAAACGTCATCTTGGTAAGATATTTTTGGTAGTTTTACGCCCTCTTTCCAATTGTCGGGCAGTGGCATTACTACAGCATCTTCATCTAGTGTTATCCTATATTTGTTATTGACATTTTGTGCCGATTCTGGATCTTTGATAAATTCAGACATTCGACACCAGCACTGTTTGATTTGAAATGTATCCCAGTTGCTAAATTGAAAGTGCATTACTGCACCATACTTTGGATTTAATGTCAAATCTTGGTCATGATTCGCAAATCGACCCGGAGTTCGTGGAGTATGCATCCAAACTTCTGGATAGTTGCTTTCGCCATCATCCCTAAAAATGAAATCTTTATAGTTGTTACTCCATACACTATTGTCATCTCGGTAATGGTCAACGGATTTCCACATTGCTAACCATTGCATTAAAACTTTTTGACCAGGCTCCAGTTGTCGGAAAACTTTGGTCGAAACTCCCACAAAGGGGCGAGTAAACGTTTCATCAGCATCTAAAACAATAAAATGAGTACCTCCAGCCTCACGGCCCAACTCCAAAAGTCTTTGCCGGATACCCAATTCAGCCCAACCGAACTTCATTCTTTCTTTGTCCCAAGAATAAACGTCAGCACCAGCCTTTTTCATAATTTCTACTGAATTGTCTGTGGAACCATCATCAATTGCAATAATCTTTTCAACCAGTGGAGCAACGGTTGAAAAATAAGATGGAAGCACATGGGCTTCATTTCGAAATGGCAATAAAGCCATAATTCTCATTTTTTCTGTCATGCTTTCCTCTCAGGATTTGGCCAGCTTGGTGTTTCTGTGCCGAAAGTTTGAATAGTCCGGAACATAATCTTCAATTCGGTGTGCTTTATTATCAAAGACTAGTTTTTCTACAATGTATTTTCTTTTGTTCACTTCGGGCATCCAACTGTGAACAAGTTTATCCAATATTCCGTATCTCATTTCAATCAAGGTACGTTCAATTGGTTGAATGCTGTCACCACGTGTTGAAGCCCCCCGGCCTTCGTCAAGGTAGTAGCCAAGCACTCCGTGCGCTATATCAACTTTACCGTGTATTGCCAACCGGATTGCAAGATCAAAATCAGCTCCAGACTTCAATTGCTCGTCAAATTTTCCTGCCTTGTCGCAAAGAGATTTGCGCCACATAAAAAATGGCCCAAGAACCATACTGCGTGTATATTCTTTTTGATTGAACTTGTATTGACTATGATCAATCATCTTTCCCTTGAAATGGGGAAATGAATTAACAATAACAAAGTTACCATGCACAACATCAACATCTTCATTTTCTAACAAGACATTAGCTTGTTTTTCAAGACTATCAGGAGTGCGTAAGTCATCAACGTTCCAAATGGCAACAAAATCTCCATCAGCCAAATTAATGCAACGGTTCATTGAAATACCAATTGGCTCTACCGGATCAACCACAACGTGTTTGATAACTCCAGGATACTTTTCTTCAAATTCTTTAACCCAGGAAAGTTCTTGTTCAGTTGGTTCATTATGATCAAGCACCACTTGTATTCGATCAAAAATAGTTTGCTCCGGCAATCGATCCAGAAAGGTTTTAAGGTATCTCTCCATGCGGAAAGATGGGGTTATGCAAGATACTAGTGGTTTTTCAGAGTTGTTCGCCATTGCTTGTTCTCAACAGGTCAAAGTATTTTTGTGCTGCTTCTTCAAGAGTGTGTTTATCTAGGATATAGTCTCTTGGATGAAAATTATCAATATTTTTTAAGAACTCTTTGAAGTGATCAAGATCAACGTTGTTGATTACGTATCCGCAACGTTCGTCAAAATATGGCACAGAAGAAGCTACTGCTGTATGTTTCCCGTCTTCAGATTTCCAAAGTGGATTGTTAAAAACATAACAAGGTAACCCAGCCGAAAGTAACTGCATGTAAGCAATACCTTGACTCTCTGTTCCCGTGCAAAGAATAGCAAACTTGGCTTTTGTTGTGGCTGACTTATGCAGATCCTGTTCTAGATAACTGCCATATTTGAAAAGCTCATACTTTAAATCAAATTTTCGACAAATCGCTTCAACAACAGCTAGGTCTTGGTCGGAACGATTTTTAAAGTAAACGATGCAATCTATATCACCTGTTTTACCTTGCTCGGACGGTTTCCAAACATCAGTGTCAATACCAACAGACCAAACATGAATGTTTTTTCCATTCATCAAATCAAATTCTTGATACGTTTTTTTCACCCACTCAGATGGCACAACAAAGTGCTGGAATAGCTTGCACAGAGATGGATTATCGGTAGGTAAAACAAACAAGTTCGGGCCCATGAGCATAGGGCGTCCAGTAGATGCATAACTTGAAATTAATTGCGGCTTACAAAACTGTAAGCAACCTGTGTACTTCCAAGGGTGGCCACTATATTCAGGAATAACCGAAACACCAATCTTCTCAAGGCCAAGTTTTAGATTTTGAACCACTTTGCCTGGTCCACGATGCGAATCATTTTCGTAGATTAATGCTACACTTTTTTCATAATCATATGGTTTGGACATGACACCACAGTCTAAGCCAACATATTACCAGTTTATATCAGTCTCGGGTTTTATGTCTGTCCGGTACCAGGTCGTGATTGACCTGTATCATTATCAACACCAGCTTGTTGTTGTTCGTTTTCAACTTCTCGAAGAACATCAAGCGCTTGTTGAATGCTTCCAATAAACGAACGATACTCTCCCCAGGCGTCCGCTGGTCCAAAGCTAATTTGCGTTGTAAAATCTCCTTGTTTGAAACTATGATCTATGCCAATTACTGAATAAAAGTTATCTGCTGTAGTACCTGATTGAAAATCAATAAAGTATTGTTGAGCATATTGCAATAAAGGATTTCCGAAACATTCAACAGACAATTGAGTTGGTATAATTTGCATTGGTAAGCCGCCAGCATCTTCACCGTTTGGTGTAATGCTTTCTTCTCTTCTAAAGCTTCTGATAAGGTTAACTGTATTCAAAGCAGGTTCTTGTAACGAAGCTAATTGCGCATTTTTTACTGTTGTACCAGCAGCACCATAGATGATATATGGTGAATTTTGCATGATGAATTCTTTCAGTTTTTGTGGGCCGCCTATTAATCTATATTGAACGTCAACTGGCGAAGGATGTTCTTGTCCAGGCGGAGAATTTGCTGGGATTTTTTGAACAAGTCCCGTGGCTTCAGCAGCTGCTAAAGTCGTGTTTGCAATATCACGTCTGATATTTATAGCACCTGTATTACCACCTTGGATGGGAGGGAACCGGCCAACAGATTGCAGTGTTTCGGTTCTGGTAGACCTCAAGAGGCGTCCTAAACTTTCATATGATGTGCTTTGCCGATCAAAAAAATGAAGCCGTAGAATCGTTTTTCCATTATTTGCTGATGTATCTTCGCCGTCAGCTGTGCCACCCAACTGAGGCAAGGCTTCAACATACAGTTCAATTTGAGGTGCGGCAAATGTGCCGTCAGGCGTTACGCCTTGTAAAACGGCCTGTAAGCGTGTTTGGTGATTGGGAGCTTCGTCTACAGCTCTAGTTCCTCTTACTCTGCCATCATCGTCAACAAAAGCTTCAAACAGCGGACCCCTTTCGTCTTTCAAGCCATACGAAGGTGCAGCTGGATCATCTACTATGGTATCTCCCACGAATTGCACAAATTCTCTAAGAGACATAACTGATGACCTGCCAACATGACTAAGTCTATATCTTGCCAATTCGTCAGCGAAATAATCTGCATCAACAATAAAATTTCCTATATTTAATCGATTTGCTTTACCAGCCTTTTCATTGAAAGGATAAAAAATAAGCTGAATGTCGTCGTACTGGCCAGAATTCGCTAAAGGCTCGCCGACAAATGCAAGCAGTAGCTTTGCCAAAGAAACAGGCTGTTGACTTGTTAAGGTAACTTGTAATGCACTGCTCTCAAATTGACGCAAGCGCCTACTTTCGGCAGCAGAAAGCCCTTCGCTTTCATTGGCAGCTAAAAGTCTCCTTTGTCCCATTTCAGCATCATTAACAAGAAACGGATCAGGACTACTTTGAATGACTGACATCTTTCTTCTAACACTGTCAGCAATTGTGTTTCTCAATCTTTGAACTACAGTTGGTTCGCCACTGGAAAGTCTTGGTTCTAAGGTTTCACCTCGCCGACGGCGACGTACATCATCGCCGAAAATACTTTCTATTCTTTGAACAAGTTCTCTTGCGCTTGGATTGGATGAATTTTGATAAGCTCTTCTAAAATCTCTTAATGCTTCACGTAGATCATTTGTAAGATTGGGATGAGACATTGCATCCTGTGCTGCATCTAATATTTGTCGACCTCTAATTTCCCTTTGAGTAGAAGCTGTACTTGGTGGGAAAACTCTTTCACGGAGTTCTGCAATTGTGTTTTGCAATTCTTCAATTTCCTGAATTAAGTTTCCGAACGTTTGATTATCGCTTGACATAAGTTCAGTATTAAATGCTGCTGCGCCTCGCATTGCGATATTTAATTTAATAATAACCTGACCTGAACTATCAAAGTTAAACGAAGAATTTACCACCATATATTTTTCTTTAACTCTCATTCCATCGATAAGATCTCCATAAGGATTTAAAGAACCATTTCTTGAGGTGGATATTCCATTTACTGTGGTAACAAGGCCGCCATCTGGATGGGACCATCCATATTCAATTTGGATTTCATTTTGTCCATAAAGATCTGGCTTAACAAACCTTGCAACCTCTGGGAGACGTGAACGATCATGCAGAATTATTGTCATTTCACCTCGTTTGAAAGCCATCATTCCTGCTGACGGTGCTACGGAAATGGTCAAATCTTGTAACGACATTAACGGTCTGAATTTATCAAGAACCGGATTTGACCTTTCTGCACTTGGTGCAGCAGATACGTCTGCATTCACAAGGGTTTGTGGTGAAGTAAACAATTCCATGCCAGCTACCGAATATATTTCTGGAACTGGCTGATCCGGTTCTGCTTGCTGGGTTGACACAAGCGTACCTTCTGTGGTGTTTGCCTGTGTCATAAGTTCTAATGGACTACCTTGCCTAACTTCTTTAGCGCCTTCTAAAAATTTAGTCAATGAAAGTGTTTGCATCCTATCATTTGGTCCTGTTGGAGGCGCTGGGAAGAAGAAGTCAATATTAATATACGGAACAGCTCTTGATAACTCAATGTTTGGCACCCCATTGAAGAAAATGGTAGAAGCACCGACATTTTGACTCTCAAGAGAAACCCTGGGTGAGTTAGATAAGACAATTGACAACCCAGGATGTTCTTTTGAAGGTTCTGTTGGTCTGCTGTTGATTCTGGTTTCGTTGTCGCCGTAACCTAACATTTGACGAATCGAAACTCGTTCTACCTCAGTTATTGTTGGAGAATCGCCATCACCAGATTCTTGTTGTTCTGGAACGTTCACCTCTTCGGGGTCAACCAAACTAATGGGTCCATTTGGACCATTTGCATAGTGTATTTGAACAAGCCTTCCAAAAGCTTGTCTCAATTGTTCGCTATCCTCTGCGGCATTTATTTGTTCATTGAGATCATTAATAAGTTGATAGATTGTTCGCCCTCCTTCAGAAGTGTCGAACATTAGTTCTATAAGCCTTTTTTCTATATTTGTAGGAGCAATTGCTGTTGTTCGTTGGTCATCACCAGAACCTTGACTTTGTGCGCCTCGACCCTGACCATCGCTAACCGAACCATCAAATTGATCAAGAGCAATTCTTGCAGCAAGATCGCTTACTGTGTGAATCCCAAAATATTTGGATAGCACGTTTACTGCCTGTGCGAGTCTTTGTTGACGGTTGATCATTTCTTAGGTAAATAGTGTAGATACAATATTGCAAATTTGTTCGCTTATATTCTAATAAGTGTATATCCTTTGGTAGACGCTCTTTTGCCATTTAAAATATTACATACGTTTAAACTGGCTGCTAACAAATTAGGATATGTTGTATCATTTAAGCCACGTAACGTGCAACATCTTCAAGTTCTGGTATGCGAATCAACGTTCCAGGTGGTGCTTGTAGTTGCCAACCAATACCTGAAGCGGCTGCAATAACCCAACTTAGTCGTCCATCCCCATATGCTTCACCAGCTAATATATCCAAACGAACTCTTTCATCCAAAATTATTTCAGAAAATCGTATATTGCCATTTGCTATATTTTCTCTTATTGCTGGTATGGCAAAAGAAGTAGCATACCGGAAATTAAGTCCAATTATTCTTGTTCTTGCATAGCGATTTAGGGCCATTTTATTATCCTAAGAAATTAGCCAAAGCGTCAGGATCTATATCCTCTTCATCGTCCAGGGAAACAGAAGCCTGCCTATTGTTATTTACGGCCGCTGCCAACTTTTCAGCATCCCGATTTCTTGTAATTTTAATTTGATCAAGTATAGTGCCGATGTTATAAGGAGCACCAATCATATTGCCATTGGCATCAAGTCCTGGGTTGATGTCGTAAACCGGTGCAAATGTAATATCAATTGTGCACCACTTTGGAGCCCGATTGTTTAAACCTTCAGTCTCCCAAATTGCACCGTCCCAGTTGAAAGCAAGACTTTTTATTACACCTGCTAAACCTTGACCTCTCGTGGAATCAAAAGCTTTGAATATTGGATTGGCATCTACAGCTTCTGCATCCCTGTCTGTTGTTGCAAAAAAGTTTCTAACACTTTCGTTGTTGTTAAAATCTGTAATTTGCTGATCAGTTGCCGTGCCATCTTCTTCTTGTAAGACCTGTGCGTTCCTTTGTGCGTTTTCAAGTAAAGATATAGGGTCGGGAATTATCATCCCGGCCGACTCCCCACTGAAATCAATTTCATATTGTGTGCCGCCATCAGTGCCTGTAAGTGCAGGAACGAATATAATACGATATTTTTTCTGCGCAGCAGCTTCTGCACCAACGACTCTGGCTCTAGCACCAACAGGTATGCTTGGAAGCCTTGTTCTGTTATGTCGCTGTCTTCCTCTTTGTCTCGTCCTTTCCCTGAATTGTTGTTCGTTTTCAATAACTTTAATAATAGACTCTGGCGAACTTCGGGGTACGGTGGAGCCAACTTGATCAATTGGTCGAGCAAAAGTAAAAATATCTCCGACTTGAAAATTGTATAATTCAAATTGTATTCGAGCTTCTGTTTGACCTAACCTTAATCGTTCTTGCGCTTCTGCATTTTGCTCTCTTGCCTGCTCAGAAAGTTGGAAACTTTCTGTTCCAATGCCAAAAAGTCTTGCCAGATCAAAATCGCTGTAGTTACTCTTGATGAGATCTCCAACCCTAAGTCGAATCAAGGGAGTTGATGAAGGTATTTGCGAAAATGGTTGAATGAATTTTTGGCTATCAAATGACACCGAACGACCCGCTGTGTACTGTGGATACAGCAACATAACCAGCTTATTGATTTTATACCACATTTCGCTAAAATCACCTGGATTTGTCGATACGGCCTTGAATGAAAGAGTTATTGTTCTATCGGTGTTTTGGTAACTGTATACTTTACCAATTCTTCCATACCCTTCTGATTCATTATAAATGACATCATACGAATCAGTTATGTTTTCTAAAAATGCATGAAAAGATATTATTTCGTTTGTTCTTAAATCATGAAAATAAAATGGAACATAATAAGAATCAAGTTCTCGCTCCATTAGTCTGACTTCTGTTTGAGACAATCTACGCTCTTTTGTTAATTTGACATTTCTATTGCCTGCAAGCCTAGTATAGTTGCTTGTCTCTGGACTATAAATGTCTTCAGCTTGTGTAATTTTGTCATTCAATAAAAACATAGAGCGAACCGTGTTAGAACCCCAAGCAAGCGCACCTCTAAATTGCGGCTCCACTCTATTGGAAAGACGATTTTTCTTATGCAGAGAAGAAATATTAACTATTAATTCTGGCTCGCCTTCTTGCTGATTCGGGTTTTCGATAGTATCTCTTATAGAATCAATATCAGAAATGAGCGTTCCTTGTCTTAAAGCTATATCCCCGATCGCAGCAAGAACATTCATAAACTTTAAGAACTTCGAATCTCTCAAAACATCTATGATACCAACCAAGCTTGTTGGATCACTCGATGGCCCCGTAATGGGGTTGACGTTTCCCGGATCAGATGCCTGAAGACTGAGATCTTCACCGGAAAGGGAAGCAACACTTCCAGCAATATCAAACAGGGGATCCGTCACTGCACGTGTCAAACTTCTTAATATTCCATTGTAATATCCCGGAGTTTCTACAATTTTGGTGGCTGCTGATGCAACGCCTGGAATAAAATTTTCATTACTCAATCCAAAAAATATTTTTACACCTTGCTGCAATGCATCTCTATATGAAAATTGTGTGTCTGTCAAAAAATTAGCATTATCAATACCCAATAAAGCAAATCCCAAATCTCCTGGATCACGTTCCAGATTTGGATCTTCTTCTGGTCTCTTTGGAACGTATGAACCTAGGCGTCGTCTTCTGGTGGCGATTGTATCCGAATCTTCGGGTGGCTTTCCATTTTCAATACTGTTTATTTCTGACAATGCTTCACCAGTTCCCCTCTCAAAGGAAAGGATTTCTGATAAAAGTATAAAAATTTCTGAGAACGTTATAGCCAGTAGTGTTCCTGCAACAGCACTGGAAAGCCCGGTGAGTATTCCATCGAATGGTACGAATGGATTGTTGAACGAACCATAAGATCCCCGTGAGGGTGAGGACAAATCTATATCCACTCCAGGCTTGATTAGATCGGGATTTGTATTTGCTTGGAGTGTTTGCAACGCTCCAAACCTGTTTCGATCAACTTTGAAACCTAAACGTGCAGCACCAGGAACCGCAGCCGTAGTTCCTCTGGCCGCCAAAGCTTGTTCTATGTTTGATGGGTCCGATGGAATAAATACTTCTCCAGAAGCTTCTAATAAAATTTGACCGCCCAAATTTTTAAGTTGTTGTATTGTTAGGGTAGGTGTAATCCCTTCTTCGACTTGGACATTATCAAATAGTTTTTGAGGTCCATGAGTGCCAAATTCTGTTTGAATTAGGTGACGCCTTGTGCCTGCGACTTCTTCAGTAACAAACGTATCTTCGGAGTTTTCTGAATTTGAAATGTACTTTTGATTTGGTCCAAATGAAGCATTTTCACCAATGGTGTTTTCAACCTCACTAGCAATGAATCCTGGAGTTTCGTTTACAATGTCCAATAAGGCAGAAGCCTGTATTTCATTTTGGCCAATTCCAACTACTGCCTTACCAGGCACCACATCTCTATTAAAAAATCCACTTTGTGATTGCCTTTCAAAGGCTACTCTTTGTTCATCAGGTCGTTTGGCGATATATGAATTGTTTGAGTCTTCCGGATTTGTTTCGTTGAAAATTTCCAACTCAGGCCCGTCGCTGATTTGAGCAACACTCCGTTTGTTTTCTTCTTGCAACTTTGTTCTAAAGAAATCACCGATCGTTTGCTTGGTCTCTTCGGCATAATCATCTTGCTCGAATACGACCAAAGCACCTTCAGAGGTTGAGCTTCGTTCTTCTTCAGAGTTTTCTAGCAGAATTTTCTGCGGAATGTCATCACGATCAATCATGGTTAGGTGTTAATTACTTGCTCAAGTAATTCTTAAGCGGAGCATAGACTTCGTTTTCAAATCTTTCTGTAATTTCTTTAAGAGATTTGATCACTACAACTCTTTCATCCTCCGGTAATTGCTCAAGAAGCTTCTTATATTCTTTGTCTTTCAAAAGTCTATCAAATAATTTTTCAGTCATTTATATTCCTATCAAGTTACAGTATCACGTTTTGTTTGAATCGTACTCCCTTGTCTTTCCACAAGTGCCTTTTCAAGTTCTTCAGAATCAAGAGTAATTCTCCAGCTAACATTGAATTGAACTGGCTGATGGGCAATTTGAAGCCTACCCGAGGAGCCTAGATTCAATCTATTGTTTACAGCTTGCAGCTCTGAATTAATATTGAATCCTCTAACACCCCTTAGAGCTTGACCAATTTCATTAATGTTGGTAACCATTGAAGTGACTGCATCTTTGGTTTTGGTCAACACGGCTTCATCAATTTGGCTTACATTTTGGAACACTTCTCCACTGTAGACTCTGTCGACAGCCGTGATTGCTCCCTTTGTTAGACGCATTGCTTCTATAAAATCAGGTAACGCATCAGACAAAGGCTCTATTTTTGTTCCTATGTTGTTGAGCCCTGGAAGGATGCCATCGATAAAACCTTCCAATCCCATCTTATCACCTACTCCTGATATCAAGGTGACTATTGCTCCAAAAGCAGTAGATAATGCGTCTCGTCCAGTTAAAATCTCTTGACCTGCGGCAGCGCCTCCTCCTAAGCCTTTCAAAGAATCGGCAATGCCAGTGAATTGACTAATTGATTCAAGGACCGACTTAACAGCTTCCATTCCACTTTTCACATTAGAAATTTGTCCACGGTCAAGACCACTAAAGTTTTCAACTATGGATGTTATAATTCCCTTAATGTTATTACCCACCCCATATGTTACAGTATTGGCCATTCTGATCATTTGATCAATATTTTGTTTGGTTCTCTCAGGGTCACCTTGCACAGCAGCGCCTAAACCAACATTGCCTAGCAATGTTGATATACCTGCGATAGCTGTAAATGCTGACTGAATCATTGGTGTAAATTGCTCAACACGTCGAGCTTCAGCTGGAGAAACGTCTCTCATTCCATCAAGAATGAATCTGATCACCCCTGCCATTCTTGAAAAAATGTTGTGACCACCTTGGCCCACAATAGCCGACATCATGCTTTCAACCACTGCACCTAATTGAGGTGCTAGTCGTCTCAGTGTATCTGGATCAGTTGTTGCATATTCACGTGAAATATAAACAGTCATGGCTCGGCCAATAAGACCAACCGACTGAAGAATAGCTCCAATTGCTTTTGCCGCATCCAGTGATTCTGCTGTAAACCCACCTGCCTGGGCAATTTGACTAAATTCTCTTGTAATGTCAATAACAGAATTGTGCAGTGATTGAACTACGCTGGTGACATAATTTGTCATTTCTCTAATGCGACTTGAAACGTCCTCACCTCCAAACTGCTCTATCCAGCCAACATCCATGATTTCCTCAGGCGGTCTAAGATTTCTTGCCACACTTCCTATTGTTGTCAGCACCCCGGCAATAACTTCTACTTTGCGTAGATCTTCTTCACCCCCTCCAAGTATGTTTGCTTGTTCAACTACCGTTCTAACCATTGAACGCAACTCGCTACCCATACTTTGAACAAGATTGGTAGTTTCTTTCAAACGTTCGGTCATCGGTTCACCGCCTCTTATTAAATCAACAAAACCAGGTGATGTGGCTTCGGTGATGTGAGCAATGTTGCCGGCAAATTCACCCATCGAACTTAAAACAATTGTGAATGCCTTTAAGCTTCTCATGTCTGAAGTTGTGACCCTAACAGACTTGACAACGTCAATAACCTGCTTTATTGTTTCGGTCATGCCAATCATCATGGCGCCAAGAGCTGCAAGTCCAGCCAAAACAACGGCCGCAGCTATTCCCGAGGTTGCAGAAATTATTGCTCCTATTACTCCAGCACCAAAGGTAACTGCAATGGCTGCCAAAAAGAATGCTGCCGTAGCTCCCATAATTTTAACTGCATTATTAACCTCGCCTTCACTATAGCCTTTGAACAACTCAATCATACCCATTGCCCCAAAAGCCATGGCAGCACCCACTACCCCAACTGCCGCAACACCAATTAATACACCTTGAACTTGCGATTGAATTGCTTGACCGACAGCAGCCAGTATTGCTATGGTGCCGGCCAATTCAAGCATGATTGCACCAGTTGCAATCATAACCACAGCAGCGTTTCTTATGTTCTCAGTTGTAATGCCTCTTTCTTGTATCGTATCGGCCAGTTCGACCATGGCTACGCCAATCGCAATTAAGCCAGCAGTAATTACAAGAGCTATTAAGGCCATCTTGCCTACATCGCCCATACTAACCCTTGTTTGGCGTGCTGCATTCGCAGCATCTCCTGCTGCTTTTGTTGCACCGGTAAGAGCTGCTGCGGATCGACCACCAGCTGCTACATCTCCAGCAGGTGCTCTTCTTGCTAATTTTTGAAATGCAGACCTAACGAGACTTGGACCTCTTTGCACAAATGATGCTGTTGCTTTACCAGTCGCTTTTACCAATCCAGCAAGTAGTACAGTAGATAGTCCACGCAACCCTCCAGTAATAATTGCAGGCCCGAATGCAACGCCTAATATGTAAATCATATTTTCTTTTAGAAAATCTATTAAAGGCGGCTTGATCTTTTGCCATGCTGTTTTCATTAATTCAAGGAATGCTTCTTTAAGTGCTGGCCATTCGTCTCTCAATGCTTCCCAGGCAGGCTCAAGCACTTCCATCAAAAAGCCTAAAAACCCATCGGTTGCTTGAGTAACTCCTCCAATAACTTGACTAGGGTTTTTAATGAAGTCAATCATGAATCTAAATGCTTTTGTGGCACCCTTCATTGCCTCCCTAAGCAACCCAGCAAAAATTTGGCCCACAGCTTTAAAAAATGATTTAAACCCTTCTAAAATCTGACGCCCGGCTGGTTCACTGGTATTAAACCAGTTAAAGAAACTTTCTTTTAGTTTGTTAAGCAATTCAGGTAATGCGGTTCTTGGGTCACTAGACATTGCCTTGAAGAAAGTTCTAAATGCACTGGTAACTCCATCAAGCATTTTTCTAAATCTTCTTGGATCAAACAACTCAGCAATACCCTTTAGGATATCTCTTACCCCTGGGAAGTATTCAACGAACATCTGACCAACACGCACGCCAGCCCATCTGGTTTCTCTCATAGCCCTACGAAGATTCCACATGAGTCCCCAGAATTCTCTGGTCCACTTGATTCCCCTCATAAATCCCTGGAGGAAGATATCAAAAAAGCCTCCCTTCATCGCTTGTCCCGACTTCACTAGCCGTTCGATAGAATTGGACAGCTTTTCCATAGCTTCAGCTTGAGAAAGCTGTTGTTTTTGAGCATCCTCTCCACCCTTTTGAATGTCTTCATAGGTCATTCCTTGTTTTTCGGCTGAGAAAACCAGAGAAAGAGTCTTTTGATCAAGGCCAGTGTGCGTCGCCAACAAAGCACGCTCCTGTCTTGTCATTTGTTCAACAGAACGACCAGCTGCAAAGAATGCTTTTCTCAAACGTTCAATGTTCGCTGCTGGATCCTGTTCTTGAACCATTTTTAGAGTATCAAGTTGAATGCCAAATGCCTGAGAAAGTTGTGCTACAGACTCAGCTGCCTTATCAAAATCTGCAAACTGATCAAGCACACCAGTAAGTTTTTCAACTTCTACACCCAACTTACGAGCGTATACAGCAACTTGAGCCAACTCTTGAACACCAATATTGCCAAAGTGTTCAAAGTCGTCAATCATGTTTCCAATCTCACGGCCAATCAGTTTGCCGTTAATACCAAAGGATTCACCCATGGCAAATGCAATAGAGGTTATTTCCCTGCCCATTTCTTGAACAGATACACCACGCCTTACGGCTTCTTCGCCCATCGCCCGGAAGCCTTCTTCTGTTAGTCCCAAACCTTTCTGATAAGCATGCAGTCGCTCAACAGCTTTTGGACCCATAAATTCGTTCGTTACACTAGAAAATATAGGTCCAAGCTGCGTAGCCATCTCATGAACACGCTTAAGCGATTCAGCCATGTTGCCCATGGTACGCCAAATAGAAAGACCAGTTTCAGCTAATTGTCCGCCAAAATGATCAAGCTGCCTCCATGACTGCATGACGCCCTTAGCTTCGTTTTGATATAAATCACCGAATTCTTGACGTACATCTTCGATAGCTTGACGAAGTTCCGACCCTCCTCCTTGAGCAGCCATTTCCATCAGGCCATTGAGCATCTTAAACGGCACAGATATAATCGATGCCGCTAAATTAAACATAGTGCCGACCAAACTTTGGCCAACAGTTATTAACCCTCCCATGACATTCATGGAAAAGGTAAGTCCAGCACCTAATCCCTCAAGGGTAGCTACTACCGGGGCAAGTTTTAATAATTTTTGTCCGAAATTTTCAGCTCCTGCTGCCAACCTTTCAAGACTATCATCCATTTCTTCTGCAACTCTATTAATTTGTTGCATTGTTTGCTGACCTTGTCCGAGTTTTTCAACTGACTCAGCAGCACTGTTGACAGCAGAATTAAGACCTTCGATATTTCTTCCAACTCTTTCCAAATCTAAAGAGCGCAAAACGCTAACCATTTGCTGCATCATGCTTAATTGACTTTTGATAGCAGCATTCTGCTCATTGTACAGCTTTTTTTGAGTTTCCAACAACTCATTCAACTGTTTTGTCTCTTCAATACCCATAATTTAGCGTTTCGTTCGGACTGGTGATAATTACACAAGAATAGATTTTTTAGAAGGACCAAATATGTCTGACGCCAACAAAAAAGAAATGCTTGTTGAAGCGCCAATTAAAGTAAAAGGCGAAGAAAATGAACAGCCAATTAAAGAATTTAAACTTAGCTGGGCTGGTAAGATTTTTTTCGCTGGTGCTGCGGCGTTCATTTCAGGTAAGGCTGGTAGAAAACAAAAACTGCCCATAAAGGTCCGTGGAACTCCACAACAAATGAAAGCAGTAGTTGATGCTGTTGTTAGTTCCAAAAAGTTTCAGCAAGAGTTAAATAGACCAGGCGCAACAGTTGATAGCGTAATTGATAAACTACGCCTAAGAAATATAAGCAAGAATCAGTTTCAACAATTGACTAATAAACCGTGGCCGTTGTGAATATACAAATATTACCTCTCATACTAAATATAAAGTATGAAAAGAGTATACAACGGACATTCAAACAAATCAGGCGTCTACAAAATAATCAACATATCCAATGGTCGCATTTACATTGGTTCCTGTAAAGTATTCAAGCAACGTTCTACCGAACATCTAAAAGCTTTGCAGGAAAATCGACATTCCAATCGGTTTCTACAACATGATTTTAATAAATGTGGTGAGTCTTCATTTGAATTTCATGTTGTTAAAGTTGTATTGGGCGAACAAAAAGCAAGACTTCTAGTTGAACAACAACTAATCAATAAACACTATGACAGTCAGCAAAAGTGCTATAACATAGACAAAAAAACAAACCGAAACGGACGTTCGTGTCGTTCAAAAACTCCAAAAGAAACTCGAAAGAAGATGTCAATTTCAATGAAAAAAAGGTGGAAAGACCCCGAATATCGTAAGTTTCAAAGTGAGTTTCAATCGAAGAAGACGAAAGAGCTTTGGCAAGACGCTGAGTACCGAGAGAAACATGTTGAGGCCATCCGAAATTTTACACAGAAGCCTGAGTACCGTAAAAAGCTGTCTAAAGCTGCTCAAGGCAAAGAGGTTTCAAAGGAAACACGTAAGAAGATTTCTAAATCTGTATCTAAGCTCAATAAGAAGCTTTGGCAAGATCCTGAGTACCGAGAAAAGGTAATTGAAGGTCGAAAGCGTTCTTGGGCAAAAGATGAAGCACGAAAAAAACGAGCTTCAGATAGATTACGAAAATTAAAACAGAAGACATATAAGCTTCGCAATCCAGAGGGTGAAGTAGTTATTATCACAAATATGCAAGAGTTTTGTGCGAAGTCTTCAATTAAACTTATTCCTCAAGTAATGAGCAGAGTAGCCAGAGGAAAGCAAGAAGAATATAAGGGTTGGACAAGTATTTGATACTTAATGCTGCCACATTATGTTTCTTCACGATGACATCTACTTTACTAAATCTTTTGAAAATTATTCGCCTAAGTCGTTGATACCAACTGGCGATGTTGCTGCTTATCAAACTTTTTTAAAATATCGCTGGGTATACAATAAACTTGAACTTTACCAAAAACTGGGGTACGAAGCGTTTCCTCATGGAATAACGCCAAACAATTTTCCTATTTTTAGCAAGCCGATCTATAATCTCTTTGGTATGAGCATTGGAGCGAAAGTTGTTTGGTTTAGTCATGAGTGGGAATATACAGCAGGGCATCTATGGATGCCAGTATTTTACGGGCGACACACGTCTACTGACTATGCGTTACTGGATGGTGAGGTGGTTTGGTCGTATTCCATGTCAGGCCAAAAAGACAAAAATGGTAGCTTTACTCATTGGTATTTTTCTAAAGGGTTGCACCAGAATGAAATCAAATGGATTCAAGAGCATTTGAATGATTTTACCGGTATTGTCAATGTAGAATCGATAGGAGCAAAAATCATTGAAGTTCATCTAAGATGCTCCACACAGTTTGTTGATTTTTATGGTGATGACTTCATACCATCAATGATTAAATTGTATGACGAAAAGGCATGGAATAAATCCAGCGAAAACATCCCCGGATATAGTTTTGTAGTACGGGTTGCCAAAGATCAATGTTCGCCTGATAAAACTTTGCATTTGAATTTTGATTCAACTGATGAAGTCAAGGTTCACTATACAATTGCAGAAAACAAACCACTTTCTTCATTTGCAGATAATGACTTGAACACTTATAGGATTGCAATAGTGAATGGCGAGAATGAAGTTCTTTGTCGGAAGACGGCTCAAGCCATTGAAGCGGACATAAAGAAGCAGCTTGGTATATAGTTCTACTTACATCAGGAGGAAACATGACTTTACCAAAAGAAGCAAGACTTGAAGTTGTTTTGCCAGGAAAAATTGCAATTTATGATGTCAGTGACATCTTACCAAAGCCAACAAACCCACGTTCAAACCGCAGACCAATTGGAATTAAAATCGTAAGAGTTTTCTTTCACAACTCTGGAGCTTATGGTGCTGATGGCTTCGAGGGAGCTAGAAATTCAATACGTTACGTTATTCAAAAAAGAAACTTTGGTGCCAGACCATATCATTATTGGTTGTCCTATAAGCCCGAGTATGATGATGATGGCAACATGATTATCTACAGACTAGCTCAGGATGATGAAAGAGCGTGGCACACCGGTCAGCGTTGCAATGATGAAGGTGTCGGCGTTGTGTGGCAGGGAAATTTACACCCTGGAAAAACTGGGCAGCCATCTGATGAACAGTTTAAGATGGCGGAAGCCTTGACTGACTGGCTTGTTGATCGTCACGAACTTAATTTGCCTGATGGTCTAAGTTTTCATGCCGAAGCTAAGCAATGGGGTGCAAGAAAAAACAAGGCTACATGTCCTGGGCCATATGTTGAAGAATGGGTCGAAGAACGCAGAAACAGGCTCAAAGTTACCACTCCTGAAGTACAACAGGAGCCGGAACCGAAACCAAAACTTAACAAGCCTAAGGTTAATAAGAAAAAACCAGCCCCTCAAAAGAAAGGCTGGCTCGATAAGTGGGTTAGTAACCTCTTTACCGGAAAGAAAAAGAAGTAACTAAAATCCAAACGCTTCCAGTTCTCGAATTGTTTGCTCGGTGTTGATGTGATGAATGCAAATACCACCCGCATTTCTAAAGGGAACGACGTATTTGGGTAGATCGTCGATCAAAACTGGCATAATTCCTTTTTTAAGCATTGGGCGAACTTCTTCATGCTTTGTATGCGTGATAATAATTCGATCTTTCCCCAGACCAAGCTCACGATTTACCCAATCTTTCTTACCCTTTTTGGAATTGGGACCTTGGGGTCCTGTAAGAATAATTGGATTATGTCTTTTGATGTGATTCCATAGTTCACGGCCATCTGGCATCCAATCAAGATTAACCCACCACTGGTAGTTGTTAGAAACAAGGGTGTACATCAAAGAACGAACCTTTTTCTTTTCCGTTCCCTTGCCGACATCGTGGTATTTTATTTCAGTACCAACGTAGCCTTCATCAACATTACCACCCATTTCGGCAATTGCTTTCTTTGCAGCCTTATAAAGGTCTGGTTTTTCTGTCTTAAAGCGATTCGGAGCTGCTGCGACCTCTGCAACAAATTCATTCATGGTCGGCAAAACGCCACCCATGTAATCTACAAGGACTCCATCCATGTCCACAAAGAGCTGGTATTTAGTTTTGGTCATTTTTACCTATGTTTCTAACGTTATCACATAGTTATCGATGTTTGAAGAGAAAACTGGTAACCTTTACAATATTATTCTTGCAATCGAGAAGATAAAAATATTTTCTCTAAAACAAGGATGAATTACGAAGAAAGAGTTTAAAGGAGATGCTAACAAAGGTGGAATATATAAAATAACACATTTAACAACTAGCAAATTTTATATTGGAAGTGCGAAGCGCTTCAAAGTTAGAGCCTCACAGCATCAAAGCAGATTAAATGTAGGAAAACATCATAACAAGCATTTGTTGCATTTATGGTCCAAATATAAGCCAGAGGAATTTTTGTTTGAAGTTATTGAAACAATTGAAGGAACAACTCTGAAAAGAAGAACTGTCGAACAACAATATGTTGACAAATTTTGGGATGATTCAAATTTTTTGAACCACAAGAGAAAAGTCATTCAAAAAGAAGGTCCATGGTCACAAACTCCCGAAGAAACAAGGAAAAAAATATCAAAAACTCGTAAACTAAAGTTAGAAACGGGGGAAATCATTCCAACCAAACATACAAAAGAACATAAAGAAAAACTTAGAAAGTACAACCCAGGCGGAAAAGCAACTTCGAAAGAAGTTTTACAAATTTGCCCTCAAACAGGTAAAGTTATTAAAAACTGGCCATCGACCAGACAAGCTGGTCTTGGAATTGGATATAAAAGTTGGCGCAATATTTCCTATTCCATCAACCAAAATCCGCATCGAACCGTCGGTGGATTTTATTGGCGCTGGCCTGATTCAAAAGATATTGTCGACGATAGGCTATCATCTCATGCACAATTAAATGAAAATAGAAAATTGTGTTACAATAATGCTAAACCTGTTAAACAGTTTGAACCAACAGGCAAACTGATCAAAGTTTGGCCAAGTATGAGCGAAGCCGCACGACAAAACAATTGTCAATATAATGGAATTAGTTTAGCAATAAAATACAATAAATCATACAAAGGTTATGTTTGGAAGCTTCAATAGTGCTGGTATTTAGTTTTGGTCATCAGGTGTACCTACGATTTCTTTCCATTTTTGTACACCAATTCCTTCGACTGATCCTGTTCCACCAGGTCCAAGCCATAACTTGGGATCGGTGTGACTGTGACTATAATCTCCATTAGCTTGTTTATTAAGCAAATGAACAAGCTCATGTATTGCCGGCTGTCCTCTTTCAGATACAGTTTTAATATATTTTGTACGTATCACAGCCATTGGTAGAACTTTAATTCTAAAATCTCCCACCAATTCTGTAGAATACGCTGCTGCTCCTGCTGCCCAGGCTTGCCACCATTTTGATCCCGCTTCAAAGGTAGCATCTGTGCTGAATAAGAATACTACCTCACTCACATCAGCCTTTTCAACTCCTTTTTCTTTAAAAGCTAGCTCTGTTGCTTTGATTGCCTTAGCACATTTTATTGCAAGATCATTGCCATAGTAAAACTTACCATTTAAAACCCAAGAAATAACACTACCATCTTTGTTTTTGATAGCACCTTCAAGGTTTTTATCAATTATAACAATTGCTTTATTACCTTTGTGTTCTGCTACAAATTGATGGCCTTCTGGTAATTTTGGTCCCTTCAAAATCCTCACAAGCATGTAAATACCGATAGCTACGAATGCTGCTATGGTAGCAATTAATATGATTGAGCCTTCCATGTTTTCTCCTTTTCCACAATAAGTAGACAGCAAAACCTGGAAGGCTGTGTGCTATGTTTATTGACGTTAGAACCGAAGTGACTCGTGCCGTAAAGCCTCTTCTACAAGCATTTGGCAAACCTTGTCAATTTTTTCTACTTGAGGCTTTTCAGGAAGTGGAGAAGTCTCGTATAGTTTTTGCATTTCTTTATCTTGTTTGTCGGCCCATTCAATTAGCTCATCATAAGTCCATGCTCCCTTACGAATAGCCATGAGTTCATCAGCATCCGGTCGTCGAACGTAAACCTTGCCTTCACTAAGAATTTCTCGACACATTCGCATAAGACGAACTAGATGACCAGCATGTTTGGTGTTGCCCTGAATTGCCAGCTTACCCTTCCGACGTGTGATCAAAATCTCATTAGGTACAGTAAAGCAAACAATGTGGCGATCAACAACTTCTTCACTAGTAACATGACCGTATTTGGTAGCCACAAGAGAATCTGTTGCCTCTGGATCGCCAAGATATACCTGATACATGCCGTCCTCGTAAGGCCCCCAAATTTTAGTGGGCCTTCCCGCAATGACCCCAAGTGTCTGGACATCATTAGCCAGAGCTTGCGAAATTGTGTAGTAAATGGAGCTATATTTACGCTCTGTGCCGTCCCCAGCAATCATGACATTCAACAAGCTATTTGCTTGTTGACTTGACAGGGTGGTGATCCACGGTGGCAGTCGTTTGTTCCTGGAATATTCGCCGCACCATTCAACAACCTGTTTGGCTAAACTGCGGTCAGCCAAGGTATAAATCAGTTCATTATACCCCTTGTCTTCACGAAAATGGGTGATTTTCCGCATTTCGGTGCTCTCACACAAGGAGTCCAAAAACACCTGCTGCCTATTGGATTCCTTTTGCGAGAACCTCAAGACAGATGGTGCGCCGTTCTTGAGTCGTTTCCCAACACAACCTTCACTAACATAGGTACCCACGATCCAAAGAAGGTTTTCAGAAATTTCTGTGTTGTCTTTGGTTTGATGTGCCGTCAACCGAATATGATAATGGCTTTTATACTCATTGAGAAGCTCATCTGCTCTTTTGATTTGCCACTTGGCAGTCTGCTGCCGATACCTTGTTGAAAACCCGTTTTTTCTGCTGCGGCACATGGGAGACACCAGCATTCTGTGATTGGGAGTTACAGAGCACAGACTATCTTGGGTTTCGAAGTGAAGAATTTCTCCACTATAAGGCTTTCGGACTCGTTCGCTAAACTTCTGGAACTCCAGTTCCCCTGTTTTTTGACGAACCGTTGCCAGCTTATCTGCTTTGGTGATTTGCTCGTAAGGCAGCCAACCACGTTCCGTCAAAAATTCTGTGTCATCCAAATAACAATCATAACCAAAATCAGCTTCAAGCTTTGCTCGCTTTTCGTTACGAGTGCGCTTCCACTTTTGGTATTGTTCCCATTCACGCCTTGCACTATAATACTTCTGTTCTTTGTGAAAGAGTCTCATAATGTCTTCAGCCAATGGGGCACCATCGTCAACCAATTTTTGCGTAGCCCCGATTTCTGACTGACTCATCTTACGTTCAACAGGAAGACCAAATTCTTCTCGGGTCGGCTTATGTGTAGGCGGCTCCAAAAGCCAACGCTTGTGACCCTTGATTCGTTTTAGCTGCTGATTTGCATATCCACTAAACGTGAATCTAGCCTTTTTGCTTAAAAAAAGATCACGATGCTCCCAAAGTTTTCGAAAAATAACGGTGTCAACAACCCAATCATCTGGGTCGGTAAATAAAACTTCAATGATGTTTGGGTTGCAATTCGAAGCAAGCTTCATGAACTTACGAAGACCATAAATAACCATATCATATGGTTCCTTGCCTTCTGCTTGCTCAAAATTCTTTACAAAACCATGGAAATATTCCTTGGGGGGAATAGCCAAGCCTTTGACATCAATGTCAGATTCAGGCATGGAGGTGCCATAAGCTTGTGATCCATGCACAGTTACGAAAATGGTTCGCTTCTCCAACCAATCAAGATTTCCTTTGTAGCCTTTAAAAGGATCAAAATTCCATTTCTTAGCCATGATGAACCTCCAATATAGGTCAAGTTACCATATCACAAGCTTATACGAGTTTTAACTTATTTTCGAGTTTCAGTCTTCTGGTTCAGTTTTGTAAGTTTTGCAACATTGTTGATGCGCAAATTTGCGACCTGTGTCATCACCCGTGCCTACAAAGGCATCATTCCCACCTATAGGTTTGTTGCAAACTGTACACATCATTGCATCTGTAATTTTACCCTCTGAGAGGTTCAGTCCCAAAAGGGCATATCCAACAATGTCTTGATATGGACTTTCACCAAATGCATCTTTTTTAGTGGCGATCCTTTTCATCTTATCAAATATTCGAACTACGCAAAGCATATCTGTGTATTGATCTGGATTGATGCCATCAGGATATAGAATCTTCAAAAACTCTCCAGCTTCGCCAAAAGAATTTCCATAAGCAGCATTTTTTTCATCAACGAGTTCTCCGACTCTGTTTCCAAGTTCTTTAAACTTACTCATGATAGAAAGTATAGAACACGTTTCAATTTGTTGAAACCGACAATAAAACTCTATTTACAGTGAGAAGTGATATCATGGGCGACTATAAAAAAATAAACGAAAAAAAGTATAAAATCAAGGATAACCTTTCTGGGTACGATAAAGACTTTATTGTTAAGACATTTCGTTTACCAAATGGCATCATCGAGAACTTTTTTATCGATGACAATAAAGATTCCGTCCAAATTTTTGCAGTAACAGATGACAATAAAGTTCTCACGGTAAGGCAATTTAGACCTGGTGTTGAAAACTATTGTATAGAATTACCAGGTGGTGGGATGGAAAAGGGTGAAGATCCTATGGAATCTGCCATCCGAGAGCTGAAAGAAGAAACCGGATATGAAGGTGAGATTCATTACCTTGGTAAGCAAAATTACAATCCATATTCTACTGGAATGCGACACATGTTCGTTGCACACAACTGTCGCAAAGTTGATGGATTAGAACTTGATGAAAATGAATTTTTGCAAGTAGTTAAGTGGCCACTTGGTAAATTCAGAAATAACATTAAGAATGGAAGTATAAGAGGGTTTGACTGTGCATATGCCGGCCTTGATTACTTGGATTTGTTATGAAAGAATGCGATCTCTGTATCTTAGATCAAAAAACACGTTGGTACTATGAAGACGATCTGATTGTCATTTGTGACTGTCTTTCATGTAGAGTTCCCATGATAGTTCTTCGCAAACATACAGTTAGAATAACGCCAAAAATTATTTATCATCTGGTTGATGTCAGTCAAAGAGTTTTTGGTAAAAATATTGAATTAAGAACCCAGCAAAGAAATATACCAGACCATCTACATTGGCATATTTTTAATTTATTGGAGTGAAACCATTCGGATTAGAGTTTCCTCCACTTCGTTGGTTTTCAAGTGATTGAATTCTAAAATCTCTACGAATGGATTGTTCACGAAGCGTCCTCAATTCGGCCTCAACACCACGTTGCCATTCTCTTCTATCGGTTTCAATTTGATTTCTAAGGGAAGATAGCTCATTTCTTAGAGATGTAACTTCTACTCTTTGAAGTTCAAATTGGTGCTTTGTCTCAGCCTTAAAACAAAATACCCTGTGACAAGACCACCAATGGTGATTACTATTGGAAGCCAAGTTTTTATAAAATCTCCAACTTTACCGACAACATCCGGGCTTTTGTTTTGATTATCTGGCATTACATTCTCCGTTTAAAGTAAATAGAATGCTGGCGCTCATTCCTGTTTATTACTTCCACTTGTATAGGAGTAGTCTAAGTAGAACAGCAAACCAGAAGGAAGACTCATTGGTTGGACTGATACAACCTGCTGTGATATCAGTGTTGGGCTAACCTTTCTAACATGCGGGAACTGAAACTTGTTTCCAATCTTCGCCCGTCGGTATTTCTTTACTAAATTTGAAAGTGTTTTGCTCATAAAAAAGCCTATAGTTACATACTATAGGCTTTCTTGAATAGGATGGATATCCTTGAGCTACGTAAACCGTCTCAACTTTGCGGGAGTTTGGGCTCTATGTTTGCCAGACAGCGCTCTCATGTCTGGAGTATTATGATGTGCGCCTCGTGACGGTACTTGCGAGCCACCTTGTTCATTTGCTTTTGCGGCTTCTTGTATCTCTCTTTGTATTCGCTCAATGAGCCATCGTTTGTAACTGATTGGAAACTTATAATAATAAGTGTCCCAATCCATGCCGAAGTAGTACCCGAGCAAGAAAAATGGTTCAAGTAGAACCGCTTCTCTATGTTCGGGCATTAGGCCAAAAAAACGATGGACCCATGGGCAGCGTGATGTCTGCCACATGGTCACAATTTTGACAAACGAATTCAACAGTCATATTAACGCCAGGTTCATTGTCGTCAATATGCTTCCTTAAAGAAAGTGAATCGAGTGCCGGCATATACTGAACAAATTTAGAGATTTGGTTTCTATCAGTTACCCCGTCAATTTCAACAATCGACGAAAGAAGTCGAGTGGTTACGATGTTGTCGTTTTGAATTCCTTTTTTCTTTTTTACTTCCATGGCTTTAAGAAGTTTTTCTTCCTCTTCGCCCGTTAGAAAACGAAAACCAACGGTTTTCCCGGTTTTAGGAAGTTTGAAACGAAATAGGTTAGTAAAAGCTTCTGCTGGCTGTAATGATAAAGGCTTAATTGGAAGCTCGGCAAGATTGATATTGAGTTCATTCATGGTTTCACAATTAGGGCAAGTGTACTGTGGTTGGTAGTTTGCACCATAGCCGGAAATACGAATGGCAATCATCAATGCATTGCGATCACCAGAAATCATTGAGTTTACATCTACGTTTCGGTTGATTAAACATGATTTGATAAGTTCGGTAATAACCGTACCACGCTTGATATATGCACGGCTCATGAGAATATCCTCTTCACGAGCTGTCATTGCTCTAAATTCAACTCTCTTGGCGTCATGCAATGCGTGACCTGCTGGATAAATCTGTCCAGCGGATGGAAGTGGAACTGCATCAACCGGAATATCAAGCCCAAGCTCTTGCTTTGCGTATTGCTCTCTCGATACTTCAGTCGCTCCTTGCGCACCTTCAGCTGCTTTCTTAGCGGCGAAAATTGAATTTCGCAACTCTCTTTGCTGTTCTTCAGTCATTGTTTCTTGTTCGGACATTCATCTCCTCCATATTGCAAGATCTTGTTTTCTTACATATGTGCTCATTCTAATTTTGGGAATCTGGACCTTTATGTATCATTTTGTCTTTCCGCTACCGCTCAAGAACGTCGGCGTAACAATCAATGGAACACATGGGGCATAAACATAACCGGTATCTACTAAACGATTGTGATCCTGCTTCCTAAAATGGACAAGAGTGCGGTATCTTTTGCAAAGATCAGGTAAGGATTTAGACTCTCCGCAAATATAAGGCGTCACCCCATGTTCCTTCAGGGGCGGCTGTAAGCACTCTTTGGAATCCAAATTCGCCAAGGTACTCGTCGAGGTCTTCAACCAAGCAACAACCTTTGTAAACATGTTCAAAATTAACTTCTGCATATACTGCTCTAATAGGAACTCTATTCCAGATTTCACCAAAGCCTTTTAGAACTTTTAATTCCGCACCTTGTACATCAATATTTACAAAATCATAAGAGTCTAAATCGATTTCATTTACATTCTCTCTCCAAAGAGTTTCAAATCGTTTGGTTTGAACCTGTATCCTTTCCGAGATGGTGATATGGGGATACATAGTTGCATGAGTTCCAAGTTCAAGGATGGATGTCGATTGCTCGTTATTGGTAACATTTAGAGTTACTGTTTCATTATCCCTGTCTGAGAGGGTTGCGCAAAAGTAGTGTGACTTGGTAGGCACATTGCATGTTTTGTCATAAAGGTGCTTCATCATTTTCTTGTTGGCCTCGACCCAAAGAACTTCTTTCACGCCATTGTTAGCATAGTCTTCGGCCTCTTGACCTCGGTGCGCACCGATGTGAATAATTCCACGTATTGGATGACCAATTGATTCAATACATTGTTTCATTGAAATATACATTAATTACACTTTCTCCATCCCTTGTAATGATTTCTTTGACCTGAAATGACTCTCCACATTGATCTTTGGTCCAATCCATGTTCATTACAAAAATTTCTAAGACCAATTCCTTTAAAATTCTTTCCTTCGGGAGATAGAAGATTGTATGACTTCGCTCGTGGATGTTTTTTTCCTATTTTACCATACATTCCGTTTTTCTCACCTTTATTCTTTTTTGCAATTTTTTCTTTAGTTTCTTGTGAACGAGCCTTTCCCCAATTTGGGTTTCCACTTGTTTTTACAGAATTGCTTATTTTTAGTAGGGTTTCTTCGGAATAGATATTTGTTTTTCCCTTATTCCAAGGTATTTTGCCAATGTTTTCGATGAAACCATTTCCACAATTAGATTGTTTTAATAAATTATAACACAAATTCCATCTATCTTCTAGAAGAAAATTATTAAGATATTTTTGTTCTTCTTTTAGTCTACTGTCTCTATTGCCTTCAGTCACTTGTAACACTCTAAATTCAAACGCTTCTTTGCCGTACTTGTTAAAAGCACGTTGTAAATGTTTGTTGTGATGTTTCCCATTTCTCAATGCGGAACGATGTTGGTAAGCTCTCTTCTTAAAGCATTTGGCACTGCCAATGTAGGTCTTTTTATTAATCTTGTTTGTGATTTGATAAACACCACCCTTATTAGCATTTCCTTCAAATATACATTTCATGTCCATTAAATATGATCAGGTCTCAAAAGCACCAATATGAATTACTCCTTTGAAAGGCGTCCGCCTGCTTCTTGAATACAACGTCGAAAATTAATGTACATTTTATCCTGTAAATGCTACTTGCATATTGTAGCTGCTATCATCTTTAAACTTAAGATCGATTGGCACATGAACCGTGTTTGGCTTTAAACCTTGATAAGCATCAACATCAATTGTTCTACCTTCAAGATAAAATTTATTCAACTCTTCAACTGTGTATCCTTTTGCATATCGATTTTTATATGCACTTTGAACTCGATTGGCTGGAACATTAATAAGCTTGGGAGCTTCTGGATAACAACAAAGATATGACGGTATGTTTGTTTGATGCTTAACTGAGTCTAGAGCCGCTTCAAATGTATTTGGATTGTAATAATCAAGACTGTCAACAAAAGAAGAAATGAAATCAGTGTTGTAAACATTGCCATCTACTGACATTGGATAACCCCAATCGCCATTACATTGATCCCAGGCCCAAACAACATCTTTTACAAACCGTGGTACGTTTTGAATTTCGTTTGTTGCGTAACAATGATTTACTCCATTGTGAAGTCTTAGACTTATGCCAACGATCATTGAATTATTACGAATAAGTTCAAATTGTTTATCAGACGTATTGACGTCATTGACGAAAATAATATCGTCCACAAGAAATATTGTGAATTGTGACGGTGCCCATGGAAATCCATGCACTGCCTTAACGGTCTGATGTTTGAAATCCTTCTCGGGAGCCCAAACAAAATTATCAGTTTCTGGAAACGACTGTTTTAGTTTTTCATATCCATTGTCAAACTCTGGTGTAGATGCCTTGTAAATAATCGTAGTTGTTGGTTCTTTATCACTCTTGAAGTGTTTACTCAGGGACTCAAGGCAAGCATGTAACTGACAAGCTCTGTCTTTGCTAAAGATTACAAAATTAGTTTGAGTTTTATTCATCTACGCTGTCCTATTCGTTACAGTGTATTGTTCGCTGTAAATTGCTTCATTGTCTTGAATAATAGCAACAGACATATGATGATGAGTTAAACTATCAGCTCCCATACTACTTCCGTGATATTGCAATCTGAAATTGAGATTCTTATTCAGGATGTGTTCAGCTCCCGCTCTCTCGATAAAAGGTATAAAAAACTTTTCATCTAGTTTGTATATGACCTTCATATCTTGTCGCATTTCTGGAGAAGTATTGAGATAAAACCAAGTTCTTATCCGTTCATTCATTGGCCTTCAATTTCCCCAAATTCGAAAAGTGTGTACATTTCTGGAGCTGTTCCATTTTTCCAACCAAACTTTTCCAAGCGAGTACAGCGAAGACAAGGACAGCCCGGATCGTTTTCAGGATCGGATTTGACCTTTATAACCTCATCTTCCTTTACAATGCCGAATATACGTCGCCTAACAGATACACGTCTGAACAGCAAGTTTGCTGATTCTGATTGGGAAGAGACATGTCGATGGTGTCCATGACCATCCACTTTGATAACATATCCATAAGCATGACGTCTGAGTTCAGATGCCCACCCACCTCTTGTTCGATTTTTCCAAGAGAAGTTTGTTTTTTCCATATCATCACGCCAGTTTGATGCAAACTTCATTGCAGCCTCAAACTGTTCTTCAGATAGTCCAGATTGAATCATCAATCTGTATCCTCTTTTTTTTCTTCTATCCATAACAATACTTTCAAATACTTTACTTTTTTCTTTAACCATTGAAGATCAGCATATGATTTGGTTACCGAAGATAGGGCGCCTGTAGGTTTGAGGGTAGATATCTTCAATTGTGTAGCGAACTTCAAAAGTGCATCTTCAAGAAGTCTTATTTGCAAAGCAGTTCGTTTGATTTCACGTTTGAGTTCGCCTTTGACCATTATTCAAATGGTGGAACGATTACACCATTGTTGTCTACAAATCCAAAAGCTTTTAATGTTTCGTCAAAGTCTCCTGTTGCTTGAACCTGCTCAAGCATTTGTCTTGCAAGATTACAAATTTCTCTTTGTGCATGATTACTATATCGAAGATTAATAAAGTGAGCAAAACTTCGAAAATTAAACATTACATCACAAGTAATTTGATTGCCATAAGGCAAGTAAAACCTTGCACACTCTTTAGCACGTTTTCGAGCATTTCGCTTATCAAGTCCTTCAACTGAAATATAGTGTTCTGTGAGAGACTTTAATGATCTGTGATAATTTCTGTATGTCTCTTCCATGTGACGAAGATAATTTTCTTTCTCTTCTTCTGGCCATTCCAAGGGCATGTAAAGCTTATCATCTTTTAATTCTTTGTATCTTGCACTTTCTCCATTGACAGAAACTCCTACACGATGTTTCAAAATATGAATGTGGCTTGCGATATCTGAAGTCACTAAAAAATGCAGTGAGCTTTTTTCAAAGGGAGAATGATGGCCCTCAGAGGCCAACATGTTGAGTAATGCTGGAGCACGTTCTCGTTTTGTTTTGCCGTTTTTGTCTACCGTGTCAAGATCACGTGAAGTGGATGTCCAAGCGGACAAGGCATGAGTCAGGTCTGATCCATAATACCCGATCAGTTCAACTTTATTGTCAACTCCAAATGTGTTTTCGTTAGCATCATTGCTCATTTTTTATTTTCCTCACAATCTCAATTTCATCTTCTAAGAATGTCATTCTTCTGGTTTTGCCAGGCATATCTGGACTTGATAAGGTTACTATTTCAATTACTCTAGAAAACAAAGGAGCTTCCATTGTTTTGTTAAAAGAAATTGTGCCCACAATTTCTCTTTTAGAGGCTTCTAAGGGGTTTAGCCTCATTAATGATAAGTCATGTCCACTGACAATTCCAATATCGGGAGGTGCTTTAAACTTAATGTAAACTAAATCGCCAGGAATTAGCTCTTTTAAAACTTCCCTTGTCGGTTTTTTTATTTTCTTTTTAAAGAATTTACTTAGGAATCCCATTGATCGAGTATACCAGGTATCCAATTTGATGTAACTACTTACTTGTATGCGTAAACAACAATCGTGGGAAGAGAAGTGGAAACGTTTTCTTTATGAAGGAATATCGCCACAATTGGTAGACGCTGAAAAACTTAAGAAAGTATTCGGGTTTTTTCACATATCATCTGCAAAGCTGTCTACCGAGGATTCGTTCACCTTTACTCCAAGATTGCCACGCTATCCTTACGAAGATGATGAAGGGAACATTATAGAAGATGATTTTACGAGTCGAATTTCTGTAGCACCTGACGTGAAAAATGCACTTGAATCTATTGAAGGACAACATGCCCCAGGTGAATGGCTACATTTATATGCAGGATTTGGTCAACCGGATGTTAAAGCAAAACAAGAAGGTTGTCCTAAAACTGATGACATGCAGTACAATACCGATTTTGCGATGTCAAAATGGCTCGAAGACAAACTTGAGGCTGGTGAAATTAAAGCACCAGCTAACGCAACCGTTAGACAGTGGTTGGACAGAGGCCCTCGGGGTCGTGGTAAAGTAACGCCCGCTGGATTGCCGCACTATCTTTCCAGTGACTTCGAACACTGTGTTCCAGATGCTGACGAAACAAAAGAAAGTTGGCTAACAGAACCAACTACTTTGGTTTATGTTGGAGAAATAAATACGAAAAACCAAACAGTTCTTCTTTCCAATGTCGGATTGTCAATTATAGAAAAGGCGGGGTTGGAAACTACTGATTACTAACCTTTTCAATGACTTTTGCCATTGGTGCCATCAAAACAGTTGTGCCTTTTTGTTTGTTAAGCCATTCGATCGAACCAATAGGTTGAACCTTGTAAATATTAGGACTGCCAGTACCAAAGGACTTGGTAGCTCGACCGGCATATATCTTTGCACTGCCTTTGTCCAAAGTGAAAAACACCTTGTCCAAGTTCTTTTTTCTTCCCTTTTCAGAAATTTCACCAGTCTCAGCAGGCGGCAAGATGTAATCACCCGGAGCAAATTCTCGATTTGTTCCATGGTAATATGTTTCAGTCATCGAGTAAAATTCACCTTCAACACCTGGTTCAGTTTCGTGGTAATTGACGGCTGGGTCGTGCGGGTAATACTCTTTTAGAGTACGCCACAATTCATTTGCAATATTTTTATTTTCTAAAATTGAGGTTGGTACCGCTGTCGACAACCAATCCCTGACTTTGTTTTGTGGCATCTCTCCAAGATCTTTGTATGGTTCCGGTGTTGTTAGAGCAAGGTCGCCAAGCTTTTTAAGCTTTCTTCCTGCTGCATCGTTATCAGCAACGACAATTATGTACTTTTGCATTGCTTTCAACCAAGGACGAAGGAGCTTTGGATCATTGGTCAAAGATGCTATCGCAGGCAAACCTTCGTTTTGAAGTTTTATAGCATCAAAGATGCCTTCGGTAATAAAAATAAATGGGCGCTCATCAACACTTTCAAGTCCCCATACGCCTAATGCTTTTCTTTTGTTTGTTTCACCTTCACGTGAAATCCAGGTAAAATATTTAGCTAATCTTGGATCCTCGCCAGCCTTGGTTTTTTTCGACCCTGATGGCAAATACTGTTGGTAACCAATTAATTTACCCGAGAGGTTATAGAGCAGAAACACTGCGGTGTTTGTAGCAATGTCTATAATAACCTTTGTTTTTTCAGGGTCCAAGCCTCGTTTTTTCAAATGTTGCTCGATGTTTTCACTGCTGTCAAGAGCAGCCTCAGAAAAAAGTTCGTTCTTGAGTGATTCCCATTCTTCTTTGATTGAAACAAACATTGTAGCATCTGGTTCAGGCATAATACGATCACGGTTGCCATGATTTGCGATCCAATGCTTGATTACCTGCTGCATCATATCTTCAGAGCGCCGCCAATTTGGATCGTAGGGCGCCAGATATACATCCATCTTAAGATCACCTTGACGATCAGCAATCTTGGCGTAGCCCAATTGTGAAATACGATGCTCACCTCGACCATCAAGATATTCAGGTTCTTTCCATTCAATTGGGTCTTCGGGATTTTTAACGATACTTACTTGTCTTTTATATTGCGGATCCATGTGATCGATGTGAACATCAATCCCGTTTTTACCTTCAACTTCAGTTACGTCTAGTTTTTTAACATATTCTTTATTTTTCTTGATCTTTTTTTGGTCAATACGAGGAGCATCGTCTCTATCCCAAGCTCCTGGTGGGATATTAGAAGCTTCGATTGCCGCAGTTGATAAAGCATTAAACTCTTTGAGAGAAGTTTCGTTTGAATTTGCACTTGTGTTCTTGCTTTTCGCCTCAGAGGCGTACCAGCGCTTCTTCTTTTTAGTTTTTTTCTCAAGGTTATCAACGTCAAGAAGACTGTTATCTTCATTCCATTTCCTGGCCTTTTTCAAAGCCCCTTGATCCTGGAGTTTTTTTGGCAGAGAACGACCTGTAGGATAGTAATAAACAGGAGCCCCATGGAGCGGACGCTCATCAGCATCACCTTGCGGTACAATTCCCTCACCAAAAAATATCGATTTAAGACTCGGCTTCATCCTCTTTAAGTAGAGAAAAACTTTGAACAACGTCAGGATTCCACACACATCATGATGCTATGTCCCAACTATAATATTACATATACTCAAACTGCCGTTCATAAAAATATGAATAAATTTCTATTCATGAATGTATTTGGTTGCAATGTCAAAATTTTTGGCACACTTCATTCTTTCCAAACGGTTTCACAAGAGTGCCAAAGCCCTTCAGACTTCATTTTTTCTTTTTTTTAGGTCTTTTAAGTCCTACAACCCCCGGATCTCTCGTTGGTTTGCCATCATCGGTTCTATTGTATAGATGGTCAGGCAAAGAACCCCCAATTTGGAAATAGCTTACACCACCTCGTTTTCCAATAAACTCTTCATCAACCTTTCTTGAGTTTGCTTTCCACTCTTGCCAAGTGTAGATGTCAGCTTCTTCGCCCGCAAAATTACCCTCTTCATCTCTTTCAACATCAACAACATATGCTGGTGAAATGAACCCAGGATCAATCTTTCCTTTGTATCCAACTGCTTCGAGTTTCGAATCCAACACAGAACTTAAATAATCAGGCATGCCAGCCAATAATTCACCGGCGGATAACATACTGTCATATTGATTTCTCAGACGGTCTTCATCAACAATAAGCTTTTCTTTATCTTTTAGGGCTTGCCCTGAAACCTTCAAGACAAGACCTGGTACTCCAGTTCTAGCCAATAATGTTTCAGCAATTCTTAGTGCATAGTCTTCATCAGAGGTCAAATATACTGCGTCTTGCAAATGTAGATTGAGCTGTGTCCAACCAGTGCCTTGTTCAAACTCCTTTGATGTTAATAGTCCTTTTGATTTTATTGAATCTAAGTTTTTAAGGCTTGTTGCATGATACCAATCAACATCATCTACATCTTCCAAGACTTCAAATTTGAACTCAGTGTATTCTACTTTATCATCGTCTCGTGACCATTGTGGCGATCTTCCAGAAATTACTTTAATCTTTGCTAACAACTCTTTAGGGTTACCCAAAAATTTGTCTTCATCATACATGGGGGATTTTGATGCCAAATAAACTTTGAAGTCGGCAAGCTCTGGAATATATTTCAAACTCGTAGAAAGTAGGTAAGCTAGTCTGGGATCCCTAAGGTTTGTAAGAATATCTATCTTTTTTTCTTTAGGGTAGGCTAGTACCAGTCTGGAAGGTCCACGCAACATTGATGCTGGTCCCCATATACCTTTGTCTTCAATGTCCAAATTATGCTCTTCATATGCTTCTTGAGTCAGTGCGTGAGGTGCAAAAACCATCTTGTCTGCTGTTTTTGAAAAATGCTTCCACCAGTGTGGCCCTTCTATTGGATGCAGCCCCCAATTGTATTTGCCAGGCATCCTAACTTGCTCATCAAGCTCTCTTTCTTTCATTTGATAAGATTCACTAACCTTGTTGGCAGCGCCTTCTTTGGATAAGTGATACCACATCTTTTTTGAATGCGGAGTCAAGAAATCACTTGATGTTAAAGGAACTCCAAATTGTTTTTTTGCTTCAACATTGGCTTCCTTGTAAAGTTGTTTTCCAATCCCTTGTTTATGATACTCAGGGACAACGAATACACTATCTAAAAATGCAATTTTACCATCAAACTTTATTGCTGCTGTAGCGACTTTTTCTTTTTTTTCATTATATACTTTAATTCGAACCTGTTCGTTTTTCCTCGTTCGATTTCGTGATTCCTTATGCACGTCATACCAGCGTCTAGGTCTTTTCTTTTTCTTCTTCTTGGTCCCCATTGTTTCATGGTCAGGTTTCATACCAAGAGGTAAGGTATAACCTACAACAGCTCCAGTGCCAATAGCGCTTATCTCGTCGAGATCGTCTTCCTCAAGAACCTCTTCTTTTAAACTTCTTTTCTTTTTTTCTGGCTCGTCGCCCGACCACATTATTTCATGTTGATCAGACATATCTCTCCCAAGAGGGTTTCCCCCGGTTCCACTTACTTGGCCTGAAGGTTGTAAAGAACCACCACCAGCAGAAATAGCATTAGCCTCATCCAACGCTTCCTTTGCAAGCTCTTCAATCAATTTTTCAAGTGACTTGGTCATGTAGACAAATACCCTTCACGCTATTGCGCCTTCAAATTAGCAATCAACTCTTGCAGCTTTTGTATAGTTTCACCTGGATCAACATGTAGTATTGCAGTACCCCCGGCGTCACGGAACTTATTTACATATTTTGGTCGGTCATCAATAAGAATATCCCACTCATTGTTGGCAAAATTATGTTTGTCCTGGGTGCAATGAAACTGATCAAACAAACCTGCTAAATGCTCGTCAACCCACTCTCTTTTCTCTTCTTCGCATCTGGAATGACTTTCCATCGGAGCTGTAAGGATGTGTGGCTTTTTTCTAGTTAGATCAGCTGCTGCCATCATCATTTCTTTAGCGCCAGGTAAAATATCAAGATTTTTAAAATGACCAAGTTTTCCAGCAACGGCATATGAAGCATTGCGTTTTTTATTCCAAAGCTTTTTTAATTTAGCCATCACCGGATCTTCTTGTCGGCCTTTGAAGATGTCCTTTAAATCGTCAGTATGTACTGAAAGCAATTCCGGCTTAGCTTTGGCTGCTAAATTTTCAAATTCTTGTTTGGCTCGTTGATAGGCAATGTCTTGCTCAACTTTACCCTGGAAATCAGCCAGCACACCATCCATGTCAAAGTAAACCGTAGGCTCCTTTGAACTGATAAGTTCGTCAAGAACTTGTTCTACCATCATTTTGATTAAATGTTTCATCCGTATTGGTGCTTCATCTGTAGTTTAAGTTGAATTTCTTCAAACTTCTTTGCATCTATAAACCTTACATCATATCGTTTATCTAAACCATACTTGTAAACAGTTGCGATGATATGCCCGGAATAAATATGCGCTTGTGTTATTCCTTTAAAGCCTGGGAACTCACCCATTTTTAATTGCGCTCGCACCTCTCCAGGAAAATCTTGAGGACGTTTGGTAACCGTTACGAGCAACCTAGAACCTTCGGGAACCCTGAGTGTATCATTTTCAACTACCCACTCACCTTCGGAGCGATATGTGCGCATACCAGCAATTACAGCGTCAGAAACCACTCGTTTCCACCACTGTAAAGGAAGTCGTTCTCTTTTTTCTCTGTTAAATTGGTTAGAACCTTCCAAAACTCGTTCTCTAACATGCTCCGCAAGATCTGTAACACTGTTTATTTCCGGTACATTAGATTCCAGAGAAATGTAACCGCCTGTAATTGCCGAGCCAATAGAAGAAATGTTCCTGTCTGAATTCTTCTTCAAAATTTCAGCAATCCTATCTGATAAATTTACTAAAACACCTCGACGACCCATCGGGGTTCCATGTTCTTTGTTCCAAATTCTTGACAACAGCATCATATCGTTGTCAAGCAAATCTTCAGGTTCTTCGTAGTCAATTTTGTATATGTCGTTTAATTCAATAACTTTTGAAGCAGGCATGACTAAAACTGCATTCCTTCCTATACCAAGGAAATGCATGAGAATCTTTTTATTGTCGGAAATGCCTTTAACGCCTGGCAAGATTCCCGATGCAAGCTGCTCCATACGTTCGGGATTTCTATTACTAACTCCTGTCACCAGCCAAAATACATTTGGCGACTTATTGATAGCTTCAAAAATAATGTCCGTAGCCAAACTTTCAATTAGGCTTTTTAGTTTAATATTATTCATTCGTCAATCCATAATCAACTACAACAATGCGTCCAGATGTTGTCATGCCCCAGTGGTCATAGCGATCGATATCATCGATGCCCATTCTAGTTAAGTCAAAAAATTTTTTATACAGCTCTAAATCAAGCGAATTTAAATCTTCTTTAGATACAGATTTTGGACCCTTTACGTAGAAATCAGCATAGCTTTCATTATAGCTTTCAAGTGCCTCTTCTAAAACTTCCTCAAACGGAAGATTGTTTTTCCTCATCCGAAGCATAAATTGAGTTAATATTTGTTCGGGTAAAGTAAATTTGTTACGTAAGTGTGCATTATCAATGATAACCTGCACACCTTCAGCTATTATCCAATAATAATTCTGCTGATCGAAATCGAATATCTTGGCAAGATACGGTCGCAAATTTGGATTATTGACATACACTCCAATCTCTTCTTTATTTTGAAAAGTGTTATGATGGGAATGAACTATCTTTATTACTTTACCAGCTTTCCAACCGAAAACTTCTCTAGAGGAACCAGCGCCGAGCCTAGGAAGATATTTTCTGGCATATTCTGTCATTTCTCTTGGATATTCTAATCGCTTTAACTTTTCTAAATCAAAGCCTCTGAATGATTCAAGAATTGAAGAAACTTCTTTTGTTATTAAAGTTTCAAGTAAGCTATTAGACGTGTAAATCACGCATATAACTATTCTTCAGAATCTGGCAATGAACAAGAAGAAACACTTGAATCGCAAGTTGTTGGGTCTTCTTGTTCTTCTAAATTGTTCATTGGTAAAGTAATAACGGTTTGAATGTTTTGCTCCATTAGCTGTAACAAATCATGACTCGACGACGCAACCCCCAGATCCGGTACTTCTCTAACGTATTGTATGGTGACACCAACAACATGCCCAAAGTTATCAATAACAGGGCTACCAGAAGCCCCTGGGGCTACCAAGCCTTGAAATAAAATGCGACGCCGTTCGTCTGGAAAAACCCTAATTGAGGAAACAATTCCCTCAGACAACAACCATATTTGATTACTCGGCATACCCATGGTGTAGGTTTTTTCACCTACATTAACATCAGTGGCAAGTGAAAGCCAATGTCTTGAACTTTCTTCTTCTTCTTTTAACTCAATTAGCGCAATATCATTTTCGGGATCAACTCCAACAACTGTTGAATGCCTTGCTATTGGATCGCTATTTGAATCAAAATTTTGAATAAACCTACGATGTTCTTCCCAATCTACAAATAAGACTTCACGACCAATTACTGGTTCAGATTCTGCATCTTCATTAATTTGTATTATAATACCTGGTGCTACTGTAGCCATTTGAGCAGTGGAATTTTGAACACAGTGAAGAGCTGTTGCTAATCGTCTAGGTGACACATAAAAGGCTGTACATTGTGGAGTGCTCAATCTACCATTTTCATTTTTGTTTACAATAACAACAACAGAGTGCTGTAGATGCACTACATTATTGATATTGTCAATGTATCTATAACTACCAACTGATGAATTTGAGCATCCAACCGATAAAATAAAAGCAAACAAAAATGATAAAAATCTATTCATGTAAATCCTCCGAAAGTCCAGCATTTTCATCTACTGTTTGAGACTCACGCTGGGTTTCAAGGGTATTCAATTGAGCTTGGATGTATGTAGCAGGTATGGTTATTGTCAATATGTTGTTACGAGAAATAGCTACGTTTACACCTATAACTCTTGCTTGTCTATCCAAAAGGACACTTCCTGAAGAACCTGGCCCTACTCTCACTTGATGAAAAATTCTGACCTTGTTTTCTATCACTCTTACTCTGGAAATGATTCCTTCGCCGAGCATAAAAGTTTGCCCAACGGGATCACTGATGGCAAAGACTCTTTCACCTACAAGCACAGGCTCTTGTTCAAGATTTCTCATCTCAAACCAACTTACCCAATCCTCTTCGCCGTCAATTAATTCTAGGATGGCAACATCGTTTTCTGTATCAACAGCAATAACTTTTGAACGATGGTAGTTTGGACCTCGGCTTGGTCTGTGTTCCCTGCTGAAAAAGTCTTCTTCATCTTCGTATGACACGAAAAGAATTTCACGACCTATAGTTGGTTCAGGTGTTACGGGTATTATTCTGCGTCCTACGCCTGGTGCAAATTCAAGCACCTGTCCTTGATCCACAACACAGTGTTCGGCGGTCACTAATCGTCTAGGAGAAATAAAAAAACCAGAACAATTTGGACCAACCATGTTCCCACCCGAGGTAAGTTCTACGAGTGCCACGGTAGCATTTCTGTAATGCTCATATTGTTCTGGATTGCCTGGACGGGATAGATAGGATAGTGAACTACCACACCCCATCACAAGGGTCAGACTTATTAGTGTAGCGATACACGTTAGACTACTAAAAAAATGCCACCTTCCCACACTGCTTCCTTCTGAACCTCAACATTGGTACAGAATATAAATAGGGGAAGGTGGCAAATTGTTACAACAGTGGACTAGTGCTTCAAATTACCCACATTTAGAATAACCACATGACTTACAAGTCAAACATCCTTCTTGGTATGCGAGTTCTGCTGAACCACATTCTGGACATTTCTTTGTTGAAGGTTTGGTGCCATCCTTAATGTACCTTTTAAGAATTCTCATCAATCCCTTTGAAAGAGAGAACATATCATTTTCTTTATCAGCTCCCTTTTCTATTTGTTCAACAAGATATTGGATTGGAACACCATGTCTTAATGAAAGAGATACGGTTCTAGTAAAGGCACTTTCAGTTGGATTTTCAAAAACCGTGGCCAAGTCTTCAATCTTCAATTCATTTTCACCATCTCCAGTGTAAAGATTGTAATGACCATTCTTTTTTATAACACCATTCTTTCGACTTCTTGGCAGATGAATGTGTTTTGCTCTTCCTGCAAAGATTTCATAAGGTTTGTCTTCATACAATCCAACAAAGAAATTCCACTTCTCACCTTTTACTTGAACATGGTAAATGTCGCACGGAAGAACTTTTGGGCGCTTCGGTGCATGATTCTCAGAGAAATTCTTTTTTTCACGTGAAGTAGAAGAAGAGCTAACAAGAACACCGCTACGACTCTTATCACGGTAAACAGTTACACCCTTGCATCCCGTTTCCCACCCAGTCATGTAAATGTTTTTAATGGTTTCTATGGTAGTATCTTCAGGCACGTTTGTTGTGTTATGTGAAGTAAACCCATTGGCCAGGTATGCATTTCCGTTTGGAACAGAAAGGTCATAAGTTTGAACCATTCCTGCATCTTCAACAGATTTGATTGTCCAAAAAATCCAATTTTGTGATATAAATTCTTCCGGCAATTTCAGACCCACGTCTGCCATTTCCAAAAGCGTCTCACGTGAAAGCTTCATACCATCCTTTGATGGGTGAGAAAGACTCTGAAACTTTTCATACAATGAATTTGATTTGAGTTTTTTAAGCGGACCTTGTCGGAACTTCTTACGAAATTCAAAATCAGGTACCTCGCCCTTCAATTTTAGTCTAGAAGATTTCTTAAAGAGAGTTTTTGCCTTGTTGGTTTTATCTGTCTCTGCAAAACCGACTGCTCGTAAGAAACGTGCAGCTTCGGCACTGTCTGAAATATATAAAGACCAAGCCGGTTGTGTATTGCTTACATTTCCAGATGGGAACGTAACTTTTCCACCATTGTGAGTTTTGATCAGATTTGCCACTATGCCCATGTTCAACAACAACATTTGAACTTGCTGCAACATTGGTTTACTAATTGATGTTGCAACACACAAATTGTCCTTAGTAACATGGCCATCCAAGGTCAATCCCTTAATGAATTCTTTGACATGGCTTTTACCAGCAAGGCGCACAACTCTTGGAACTTCAATTTTGTCATGCTTGGTTATGCCAAGCCATTGGAAAAATTGTGAAAGTTCCTTTGAATTAACCCGATAAGAATGTAATGTTTTCGAACGTTTATCCTTTGTGACAGTAGTTTGTAATACAAACAAATCAGCAATCAAATTCTGGAAATCTTCGCTTACATTGTTTCTACTTTGCGAAAGACCAATTCCGGTTTTGGTTACAAAACCATCAGAGCACATATAACCAAGAAGTCGGGCAAGCTTTTTGCTCATTTTCTTTGGAAATTTAATTGATTTGTGTTGCATGTTTTTAACAAAATTGAACTTGCTGCCGTTCAGCTCCTCTAATGTTTGTTCGCCAACCTTAGAATTCCAAAGTTGATGTCCCTTTTGCCCAACAACAATATCTCCTGGGGATAGTTCGTCTGCTCGTTTCCATATTCTATCTCCATTTAAATTGAGCGTCACCAGTTGATGTCTTGGAGTGCATTGAATTTCATAACCCCCAACGCATTGAATTCGCAAAGTTTGTTCAACCCCATTATTGTATGCTTCGGTTATCTTTGCGACCAGACCATTTTTGTTCCTAGAATAAAGTTCATCCTGTTTGATTGGAGCAAATTTTTTAACTTTAGCGTGCTGAGCTAGCTCTTCTATTTTATAAAGTCCTTGGTTTGTCATTATGGACGTATCGGCGGAGACACAATTAGAAATTGAATGACAAATCCATTTTTGGGCTGCTGCCTGGGCTCGAACTTTATTAACCCAGTTGATATCATTAGAGGTTGCACCATGATATGGACTTTCTTCTGGGTTTGATTTTCCGGTAACCTCCATCCATTTTTTAAATCCATGGTGATAGACCTTGTATTCTTGCCATTTATCACCAAGGTCATCAACGAAATCAACTCTTGCATCTACATCATCTGGATTAATTTTTCGTCTTCTGGTGTATGAAAGAAGAAAGGCTGGCTCAATTCCCGATGTGGTTTGTGTTAAAACTGAGACAGAACCAGCTGGTGCTGTCGTAGTATTTGCAATGTTTCTCCTGCCATACTTTTCCCACATTTTTCTTAGTTCTTTATCTTCATCCATTATTCTATTGATAAATGGATGATTTCTTTCAAGCTCATAATCATACACAGGAAAGGCGCCACGTTCTTTAGCCATACGTACCGACGAACGGTAGGAATTAATTGCAAGATTCTTATAAATTTCATTTACCATTTTAACGGATTCATCGCTTCCGTAACGAATGTTGAGTGCAGCCAACGCATCACCAATGGCTGTAACTCCAAGTCCGGTTCTTCTTCCGTCAGCTGCTGACTGCTTTATTTTGTTCCAAAGAGCTTTTTCTAAAGCTTTGACGTCGTCTGGCTCCGGGTCCTTTTCAATTTTGTCAAGAATTTTGTCAATACACTCAAGTTCAAGATCGACGATATCGTCCATCATTTTTTGAGCAGCTTGCACAACTTCGGCAAACAATTTCCAATCAATTTCTGCCTTGCTGGTAAAAGGTTCTTTAACGAAAGAAACAACATTTACCAGCAAAAGTCGGCAAGAATCATAAGGAGAAAGGGTGATTTCGCCACACGGATTGGTGGAAGTTGTACCAAATCCGAGTTTTTCATAAGCGTCAGCAGGAGACCAGTTCCTGACAGTGTCCCAAAATAAAAGTCCAGGCTCTGCGCTAGCATGGGCTGATTCAATTATTTCATGCCAAAGTTGTCTTGCGTTGACTCTGCCTTTGACTGAGGGATTTTTCTTTTCTTCAACAGGCCAACGTAATTCGACGTCTTTGTCGTCTTTAACAGCTTGCATGAATTCATCAGAGAGGCGAACTGAAATATTTGCACCTGTAACTTTTCCAAGGTCTCGTTTAATGTTTACAAATGTACGAATCTCAGGATGGTGTACCGAAATTGTTAACATTAATGCGCCTCGGCGACCGCCCTGTGCAACTTCCCGGCAGGTGTTGGAATATCTTTCCATGAACAACCCAATGCCATCGGTTGTTTTTGCGGCATTAGCTGTTAACAACCCTTTTGGTCGAATTGAAGAAATGTCAAAGCCAACCCCACCACGACGTTTCATCAATTGTGCTTGTTCTTGATCAGTCTTGCAAATACCACCATAAGAATCATATGGAGATTCAATAACAAAACAATTAGAAAGTGACATCACTTGGTATGGGTTGCCAACACCTGCCATTGGCGACCCTTGCGGAACTATATATTTAAAATTTTTCAAATACGAGTATATTTTTTCTTCACTTAACGGGTTTTCGTATTTGGCTTCAATTCTTGCAAACTCTTTTGCTAGCCTACGGTGCATATCTTCAGGCGTTTTTTCCATATAAACACCTTCCGGCGTCTGTAAAGCATACTTCTTAAGAAAGACTTGCGCCGCTAAATCGTCTCCGTTGAAGTATGCAAGTGATTCTTTCAAAGCCTCTTCATAAGTTACCATTTTTTTCTCCATATATTAATACTGATTAAATCTTGTTACTTCTTACTCTGGATATCTTTAAGCTTTCGACGAAGAAATGATTGCGTTTCGTCATCTTCTTCTGTCACAGAGTCTCTATCTGCAATCTCTTCATCAGTCAAAACACGCAGCTTTGATTTAGAGGTGTCTAGATGAATTTGGTATTTGATGCCGTCCATCCCAGCTCTGTTTTTCGCAATAAAGATATTTCCAAATCCCGTTGCTTTTTGTGCTGATTTACGCATCAAACCAAGGACGAAATCTGCCACGTGCGCCTGGGAGTATCCTTCGGCCATGTTAGTAAGATCGACGATATCCGCTTGGGCACCTTCTTTGTTTGATTGAATTGCAGTCCAGAGAGGAACATCTAATTCTGTAGCAAGGGCTCTCAGTTCCTCCATAACTTTTTTGAGTTCCATTCTTAGTAGCTCGTGCCTATCTGACGAGCGCATAATTCCAGCATAATCTACTACTATAACATCTGGAATAAACTTCTGTGTGGAAGCAAGCTTGTCAATATGAGTCCTAAGTGTCATTGCAGTTGCTGTAGACGTTGGATAATATTTGATACGAAGTCGACCAAGCTTGTCTCTGTTTTCCTGATAGTATTGGTTAATTTCCTCTTTGCAATCGTAACATTCAAGAGAGGCAATGTCCATGATGTGTGAGTCATATCGAATACCCATTGCTCTTTCATTTAACTCAAATGTGTAATGAAGCACGTTTTTTCCCTGTAGGATAGCTTGGGCGCCTACGTGAACTAACACATGAGACTTGCCAACACCTGTTGGTGCAACAACTACACCTAGTTCTCCAGCACCAAGACCGCCGTTCAGAATTTTTCTTTGATCCAACTCTTGAATTCCGGTCGGAATTGTTCTGCGATAGGTCTCTGAGTATCTAGCTTCGACATCTTCAAAAAGATCAAGACCTGGCGAATGATGATTGCCTGCATGAATTGCCTCACGGACCACATCAACAATTTTTTCATAATTTTCTTTCTCAATGAGATCAACGCTGTGCTCCAATGCTTTCTGCAAACGGACCTTTTTACAGAAATCTAGCGCCTTCTCTTTTACCAATGGTAAATCGCCCAAATCTTGGTTTGTTTTAACTCGCTTTAGAAAAGTCTTAACTTGATCTAAGAGAACACCATCTTTGTCGTTTTTTAACTCATCTTTCAATTGAGTGATGAGGAGTTCGACTGATGGAAACTCTTTGTATTTAGTGTAATATCGAAGGTGTACTGCCGAAACAAGCTTCAGATAACCATAATCAAAGTAATCAACATCCACAACCTCAGCGAACTGTGCTCCCCATTGACGGTCTACAAGCATTGCTTGTACGATCTTCTCTTGGAAGGCTTTATCAAATGCGAATTTTGTAGTTTGTTCAGGCATTTCTTCTGACATCATATCTCCTCAATATTGTACTGTAGGGAAAACTTTACCATCCTCGTAAAGGTGTATAAACAAGAGTTTATTAGACAATAACCTACGAGCAACAAAATGAGTGGTGCTGAAGCATCGTAGGTTAAAGAGATCTTCGAGTGAGAAAATTCCGGTTGAGTCTTTAAGAAATTTTTATTAGTAACTCTTGTATTTTCAGGGAAAAAATAGCTATTTATATACAGAGTGAGTGCAAAACTAAAACAGTTAATAGAAATCGCACTTTTTAAATTTCTTGAAGAAATTTCTGACAGTGACGAATCACACCTTCTTCCTGATAAAGAGGGCGAGTACCATGCTACACATGGCAATGATCCGAGATTCTGGGGTAATCGTGGAGCTGGGATTCTTCTCATTGCTAAAGACACTGGACGTTTATTATTGACTCTTCGAAGCAAATATGTAAATGAGCCTGGCACGTGTGGTATCCCTGGAGGAAAGATCGACAGGGAAAGCGAATCACCAAGTTCAGCTGCCACAAGAGAGGCAAAAGAAGAACTCGGTTACTCGGGTTCTATTCGTTTGATACCTGCTCATGTTTTTAAAGCAGGCAACTTCAAATACTATAACTTTATTGGTGTGGTTCTTTCCGAATTTGAGCCTTCGTTAAATTGGGAAAGTTCCTCGGCAGACCGGTTTGAGTTAAAAAATTTGCCAAATCCATTACATTTTGGGGTTCAATTACTCTTGGCTAATTCTGGCGAAAAGATAATAGAAATCATTCAGAGTCGCTAACACTTGCCATCATTCTCATTTGAGTTGAGAATGTATCGTAATCAAATGCAATTGAAATGCCATTAGCTATCACTTCCTTGATGAGATTTACTTTATTCATCTTAGGCTCGTGACTCTCAACTGCATAATTGATTTTTGATATCTCTTTTCCGGACAACATGTTCGATGACAGAAACATCAACTTCCAATTTCGTCGGACTATCGACTCGGATTCCTTGATCTGTTTGAAAACCTTTTGTTTAGCTTTTGATGTTATTTGTTCATCGCATGTTTTCAATATGTCATCAACATTTAAATCACGAGTTCGATCGGCAACATCGGGAAAACGTTTTGCAACAGTCTTTAGGCCAACCCCTGGAACACCTTCAATGTTGTCGCTCTTATCGCCTACAAGAGCCCTGGCCAAACAAAAGTTTCTTGGAGCTATGCCGAACTTCTTAAATACCCAATCACCGTCTAAGAGCGTTTTACGAGCAGGATCGTAAATCTTTACGGTATCATCATCAAGTAGCTGATAGAAGTCTTTATCACCTGATACGACAATTTTTTCGATGTCACCATTATTACTAAATTGGTGTTTTACAAGATATGCAATGATGTCATCACATTCAGTTCCACTAACGAACACCTGACACACTGGCGTGTTTTTCAAAAGCTTGTAGATAAGTGAAAGCTGCTTTATCTTACACTCTTCATCATTAGCAAGTTGATCTCGAATCGATGCTGTTCCGTTGTGAATCTTTTTTAATTCTTTTATTTTGCCTCGATCTTTTTTGTACTCTTTGAATATGCTTCGACGTCTTGCCGAACCTCCACCAGACTCCCAAACCACAAAGACTTTCGAGGGAGTCATTACTCGGGTTATGTAATCAACAAATTTCAAAAAGCCAACAGCACCCCCAATGGGCTCACTTTTTGAGTTCAGGGTTTCGTTTACAAGATAGTGGCGAATGAAAACGTTAAGACCATCAATAAAAATATAAGGTCGCATTGTTTTATGGTTCATAGCATCTCCAGGATAATGTCCATCAATCCTGGATTGTGACACAGAATTAATTGTTTACTAACCTGTTTAGCTTGCAAAACGATCCATTTGATTGAACCTTCATTTAATATTTTGTGAAAAACGTACAACTCATAAAAATCAGATCGATACATATCATAATGTGCTGGTTGAATAGCTATAAAATTTTCTCCAAGGGACATACCAAGACATTCACCGTTGTCAATCAATCCCCGTGCAAACCAAGTTTGAACATCTTTAAAGAAGGATTCTCCATTACTCCTAAGAGTGTTATATGAAATATTTGTTCTATTGGTTATGTGAATAGATTTATTGGAAATACATTCATTTACTTTTGAATTTTTGTAATAGGTATAGCAAAATCGTTCTCTGTCGTTTGGGGTTATGATTGATTTTACCAATCGTCGTTGTTCAAACTCCCATCCGTTTATACAAAAAACGACTTTACCACAGCTGGTAACTTTCAATCCTTTGATTAAAGTACCTGGTGCTATGTTTAGGACTTCCCCAAGTGATTTTGCCATTACTTAAATTAAGTAATGGCATTGTTCACATTCACTCTGCAATTGATAGTGTTGGCTATCTTCATTTAACTCCCGTGGAACCAAAACCACCCGTTCCTCGTTCGGTGTCATCGAGCTTTTCAACTTCGAATACTTTTAGCTGTTCAACTTTTTTGATTACGAGCTGTGCAATTCTATCACCTATTTCAATTTTAAAGTCTTCTGGCCCATGATTGATTAAAATTACTTTTATCTCACCACGATAATCAGCATCAATAGTTCCTGGAGCATTTAAAACAGTTACCCCATATTTTGCAGCCAAGCCAGAACGAGGGCGCACTTGTGCCTCGTAACCATCGGGCAGTGCCATGGCAAGGCCAGTTCCAACCATTGTAAATTTACCCGATGGCAACACAACCTGCTCAACTGAGGCAACATCCATACCAGCAGCTTGAGCCGTTTTATATTGTGGTATCTTTGCTTGCTCATTGAGCCGTTTGAACTCTACTGCCACGTTATTACCTAATAACGCCCTATTCGTTGGCGTCCACCAATTTGGGTCATCCGTTTTATAGTCCGCTCTGTAGCTTACTTTTATTTTCTTAGACATGTGTTACCTATCAAAAAACATCAAGAATCTCAATTAAACCCCAATGTTCAACTTGTCCAACCTGCTTATGTGGTTTCTTAGAAGTCTTTACCTCAATATGGGGCACTCCCAGCAAAGAAGGATCTTCAAGCGTAACAATTTCTGTTCCATTTCCTGCCAAAGCCACTAAGATTTGGTTTTCTGGGATACAGTTCGATTTAAAGATCGCTATTTTGCTATTGAGCACACCCATCTGTTTAGCATCAGAAAAATTTACTCCGACATCCATTTCTTCTTCCTCGGTCAAGAAGGGACGATAAGTCACGCTGGATTCCAATAATACAAACCCAAGACCATTAGACACTAGGAAATTAGCTGGAAGCTGAGGGATTTCTTGTGTATCAAAGTGGTTGCATCTTTCACTACTTCAACTAATGTTCTATTCCACTGAAGAGGATCAGATATTGGTAGCTTCATCATTTGTTCACCACTGAATTTATCCACAAATTTACCTGGGAGTCGTGACCAATACAGCGGTTCGAATGCCGGGTCTTGCCTTTTCAGGATATTCTTTACGGACGTCTTTTTCATATTTGACTCACATTAATCACCCTGCACCGCTTCCGCTTCTTCAATTGAATCCGAATTGATTCCAGAGAAGGTTGGGTGTTTCATATCGTTTGGATCCATTCTCAATGCACTCTCAAAAAGTGCATCCATGTACTTTTTGTACTCAGGCTTATAGAGAACATTCCCGAAATCAGTCTTGTAAAACTTCTCTTCAATCAATAGTTCTCCAGTGTCAGCATCCGTAACTGTAAAGTATTTCCAAGCAGCTGTTCCATTTACCGAGACATAAGTTTTCTCAAACTCTACTCCGTTATTTGTCGCTTTCTGCACAGCATCACAATGACTTCTAAAGAGATCAAATACTTCTTCGGTTTCTACAACCCCGACGCCGAAAATGATTTGAAATTCACATTCACGGAATGGTCGAGCAACACGATTTTTGATCGTCTTAGCTTTTACTTTGATACCGATGACGTTATTCTTTTTATCTTTTATTTTGGTTTGCCCTTCTGAGGCAATGCGAATTCGAACTGACGAAGCATAGGGGATGGCCATGCCACCTGGTGTAGTAGTTGGATCACCAAACATCACACCTATCTTTTGTCGTTGTTGGTTAATGAGCAGCAAGGTAACATTTTGATTGCCGATGATATTGACAATCTTGCGCATTCCTTTACCCAACACACGTGCCTGTAGACCAATGGTGTTTTGGTCATAATCACCTTCGAGTTCTGCTTTTGGCGATGAAGCTGCAACAGAGTCCCAAATGATTGTAACTGGAACATCCTTGATCATCGCACGAGCTTTTAGAATCGTTGATTCTATGATTGCAAAAATCTCTTCTGTGCATGCCGTTTGACAAAATACAAATCTTTTTGTAACATCAATTCCCAGTGCTTGAAGATTATCTAAACTTGTGGCATTTTCTGTATCAATGTAGACTACAATTCCACCCTGCCTCTGTGTATCTTTGGCAGCCTCAAAAGCAATGTGACTCTTACCACTTGACGTGGGTCCTTGAATCTCAATTACTCGCCCCTCAGGAAGGCCGCCACCTAATTTGTTTGCAATAATAAAATCAAGCTGTTGAGAACCTGTACTGATCCACCTTTTGATATTGGTGGGTGCATCATCCGACCTTAAGTTAAAAGCAACTCTTTCGCCATTTTCTTTATTAAGTTGCTTGATAAGGTTCAGAGTAAAATCATCTTTGTCTTCTTCATCTTTTTTCTTTTTGGCCACAGTCTACCTCTTATTCAATGATGGTAACAAGCTAAGTTTGAAGTATAAACAGTTGAGAAAAAGAAACCCAGCTTTTTAGGGCTGGGCTCTTATTACTCAGTCTTTACCGAAACTCAGAATGGTGAATCTTCGTCATCTAAGTCATCGAATGCATCATCAATACTCTTTAGAGCCTTTTCATCTTCATCTGATGAATTTCGTCCCCGAGCGACGCTCAAATTGTCAGAACTTGTATCCTCATCATTATCATCCGATGTTGAACCAAGTGTCTTTGCTACGAAATTCTCTACTACTTTATCAAGATACTCAGGGTCACGAACCATGCTCTTGAAATATTCTTCAAGATTTGGAACAGAGTTAACAAGTTCATCACGAGCTTTTTGCGTTGAAGCAAGCTTGCTTGGCTTGCGTCGTGGTTGAATATCGTAATTCTTGATTGTGTATTGGTTGAACTTCTTACCCGAATCAGTAACGTTGAGCGTAAAGTCGAAACCATTCTCAACATCCATCATGTTTTCATCCGCATAATCGGGATGCGCTAGAACCGAGTAAATATCTTTGAGAATTTTAGCATTCAATTCCCATACCTGAACACCCCTATCTTCTTCACCACGAACAAGAACTGGTGCATAAAAACGGTCTTTTGGACGAAGCGTTCCCCAAAGTCTCCAAGACTCACGGGTGCCTTCTTTTCTAAGTTCATCAAGTAACTCAAAAATAGGGTCCTTCATACCGAACTGTGCAGGAGCAACAAGACGATGTTCATGAAGCTGCTTGTTATCGTAATAACTTACTTCTTGAAAGGGCTGCTCGTTTGCATCTGTGTATGGAAGGAAACGAATCTCATACGAGTTTGGAGAATCACTTGGACCAAGACTTGGCTTGAACCAAGCCAGCTTAGGTCTGTTTGCTCTTTTCTTGTCACCAGGTTTACGACCGCCATTGAGGTCAGCGATCTTCTGCTTAATTGCATCAAGATTATATGCCATTTTATTTTCTCCTATTTATTTTTCTTATTTAAAGTTATTGTATTTATTTGTTATATTAGTTTATTAGATTTGAGAAATTACCATTGAAACGGTTGTCTCTCAGGTACTAATAAGTATTGTACTGCACCCTCTAAATGCCTAAGTTGACGAATATAAACTTAAGATTTATCCTCAATGATTTCAGGCACTTACGAGCGTGTAGAAAAAAAATTTACCCACAAAAAGAGGGTAATTTTAGGCCCTGTTTCATCGCTTAAACCACTCCAAAATTCTTCCAAGAATAGTATTATTTTGCAGTTTTAGCGGTTCGATAGAATGTTAGCAATACTGCTACTAAATTTCACTACCCTTCTACAGGCTAAGTGAAACTTATACTCATAAATGAGCTTGGGTAGTTCATCCCTTGTCAAGGACAGAAGTTTTTCCTTTGCCATTTATGCACGCAACACGGACTGCGGTCTGTAGAATCACAGACAACATCGGCGATTCATAGACTTCGGATGCATACATTTGATTCATATGATGAAGGCTAGAGATAGCTGCGACTTCATCTAAAGAAAGAGGACACCCAGCACCATTTAACCACCATAACGAACGTTGGCAGACGGGAATCCGTGAAACTTCAGGATTGAAATCATACATCATACCAAGTTTTGTTCGGTGCCAATCAGATTCCTGTTCTACGTAGTAGTCATTTTCAGTGTCGCCGAGCTTTCCAAGGTCATGAAACAAACTCGTAATAATAAGTGAATCCGTGTCAATATTAGCACCGAAAACCTTGTTTAGATCTTTGGCTATTTTCAATACACTTAGACTGTATTCAACCAAACCACCAGGATATGCTCCAACATAGTCTAAACGTGTAGAAGCTGGTGCCGCTGCCAGTCTATCTTTTTGTTCGTTACACAACGCTAGAAGCGCCTCTCTGGCGTCTTCATTTTTAATTCGACCTACGAGACTAACGAAAAGGTCATAGTTCTTCTCAAGCTTTTCAATAAGTTCTTGTTGACTCATGTTTACCTCAAGTTCATACTTTCATCGCATAAAATAATGTTAAACCTACAAGCTTAACTTTTTAAATGAAACAGGAACATCATCCGGGCAAAGTATTGAAACTTCAGCTGAATACCCTCTTTCGCTAAGTTTTACCGTTACTGGCCATGGTATTTCAACATCTTCATCAATTGGTGAAACTTCTGCTGTCCACACACCTGCGTTGACCCATTTGGGAGCATAACGCATTAAAACATGAACACCTTGCGAATCTTTGCCGGCTGATGCCTCAGTCCAACCAACGGTTATTAGTACGTTTTGATCATAGCAATCAACTTCTTCGGAAAAGTGACCTTCAATTTCTACCAGGTCATCCGAAGCTCCATAAATCTTTAAAACCATGTCGCCTCCTATTGTAAAGCGCTAGCAACATAACCAACAACAGCACCTATTGCTACCGAACTGATTACGATAAGACCATATTGTAATACCTGACCGAAATCTGTATTCCAAAATCCACCAGTTTGCTCTTCAATATAATCTTCATGTATTTGTATAAGTCGTTGATTTTCTCTTTGAAGTCCTTCAATTGCAACTTCACGTTCTCTTTCAACCGTTTGCAATCTAAGATGAAGTCGACCAACTTCTAGCCTCAATCTGTTCATGTCAGATTCACGTTGCAGACGTAATGCTGCTGTAGCTCTAAGCTGATAAGCTTCCCACTCCGAAACAATAAAAGCAATAGCCTCTGGATTAAGCAGAAGTCCTGCAAAAGGCGCAGGTTCGCCATTTGCAAGATATGTTTGTCTTTCACCATTTTCACCATTGGTTCTATGCGGCGGGTCTAATTCTACTTCATCAAGTGGAGCAGGTTCGTAATCAACCAACACTTCTGTTTCGGGTTCGTTCGATGCTTCCGTGACTACTTCTTCTGTTTCAGTCCCAGAGGTTTGTTCAGAAACAGAAACCTCTGGGGTTTGAGCGATAGCTGGCGCTCCACAGGCTGTGACAAACATGGAAACAACTGTAAAAAATATTAATAAACGTGAATCTTTCATAGGATCACTCCACGGGAATTCCAAAGACACGCCTAACTTCATCTGTTAGCGTAGTTGGGTCCCTATCATGGTCTCTTATGATGGTAACACGCCTACTTTCCCTTGAAGACTCAATTCTCTGAATTTCTTGTTTGTATTCTCGTTCGATGCGATTCATATTTTCAAAGTATTGATGAAGCTGCCTATCCAGCTCTTCACGTTCAGCTTGTTGAAGTTCACGCAACTCTTTTAATTGTCGTTGATGGTCAATACTTTGCTCTTGATATTGCTCAAAAAGAGAATTATATGTTTGAGTTCGCTCGCAACCTTTTGCAAAAAGTGCAGCGACTGCAAACATTAAGAATAAAGGGAGCCAGTTGCTCTTGAGCCATTCCCAAATGGCTCCGAACATCTTCTTTAAGAAGTTTAGAACTTTTTTGTTCCCTGACTCCTTTTTTTCTTTTGGTTTAGTTTCTTTACCTTCAGTAGATTTTTCAGTTGAGTTCATACTTCTTTGTTTTGAAGTTTAGACTCATCGAAGTATCATTGTCTTCCTGCTGACCAATTCCTTGATCAAGGATATACATGAGTTCCTCATGGAGTGTGGTTAGATTTACAATCTGGTCATTGAGTTCATGAACTTTATCAGTCAACAAAGTTACTTTAGAGCTTAACCCATAGACTACATTTTGCAACTCTCTTATCTTTTGAGAATCATTATTATCTGTAAACTGAGCAAGAAGATTTTCATAAGTTTGCTCACCTCCTACAGAAAATTTCGATTCTTCATCCGAAAGTAAAATTTCGAGTGCTTTTACGACCTTGCTCTTAAGAGTCATGGTTCACCCCATTCTTTTGTTGTTCATCAAGTTCTTGCTTGATTAATTCATAAATCGTTTCAGCATCAGTCGTGTTTGCACGACCTTTACCACGATGTATATCCTTGTTTAATATAGCTTCATCCAAGATTCCCAAAATGCGGGAATCTCTCATGGAAACTAACTCTACTATATAAGTTAGGAACTGTTGTGGGTTGAGACCTTTCGCAAAAAGGACTCTTCGAAGTTCCTTGAGCGAATCAGCATCAAAGTCAAAAACTATTTTTGTTTTTTTGATGGACATTTATCCACCCATGGGGCCGGTGACCGCCGTTCGTGGTTGAGGATATTCTGAAGAAGGAGTTGAGCTAGTCTCTACAGATTCTGGCCTTAGATCCCACTGGTTATCAAGAATGCTCATCATTTCATTAGCCGTTCTTTCATTGTAGTTGCTTCTGATGTAAGCTTCAGCTCTGTTCAAGATAAGCGTTCTAAAATCTATTAAAGATTGTGCATTGTTGACAAGTCTAGCAACGCTTCTTGTAAAGTCTTGTAGGTTTATTTGCGGCGTGTTTACCACAGGTTGCTCGGCGTCATCTCCTTCACCTGCTGGTGGGGTTGCATCATCGCCAAACCCAAGGTCTTCGCCGCCTGCTGGATCAGCATCAGCTCCAAGACCCAAATCACCGGCTGGAGCGTCAATGTCAAGCCCACCTTCATCACCTGCTCCAACGTCTTCGCCCTCTGGTTCTTCTATATCCTGTTCAAAAAGATATCCAATTAGCTTGCTTACATTACTTTCAAACATTTCACTGGTAGGAATAGATTCACGTTCATACTGGACAAAATAGCGATCTATGGCCTGATCCAACGAAACGGGCTTATCTTCAGTTGGCGCAAAGTCAGCCATGGACTTAGGTCTTTCAACTGGTTCGGCTTCATTAAGAAGTTGCTCCAAGAGCCTCTTGAGATTTTGGGTGTTCTTCATTGCTGTGGCTCCCGTCTAAGATTTGGTGCAATTACTTCAGGTCCAGGTGGTGAAGTGCTAGGTACTTCCACTTGTCCCGAAGTAGTTACTCGGTCAATGGGTGGAGAGGTGGCAGTATCTAGCATCTTTTTAGGTTCCATGTTATAAACAGGTTTAATCATGTAAAGAGCACTTAAATCTGAACGTTCTGCTAAAACCATCCTAGCTTCTACTACGTTCCAGTTTATTTCTCGCATCATTGCAACAAGATAATCATCTTTATTGTTTTGATAATCGTTGTAATAAGCATGTTCCCACATGTCTATTACTAACACAGGAATGGTGCCCAATGGAATGTTTACATTATGAAGGTCAACAATAACGTTCATGTAAACGCCTTTATATGGTTCGTAAACAACAAGTCCCCAACCGTTTCTAGCTGATTTGCAAGCAGCCATGAAGTCAAACTGCCATTTTTCAAATGTACCAAAATCCCTTGAAAGACGCATGTAGGGGAGAGAATCAACTCCAATCTCTGATGACAAATCAGAGATGTTGTTGAAATAAAGCTCGTGAAGCTTCATAGCATTGAGATTATAGGTTTCATCATTTTTTAGTGATCTGTAATCACTTCGATTTGCGTTTGCATCATGAATGTTAACAGCATCAAGTCCAGAGCTTGACCTATTGAATTTCTCAACATAACCCTGATAAAGTTGTTCGTGTGCTCGTTTTGTTTCTTCAGAAAGTCGCTCAGTTGTAAGATTGAATGATTGAGGTGTTGCTACAAGTGCTTCCTTCAGAACTGGCTGTGGCTTTTTAACAGCCTCTTGAAGCTTTGGCTTCTGAGTTCTGTTGCTTTCAGGAAGCTTTCCTGACTTTCTCAAGGACTCCTTTACTGAAGTCTCAATGATCTTTTTCAAATCCATGTTGGTCCTCTTAGGCAACATGAATAAGTATGGGTTACGAATAGATAAAGGAAAAATCCGACTATTGTCAGCTCTTTTTATTCTTTCTCTTAAAGAGTTTTTCTTTTTCAAGAGCCTTGGACAACTCTGAATTTTCTTGTCTTAGAAAGGGATTGAACTTTTTCAATATGTCAGGAATTATTGGTTCAACACCAAATGGGACCATACAAGCCTTCATTGCTTCAGAACGAATATAAGTTGCTGCTTCGTAACTTGGGTTATATGAATTAAGATCAATCTTATCCGGCTGCTGGGTGAATCCATAGCTGTGATTATGCTGGGTACTCTCCATAGCGGCTTGAAACTTTAATGACTGAATCGCTGCTTTCTCCGTCGACTTTCTAATCGAGAGAATAATGTCATCTTGGATTGATAGTTTTTTTAGTTTTAATTCTTCAACATAGTCATGCTTCTTTTTTACTATGAAAGAATATTTGTTAAAACTCTTAATTTGGTGTTCTATTTGACTTCTTCTGTCGAATAAGTTAGATTCTTCATACCAAAGATCAAACCATAAAGTGGCCAAATCAACTTTTTTAAAATTAACATCATATCGTATTAGCTTTTTCTTTTTTTGCCAATCTATATCGTATTGGTTGTTTCGCCAACTTATATATTCTTTATCATCTGGATGGCAACGAACTTGCATTGAAAAAGTGTTAATAAATCCTAAAAAAACTGCAAATTTTTTATCTGCGGTTGCATAAATGTTGCCAACATTCAATTGTTGAAGTTTGTATTCAGGTTTTGATTCTCTTTTAAGATAATCAAGAACCGATTGATGAAAGCCGGTACCGATTCTAATCAACTTCATTGAACCAAGCACTCTTGCCCAAATCCATTCTCCTGGAATGACCCCGCCTAGTTGCAAACCTTCGTTTAAGACAACCTCAGTAAATGAATCTAAGCCCATTTCAACGACATAACCATTAGGAAGGAGCACTAAAACATGATCAGAATTTGTGGAATAACGTGAACGACCAACGAACCTAAGTCCCTTCATTGGCTTATTTGGAAGGCTAACAATTTCTTTCTTTGAAGCGGCCTTACTATTTGGCACGAGAACCGTACAGTCTCTTCCGAATACACCGTTAAAGTGTTTGTCAAAATCACCATTGTATTTGTCATCACGAAGATCCCACTCAAATTTAAAGTTGCGAATCTTTTTCTCTGGAAGGTAATTTACCGTTTCAGGAATGTCAGATTTCAGTATCATTTCTTCGCCTTTTTGAATTTATCGTGCTTCGTTTCCCAACGTTCAAACATTTTAAAAGGTTCTGAACGTACAAGCCCCGAGCCGAACAATGACATGTTTGCGAGAGCAGCGTCAAGTTCAATCAAACAAGCATCATAGTGCCGGAGTATGTCTGGCTTATTTTTAACGGTCGACTCGTCAAATTTACTTTTGTAATTTACAAATTGTGGATTGGTTCTTCTGATTCGTGCTTTATGAATTAAAGTTTCGGCCTTCCTAACAGCTATAGAACGAATGGCTGTTACAATGTCAAATGGAAAGTCAAGATGGTATCCTTTAACTTCTTCAACATAACGATGAGTTTTATTTACTTGAATCTTATTAAGTTTTTCGTTTGTTATATCTTTGAGTAATTTCTCAAGTAATTCATCTTGAGTTAGTTGACCACCAGACCACTTATTAATATTAATCAAGTACCATAAGGATGCTAATTTTTGTGGTAAAAATCGTACTCCAAAGTCCGCAAGTGGTTCTAAATTGATTCTTTGAAGATCCAGGATGGACCAGTATCTTTTAGCGTCTGATGGTAAATCCACCTTCATAGTTTCGGTAGTAACAAACCCAAGAAACAAGCCCGTGGTTCCCGCAGCAGTTTTATAAACTTTTCCAACGTCCATTTGTTCCATAGCTAAGGGTTTACGAGAACGGTTTTTAACTTGTTTGCAGATGGCATTATAGAGCCCAGAGTCAACTTGAACCAATTTAACTCTTCTGTTAACAGTAGCAAACACATATTTCCCAGGCAGCTTTCCGCCAGGTCCTAAACCACCTTTTAGCAAAGCATTGATAAAAACATCTTGACTAATAGAAACAGAATGTCCTGAGGGCAGTTGCACCTGGGCTTCCAATCTTGTTTGCGATTTTGTTCCTTCGTCTTCATAACCAGCTAGCTTAATTTCCACTGGTTTATTTTCATGAATATGAAATCTATGGTCTTTTTTATAATTTTTCAGTTCTTTTTTAGTTCTCACTATAAAAGGATATGCGGGTATCGTTTCAAATTGAAACTTTTGCACATCCTTTTGACAAGGATGTGCTTCAGGTAAATCAAACCAATTGTTGTTGGTTATAAAATATTCATCCTCATTTGGCAATACCAATCTAAAAACTATTTCTTTTGGAAAGTTTGCTACAAAGTTCATGACATATTAATCCTATTTGCGTTCAAGAACATCAATACTAGCATAGAAACTTGAAAGACCAAAATCACTTTTTTTGAACTTGCCAATTATCAAAGTGTTGTTAGGGACTATGCCGTGCTGCCCAGGCTTGTATCCCCAAACGAAACAATGCTGTTCTTGGCCAGATTCACCATAAACTTTCATACGAAGGTATGGTTTTCCGTTTCTAGTCTTGGCTACCATGCTTCGCTTTACCACACACCATAGAACTTGATTATCAAACTTCCACTCATCAACCGAACCAATTCCCTGTGACTCAAGATAACTTCTGATTTGCTCTGTTAGAATTAAACTGATGTCCACAGTTCCTGATAGATTTTGACTGTGTTTGATCTTTTCATCAACTGACCAATCTTCAAGCTCTTGAGCTTCCCTTATAAGTTTAGCTAGAACTTCTGGTGGTCTTGGCGCTTTCTTTCTGTTGCAGGCTCGCTTAATTTCATCAACCTGATCAACCAAAACATAGTAAAGTTGTCGATAGTTTTTGAATTCTTTATCTGGTCCAACCAGTCCCATAGAATTGAAAGCCTCTAGCTTTACAAGCGTAGACATTGCTCTCTTGTTGAACTTGCTATGACGCCAGCTTTCATCAGGATTCCACAAGAGGTCTTCAATCTTTTCGTATGGGCGATATTGATCAATTTCTCTAAGGGCTGGCAAACCTACATGTTTCAATGCTTGGAAGCTGGGCACCAGAGTCTTGTCTTTTACCTGGTAATCAATCTCGGACTTATTGATATCTGGTTTACCGATCTTAAAGCCCAACCCCTTAGCCTCTCCAAGTGCTACCGATAGAGGAGACTCTTTACCTGTAACCGTACCTTTTTCTGTGGCACAATAATCAATATAAGAAGCAACCCACTCCTCAGGGTAGCGTGTAAGCAACCATGCACACTGATATGATGTAATTGCGTATGCTGTAGCGTGAGATTTATTGAATGAATACGCTACGAATGTGGCCATTTCCTCGAAAATGTCATAGCTGGTAGACTTAGGAATATTATTAGTTTCAAGTGCTTTATTAGCAAATTCTTCTCGTAATTCACGCAAGTATCTTTCTTGCTCTTTCTTGTTAGACTTGTCCTTCTTCAAGAGAGCTTTACGAATGCCATCCGTTTCTTCTAATGGAACACCCGCAAGCTTGTGGTAAATGAGTTGCAACTGCTCCTGGAATACGAGAAGACCGCAAGTTGGTGCAAGAACTTCTTCGAGTAGTGGATGCTTATAAAGGATGCTTTCAGGGTTTTTTCTGTTTTTCAAATACATCTTATCAGCGCCAATACCAAGCGGACCTGGGCGGAAGATAGATGTTGCGGTTGCGATGTCCAGAATGCTTTCTGGTTTCATTTTCTTTACGAACTTTTGTACAGGCGGCTGTACAAACTGAAAAACACCAGCCCAATTGCCTTCCCAATACACATTCTTGTAGACTTCAATATCATCAAGCGAGTTATTGTCTGGATGGAGATTTTCATAGAACCACTTATTAACTTGACGGAAAGTTGGGTACTTAATACCCTGCTTCTTCAAGATTCGCTTAATGCAGTTCTCAAACATGCGGAGTGTTCCAAGGCCAAGGATGTCGAACTTTAACAGCCCGAATCCCTCAAGATGACGGAAGTTAAGACCTTCCTGCCAAGGCGTTTGTAAAACACCGCCACTTTTGATAATCGGCATGTGTTGTTCAGGACTTTCAGTGATAATGACACCGCCAGCATGTCGACTTACATTTCGCATCTGCTTGAAGAGCACTTTGATGTGTGTCTCTAAATCCGGGTATTCCTTCATAAGCTTGCGGAAGGTTTCGGATTTATCATCAGCTTCATCGAAAGTCAAGGTCCACTGCTGTGCGTCAAATCCTGGCTTCTTTTTAGCTTCTGAAAGTGCTTCAGCCTCAATTTTCTTCGTATATTTGTTCACCTCATCAAATGGAACACCGTTCAAGCGACACAAATCCTTAATAAGGGAACGCAATTGAAGCTGGTTGAAGTTTGAAATTGGAATGACGTTTTCTTCTCCAAAGTGCTCTGTGATTAGCTTAACAGCCTTTTCTCGATCAGCAAAATCAGAGTCGATGTCTGGGAAGCCCTTCTTAAATCTGGTAAGAAAACGCTCGAACAAAAGACCATGCTTGATCGGATCAAGTTGAGTCACGTTTAACACGTATGAAAGCAAAGACCCGCCGGCTGAATTATGAACACCTAAACCTTCAATATTGTAAGAGTGGCTTTCACTTACGGTAAGATCGTGAACTTTGCCCTTGTATTGAAAGGGTGTTTTTCTAACTAATTTTGCCAATGGAGTTCTCCTTGTGCCATTTTCTCGCCTTCTTGATTAGGTCTTTTGAAAGGTCTGTATCAAATACAAGTCTATCATAAAAGCTATTGCTTCTGCACCAAACTTTCAATGCTTTGTTTTTGGTAGCGCACAATTCTTTATGTTTGTTATAGATGCTTCCTTTACCTTTATCCTCTACTATTTTGTTTTCATTAACAATGAAATCAGAATAGTATCTATGCTCTTTGCCTTCCCACAAATAAGGAATACCTTCCAAATCAAACCGTTTAATGTCGTTGCCTTGTTCAAGGTTCCACATTATGAAAGCAAGTTCATATGAACTCTGATATTCAATTTTCTTGTAAATACCAGACATGGTTATGGAAGAATTTTTGATTACTTTTTTACGATAGTTCTTATCTTCCCACAGTTTTAGCCCAATTTTTCTATATTTTTCTTTCATACCAGGTTGAGCATGTCGTTTCTTCTGCGAAGCTCTTTGTTTGGCAATTGTTTTTGGGTTATTTTGGGCTATTAGCTGTGCCTTACTGTTGTTCTGTCGCCACTCTTCATCATAAGAATATTGTGTTTTATAACATTCATCACAAACTGGAACTTGGTATTTTCTATTAACAAAACCAAAAACTATACAAACATAATCTTTGCCACAAGGGCACCTTATATAGAGATTGTTTTTATTGTATTTGCTATGAAGTTTTGGGTTAGTTTGAAACTCATTCCAGGAATAAGCAAATGTTTGGCTTAAGCCAGAACGTCGTAATCTACGTTTAAATGAATGCCAAGACAAATCCCATTTTAAAAGATACGGTTTGAGTAATTCTTCTGTGAGACATGGATCTTTAATTGCTTGACAACTTTAATTTGTTCGTTTGTTAACTTAGGACAAGTTACTTTTCCACCCATATTTTTAATTATGCTTGTTTATTGGAAACACTCCTGGGGGTGTTTTACCTATTAATTTTACCGAACAATAGAAACAGCGTTTATTAACGCTTCAAGTGTTTTTTTCTGGTGTTTAAAGTTTAACTTCTGCCACATTATCTTCTTCTGTTAGATGTTGAGCCTCTACCCAACCTCTATTTGTCGTTAGAATTTCATGGTCCTTCGTGCATTTAATCACTCTGCCATCATCAAATTCCAGTTCAATACACTCTTCATCCACATCGTATTCAAATGTGTTTTCAACTGTCTGCTCCTTACCAAAGGCATCTATAACTTTGTCTCCGACAAGAATATTTTCAATTTCGGCAAACATTTCATCTGCCATCATAACACGAGAGCCTGGAAGGAAACATCCACGTGCGTTACCAATAAGCATGTGTTCAGAAACTATTTCCATAATCTTGGAGTAAGTCAAGAAATACTTGGAGAATCCAAGGTACTTCACGACACGTAACTCGTGTTTGAGCCTATCAACATATTCTTGGTTATTTGCGAGTCCACGAGACTTGATACCAGCTATTGCCTGACGTTTCAATTCTTGAAACGCAATTTCATCATCGCCAAGTTCTTTGCCGTACTTGCTTACGATTTCTTTCATGCTGCATTCGTCAACCATTGATGAAATCGAAGGTAGTTTCACAGAAGTGTCAGGATCTATGGTGTCAATTTGCTCGTGAGCAATAATGTGCGAACGTTCAATTGCTTCTCGGACTACATCATCATCATAAAAATCCCACCCTTTTCCATCAGTGTATCGCTTGTATGAATCCCAAACTTGTTCAGCATTCTTGGGGTAAAGTTCACACTTAAGCTCATCGATTTTCTGGGGCAGTTTGGATTTGTCCATCGCCTGGCCCTTTGAAGACCAAGCCATCATCTTGTAAATTTCTCTTTCCTTCCAGTGGTCAGGGTGGGAATAGTGAGCATCAACCGTGCAAACTAATAGTGTGTTGGTTCTCTTGCTGCATTCAATAAGATGTTGATTTACCAGATGCTGCGCACCAAGTGCGTTAAACTGAATTTCCAAATAGAAATTCTCATCACCGAGAGCCCATTTGAACTGGTCAGCCATTTCTTTCAAATCTTTTTGAATCAGCTCGAAGTTTTCTTGCGTTGGTCCCCATTTTTCCCAGTCGGGTTCTGTCTGGTGATCAAACACCTTGCGAGCTGGAACACCAGCAATACAGGCTGTAAGTGCAATGATGTTTCCTTTTGAATACTTCTTAAGTAGGTCAAGATCGATTCGAGGATAACGATAAAAGCCGTTTATGTAAGACTCGGTGACGAGCTGGAATAGTGCTTGTAACCCTTCGTTGTTTTTTGGGAGAAGAACAAGGTGATTGCGCTGTTTAATCGGGTCTTTGAACTTGTTGGATTTTGATTCTTCTTCGTTTTCAACGACTGTGCCTCCAGCCATGTCTTCATCCATCTGTTCTTTTGTTTCGGCAAATGGATCTCCTAGAAGTTCACCTTTGCGCTTTAGCGCCTCCAAGGCATCTTGATCCCCCTTTTCAGCCAGCTTCTTGAGTCTTTTCTTTTCTTTATCCGACTCGTAAAGTTCACGCCACTTTGAAAGTGAATCAACAAAATATGCTTCAATTCCAGGGATGGCCTTGAAGTTTATGCCTTCTTTCTTAAGTTTCTGCCCATGAAAATATTGATGCGAATATCCGTTCATGTTTCCATGATCAGTAAGAGCTATCGCATCCATGCCGTTTTCTCTGGCAAAGTCAATATGATCTTGAGGCATGCCGATAGCATCCCCAATCGAGAATGTGCTATGGCTATGAAGCCCAACGAATTTCTTGGGGTAATTGCTCATTAATATCCTTTGCGCTAGGTTCAAACAGAACCATAAGTATCAACCTGTATTTTAGTATAGTTCGTCCGCAAAAGAAGATAAACAGCAATTTTAAGAAATTATCTATAGCTAAGCAATTAGCTTGATGTCTATAGATTTTGTGGCATTATCGCATTTGGGCCATTGAATAAATTTTCAGGCCACATACCACTACGTATAGCATAGACACGGGTACGATCGTAACGATTGCCGCCATCAAACGTGTCATGCCATCTACCATAATTGGTCATTCCAAGCGTTTTAATTAAACGTTTGGGCCATGCAGAGGTTCCATCGGGTTTTGAAGCAGCGAGTCGCCTTCTGGCTAGGCTTGGAGCATTTGGTGTAAAGCTGTGATAAACACACCAAGCGAGATCATGCTCATCTGAGATATTTTTACCATGAATTGCAGCAGTTGGATGACTAACCCCTACTGATACCTCATAAGCCTCTTCTTCATCTCTTTTATTGTTAGAAACAAGATATTCGATAGTTGAATTGACCTGAGTCTCATAAGTTGCTTCATCAGAAAACAGATCATGAAAAAGAATTGCCCACTGCTTGCACCTTTCCCAATCTGGGCCACTGCGTGGTGTTCGTCCATTAGGCGGTGCTACCAAATCTCTAATAGCTTTAGCAGAAATCAATTTCCCTGATTTCCATTCTCTCAGGTAGCCATCTTGCGCAACGTACATGTTTTCTTGTTTAAGCGCATCCCAAAGGCGATCAAGAGCAGTGCAAGGTGCATTTACTTCCATTTTTCGAAGCAGACCCCAAAGCGAACCTTGTTTCATTGTTTTGGGCAGAACTGCAATCTTGTGTTCAAGTCCAGCAGAAATACCTGCACCATCATATGATTGAACAGCACCAAATTTGCCACCACCTTCGACTTGAGCCGTAAGCCAAACAGCTCGCCACATATGACGTTTTTTCTGTTCTGAGTTAAGCTCAAAATCTTTTACTCCGGCTATCTTTGCACCGGACCATGACCTAAATTTTCTCCAAGTTACGTCTATCATATTTTTTCCCAAGCATTTAAATATCAATCTTTTGAAATTGACTCATTATTTCTTCTTTTGTCATCTGTGAAATGTTGATCCATCCGAACTTCTCGCTATGTCCAATATAAAGTCGTCCACTAAATCTTTCTTCAGGTACTTTGTAAAAGACGAAATAATATCTTGGATTTTCATTATCCTTTATCCACCTTCTTCTCCAATTGGAACCTGACATTCGATAGCCCTCGGTACGAATAACCTTCATGCCTTTAGCTTCTAGCCTTGCTTTCACTTCTTTTAAATCTTCTGAGAGTGAACGAACCCGTTTAACGGTTGAAGTAACCCAAAGATCTGCTGAGATGAATATCAGATGGTCGCCTTTATAAACTTTATAATCCTTCTCCATGCGCTCTTGGTAGGTGGCGTTTGGCTGTTTGGTTCTATAGACTTTGCGAAATCTGCCATTGAATTGGTAAAGCTTTCCTACTTCTAACCCAAATTTTTTCAGATTTTTAACACGGTTTTTTCTAGTCTTTCCTTTGGAACCTTCTTCGTTGTCGAACATGATAGAAGCATTACGCAGTCTGACGTTCTTTGTATTTCGTTTGTACAAATTGTTTAGTAAAACCGAGCCTTTCAGCAATTCTTATCGTTCTGATCCTTGTCTCATGAACAGCAATTTCGTGAACGATCTTGTTTATGGTTGACTTTGATAGGTCCATTTGCCCACTGCGGAACTGCCACAACACTTCAACAAAAAGCGCTTTTAGCTCTGCAAGCTGTTTTTGATAATGATCGAGTGAATTAGAAAGTGATATAAGCATATTTGTAAATACGTTTATTCAAACGTATTCAGTACAGCAATAAAGTCAATTTGCATATTTCCAAACAAACCCACCAGCTGTTTTTCTTTGCTTTTTACAGCATTTCACAATACTTGAAATAGCAATTTTTGTGCTTTGTGAAGCTTTTGAAATAGAAACAAACTCTGCAATTAGATTATCATTAATATCCATTTGATGGACCTTTTTTGACAATTTAAGTTTCGTTTCTATAGAATGTTTTTTATTTTTCCAAGAAGGCGGCCTTAAACCCTTTTCTTTCATTGTTTTGCTAATTTTCTGTTTTACCTTTTCAGGTTGTTTTCTACCGGACATCACAATACGTAAATGATTTTTTTCCTTTTCGGTTCGTTTCTTTTTTGAATTTGCTTTTCCTATTTTTTCTCTTGTTTCTTTAGAGTGAGGGCCTCTAACTTTGCCAAGTTTGGCCATCCTCATTTTTAATCTTGTAAGTTCAGGATTTTTGGACCAGGGACCAACCTTTTGATTTACATGTCTATTCAAATTATAACATATTTCCCAGTTGTTGAGGTATTGATCAATAAAATACTGTTCTCGCTTTCTTCTCTCTCTTGTGGAACCGTTTACAACTTCCAAAATCTCAAACAGAAAAACATCTTCTCCATGTTTGTTCCAACTTGCTAACAAATGCTTATTGTGATGCTTGCCTGCGTTTAGACGACTTTCATGCTGATTTGCTCGTTTTTTAAACGACTTAGCAGAACCAATATAAATTTTATCATTGGTTAGGTTGCGAATTTGGTAAACACCACCCTTATTCGCATTTCCTGCAAACTCTTTTTTCATTTGTCATCCTTCTTTATTGCAAGGATAACTATGTTTTAAGGTCTCCAGTTTTTCTTATTGTTTATTTTAAACTATAGTGTAGAAGCAACAAGTATTCAATCCGACTCTTTCAAAATGTCACAATCCCTCTAAATATGCAGGGTTTGTCGTCGTTCCACGACGATAACAATAAAGTGGGACCTTCAAAATACTTGTTCTCTGGAGCAATAAAGTCAATTTGGTGTTGAAATCGCTGTCTTCTGCTTTTTGACAACGAAGTCCCATGTTTCCCGGCATGAATTTCATTCCATGTGTCCAAAGTTGTTTATAAAACAATGCGCTAGCACCATGAACTTCATACTGCCCAGTAAAGTAGTGATTAATGCCTTGGGTGTAATATCCGGTAAAGACGCTTTTCAGAACCTCTTGATGGTTCATGACCATATCTTCATGAGGTCCAGGGCTTTTAATGAGGCGACTCTCAGCTTTATCCATTTCTTCTTGAGAGCCACAGTTATAAAATCCACAAAGCGTATGATAGCTGTTCATTTTCTGCATGACTCTTAGCGTCCATTCTAATCTTTGCGGTGTAGAAGCGTCGTCTGCGTCCTGTGTGGTTATCAATTGCCCCGATGCTCTCTGTGCAATAGCTTGATTTAGTGCGTTCCATTTACCAGTATTTTTGTCAAGGAAAAGCGGCTGAATGATTCGTTTGTCTAGTTTTATTAGTTCAGTGATAACTTCCTTGCTATTGTCAGTTGAGCAATCATCAACGATGACAACCTCAAAATTTTGATAAGTCTGATTTAAAAGCGATTTAACTGCTTGTTCGATGTATTTTTCATGATTGTAATTTGCTACAATTACTGAGATTTTTGGATCGGTCATTTGCTATCCTTATTGGCTGTGTCTCTTACACCAATCTTTGATAACTGGTGGAATGTCACACTCCAGAGTGACATGATTTGTTTTAGTGCCATTCCAAGGCGTGTGAAAAATATGCCCACCAGTTTCAGTAGCCAATTTCTTTCCAAGAGCTTTTATTTCTTTAACTGAAGCTTCTTCAAGTGATTTGTCAGCGAAAAATGGATTCCAACCCTCAGGTTTCTTTTCGTTATAGAGTGACAACCAAGAATCATTCCAAAAGTGCTTGAACTTTAGAATCTTTGATTCAATTGAAAACCATGAGAAGTGATGTGTCACTGGAAGGTGAGTGTTAATCATATTAAACCAGTTTTGGTAGTCCCTTGCAGCATTTTCATCAGTGATAGCTTTACGACGTAGCTGCTCGACTTCCGGTGTCACAAAATTAGAAAATGCAATTATCTCTCCCGTTTCAGCATGGATGTAATCGCAACCATCTGTGCCTTTCTTGGCATACAAAAGCCCATTCTCAACTTTTCTCAATTGCTTAGGGATTCCATGGGTAATATAAGGAAGATTCTTGCTGAGTCGCCATTTCCATGGGTTTACATCGATTCTTACTTTGTCCTTTGAACCCCAATATTCTACAACTGGCAATGCAATTATTGGGCTTTGATCCATAAACGGAGCTGCTTGGTTGATTAAGCTTTCAATTTTCATTCTTGAGCCAGGCTCAACGATCTCATCAACATCTAATTGCCAAAGATAATCTCCTGTGCATTTAGAACGAGCAACAGCTTTCATTTGGCCGTCGTAAATACCATGGTTTGGAGCATCCCATGGAACATCCACATGAACTACACGTAGTTTAGAATGTTTATCCATAAGCTCTTCGAGCTTATTAAGCGTGTTATCTGTACCGTCTGAACTGTCTGCTACAACAACTTCATCACAGAAGTCCAGCAAGCTTTCAATTGCTTCTACAAATGGGTAATCCATCTGAACACAATTCCTAGTTGTGCAGTATCCCGAAATTTTCATTTATTGCCTCAGTTATTTGCTTAAAGCAAAATTTTTAGTGTTTTCTTGTAATAGTCTAATTTCTATTAGAAAAGTTGTTAAATTGTTTATTGCCAATTCCAAACATGGATTATGGCATCATTGTGAATGTTTTTTATGAAAATTCCAAATTCGACGAAACATTTGCCAATGACTCAAAATTAAAAACAACAGAACCCCAACTGCGTACAAAATTCCTAAAGAAGAAGATAAGAATACCAACAGTGAATTTGTCGGTAAATTTATAAAAGAAATAACAAAAATAAACAGTGATAGTGGTGCTAATGTTAAGTTCCAAGCTGGAGAGAATATCCAGGTCCACTTAACTGTGTAGGTTAGTCTGATTTTAAATACTATTAATCTACTTTTAATAACAAGTAGATTCTTATGGACAGTGTTTTGTACCCGCATATTTGCAGAATCGACATGACATCTTATTTTTAATATGCATTCCTGCTTGAATTTGGTTGAGACAATCATGTAGCGTTGTCAACGCTTTCTCTATAGCTTTGGGACCAACAGACACAGGAAGAATATCAATTCTTGTTCCGTCTTTCCGTGCTCGTCTACGCAGAAAAGCAAATCCGCAACGAACTTCTTTCAGGTCAATTCCATGTTTTGCACACCAAAAATGCTTGTAGAATATTAACTGCATGTGTTTTTGGAAAGAACGCTTTTGTTCAGCTCGCCAACCCCAATTGGTTGTCTTCCAGTCAATAATCCAATAAACCCACTCCCCAGCAACCACTTCACCCTTAATTCCACTTAGTCGGGTTCCCTTACCCTTCTTCTTTTTAGGTACTTTGATAACAAGATCGATGTATCCCTTGAAGTGTTTGTTTTTTTGACCTTCAATTGGCTCAAATAACATTTCTTCAGCTGATACGAGTTTCCAACCAGGAAATTCCTCATCCAACCACTTTGGAGCTTGTTCCAATATAGGTTCTACGACATCAATAAACTCTTGTGCCTCCTCTGCTGTAACTGCATTCTCAGTGAACATAAGCTCAGCTATGCCGGCTTTAAGTTTTTTAACTGTCTCATCAGTCGAAGGAGTTTTGCCAGTTTTTACATATTGTTCTAGAGCATCATGAAGAACCGAGCCAAAGGTGGTGTGAATAGACGGACCGTCTAGATCAATTTTTTCTACATGTTTTAGCTTGTGTCGATAAGAACATTCATACCAATCAGATAGTTCAGAATATGAAATATGAAACTTTTGTGTTGGTAAAATTGTAGTATCTTCGAACAGTGAAAGTTGTATTTTATTTGGATTTTTTGCAGTCATGTTATTCAATCATCTATATCCGAACTTACATTTCTCGTGAAATTCATTTAAAGTTAATGAGTTTGAATAAGAGAAAGCACTCCTTAGGCCACCAGCAATAAGAGAAACAACTTCATCTACATGTTTATCAGTTTTCAAAGCTAGTGTTTTGCCCTCTGGTGTAGGCAGCTCATCACTTAGTCTTACATTTTTCATAGCATCCAAAGAAGCCATGCCACGGTATACACCCGGATGAGGTGCCTCGGGGCAACTTGCAAACATGCGTCCGCACATAACAAAATCTGCTCCTGCACCAAGGGCTTTGGCTATATCGCCTATTTCTTTTACTCCACCATCAGCGACAACCACTGTCTGTGGGTCTACTGATTTAGCAGCGGCGGCACAATATCTCACAGCTAAAAACTGAGGGATGGTAACTCCAGTGACATTTTTAGTCGTGCAAGCTGCTCCAGGCCCAATGCCAACTTTTATAGCATCTGCACCCCACCTAACAAGGTCTTCAGCGCCCGAAGGTGTTGCTACATTTCCTGCCATAACATATGCTTCTGGCAATTCCTTTCTAAAAAAGGAAATCATTTGCTTCATCAAGAAATGATGTCCGTGAGCAATATCAATGACAAAATATCTAGCGCCGGCCGCATATAAGGCTTCGGCCCGTTCTCTTGCTCTCTCAGAAACTCCTACCGAGACAAGGCAGGGCATTCCTTTGGCTTTCACCCACTCTTCAACATTGTCACCAATTGACATAAAACGATGAATTGCACCTAAGGCGCCAGCTTCTGCTATTTTGAGCGCCATATAGCCATCAGTAACAGTGTCCATATTTGCCGAAATTACTGGAACTTTAATAGTCGTCTTGCGGTGTTTGGGGTCTAAAACTGATGTTGTATCTACCCTGCTTCTCGATGTCACATCCGAATATTGTGGAACAATATAAACATCATTATATTCTGGCATACAATCTCCTGTTAGGCAAAATTACTCTATACCAACCAGATCATACTTTAAACCACAGCTCGAACAACGTGTGCATTTAAGTTGCCAGGACGTATAACCAGAACCGATAAAATCGGGACGTGAATTTACTTTATGAAAAACATGTTCTAACGACTCTGAACAAACCACACATTTTCTTTCCAAGCGTTGCCCACGTAGTTTTGAAAATCCTGAATCGATATCATAATCACCTGGTAATTTTGGCTTGTCAAAAGATTTGACAGCTTTTTGACCCTCCTTTAGCAATCTTCTGGCTTCTTCTTTGGATAGTGCTTGGGGAGGTGGTAGGTTCTTGTCAATTTTCGAGCTTTTAGATATCTTTTTCATTTACTTTATCCCAAAAGAATTTGGTTCGGTCCTTGAGGTATTTTTCGGTGCAATTGATAGAACCACTAAACCAACTCTCGTCTTTATGTTGAACATTATCATTCAGTTCAAGCTCAAGTCCTAGAAGCTTTGCTTCAATAACGAGTCGTGGACATGTATCATATCCTGCTGGTCTAAATACCAGTCCTTTCATCGTAGAAAGCTTTTCTAAAAAACTTGAATGTGTGAGGCCGCCAATTAAATCATACTCTAATCCTTTGCTTTCACACCACTCTATAGTAGCTCTTTCGGCTTTAATCCAAGAACCGCCGCTCATAATTGCCCAGCGCTCGTTAGGTTTTCTAGTTTTTCTCAACTCACGCAATTCTTTTAATTTGTCAAGTGTCTCGTCTTTAAATGTGGAACTTTGAACAATAAAATTGTTTGGCTTTGCTTGTGGGAACAAATGGACATACTCGTTCATTTGCGCTTCGGACATGAAGAATACTTTTTGTGCCCTCTGATAAAGAGCACGAACAAATATGCCGTGCTGCTGAGTATGACAGTTACATTCTTGTTTTTCCTGAAGCTTGTGAAGGTGTGAAGAGCGGTGTTTGCAATATTTGTAATCACACTCAATTACAAAAAACTTTACCCCCGATGCTACCAATTCTATTAGACTGGTTTTTGACATTTGGGAAAAGTTTCCGATAATCCACACTTTCTCCTTGTGATTCTCAATCAATTCAGTTGTAACAAGCTGTGAATGTAGCTTATATACTTGGCCTGGGGCTTTTGACATTAGAGCTTCGAGCGTTAACTCGGCGCCGCCTGGGTAATCTTCAGCAAACATGTCACTGACAACTACATAATCAACTTTTTGAGGAATATAGAAAACTTTAGGTGCAATCATAACAGTTCAGTCTAATTCGTCATTTTCTTAAAGACTTCATCGATTTTATCGATGTTTTCGATAAAATCACGACGTTGCTTAACCCATTCAGGCAATTGTTCTGTTGGAATTGGCAGCTTAATTAGAACATCAGTGTTTCTAATACGTCTTTCACAGCGCTCATGGTTTTTTTCGTTTCCAATTACATAACCAGTCCATTCCGCTTTATTTTTTACTTGAGCTACCTGCTGCATATAGTTGTTTTTTGCCAATGGGACTCGTCTATACCATCACATTCATCATACTATTTCAAGACATTTAGAAATCGATTATCAGCTAAACGAAATATCATGTCTAGTAAAAAACTCGTTTACAGTAATGTTTATCAAGCATCATCTTCATTTTATTTGTTGAAGAGATGGAAGTTCATTTTAATATATTCGACTGGTTTAGTGGGTGCTATGACAAAAGAAGGTAAATACACATTTTGACTCCAACGTTTTTTCTCTGCGATATCATTAGCATGAATATGAACAATACCAGAATTGAGAAATTTGATATACCTTCTTCTAACCTCAAGTCTTCTAAAAAGAGAAGATTGCAGTCCCGAAATTTTCGATAATTCATTTGGCCAACTCATATCACTCCATAAAAAAAGACGGGATCAAGCCCGTCTTTTTTTGCACAATAGTGCTCGCCCCGACCACCCTGCGAATAGGAGCACAGGGACTCCATAGCTAAATTGATTAGGTCAATCACACCTTAATTTTTAAGGAATCGAGTTTATTCTCGGGGCTCTGGCGAGCATTGCTTTGTGGGCGATGACGGATTCGAACCGCCGACCTACTGCGTGTAAAGCAGCCACTCTTCCACTGAGTTAATCGCCCGAACATCTTCTTATTATATAGAGCTTGGTTTTTTTGTAAACCTCAATAGCTTTAGTCATTGTTGATAAGGCACATTTTGTCAAATAAGTCACCACTATGTTTAAATACTTCAACAAAGCGACAGTCTTGGTAAATAAAATGACAAACTATTTGGTTGGGCAATTCATATGTTACAACTCCAAGGTCTTCAACACTGTACAACAACAACACAGCATCTTTAGGCACTGTCTTTACAACAGATGTCGTATGAGCAAATATCGAACTTAATTTAGTGTTTGCTCTAAATAATTTTCCAATATGTGGTTTTACTACTGAAAGGGAAGCATTCATTTATATCTAATGTGTTGTTTAGAAGGTCGTCGACCTAATCGTTTCATTGAAACTTTTTTAAAAGCTTCTCGCATTCTCTGCAAGGCTTCAATTCCATCTTTTCGAGCTTCATATTCTTCATTAGTAATGAGGTCTTTTCTTAAACTTTTCCAGTTTTCGTAAGAAACCTTGTGAACTTTCTCATCTATCAAAAGCTCAATTTTCAAAAGATCTTTTCGGCCAAGACTTTCAACTTTTGCTGAAACTATCAGCAAGGGCTCGTAATCGTTGCTACGTCGGTGCATAACTTGTCCGACAAGCTCATTTAATGCTTCTTGAACAGCATTGAAGTATATCTTATCGATATCTTTAATCGGTTTTATTTCATTCGGTTTCTTCATCAAATCCAAATATTTTTAGCGCACTTTGTCGTTTTTCGTATTCTTCTTTTGTTAGGAACATATTATGAAATTCATCTATTGAGTCAACGGTGCAATCATTAGTTTTTGAGTCAATAAGATAATGTATTTCTACTCTTTTGTTATAAGAGTCGATAACTTCTACACTGGAAATCAGTACAGGTTTGCCATTTTTAAAATAAAGACCGCCCACGACATTTTTCATGACATAAGAGAAGGCTTCAAAATAAAGGTCTGAGCTACGAGTGTCAGCTCCCATTTTCTTTTGCTTTGTTCTCTTTGTTCTGAATTTCATTAGATTTTTCATTTATCCACTTCACAAGTGAAGTAGTGTCACCTTGCCATCTTCTTATAGAAACTTTTTCTTTTATGAGTATTCCGACGTAAATTAGATTTTCTCTTGCGATTTTGAATTTCGTAGTAAGCCCAATGTTGTTGGGAAGCTGAACTAATCGACCAGTGTAATGTTCATTTAAGAACTTTTGTCTCTCTTCGAGGGTCATCTATTTTGAAATAACTGTGAAATTGATGATTACTGAATACTCGCAACTTTTTTATTTCCCCATCGAGATAGAAAACTATTGTTATAAAATAGGGTTGTTCACCTAAACAAACTTCGGATACCGAGACAATCATTACAGGCTTCCAAAGCAATGCAAACATATTAAACTTGCTATCGTATTCAATACACTTGTACCAAAGCATCTGACCAAGATAGGATCTAATACTTTGACTCAAGCGTCTTATTTCTTTGAGCACGTTATTATTGACTGACACCTTCCACAACCTTTTCCTTGCGTGCTAGGTCGGGTGGAAGATCTTGCATTCGGTCAGCCATACGCTTTACAGCGTCAAGCGGTACACCATGAACGTTTCGGGATGCAGCCACATCAGCGGGCGTATTAAGCCTCACGAATTCGATTTCGTATCCTGCGCTCTTGGCTGCCATGATGTAGGGCTTCATTTCCCACATCTTCGTGTTGGTATTGTCGACGACGACGAGCGACTTACCTTGTTGTAGAGCCTTTTTGAACTTGCGCTTGCATGTCTCGTGTGCTGCACCGAGCTTACTCGGATCAAACGAGTAATTGCCCTCGTCATCATAGAAAAAGTGATCTGCCGAGCACACATATGCATTGGGCAGATGAGATTTGATGTAGGTGGACTTTCCTGAACCGGATGGACCACGCATGATTACAACTTTACGTTCTGTCATTTTTATCTCCTGTACAATTCAGGATAGCACCATTTTCGAATACTTGCACTGAGTTACCAAATTTCGAGACATATTATGCAATTAGAGCAGTGATTTCTTGTGCTCTAAAAGCTGTCATAAGCTGTCGAAGTTGTGATTCATTATACTGATGTTCATATTCGTACATGCTTTCCTTGAAAGGAAGTAAACCAAGCTTTTTGGCTAAGTGATCAGCTGATCCTTGGTTGCAAATCAAATTCTCGTCATTCCACAATTTGATTGGCGTTATTACCACATAATGTGTCATTGTGGATGCGTCGAATCCAAAAGCATAGCAACATTCGTTGAAGTCAAGCGAAGGTTCAATAGCACTTTCAGATACCTCTTTCGAAGTCTCGGACGTTGTAGAATTTTCTTCGATTCGTTCAACAGTGCCTTCACGTTTCGCATCTGCGCTTCCGTCATGTCTTCCAGCCGAAGCGGTACTATTTCCGGAGTTGTCTTCTTCTTCATCTTCAACCTCATCGACTTCGTACTTGATGGTGAAGTCATAATGGCTGGAAACACCAAAAGGTTTGTCATCCCTATAAAGGATCTCTGCAAAGCCCAGAGCCATTCCAACGGAAACGTCCTGAAAAGAAATTTCTTCAGTTAACTTAGTATAGGCGTTTTCGCATTCCATCCAATCTTCACCCTTGTGGATCTTTTCAATTCTGTAGGTATTTGCGTAGAATCCATCAGGCTTTACAACTCCCAATCCGATAATGTCATTCTCTTTGAATTCATCAAAGAGTTCTTCAGTATCTTCTTCATCAACGATGAGCTGTCTTTCAGACAAAAGATCAAGATCAGCTGGGGGAAGGGAGGTTAGAAGTTTTCTACCTGCCTCAAGGACTTCATGAGTTGAACGGCAAGGATATCGTGTTGCATTTGGATGATCCTTACGTTCCACCTGGATGGTATGTTCCTGAACTTTCATCGTCATAAGTTTATTTCTCGCTTTCGAATTCAGACAAGTCTAGTGTAAGTAGAGTTTGTTTCTCATTACAAGAGTTGCTCAGTTTGTTTGCCTGTTTAGGTAACTTGCTTGCTTCATAATGAAGGAATTCCAGATTAGTTAAAAATCCAGATCCATCACAGATCCTGCAAGATCTAGCATTGGTCTCACAAGCTGGACATAGCCAAACTTCTCCAGTTTTGTTCATGAAGGCATGATACCATAGTGTTATGAGCAATTCAACCTGAATTTGAACCTGGAATTCCTACCTCCAGTAGATCTATAGTTTAATTTAAACTTGTTAAATTAATAAATTAAGATTTAAAACGAAAGATTGATCGGCTATAGTTCGATTAGACTAAGAAATACTCTGACTTGGCAGAGGAGTTCTGTCTATAAGTTCGATTCGAACGAATTGACGAACGATCTTGAGTTTAATTAACAGAAATTGAAATGGATACCTTGTGGTTTTCTAAGTAATTGAAACTAGATCACTTTTGGATCATTGGAATCCAACAATGGTAACAAATGTGGCTCCAACTGGTGGAGATCCCAGGGAAATTACGTAGTTACTTCCTACAAGCCCTCGATAGATGGGCGTCAGTGTTGTACCTCCACCTACTTGAACTTCCTGAGTTATAACTTCGAATTTGGCAAAGGTATTACCTCCAATTCCGGTATTTGCTTTAGTATTGTCACTTGACAATATCAAAGAAAGAGAGCTACTAACCGGTTCTGCGCTATCAAAATTTGCCATAGTTTAAATTATATTGTTGGATCAGTTCCGTTCCAAGGCAATGCCATATCACCTAATCTTATAAAGTCTTTTGAGCCGGACGCTGTGGTTGAATAGGTGTCCCCGGTTGATCGATCTGGACCAGATGGAATTTTAAGTAATGAACTAACGCCTTTGTAACCACCAGGTCCCGTCGGGTTTGAATTAGCTGATCTAAACCATATTGCTGGCAAAAGATCATCTTTACCATTATGACCATTTGTTGTTCCACAGCCGTCAACAAATTCACGCTGAAGGGTATCGTACAGAGTATATATCAGCAGTCCTATTCCACCATAAACTTCATCAGACTCACCCTTGCGAGTCCAACATGCCGGGCTTGTAATGGCTGAAGCTGTTATGGAAAGAGCAGGTCCTCCTGTTGATACCTCGCCGCTTAATACACTAATATCAGCCCAATATTGCACATATGGATCATTGTCGCCTGGCGCAAAAGTACCGCTAAGCATTCCATCAACTAATAAACAGTTGCCTGGATCGCCACCACCATTAGGAAAGGTAACCCAGTAAAACGAATGTGGCGGTTCTTGATCAACAGCAATATTAAGTCTATAGGTGCCATCTGTTAAAAGTGTATTAGAGTCAAATGCAAATGAAGGAAGCTCAGAGCCGATTAAACGTACTTCATCAGCAGCAGTAGGCATTGTTGTAGCATTAGCACTACCTGTGAAACTTGCGCTATAAGAATATTTTGCTCTCCAGGTTCTTGAAGTTGTTCCACGTTGAAAAGCATATTCTCGCTGTACACCGCCATGAGACGAAGTAGCACTTTGTGGCTGACGAACAATGAACCAAGCATTGTTGTTATTTAAGTCCGCAGAAGTGTTAATAATATCGCCAGCCGAAAGGGAAGAACCATCGCTTGATGATGGAACAGTAAAACCAGCAGCAACTAACGTTTCTTTTAAAAAGAAAAAAGCGTCGGCTCCATTGCCTGGCGATAATGATGCTGAAAAGATATAGTTTGATATTGTTTATTCTTAAATATCCTAACCTGGTTCAATCTTTCCAAAGCCAATTAAATTGCTGCCAGTACGGATCGTTATAATTTTGAATTTTGGAGTTTCGCATAGATTTTGCTCTCGCTTGATCGAGAAAACTGGAAAGAGAACCGTCGGTCATAACTGGTGGCATCGGAGTTGAATTTGGAGTTGGGTTTGAATCCATAGAGTTGTGTGCTACAGACATACCTGCGATCATGGCTTTGGCTAAATCGTCGTTACTATAAGTGTTTGTACCACTAGCTTCATATAAAGAATTACCAATAGCAAGAGCCATAACAAGGTCGTCATGATAGCCCTTTTGCGCCATTGGCTTATTACCTTTCCAGATGAAGGTTTGGAGTTCCTCATAGAGACGTTTAGAATATGTTTTAAGTCTTCTGTTTCTTAGTACATCTTCAAGTTTTACAAGTGCTTCTATACGAGTTTTAGGGTTTGTATCAAAGCCTGGTATTTCGTTTTCAGTGTCCATAGTCGAATAAACCATGTAAATATTCTTGTGTAATTTGTCATAATAAAGATTCGGATAGTTGAGTTCTTTTAATTTAAGAACGCAACCGATGCCAATAGAGTTCTTCTCAGGACAGATCATTGCCATGTTATATCTCATGCCAACTTGTACAAGCATTTCTGCTAATTTATCCGGTGCAACTTTACCTTTGAATTCAGCTACAACCTCATCCGCATCTATATCAATGACATGAAACGCTGAAAAATCTTCGCCATCGCCCCTTGCTACGTCAGCAGCAATTACATATTTGTGATTTGTTACTGGATGCTTCCAAATCCACGTATCTTTTTTGGCAACACCTTCTGGCCCCCAATAAGAAATTGGGTCTTTGATGTCAACATATATTTTTTCCATGACATCGCTTCTAAGAAACGTGTCACCTGATGCTGCAAAGGAACATAGAAGTTCTTGAGCTACGCCACGCTCTCCGTGTGCTTCAATAATGCCTCTTCTTTGCTCTTCGAACCATTCTTGATCTCGTTCAGGGTGAACAGTCCAAGGAAGTTCGATAGCGTGGAAATCATTTCTCTCCTCTTTAGAGGCTGTCCAAATTTTGTGGAACAGAGTACCAACACCAGAAGGTGTTGAAATCAAGATAGATGAACCACCAGTAGAAAGCGTTGGTTGTAGACCAAGCCAAATATCATCAATTCCTTCAACGTGCGCAGCTTCATCGACAATGAGTAAAGAAAGGGCTTCACCACGACCAGCTCCAGGAGATGTTGGAATTGCTTGAATTTTACTACCGTTAGAGAAGATGATATATCTAACGGATTGTGCTCGGATTTGTGGCATAACAAGCCAATCCGGCAAACCGGCAAGCATAGCCTCAACCTTTTTGATGAAAAGTTTTGCCGTCTCAAGTTTAATAGCAATAACAAGAATGCTCTTTTCCTTTTGGAAAAGAGCCATCCAAAGAGAATAAGCAGCTACAATTGTTGATAATCCTAACTGACGACTTTTGTTTACAATTACGTTTTTATTTTGTTGAAATGCTTTTAAACAGTCATCCTGGAATGGGTATGTCTTAAAGGGAATCATTCCCTTAATTGGATGTGGGATTTTTACATAATTATTGATGAAGTAAGCAGCATCTGAGCCACACTTCACAATTTCTTGCATTTGTATCTTTTTGGAAGGAGCCTTGCTCTTTCCTTTGTGATTTTTTCTCCTTGGCATTACTCAAGTAAGTATGTGACTTGAGATTTTAGTCAAACTTTGCTAAGATTTCATAATCATAATCATTAATGCTAAAGTTACTAACGATATCGGCGAACTTATTTATACTATGCCCTGGTTTGGACCACCAGGGCACTCGGTATGGATAAAAATCATTTTTGCCCTTTTGGGCATCGAAATAAAATTCTTTGAAGACTTTTGCTGATTCCACCTTGGAAGTATTTGCAGGTGTAGAAACCATCAAAACTTTAGAACTTGGCGTCAACGCCGGAAATAATGTTTTTATTATTTCCTGTGCGGTATCACACCAGGCAAAATCAAGCAGCACCAGTATGTCAATAGATTTTCCACGAATATTATGAAATGTCGATATTGAAGAATGACATGTTAAGGTGCTGTTGTTGGCAATACATTTGATTTCTCCAACTTTTGTAGACCAATGACCGTTAGGACTTTGTTTGAAATACTTCCCGTATGAGATCCAACGATCAATTATGGACATAAAATATTTAACCATGTGATGTCCTGGTACAACAACCAACACATTTATATTAGGTTTAGACTGTATTTCCCAAAAGCAGCGAGCAGCAACTAAACTGGTAAAACCCATTTGCCTAGGTGTAACAACCACCATTTTTTTCTTATTATCTAAGAGTCTGGAAACATATTTTTGGTAATCAAATAGTTTAAATGGCACTTCGCCTATTTTAAATGGCACTTCGCCATAAATCGGTGATTCGATACTCAGTGAGTATTCACAGTAGAATTCAAAATCCTTTTGACATTTTTTATAAATTTGGTTATTCATACCATTGGAAATTATTTTATTCGTACTAGAGTATTAACTCTATAAAAAGCCCGACTCAAAGCTGTGTATTGGGAAACATGAATAAACTCTGTGCTCTCTTCAAGAGCTTTATCATCCATTTCGTAACTTATTTCCTCGTCAAATCGAGCTTGATAATCGTCTTTGAAGCGATCAAGTGCTCCTTTGATCATAGCAACAGCTTCATCTCTGTGTTTGCGAAGTCTTTCTCTCATCATTTGATCGGAACGAAAAGTAACGGTCATAATACAACGTGCTTTCAGTAGCCCGCTGTCGATTGGATCAAGCCTGACATTCATTCCGCTTATATGTTGGTATCCAGGTCCATCAGTACCAAATGTGTTATTGAGAACTTGTGAGATTCTAAGAAGTTTCTTGTAATCGGTTTCCATCTTTATATCCTTGGCTCAAGATAATTAGAGCGTGACATACAAGTAGTTTTATTATTTGAAGTTTATTACAGGTTTTTCAAGTATCAGTCTGTGTTCAAGATATTCTCGCCAGTCCACAGATGATTTATCAGGTCCTTCAGGCCACGTCACCCCAGGTTTTGAAGTCCAACGATTATCGCATTTGCTACAAACGCCATATTTACGATAACTGACACTATCATCAGTAGTTCTCATTGGAAAATTACAACAAGAACAAAACAAAGGAACAATACTAGATGTATCTTCTGGTCCAACAACGGCAATTTTTCCATTATATAATGTTTTAATTTTTTTGCCGTCTTCAGTTTTAATCCAATCATTCATGTTGTTAGTTTTAGAAATAATATTTAGTTATGTCCATGAAAAAGAAAGACCTTGTATATTTGATTGAGGAAGTGCTTGATGAAGTCATGCTCGAACACCGTGAGGAGCTATCGCAAGATTACGTTAATCACATGAAGAAAAATTTTCCCGAAATTCATGATGATTTGACTAAACTTGCTAAGTTTTCCGTGTCATCAGTCAGGGGAGGATACTCTCCAACCAAGAAACTCGACCAGTTGTCAGGCTTGCTTAAAATGGATCCAGATATGGACCCACGTCAATCCGGTGATACGCACGGAGTGCGTCTTTATATTGATCATTTTGTAGATGACAACAAACTTGCTGGACAGGCAAAGCGCTGGTACCAATCTACCATTGATCAGTTGTTAAAAAAACATTACACTGTACCTCGCAAAAAACGGGAGCGCAAGTTTAAAAAATATTTGCAGAAAAAGCAACCTTCGCCACTGGATCAGGTGCCAAAAAAAGACAACCAAGAAACTGAGGCTAAAAACGAAAGCGTTAAATGGCTTATTGATGAAATTTTAAATGAAAATTTCAATTTCTTAGTTGAATCAGTGCGAAAGCCCTTTAATATGAAAATACCTGCTGACATTCAAAGATTATCACAAATCTTTTCAAAAGCTGGACATCAACTTTACGTTGTAGGTGGAGCAGTACGGGATGCATTGCTGGGTAAAGAACCTAAGGATTATGATGTGGCCACAGATGCTAATCCTAATCGCATTCTTGAAATAATCAGGAAATTCCCAGAGTACAAAACAATGGAAGTTGGGAAGGCATTTGGTGTTATCAATGTTATAACCCCTGAGGGCAATGAATATGAAATAGCAACTTTCCGTGAAGATTCATATTTAAAAGATGATTATGAAAGTTTCGTTAAATTCATCCAAGAAAAACAGCCAGAAAACTGGAAGAAAAGGCTGCGTCTACTCGCTCGTATGCCCAATGACTAATGAGGTCAGATATGTTGGTAAAACTGTATCAAAGCTAAACGTTAGACTCTCTAAGCATAAGCATCGAAGGAACAAGAATAACTCGCATAAGAATAATTGGTTGCGATTATTGGAGAGAAAAGGATTGCTCTCCAAACTGAGGATAATTGCCATTGAAAAATGTGAAGAAAGTTTGTTGACAGAACGAGAGCGGTATTGGATTCAATATTTCAAAGACAAAGGTTGTGATTTAACAAATGTCACTTCTGGAGGAGAGGTTGGATCTCACGGTTATAAGCACAGTGAGAAGGCGAAGCAAAAAATAGCACAAGTTGCTAGACAGCATAAGGGTCGAAAATTAACTTCTGTACACAAGAAAAATATTTCCAAGTCACTTATAGGTAACACCAGAAGACTTGGAAAACCTTGTACAGAAGCACAAAAGCAGAAGATTTCTAAAGCTCGTAGAGGAAAATCAGCTTGGAACAAGAAAAAAGTAATGCAAATGACTTTAGACGGTGAAATGATCCAAATTTGGGAAAGTGTTGATAAAGCTCAAAAAGACTTGGGAATTAGAAACATTAGCTGTGCTGCCAGAAACAAAAAGTACAGGAAACAAGCTGGTGGTTTTATGTGGAGATATGTTGATGACCAAGTATGAAGATTTACCTGCAACCGTTCAAAAGGCTGGAAATGACCTTCTGGCTAAATTGAAGACTGCAAGAACTTGTGGTGATACTGTTATTGTAAATGGCTGGTTCATTGAAACTCATACACTCGGATGTCGATATGAAGCAGGTACACCCGAAGAAGATTGGTGGGATGAACACTATAAAATTTTCGATGAGTACAGCACTGATAGTATCAGTGTCGTGGAGGGTGATCCTACAGATGGTATCTTTATCACATTTACCCCAACAACCACAAACAAGTTGACAGAGTCGGCTAATTGGAAAAATAAAGCCGCACAACTTTTTCCAGAAGAATATCGAGAATTTAAGTCTTTGGTGGGTCGACGACCCGATGCAGTTGAGTTTACTACTATTGAAAATGATGTGAAACGTCGTGATCTTACAATTAACGCACTTTTTTATGACATCGACAGTCAAGAAGTTGTGGACTTGGTAGGCGGTCTTGAAGATCTAGAAAAAGGTGTGGTTAGAGCTGTTGGAGATCCCTCAGAAAGATTTGATGAGGACAGACTGAGAATTTTGCGAGCTATTAGATTTGCAGCTCGTATGGGTGCTGGGCTTGATAAACCGACCGAAGACGCCATTAGGGCAAATAATTCCTTAGAGGGTGTGTCGCCTGAAAGAATCAGAGATGAATTCTTGAAAAGCATTAAGAGTGCCCAATCCGTCAGGGCCTTACATCGTCTTTATGACTCTTTCAATTTATGGGAAAAGATTTTACCTGGGTTAAAGCTAAACACGTGGTATGAAGAAACAAAGAACATCCCAGTGCAACTTGCTCTTCTTACACGAGATAACAATCCTAAAGTTTTGTCTCAAAAGTTAAACAACTTAAAATACAGTGTAGTTGAAACTAGGCAAATTGCTTTTCTTAATCTTTTTCAAAACCTTTCTCCCGAGAATGCTTATCATTTGAAAAAATTGTGGAAGCCGACACGACTTTCTCCTGAGGACTTGAAGGAATTTGCTCAACTTAGTGGTGAGCCGGACATGAATTTGGTAGATGCATTTATTAAATACGAACCATCCGTGAGTGGACAAGAGTTGATGGCTCAGGGTTTAAAGGGACGAGAAATCGGACAAGAAATTGAACGACGTGAGACTGAGCTGTTTACAAAACTTGTAAAGTGATCTAATCTCCATTATGTCTGAAATAGATGTTCAGTCCAAAATTGAAGCTAGAAAAAGGTTGATGCTATCAGCTAAATCAGCGAAGATGCAGGGCATCTCCAGAGATGCGTGGGAAAACGCACAGGTGATACGAGAATTCGCTACAAAATCAGCCCTGCACAACGATATCGTTGAGCATATTGCTGCCTGGGTTTGGACCTTTAGGCGAAAATAATGAAAACATTTACGATAAAAACTATCCAAGTTCAAGAGACTGATGCAGTTTACTGCAACAAGTGTGGGAGTCAGTGTGACCATGAAACTGAGAAAGATTACGCCTCCTTAGAGGTTCATTGGGGATTTTGGTCTCGCAAAGACATGCAAAAGCATGCTTGGGACATTTGTGAAGATTGTTATGATCAATTTGTGGCAACTTTTACATTACCTCCATCACGCTATGAATATAGCATAAGCACTGGAGAAATCCTTGGCGAATTGGAAGACAAATAATAATTACACAAACCTTTGGAAGGTAAAGCGATCCGGGTGATCGCCGCCGTCTCGAAAGCGGATGGACGGTCAACAACCGTTGGGGTTCAAGTCCTCTGCCTTCCGCCAACTCATAACATGAGAAAGTTAATACGAGATAAGATACCTAAAATTATTGATGATAATGGCGGTCTCTCTGATAACCTTGAAATTATCTCGTGTCATGACAATGAAAAAATCCCTCTCTTACTTGACAAGGTAATTGAGGAAGCTTCTGAACTTGTTGCTGAACCGAGTTTAGAAGAAATGGCTGATGTGATAGAAGTCGTTTACTCCTTGGCTAAGGCTCTTGGACACAATTCTGTTGAAATAGAGCAAACTAGAATTAAAAAATTACAACTTCGAGGCGGTTTCGACCGAGGATTGGTACTTCAGTCTAAGTGATCGCCTCTTTTGGAGAAATCAGTGAACCATCTACTGCAAAGTAATCATTTTGAGACTACAACCCATTCGACAGGGATATGGTTGATATGTACTTTAGCAGGAGAAAAGGTTTATGAGAAAAGATTTCAAAAAGGTACTCTGCGAGGAACCTCGCTATCAGGGTTGGATTAACAAAAAAAAGCTCTTAATAAAAGAAAAGGTTCTAAAAAAAAGATTCAACAAGCTACGAAAGGTGACTACGATGAGTGGTCCCTTCCTCGTAAGGAATCTATGTTTGGCAAGCGTGCCCGTGGTGACAAGTCTTTTGGCGAACACCTTGGTCCTCTGGTTCGATTTTTGCGTAGTTCGATTGGCCGTAAGTGGGATGACGTTTACTCGGAAATTCGAAAGGTTTGCCCTAACGATAATGCTGTGAATGCACACATTTATCAACATCTTTGGGGATATGTTGATCGTGTTGCCTATTACAAGGATGATGGCAAACTCTATGCGCTTGACGTTTGGGGTTTGGAACACGAGGTAATCGATCGTGGTCGAGACAATTCCTTTTATGTTGATTCTGATGGCATCCTTCGTCGTGCTCCTCGATTGCCAAAAAGAAAACCTCGCAAAGATAACCCTGACGTATTTAAATATCAGGGAAAGATTTACGTTCGTAAACACGGAATCTGGTACAAGACCGCTCTAAAAAAGATTCCCAAGGCTGAATCGTACCAAGATCGACGAATCGGTTACGGAGGACGGGAATTTGTTCGTGAAATGTGGCGTCATGGAGATTTTTACGACGTTTATCTCAAAGTTTCTAATTTTACTGAGGGATATGATGGACGTGAGGGCGCTCGCAAGTGTGAACAGACTTATGGAAAGAGCGTATATTGTTGGCAACTTCGTCAAATTAGCTCCCGAGAATTGAAGAAGCTCAGACTGAAAGAGTGAGGAATCTTTTAAGGAGCGAAAATTGTGAAGGTGTCGGTTGGACCATTGGCATTGATCGGCTATTCCTAAGTTTGGAACAATAGAGTAAAAGACAGTATACTTATAGGGTACGCTGTCGCACGCCCAGGTAGCCCAATGGCAGAGGCAGTCGGCTCAGAACCGGCACAGTGAGGGTTCGAATCCCTTCCTGGGCACCAACAGGAGAAGAAAATGTCAATTATCGTAGAAATCCGTGCTGCTGAGTGTGATAACTCGTACAAGCTTGTACAAATCAGCTTATTGGATTGGCTTTGACCTTTATCTTCCATTTATAGTTGCAAGTTTTACAAATCATACGTTGAGCTTGTTTGACACCAGCACGTCCACGATAGAACCCATTACGAAATGGTTCTTCAGAAGAACATTCAGGACATGGAGTTGGTCTGGTGTTGATATCTATTTCCTCTCTCCAAATAGGAGAAAAAAATGGAAAGTATAATTGTAGAAATAAGGCCCGGAGAGGGTGGTGCCGATGCCCGTGATTTGATACACGTACAATTTGGAATTTATGGGAAAGCTTGTAATCTTATGAATTTTTCTATAGAAGAAATAACAATTAACGAAAATATTGTTGTTTTTAAGGTTTCTGGAAAAGGAGTAATAAGATTCTTTGAAAGTGAAGCTGGTGGCTTGCGTTGGCAACGTGTACCACCAACCGAAAAACGTGGGCGAGTACATACCAGCACTATTACGGTAGCTGTGTTACCTGAGGCAAAGCAGCAGGAAATTCATATAGATCCTAAGGATTTAAAAGAATCGTTTACTTGCGGAAGTGGGCCTGGTGGCCAACATCGAAACAAGAATGCAACCGCTGTTCAGTTAACACATCTACCATCTGGTGTTACTGTAAGAGCTGAGAGTTCAAAAAGTCAAAAAACTAACCGAGAAAATGCTCTTGCAATCTTAAAAGCAAAGCTCTTAAGTGAAAAGAAAAAAATATATTCGAAAAAGCGTGAGCAAATTCGTCAAGAACAGGTCGGCTCCGGAATGCGTGGAGATAAGATTCGCACCATCCAGGTAAAGCACAACATTGTAAGTTGTCACATTACTGGTAAGAAAATATCCTACAAAGATTATTATCGTGGTAAAATAACAGGATTAAAGTAATCCTATACCGTATACACTGAAGAATATCATCAGGCTATTAAATGAGAAAAGTTAAAGACGGGGTTATCTTCGAGAAAAAGATGCTCAACAAAAAACCCGGATACAGAGGGGTATGTTTTGGTCTACAGATGCAGTTTGGGATGGTCATGTCGGAACTGTCGTAGCAGAGATTATATCTATCCCAACACATTTGACTGGTGGTTTCACTATTGCTTATTCATATCAGATGATAATCCGGGTATGGTAGTACCAATCAATTATTTTGGTATAAAGTTTGATGAAGACGATCAATAAATTAAAACAAATTCTAAACCCTCATCGCATGTACAAGTTTTGTTTGTTTATGGTTGTCCTGAACATGATTTTTGCACTTGTATGTTTTTTTATCGGTTTATCTCACGTGTATGCACAGCTTTTTCTTGCCAATGGAATTTGTTTTCTTATGGGTGGAATCGCTAATTGGTGGATGATTCGACTACATGAAGCAAAATCGAACAAGTCTGACAAATGAGCTAATACTATAGAATATGAAGTTAAGAATCATAAAATCTCACATGACAAAAGCGTTGATGTGGTATACAAGTCAGCTTTATGAAAAGCATCTTGGACAACTTCTTACACCTGCAAGAATAGAGTTGATTATACGTGATTTAGAAGCACTGCAAGAAAAAATGCAAAAAAAAGAGTCTAACTCTGTGTGGAAAGTACCTGTAGGCGTATCTTACGATCTATCACGCAATAACTTTGAAGTTGTTGTGGCAGATGAAAGCAATGTGTTATATCTTCATGAAGAAAAACGTTAAAATTTATGTGTGAGCGATACAGTTTAACTGTCGGAGTTTTGATGAAACGATTAAGTGCCATAGTTTATTTTGTTAGTTTTGCAACACTAATATTAGTCGTAGCCTTGCCAAGTTTAGCCCAGGAGGACTCATATTCAAATGAATATGTTGAGGCTCAAGGCTCCCCGAGATCTCCTATTGACAATCAGAGAGTTTTTCTTTTGGGAAATTCACAAGTCGCTGGTTCTTTTGGAGTGGCAATGCTTGCACACGTTACTGGCGCAGGTGCTAGTTATTATGCTCGTGCAGGACAACCTGGTTGGGGCGTGAGAAATTGGTGGGTACATCGACATAATATTAATCGTTTTATGGGGAATCATCAACCTACTTTAGTTTTAATTGAACTTGGTGGCAATGATTGGCAACGGTCCAGAAATCCAAATTATCATAATGAGGTTGAGCAGCTCTGGGAATATATTAGAGAAAAAGCTGAGGCGAACAAGCCATCGGGGCAAACAGTTAGTTACTGTTGGATATCCCCTGCTGTAATTGTCGGAGATGACGAACGAGCGAGAGAAAAACAACGAGGCAGAGATCAAGCTGCAAGAATTATTCATGAGGTAGTTGGACCAGAACATTATATTGAATCAAGAGATATCACCGGAACTTTTGGTAGAACGGGGGATGGCTTACATTTTACTTTTGAGGGTGCAAACGATTGGGCTAGTAGGGTAATCCCTCGTATTGAGAATTGCATTCTCAACCAACTTAGGTGAAATATGAAAACTTTTCAAGTGGCAATGACTGCCTTTTTGACAGTTGTTTTTACCACGTCAATTGGAGTCGCACAGGCAACCGAATGTGATGAAAGAAGCGGCGAAGGATGCTATTCATACGAATATGAAATTTCTGAAATAGATCAAGCTGAATTTGCTGTGGATAGGACGCTTATGACAAATGCTGTTCTGCAAAAACTAACAGTGTGGACTAGACCGGCAGATGATAGTCAAATATACGCTAGACACTGTCGTCAACTAACTTATGGTTGCGAAAAAGAAATTTCTGTGCTGGTTGACTACATTTTTGATGTGTCAATACAGGCAGGATTTGATCCTTGGTTACTTGCAGCCATTGCCTGGCATGAATCTCGGTTCAATCCATTTGCTGAATCTAGTGAAGGCGCTGTGGGTTTAGTGCAGATACTTCGTCGGTCTCGCTGGTCTCAAGGGCTTCAATTCGTTCGACAACGTTGGTATAGACAACAATGCCGTAGAGAATTTGGTTCCTGTCAACGACCGATTGTAGAGCGAGCAGTGTATTGGCTTAAGCGTTCTATCGAACATTGTGGCTCCGTTCATGATGGGTTAAGAATGTACAATTCAGGTAGATGCAATGGACCTCGTCGATACCCCAGAGCCGTATTTGCTGCCATGGCAGATATTACAAACCGAGCAAAGGCGATTGTAGAAAATAATTTTTTTGTTTTTACGCAACCGAATAATGAACGCATTTTCGTCAAGGAATGATTTAGAAGAGTATTGGTGTTCAACAAGATCAACATTGCATGATAGTGTGGTCGCCAGTTATTAATGCATATGAGAATTTACATGAAAAAAATTATGTTGATATTGTTCTTTTTAATACCATCGACGACATTTGCACAAGTCGGTGATGACCCAATGGACACGATGTATTCATATAATCAAAAAAACAAAGCAAAAGAAGTAGTATTGAATCACCTAAGGTTGCCCAATGGTGAATATATGAATTTTTGCAGAGACGAATATGCGCCAATGGGCTGTGAAAGTCGTGTTGAAGCTTTAGTCAATTTGATTTTCAGAGAGGCGAGGCGAAACGATTTAGATCCATGGCTTTTGTTGGGATTAGCTATTGAAGCTTCTAATTTTAATCCATTTAATATTGAAGAAAATTTAGCAAGCGGAATTATGGGGATTCCCTTTGATACAAGTTATCGACGATACGATCGATTTTTTACTAGCATTGATTATAGACGGACATGTCGGCAGCAACCGGATGCTTGTCAAGAGTCTATCATTGCAAATTCTGCGACAATATTAAGAGCTTCTATTGAACGCTGTTCAAACAATGTTAGACGAGGTCTTCAAAGATATATTGGTGGTCGTTGTGGAAACTCTCCTCGTTTTGCAAGGCACGTACTGCGAAACATGAGGGAACTTCAACAAAATGCCGAAGCTATTGAAGATGTTGATGTCTGTGAAATACATCCGCTAATGTGTGAAGATGTATTATATGGAATTGAATTTGATCTTTAATAATTTGAAATATTATACCTAAACTTTCATAACAATATATTTACCTCAACAAGAGGTAAAAATGGGAATTTGGATCAAAAATACTGAAGGTGAGCCAAGTGCTTCCTTGACAATGTCGGTTATTTCTTTCGTTACTGTAACTTTTTGGTTATTAGCTTGGCTTATTGCATCGCCTTTTGGCGTACCAGTACCAGCTTTTGACGCAGCAACTGCCATGGCTTACTTGTCACCCATTTTAGCACTTTATTTTGGTAGACGATGGACCAGCAACAACGGCAAAGTCACAGCTGAAGGTGTCGGTGAACGTGAGCGTGGTCGGAATTCCTCAGATGACGACGTAGCATAACTATAAAAATAACCCCTTAAGAAAAGGGTTCACACCACGATACTTATGAGGTATAGTGCGTACCTCACTGAGAAACGGGGAAAGGTTATATGGCTAAGAAGACTCCAGTAACAACACTTCGCAATCGTATTGCAGAACTTGTCAAGGAAGAGGTTCAGAGGGCTTTGAAAGAAGACGTCAATCCCCTCTTTAATAAGGTGCCTAAATCTCAAATGGGTGAATTTAAGGCATGGATCATGAGGCAGTATTTTGATCCTGTCAAGCATGAAGATAAGCCTTGGTATGATCCTTCTGTAACTCAGAACAATGTTTTAGACTATATTAGTTCTGCAAAAGGTGGTAAACTTTTCCCTTCTTCTCCAAGGAACTTGGTTAATCTCTGGAAGGCCAAAGTTGATCTTACAGCTAAGCTTGGTTCTGCTGCTGATGATCTTGACACTCGGGATGAATCAGAAGAAGATGATGAAAAGGCCAAGTATCAAACTGGAGATGTTTCACTCAAGGATATTGGCAAAGAGCTTGGTGGTGTTACACCTACTATGATTAACAAGCTTGCAACATCTGGTATGGGTAAGTTTGCAAAGCTTACAGGTGGGAAACACCCTGAAGATCTAGACGATGAAGATTTGGAAGCATTTCTTCGTAAGATCAAGGCAGCTCGTGCCGAAGGCGCAGCTGAATTTGCTGAAATGTTAAAGTCTGCGTCTTCGGTCGCAGAATTTCTTCGAAACCTGGCTAAAGGCCAGGTTCTTACTCCTACGGATCTCAAGATTATCGAACCCGAAGAACTTGAGGGATTGGAAATCCTGAAGTCAAAGCCACTAGAAAACATCATGCTCATTCTTTTGCAGGACATCGAGGATGATGATAACCTCTTCAAAAGTTATCAGTCCCTCGTGTCCAAAAAGGTATTCCCTCCTGGTAAGCGTGGAAGACCTAAGAAAAAGAAAGATTGATATGAGCGAAAATTTATCGAATTTCGATAAAAAGCAAGGGTGGCAGTTCCAAGCCACCCTTTAGTGTTTTAAAGCATTTCAATTTAATGTTGAATACGAAGCAAAATCTTTCCTTGTAAAGCTTACCAAGATTAAAACCCACAAGGAAATTCATATGCAGGCTTCGCCATCCTATAATGAAAATATCGTTGATGTTATGCTCGTATATGAACCAATAATGAAAGAAAAAGTACGAGAAGTTCTAATAGAAATAGAAGAAATTTATCAAGAATTTTTTTGATAATTCATACTCATACACATGCCCAAAAAAGTAAATTTAGATGGTGAAACTTACATAGTAAGTGAAGATGTTGATTTCGAACAACTTGATACTGAAAACATGGTTGAAAAAAACCAACAGGTCGAGTTGATTGTCAAAAGTCCCTACGCTAATTTACTGAGCAATCAATTAACTAAAAATGAAAAAAAGTCGGACCAAACACAATCCCGACTCAGACCTACTATTACGTTCGTTCTCAAATTTGCTAAACGTGTTTATTATTTCAAGGGAGATTACCGCCGCTCGGAAGTAATTGAGCATACTAGTTGTTACAAATTGATGATGCGATTTACTGAGGCCATGAAACTTCAACAAATTATGTTAAAAGCACAAGCTCGCTCGGGGGTACAAGGAAAACGTATATTATTACTTAAATCTATTATTGAATGGAATAATGGAGAAAAATTTGAACATGTTCCGCCTAAAGGAAGCAAGGGAATAACTTCGCAAAAATTAGAGCGAGTTAAGATTTCTCCAATGTGTTCAAAACGTCATAAAGATATTGCTTACGTGGAAATCGTCTTTGGATCAATCCATTGGTAATGATACTTATCAAAGTAAAATAAGGATTTGCAATGAGCGAACTCAGAAAAGAGTACAAAATTCACAAAGAGCGACGCCAACGCTTTATTAAAAACATGATCGAAGAAGCTGTAATAAATGTATTGGCGGAACAAGCTGCAAATCAACCAGTCGCTCAACAACCCGCAGATCAACAAGTACCTCAACCTGAGGTCGGGGACCCGCCGCCGGTAGCTACGCCTGATACTGAAGTTCCCAACCAATATACTGTTGATGATATGATAGACGAACTAAATACTATCAGAGGTGGTCGTTCGTTTACCGACCCCGAAGTTTATGGTACGCTTGTCACGTTCTTTAAAAATCTAGAAGAAGAGGAAAAATCAAATCTTGATAATCTTCTCAGTCAAATTGCTAAGCTTGTGACCGGTGTAGATGATATTGAACAACAGACACAACAAGGACAGGCCCAGCAGCAACAACCAACACCCCCAGGACCACCACCTGAAGCAGCACAGCAAACTGCTCCAATGCCTGGAGCACAACAAGCCGCCGGAGCCGCCGGAGTTGGTGCTGCTTGATTATTCTTTTGTTATGGTATGATTCAATACTTCTAATGTGAATGAACGTTGGAAATTGTTTAAATCATGGATTACAAGCGATCGGGTGCTGCTTGTAATAGCAATATTGCTTATCCTTTTTAATTTCATTGATGGTGGTCTTTCTTGGTATTTGATCCTTTTTAAGGGAATTGCCACCGAAGCGAACCCCGTAATGGGCTTCCTTATGGAAAAGGGTGTATTATGGTTTCTAGGCTTTAAACTTGTAATAATACCTATCCTAGTTGCTTTTCTTTATAAAATTCGTTCTCAACCTTTGGCTACATTTGGTATTGTTTTCACTTTTGTTTTGTATGCTATATTAATGGTGTGGTTTGTAGCAAATTTATTGTTATTTGCAACATGTGGATATCTCTAAGAAATTTTTTGGTTCACATCTTAGGTGTTCTGGGTTATTCTCCAATCATCTCCTTCTTAAAACAACAGGAGCTAGCAATGGCTGAACCTAAAAGGAAAGTAGAACTTCGTCGATTTCGCCTCAAGCGTAATGAAGATGAGAGTGGTGTTTCGGGCACTGGTTATGTAGCCGAAGGTATCAAGTTCTCCGACGGACAGTGTGTCATTAGTTGGCTTACTGATACTCGGAGTATTGGTATTTACCATAGTACAGTGGAAATGATCCACATTCATGGACATGGTGGAAAGACTGTAATTGAATGGATTGATGCTGAAAGCGAATCGGGTTCTGGAACAGCAATTGAAGGCTCGGGAGAGCATGCTCAACGTCAATTGACAAAAACTGAAGCCTGACTCAATACAAATAAGGCGTCTAAGTTGTCATAATCCCTGTGAGAAATAAATTTTCGATGAAATCGAAGAGAGAAAAATCACAGGGGCCGGAAAAAACCGGTTGACATCCTATTTATAACGTACTACACTGTATCTTACGTTCTTGAAACAGAGAACGATTTTACACAATCAAATCTTTTTGGCCCCATCTAACTAATGGTAGGTGGCATGCCTCTCAAGCATGAGGTGGCGGGTTCAAGTCCCCCTGGGGTCACTAAAATCTTTTTATTTGTTTGTAGCGCTTCCTGAGGCTACAAAAGTATAGTTCTCTTTGACAACTGAATACGCTTTTGGGGCGGTAGTGTTAATTGGTAGCACGTCTAGCTGAAGCTAGAAAGTGTTGGTTCGAATCCAACCTGCCCCGCTAACATGGGTCTCTGGCTGAACGGTTGAAGGCACCTGGCTCTTAACCAGGCGGGTAACCAATCCCCATTTAGGGTTCGAATCCCTAGGGGCCCACTAAATAATAGGTCATTGGTGTAATTGCGTAGCACGCCGGTCTCCAAAACCGGAAGGTCAGAGTTCGAGTCTCTGGTGGCCTGCTAAAATACCTGTCGGTCAATAAACCGCTAAAAACCTTTATGGAGCTGGATTGGATAGTGCAGTCCTAATCTGGGCAGGTTTTTGTCTCTGAAGCTCAATTGGAAGAGCCACCGGCTTCTACCCGGTAGGGTGTAGGTTCGAGTCCTACCAGAGATGCCAAATTTCCCAGGTGTCCCCGAATATCAGAAGCGGCAAGTTGGTTACAAGTCCTTAATGTTCATGCCAAGTCGTGACACTTCAAGTCCAATGGGTAATGGAATGGGAAATTTCAACAGGATGTAGGCTAATTGGTTTGAGTCACCCGGTTTGGAGCCGGGATCATGTGGGTTCGAGTCCCGCCATCCTGACTAACTGGTAAAAGATGGAGAACATCTACCTGATCAATGAGATCGATTGATTATAGGTCATGTAAATGGTAAGAGTTGCCATAGGCAACCACCTGACAGACTGATCATCTGTTATAGGTCATGTTTTGGGGCCGTAGCATAATTGGCAGTGCGCTCCCCTGTCACGGGAGAGGGTGCGAGTTCAAATCTCGTCGGTCCCGCCAGGTTCGAAAGTCGGTACGTCCCAGCAAAGGACCCTTCAAACTTTGAAGGACTCCCGAGCACTAGACTTGACACGTCGGAGAGACGATGCAAATTCAAGCAACGAAACAAGATGGCTGCCACCATCAAGTTCCCTCTTGGCAGAGAGGCAGTCTGGCGGTCCCCCTGGGGGCATGGCTTGACGGTTGCAAGTTTTTTGGGGAATTGGTGCTAATTGGGAACACACCGGTCTTGCACACCGGAGTCAAGGGTTCGAATCCCTTATTCTCCACTAAGTAACTCGAATGAATCAAAATGGCTAGAGTGCTTACTTTGGAAATGTTCACTGCCAGGATTCCATGACTTCTCATGAGTGAACTTTCGTTTCGGTCGTTAGCATCAAGGCGATGCACTGGACTCTTAATCCATCAGAGCTGGGTTCGATTCCCAGGCGACCGACCAATGTCGCCTTTACAACACATAGCTGCAATGGTAGAGCGGGGCTCTATGAAAGTCCAGGTTGTTGGTTCGAATCCAACTGTTGTTGTATTGATCCGGCATATCGTTCCGTCGTCTAATGGCCTAAGGGCATCGAACCTCTATAGATTTATATCCAACTATGATATAGTTATGCATTGAGGTTAGACGATGGCAGAATACAAGTATGTAAAAGCATGGCGTGAACGCACCATTAAACGTCTCAAAGAGGCTTTTGGAAGTAAATGCGGAATATGTGGATACAGTAAAACACTAAAAGCTTTAGAATTCCATCATCTAAATAAAGATGAAAAAGATTTCACATTTTCAAAATGGAACAAGGTAGCACGATGGGAAAAACTAGTAAAAGAAGCAAAAAAATGTGTTTTACTTTGTGCAAATTGTCATCGTGAAGTTCATGACGAAATCACAACAATCCCAAAAGATATTGTTAGATTTGATTTTTCTTTTGAGAAATATCGCAAAGAAAAACATATAAATCTAACACCTTGTAAACATTGTGGTAAATTGAAATCTGATTTGCGAAAATATTGTTCGCAGGCTTGTGTTGGCAAAACTAAAATCAAAGGTAAATGGGAAAAGGTTGATTTGAGTTTAGCTGTAAAAAACAAGATGACCTATACAGAAATAGCCAAAATTGTCGGTGTGTCTGACGTTGCTGTAAAGAAGAAACTACGCCAACTTGGATTGGTTGACTGATAAAGCGAATATGGAAGTTCGATTCTTCCCGGAACGACCAAAATTTTTTCTAAGAAAAGAATAATGCCTAAAGACAACTATTTACTCACAGGCAGATTACTGCAATCGGAGTAAACACAATGGCAAAACTTACCTTTAAACAGCTTAAAGAAATGGTCCGTGAGGCCGTACGTGAGCAAATTGATGAACAAATTTCTGGTTTACCAGGAGCTGGACAGCAGCGCAGTGGTTTTAAGCCCGGAGGCACTCCAGGCCGTGCCCAGGCTGCAAAAGCAGGCCAAAATCCTTGGTTGAATGCAAATATGAATCTTGATCAGCTTCTTGCAGCAATGAAGGGTGAAAAAGATCCTCAGCAAAAAGAACTTATCAAGCAAGCAGTACAGGCCAAACTCAAGGCAGCAGGCTGGTAAGAAATTTGAAATAAGGTTTACTCTCAAACCCTGGGATGTTATCCTTCCTTAGCCTTAGAAATCCCTAAGGAGGAAACATGTACAGCAACTTTCAAATTAATACTGCTGATGATCTCGTCAAGGGATTCGCAATTGCCATTCGAGATGGGCGACTCACCGTAGGTGAAGTTCATAGTTTTGTATTGGAATGCACGGATGGCGATGAGCGCCTCACAGGTGTTGTTCTTGAAAAGACGCTCATTCAGCTTGAATGCCTGAAGTATTCTATGCAGACTGCAATGACAGCAACTACTGTCTGAGTCTTTTAAATTTCTTCGTTACATTTTGAGACGCAATAGGTTTCAACTGGAAACGAGGTTGAAACTGGCGCCGACCTAGGGTAGAATAAGAGATTCGCAGGGAATGGCGGGCGCCCCGACGCCGAACAAGCGACGCCGGGCAATACGTTTCGGATGTAATATTCCGGTGGCGACAGCTTCAATAAGCTCCACCAAATAAACTATGTAAATTTGGGGTGTTAGCATCAAGGCGATGCAACGGCCTTTTAAGCCGAATGAGCTGGGTTCGATTCCCAGGCGCCCCACCAAGAGAAAACCAATGTTGTTTCAAATCTGGGAAAATGAATATGATGGCAGCATTAGTCTATCACCCAAAGACAGTTTCGAGTGCCGTAGAAATCGGCTAGAATCGATTGCATACCGTCTTGGATTTTTCAAAGAAAAGGTTCAGCTGATTGCTGAATATAATGCAAAAACCAGGCTGGAAGCAGCCCAGAAAAGAAACGAAATTATGGGTTGGGAAGAATATCAGCCCATGAGAGATGAAAACGGAAATGTGTATCCTGAAGATATCGAAGATTTAGACAAAAAGTAAACAAAATAACATAGTTAAAAATATTGGGCAGTACACCCTCCGTCTGATGAAACTATTGGCCCATAGTAGAGCGGTTTAGCACGCAGCTCTGATAAAGCTGAGATCTGGGTTCGATTCCCAGTGGGCCAACTAAACAGTCTTTTTATCTCATGATAAACTGTTAACACCATGAGATACAGAGAAAAAAGAAACGAAGATTTGTCAAAGTTGCAAACAGGAGTTTCAAGCGTTACAGTAGTTGTAATACTGGATTAGGTCTTTTCAGGGATTCTGTGGAGATTTTAGAAAGAGCAAAACAATATTTACAATCCGTCCGGTAGCTCAGTGGGAGAGCGCTTCCTTGACACGGAAGAGGTCACAGGTTCAATCCCTGTTCGGACGATGATATACTAAGTTTCTTCCTTGAAAACTGAATAAGGATTTCCCTTTGGCCCTATCGTCTAACGGCAAGGATACGAGTCTTTCAATCTCGTGATCGGAGTTCGAGTCTCCGTAGGGTCATTATTATGAAAACATGTATAAAATGTAAGATAGAAAAATCTAATAAAGCCTTTCATTCAAGAACGTACAAATCTGGTAAAAAAGGTTTACAAGCCTACTGTAAAGTTTGTGCTGCGAAAGCAAGAGTTGATTATTATAGAAATAATCAAAAGAAAGAAAAGGCTTATGATCGCAAACGAAAAAAACTTAATAAGGATTTTTTGTGGGAGATAAAAAAATCACCTTGTGTTGATTGTGAAAAAACATACCATCCTGTTTGCATGGACTTTGATCATCTTGGCAATAAAAGTTTCGAATTGTCAGATGGGATTGTAAATGGTTTCTCTCAAAAACGACTTTTGGAAGAAATTAAAAAATGTGAATTAGTCTGTTCTAATTGTCATAGGTTACGAACTTGGAAAAGAAAACAATATAGATGACCCGTCGAGGTCACTAATCATAACGAATATTGGAAGCCGAAAGGCTGATGGCGTGAAGCGGGTATCAATATCCACACTGACGCCCTGGTGCGTCAAACACCAGACAAGTTATGAAAGTTTTTGGAGGTTCTGGACTTGAATCCAGATTAAATCGCCCTAAATCGGGGTAGCCTCATATGGCCAGGTGGGGGAATTGGCAGACCCGCTGGACTAAGGATCCAGTTCCAGTAAAATGGAGTGCGAGTTCGAATCTCGCCCTGGCTACCAATATTTGCTGCCTTAAAGCAGCTAAGGAACGAGAGCCTAGTTCTCCACAACTAGGCTCCCTGGTGTGGAGACCAGCAGTCATGTACCCATGAAGGGTAAGGTTGGCGGTTCGATAAGTTTTTTGTTGCGGGTTGGAGAAGTGGTCATCTCGCTTGGCTCATAACCAAGAGACGGGGGTTCGAATCCCTCACCCGCTACCAAATGTCAAACATTAATTTACCAGCATCTGACAAATGTAGATTGTATGAATCGATTTTAAGACAAAAGTATGTTTATACCTTGTTAACACTGCATATAAAATGCAAATATATCTCTAATGGGGGCGACGCCGTAACGGTACGGCAGCGGGCTGTAACCCCGTGGCCTTCGGGCAAGTAGGTTCGATTCCTACCGTCCCCACTAATCTTTGAAAATTGAATATCGAATGGGTTCCTTTCCTCACGGCGGTCTGTAAAACCGTTGTCAAAAAATAAGTGGGGTTGGTTATGACGACTGGTTCAAATCCGGAGGGACACACTAAACGTGTGCCATATTTACTAACATGGTACACAACTATTATGCAACTCTTGATCGTGTTGTCGATGGCGACACTCTAGACATTACAGTAGATCTAGGATTTAGAATTTGCACCAAAGTGCGAGTAAGACTTGCTGGATTAGATACACCAGAAACATATGGTGTAAAGAAGGAATCCGAAGAATACCAAAAAGGTATGGCTGCTAAAGAATTTGTGGAAAACTGGTTCGCTTCCAAAGCGCCAAACAGATTCTTGATTGAGTCCGAAAAGCTTCAAGGTAAATACGGAAGATGGATAGTAACCGTTTCGCCTGAGGATTCTTCTGAAACCTTAAATGAAGCCTGCTAAAAGCAGGACACGCAGTAAAAGTTATCTACTAACGTCACCCTAGCTCAATTTGGTAGAGCGCTCGGTTGAAGCCCGAGGCGTACAGGTTCAAGTCCTGTGGGTGACACCAACCAACCCAAGCAGTTAGGGGCCACGAACGTGGTGGTTTACAATCCCCAGATCATGGGTATTGCTTTCGGGTTTGTTATTTGGGGTGGCATGTTCCAAGGGGGCGAGGACGCCTTGCAAGCACCGTGTGAGGGGTTCGATTCCCCTTCTCTCCACCAAACAAATTAATGGGGCCTTAGCTCAGTTGGGAGAGCATCTGTATGGCATACAGAAGGTCAAGGGTTCAAATCCCTTAGGTTCCACTAATGTGCTCTTAGTTTAGCCGAAAAAATACCGCTAGAGAATCCATGGTTACCTCTGGAAAGGCTTGGTTCGGCAGGAGAAAACGCCCTTTAAAAGGAGGGAGAAATGGGTTCAAATCCCATAGAGTACATGATATGGTACACCACCGACCAAAGGCGTGGACCAGTGTTTCATAAGCACTTGGGTGAGAGTTCAATTCTCTCCGGTGGTACCAAAAGGAATTCAACTAGTTTATTTTGGATTAGTTGTTCTGAATAATGAGGTACAAACGACAATAGTCATTGATATCCTGACAAAAGATATAAAGTAGATAGGTTACCTATTGTTTCTGCGTATGGTATACGCAATATTCTGGGATAGCTCAGTTGGTAGAGCGGGAAGCTGTTAACTTCTTGGTCGGGGGTTCGAGTCCCTCTCCCAGAGCTAGATTTTTCGGGGTTCGTCCAACGGTAGGACAATGGCCTTTGACTCCATGAATGGGGGTTCGATTCCCTCACCCCGAGCTAAAAGAAACCTCGTGTCGGCGTAAAGTAGGCATTTTAAAGATTTCTTTTGATATTCCCAAGTGGTCTAACGGTTTATGATACTGGTCTCTGAAGCCATGTGATGGTGGTTCGAATCCACCCTTGGGAACTAAATCTTTGTCGCCCTGAGAAACAGGGCGGGTAGACGGTGCAACTCCGTCGTCACTGGAGGTCAGTGGAACAAATCCCTTTTCAGGGGCCTGAAGGTTGAAGTCCTTCCCGAGCGACGAAATTTAGAGATTGAAACTATTTAAATCATTGCTGGCATAGTATAACGGTCACATTACACTCGCCTCGTAAGCGAGAAATCAGGGTTCGATTCCCTGTGCCAGCTCCAACTTTCCTCCGTAGCCCAATTTGGCAGAGGCGCTGGTAGTAGGGCGAAAGCTCGAACCCGGTCCAGTATGGGTTCGAGTCCCATCGGCAAACTAGATTTGCTGAGGATAGTTATCTTTGCTCCCATAGCTCAAAGGAAGAGCATTTCTATGAAACAATATACAGAAAAAACGCTAAAAGAAGCGGTGAAAGTTTCATTGAGCTACAAGATGGTTTTAGATAAATTTGAGCGCAATGCTTCTAGTTCTGCGTACAAAACTCTAAAAAAGAAAATAAAAGAATGGAATATAGACACTAGTCATTTTTTAGGTAGAAAAGAAATGGCAAATTATTTGTATCAGACAAAATCTCTAAGCAAAAGAGGATACAAAGATATATTTGTAGTAAATTCTACAGTTGCAAGATCTGTTCTTAGAAATAGGATTGTCAAAGACAAACTAATATCTTACACTTGTTCTATGTGTCCATTGGATGATAATTGGAATGGAAAAAAGATATCATTGATTCTTGACCATATAAATGGAATAAGAAATGATAACAGATTAGAAAATCTAAGATTTTTATGTCCAAATTGTAATGCGACATTACCTACACATTGTAAAGGCGGATATAATTAAAATGGGCTGTTGGTGAAATTGGATTATCATACTTCCCTACGAAGGAAATGTTCTAGGTTCGAGTCCTAGACAGCTTGCTAAGGCTCCAAGAGCGCACTTTGCAAATGGAGGCAAATATGAAAATAGAAGATGAAGGATACCTCAATCATTAGGTAAAATTGACCGAGGATATCGGTAACCCTGACAGTGATTTCTACCTTGAAAAGGGTAGAATTGGTCACTGCACAGCCGATCTAAAACAATATGATGTGTTTGCGGTTTGGGTTAAAGAACCTGTGGGATACGATAAGAAAGGTAAACCGATATATTGGGTTACTTTCCGACCTTGGACAGAAAGAGAAAAGTTTGACATATGTAAATGAACGTGTCGCCCCATATTGGGGATTTGCGGCTAAAGTATTACGGTAGTACAACAGCTTGCCAAGCTGTGAGCGTGGGTTCGACTCCCACTAGCCGCTCTCAACAAGAGAAATCTTGTGCTTTATACGTGCCAAAGAACGCTGTAAATTGAAGTCATTTGGCAGTTGACGACACGTGTAAAGTTAGGGACTTCATTGGGTTTCAAAGTTTATCTTATTACCGTGGCTGCGTAGAATGGCACAGAAAACATTTGCTGTCGAAAGATAAGAGTTGAAGCCCACTATAGGGAGATAGCTTAACGACAAAAGCCCGGCGTATTGAGCCGGAAGTTGAAGGTGGAAGTCCTTCTCTCCCTGCTAAGTTTGCTACCTTAGTATAACGGTCAATTACACGCCCTTGGTAAGGGTGAGATTCGAGTTCGATTCTCGAAGGTAGCTCCAAAACTCGCTGTACAAAAGTAGGCCGATGGAAGTACAGATGACTAGTTCATATCCTCAATTTTGAGGAGCCTAAACCCCGAAAACGCAGGCTAGACCCCGTAAGACGTGAAGATACGAACGAATAAAACTCGCAAGTCGTAACGAAGAGACTTTCATATTGGATAAGACGAATTGTGACTAGTTGATTGGGAGATAGGGTTTCTCTTCCAGACCTCGAAATATTGCGTTTGACACTGCCAAGGTTCTTTTCCGAAAGACATTGTAACAGTTCTCTCTCAAAAAACGATTTGAGCCTTAGGCTCTTTTTTCCTGGGTGGCTGAATGGTTTAAGCGGCCGGCTGTTAACCGGTGATCCGAAAGGTGTATGTGGGTTCGATTCCTACCCCAGGAGCTAAATCCTGTGAACGGTATGATATGATTGTCAAGAAAGACAAAACTCTGAAACTTCAAGGCTCGCTTGAAGAAAAAGTAAATCAGATGATGAAACAATCTGAAGTCGTCGAAGATTTAAGAAAGTTTCATAATCTATATGAAGATACGATTAGAGCGGAGTTAACTTCCTTGCTCGAATATAGCGACAACTTAGCAAAGAGAATCAACAAGTACAACAACTTTCTTAGAGCAAAGCTGCCAGAGCTTTGTGAATAAACGGGGTGTGGCTCAGCTTGTGTAGAGCGCTGGTTTTGGGTACCAGAGGTCGTGGGTTCGAATCCCTCCATCCCGACCAAATAATCATCAGAGTGTAGCTCAATCTGGAAGAGTACCCGGTTTGGATCCGGGAGGCTGTAGGTTCGAATCCTATCACTCTGACTAACATAACAGGGTATAGCTCAGTCTGGTTTAGAGTGCCTGCCTCGGACGCAGGAGGCCGCTGGTTCGAATCCAGCTACCCTGACCAAATTATGGTGTCCGTAGCTTAATTGGTTAGAGCGCTCGGTTGTGACCCGAGAGAGTGCGAGTTCAAGTCTCGTCGGACACCCCACGCCATCAGGTTACCTAGGTAACCTGATGACAGATGAAGTTTCTCGTACGAGCACTGTAATGCGAAAAGCTCAACGGGCTCACCCTCACCAGGTGATGGAAAGTTGGTTACTTTCAAGATGCGGGTATGGTGTTTAACGGCTAGCATGCCTGGCTTCCAACCAGGTGGTGAAGGGTTCGAATCCCTCTATCCGCTCTAAGGAAAAAATATGAAAGAATGGCAATGTCATATTACTAGAAATCATGAAGAACACAAAAGAAAATCACTTTGTGACAAGGATATCCGAAAGGAGTTTCATTTCACTAGCATAGATCACTGGTATAACAACAATAGAATGGTTGGTAGGCTTGTTGGGTGCCCAAATTGTTTAACGGCAATTGAATCAATCCTAAAAGAGGAAATGCATGAGTCTAGATTTAGAAAGCAGAGTTCTTGAGCTTGAAATCGAAAACGAACGTCGCAAGTGTTACTGGTATAGTATGTCCATTATATTTTGTTTGCTGGTTGGTGTAACGATATTAGCTCAAGGGCAAATTTTTAGCGGAACAGCCCTTTTAATTGTTGTTTTTTTAAACTTGTATTTTATGTACCTTTCATTGAAAAAAACTAAAGCTCTTAGAGCAGAGCGTAAGAAATGAGCACGGTGGGTCCGGCTGGGGAGGCACCATCCTTACAAGATGGCTTAGACAGGTTCAATTCCTGTACCGTGTACTAAACGTCGGAGCCTGAATCAATTTCCACCATTATGGGGATGGAAATTAATGGTAACTCCTTATATGTGACGTGTAAGCCAAGAGGTGAGTTCGCCTAGCTGATAGTCAACGAGTCCGATGGTGAACGCCGACGTTTTATTTGCCGGTGTGATGGAATGGAAGACATGCTGGTCTTAGAAGCCAGTTCACGAAAGTGAGTGCAGGTTCAAATCCTGTCGCCGGTACTAACCGTTCTGCATAATGACGTCAACGTGTAGAAATAGGGACTTCCCCGAATGAGAAGTTATTGCCTGAAGAAACAGGATGACAGTACGGAAAGACATACATGCGCTGCAGACTGCTGAGACGGTCGCCTGGAGCTTATTTCCAGGAGAGTGAGGTTCGATTCCTTATGGGCCATTAGGAGAGTCTTGGGAGAAGTGAAACGCTCCTGGGGATGGCGTCGGATAGCTACCGACGGCGGTTCGATTCCGCTGCTCTCCGCTAACATAAACAACACTCTTCTTTAAGACAAAAAATTATGTTGTAAATTGATGCCCGTGTATGCTAATCTGGCAAAGCAGCCTAACTCAAAATTAGGTGAATGTGGGTTCGATTCCCTCCATGGGCACTAAACTAAATTGAGGCTATAATGAAAAAAGCTGTATTAGCAGCAATTGCTGCACTATTATTATTTTTTGTCACTACTACTGCTTATGCTTGGTGGCAAGCAAATGTTCGAGTTGAAGTAACTTCTGGAAGAGTCGTAGGTGCCATTTACAATGGTCTTGATCGCCCGATTGTTTGTCGTGGCAGAGTTATTGGCCAACTTCGTTCTGGGCATCGTCTCTGGTCAGACGCTGGGGGCGTTGTATACCCAGGAAGAGTTGCATATGTTTTCGTCTATACAAATGACCTATGGAATCCATTTGTGAATGGTTGGTCCAATGTCAGATGTAGAATAAGATAAATTTTGCGAGTAACCTTCTGAAATAATCAGGTGAAAACGGATCGAAATGTTGGAACGCCAACGGACACAATACTGCATGAAAGTTTGTTAGTAACAAACGCAAAGGCTTAAAAAACCATGAGCCAGGGGAAGGGCCTGGACAGGCTTGCAAGTTAGTAATGCAGCGGAACACGAAGTCGGGCGCCTTCAGAGTAGTGAAGTGAGTATCCTTGTTGAAGTAAGTCGGCGAAAGCCGACACACGATAGTGTAATGGGAGCACAGGGGCCCAGCATTTGCGTTTAGTAGGCTCCTAGTCCGGGTTCGAATCCCGGTCGTTGTGTCGTAAAATGGGGTCATAGTTTATGTTGGGTAAAATCTCGGTCTTGCAAACCGAAGAATCGGGCTCGAATCCCGATGACTCCACTAAGCTCGATGGATTACGAGCTTTGTCTGTAACCGAAAATGACTGAACTCAAGGGTTTATTCATTCAACCAGCCTAAACGCTGGGTTTGAATAATACGTGCGATGGAAGTTCCCGTGGGGCCTACCATTGCGGGTAGGTATTGAAGGTAACGGTACCTTTACAGACAAAATTTGGGGCTATAGCATAATGGTGAATGCAACCGGTTTATAACCGGCTTAAGGTCTGATAAACCTGAGATGGGGGTTCGAGCCCCTCTAGCCCTACCAAATATGGTATTCGTCAATAAGCGCTAACATTGCGCTTTCATGGCTACGGCCGTGCTGGGAGACATTGTGGGACCGCTACCGGTGCCTGACGAGGCAACTCACAAGACAGGTTCGATTCCTGTGGATACCGCTAAATTACTATTTGTTGCAAGGTGTTCCAATGGAAGGATTAGTGGTAGGTTTTACTGGCAGACGAGAAGGTTTTACAGAAGCTCAAATCGAAAAACTCAAAGAGCTTCTTGTTCATTTTCTAAAAAACCACAAGCTGTTATGTATTCACAATGATGGCGAAGGTGCCGACAAAATGTTTAGAGCTTTAGCGGCGGACCTGGGAGCTTCTACGGGCGTAACCCCATACAACTTAGGGCATATGGCTAGAAATCGGTATTTGGTAGAAGTTTCTGATGTTTTGATTGGATTGCCTCCAACTGACAAACTTTTACAAAAAGGTTCTGGCACCTGGGAAACAATCAAGTACATGTGGAAAAAGCCAGGTGTTGTGTATATAATTCTTTCTGATGGTACTGTTAGACACACCAAGGATGAAGTTATATCTGAGGAACAGCCTATTAAAGTGATGATGGAAAAAACGTATGAAGAAAAAGAGTAAAAACGGCAAGACATACAAGATTCGTATCTTGACGGCAGTTATTGAAGTTGACGAAAATGGGAATGAGGAAGTGATACCAACAACTTTAGAAATACCCGCTGCTGCCGATAGTGCTTCATCTGCTGCCAAATTTGTACAAGACGCAATTATCAATTTAGTTCCGAAGTCAATAACGAATGAGGCTACTGTAGATCTCGTGAAGATAATGCAACAGTATCAAACAATACAACAATATCAAAAGCAACATGCTCCGAAAGATAGGGACTATTATTGGGAACTAACAAAAAGGTTCGATCACAGACATCGACCAGAAAATTCTAAAGTTCTTTCGAAAGAAGTTGAGCAACAAGGAAAAGATTTACTTAACTGCATTAAAGAAAAATTACTCTGAAAGCAAAAAATAGGTCGGTAGTTTAATGGAAAAATGCTCGTCTCCAAAACGAGAAGATGTAGGTTCGACCCCTACCCGGCCTGCTGAATCACCGTATAGGCTTAATTGGTAAAGTCCAGAGATTTGAGAAATTAGGTCAAAGTTTGCAGGTTCGAATCCTGTTCGGTGCTCATTTGTCCCCGTAGCTCAAAGGAAGAGCACCTGGCTTCGAACCAGGTGGTTGGGAGTTCGAGTCTCTCCGGGGATGCTAAGGAAACTCACAATGAATAATACGTACACTATTGCAATAAAACCAGAATTTAGAAATACGGTGGTGATCACAGAAATCGTTGATTTTTTGACCCCTGCTTCAAACGTTGAACTAACTGGCGTAGGAAAAAATGTGCTTCATGTCGAAGCAGCAGAAGATGCAATCTTCAATATTAAAGAGAAATTTGGGGAAAAGGTTCACGTGGAACGTGTAATTTCTCATCATCGTCTTGATGAACAATTGTCTCAATAAGGGGAGAAGCAATTCAATAGTGTGTTATGTGGATTGTAATTTCAGACAAATTAAAAATGTTAGACAGAATATACTTTTCTCGAAAGGTCATATAATGAAGTATTATGCATATGGTTATACAATAGCTATTCTGCTTGTAGGTTGCAGTGATAGTTGTTCTGGAGAAATTGCATCTACAGATTTTGAAGATGCAAACTTGCAAGTAGAAGATGCTGGATACAGCTTTGATGCAAGCATCTATACTGATGCAAGTATCAGCTCTGCTGACTCTGGAACAAAAATTTTAGATGCCTCAAATAATGAGAATGATGGCGGTTCAGAACTTTTATCTGATTCTGGATTTGACGAACACTTTGATTCGGGTTTTGATGCTGGATTTGATTGTGATGAAGACGTTGACGAAGACTTCGATGAAGACGTTGATGAGGACTGTGATGAAAGTTTTAATGGTCGACGCAGGGGTAACCGCAGACACGGCAGATAACATCAACAAAGATATTTACTTAGATGGAACCGAAGATAACTCTTACAAGAAGAATTAGATTCTTAGCTCCAAAAGAAGCTCAGTTGACGCCAGAAGAAGTAACACAAATGATCACAGAACTGCTTAGACGTGTGAAATCAGTTGATCGTCAAGTTACTAAGGAAGGAAAAGTTTACGCCTTTAAAGATGAGGAAGGCAACCTTTTAAAGGAAATTCATGAATCTAAACAAATTCATCCTTTGTGGCGAGAAGCAATTCGTCGGGTAGAAAAAAAGATAAAACAAGTTAAAAGAAAATCTGCATAGGTTATGATTCCAAGGAAGGCTGCCTGTACCAGCATGCAGGTCTTCGAGAAACCAGGCTAGCGCCTTGGAGTCATTGCTGACAGGTGGATGTATTTTGAAAAATTTCACGTCAACGGTTTAAATTCGATCTGGATCACCCATAAATTTGATTAAAAGTTATGGCGGGGAGGAGAGACTCAGTCTCAAGCAAAGCTCATAATCTTGCTCATGTCTGGTGCAACACAACCCCGCAACCAAGGAGACTTTGATGGGAAAACCTATAGATGCATGGGAAGAATTCACGGTATATGCTTATGCTGATCACCTTGAGTGTAAAATACCCATGTGTGGCCTTTGTGCCAACTCAGGCATTGTCAATACAACACAGAATGCTTCTTGGAATGGTAAGGATATTGGCGTTGTAGCTTATTGCATATGTCCAAATGGACGGGTAAAAAAGAAGAAACTGACCAAACAATCAAAATGGGGTGGCAACTCTGTCATCAGAACAGGAAAAGATGTATAAGCATTGGACACAAGCTCTTGATCATGCGATTGTTGCGACCTATATTTGGTCCGAAACCGCAGGGGTTTCTATGGATATAGCAAGAGAACATATTCTTATAGAAGCTCAAAATAGGCACAATGGTGATTTGGAAGACTGTTGTTGGACTATAAGTTTTAGCTCAACTATTAAAGTTCCATATCACCCAACTGTTGAAGAAGTATTAACCCCAATGCTTGCCGAATATGGAATTTCGTGGGAGCAATTTATAAACCACAATAAGCTAGCGTAGCTCAATTGGTAGAGCACGGCTCTTGTAAAGCTGAGGCTAGGGGTTCGACTCCCCTCGCTAGCTCCAACCTAAAAAGAATTATGAAATGAGAATGATTGGTATTGTTATGGCAGCTGCACTACTCATGGGAGTTGAATGTAGTGGAGGAGAACGAGTTTGTGATCCTGGTGACACAAAGACTTGCGTTTGCCCAAATGGTGAATCTGGTTCTCAAACTTGCTCGTATGATGGTGAGCGTTGGGGCGGTTGCACTTGCAGTACAACACCTCCATCAGTAGATGCTGGTACAACACCTCCACCGCCATCTTGCCGTCCACCTGGAGCAGTTATTCTAAGTTGCGGTTGTTGGGGTCCTGCATATGAGGGTCAAATTAGAACCGCAACGGGATGTTGCTCGGGCAGAGCATACTCAACCGCAATAGGATGTTCTGGTTATTGCGCTGGCAGTACAATCCCTTGGGGTAATATTTGTCTTTGACTTTATGTTCATAAGGCAGTAGAAAACAATTCTAAGGGTAGAAAATGAAACTCATATATGCACAGGAGCCGCTGCCTAAACACAAGGGTCTCAAGATTGGACAATCTGTATTTTTAGCCGGTCCCACCCCAAGGGCCGATACTCCATTACCATCTTGGCGACCTGAAATGCTTTTAAAGCTCAAGGACTTGAGGAGTTCGATGGTCACTGAAGTTCTTATTCCAGAACCACGAAATGGCATTTGGAACAAAAATTACTTAGATCAAGTAGATTGGGAAGAAGAAGCCATTAGGTATTCTGATATTTTAATATTTTGGATTCCTAGGGACATTGAAGGTGGCATGCCTGGATTTACAACGAATGTTGAATTCGGTTGGTGGTTAGATAAAAAAAGAAAAATAATTTTAGGTTACCCCCCTGGTGCTGAAAAGTGCCGATATTTGGCATATAAATTTAACAAACAATTTCCACGTAGAACGGTTGCAGTTTCTATGGATGAAGTGATACAACAAGTTAAAGATTTGTGCAGAGTTTAAGATGACCGAAGACAAAGAGTTAAAGCTCAATGAGCGCAGAGAAAAGATTCGCCAGGAACAACAAGCACGTGAAGAAAAACACCGTCGATTCTTCCAGCAAATCAAAGAACATCTAGATGAGGCGAAAAAACTTCAGGCTGATCTTGATGACGATTGGGGTGTTGCCGATATGTTTTATCGTTTCTACCATTGCAGTTTTAAAACATATCGCTCACAAGAGCTAACACAACGTTTGGTCAATTTCTTCGAAAAGATTGCTGGTGATGAGTGGGAACTTAATCATTGGTTTCGTGAGATCGTTAAAGCTGGTACTGGACATGATTTTGATCTCTCACATAATTCAGATTGGCTCAAGCACACTCGCCCACAAATAGAAGCAATGCTTCATGCAAAACTTTTTTTGGATTTAATTGTCAAACATGGTGATAAATTGACGGATCGGGATGAACCTCCTCAATTGTTGGATAGTGGCTGGGCAGCAGTCCTCTACTTATTTAACGAAAGATAACATGTGGGTCACCATTTATACGGATGCGAGCTGGTTTCCTGAAACAAAGGAAGGCGGATGGGGATTTTGGGCCAAAAGTGATAGAGGCCGGATAACCAAGCATGGAAAATTGCCTAAATGGGTCAAATGTAGTAACTCTGCTGAGATTGCAGCGATACTCATTGGTGTTGTAGAAATATTTGAAACTTGGCGCAATGAAGAGATAAAGGGTGTTCTTGTCTGCACTGATTCTCAAGTTGCAATGCATTATTTGAAATATCGCCCCAATGGTGTCGAAGGTCTCAAAAGAAATGATTGGTTGAAAATTCGTGCAATTCTTTATGAGTTGCTGGACTCTCAGGATTGTTTGATAAAGATAAGACATGTGAAAGGCCACCAAAAAACTAATACAAGGCAAGCTTGGCTTAATAACAAGGTGGATGAGTTCACAAGAAAGTTCTAATCCATTCGGCGACCTAAATATTTTTGAGATCATTATGAAATATGCATTAGGTCGTGTTCACATTCCCGATAGTCGGGACAAAAATTATCCAATTTCCAAAGCACTTCCTCCCAAAGGTTCTGCCCCTGAGAGAGAATATCGTTACTGGTGGGATTCTGCTTGGTGGGGTGACCAAGGTTATTTGCCACATTGCGTTGCATTTTCTTGGGTGCATTGGTTGGAAGATGGTCCAATTACGCATTTCTACAAGAATCGTGACTTTGATCCTTCCTACCTTAATGAATCTCGTCATGAAAAACATCAGCCTCTTTTCAACCCGGCGAGCATTTACAACGAAGCTCAAAAAATTGACGAATGGGTAGGTGAGGATTATGATGGTACGAGCGTTAGAGCAGGTGCCAAAATTCTTCGACAATTAGGTGTTGTTTCAGAGTTTAGATGGGCATCTACCTTAGATGAAGTTGTCCAAACGGTGTTGCACCTTGGTCCAATGGTTGTAGGCACTTGGTGGTATTCAGATATGTTTTATCCCGATAAAAATGGACTTATTAAAGCGACGGGTCATAAAGCTGGTGGCCATGCATATGTTATCACTGGTGTTAATGTAAAAAAGCAGCGCTTCAGGATTAAGAATTCTTGGGGACGTTGTTTCGATGATCAAACGGAAATACTTACAGAAAGTGGATGGAAGCTTTTTAGAAATTTATGTGTGTCCGACAAAGTTGCTACTCTAAACAGTCAAACTGAGCAACTTGAATTCCAAATTCCTAGTGAGCATCACTGCTATCCTTACGTCGGAGAAATGTGAAACTACAAATCACGTGACGTTGATTTGGCTATTACACCAAATCATAGGATTTATTACAAGCCAAGAAGCTCAGAAGTTTGGCAATTAGAGGAAGCCAGAAAAATACCAATTAAGTTTTTTCACATGAAAAAAGACGCACTTTGGCAGGGCGAGGACATTCCCACCTTTAGAGTGGGAAAGAAGGTTGTACCGACAGAGGACTGGTTAGAATTTCTCGGGTATTTTCTTTCTGAAGGGCATTGCAGTAAAAATACCTTTATACGCAAACCTCGAATAAAACGTGTAAAACATGAACGATTCATAACCAAACCTGGACGAAGCGTAACAACTGGTAGGTATTTACTCGGTCAAGACGAAAAGGAATTCGTCGAAACGACCACGTATAACAAGGCAGTTGTCGAACAGCAATTTATTACCTCAATATCGCAAACTAAAAGTAGGGCAAATATTGAAAAAATTGAACAATGTTTGCGCAGGCTTCCTTTCAATTTTTGTAGAAATGAAAAAAGTGGCACATGGACCTGCGCCTCCAAAGAATTGTACGAGTATTTGATTGATTTCGGAAAATCACATGAAAAGTACATTCTAGCAAACATTAAAGCGCTTTCGGCCGCAAAATTAGAGGTATTGTATCAGGCACTGATGTTGGGCGATGGCTCTATTAAAGAAGGAAAAAACGGAAGCATTAAAAGAACATATTACACTTCCTCAAAAAAATTGGCTGACGATTTTCAAGAGTTGTGCTTAAAAACAGGACGTTGTGGCGATGTTTCTTTTGTTGATAGAGTAGGTCGAAAAAACAAATCAGGAACAACTCGTTTTGTTGAATATAGAGTTGGTATTAAAGAAATACAAAGGACACCAAGTCCTGGTTGTGGTTGGGTGCCACAGAAAGAACAATACAAGGGAAAGGTTTACTGTGTCAGTGTTCCAAATCAGATTGTTTTTGTGAGACGAAATGGTAAAGCTGTTTGGTCTGGAAACAGCTGGGGCAAAAATGGTCGTGCATATATTAGTTTTGAAGATTTTGACAAACTTCTCAAGGATTACGGAGAAGCTTGTATGGCCTTTGAAAAAAGGCTTGAAGAATAGCCAGGCATGTGGTAAACTGATGCACATAAAGCGTTATGATTGAGTAAGAAAGAGATGACCAAACAAACAAAATACATTGATCCATACTCCCATCCCAGCAATGAGGAACTTCCTTTACGTGAGGCTGCCAAACTTGCTTCTGAACAGTTTGTAGAACAAGAGAATGGCGAATCAACTGGAGTTAGAGCTGTTGGAATTGGAACTGATAGGATTTTTTTCTATGTCAAAAATAAAGAAGTTGGCGAGCAACTCCCCAAAATCTTCCGAGGACATACTTGTGAAGTTAAAATCTCTGGAGAACCAAGGCCATTCTCAAACATCACTTGATGCAATCAAGTTTTTAACAGAAGACAAAGAAATAAAGCAATTTGCTATCTTTGGTTCACTTCTTGCTATTAGAACTAAAAACATTATATTGGTTTATAGAAACCACGTTGACTATGTTCAACTTCGCAAGATTTTTGAAATAAAAAAAGAAATACGATGGGTTTGGGAGGATGAAGTCACAGATAATCGATATTCTGTGTCACTCTTTCAGGCCAACGAAGCTGGTTGGAATTATGCGTTAGGCTTTATCCGCCAATTCGGTGGAGCAGGTGATGTGTTTCTATTTTAGAAGCAGAAAGCTGTTCGTCTTTTAATTTATTAGTTTGGGGCTTTTAGCAACGTCGTTGATTTGTGAGCATTCAACAACGAACGAGAAAGTTTTGGCATGCTGGTTGAGGGTGCTAACAGAAAGATGGATGGGTAAATAATTCTAGACACGGTCTGCGTAACTACTTGGTTGTTTTTGTTGACAACAAAAACAACTTATCATTCATGTATCAGCCAACAAGGGTTTGAAATGTCATCACAAAACTATGTGTGATAACCTTACTAAAAAAGGTGAAGAAGAGACTGACCAAGTGGGCCTTGAACAAGTTTTAGCAGAAGTAAATCTTGAAGTAAGCAAACCTACAGAAGGCGAGTAATAGAGTTTGTAAGAATATAAACGACTGATATGATACATGTCAATGATAATTTTGGAAGGTTAACCCGGACGGCTCCGGGGCCTGTCTTGAAAACAGTGCGCAGCTTCGGCTGTGGGGATCGACACCTCAACCTTCCACCAACGAGAAGATAGCTTACTGGAAAAGCGGTCCCAGTGAAGGATGCCACAAGTGCTACATGACTCATAATTGTGTGAACATGTATGTTCTTGACTTCCGTATCCAACGGATGATAGTAGGTTCGATCCCTACCTTCTCGACTAAGCAAGAAAAAGATGCTCAAGCAGAGAACGTTTGAGTTGTAACTGTATCTTAGATGCGTGCTCAATGTAAAATCATTTGAAGAACAATCTGTGTTTTTGATTGAAATAGTGGACCACGATTTGCTTAAACTTACAAGCGTTATTGTGCTAATGCAGGGTGTGAACTATCTATTCTTTCTTTGTAGTCCCATACTTACAAGGATACGGCAATGATGCTTAGTAATTTCTGTGAAATTCATTTGAATAATTTTGGAGAGTAAGCCCTGACGGTGATGGGGGCCGCCTGGAAAGCGGTGCGTGCGGGTGAGAAACTCGCATCTGGTTCGACTCCAGTGCTCTCCGCTAACGTAAGAATAAGCTCTTTAAAAGAGTGTATTGTTATTGAAAACAAACAACATGGAAGGTAATCCTGAACGGTGACAGGTCCCGCCTGCTAAGCGTGGAGTGGTTTCGGCCATGGGGTTCAACTCCTCTGCCTTCCGCCAACACTGGATGAATCAGACAAGCGTGCTGACCACCTCGTGGAGAGGTGCGGTATGGGTATGGTGAAAGCAGCTCCAGTATTCAGGAGTGAGGATATATCCGTATGTGGTGCAAGTCCACCTTCCTTTGTTAATTTCCAAAGCTGGTAAACAGCTTTTTCATAAGATGATATCTTCCATAGAGAAAGTAGGAAGACACATATGTGCGGAATCTTTGCGTATAAGGGCATAAAAATCCCTGAACATAAACTTGTAGAAGCTGCTTCAAGGTTAAAGCATCGTGGACCTGACTTGACCACGTATCAAAGAGTTAATGATGTTTTCATTGCATTTCATCGTTTATCAATCATGGATTTGACGTTTCGTGGAAACCAGCCATTTGTTGATTACACTAACGAAGCATTCGTAGTTTGCAACGGTGAGATTTACAATGAAAAGCATCTAAGAGAGATGTATTCTGGCTATGATTATCGATCTACTTCTGATTGTGAAGCACTGTTGCCGTTAATAGCTAACGTCGGTATGCTTCGTGCGGCCCAAAACTTAGATGCTGAATTCGCACTGGTTTATTATAATGCAAGTTCTGATGATCTGCAAGCGGCACGAGATCCAATTGGTATTCGACCTCTATTTTACGGAGTCAATCCAGATGGAGAATATGCACTAGCATCCGAAGCAAAAGCATTGACTGATCTATTCGAAACGGTAATGCCGTTTCCGCCAGGACATATCCTCATTAATGGACAATTGAAGCCCTTTCGGTCGATGGTAGACCAGCATACGTTTCATCGGCCTATTGAAGAAGTGAAGGATGGAATTGCAACCAAACTTACAAAAGCTGTAGAAAAGCGTTTGCATTCAGATGCACCGATTGGTTTCCTGCTTAGCGGTGGTTTAGATTCTAGTTTGGTTTGTGCCATCGCTTCAAAACTTTTGAAAACTCCAATTAGAACTTTTTCGGTAGGATCAGAGCTTGATGCTATTGATAACCCATGGGCTGAAAAGGTGGCCGAATATATTGGTGCGGAACACACAACCGTAACTTTCACTCAACAGGAAGTTATGAACACCCTTGACGAGTTGATTTATCAGCTTGAAACTTGGGATGTAACAACAATAAGAGCATCTATCGGAATGTACTTGGTTTGTAAATGGATTCGTGAGAATACTGATATTAAAGTTCTTATGACTGGTGAAGTTTCTGATGAGCTTTTTGGTTACAAGTACACAGACTTTGCACCGACTCCTGCGGCTTTTCAGGAAGAGGCTCAGAAGCGCATCAGAGAGCTTTATCTTTATGACGTGTTGAGAGCTGACCGTTGTATTTCTTCACACGCTCTAGAGGCTCGTGTGCCATTTGGCGATCTTGAATTTGTTGATTTCGTTATGTCAATTGATCCACAGGTTAAGATGAACACAACAGGCATTGGAAAGCACCTTCTACGTTCTTCTTTTGAAGAATTCAAACTTCTGCCTAAAGATGTTTTATTTAGAGATAAAGCAGCATTTTCTGACGCAGTTGGACATTCAGTTGCTGATGGAATTAAGGCATATGCAGAAATGATGATTTCTGATAAAGAGTTTGAAGCATGGAGTGCTGAATATAAACATGTACCTCCACTAAGCAAAGAAGGTTTGTTTTACCGTCAAATCTTTGACAAACATTATCCTGGTCGTGACAAGCTTATACCTGCACTTTGGTTGCCCAACCAAGAATGGGAAAATTGCAAGGTTACCGATCCAAGTGCTAGAGTGTTGCCTAATTATGGAAAAAGTGGCCAATAGGGTTTACACTTTAGTGATTGCCTGCTAAAAATATAAGTCTAATGACGAGGTTGTAGCTGGGTTTGCTGCCGGCGGTCTGCAAAACCGCATGTTATTAGGGTTCGATTCCCTACCTCGTCTTCAAATTTTGTGGTGGTCGTGGTCTCAATGGTTTAAGGCGCCCGACTGTGACTCGGGAAATGGGAGTTCAATTCTCCCCGATCACACTAATATTATTAGGGAAACAATGACATATTCCAAAAAATTGGCAGACGTACTACTCCGTCAAAAGCGTATTTTAGTTGTGCCGGATGGCACGAGTGCCACTCCAGCAAAAAAGCTTATTTTCCTTTCCGGCCTGGCTTCTCTTGGTTATGAACCAATTGATACGCACAAGTATGCTGACACTGTTCTTGATAACCATTCAAAGATTATCAACTCACTTAAGAAGTTAAAAGCTGGTCATGTAGATTACGTACCGCTCTTTTCCGGTTTTCCCAACAAGGTTCCTTCGGAACTTGAGCATTTCTCAAAGAGGTTTTATGGCCTTATGGGAAATGTATTGGGATTGTTTACCAACGGTCAAACGCTTGATTCGGGCGTAATTATACCTGAATGGCTTTTTGATCTCAATGAGTTCGGTGTTGACCCAATTACTCAATTTCAAGATCTTGGTCTCTTTCTCAAGGGAATTGATAACCAAAAGGCCCGTGAAGAAGACACGGCCAAGTCACTTTCAAAGCTTCGTTTTGTTACGGAACATGAGGCTTGGGAAATTGGGCAGAAGTATCTAAACGATATTTTGACAGCAAAGTCTTCCATCAAAGAAACCATCAGGGAAGATATTGAAACTCTGCTTGACCTTTATGGCGCAGATTACATTCCCGGTGACCAAATTTCCTTCAAGGAAACGAAGGCGTACGTCCAGAAGTATTTCTGGAGCAAGGGGGACTATGAGGCTGCGCTAAATCTTGCGTCTGCCCCGACAGACCTTTTGCGTCTTTTTGCTGCACTTACAGATAGCGACATTTCGCTTTCTGAAAAGATTAAGTTTCCAAAATTTTCTCGTAGGCAACGACGTTTGATCATGGCAACCTTGGATAAATTCCCAGGCTTGGCAACGGATATGCAGACTTATCGTGGTCTCTGGATCGCAATTGGTCGTGGTCTTCACTTTGGTGAATACATTGGCAAATACAAGACAGCGGTTGCTGGTTTCGCTCTAATCAGCGAGAAAAAGCTTGCCACGTGGAACAACACAATCGAAATGCTTATGTCTGCGGGTTCTTATGATCTTGAGATGCTCAAGCAGCGTCCGGGTGAGTTCGCTCGACGACTTCACGCAGTTCTTCGTCGAGCTTCGGCTCATGGTGGTGAGGGCGAAGTTTTAACTGCTTTTGAGCAGGTTGCAGAGCGTGTCCCACTCAAAACCCTTCTTGTTTTGGAGCGTTATTTCTGGACAGTTGATGACTGCGATTATCGTACTGTTATCAATAAAAAGGGCAAAATTAAGATCTTCAAGAACGAGCTTCCAAAGCTTGACCGCACTGGTGTAGCTGCTGGTGCTATCATGGCTGATGCAATTAAAAAGAAGATTGCACAGGAAAAGGAAAGCTGGGCCGATAAGAAGGTTTGGGTTGACCCGATTTTGAAGAGCTTTGTTGTGCCGCTTCAACAGCGCAAGGCTTCTGATTCTTTCTTGACTGTTGGTCGAGGAACTCGTCTTAAGTTCGACGATTCAAAAGTTCTTCGTCTTTTCATTTGGTGGAAGCAAAAGAATACCTGTACAGACCTTGACCTTTCCTTGGTTCAGTTTGACGAGAATATGAATTTTAGGGGTCATGTTAGCTACACCCGTCTTTCGGATTCTGGCATTGTTCACTCCGGTGATATCACCTCTGCTCCGTATGGTGCATCTGAATTCATTGACGTCAAGATTGATGTCTTAAAGAAGAGGGGCGTTCGTTATGTTGCACCACAAATTTATCGTTTCGCTGGTGATTCCTTTGCTGATATGGACGAGTGCTATGCTGGTTGGATGTGCCGTAAAAAGGTTGATAAAAAGTACAAGTCTTTTGATATCAAGACGGTTGAAAATGCTTTCAACTTGAATGGTCGTGCCGCATACAGTCTTCCAATGATTGTAGACTTGCACACTAATGAAATTGTCTTTGTAGACCTCTATGTGGGGAATCGTATTCTTTACAACCGAGTTGAAAATTCGCTTGAATCGGTTTCTGCTATTACGAGAGAAATCTCCAGGATGGCTGAGACGAAGCCGAACATGCTTGACCTTGCCTTGTTCAATGTTCATGGCCGAGGTGCTATCCTGGTTCAGGACCGTGATGAAGCCGATCTTACGATCGGTGTTACGGACTGCGACTTCAATGCAACTGAGATTGAATCAGTTTTGAATGAATTCCTAGCATAGGAGATTAACTGATACTTATGCCAGAGGCTTAAGTTAGAGCTTCCTTCTAAATTGTAATCTTTAACCAGCGCTGCTGATTTCCTCTGTGCATTTTTCACGATGACAATACCATAATGTTAATAGGCTTAGGTTGTAGCTTCCTTCTATATCTGGAAAAAAACCAGCGACGCCAATTTCCTATTGACATTGTGGTATTGTCATCGTTTTTAATTGTTATCATGCTTTCGAAGTGATATTTCACATACTTATCTTAGATGCCAAAAGAAAAAGATGTTGAAGAACTCAATGAAGCTTTGATTCGTTTATTAAATGAAAATGCTGCTTGGCGTAAAAAGTTTGAAATGACTTCGGCAATTCTTAGCAGAAGAGCACCTAATGCTGCGGGACTTTCTATTGAAGCGTCAGTTAAAACAATTATAGACGAAAGAGATGCGTCAGCTGATCGTGTACAATTCTTTAGAGAAGAGCTTAGAAATATATTACAGTATCTGATTTCTTCAGAAGATGAAGATAGTAAAAAAGCTAATGAACTTAGGAAGAGGATAAATCTTTTTCTGTTCAACAATCCAAGGTGAGCTGCTATACTTGGTAATAGTTCAGGACGTGAGGCCGATGGTTCAAGCCGGCAGTCTTATAAACTGTGTCGTCACCAGGTTCGATTCCTGGGCGTCCTATTAAATAAAAATGCCAGAAAAACTCCAAAGACGAATCGAAGAAGCAATTTTCGAATTGGAAAATCTTGCAAGCAAAGAAACTAATTCTGATGATGCAAGAGCTTATCGTAAAGTTGCTACGAATCTGAAAAGAGGAGAGTGGGCAGCTGCGTATCGAAATACATGGCGCATGGACACCTATCCAAGAGATGGCATTTCATATCAGACATATAGCTTGATTTGCATTTTGGGCGGTTAATGTTCAAAACTAAAGACCAAAGAATTAGTAATTTTATTGTAAAATATGGGGACGATAGCTAGCGTCTAGTTTCATAATCTACATTCGATACGAAACGGTATTAGAAATACTTAAAAGTAGTGGCAAAATCAACTAAAAATAGCAATTCGATAGTTTTTGAGTATGACGACCCTCTTATCTCAAATAAGAAATTTTATATTGATATCACACCCAAGCTAAAGCCAGGTCTTTCCGAAGAAGAGCTTTCAGCCATTGCTGATGCAGTGATGAACCAGGTTAAAATCATATCCAGATACCGTAAGGTGTTAAAAGCACTGGAATTGGATAATGAAGAACTTCAAGTCTGAAGCAGAAGACCTTTGGGAACGCCTGAAAAATCATCAAAATCTATTGGACGAGTCCAGCCTCATAGAAATGATTGAACAATCATTAATGATGGTCGTTCAAGATTATGTAGCTGAACAAAACTTTAAAGATATAAAACTAGTCGCAGGGGACAGAGAAGCAGAACTAACAGTTTTACTCCAAAAAGCCGCAGAACATGCCGAAACCTGTGATGCTTATTTAGAGTCTGCATTTCTAGCTACATGTGAGTTAGAAAGAAAAACCTCTGAGGATCGTTATATAGCTGCCAAATTAAATTTGGTAGATGTTGGCAATTCTGCAAGAATACTTGATAAGCAAATTGCTTTTGTTATGAAACAGCTGAACCTGGAGAAAGAATGAAATACATTTCATTAATCACATTCTTGGTCATAGTGCCAAATTTTGCATTGGCTCAAGCCACTAACGGTACCAACGAACAAAATTCAACGGAAGAGTCAGAAAATAATGAACCCCACTTTCCCGTATTGACATTAAACGGCGGCCTCGGTCTAATGTCGAGGCATGATTCAGCGGGTGTCGTTGGTGGTGGTGGATTTGATTTCCAATCAGATTGGGCATATGTGGGATTAAATGTCAACATAGGTGCTTTAGGTAACTCTCCTAATGATTGGTTATTTACAGAGGTTTCAGGTTATGGACATCTTTTAGCTATTGGAGTTTCTGATATTACCTACCGTCGATATCTTGATGGTGATGAACTGAGACTGTTGGCTGGCTTTTCGTATACTCGTTCACACGAAGACATTGTTAGAGTTGATGTAAATTTAGGAGTAGATTACTTTGATGAATCATTGAACAATGTCAATCTTCAAGAATGGGGTATTCAAGTAGGTGCAAGAATTCGAGCCAAGTTTTGGCGGTTTGAAAATTTTTTACAGGTCTCTGTATACCAAAATTTGGAAGTGGGCACCGGAGAAATTGATTTGTCAGGAACAGAAATTGTTTGTGACAACTTCGACGAAGTTCTTGCCGGTGGCGACCTTATGTGCGAGGTTCCGCCACGTGATCCAGAAGCTGAGTCTGGCGGCGGTGGTTTAGTAAATTGGCAGACCACTGGTTTTCTTATCCAAGAGCGATTGTTTTTAAATGTTCACGATGAAGCAGATGGTGGTCGGTGGGGTCCTGAGGCTGAAATTCGTTTAGAAAGAACACCATTAAGAGATTTTAATTTCTGGGTAATGCTTAGCTTCCGCTATTATTGGAGCGCCATGGAAATCTGAAATGGATTAAAATAATCCTATGATTTTATGAGCTGCTGACATCAAATTAAGCTAAAAATGATTTAAAAGTTCAATCTATTAAGTAAATAAAAATGTCTAAGAAGGTTCTCGTTATTTATAAAAAAAGTGCCTACCAGTTGGCAAAAGAGCGAAAGAACGAGAAGCTTCTCGACCTTATCGAAGCTGGAGATGAAAGTGTCGCTTCGATATTGGTGACGCATGAAGCACACCAGAGAACTTTAGAAATTGTTAAAGAGAATTTGTCAAGTTTCACTCTTGATAAAGTTGATGTGCGGTATCGTGCTAATGCTGTAAAGATTGACAACTATGATATTGTCATTACGGTTGGTGGTGATGGCACATTTTTATGGGCATCAAAATTTGTTGGCACAAAAGTCCCAATAATGGGAGTAAACTCCGCACCCGGCAGTTCTGTTGGATTTTTTACTTGCGCAGATGCCAATAATTTTAAAACTAAATTTAGACTTTGGAAAGGTTTCGGCCCCCTTGCTTCTTCCTCATTGCCAAGCAAACGAGTAAAGCGATTCAAACTTGAAATAAATGGTGAGCTGATTCAAGATCGTATTTTGAATGATGTACTGTTTGCAGCGTCACACCCTGCTGCTCTTACGAAGTATGTTTTTAGAATTACTAAAAATAAAGAGGAGATTGTAAAAGAAGAGCATCGTTCTAGTGGAATTTGGATTTCTACAGCTTGTGGCTCCACTGGAGCAAATTTAAGTGCTGACGGTCTTCCTTTGTATTTAGAAGATGACAGAGGTCAATTTGTTGTAAGAGAGCCAGTGAAAAATTTGGAACGAGGTATGACTTTACGCTGGACAAGTGGTTTCTTTAAGAAAGATGAGTCTGTAGAAATCACTTGTAAAACTAGAAAAGCCGTGGTATCATGTGATGGTACTACACTGACTTTCCCGGTAACTACCGGGGACCGTATTAAAATTTCTCAGTCTGATGACTTTCTAAATATTTTGGGCAAGTGATGGAAAAATTATATCTTGTATTATATTTGATGGCAATGTGCCTTGCGATTCTTACAAGTCCTATTGGCATGATCATAGGTGCTATCGTTGGTGCCTTTACTGGAGTCACAAAGGGGTTTGTTGCCTGGGTTGCCTGGATTTCTCACACGCTTTTTAAATACCCTTGATTTGCCTCATTTGAACAAACTTGTCAATAATGAAAAATTTTAAAGAAAAAATGTTATTAACACTTGTTGTGTTAACAATTCCGCTAGGAATTGTCATAGGGATTGTTTTGGGAATTATTCTCGGAGCCATTTTTGGACCACTTTTTTGGGTGTCCCTCTTAACTGAAAAGCTTTAGACATGGTATCGCAATTTTTGCCGAAAGATGTTGGCGTTGGGGAGCGAATTCGTCATGGATGGATTCGCTCGATTCGTCGTAGTAAAAAAATTACTTTCCTTGCTGCAACCGATGGCAAGGAGGAATATCAACTTACCCTAAAGCACAAGGGCGACGATGAAGATGCACGAGTTCTTGGTGAACTCAAGATTGGAGCCTCTTTTGAGGCCGTGGGAATGGATTCCAAGACTCCGAGGGGTTCGTATGAATTCCTTGTTTCTTCCTTTGCAGTTGTTGGAGCTTCCGATGACGATTTTCCTATTCAGCCAAAGGAACATTCCACAGAGTTTTTGAGGTCCATTCCAGGAATGCGTGGACGCACCGCAGCAACACAAGCTGTTTGGCGAATTCGTCACCTGTTATCAATGCGAATTCATGAAATTCTAACAAAAAGAGATTTTATCCAGTATTATGCTCCACTGATTACCGCAGCTGATTGTGAAGGTGCCGGAGAAACTTTCAAGGTTTCATCCGATTGGATGGATAGTCATCTAACGGTATCAGCTCAGTTGCATGGTGAAGTTGGCATGATGTCATGTGGTAAGATTTATACTTTCGGGCCTTGTTTCCGTGCAGAAAAGTCCACTGGTCGTCGACATCTTTCTGAGTTTTGGATGGTTGAGCCGGAAATGGCTTTTTATGATCTAGAAGAAACGATGGACCTGGCAGAAGAATTGATACGAGCGTCGCTAGCGTCAGTTTTGACGCTTGGGCAACCCGAACTTGATAAGCTTCGTACTGACCAAAAACATCTGGAAAAGGTGTTGTTCACCAAGACCAAGTCTTGGCCCCGAATTACTTATGATCAAGCTATTGATCGTCTTGGTAAATCTTGGGGTGAAGATTTGAGCGCCGAGGGCGAGCGTAAGCTTGTTGATCTATATAATGGTCCGGTGTTCATCACACATTGGCCCAAGCAAATGAAGCCTTTCTATATGAAGACCGAAGGTTTGTATGCCGAGTGTTTTGATTTGATTTTTCCTGATGTTGGCGAACTTGTTGGAGGCTCGGTCCGTGAAGAAGACTATGACAAGCTAAAGAGTGCCATGATTGAAACTGGTATGGATATGGAATCGATGAACTGGTATTTACAGACTCGTCGATGGGGTACTGTGCCCCATGCTGGATTTGGACTTGGCATTGAACGACTTGTAATGTTTGCGGCAAAGCTTGAAAAAGTGCACGATGCTATTCCGTTTCCTGTCCATTTCTAATTTCGAAACCACGCAAAATGTAAAACGGGAAAACTTTTGAGAAAATACTTCTTGGAAGTACCCTCTGTCAGAGGTATAAATGGAATACAAGTTTTATGATCAAGCTGGAAGTATGGTTGTGATTGGTCAGTCATGCAACATTGGCAACAGACTGAAATACACAGCCGTTTCTTGTAAAACAAGAAAGTTTGCCCACCTTTACCCTGAAGATTTTTGCATTTTTCTTGGTCACAGCATAGATGAAATGGTTGACCCGAATTACCCAGGGGGTAGGTCTTGTTATTATGAAGTGGCCATTGTTGAGAGAATTGGTGAAGTCAAATTGGCGGTTGGTGTTCTTGAACCATTAGAAGTTGGGGAAACAGGTGAATAAAGCACGAATTCCATCTAAAGCCAGAAAGCTGACTTTCAATGACCAGACTTGGCATTGGTTGGTTGGTGGATTATACGGTTCGGAGGTATTGATCTGGTCTCCAGAACGACAAAAATACTCTGTGCCAAAATATAGGATTTTAGGTTGGGATAAAGCTCCATTTGATTGGCATGATATTCCTGATTCTAGACAAATTATCCTTCCAGGGAACGTAAGGAAATACATTGAAGAAAAGATTCTTGGAAACGATTCCGAATTTGAAAGAGATGAAACCGCAGTCGTTGGTAAGTTGTATGTTTACAGGCACCAAGATAAAACTTGTGGTCAAGCTCCTGTAGTGTCAACTAACAAGATCGAACCACCTGGGTTAAAGGCGTCCAGAAATTTTCTAGATCATATTGCTTTCGGCAAGCCTGTTTTCTTGGTTCAACATTGGATAGATAAACAAAACAAGACTTGGTATTATAAGGTACTTGTTGAGACTTACATGGTAACTCTAAAATTAGAGTGGCCAAGAACATGGCGAGGGTCATTTACAGAAGCCGACCCGAGAAAACAATATGAGCAAAAATAGAACATATTATCGAGTAGAAAAATGGCTAAGCCATTATGGGGATGATGGAACAAGTTATGAAGAATGTTATCGACAGCGTACCTTTTCTTCTCTAGAAGAAGCACAAGAATATTATGACAATGCTTCATCTGTATACAAGGTTAAACTTTATGAGGTTGATGATTTTTTGTTAGGCGAACGTGAACCATTTGAAGAGCTTTGGGAGAAAGAAGTCAAAGCACGGCTTAGAAAAACACTTGAGTCAATTGGTGATAAATTTACCGATGAAGAATGGGAAGAGTTTGTTAATAAGGTTGAAGAACAATGTGGGCCACAGAATACATAAAGAAGCTCAAAAGCGGTGAAACAGTAGAATTCCGACCTAGGGGCAGCTCGATGAAGCCGTTGATTGAGTCTGGTGACCTTGTAGTCGTTGAACCTATTTCAGAAAAAACTGAATTCGACAAGGGCGATATCGTTCTTTGCAAAGTTAAAGGAAAGCAGTATCTGCATCTTATAAGTGCAATCCAAGGCGAAAGGTTTCAAATATCCAATAATCGTGGGTTCATTAATGGTTGGATTTCAAAAAATGCTATATTTGGTAAACTTGTTTCAAACCGAGGTCAATGAGTTTTAACTCGCTCATTGAGCTTTCAGGGCTTGATTTAATGCCTTGGTGCTACCACTCTAATCTTATAAGACAATGATGGTTTGGAGCATGATAGATTGTTGAACAAGTTTACAGTAAATAGTAAAAGTTATCAAAATAAACTTACATTGGGTACCCTTTACAGGGTAGAATCCTTACTGAATGATTGTGTCTTAGCTTGGAATAGCGATTCATTTGCACCTCTATGGAATGTGCATAAAGGTTCTTTACAAGAAGCAGTTGATCAACTCAAAAGTAATATCGTGAGCATCCCAAACAAGGACATTGTATTGTATTGCGGCGATGCTGCGGGATATACGAATAGAGCAGGCAATGGAATTTATTTAAGATTTTCCCATAAAGAAAAGATTGTTTACATTTCTAGGTTTCAGCTTAGCAATATTTGTTTCTATAAAACAGAAAATGAAGCAAACACAATTTTTATCTCTTCTTATAACCGTTAGGTTTTGAGGAGAATATATGTCTAAAACATGGAGAAATCGTCACGCTGTTCCAAAAGGTTTAAAAGTTCGTGATGGTATTGGTTGGGCCGCATTCGATTCTGAAGGAAGACAATATTACTTTGATACTCGCACGCATATTGATATAGTTTATCGACGTCCTGTGGTTTTCAATCCTTATTGGGGTTTTACTATTATCAAACCTTCCATTTTTGAACGGTGGAAAATGGAAATGTTTAGTAATACCAAGGTTGCAGTAGAAAAACGTTACGTAAAAAAATTTCGTAAATCTCAGTATTCAAAAGAAAGTAAATCTTGGAAAAAGTTTGACCGTCGCCGTCGGCGTGCAAAAGAAAGAGACTTGTTAAAACAAAATCGCTGGGATGATTTTGAAAAAGAGATGGGAACTTGCGGATGGAATACGTGGTAAAACTAATTCCCGGCAAGGTATATCATCTAGAACGAAAAACCTCTAGAAAATCTAATGACAGTTTGTCGCCATTTCTGGCTCGTGATACTTCCGTTCAAATCCCCAGAAATAATAATGATGAAGTCAGCAGTGAAGGTTATGATTCGGGATGATTTCCATTCCAGATGAGTCATTGTTAGTGTATGTTGGAATTCATTACTATGAGACAGTAGTGTCAAAATCACTTAAAAAAGTTATTGAGTCATATTCTTTTCTGTATGAAGAAAAGCTAATACTTTTTCACAAAAGTCAAATAGACAAAGACAACGCAAAGTATTTAACGATACTGATTTAATGCGGGTATAGCTCAATGGTAGAGCTTCTGGCTTCCAACCAGATGACGAGGGGTTCGATTCCCCCTACCCGCTCCAAACTTAGCTCAAGTTTTGACCCGTTTAGTTCAACGGTAGAACGCCCGACATAACATCGGGAGACTGAGGGTTCGAATCCCAGGGTCAAACCAAAACCAAACCGAGTTTATAAACCCGAACACATATGGTAACGTAGAAATATCTGCAAACTTTGTTTTGTAGACGCAGGATAGTATCGTTGCTAACCCGAAAATTCGCCGTGCGGGGCGTTATGGCCGGCAAGACGAGAAATCCCAAGTTTATTATTATATTATTGAATCCGCACTTAGTTTATTTTTAAAGTTATTATTTTAACCCAACGGTCCTATAATAGGACCGTTGCTTTTTGGGTGGTCACTACAATGGTAGTGCAACAGTCTCTTAAAATGTTGGTTCTGGGTTTGAATCCCAGGCAACCCACTCGGGAGAAATATTATGCAAAAGTTTTGGTCTGCAACATTTAGTGAAGATTTTGAATTTCCTTATGCGATTGATCCATCTGACCAATTGATAGTTGAATTTGATCAAACCAAAATTTGGTTTGCTGTTCCTAGAAAAAATATCAATGATCTTCTAGAAGAAATTCGGTCATATCAACTAGAAAATAAGAAATCATATACGATTTTTCAATTTTACATTCCGGAGCAATACATGGAAGACCTCGTTTCTTTGGCTATCAACCCTGAAAATGGAAATGTTGTTACCGGGCATGTAATTGAATACTTTGAAACCCATGCAAAGGAAAATTTGTGACAAAGTTATGTTCTAAGGCTATTGGAAAAAGTTTCGGAAATACAACTTGTGTGTATTGTGAAAAACCCTGCTTTCAACCATTGCATGGCCGAGCTTACCATCCAAATGAAAGTAAAATAGCAACAAAGCCAGACTCAAGATTTTGGCTAACCCCGCAATTTGCAATAAAAAATCGAATTTACAAGGATAAGGATGAATAAATGAGTTCTGATAAAAAACATCTTGCTCGTCATGTATTTACCTTTAATGAAAAAGACAATGGCGGCGAAGCTTTTTCGTTGGTTACTGACTTTTGGGATAATGGCGATGGTGTTTTTAGGGGATTAAATACCACCCAGCAGTTGGAATTGAATTCATACCACAACGCAGCCAAGTTCCACCTGGGTGGAGTGGAAATAACACCAGAAAAGCTACGCAAACTTGCAGATGAGTTGGATACGGTTATTGCCCAAATTAAAACCGAAACAATGATGAAAGCTCGAAAAAATGAATATGGTAACGACAAAAGCAATGTATGACATAAGTCTCGCTGAACAATTGCTTGATGCCGCCCTAGAAGGGCGGGAGGTTTTTGTACTAGATGGATTGTACCTTATCCATTTCGAAGCTGTTATGACTTCTCGTGGACAGTCCTATGGGTGCTTTAGAGACCAAGGAGGCTTGACTCTTTTTCACAATGGAAAGAAAGGTAAGTTGGTCTGGACCTAGACTTTGTTTGCCTCTCCAAAGAATGGTGGAAATGGTATACACTTCGCAACTTGCGCCGCCTGTAAAGGTATTCTCGGTTCGAATCCGAGTTCTTTGTGAAGCAACAATGAAGCCACCTAGGTGGCTTTACATAATTTGCTCTAGTGTTGATACTTGAGTGATATTGACCAACACCTTAAAAGTAAAGTAACCTTATAGGTGTTTCCTTGACACTGAAAAGTTGGTCTAAAATTGTTAATAACACACGGTGGGTAATGTGCTACCTTTAAACAAAGAAGAAATGGTATTAATGAGAGAGTCTTGCCGATTAACAGCAGAAACTCTCGTTTTGGTTGGCGAACACATCCAACCAGGGATCACTACAGAAGATATAAATGTTTTGGTGCATGAGTTTATTACAAGTAATGGCGCTTATCCATCTCCCTTGAATTATAAGGGCTTCCCTAAGAGCGTATGTACCAGTCGTAACGAAGTTGCTTGTCATGGAATACCAAGCACTAAAGAAAAACTAGAAAATGGTGACATTATTAATGTAGATGTCTCCGTTTTTTTTCCAAAAAATGGAGGATTTCATGGTGATAGCAGTGCTATGTTTTATGTTGGCACGCCTTCTCAAGAGGCAAGGCTACTTGTTGAAACGACCCGTGAAAGCCTCAAGAAGGCTATCGAGATTGTAAAACCTGGAATTACTGTTGGGCATATTGGTCATGCGATTGAAACGCATGTTACTTCTAAAGGTTTTAAAGTTGTAAAAGAATTTGTTGGGCACGGAGTGGGTCGAGAATTTCACAGTAAACCGTCTATTTTTCATTTTGGGACACCTGGCCTCGGAGAAGTTCTTAAGCCGGGCATGATTTTCACAATTGAACCCATTGTAAACATGGGCAATGATGGATGCTTCATTGCATCAGATGGATGGACGGTTTTAACTTTAGATGGCAGTCTTTCAGCTCAATTTGAGCATACCATTCTTGTTACAGATGAAGGTTGTGAGGTGTTAACACAACGTAATCAAACTCTGAGAAACTCAGAGGATCTTGAGTAAGGATTATTTAATAATTTTTTCTGTTGAATTAGAATTGATTATCTGGTAAGGTGTAATAAACAGGAGCTTACATGAAAAAAGTAGCGGTTTTAAGTGTGTTTTGCATTGGTTTGTTTGCGTGTTCCAACCAAGAAGGAATACCACTAATACCGCCACTCTCTGATTCTGGATTGATGTCTATAACAGACACGGATGCTGGACCCCCGTGTGAAAGTGATGATCTTGCTAGACTAAGAACTGATTTCAGAAATTGCGGGGGTTGTGGAAATTTTTGTCCGATTATGGATTCTGACCAATGCATAGATGGCTCTTGCAGATGTGGTAACGGGCCACCATGTGGTGAAGGTGCAGACTGCCGTATGGGTTCTTGCGTCAGATCAGATCGTTTTACTGAATGCGAAAATACTCAAGACTGCAACAATGAAGAAAGTTCTGGTGAGCAAGAATGTATCACTGATTCCATTACAGGCAATGGCTATTGTGTAGATATTTGTGAATTTGATGATATGTGTCCAAGAGGATTTGCATGCATTGAAGGCTCTTGTACTTTTTTAAATTGCGTTCCAGAAGATTGTGATGACATTGACAATGATTGTGATGGTGAGGTAGATGAAAATAGTGATTCCACAGGGCCTTTATCACAATGGTGCTATTCTGGGCCTAATATAGATTCGATTATCTCACCTTGTCGAAAAGGACGTCAAGTTTGTGAAACCGGAGGAACTTGGTCTGAATGCGATGGTGAAATTCCGCCGGTGCCAGAAGTTGGTTTGCTTGCCTGTAATAGGGTCGACGATGATTGTGATGGATGCATTGATGGTGCTTATGAAGATGGGGTGTGTATAACAATAGAACCAAATGGTTTTGACATTCTTTATTTGATCGATATTTCTGGTTCAATGTCTTCTACAATTGCAGCTGTTCGTGAAGCAACAACAACTTTTTCAGCACTGTATGCAGGAAATCCCGAATTTAGGTTTGCATTGGTTCTTATTTCTGGCCGAGGCGCATTAGACAGAAGAGCATTTGTAGAACTTGATTTTTCTGATTTCACTAGCTTTAATAGTAGGCTATCTAGTTTGGATGCTGATGGTGGTGCACAGGAGCCAACTTGGGATGCAGTTTATGAAAGCGCAACTGGTGAAATTGAACACGGTATTGATTCAAATGGTGATGGTATAGCTGATATGCTCTCACCCACCAGAAGAGGTTTATCTTGGCGGGAAGGTTCAATTCGCATTATGATAATGTTTACTGATGAAAGAGGGCAAACATATAGAAGTTCTACAAGAGGTTTGTCAGAAGTACGTGAAATGGAAATGTGTAATTCGTTTACGCACGGAGAATCATTGACAGTCTTTGGGGCATCAGTTAACAACACAGATTTTGATGATTGTGCTACCTTTCATCTAATTTCTACAGACCCAGCGGTTATGGTTGAAAGACTTGAAGATATTATTGTTAATCCATGTTTATAGCAAACATTTGCGTCTGTTCTTTCTAAAGTAAAAATCTACTCGCAGACCTTTATTGTGGACTGAGGAATGCGACTAGGCCAGGTCATTGGAGACTCCACAGGTCTGCTGATTCTGGTCGTTCTAGAGTAGCTCAATGGTAGAGCGATCGGTTGTGGGAATCGGATAAAGCTTGTTGCAATGCGAATCCGATGGTTTCAAAGATAGCTGATTAGTCGGGGGTTCGAATCCCTCCTCTGGAGCTAAAATAGCTAAAGACAGGTTCGAATGTAGTTATTAAAAATGCCGTTTGGCGCTTTGGGATAAGATGAAGTATAAAATTATTTTTAGGCCACTTACTGACATTTCAAATCGGTGGGCAGTAAAACAGGATCAACATACAAAAGGTGCTGAAGAATCACACGAAGCTGTAATCGATGCTGAAAATGAAAACCATGCATTGCATATCTTTATGAGGTTGGTTGAACATTCTGGGATGAAAATTGCCTCTTATAGAATAGAATCTCTATATCAAAACAATGGTAACAATCAATAAAATTGGAACTTGTCCGATGTGTTCTCGTGAAGAGACATGTCTTACTTTTCATCACCTGATTCCACGAACTCTTCATTCTAAGAAATGGTATCAGAAAAGGTACTCAAAGGAAGAGTTGAATCGTGGTGTAGACATATGTGAAGATTGCCACGAAGCACTTCACGACTTTATTACCGAAAAGGATCTTGGCAAAGAATACAATACGCTAGAGCTTTTAATGACACATCCAAAAGTTGTAAACTTTACAACCTGGGTTTCAAAACAAAAAAGGCGTCGGAATAAGACACGAAGGGCAAATGTCAGATGAAAATCGACAGTTTTACTGATGACTTTAGCTTTCTTTCAAATTTCTATGAAAGCCCCTTCATTCATGATGGAATTGTCTATGCAACAAATGAGCACTTTTATCAAGCAATGAAGACAAACTCACACAGCGAAAGAAAGCGCATTGCCTCTCTTAAATCCCCAGGAGCTGCAAAGCGAGCTGGAAAATCTCTAGATTTGCGCAAGGATTGGGAATCTGTAAAAATACATGTGATGAGAGAGGGACTTAGACTTAAGTTTGCCGAAGGATCGATTTTTGCCGAAATGCTAATTGCTACCGAACCAGCCATTTTGATTGAGGGAAATACGTGGCATGATCAATTTTGGGGAGTAGACAATAAGACAGGTCAGGGTAAGAATTGGTTAGGAATTTTACTCATGGAGCGCAGAGCTGAATTAAAGCGGATAAATATTGAATAGTTAGACAAAATAACCAGCAGTACCCACAATTTTTATATGAAGTTAATATATAACGGTTGTTCCAATAAAGGTGGGGTTTATAGAATTTTTAACCGTAAGAACCATAGAGTTTATTATGGTTCTTGTAAATCTTTTAAAACAAGAGCCTATAAACATAAACATGCTCTTCTTTTGGGGAAGCATGGCAATCGATTTCTTCAATCTGATTTTTCTAAATGTGGATCAGAATTTTTTATTTTCGAAGTTCTTCAAGAAGTGAATGATTTGAACAAGAGATTGGAAATAGAACAGCGATATTTAGATAAATTTTTTGATTCCGGAAAAAAATGCTATAATTTACGACAAAAAGCCATTTCACGTGAAGGAAGTTTTAATTCAAGAAAAACTGTTGTATCAGAGGAAACTAAAAGAAAAATTTCTTCTTCACTCAAAGGTCGATTACTATCAGAACAACATAAAAACAATATATCTAAAGCACTATCCGGAAGAAGTCTATCAAAAGAACATGTAAAAAAAATAAAAAATGCAAATAGGGGCAAAAGACCATCTAAAGTTACCAACTTGGCAGCAATCAAATCAAATCAAAAATCTTATAAGATTGTTTCTCCTGATGGAGAAATAGTTTCAATTACAAATTTATCGAAATTTTGCAGAGAAAATAACTTACATCTTTCAAAGATGAATCAAGTGGCAAATAATAAACGTAACACATATAGAGGTTGGACACCTTATATTTTAAACAAAATGGAGAGAAGAAATGAACTCAAACAATTCAGCACAAGTGCCTAGCATGACCACAGAATCAATGATTACTGTTAACGGAGAATCTGTTGACAATTACTCGCCTGCTGTAGAATATGTATTTGACCCCAAGCGTGTCTTTGTATTATATTCAGATGACCCTGACAGCAAGGAAGTGAAAAAGAGAGCCCGTGATCTAAAAAAATCCTGGGAAAAGGTTTTTGGTGAAGGAACTTGTGAAGTTGCAGTTTTGAGCATTAATGAGAGAGTTGAGACACTTGCATAATGAGTTTCCTAAAATCGCTTTATAATAACAGTAAAGATGGGTTGCGAACTGCGTTAGTAGCAGCAGCAGTGATGGTTTTATGTCTTTTTTGTTTATATGTCATTGAACAAGTTGATCAATTGTCGATGCGACTTAGAATGGCTGAAGGTCAAATTGAGACCGTGAGATTGATTCAAGAAAACAATAGAGAAATTATTAGAATAACTGAAGAGTTCAATGACGTTCAGCAGTTGAGACTGGAACAAATGCATTCAACAGAACTTGAACGTGGTTTCAGATTAAGTTTATTAGACCATCAAACATCACATTTAATGCGCTATGTTCAAGCAACACATGCTTGTTTTTTTGGTGAATGATTTTGCTCAAACTGCTGAAGACATGTGCACCGAAATGGGCGACGTTTATTACTGTGACGTTTGGTCAGTTTTTGAAGAAAACTGTATGAGAGTAGATGAAGAAGGAAACTGGGTTCTTCCGCCAGATCCAGGCGTGTACAATCAGTTGATGTCTATGGTCAATAGACAAATTGGTCGAACGAATTAGTAAATGGGAAACAAGACCGGAATACAGTGGACTGATGCCACATGGAATCCTTTGAGAGGCTGTTCTAGAGTTTCCAAGGGTTGCGAAAATTGCCTGGGCCCAGATACGCCTGTTTTAATGTCCGATATGAGTTGGGTGCCTATTGGCGAGATTAAAGAGGGTGATAAAGTTATTGCTTTTACTGACAATCCTAAAGTTGGACAAAATAGAGTTTTTGAAGAGGCTACGGTTGTTAAAACTTGGAAAACCAGGAAAGAAGCGGTAGAATTATATTTTGGTTCTAATACGATAGTATCAAGTGTTGACCATTTGTTTTTATCTCCACATAGACCATATTGGAGAAAAGCTGAAAAGATTAATTTAAACACAAAAATATCTAGTATTGGGTTTCCAAAGTGGTTGCCAGATATAAATTCTAAACCCTATTTGGCAGGATATATTGCTGGAGTTGTTGGTGGCGACGACACAATTAGAATTGAAGGTTCTGGGAAAAATGGCACTCTTCAATCTTATTGTCGTGTGGCAGTTTTGGCAACAGATAAACCAATTCTTGAACGCTTAAAAAAAGCATTGATCGAATTTGGCTGTAAAAATATTAATATTCGCTCCTTTAATGGAGGTGATGCATTTCTTTACAGGGAAGCCAACCTTCCCATGTTGAAAATTGAAACTCGGATTATGGACAATCTCCTAAAAATTAGGAATATTATAATACGGGAAGAAAGTGACTTTAATTGGAAAGCTGGGTTTCTTGCTGGTTTTTTGGATATGGATGGATGTTATAGTGGCAAAAATCTAAGATTTAATCAGACCAAAGAAAACAATTTATTGAACATTGCTCATCGTGCAATTGCTGATTTGGGATTTAAATCCAAATATGAACAATATTCTACGCAAGTAAACAAAAGTGAAATACTCCTGGGAACCATTTCTGATAAAATTCAATTTTTATCTACAATTCAACCTGCATTACAAAGAAAGACGGTTGACTTTCATGGACGAAGATTTCCATCAAAACAATCAATAAAATTTGATGGGATTAGACGAATTGGTAAACGCAATTTGGTAGATATACAAACCACCTCTGGTACATTCATAGCATTAGGAATGGCTGTGCATAATTGCTATGCGGAAACGGTCGCACATAGGTTTTCTGGGCCTGGAGAGCCTTACCATGGGTTAATTGCCGTCGGCAAAAAGGGTCCAAGGTGGAATGGCAATATTATGCTTGTACCAGACAAGCTTGCAGACCCCATTCGTTGGACTAAGCCAAGAATGGTGTTCGTTAATTCAATGAGTGATCTCTTTCATCATGGCGTCGCTAATGAATACATTGCTGCTGTCTTTGGCGTAATGGCAGCTGCACAAAAGCATACCTTTCAGGTATTAACAAAAAGACCAGAAAGAGCAAAGGATTGGTTTGATTGGGTTGCCTTGCAAGTCCCATCACCAGCTGAATATTGTGCCAATGAGGCTAGAAAGCTTACCGGTCGAAAAGAAACTGATAAAGTTGACAAAACGTGGCCGCTGAACAATGTTTGGCTCGGAGTGTCTTGTGAAGACCAGTCAACAGCAGATAAAAGAATCCCAATTCTGTTGAGAACTACTTCAAAAGTACGCTGGGCAAGTTACGAACCAGCCTTAGCACCCGTTGACTTTTCTCCTTGGGTCAATGACCTTGATTGGATTGTTGTGGGCGGGGAAAGCGGTTCAGGAGCCCGAGCTTTTGATTGGATTTGGGCAGACAACGTGGTGAAATGCGTCAATGGTACATCAACTAAAGTATTTGTAAAACAGCTCGGTTCTAAGCCGATATTGACAGGCTTGACCATGTCGAAGTTGAACAGTAAAAAAGGTGATGATCCTGTCGAGTGGCCAAAATCTATTCAAATACGAGAGTATCCGGTGTAGAGTAGTAATACTTACAGGTAAAATTGTCATACAGTTTATCATTGTGGTGAGTTAGACCGATATTCGGAGTGTAGCGCAGTGGTAGCGCTCCGGTTTTGGGAACCGGCGGTCGGGGGTTCGAATCCCTCCACTCCGACTAAATTTGGGATCAGGGGGTCACAGGTTCGAATCCGACAACAAGGTCCAAATACATTTGCTCGGATGTGTAATACTCCTAATCAAAGGAGTTAATAATGACTGATAAAATCCAACGATGTCCAAAATGTGGTTACCCAAACATTTACCTTGGTGCAACATCCATTGAATGTGGATACGTTGAAACTTGTGAAAATTATACTGAAAAACAGGCCGCAGAAGTTCAAGAGTTCTTGAAAAAGAAATTTCCATCAGCAGCTGACGTAGAAGATAATTTTGATTGGGCCGATGATGAAGATGTGACACAGCCTTATGGCATTCCGCTGCCACTTTTCAACGATTAATGCAATTTCTCATAATGCACTTGACTTTTCCTTACTTAGATGATAAGATGAAGTGTCAATGTCATTTAGTGAGGAGGGTATCATGTGGCACACCAGCACTGGAATTATTAAGTATGACCCGCCTCGACCAGGGATGAAGAGGCGTACGGATTGGTGGGCAATCATCATAGTTGATCGTGAAATTACCAGGTATTACCGCTGGTGGGTTTGGCGTCGTTATATGATTGATCTCAAGCAACCTGCATGGGATGCGCATATTTCTATTATTCGTGGTGAAAAGCCTAGAAAGCACTTGGTCCACCTGTGGAAGAAGTATGACGGACAAAAGGTAGAATTCAGCTATAGTCATGAAGTGCGTCAGGCTAAAAAGCCTTACTTTTGGATTGTTGAAGTTGATTGCCCGATGGTAAGGAAAATCCGTGATGAGTTTGGTATTCCAAGCAATTGGAAGTCTCATTTAACCATTGGGCGCACCTACGACTAAATTGCCTCATATGAGGCGAAGAAAGCGCAGAAAGGGAAGCATGGCCGGTTACGTCTTGTTTTTAACAAGACTGCCGGCCATTGCTGTTTCGAACACCATTAGAGCTGGTTGGGAAGCTCCTCAAAGATGGTACAACCTTATTATCAAGAGAAAACCTTTTTGGTCTTATCTGAAAAGTAAAAAATAATGGAACCAACCGAAGAAGATCTTAAGTTTGATTGGGAATGTTGGGGCGATACAAAACCCTGGTATTGTCCTAAGTGCAACACCTTGCTTGCTTCGGATGCATATCCGTTTTGTGACGGGACCGATCTTGAAATCTCTGAGGAAGATTGGACGCCGCATGACAAAATTTTCGCCTCAAATCCAGTAACTTTTGAAGAATTTTGTTCCATACAGAAAAAATGGAATCGACAAAGAGTAAATAGTAGAAATGAACAATAATCTTTTAAAGACCGGTGCTTCTGTACTGTTTGCAATTATCATATTTATGAGTTCTTCTATTGCTTTAGCTTGGTGGCAAGCGGAAGCAGAGGTGGAAATTAGTGAAACAGTAGTTACAGCAATCATAACGAATAGTAGAAATAGAAGTATATTCTGTGAAGGCCGTGTTTATGGAAGAACCCAGACTGGAATTTTATTAGAAAATTGGGGACAAACAACAATTTTATCGGGTCGAAGTGTGCAATTGCGAGTCGAAACTGATTCAACCAACTCGTTTATCCAAGGATGGGCCAATGTACGATGTCGATAGAAAATCTGTTTAGATTGAAAGGATGAGTGGTAGCCTCTTTATAGAGGAAATGTTATGATTGTAGTCACAACTCCACCCCCAACTCCTTGTCAAGAACTTTTAAACATTGCTCAAAAGGCATCCAGTGGAACCACATGGGCAGTTGGTCAAGGTTACAATAATAAAAATAATCCAATTTGGTATTTGTATTGTTCAAGCAAAAAACAATTTAAGAGACTTCCTCAAACCTACAGAGGCCGACCTATCCAAATATTTCATTGTCCAAAACCAAGATTGATAGAGTAAACTCTATTAGTTGTTTAGTATCAAAGGATAAATGAAATGAAAAATGCGTTAATAACATTATTTTTTGCTCTTTTTGCTTTCGGGTGTGGTCACGTATCTCAAGATGAAATGCGAAGAGAGTTGAGAGCAAGTCAAGATGAACTAAGACAAGAAATGGCTGATGGAGACACCGCCTCCTTAGATTGCAGCTTGAATCTTGGTGTTTACCAACAAGCAAATGCGCTTTGCAGGACCATGGGTGCGTATTGTAACGTAGTTTCTGTTTACGAAAACCATTGTCTACGTGAAGGAGATGGCGTGGAACTCTTGCCGCCAATTGTTGGTGTTGGTGAAGCTGTCAGGCAAGCTGCTGAAGAGTTCAATGCTGCCATGAGACAGCAACAAACTCAAGAACAACCAGCAGAGCAAACTGAATAATGTCGACGACATGTTTATAAAAAACTGTGCATTGAGCACAGTTTTTTTATGTCTGGTTTATTTGGTTAATGTTTTGGTTTATCTTCTTTGGAAGAGTGGATAATTTATGATATTGTTTGACAGAAAAAGAGCTAGAAAAAAAATCTTAACAATGCCTTTAGTCTTATTGGTTGAAGTTGGAATAATTCTTGCTGCATTCTTGATTGCTTTGGGTTGCGTTGGTTGTGATAAACCATACCTTCCCTGGAATGCTGGGCCAAGCTGGTCTTCAGCTGGAAGCGAACAACCACGACAGGTTGAACCGCAGCAAGTTATTCAAAGAGATTTGGAGAATTTTTGTGAAGATAATCGAGAGAGTGTTGAGATATATCGACGCTTTCTTGAGCCAGATTTTGATTGGAATACAACTCCATCTGCGGAAGAGAGGCGACGCCGTTATATGGAACAATTTATTAGACAATATGATGCCGAGTGCAATTAAAGATTCTTAGTTTAATTAATCGATAAACAATGTAGTTTATAGAAGAAAAAGTAAAAGATAGAGTGAATTCATGAGCGAATTTAAATCTATTGATTGGCTCCTTGAATTAAGAAAACTTGAACGGTATTGCAACCAAAAAGGGTACGCAGTTTTATACCAGCCTGTGCCACATGATTCCATCAATTTCATTGAAAAAAGAATTGTTATTGGCGATCATCATTCTGATGAAGTTTCACTTTACTGTTTATTGCACGAGATCGGTCACTATATCACTTTAAAAAAGAAAAGATATGACGTTGAATACAACGAGATTTTTGATGGATTTAGCAGATCTAGTGCAACATATAAATTAGCAATTCTTCAGGAAGAACTTGACGCATGGCGTGAAGGTCTTAAATTGGCTAATCGACTTGGCATAAATGTTGATAGACGCAAGTTTGAGATAACAAAAACAAAATGCATAGGCACTTATTTAGCTTGGATTAAAAATAAACAATGAAGGAAACCATGAGCGGTAAAAGTAAAGCACATATTAATGATAAAGATTTATTTGTAGAGTACGCAAAGCTCAAAGGACTCGTAGAGAAGAAGATTTTGGATCAAAAAGATTCAAAGGTTATCAAAGTCAGAAACAGTCTTGCACGCAATAATCAAGCTTTAGTTACTTACATAGTAAACAAATATTATTCTTCAAAGAAAGAACATAAGAAGTATCGTGAAGATCTCTTACAAGAAGGAACAATAGGACTGCTTTCGGCTATTGATGGTTTCAATGTGGAGCTTGGTTACAAGTTTTCAACTTATGCGACCTGGTGGATTCGACAAGCTGTCAATAACTATCTTATTAATATTGAGCCAATGATTCATGTACCAAGCCATGTAAGAACTCAACATAATAAAATAATTCGAAAACTCAAAGAAGAAAACCAGACCTTTCAAAGTTTAATTGAGAGTGGGTATGACAACATTGAAGTTAATGGCGAAAGCGTATCTGAAAAAATGATGCGCTCAGTGCAAAGTGCAATACGTTCAAAATACATATCATCCATTGAACAACCCATTTCCAATGGGAATGAACAAGACTCGGGAACGCTTAAGGATATTTTGCCAGAAAATAAGCCAAGTCTTGACAGGCTTTTCGATCAAGCAAAGCTTGTTGACATAGTTTCTGAGGGTCTTAAGCTTCTATCGGAGAGAGAGAGGCTTATTTTACTTCTACGTTTTGATGTTGTTGGCGAAGAAGAGGTTGATTCTCTAGTAGAGAGTGAAAAATATGAGCAAAAAGCAGGATAAAAATTACGTTAACTTAATACTATCTACCATCCAAAATGATAAAGATGTTACTTCATTGGATTCAAAGGCTGAAACAATAAAAACAGGAAGTTTAATCGTTCCAATAGAAGATTATTTAGAAACAATAGCTCCTGAACATTTTCACCTAACAAGTGAACATAAAATAGGCAGTTATCCTGAGCTTTTTCAAATTAGGGGACTTGAAAATGATAGGGCGTCAACAGTCCCTGAGCTTAATATTTCTAAGCCTGTAAAAATGTTTACAGCGCTTTATAAAGCAAATATTGAAAGCATTCTTACCAAAGCTAAAGAAAGACAGAAGCAAACAAACTGAGGGAATATGGCAAATAAACAAAAGAAGTATGTGACCGTTGAAGAAGGAACCGATTTTCGAACGATTGCCAAGATTATGACCAATAATGGTTATAAGATGAATCATGCTACTGCTCGTAATGTTTTGATTTCTGCAATTAAAAAGCTACTTAATTACTCTGCTGAACGTGTAGGAGTAAAAATTCCTGAAGCGGAGATGAAGGCATTGGCCAAGGACCAATCTGTGCATACAGCACTTGCCGATGTGCTTTATTTAGCCCAGAAAGATCACCCAAATGGCAATTGAAGTAGGAAAACCTGATTATTATGTTGTTTTGAAAAAGAGACGTAGAACAGTTTCGGATTTCCTAGCACAGCATGATATTAATACAAGAAAAAAGCTCAATGAGCTTATTCAATTCCTTGAAAAAGAGCACTTGGTTACAGATGTTTTTCGCAAAGAAGCGGAGAAATATCTTGCTAAAGTTGAGTTGGAAACAAAGCAAAAAAAAGTTGACAAAAAGCCGGAACTTGAAGAGATAAATTCTCTGGAGGGGTCAACAAAAGAAAAGTCTGAAACCGCTGACAAGCTCGACGAGGAGTCTGTGTCAAAACCCAAAAAACGCTCAAAACGTTCAGCAAAAAAGTCCAAAGTTAACCTTCTTGAAAAAGATTCTAAAGGGGACAACTTTGACAAATAGATGTAAATTCTCAATGTAGAAAAATCCTATTTGGTTTAAAACGTAGTGCCTCTGTGCTAAGCTTGTTTAGATTCATCTTCTAACCACCAAGGAATAGCAATGTCTAATACAAAGCCTCGCTTTACGAAGGGAAAGCTGGTTATGCTATCACGGAAGAACGTCAGGTCTGGCGCTATTCCCTTCTACGATCCTGCTAATGATGATAAACGTAAGTCATACGGTAACTTCGTAAGTCAGCTAGAACGTGGTGTTCCGATTCTACTGACGGCAGATCCAGAGTTTCTTGATAAGAAGAAGATTGGCAATCTTCCTCGGCACCTTCAACGTTACCCTGATAAAGAAATGTGGAAGGTGTCCTTCCTCCTGGAGGAAAAGCTCTATTTTATGTACCTGACAAACAGACAATACAACCATGAGCTTGTCAAGGCAGTTCCTCGCCGCTTGACTAAGGACTATGGTAGTGATAGGACTAAAAACTGTTCGTGAAACGATAAATTTTATATACTGCAAAACCTTCAACTTTGTTGAAGGTTTTGTTTTATCTAACAACCCTCAAAATATTTTGCTTAATAAAGCAATTGGTATGAGTTATAAATTGCTGAACCAAGAACGAATTACTCGTGAACTTAAAAGGGCCCGTGCCCTAATGTTAAAGCATTATAAAGTCAAAGAGGGCTCGTTATTGCGAACCGAAATTGAGATGAATGCTCGAACTGAAATTTCCATGAAAGAATATCGTCCAGATTGGCACAAGATTCCTGAAAATTCTATTGTGATGTTTTTGGGTGTTGAGCATGACCAAAATTATGATGCAATTACTTTGAAGGTTTTGTGGGACCAAAAAATTTTTTACATTTATAAAAACGCAAATTTCAACGGCTTTAGTACGGATTTTCGTGACAGGTTTAAAGTCTTGTTGTGATGGTGTCTAAGGAAGAAATAAGGCAAAGCCTTCTTGATTGTTTGGCCAACAGGGGTATAGCACCAGGTCGTCTTTTAATTGCTAAAAATGGTGCAACTTTACCCTATGTTCGTATTACTATTGAACAACTTCAAGAGAAAATAGAGGAAATATCAACGCCTTTGGCAATGGAAATGTTGAACGGTCCTTTGGCTGAAGGAACCATCTTAATGTTCATAAATGCTCATGGTATTCGTCGAAAGGTTGACCAATTTTGGGATTTTTGGTATGAATTTCTAATAGAAGAGCAAATATTTTTTGTACCATCATCACGTTTTGGTGATTGGAAAATCAAAAATGAGTTCGAGGTAAAATGAATAGAGAAAAAATAAACTCAAAACTTGAGAGCTTGGGCTTCAAGCAAGGTCAGCTACACAAGCTGAAATCGAATAATAAGAAGATTTTCTGGGTTGATGGACCATCGCCAGCCATTGTTCAATACCTAACTGATGAAAATGAATCAGTTACTAAAGAATATGTTTCTGGCAGAAATGGTTGGGAAGCTGTGAATCCTGGCGAAGTTCTATTGTTTCTTGGGCCAAGCGAAGTTGAAGTTTCAGCTGAAGATGCTGAACACAAATTCCTTCAGCAGGAGTACCAAGTTCTAAAGTGGCTATTCCATAACAAAATTCTATTTTGGTCATTAGATGGCTTGGATGGGGAGGCAAACTCCAAACTAGAGGAAATTTTTGAAGTTGTCGGAGAACAAGAAATCCCTACTTTCTGAATTAAGAGCACGAATGTGCTCAGTTGATGCTGAGCCCGGTGTCCTAGTTGAGCGCCTCCCTTACAGTATGGGAGATACGATAAAAAATTCCTTTTGGACCAGAGAAGATAATTTGAATTCAATAAGCGTAACAAAAATTGAAGTTAAATTAGGAGAGCTTCTGTTGTATCTTGGTATGGAGGAAATGAATGACGACGAGGGAATTCTTTTTCAACCTGGCCTTCACTTCGTTCACAAGTTCCTTTATGGAGAGTTAGTGTTGCTCTTTCCAGTCACCCAATCTTCTTTCCTTAGAGATTTTATGCGTAATGTTCGTGTAGTTAAAGAGAAGGAATAGATGGCTATTAAGCACAAACATATCAAGCGTTGCCAAATGATCATGCAGTGTATGGAAAAAGACCACAACATTGGTTCGGGCACCTTGTTCGTGTTTAAAGAGCCAATGTATTTTGCCAAATATAATGTTGGTGTGGATGAACGTGGTGTTGTGGTAGCTGTGCCACGTGGTCATTATTTTCAACATTATACCGTTCCTGCGGGTGAGCCTACTCTATTTGTAGATGTTGTTTATGATCCATATATGAGAAGTCATCTTCTTCGGTTCCTTCACAAAGAAGAAATGGTAGCCATTGTTTTCAAAAAGGGCGAGACTATTAAAAAGTTGAAGTCAAGATTATTAAATGATTTCTCGGACGAAGGCGATGGCGGATGATAATCCATGTTATAGACGAGGGGCTCTCTGGAAAACCAGAACCAGAATTGAAGCTCATGTTGATGGGTTGTCATCAAAAGTAAAAATTCCACGTGGCGAATTTATTCTTCTTTTGTACTACGAGATGAACATTTCGTACGAAGAAAATATATCCTTTCTCTGGAGAGAGCAAGTTTATTATGCCCAAAAGGTTGACACTGGATTTGAATTTGAACTTGATCCTGATGGTGTCAATACAGGTTTGATGAATGCTTGAGATTGGAAAGTTATACAGGATTAATTACGATCCCGTTAGTGAGCACCATGTCAGATGGAATTTGTTTACCATTCCTTCAATGGATGCGGTGCTCTTGTTTTTAAACTGGGAAGTTTCGCCTTTTAGAATGTCTACACTTTCGAGAAGAATTCCTAACATAAACTCATTTTTGTCAAGACCATTACATGGCGAACAATGGTATTTTGAGATTACGTTTAAATTTTTATGGGAAGAGCGCCTTATAAAAGGTAGTATAGTCGTAGACATGCCGGAGCATCAAAAATATGTCATTCCACGATGTGACAGCGCAGATTGGTATGTGTCTGCTAGTATAGCACAAGAAATATGGGAAAGTTATGAAAACTACTTGCCCACAAAACTTAAATTATTTAAGAAGGTGAATGAATCGTTCACCGAACAGGGCGACATAATGCTTGATCAGTAAATCTGCTTGACCTTCATTGTTTTCGTTTGAATTTCGTTGCTTTAATAATAGGATAGCCTCGGCGCAAATTGCAAGCCAATCATCTGTTATATCAGTTGGAACAGTCCAAATTTTCGAATATTCAGAGATGTTAGAAAAATTAATTGGACTTGATGAATTTCCTTCTTTAAAGGGAACTTTCTTTTTTAGAGTTTGTTGTTCTTTTATGTGTTCTTGTTGTGATTTCGCAGCACATAAAATGTTATTAGCCAAGTCCTTTATTTCTTCATTTTCTGGATTGGAGTTCAGTAAATCTTCAACTAAAGAAATAAGTTCCTTACTAGTTTCTTCTTCAAAGATGGGTTCCTGCTTCATAGTCCAGGTTTTATGGTCTTCCTCAGGGGAATTGCTAACAATTCTACCATCCAACCAATCATAATCATTTCCACCAACAAAAAAGATTTGATTTAATAATTGATGTCTATACTTGTATAAGTGAGGCCAGTCTTTGTGTGTTTTCAAAATCATTTCTTCGGCGTTGGGCGGTGTAGTGTTTCGATGGGTTTCAATGAAGTCAAGACAGTGTTTCATTGCCTTATCTAGGCTGTCGTTCATTTCCAATCCAAGGCTCACTTTTTCTTTTTTTGGATCATTTAAATTGGTTACCTGAACCACGCACTGAAATCTGTCACCAAACTCCCATGCTGTAGCTTCATATTTTTCGTCTACTTTTGTAGTCCAAAACCCATTTTCGTTGTGCCAGATGTAGCCGTACTTTTTTAAAGGTGAGTTCGCCATGCTTTATGTATAGTTTAGTCTGTATAAAATATAAACTAATAAATTTGTATGAAATTGGTTACATGGTCTACTATGTGGAAAGGTTGATATTCACATATGTTATAAAGCAACAATGTTTTATGTATATTTTGCAATGTGACACACTAAGGGCAAAGCATTGACAACGACAACAAATAGAACATTTTATATTTTGTTACTCTTTATATGAGTGACAAGTTTAAAACCAGGGATGCTTTTCAAGGCAATAGGTCGTTCTTTAGCCATGAAGACAGATCCCTGGGGAAGATATGAAAGAACTATCACACACGTTGATCATGCTCTTATAGAACCAGAAACCATTGTTCTGTTGATAGAATTGCTTGATATTGGTGGAGCAGGGGTTTATATTTGGCTCCTAGGTGCTAAAGTAGTTTGGCAAATTCTCAGTAAGAAAGATTTCAATAAATGTTGGAAAATGATTCGTTAAAACAAGGAGGAGTTTATCAGTCGGTAAAAGCTGGCTCTGGTATTGTTTTCCGACCCGATGAATACAAACAAAAAACATATGAATTTGTTGTAATGGAAGCAGACGATAGGAAGTTTGTTATCAATTTTCCTGCTAAAACTAATATGTTGGTTTTAGATTATTGTCAATTGCCTCATTATTCTGCTAATATTTGCGTGCAAGCGTTATTAAATCATCATGTAGTTTGGCTTGAATACCTGGACGAAATAGAGTTTCTTTATTGTTGGAAGCCCCTCTCCAGCATTATTGACAAATGACTTCAATAAAAATAGGACAGGTGTTTCGAGCACGCAATGTGATGTCCGTGTGGACAACACATCCAGATGATTTTCGAGAAATCCTTACAGGGTGTCAAGCTAATAAAGCTGATATAGATTTGGCTTGGACTTTAACAAAGTCAATATGGTATGAACGGGATCTAGAGCCAGTTATCGGCATGGTTGTTTACATGGAGCCAGGCATTACATTTGATTTTGTGGAAAGTGACTTTATAAAACAGAATTATACATTTGCCAATGTCATGCATTACATGTTGCTTATTGCAGATAGAGTGTATTGGCAGTCATTCAAGTGCGAACAAGATTTTTTTAGAGTTTGGGAAAATTTCAATTGAAACCTGTAGTCCTATTCAGAGCTTCCTTAGCTGAAGAACATGAAATGAAAGTTTGCGAGGAGTATTTTCCCGTGATTACCCAGCGAACTCATGTTAAAAACGATAACCTTGTTATTCCAAGATTTTCGGCACTTCCATGGTATAAAGAACTCGAAGCTGACGTTGAGTGTATGGGTGGAAAGCTTCTCAACACTTATAGGCAACATTGTTATGTTGCTGATTTGAGAAATTGGTATTATGACCTTGGTGAATACACTCCACGTACTTGGTTTTATCTAGACCAAATTCCGACCGAGGGTCCGTTTGTCTTAAAAGGGCAAACAAATTCAATGAAATTCAATTGGCGCACACACATGTTTGCTAAAGACAAATTTGAGGCTGGAGAAGTCTACGGCCGCCTTGCTGCTGATGGACACGTGGGAGCACAACAAATTTATATAAGGCAGTATGTTCCACTTAGGAAACTTGCTGATGGTCTTCAGGGATTGCCTATTTCTGAAGAGTACCGCTTTTTTGTGCTTGATGGGCAGGTGATTTCAGGAGCTTTTTATTGGTCTTCGCACACCGAATACATTGAAGAAGAAGTGGGATATAAACCAGACGCAAATCTTGTTCCAAGGGACTTCTTAAACAAAGTTATTTCTATCATTGCCCCGAGGGTTCGTTTCTTTGTGGTCGACATTGCAAAAACTGAAAACGGCGAGTGGATCGTTATCGAACTCAATGATGGTCAGCAATCAGGGTTGTCTGACAATGATTCACACGTGCTTTATTCTAATATGGCAAAGATGCTAAAATGAATTTTTAGCAAGATTTTGAAGTAAATGACACCAAAAAGAAAGAAGTCAAGCAGTTTACAACCTAATACTTACTAGGTATACTCTCAAGGTATTGTTCTTTGACATGGGCCCGTACTGGTTTCGACTTGGGGTAAGAAGAAAAAATGGCGTTACGGTGGGTGTTTAGAACCACTTAAATCCAATAAACGATTATAAATGCAGACAATGCACCTCTTGCTCTCGCTGCTTGATGAGAGCCGTCTTATAGCTTGAGTGTCCTTGCATTCTATAAGGCGTCGTTATTAGGACTGGATTAGACTAGAGTTAGATTTCTATTGGCTGTCTGATCAAGATTTCAAATGAAAGAACCCGGTTGGTTGTCTGATACCTCGGACCGGTAATCTGAAAATCAAACTAGGTAACGTAGAAGTTTTTTTAGGCGATCTTGAGGACATCGGTTCAATTCCGATCGGGTCCAATAAATAATAGGCCACACCTATATGGTGTGGCTTTTTTATGGAATAAAGCATGATTGTAGTCAAAATTGAATTGTGGCCCAAGGGCGATGCCAATAGAGCCAAAGAACTTGGCAGAATATATATCGCAAATACCGGTGGATTGAAAACTGATAAAAAAGGCGATTACAAGGTAGCAGTTTGCCGTAAAGGTTCAACAAAATGCCCTATGCCGGTCAATGGAAAGGCTGCGATAAAAGCTGCTCGTCTTGGGGAAGTAAAAAACTTTCCAAGGAAGTCGTATAGTGTTTGGCGTCTGATTAGCAGAGCATTGCTGTCAGCTTTTCCAGAGGAAAATAAATGAAGAGGCTAATTTTTGTCTTGGGTGTCGTATTTTCACTACCTGTGAACGTACAGGCACAAACTGTTGAACTCTCGTCCATCGAGACTAGGTATGGGGACTATGGTCGTTACCGAGGTCGAGCACACAACATTAGGCGAACGGCAGAAATTATCTCGACAATCAGGCTTGAACCTGGCGAACAATTTTCATTTAATAATATTGTTGGTGAACGAACACGTTCAAGAGGCTTTCGTCAAGCACCTGTGATCATTTCCGGTAGAATGGAACGTGATTATGGCGGTGGAATCTGTCAAACTGCTAGTACGATTTACGCAGCTGCTATGTATGCTGGTTTGACTATCATAGAACAACATCCCCATTCTAGAATTAGCACCTATATTCGACCTGGCTTGGATGCGACAGTTGATTGGGGTTCGAAAGATTTGGTAATTGAAAATCCCTATCCATTTCCTGTTACGATGACGGTATCCACCCACGAAGGAACTCGGGAGGCTGAAGAATTTGTAAGAGTTGTTTTCACTGCTCCAAGGGCAGTGCCAGAAGTAACTGTACGAGTATTTCGTCGAGTTCTTGAGTCATACAATACAGTTGAAGAGAACGACCACAACCTTGACCCAGGTCAGCGTCGTGTAGAAGAGCCTGGGACGCCCAAGGTTTATGTTGTAGTGCGTCGCAGCTTTGAAACTGTAGAAGGCTTTACAGAGCGTGCAAGAGAGCGTAATGCGCTGATTTACGAGGCATCTGATCGTATTATTCGGGTCGGTCCAAACGATTGATTTGAGGAATTATGGATAAGAAAATACTTGACTATATTAAGACGCTTACCAAATCTGATGAGAAGAACCTTTCACAAAAGGCTTTGAAGACCTGTGAAGAAGTTGGCGAGCTTGCAAAGGTAGTTCTTCCATACGATAACGCATTTGCGACCAATCATCGTTTTGTAAGTAAGGCTCGAATTCTTGAAGAGTGTGCAGATGGGTATCTTTGCTTGCAGTCGATTGTGTATGACCTTGATTTTTCGGACGAAGAGTTCGAAACGATGGTTAGCCACAAAATGAAAATATGGGCAGACCTACAGGCAAGGGAACATAGACTCAAATATCCAATTCCATACGAAATTCATGTCACTGTTGATATTGAAAAAAGTAAGCCCGTTTTCACTTCTGATGGCAATGCTTTTATTTCAAATGAAGAAATTTCCAAACTACAAAAAAACAATCTCGAAACACTGCAAAAACATACAGTTGAAGAATTTAAAAGAGATTGCAAGGATGCTGGTGTAAAACCAATTTTGCTTGATCTTCACCTTAGCGGTGGCAAGGTTATGAAAGATTTAATGACGTCTTCCACTTTCATGGGTAACAACCGTGAGGCTTATGAAGAAATGAAGCGCATCACACATTCTTTGCGACAAGGCGGCTGGGAAGTTGTCCGTGAAAAGATCGAAACTATTCCCTGGCATCCGGCTGCGCCTTCGCAAAAGCATGAAAATCCGGTAATGCCGCCCAACTGTTACTTTGAGAGTCATCTCAACTGTCTTTGCACAGAAGAAAAATTAGAGATTCTTAAAAACCATTGCTGGTAAACATGGGGCTCGTAGAAGTTCAAATGTTTTCAAGCGATATGATGACGGGACTTTCACTATTATGGTGACTTATCGTAACTACGAGATGTACTACGAGGATTTTAAAAAGAAACTTGAAGAAATCAAAGCTGAACTTCACCAGTTTGATTTTCAAATCGAAAAAGAGATTGTTGAATTGTCGATTTACGACACTAAAGTAAGTCATGATGCAGCTTGGATTTTACAAGAATAGCCTAAACAGGTTTATCTAGCATTGCTATTCTGCTACTGTAGGAGAAATAAATGAGTGGACTTACATTAGAACAACTAGTTGCAAAGCTTGGAAAGCAATATATCACAATAAGCGCCCTTCGAAAGGGCGATGTCGTGGTGGCTGACTATGGTTCTTGGCTGGTTGATTCTGTTTCACAAGAAGCAAATGGATTTTTTACAGTAGTCGACGCAGAAGGAACTGGTTTTGTAAATGTGCCAGGTTCGGATGTTTGCGTTATCGTACAAAGATCCTGTTACAGATAATCAAATGAAAGAATTATATTTTAGCACGGACATTGAAACCGATGGTCCATTGCCTGCAATCAATTCATTGCTCAGCTTTGGTGTTGTTGCTTTTACCGAAGATGGGGAAGAATTAGATTTTTTTGAAGCAAACCTAGAGTTGCTTCCCGGTGCCCAGCCAGATGCTTCCACCATGGAATGGTGGAAGCAATTTCCAGATGCGTGGAATGCTCACAGGAGAAATCTTCAGAAACCTAAAGATGCCTTTAAGGCATTTGATAAATGGGTAAAAAGATTATGTGGAAGCACATATAAACCTGTGATGGTTTGTATGCCATCCGGCTTTGATTTTCTTTTTATGTACTGGTATATGAAGCATTTTACTGGTCATTCTCTTTTTAGTCATTCTTGTGTAGACGTACGAACTTATGTGATGGCAATGAGACAAACAGGTTACAAGAAAACAAGCAAACGCTTTTGGCCAAAACGGTGGTTTCCTAAAAATATGCCTCATACTCATGTGGCAATTGATGATGCGAGGGAACAAGGGCTAACCTTTATCAACATGCTGAAAGAAAACAACAAGCGAAAAAAATGAAAGTAAAGGTTTATAAATCATAAGAAGATTTGCTTAGGGCACACCCCAAAGCAAACTGGCATGAACATGGTCCAATTCACAAGCATGAAGATGAATTGCATGTCCAAGTATACTTTGGCCAACATGAATGGGGTGTTGTTAACGTAGAAGATTCCACAAAAATATTTTTTGATCCTGGTTGGGAGGGCACGGAATATGGATGGGGATATATTTCCGAAGCTGATGTAGATTGGGGCAACTGTCCACAAATAGAAATTTTTCCACCAGAATGTGAAGGAAAGCCAATCACGAGTGATCAATGGCTGCTTGCAAGGCCAGATAAATTGGTTGAATATCTTGGCCCTAATGATCCACTTATCGCTAAACTTAATACTGAAAAAGAATAGTGATGACAAATAGAAAGCTCAAAAATCCTTATGAGGATGAAATTCCATTTTACCCAGATGGTTCTGTTCCTTGGCGACGCCCCAAGCGAAAATAAACACATTGGCCTGGAAGATACGATTGGACCATCAACAAACGAGCCGATGGCGAGCCAATTGAGTGGAGGAAAAATAAGCCGTTCAAAGCCGCTCTGAGATTTGATAGGGTTGTAAACAAACGTTCGTCAGTTCAGTTCTTGATGAGAAATACGGAAACAGAGGCCACTTATTATGTTGGCGAAGATCTTTTCAATGAAATGATGGATAAAACAACGTGGATTATGGGTGTTTGTCTTGGCGAATGGGTTTTTCATAGTTATGGTGGCTTTCTTTCAATAGTTCCTGCCGAAAAGGCTAATGAATTTAACAATGACTGAAAAAGACGATAAAAATTTTTTGGTTCCTCACGTGGTAGGAAAGCATGGATGTGTTCCACGTCAATGCCCCAAAAAAGATTCTGAAACTTGCGACATGGCGCATCCAAATATTGGAGGGTATGGCTACATTCGCAAATCCGAACCAATTGAATGGAAAGAAAACAAGCCGTTTAAGGCAGGGCTCAGTCTTTCGCATCTTTACAGTTCAAACCAGAGTACGAGTTGTCAAGCAGTTCTTCATGATACCGAAAACGGTTATGAATATGTCATGAAGGAAGAAGACTTTGTTCAACTACTTAAAACGCTGCCGGCTATTGCTGGTGTGTTTGTGGGTGAATGGGTTTTCCGTAAATCAGGACGATACCTAAGTGTTTGCTTAGCCTAACGCTACCTTGGCTGGAAAGTGTTTATTTAAACATTTTCCTTTCACAAGCACAGGATATAATCATGTTGCATTTCTGGTAAATATATAACCGAGGCCCACCTCCTAAAACCGACTTTGTTTTACCAAAAAGTTGGTGTGTTACTTTATAACAAATTTAGGAGGATGATAAAATGAAGGCATTTACGAAAAAAGACCTTTACAAGCTAAAAGCTGCTATTAATGGATTTACCGACGAGTCTCGTAGAATTCTAAAGAAAGAAATTAATTCTAAGCACCTTGAAGGAAAAACTTATGGGTGGAACAGAAAGCGATCTCTTGGTTGGCATTCGAGATTACACCAGCTAGCATATGCCCTAATGTTGGGTAAGCGGTATGATGACGTTGAATCAAATAGGTCACTTTATTTTAATGACTGGCAGCTCAATGAAGCTGTTAGGAATATTGCTTCTATTTGTATAATCTATGGCGGCTATCGTGTTTATTGGTCTGAAAATGAGTTCAATGAAGACAACATCCTTCATTGGTTAAAGACTGGCGACAATGTTATCTTTCGTTGGGAGAAAAATCCTAAGAAATTTAAAGTCTCTTGCCGTGTAACTAAAATCCTCAATAAAAGCGGTGAGGTGGCATGATGCAAAGTCAACCAACAATGAAAATGTATGTATTGGTTCGCCAGGACATTTCGCCTGGCTATCAAATCGCACAAAGCATTCATGCCAAGGATCAGTTTACACACGACTTCCCCGAAGAGGAGCGAAAGTGGTATACTAATTCAAACACCATTGTAGTTTTGGGAGTTAAAAACGAAGCGGCATTGAAGGCATTTGTTTGCTTGACCGAAAGCCAGGGACTAAGGCATTCACTTTTCTATGAGCCTGATATCAATCAGTACACAGCCTTGACAATCGAGCCAAGTGAAGCAACTGCTAAACTTTGCGCAAACTTGAAAGTAGCAGGAAGGGGTTACAAAAAAATAACAAGTTAGCATACAAGTTCTGTTCCTATCTGTTTTTGCCGCACGGCGATATGACGTACATAACAACTAGTAGTTGGCTCGGCGACAGTGGCAAGTGTTCCCGGCGCAGGTTCAATTCCTGCTGGAAGTGTGTGGCTTCCATGAGATTATGAAATGTTGTTAGTTCAAGTGGCCATAGAAACGGGGGAAGGACCCGTCAAAGCAGATAGGACAGTTTGGTCGTCAGTCGTGGGACAGCCAGGTTCGACTCCTGGGGCGGCCACAAATGGGACCTTGGCAGAAAATTGGTAATGCGGCCGGCTTTAACCCGGAGTGATGTGGGTTCAAATCCCACAGGTCTCGCTAAAAAGATGAAACAAATTGGAAAGCAAAAAAAATGAAACAACTTGAAAACGTGCAAATTCTCTGGCATTTGGATTATTGGGATGGACCACTTAGTGGAGTTTTGTTACATGAAAATGAAATATGCTATTTTGATTTGCTTGAAGAATTTGTATCAGTAGCCGAAGACCCTGATGATATTGATACAGAATATGATTTTGGCTGGTATCGTAAATACAACGTCTATAAACTGACAGACGATGATAAAATTCGCTTAATTACTACACATGCTTTATGGCAAGGGCACATGGGGCTGCATACAGATTATTTCCCCTTCAACGGCAGAGGTATTATAAATAAAAAACTTAAAGATAATAATGAAGGAAAAGTCCCAAATTTGCATTATGGTCCTACTGGTCGATCAGATAAAGCTTACGAAGATTACATTGAGCTAAAGGAAAAATGGGAACAGGATTGCGGCAAATTTGAAAAGGATAAACAAGAACTCATTGGGTTTGTTTATTATGATCAGTTGTTTGGAGAAAAACGTGAATCATAATAAAACATGTGAATATATTGGTATCGCATGTAAACATCTTGCCCGCCAAGGTCTTTCTTGGACATATTCATGTGTTGCTGAAACAAGGCAATATAGTGATGTTGAAATTGGCGAGGGAGAGATGATCGTCTACTATCAAGGATTTGATTTTCCGCAGTCCAATCACGGTAGAATTTCATTCGTTATGGAAGACGATGATGTTTTCATGCTTTGCAGTTGGGGTGTTCAGGGCCCAGGAGAACACTTCAGGATGGATATGATCACAAATCCGTCCGAAGGCGTTGTTGAACACGCCATTCAGCAAATTGCTGACTATCTCCGTAAGGTTCGCATTCCTGTTGATCTTTCAAAATGATATGGTATGTTTTGGCCATCAAAAACAGTTGCAACTCTCCAAAGTATGTTGGCCAAAAGTATGGCAAGTGGGGAAAAATATATTTTCCAAATGATTATTTGGGAGCAACGGTCCTTTTTAAGGACAGAGAATGCTGGATGACAGAAGAAGATTTCTGCCATCTGAAGATGGTATAATGTTATTTTGCCTTGTATTTGAGCATACTTACGAAGGTTTAAATTTTCAAGGGCCTTGTGATAGTCTAGATGTAGCTATTGATCATGCACAAGCCATTCATTGCTCTGTTGTAGCAGAGGTTCATGAGTTGCCTATTAGAAATACCTTCGACGAAGGCGAACCAAAACTCTCCGGGGAAAATGTAGCTTGGACATTTTTTGGACAAAGTGGCGCAATATGAAGTTTTTTACTAGAATCGCACCTTCACCTACAGGCCCTACTCATTTGGGTACAATGAGAACTGCTTATTTCAATTGGCTTGCCGCCAGAGCTTCTGGTGGTAAGTTTTTTGTTAGGATTGATGACACCGATCTTGAAAGGTCAGAGCAGAGATGGGCTGACCAATTTTTGAAAAGCCTTGAGTGGCTTGGGCTTGATTGGGATGGTTTAGACTACCAGAGTAAAAGAATGGAGCATTATGATGCTGCCGTGTCGTTTCTGGTAGACAGTGGCAAAGCCGTTCGAGATGGTAAGCGAGTTCATTTAAATCTTGTTGGTGATTTTCTTTCCAGAAGTTATTGGGTTGATGATATTGCTGGCAACATTCCCATTCGGGCGGACAATGTTCGGGGGTTTGATAATCTAACATTGATCAAATCTGACGGTAGTCCCACTTATCATTTTGCTTCTGTAGTTGATGATATTGAAATGGACATCAATCATATAATTCGAGGCGTGGACCACATTACAAATACAGCAAAGCAGGTTTTGTTGTATGACCTCCTTGGCGGCGTTTTGCCAAAATATAGTCACGTTGGACTTTTGCGTCATCAGGGAAAAAAACTCTCAAAAAGAGAACAAGCTTCAACATTTCAATTGTATATTGACAGTGGATATGATCCTGATGCAATGCTTAATTTCTTGGCAAGGCTTGGATGGGGTCCCTCGAAAGATGACAAAACAACCAAAATTCTTACAAAGGATAGAATGATTGAATTGTTTCTGAGCGGTGGAACAATGAAAAGCAAGGATGCAAATTTGGATTTGCGTCAGTTAGAATCCTATGACCGAAAATATAAAGGTCGAAAAGATAGGATGGTTAGGGGGCAGCTCGAAACAAATGAATAAAAAAAGTGAAGATTATCAAATCCCATGGACCCAAAAGGGAGTCCCGTGGACGTGCGGTAAGAACGTTTCCGTCGTTAGTTACTTTGACTATGTCAACAGAAAAAGATATAATAATCTAAATGTCACCTGGAAAGATAATTCTCCATTCAAAGCCGCTTTCAAAGTTGAACGATTTATTAGTTGCAATTCCACCACTCAGTTAATTCTGGAACATACAGAAACGAAACAGTTGTTTTATATTCGTGATTCCGATTTTCTCCATGCTCTTCAAAAGTCTGCCTGCACTTATGGAGTTTTGCTTGGCGAATGGAAGTTCAAGAGAACTGTCGGCAAATATTATGGTTTAGTATATGTTGCTTAGCTGTTAGCATATAGTAGTCTTTGGCGGTTACACTACGGTTCGTGAAAAATATCAGAGTGCTTTAGTAGCTCATTGTACGGCTGATTTTTTCCAGACGTGGAGGTCCCTAAGATCCCGATGAATGGTGCCACATACGCTCGGGGGAGGATGACCGGCACAAAGTGGGTATCAATCCCATTAACCGCCAAAATTTTGGGTAAGCATGTATAGAGAAATTGAAAGTGTAACTTTTCCTAAAAGTAATAACATTCATGTAAACATGATGCCAATTATTTTTGGCGATCCCAACTCCGTTCCATCTTTCCTTAGTCATTATCAATCAATGATTGATAAATGCCCTCTAAAAGAGGGTTCGATTGTTTACCTAACAGTTCATGAAGGTATGGTAAGAAAAGACAAAACTCTTCGCAGGCCAGGAATTCACACAGACGGAACCAATCGAGCTGGTTGGGGTGGTGGTTGGGGCACGAGCGAGGGAATTTATATGGCGTCAACTGACGGTCGCTGCCGTGTTTGGGATTGTATTACCTATGATGTAGATCATATGGGCAGTTGTTCCCAGCCCAATGCCAAAAACGAAGTAATGAAACCGAATTATCTCTATTGGATGACAGATAGAACGCCTCATGAATTGTTACCCGCAGAAACGACAGGGCCTAGGCAATTTTTTTCGTTTGGTTTCAGATGGTGTTGGTGTGTGGTTTGCAAAACATTCCACCCCAAACCCACTTGGCATTAAACCAAATTGCCCAATAGAGACAAAAGATAAGTTTCAAGCGAATTATCAAAACAAAAAAGCTTAAGCACCAAAAGCCGCTCTCGAAAGAGCGGCTAAGAGAGGTATATGATTAAATCAGAGTACGCCTGAGGTGTGAAGAACATGCCAAACAAATGAGCCATCGTCGTCACCTTTAACAGCAAGTAGTTCAAGGTGTGCAAATGCATCATTCAATACTAAAGTGTCGGCAGCGTTCATTGGGTTGGTTCCTGAAACAAGAACTGTAGCAGTGTTATCATCCTTCATAAGAAGAACACGAGTTCCAACCTCTTCACTTCCAACGCCAGGAAGAGAAGCGGTAGGGGTAACTGGAGCAATGAATAAGTTAGTTCCACCAGTTACGGATATAACACCTGAGCCTGATGTAATGGTTCTTACATTTTCACGTGGAGACTCAACATCAACAACGAGTACGTCGCTGGTACCTGCAATTCTTTCGGAAACAACGCCTTTTGGTCCGATTGTAGTCTTAATAGCCATTTTATTAAACCCTCTCTCTAAGGTAGTTCCCTCTTAAGTATAAATGAGTTTGTGGCTTTCCCAATAAAGGAATAAAAATATGTTAGAGACTTTTGCATTAGCTGGTGGTGTTTTTTCATTACTTGCTTTTGTTCACTTTTTTGCTGATTGGTTGTTCCAAACGCATGATGAAGCAACCAACAAACACCATGACTTCTCTGTCCGTGGAAGACACTGTATAATTTACACAGCTGCATTTGTTCCATTTATACTCTTGTTAGGTATTGGTGGATGGGGCTTACCCATTTCGTTGTTAACCCTCTTTCTCTCTCATTTCATCATTGATACCTATATACCGGTTTTTTTGTGGGCAAAGTTCGTAAGAAAAGTTCCAGAACTATCAAAGAACTCAGGCCCAGGAGAAGACCGGTATTTGTCTTCTAAAAAGATGTTTGGTAAGTTGTTCAAAGAGTCGCCTGTACATGCAATTTTGTTTATTGCTGTAGATCAAATTTTACACCTAACTTTTCTTTGGATTATTGTATTACTTGCATTGTTGTGATATGAGTACAAAAATAAACATTATTCAGGGAGACAATCTCCTGTTTCTTAAAACGTTACCCAAAGAGACTTTTTCTCTTATTTATATTGATCCTCCTTATAACTTTAGGTTATGTGCGTACATATTAATATGCACAAGCTTTATAAAATCATTTCATCGAAAAGTCCTAAATTTTATATCGGAGTTACAGGCCAAACTTTAGAAAAACGGTTAAAACAACATTTTTATGATAAAAAACGTAAAAGAAAGTTGAATTGGCTTAAAAAATATAAAGATAGTATATCAATAGAATTAATAAAAGAGTTCTCAACTGAAGACGAGGCTTACATAGCTGAATTTGAATACATTCAACAATTCTGGCCGAACTTAAATATGATTAATTCTGATAAGGGTGGTCGAGGTGGACGAAAGGGAGTAAAGACTTCTAAAAAAACAAAGGAAAAGCAGCGTAAAAGGAAATTGGGTAAGAAGTTACCCCTAGAAACTTGTAAAAAAATCGCTGCAAATAGACCAGGCAGTAAAGCAGTGATAGCTATAAATGTTAAAACAAAAGAAATAAAAAAATTTGCCGCACAAAAAAAAGCAGCAAAAGCTCTTGGTTGTAACGAAAAAGCAATTAGAAATGTTCTAAAAGGTCGTGCCACATATGCTAAAGGTTGGACCTTTGTTCATAAAATGGAAGATGTTGAAAAAGCTATGTCTCGTGCACAAAGCCCCAAACGAAATAAAAGACGAATAGTTTACATTCGTTCCGATGGTTCATCCGAATTTTTTGAAAGCCAATATGAAGCAGCAAAAGTATTAGGAATTCCACAGCCAGTAATTTCAGCTATCATCAATGGCAAAAGAAACAGTAAAGAAGGAAACTTTTTGTATGCCAACAATTAAAATTTATCAAGGGGACAATTTGCCAATATTGCGATCGTTGCCTGATAAAAAATTTAATCTAATTGTAATAGATCCTCCGTTTAATACAAAAAAGGTTCAATCAAGTCATCATGGTTCATACAAAGATAAATTCGATGATTTTATAGATTGGATAAAGCCAAGAATTGAAGAAGCAAAAAGATTGCTTACAGATGATGGTTCATTTTTTATTCATATGGATTACCGTGAAATTCACTATGTAAAAGTGCTTTGTGATAAAATTTTTGGTAGAGAAAAGTTCAAAAATGAAATAATTTGGGCGTATGATTATGGCGGAAGACCTAAAACCAAGTGGCCCTGTAAACATGATAACATTCTTTGGTATGTAAAAGACTTGAAAAAATATACTTATAACTACGATGCGATAGATCGCATCCCATATATGGCTCCGGGTCTTGTTGGTGCCGAGAAGGCTAAGCGAGGCAAAACACCGACAGATGTTTGGTGGAACACTATCGTTCCAACAAACGGTAAAGAAAGACTAGGCTACCCAACTCAAAAACCAATGGCTATAATCGAACGCATAGTAAAAGTACACTCAAATCCTGGAGAACACCTTTTGGATTTCTTTGCGGGTTCAGGCACTCTTGGCGAGGCGGGGGCTATGCATGGACGAAACGTAACATTGGTTGATGAAAACCCAGATGCTGTAGCAATTATGAAAAAGCGTTTAGATGGCTATGGCACTTTACAGATGCAAACTTTCCATCCGTGATCCATTGCTTATAGTTTTTGAGGCTATAAGTAAAACTGATTTTGTCAATCCGATATTAGCCGCTCAGCGAAAAGAACCAGTTGAAACATTGTCCATTTTTGGACTCGATGAAGATGAAACAATATATTTGGTCAACACAGAGTTTTTGCCGGTTGAGTACATTTTTACCGACTTAATAGGTCTGGAGTTAAGAAAGGTTCAAGTTGCATTTCTATCAAGAGAACATGAACCAGCTGTTGAATTACTAATAGGAAAAAGAAAACTAATATTCTTTGAGCAGGACTTAGAAGAGATTAGACATGAATAAAACAATTAATACTGATACCCAATCAAATTGGAAATCACCGCTCCCCGGATGCACTTGGGCATTGCCCAACGGCAAATATCATCCAGCAGGTTTCGGAGCGAAGCGTCCATATAATCGTCATACTGGCGTTGATTTATTTTGTGATCATAATCAACCACTCGCCGCAGTAGAAGATGGAATTGTTGTAAGCATAAGAGATTTTAGCAAACATAAAGAAAACAAACCCTGGCTCAATAGAACCAGGGTTATTTTAATTGAAGGCAAAACTGGTGTTGTTGCTTATTGTAACGTGAAGGAGAGAAATGGTCTAAAAATTGGCCAAGAGGTAAAAGCTGGGGAGATTGTAGGCAACGTAATCCGAATTAATAAGAAAAAGCGACGAAAAGATACCTGCATGCTACATCTAGAACTATATTCCATTGGAACACGAAAGCGAGTTACTTGGAGTTATCAATTCCCAAAACCTCCACAGCTGTTAGATCCAACTCCCCATTTGTTATCAACAATTGTTGACCAACAAGTAGTAATACGACGCCGGTCAAGATAATCACTTCAAAAAGTTTCACTGGCTTGGTAGGTTTGTGGTAAACACTCTAACCCTTAGAGGGGTGGAACATGTCGCCAAAAGAAGCTACCAAAGAAATTCATATTATCGGTGGAGGAACTGTTTTCCATATCAGGCCACATTTAGCGCTAAGCGCTCCAGCCTACGGCAAAACAGCGAAAATCCTCAGGAATTTAATCCTATCTAAGGATTCAAATCGAAAAATTCAACTCCACCTAACAAGAATGGCTGGTGGGGATTCGCTTGAAACAAACGATGACATTTCCAAGCTTATTGACAATTTGCTGGATGATCCAGCACCAAAAATCCTCTTCATGAGTGCTGCACTCTGTGATTTTGAGGGTAATGTGCTCGCTGGAAATGAATATAATGTTGGAGTAACCGAGTCTGGAAAAGAACAACCAAGGCTGAAGACATCAAATGGTTTACACATGCTTTCAATGAAACCAGCGGATAAGATCATTGGTCGTATTCGCAAAACGAGGAAGGACATTTTTTTGGTAGGCTTTAAAACAACAGCTGGCGCAACCGAAGAGGAGCAGTTTGAAGCAGGTATGAAACTGTTAAAGCAAAACAGTTGCAATCTTGTCCTCGCTAATGATGTTCATACTCGCATGAATATGATTCTTACGCCAGAAATGGCTGCCTACGGAAAAACCACTGATCGTTTTGAAGCATTGAATGAATTAATCGATATTACATTAGCTCGCTCAACAAATGAATTTACAAGAACAAGAGTTGTGGCCGATGTACCCATTGCATGGCATACAGCTCCTTCTACGCTGAAGACCGTAGTTGAACATTGTGTAAAACGAGGGGCTTACCAAGCTTTCGATGGCAAAACCGTTGGTCATTTTGGATTCTTGGTTAATGAAAAGTGTATCTTCTCTTCGAGAAGAAAACAGAATTATAATGAACCTGGTGGGCTTGATCTTGCCATGGTGTCATTTTCTGACAATGAAATTGTCGAATCGATTGGTGGAAAGCCTAGTGCGGGTGTACGAAGTCAATTTGAATTGCTTCGACAATATGATCAATTTGATTGCGTTGTTCATTTTCATTGCGAAATGAAAACTAAAAATGTTATTCCTAAGGTTTCTCAAAAGTTCTTTGAGTGTGGTTCGCATCAGTGTGGACAAAACACTGCTAGTGGTATTAAACTATTTGAGTCGGATAAGATTGGGGCTGTCATGTTAGACAAACATGGTCCTAACGTTCTTTTCCGCTCAACGGCTGATCCTGAAATGGTTATCAACTTCATTGAAACGCATTTTGATTTAACTAAAAGGACCGGCTGAAATAAACAAGTAAGGTAACAATGTCCAGTCTTGTGTGGCCAAATAAGAAATACGACATAGTCTATATTGATCCACCGTGGCCATACTACGGTGATCCAAATAAAAATGCTGCTGCCGGCAAGCACTACAATTTGATGTCTGTGGATGATATCAAAAAGCTTCCTATTCGCAATATCCTGAATAAACCAGGTGCTGTTTTTTGCTGGGCAACAAGTCCACGTTTGCATTTTGCAATCGAAGCCATTGAAGCATGGGGTTTGCAATTTAGGGGCGTTGCTCATGTCTGGGTAAAAACTCGCAAGAGCGACAATGGTATCATTAATGGCCAGGGTATTCGTGCTACTTACAGTAAGCCAACAACTGAATACTTATTGTTAGCAACTACGAGTAAGCAAGGTCGGCCCTTTAAACTTTTGGACGAAAAACTTCCACATGTTGTTTTGGCTCCAAGGGTTAGTGGTAAAAAATCACACAGTTCAAAACCTGCTATATTTCGTAAGCTTATCGAACAAGCTTATGGCAAAAGACCCAGAATCGAAGTTTTCGCAAGAGGAAAAGTCACAGGCTGGGACGTGTGGGGAGACCAGGCTGAGGTCTGAACTCGTAGTAGGTCAACAAGAACTAGAAAAGTTTTGCATTAGTGCCCTTGGTAATTCTGATCCTATTATTTTTGTTTGGGCAACTGATGAAAAGCCGACATTTGCCAGTGAAAATGATCAACTTCAGTCAATGGATGAAATAAACCTACTTTTTAGAGACATGATTGATTCTATATTTTTTCCAAACGGCTTCCGGAAGAAAGATTGGAATCTTGTGCTTGTTTCTATAAAGGAAGAATACCTAAGGCAAGTTCATCATTCTTCCAACGGAATCGTTAGGGGCTGGCTTATGGGCGCAGACTTCAATTCGCAAGCAATGGTAAATGGTAAAATTTTAGTTAAGCTGCCTAGTCCAAGTAATATTTAGCATTACCATGATTGATAAAATTTTAAAAGAAATCATACGAAAAGAAGTCCGACGAATTGTCGGCATGCTCAATGAAGAACACCTTGAGGAAGGCGGTTATGCTCGACTAGTGCGTAGTTTGGCTGGAATGGAGCCAAGTATTGACACCATTGGAATCATTACAGCTGAAAATCCAATGGCACAAAAGCTAACTCCAAAGCAAAACCGAGAAAGAAATCGTGAATTGGCAGAAGAGCTTAGAGAACTTGGGTATGGTTTCTATCAGGTTAGTGGTAGATATGGAAATGTCGAAAGACCATTTGTCGTTCCAAATATTACCAAGGATGACATAATGAGATTGGGTTCGGCTTTTGAACAGGATTCAGTTATTTTTGTAGAAAAGACTCCCGAAGGGAGTATGGCCGAATTGATAGAAACACATGGGGACAACATGACTGTAAAATCTCGTGTGATTTTGCCATTAGCACAGGATGTAGAAGATTTCTATACCCTTTACAAGGGAAGAAAGTTTGTTATTCCATTCTTCGATGACGTGTTTCAGGATAAAGCACTCATTCAAGGCAAGATTGTTGATGTTGATTAAACATCAAGATAAAATAGGAAGAATAATTAATTCAATGAATCTCTCTGATAAATTTGGTGAATTAGACTCGGCTTTTGGATGGCAATTGAACAAATTGCCGAATGATAAGTTTTCTATTACCATTTGGACCAAGTCAAAACTTGGTAATGAACCTGCTTGTTCATTTAAGACAAGTGTTCATGATAAGCTTTACAAAGCTGTAGACGAAGCTATAAACATGTTTAGAGAACATTTGAGTGACTGCTCGCTTTGCTGATATGTTTAACAAAAAAAGAAAAACAATGCTTAATAAAGCTATTACCACGAGGGCAATAAACCTTTCAAAATCCGGCTATAGCCGTAAACTTGCTAATAAAAACAAAGATTTCACATTACGGTACATCCAAAATGGTGGTCGACTTCCAAAACTAGATAGTTTTATGCTCATGAAGCAAGGAACGCTCGTTAAAACGTTGGACGAAATTAATGCTGCACGGACAACAAAACCTGGCAAGCGTGGATCATATAAAACCTGGCATTATTTTAAGCAGATCTTGACCACGGTTCCAAAAAACTCTAAGATGATGTTTTTGGAAAGGCACGATAAGTTTCCAGAATATTATCAGTTTTGCATTATTGGTGGTGGTAATGTTTGGATTGATATTAGCGATTTTTTGTCTTCACTTTCGATTATGAAGCCTCCGTCTAAATCAAGAAAGCGAGTAAAAGACACATGTTAGAACTAACTGATAAAGCAGTAGATAAGGTTAAAGAAATCGCCCAAAAGGAAGATTTGACGCCAATAATTCGTACAGGAATTAAGGGTGGTGGATGTTCTGGATATACCCATGATCTCTTTTTTGAAGAAGAGGAAAATGTTAATGACACTGACCATGTCTTTGAATTTGGCGAAATAAAAGTTGTTGTTGATATGATGTCGATGACTTACATAGAAGGTTCAATCATTGATTATGTAGATGGCCTAATGGGTGCTGGTTTCAAATTTATCAACCCTAAAGCAAAGTCGACTTGCGGCTGCGGGTCGAGCTTTAAAGTCTAGTTCAAATCCTAGCCAACTTATGGTAAACTAACTCAAGTGGTGATAAAGCTAAGAGCTTTTGGGCTTTACACGCCCACCACTTAGTGTTAGTCTGGCTCCATAGGAGGCCGCATGGCAAAGAAACTACCCGCAAGAAGATATCATAGAACACCCAGAATGCTCTGGAGTGACGCTTACACCATTAACGGATTTACCTTCGAGAGCCAAGAGGCTACGGAAAATTCCAAGTATTACGGTACTTTCAGGAAGTTTCCTCATGCACATGAGCCGTTTTATTCGCCTGAAGACCAGCGTATTGTCTTTGCTGGTTTGCAACAGCTTTGCGACTTGCTTTTTTACGATCCGATCACCAATTCCGAAATCGATGAGACTATCGAATTTTTGAAGGGCCGAAAGGCAAAGTACGACGGATCTTTTGACGATTTCGAATTTCCTGAGGAAATGTGGCGACGAGTCGTCAAGGAATACGGAGGCTACCTTCCACTCAAGGTCGTTGGAATGCCCGAAGGCTCTGTAATTTATCCGCACGAGCCATTCCTCAGGGTGGAGGCTACAGAGCCTGGGTTTGGACCGCTGGTTCCTTGGTTCGAGTCCACCCTGCTGCATGTTTGGGCTGCCACGGAGCGTTTGACCGCCGCTCGACACTTTTTGAAGTATGCCTACAATCTCATCAGGAAATTTGAGCCTGACTCGGTTAGCGACGAGGAGTGCATGTTTTTTGCCCGACTCATGATTCATGATTTCGGCGACAGGGCAGCAGCATCTCCAATGGAATCGGAATTGGTGGGTCGGGTTCACAACTATGTCTGGTTTGGTACGGACACGTTCCGTGCTGCTTTCCAGAACTGGAAAAATGGCGCACCAGCTGCTTTTGGCTCTTCGGTGAAAGCTCTTGCGCATCGCATCGTGCAGGGTTATGCAGTCGAAGGCGACTGTTATGAGAACATGTACGATACTGCTGACAATCACGAATTACTCAGCATGGTTGGTGATTGTTATGATTATTGGGCTGCGCTTGAGAAACACCTTATCCCCCTTGCCCTTAGGGCTCAGGCGGATGGCTCTGGAAGAACCGTTGTTGCCCGTCCTGATTCAGGCGATTCGACAGATATGGTGATTGGTACTCTACAAAAGGCACATCAGGCTGGGCTTATGGCTGAGCACTTGTGTGCTGATGGTGTCACACGTCATGTTTCTACCACGCTTCGATTTATTGTTGGTAACGGTGAATCGTTTGATAGTGTTCTTCAAATTACCGACGCAGCTCTTGCGGCCGGTTTTGTTCCATGGCGATGTGGTATTTTCAGTATTGGCGGGCATCTTCGTAACAATATCAACAGGGACCACATGAGCACCAAATTTGCTCTCTGTGCTGTCGGCAACGACGATCGTCCAGTTATCAAGTTGAGCAATTCTCCTGGTAAGCAGACTCTCCCAGAATGCATGGTTCTCCGTGATGATATTGCCCTTACCTCTGGGGTCACTCTTGCGGCACCTGGCGAACTTGGTGATGATGCATTGGTTACCTATTACGATGGCACTTCTGATGAACCTTTCGGCCCTGGCTTCACTGATGATTTCATGACCTGTGAGGCTCGTGTAATCCGTGAATTCGATGAAATGCCATTTTCTGCGGGTCGAAGAAGTGATTTACTCCAGACTGAGGTGGAGTCCCTGATTAATCGATATCGAGGTTAGTGTGCAACATCAACCTCAATTGCCTAAGGACAGTTACTATGCACTTTATCCTTTTGGGAGCAGAGTGTATGGCACTGCTCGTTCTGATTCAGATTGGGACTATGTCGCAATAAAGGATCAGGTTCGTCTAGGCGAAATGAACAAGGGTTTGATTAATATCAGGTATCTCACTCCAAATCATTTCCAACGTTTGTTAGATGAACATCACATTATGGCCTTGGAGTGCTATCATCTTCCAAGTGACAAGGTTCTTATTCAACCTGATGTTCCTTGGAAGTTTAAACTGGATAAAGCTAGACTAAGGCACTCTCTTTCAGAGAAGTCTAGTCATTCCTGGGTCAAAGCTAAGAAAAAATTTGTTTCGCCGTATGATCGTGAAAAAGAACTTGAGCGAGGCAAGAAGTCTTTGTGGCACTCAATCAGAATCATTAGCTTCGGAATCCAGATTGCAACTTCACGATCTATTTTTAGATACAGCGAAGTTAATCATCTTTTTAAAGAAATAATGGATGATTTGAGTGAAGATTGGCAGCATTACGAAGAAAAATGGAAACCGGTACGAAATTCAATGCTAACCAATTTCCGTGAGGTGGCTCCCAAATAGTAGAAAATTATGAGGCCGAGAAAGCCAAAGAAATCTTGAAAGATTATATAAAGTGCGCTGTAGGACGTCGTCCTACGAAGGAAAGTAGGTTAGTATGAATTTTGAAGAAGCGGCAATTCTATCAGGTGTTATACTTTTTGGAGCCTGGGCTGTATGGGCCGACATTCCAATGATTCCAAAACTTAAATTTGTTGAACGCAAGAAAAACAAGACAACTGGTTTAGATTCTTTTTATCTTTCAGATAAAAAGGGCAACCAATATGTCATTGCCATTGAAAGCCAAGGGATAAACAGCACTTGTTCGAGCCTTATTATTAATAAGGAAAATATGGGCTCGGGAGCCATAGGCGTTGCTTTGTTCTCATTGCCCACGCTTCCACTTTGGCTTCCATTTATCGTTCCTACAAATCTTTATTTCTCGGCAAAAGAGAAAGTCCTTGGGAAATCAAGGCACGCAGCAGCTATCCTTCAAAAGGTAAAATCTTCTATGCCTCGAAAAGATTATGAAGATTTAAAGGCAGCATTTGAAAAAGATTGGGTAAGGCATGCTAGTTGAGATAGATAAAGTCCGATTCGTTGAACTTTGCTCATTTGTAACAAGTAGGAGAATGGCATGTTGGTGAAAATCGGAATTGGGGATGCTTATGGAGGAGGTTTTGAGTTTGCAAAACCTGAGCGACTTACCCAGATCAAAAATGATTTGAGTACATATTATCCGCACAATCTTCCAGGACATTTGCCAGCAGGTTCATATACAGATGACACCTAGATGTCAATTGGTGTAACAGAGTATCTTTTGGAAAACGACCATTTTGATCCAAATACACTTCCGCTCAAACTCGCAAACAAATGGGTGGAGGTGTATAAACGTGATGCAAGAAATGCATATTCACGTCGTTTTCAAGCTATCTTAGATCAAGTTGAGTCTGGTAAAGAGTTGCTTGCCAAGCTGTCGAAGAAGTCAAATAAATGCGGCGCAGCAATGAGATCGTGTTCGATCGGATACCTACCGAACGTTTATAAAGTCTTAACATTTTCTAGAATGCAAGCTCAAGTGACTCACGATACGCCTGATGCAATTGCTTCCTCGCAAGCAGTTGCTTTGGCTACACACTATTTTCTTTACAATGATGGCAAAAAGAATAATTTGGTTGATTTCCTTGTACTTGGTAGTGGTTCAAGTAGAATTTTCAACGATAAAAAAGATCTTTGGCCGGTAGGAAAACGTTGTACTAGTGATGCTATTCCCTGTGTCAAGGCAGCAATTTCATCAGTATTGAGAAATAATTCTTTGAGCGAATGCCTTAAAGAGTGTATTGATTATACGGGCGACGTAGATTCAATTGCGGCCATGGCGCTGGGCATTGGTTCTTGTTGTAAAGAAATTGAAAACGACCTACCACAGCATCTTTATGAAGGTTTAGAAAATGGTCCGTATGGATTAGACTACCTTCGAAGCCTAGACGAAAAACTGGAAAGATTGCGAGAAAAGTGTGCAAGACGTATTTGATGATTTCGTACATCGTTACCAAGGTCCCAAACTTGCTTTTGTGGTAACTGGTGGTGGAATTGGTATTCATCAACTCGCCCAGACTCTTGGTGCAAGTAGGATCTTGCATGCTATTCATGTGCCATATTCATACGAGGAAAGCCAGAGTTTTATTTATCGAGCTTATGTGTCTCCCAAAGGTAAAGAGCTTGGAAGCGAATATAAGCAAAAGGCAGTAAGTGCCCGAGGTGCAGATTTATTGTGCATGGCGGGCGCTAGAAACTGGCCTAATTGCAAGGTTATATCTTGTACCGCATCCACCACAACAAATCGTTGGCGCCGAGGAGAAAATGAAGCATTTTTGTCGTTGGTCAATCCAACCGAACATTACACTTCATTTGAAAACAAGGTAAAAAGATATCACAAAAAGGTTTCGAAATTGGATGAAGAGGACTACAACAGACTTGGATTGGATTACGCACAGCAAAAGCGCAGGGAAGAAGACCGAGAGATTACTCGTTATATCCTCAAGTTAGCACTCGGAGAAATTCAATGAATCTTAAAGATGCATACTCAAAGCTTTTTGGTAATTCAGGTTATTCTTTTAAAAGATATTATCAGGCCGATAAGATAAGTAGAACATGTTCTGGATTGGATTTGCATCTGGAGCGGCTACTGTCGCAGTTGTAGCCGGAATTTTTGGTTGGGTTATAAACCGACAATTGCGTACTCTTATAAGGCTAACGTATGGTGTTTCGACCAAAGGGAAGAAATTGTGATAGGTAAAGGATTTCAAATTAATCTTCTCGTAGAAGAGAGCGAAGAGGAGACAATTAAGTTGGGCCTCGCTGGAAACAGGGGGTCATATGGCGAATCTATTATCAGGTTTGTCAAGAGAGAAGTTTCATTCTACGATGACTTAGACGAGGACGAATAATGAGCGGTTACTTTTTTGCATTTGGGGTTTTGATTGGCGCAGTTGTTACTATTGGCTTAACGATATGGCTAGTAGTTGGTCTTCTCAAAGATTTTTGGAACTGCTTTTGAAGCAGAACTAACATTTTGGACTGGAATTACAATCGGTGCTGGGTCAGTTGCTTTGATAGCGATTGCTGTTGGCTTAGTGCTTGCTACCAAGCTTGGCAATGAATTCATGAAGATAATCTCAAGATATAAATGAGACTTGATATGCTTGTAACAATTTTGATTAGTGCCACGTTTGTTTGTGGAGTTATTTTTGGCTGGGTCTGTTCGACCGAGTTAAAAAAGCGTTCAGAACGTCTAAAACGTCTGACTATTTTGGAGCAGTCAACTACTGCTTCTCTTAAGGATAACCTTAAAATGCTGAATGAAGAACTAGCAAAACGTGGAACAAACAAAGAATCACCATATAGGTGACGGAGGATAATAATCGTGATTTATGTAGCAATTGTATTAGCCTTCTTGGCTATTGGCGCATTTGTTGTCAGTTTCTTTCTAGAGGATGCAGCTAATTTTACCAGACTTGGTGCAGCTGGTGGTCTGGTGCTATCGTTAGTGTTTTTTGGATTAGCGTCCGCAGTTCAGGTGCAGACTGGTCATATAGGTGTACCAATTGTTTTTGGCTCTGTGCAGAATTATACTTTAGATGAGGGTTTTCATTTTGTAAATCCCTTCGCAACAGTTGATGAAATGTCCATACAGACGCAAAATATAACAATGGCTGGGGTATCTGCGCTACACGCTATGTCTTCTGACCAGTTGTCAATGACACTCGATGTTACGGTTCTTTACCATCTTAATTCAGGCCAGGCGCCGGGCGTCCGACGATATATGCCGAATTATCAACAGTCAGTTGTTGAAACTTCAGTTCGCACTGCTGTCCGTGAAGCTGTGCGAGAATATGATGCCGTAGCTGCGGTTTCCACGAGTCGTGATGAGCTTGGACGTGAAATGGTGCGACTTGTTCGACGTCGCATTTCTAATGCACTTGAACAGCGGAATTTGGAATCATATTCTATTCAAATTGATGACGTGCAACTACGTAATATTGCGCTCCCGCCTGAAATTCGTGAGTCTATCGCCTCGGTTCAGCGTCAGCGTCAACAGGGTAACGAGCGTGAGCAGGCAATTCGTACCGCCGAACAGGAAGCAGAACGTGCAACTGCCGAGGCAGAAGGACAGCGTCGTGTTGCTATCATTCAAGCAAACAGAGACGCAGAATCACGCTTGATTCGTGCCCGTGCAGAAGCCGAAGCCAATGAAATCCTTTCTCGCTCGATTACGCCCGAACTTCTACGGCTTCGTGCAATCGATGCTACCAGAGATATTACAACCAATGAAAATACTCGCACTGTGATTCTTGGTGGCGGGGATCAGCAAACTCCTCTAATCATGAACATGGGTCAGTGATTAGTTTGCATTGAATTAATCCCAAGCACACCTGCACAGGTGTCACCTGCACAGGTGTGCTTTTGTTTAGTACATATTCCCCAGTTTTATTTAAAATAGGTGAATCAATGAACAAGGAAAACAAAGGAAAAATTGTTCTCAATCTGTCAGGTGATTGGCGGGATCGTCTCCATGTTGAAGCTGATTATTATCACGATTGCAATGCATATGGTTGTGATGAGATTTGTCGATGCGGCACCATTGAAAGCACTCGAATCAAGCCGATAACAGTCTTTGGCGCTGTCGGCTTGGCCGAAACTTTTTTTCAAGATGGTCAAGGTAACGAAGGAAAATTGGGCTTTGCATTGGCTGTGAGGTTTTTGAAAAAACTTTTTGAAAACGTTGATGATTTGTTCGTAGTTGAGACTTGTGGTGGTTACTACGGAGACGAAATTGAAGGTGTCTTTGCTAAACCAGGAGCCGAGGTTGTTCTTTTGGAACGGGTGGAGGAATTTAATAAACGATCAAATTCCGAGCGAGTTAGGTTTGTTCTTGAGCAGGAATACGATTCCTTGTTACCCGAAGTTGAACAGTATAAAAGCTGGAAGCTAATTGAAGTACCTGTTGAAGAAGTATATGCTGATAAAGAAATATTAAAGCGATGCTCAAATTCGATATATCAAGAATATGTCTGGTTTTGCCCTTGGCATGGGCTTGGAAGCAATAAGTTGCTAAATAGATTATGGAATTCCACCAAAGGTTGGTACCCTGCCATTGTAGCAATTCCTAAAAAGGGTGGTGGATTTCGAGTAATTGATGGTTTTCACCGATACAAGGCTTGGACAACAAAACCTTACGGAGTTGGCCAACAAAAATGGAAACGTTTAAGACTTAACAAGACGATTAAGATTATTGCCCCAGTGGTTTAGTCACGTACTGATCAGTGGTATAGTGTAGCTATACGAAAGGATTATAAATGAGAAATGACGATAAGTTTGTTACGTCTGTTTCTGCTCAAGGGGCAGCTGTAGCTGATTTTGACATGGCTCGCTTCGTGGCTTCGGCCTCAGCCACGGGCGAAACTGGTAAGGAAGCAAAGGAAGCTTCAAAGACTGTAGTGTCTAAAATGACAGAACTATATGAGTCCTACAAAGAAGAAGGTGCTGTTGAGAATCTTAGAACCAACGTTAGCGTCGCACCAAAACGAGAATGGGAACACCGCTCAGGAGAGCACAAGCTCGTTGGATACACGGCTAACTATGGGATGGTTTTTCACACGTCGGAGTTGGACAAAGTTAGCAAAATTCATGATTCGTTGACAAATATTACAGGTGTAACAGTAGACGAACCAACGTTTGATGTAAAAAACAAATCTGAGCTTTCAACACAAGCACTCAAGAAAGCATTCGATAAATGTCAAAAGCGTTTTGAATCTGAGTGCAAGGTTTTAGGAAAAGATCCAAAGGCATATACAGTTGGGAGTTGGACTGTTCGTTACAGCGAAGATGAAAAGTATCGTAGTCGGGCTGTTCGTACAATGACAGCAAATGCCGCATTGGAAGAAAATAGCAATGCTATCGAAATCCATGCTGGAAAAGCAGAAGTTACATGCGATATCTCTATTTCTTATATTAAACGAGCCAAAAACAATAAATAAAATTTGTTTGCAATGGAGTAAATTCTGAAATGGCAAACAAGAAACTTACTCAAAAGCAAATTAATTTGCATGAAGCCGCAGTAGCTAACAAAAATTTTTGGTATAGAGACCCATTTACTGGTAAAAAAGTGTTAACTGCATACTTCCTCCGGGAAAGAGGATATTGCTGTCAAAGCTTATGCCGACATTGTCCTTATGGTTTTACCAAAGAACAAGATGAGGAAATGAATGAATAATAATGATAATGTGAGATTTGTTTCTGCCGGAGAAATGGTAGAGGTAATACTTGAGTCAAATGCTTCAACTGGATATGTTTGGCAACACATGTCGATTGGTGACTTCGAATATGTTAATGCTCGGGCAGTAAAGCCATACAACCCAGACACCATGACAGTGGGAAGTGGTATAAAACTAATACACACTCTAAAGCCAAAGAGAGAAGGCGAGTTGCGTCTTCGTTTTGAAATGCGTCGGCCATGGGAAAAGACAGCCCCGCCCATTGAAGTGCACGAAGAAGTAATAATGGTGCAAAAATGACAAAACTCAGACCAACAGACGATAAAATCGTCCTTAGGATAGAGCAAAGAGAAGAGCAAGATAAATCCAAAATTGAAAATAAGATTATTGTTCCTCAAACTGTTCAACGTGATGAGAACATAGCAACTATTGTTGCCATCGGTCCAAAGGTTTCAACAGAACTGAATGTTCTTGGCCGCCTAAGTGTTGGAATGAACGTTGTGTACAGGCCACATTCAGGTTTAAAGGTAAAGGTTGACGACATAGACTATCTTGTAGTTCCGCAAGATGCTATTTGGGCAGTGGTCAAATGACAAAATATGTAAAATACACCCAACTCAAATATGGTGAAATGTATGTTACGACAAAAGAACATACTTTCTCTAATTTTGATGAGAGATACAATCAAGTATCGGTACCAGAAGGTGAAAAGCTCTTATTTAGGAGTTTCCAGCCATACGGCCGACACAAAAACAAGGAGTTGTCTTTGTTTTATTGGCTGAAGCACAGAATGACCATTTGCTTGGTAGTCAGCGAAAAAACCCCGGTGCTTCATATGAAACACATCGAGTGGGAAAATAGAAATGAATTTGGCTAAAGTAACGGCTTGTGGTACATATCGGAGGTATTAAATGACTAAGCGTGAAGGTGTAATTCGAACATACCAATACCATAACAATCGTCTTGCCGTGCTTATTGAGGTTTCTTGCAATACTGATTTTGTTGCACGAAATAGTGAGTTTTTAACTTTTGTTGATAATATGCTAATGCATATTGCTAGTAATGCACCTGAGAGTGTTGATGCTCTGCTAGAGCAATCCTGGCTTTTTGATGATTCAAAACAGGTTATCCAAGTTTTGGATGAGCAGAACAAAAAGTTTGGAGAAGAGATTAGAATTCAATCTTTTATGAGATGGACTCTCGATCCTGAACCAGTTGATAACCCCAAAGCCGAAGCGGAGTAATCGTGGGATTCAAAAAAATGTTTTCGGATGATTTACCAAGTTATAGTTGGGGTGGAACACCTGTGAATGATGGGTATCCTGACAAATACAGTTTTAAAGTAAAAAGACGACTTGACTTTGGCAAGGTTGCGGTAGTTGAAGCAAACTATCCCGATTGTTTCAATCATGGTGGCAACAAAATCCTTGTGTACGAGGATAAATCAATTCTTGATCGTGGTGTCAAGTCTAAGTGTTTGGATCCTCACTTTTTGAAGATTGGCAATTCGCCTGTAGCTCGTTTTGAACCGAGCGAAACAGGATGGATTTATGCTATTTCATTTGCAAAGATGATTTCAGGGGCTTAATTCGATAAAGAAAATTAGATTAATATTCTAAGATAAGGTAGGGGTACAATAAATGGCAAGTGGCAATCGTAAACGTTTTTCTTGTGGGCACAAAGGCTTTGGGCAGCAGTGCCATCGTTGTGAAATGGCAAGCAAGCTTGAAGAAATGGCTACAAGTAATAAGCCGTACGTAACACATAAAAAGGCTGAGGCTCCTGCGAAGCCCAAAAGATGGACTGTGGAGGAAATGCTTGAGGAGGCAAAACGGCTTCGAACTACTGGACGTCGGTAGGAAACCTGAGCAGGTTCAGAACCAATCCAAGCTATGCTATGCTGTAGGAGCATAAAAGCGAAACCACTGTATAGAAGTGTTCAGTCTTGATTGTTATAGACATTCCTAGGAATAAACGGGAGTCTAAAACGACAGGTAAGGATGGGTACTATATGAATGAAGAAGAGTACGAGCCAACCCGAGTAAAGATGTTTCGTATTATTCCGCAGATTAAGACCTTCAAGAAGGGCACCCTGCTAAAAACGAAACAGGATCTTTATTACTCTCTTGAAGAGGATATCGTAGAAACTGGCGGTGAAGATAATTTTAATGCCTTTATGTTACAGGGCGGTGCTGGAGCGGGTAATTCCTTTGCACAGTCAGATCAGTTCCTTCACAAGGAAAAGACTGTAATGTTTGTTGAAGCGGCACAGTTTCGTGCGGATGATGGTTACGTTTACGTTAGAGGGCAGCTCCTAACTGACGAAAAGGCTGTATGGGTCAATATTATGCGCACCACCCAGCGCAAATGGGGATACATGATCAGGTCTCAGCAAAAAGCCAAGATTAAAGAAGAGATCGAGAATATGTTCGAAATCTTGGCAGAGTAATAAATACACATATAAGAGAGGGTATATTCATATCAATATGAAGTTTGTAGATGATGTTCAAGATCTTGACGCTGCTTTTATCAAAGCATGCATGGAAAAAATGGACCCGGATGTGGCAACACGCTTTGTTCTGTCTGGCGTGTCTCTTGACAAAACCAAGATAGAAGATGCTTTTGCATTAGCTTGCCGTGAAATGGCAATCAGAGCTGAAGAAAGGGCAGCAGCCGAGAAAAAACTTTCTGATAAGTTGTCTCCTTTAACAGATTCAAAAGAACCATATGATATGGAAAATGATGAAGGTTTATCTTCAAAAACTCTACTGAAAATTTTCGAAGATGTACTGGCTTCGGCAACAAAAAAAACTAAGTAGCATGCCCAGGTGACGGAATTGGCATACGTAGGAGATTCAAAATCTTCCGGGCGCAAGCCCTTGTGGGTTCGAGTCCCACCCTGGGTATTAACCTCAACGAAGACTTGTCATGAAAGCAGAAGATATTCTTAAAAAAGAATATTGGCAGAAGCAACTTGCCGAAACTGTTCCATATAGCCTTGTTAATATTGAAACCGATGTTAACAAACGCTGGGAAACTGGAGCAGAGCATCATCCAGAATCCATAGCTCTGATGGAAGCTATTGCCACCTTAGATTTCATTTTCAATGACGACTATTTTTGTTGGGCGGTAGGTGGCGATGGTGACAATGGAGAACAGCTGATGTACCTAATGGACATTTACTTTGAAGCGAGGGATAAAAATGGAACCGATTGACGTTCGGTCTGATCGACTTGTTTTTGACGCTTCTTCAAGAATTGATCGAAATGGAGTCATGAAGATTACCAAGAAATTTGACTCGCAAGTAAAGTCTTATTGTGAGAAGCGTGGTTTAGAGGTTATTTCGACCGGTGGAAACAATGACCGAGGAGAATTTTATGTCTAAAGCGCAGTCAGAAAAGATGCTCGAATGCGCAAGAACAAATGTTCTTGCTGAAAGAGAACAGCAGGTTAAAAAGGGCATTCAGCCTCAAGTTGGCATTGAATGGCGTGGGCCGGATAAATGGGTGATTGTCATGGATAACATGTACGTACTGAACAAAAAAGGTCAGTTTGAATATGAGCCCATGCCTTCATCAAGAACTGACGATTTTCTTTCGAGAACCCGATTTTCCTTTGAGGAAGCATGGCTAAAGGCAGAGTGTTTGATTGTGGAAGAAGGTTTTAGACCAGTTTGGAGCAGTAAACAATATAAAACGGAAGAGTCGGAAAATGAACATTGACGCAGGAGAAATAATTGGAACTCTGACAAGAGGAACAATTCTAATCGGACTTGTTTCAATGATGTTTTTTGGAATGAATTCTTGTATGAAAGAATCCAATCGCCATCATGAAGAAATGAGAAGGTTTCAACTTATCGAAAAGGGTCACATGGAAGCCAACTGATGATTTATATTCTAATAACTGTAGTTGTTGGACTTTTCTCGTTTGTTTTGGGATATTTGACTAGCGTGTATACTTCGCCAAAATTCCTTACAAAAAAATTTAATAAAATTCTTGATGAGTATAAGGCAAACATCGAGGCCGAAACTCGTAAACAAGAAGCAGCCCAAAAAGAAATAACTGAACGTTATCAAAAAGCCGTACAGAACGCCATTTATGAACATATAATGGCAACTGGAGAAATCCCAGCCCACGGAGATATGAATTAATGGGATATTATACAAATTACGAATTGGAATACCGCTTTCTGGCTCACGAGGATCGTTTTTCATCGGTCTTTGAAGAGGAGCTTGCCAAGGATGAAAAGTGGGAAATAATTAAGGAAGTTGCGAAAGGTTACGGCGATAGCATAAAGTGGTATCGACACGATGAAGATATGAGGGCACTTTCAACCAAGTATCCAATGATTCTTTTTACCTTGTCCGGTAAAGGTGAAGAAAGTGGAGATATTTGGAAAAAGTATTATTGCGCAGGTAAATGCCAGGTGGCAAGGGCTCAAATTGAGTATGAGCCATTTGACCCAGACAAGTTGAGCTGATTATGAACAATAGTATTGTTGGCGTACAAGAGGCAAAGAGCAAACTAGAAGAAGCTTTTTTGGCACACTTTAAGAAGAAAGTAGCCGATTTTGATATCACTATAAATCTTTCCAACGGAAAATATGCGATTGCTGCGCAACTCTACTCCCGTGAATTGGTAGAAGCACTTCCCAAGGAAGTAGACGGATATCCAGTGTTTGCTGGCTTAAAAGAAAAAAATATGGACAGCTGATGGATGGACGCAAATTCGAAAACTTAGAAGATTGGGAAAAGGCATTCTTCGCCCTCAATAAGAAAATTGGTAATGATGCTTGGGGGGCTGCAATTGAAGGCGATGGTAGCCGTAATAGGCGTATGAGAATTTACCTTGAAAATAGTGAATTCAAAGAAGTTGTCTTGAAAGAGACAAATGGTAAATTGGCAGGATATCCCCTGGTGTTCACCGTTCTTAGTCAGGAGGCATATGCCATTTCTGAACATAAAAGAGCGGCAGAGAGAGCTTTAAAGTATGAAAAAGCTAAAGAAAAAGAGCAGACTAAATCCGAAAATGCTAAAAGCACCTCATCAGAGACTTTTTGAACATTGCAGAGAAAACGGAGCAAAGTCTGCATGGGCTGTTGGTTCCGGGACAACATCAAATGGTGTATTTTGCTGGGAAATATATCTCGAAGATAAGAACGATGTTGATAAATTGCCCAATGGGTTCGAAGGCGATCAGGTTCATGCTATACTTTGTCCGAAACCTAAGCAATAAACCCTAACCTCTAGGGGGATATGTGTCACACTACAAAGAAGAATTGGTAGAAGTGCCTCACTTCCGTGAGGGAAGAACTTTTGCATTTCACATTCCATATAATCTTGATGACCTAGATTGCAGACTCAATCCAAGACCTGAATTTGGTGAACTTCCTTGGTCGCCTTGGCCAGATCGAAAACATATTGAACGGCGGGTTGGTGATTTCGTTTTAAAGCTTCATCCGACTGAAACTCACAGGCAAGGCTTTGGAAAAAAGCTCAAAGAACGTCCGTGGCGATTAATTCGCCATGTGGATGATCCGCCAGATGAATGGATGGTTTTTTCCCAGAAATGGGGGTTTGACGAAAAGTTGAATCTTTGGAGTTTTAATAAGCGCCATGTTTTGTCAGTGATGAAAGAGGATTTTCCTGATTTGGAAATCACCAACGACCTTGCAGACACTCCCGCAAATCGAAAAATTCGTCAGTTGCGTTCTCCCCCTGAAATTCCTGAAGACATTCTCAACAAAGTTTATGGCCGTTCTATACCGAGGGTCGAGCAAATATATACTAATTTTGAGAATATTGAACAAATAAATGAATTTCAACTTTGTCTTGAATGGTACCGCAAAAACTTGCTGAAAATTCAGCGAAGGCGGGCCAATAGGTGCAAGAAAGAATTGGCCGAAGAGCTGGGTGTCACTGTTAAAGATATAGAGAAAAGGAGACGTAAAGAACGAAAAACTGCTAAAGAGGTTCAGTTTACTCAAGAGTGGATTGACATTTCTACAGACGTACACAACACAATCGATTTCCTCAATGAGGTTGTAAAGCAGATGGGCCAACGTGAGCGACTGGATCGTGAATGGTATGATGATAGTCGTCGAAGAATGCGCCAACTTGCAAGCACGATGCGACGACTTAGCAAATTCTTTCCAAAAAAGAAGTGAAAAACGAAACAATAATCAGGCTTATTAAAAAGAACCTTTCAGATGATTTGAGAAAGCCCAAATACAGAGGCGAATCAAATCAACTGAAAGGTCACTGCTATGTTGCTTCTGAAGCTTTTTATCATCTTTGTAACAATAGTTCAGAGTGGAAGCCTGGAACTCTTAGACATGAGGGTGATATACATTGGCTTTTAAAACATCGTAAAACTGGTGAAGTGGTTGACATTACTGCAACACAGTTTACCAGATTGCCAGACTATGATAAGTTTCGGGGCAGAGGATTTCTTACCAAGTCTCCTTCTAAGAGAACTCAAAAATTGATTAAAAAAATCAGAAAAGACATGAGAAAATTTCGTTTGTTGGCATTGTCGCCATCTAACAAAGGTAAGGGCTAATGACCATCACCGTTCAAATTTGGCCTAATTCGGCACTTAGACTTAAACGCTTTCATAGAAAGATGTCCACAGACGAAATTAATCAGGCCGTTACCTTCTCCTGGGAAGCGGGAGAAGAAAATCCATTTAGAGCTGACATCCTTAAATCAAAAAAGACTGAAAAACAAAAGGAAGAACCGGGCCCTGGGCAATTTATTCTGAATGCAGAGCAGATTATGGTTGTTGCCAATGGTTCCGAACTTGATCTGATTAGAACACACCTAAACAATACTCCTTGGCCAATCAAAGACGGCAAACATCCAGTTATTTGGTTCGGTGATCAAGCCAAATTTATAGCACTTAACTTTGTTTTTTAAGCATGACTGATTTTAAACAATTCACTGAAATGCTCAAGCGAGCTGGCATCAAATTCAAGACCAAGCATCAAAAAGGAAACAAGAAAATAAAAATTGTTAAAATTTTTGGTCGTTTTAATTCTGATCAGACTATGTTTAAGTTTGATGAGTCTGAGAAGTTGTATTACGTTGGGTCCTTCGACGAGCCTTCCATTCGATGGAATGAAAATCATGGAAAGTTCATCAGGGGTAAGACAGTTCGTAGATACCAGGATATGACCAAAGAACAAAAACAAAAATACGAACAAATGTACAATATCAAGTCTTGATAACCAATTTCTTAGATTTGTTTAACTTTGGAGAAACTCATGAAAAAGATGCTAGTGTCGCTTATGGTTCAAACTGAAATCAATTATGATGAAATGGATGATGGCGAGTATGAAGAAAACTTAGAGCAGCTCATTTCTGATTTGGAAGATATGGGGCTCACTGTCAACGTTGAATCGGAAGAGTCATTAGATGATGATGACGACGATCTTTTGTAAGTTTTGATGGGGTAATCATGAAACCTGGGAAATTGTTCAGGTTCTGCAATACTGCTACGGTATATCCAGTGGCGTGCAACAGAGATGAAGTTGGAAAAAAGGTACTTTCCAACACGCTTTTCATGGTCATCAACCTCAAGCCTTCTAGTGAAGATTTTCGAGCAATAAATTACTATGATTTACACAACCCATGGCTGATACTGCTTGGTGAGAAGCTTTATTTTGTTGACACGCTTGGTCGTAAATTGCTTGATGTAACTCCTTTTGTTAATGAAAATGGCGAAGCTTATTGGCATGAATATTTTTTGACCGAAAATTCAAAAGAGACTTTTTGTACGCAAAGTTTTTAGAAACTAGTTATTAAATGAGGGGCAGAAATGTGTCCCGGCGGGACACGTGAGGAAATATTCACCAAGTACCCTTTTCGTGTTTATATCCTTGGTGGCATGTGCTATATGTTATATAGCTCTGTTTCTCCTGGTGTTGCGGATGTTCCCGCTGATAATTCTGTCAGTCGGGGGTTACATCGGGTTCATATTTTTAGGCGTTTTCGTAATCGAAAAGTTAAGTCAATAACTTCTTAGTGATTAATGGTTCTTAACCAACTCATTAGAGGAATTTATGTCAACTTTTTCTGTAACTGTCGAACGGATTACTGTTCTTGAACACCCCAATGCTGATGCTTTAGAACTCGCCCAGGTGGGCGATTACCAAGCAATTGTCCGCAAGGACCAGTTTAAGAGCGGTGATCTCGTTGCCTACATTCCAGAACAGGCTGTCGTTCCTCAGGCTCTCCTCCGTGAAATGGGTCTTGAGGGTAAGCTTGCCGGAAAGGCAAAGAATCGTGTAAAGGCCATTCGTCTTCGTGGCATCCTTTCACAGGGACTTGTGTATCCTGCACGTCCTGAGTGGCAAGAGGGTGCTGATGTTGCTAATATTCTTGGAATTACCAAGTGGGAGCCTCCAATTCCGGCCCATCTTTCCGGTGAGGTGTTCGCTGCTGGTCAGGACCGTACCTTGAAGTACGATATCGAAAATTTTAAGCGTTTTCCTCACATTCTTGAGGAAGGTGAAGAGGTTGTTTTCACTGAGAAACTTCATGGATGCTTGCATGAAGCAAGTATGGTCCGACTTGTAGATGGAAGCGAGCGGTCTATCGCAGAAGTAGTGGCTGATAAAACAATTCAGTCGGTTTTATCTTATAATGAACAAAGCAAGGAATATATTGAGCGACCTATTACTGGTCGCATGCGTCGGCTAAACAGTGAAGATAAAAAATGGGTAAAGCTTACCTTAGAAAACGGTTCTACTCTCACCTTAACCGAGGATCACCCCGTTTATTCACGTGACCGACAAATGTGGGTGGAAGCTGGCAAACTTTTGCCTGATGAAGATATTGAAAGTCCAATCATGTAGCAAGTCCCATGCAGGCGTCAAATCGTGAAGAAATTATATCAGGGTTTATCGTAGACGGCTTGTTGAAAAGTGAGAAAGTTATCTTGGAATTCTATGGAGATATGTTCCATTGTAATCCAACAAAATTTCACGACCCAAGCGAATATTGCTCTTGGATTTCCAGGACTGTTGGGCAACAATGGAAAAGAGATAAAAGGCGCACCGCCGCCTTGCTCAAAAGAGGGTACAAAGTTCTAATTGTTTGGGAAAGTGATTGGAACAATCAAAAAGAAAAAACGATAGAAAGAGTAAAAAATGCGCTGTGTTAAGATTGAGTATGTTGAAAGTGATAGTGATCTCTATGATTTAGAGATTGATGGTGGCAACAACAACTATATTGCTGAAGGCATTGTTGTTCATAACACCTGGTGTATGATTGGCCTTATGCCGCCGAGGGATGCCCATCCCGAGGAGGGCCGTCTCATTATCTCATCCAAGGGTCTTTCGGCTCGTGGACTGGCGATGAAGTATGATGCCGAAGCCAACAAGACGAATCTATACGTGCGTGTCGCTCGACACTACAACATGGACAACCGTATTTCATTTGCTTTTGGTCATCAGCTAAAACACGATTTCGATCCACAGCCGGTTTACGTTCTTGGAGAGATTTTTGGACGTGGTGTTCAGGACCTTTCTTATGGCAGTTCTGCCGACAAGGACGTCGAGATCGGTTTTAGAGTATTTGATATTTATGTTGGACGTCCAGGGTCTGGCAGTTATTTGAACGACTCTGAGCTTGATGCGGCTTGCAAGAGACTTGGTCTTCAGCGTGTTCCGGTGCTTTACCGTGGGCCCTTCTCGAAGAAGGTTTTGTACGAGTACACTGACGGCTTCGAGACTATTTCCGGTAAGGAAATGCATATCCGTGAGGGTGTTGTTGTTCGACCTACGGTAGAACGCTGGAGCGAAGAAATTGGCCGTGTTCAGCTAAAGTCTGTTAGCGGTGATTACCTCACCCGTAAGGGCGGAACAGAATACAACTGAAAAAGGACGCTTCGGCGTCCTTTTTTTGTGAAGAAGGAATAATGTTCGAATTTCTATTGTTCGGACGATGGTTTGGTTTTGGGTTCTGTTCGGAGTGTGCAAGGTACCTGAAAAGGCGACCCAGCTAAAGAAAGCATTGCTTCTTTTAGAGCTTGGATTCAGACCCGCTGGGAAGGCTGCTTTGAATTTGGAAGTCCAGAAATCGAACAATGGGTCACCCGTGGTATGCAGTGTGTGCCCGAAGCTTTAAGAAACCTCTAATATTGTAAAGTGGTTCTCATTTCGACGAAGTGATGATACTCTCTAGTCAATGGATAGCCTGTACAACAGCAACGGTCTTATTTTCTGGTCTGAACGTGAAATCAGACTACGAAGAGTGTTTGAGCAACACTTTTTGGCTGAACTAAAGACGGCATTGCTCGAAATGAATCCGGCCTGGGCTTTTTTTCAGGTTGAAACTCCCATCCTTACTCCTGAAACTCTGATTAACCCAAACTATACACGTGAGGATGTTTGGTTTCAAGAAGGGGAAAATCCTGGACTCGTTCTACGACCTGAAACCACGCCTGGTTCGTATGCATACGCAGCCCATCTACTCCGGGGACTTTCAAAGCCAACTCGCCCACCTTTTGTGGTTTGGCAGACCGGTAAAAGTTTTCGACGGGAACAGGACCAGGTTACCAAAAACATGCGGCTGAAAGAGTTTTATCAGCAGGAATTTCAGTGCATTTTTACAGCAGATACACTAAATGACTATCATTCGGCAGTGCTAGAACCTGTTCGAAAAATGATTGCAGAAATGGTTCATTTGCCAACTAGAATTGTTGTTTCTGACCGTCTTCCATCTTACAGCCAAAAAACAATGGATGTTGAGGTTGATAATGGCGACAAGTGGATGGAGGTCTGTTCGATTTCTCTGCGAACTGATTTTCCTATCAGGGCAAAGTTTCAGGCAAAAAACAAAGTTGTAGAAAAAGATCTGTTGGTGCTCGAAGTTGCCATTGGACTTGACTGTTGTGTCTACAACTTCAACCTCAAAAAAGAGTAAAGCGTTCGACAAAATTGTATTGGGAGAATAAGATGCAGACCCACAACCTAAAACTACGAGTCCTGTGGACCGAATGGAATCCTTTTGCTGAAGAAGATGAGAATGATATCGAGGAAAGGTCGCTTGTGAGCAACCAATATCATCCTGAAAACATCTTCTTCGCAGAAGAATTTGGCAAGCTGGTTTCCTCTCTTGAGGAAAAGTATAACATCACCCTTGATCATGGAGGGGATGATGTTTTCTATGAGCTTACGTTGGCTGATGAAGTTGAAGATGATTCAGCAGAAGAAATTGCCAACAAGGTTCTGGTTGAACTAGAGAAATACCTGGAGTCTTGACATGAAGGCATTTATTCCCGAACTTGGCTCTGAGCTTAAAGTCGAAAAAGACTGGACGTTCGAGCTTTATCTTGAACATCGCAACAGTGATGTCGCACTTGCCGATGGTCGAAATACCAGTTATAGCTGGCAAAACGAGCTTGATTCCTATTCGAGAACACTTCCAGCTGGAACAAAACTTGAAGTCGATCGCATTTATGTTCGAAAGGGCCTTAAGGAATTTTCGAGTGTAACGCTCAAAATTATCGAAACTACAGATCAAGCTTTGGTTAAAGCCAAAGGAAACAGAAACAATTATGGACGTTTCTGGGTAAAGCTTGCTGATTTCAACTATGCAAACTTCACTGTGGTCAACGATACTTCAATTTCTGCGGAAGCTCAGGAAGATCACAGTGAACCCGCAACGCTTGCTATGATTAAGCGTCGTAATGGTTATGGTCAGAAGTATTGGGTAAAGTTTGAACATGAAGATCCTGAACTGTCCTACGAGGGGCCTTTGCAGGTTCGTAAACTCAAGGAAGTCCAGAAAATGGATCCTAGTTACAATCCTGGGTTTCCGCACACAGTAACAAGTGGTCCCGTCGGTCCCGGATGGAATGGGCAGAGACTATATCGTTATATGCCAAAATACTTCTTTGAATCGCTCGTGGCCGATTCATGGAAGGAAGCTCGGGAAAACGATTCTCGATACAAAGTTACAGTGCCGAATCCTTTCTATTATGTGTTTGGCATGTTTGCCGGATACGACATGCAAGGTTCTAGAGACAAAACCATGATTGTTACCAAACACCCACTTGAGGATAAAATCCACATCCCAACCGATAAAGATGAACGTTTGCCACTTGGAATTAAGACCGACAAGACTGAATTGATTGATATCCCAATTGCTGGTGGAAAGTTGTCTATCTATGACATCAAGTTGGTGTGAGTAAATTACTGTGAGTCACTCATCTGGTAAAATTGATGATTTTGTTATTGGTGAAATTACCAATGTCCTAAAGCCTGGAAAGTTGTATCAGATGACCGGCCACTTCGGCGACATGGGTCAAGGTAGATTGTTTACCTTGGTTAAAGAACCATCGCCTGGCAAGTTAGGTGAGATCAGAAGCAAATTTACGAACGTCATAACCATAGAAGGACAGCCTTGGGTAATGTACCTTGGCGCATCTGAATTAGGTGCTACAAATTGGGTACGAGTCATTTACAATGACGGTGTTTATTTTACTTCTGCTTTAAATTTTGAGCATTTTCTTGTTAAGAATAGGATCTTAACTAAAGAATACCTTAGGAGATACTGTGTATTACTGGAAGACAAGTGAGGTTATCGACGAGCTTAGCAAGATCAGCAAGGTCAAAAAGGTTGCTTCTACCCAACCCGGTGGTGATTATGACACGACAGAGGTTATTGTTCATGTTGTGGGCTGTTCAGACAGGCTTTATGTTTCTGGATTTTATTCCACTGAAGAATGCATCCCAAACCCTGACGATTCTACGGTTGAGTGGGTTGAAATCAGCGATGGGTTGGATTCGAGAGGTGGACTAAACTCAACCAATGATAACCTCGCTGAGGTTTATATTAAAATTCGGCAATATTTTGCCAAGCGTGGCGCTAGCATTATCAACCATTATAGCGAAATTTTTTGAGGCAAGCATAGTTCAACGACGAAAGAGTATTGACGAAGTTCAGATAATCTTAAAGAATATCCAATTTATGGGTTGGGAGCTTCGTCTCATGGAAAAGGGGGACGGGTTTCTTCTTCAATGGGTTTTCATGGACATCGATGTTGAGAATCCTGAGGCTGGTCCCATCCCACAGCATTGTCGCAAGTGGTATTTGTCGCCATATTCAACTATCACAGAAATCGTAGAAACAGCTTGGAAGGCTTGCAAGGTTGCAATGGAGCATGAAGTCCGTGAAAAATTCACGTACCGTGGACGTCGTATTTATAGCCCACATTTTGATGTTGAGGCACGTGTGTCCATGTGCGACAATGCCGAATATGATATGCGTGAAAACTAATATAATGCGACAGTGGTTATTTAAAATTTGGGTATGGTTCCACGTAAAGTTGGGACTTGTAACTCACCAAGTCAAAGATGATGGTGCTTGGGCCTGGGGATTTTTGCATTCTGGGTCAAATGACCACGTATTCGTGCCGGTTGGTCGATATCTCACATTGCTCGATAAACACTGTTATCACAACTTTGAATTGTGGCTTATGGATTGGGGAGGTAGAAGAATCTATATTCAAGCTGACAAGTGTAAATCGTTGTCACTTAAGACGAAAATAAGTTTTTGGTTTTGGATGCATTAGAATTTTTCCTCTTTGTCAGTAAAAACACAGGATATTTAAGCAATGGTCAACAAACGTTGTTGATTGCTTTTTTTGGGATTTAGGATGCCTGCTAAGAAGAGAGATGAACCTTATCTTAAACCATTCATAGGACGTGTTTTTACATTGCGGCAACATAAAGATATTCCCTGTTTCCATGAAAATAAAACACGTATTTGTCTTGATTTGTCAGATTTTGGCGAAGCTGTTCTTGTTACAGATGAAAGCAACACTAGAGTAAAAGTCACACTCGCAACTGGTTCCTTTGTGTGGATTCCAAAATTCTTCCTCCATAAAGAAGTCAAGAACGGCCTCTTTAAAGAAGTGGATAACATATCAGAGTGTATCCAGGAATTACTTTTTCTTGCTGGAGAGATGAAAAGCAAAGAAGAAGACTTTGAAGCTCTTTCAAATTATGCTGAAGAAATAGAGCGAGTCGCTTATTTGCTCAGGCAATATGCAGATGAAATAAGCCCTACCAATAAGAAAAATAAATAATGACGATTGAAAATCAAAACCTTAGACGATTAGTTGGTTCAATTGATCTGGTTGGTAGGGTAGCCATCACCACGCAAAAAACCCATGCGCTCAAATCTCCCGATCTTTGGACTGGAAGAGAAACAATTCCTGCTGGTACTGTTGCTCTAATAATAGAGCAGGTGGATAATAAATTCGTAAAAATAATTTGGGATGAGCAAACAACGTTCGTTACTACTGACACCCTCCGTTTAATAAAAATTAATAATGATTTCGGTGGTAAATCTTTTGCAATCACTGGAGACCTTTCAGTGTCTCGTGATTATTTCAAAAATCTAATCAAGCTTAAGGGCGGTAAATTTAAATCTCACATTTCTAAATATTGTGATTATTTGATTGTAGGAAGCCCAACCCACTCTGAAAAATCAACAAAGTTAAAGAAGGCTATGAAACTTGGAGTTGATATCATTACTGAACAGCAGTTTTTTGACCTAATTGGAGGAAAATAGTGGCAAAGCCAAAAGAATTAAAATTTAAACCCTACGTTGGGCATTTTTTTAAATTTACTGAACGCATTTGCAACAATCCAAGATTCGCCATAATGGGCAAACAAGTCTACGGAAACGATGTGAGAGGAAGGAAAAGTTTTGTAAACGAATCCAAACTTCCTGACTCGGTTTTGGTAGTAGATGAAAAGCGAAACCATGTTAAAATTTTAACACCAGACAACCAATATTGGTGGACCACTAAAGCTCAGCTTGAGCCAATTGAACTACCAACTTATGACGGCAATCCAATCCCAATATTGCAACAATATAGAAGTTTTCTTGTTTATTGCACGGATACTCCGATTAAAAACTTTTCGCTGGAAGAAATGACCAGGAAAGCAATGGATTTGTTGCCTAAAATAGATGCAATGATGGAAAATCATCGCATGAAAATCATCCCCCACTGAATTTTATATAACCGGTTTAGGTTAGAACTTCCCCATGGTATGCTGAGTAGGTAACCCAAGCAAAGGGAGAGATATGTCTACTCTAAGTAATGAAGAAGGTACTCTTGAACAGTTGGCCGAGACCGTCCGCAAGCCGAAGTTTTCGGAGTTTGTGGAAAAGGGCGTCTACCAAACTTGGATGGCCAGCAATGCTCTTGAGCTTAGGGACGGCCACGCTGTTACTCTTGCGGGTCGGGTTGTTAATTTTCGACGACTTGGCTCCATTGCTTTCGGAAAGCTTGTCGATCAGTCTGGAAAGATTCAGTTTTGTTTCAACAAGCGTGAAACCCCCGAAAGCTTCAAGGGGTGGATGAAGGCTGTAAAGATGGGCAGTATTATCACCATTGAAGGTGAAATGTGGACTTCCACTACTGGCGAGAAGACGGTTTTGGTAAACCGTGCTTTCAAGGTTCTCCGTGATCCAATCCATCCCTTCCCAAATAAGGTTGATGGAATTGTTGATCCGGAGCTACGTCTTCGTAAGCGTTACCTTGATATTGTCATGAACCCTGATGTGAAGCAGGTTTTCGTGACCCGTTCTCGGATTGTTTCGGAGCTTCGTAAGTTTCTGGAGCGCTACGGTTTCATGGAAGTGGAAACCCCGATCTTACAGACTCGGGCTTCAGGAGCCCAGGCTCGTCCTTTTCAGACGCATCATCATGCACTGGATGCCGATCTTTATCTTCGTATTGCACCTGAGACTTACTTGAAGCGTGCTGTTGCAGCTTCTTTTGATCGAGTGTATGAGATCGGAAAGAACTTTCGCAATGAAGGGGTCGATCCTTCCCACTTGCAGGAGTTTACCTCGGTTGAGTGGTATGGCGCTTACATGAGTTATATGGACAACCTTGAGTTGTTTAAGATGCTTTTGTCTTACCTTTTCTTTGCGGCCGGTCATGAATATTCAAACGATCCCGCTTCTCCTCTTATTAAGAGGATGATTGTCGAATATCAGGGGACCAAGCTTGATTTTACCGATCCTCCGGTAAGGTCTTATGCTGCGGTATTTGAGCAATATACTGGAATTTCGCCCTGGTCGTTGAGTTCTGCAAAGGAAATCGACGAAATGTTTAAGGAGAAGGTGCGGCCAAACCTTGTTCAGCCGATTTTCCTCAAGGATTACCCGGCTCACATGAGTCCTCTCGCACAGCGAAGCGAAGACGGCCGCACGGTCGAGCAGTGGCAGTTTATTGTCAATGGCTGGGAGCTTGTGAAGTGTTACACGGAGCTTACTGACGCTGTTCTACAGCGACAGTTGTTGGAGGAACAGATGGCTGCCCGTGAGGACGGCGATGACGAGGCCATGATGCTTGAGGAAGATTTTCTTGAGTGCATGGAATATGGCATGCCACCTTGTTCAGGCTTGGGAATGGGAGTGGACAGATTTGTTGCCATTATGACTAACCAAACCACTCTCCGTGATGTAGTTCTATTTCCAACACTATTGTAAAGATAATATGTACCGACTGAACATTGTTAGAGCTTTGTTGCTGGTTATTTTGGCAACAGTATTGTCAGCAATCCCCGTATCTTGGGTCTTTGTGCTGGGCACTGGATTCAAATCAAGTCTGCTTTTCGCCTTGGTTGGCAAATCAATGGCTAACGCCATGATGCTAATTTGGTTCATGAGTGCCGTCATTGGCTTTATTGGGGGCTTGGCTGGCATTCTTTGGTCTGCGAGTTTTTGTTGTAAATTTACAAACGAAACAGTAGCCAAATTAATGAACGATAAATTTTATTTGGTAGAATGGCATCACGCATTGCTGATACTACCATCTGCCATTATTGCTTTGCCTATTTATACTATCATGGTTGTGTTTATTTTCCTTGGAATTATCTTCACACCTATACTCAATTTCTATGATAGATTGAAGCACAATCCTCGCACTGTCTCTGTTTTTGAAAAAGCGTCACAGCCACTTATGGAGAAAACTGAAAAGGCAACTAAACCAGTTGAGTTTTGACAAGATTTTATAAAATCTTTGATGTTAGAAAACTAAATGCCAAATATTTGCAAAAATTGTGAAAACCAATGTTGGTCAGGTTATGGCGAATACGAATTATGTACACGATGCATGATTGGTGATCAAAGCCCATCAATTTGGGTAATGAGTCAGGCCAAGGAAAAAATCCTTTCTTTAAGGGAAAACCCGTATCACCCCGCCAAATATCGTTCTGTCACTGTCAATCGCACACTTTCCTACAATGTTGTTACTGGTGAATGTGTTGGTAGAGAAAAACCACCTGGGGGGGATAAAAAAAATTATGTTACTATAATGGTTTCTGTATCTTGTGAGAATAAAGAAGGTTTTCCAAACACCACAATAGTCTTTGACCGTTGGGCGGACGATGGCATGTCAGCCTTGGGTAAGGAAGGTCCCTTTGGCATTTCCAGTTTTGATAATTTGGTTGAAGAAGGAGCCCCTCTTTTCGTGGTAACGCTATTTAACTTGATTAAGTTCGCCAAAGAAGACTTGTATATTTGCTCGACCTGCAAAAAAGAACTTCCTAATCCACCGGTAGGTCGTCATTTTGCAGGAACTTATTGCAAAGTTTGCTGGGAAATCTTCAAAAGGAAGAATTCCAGAACCTGTAACAGGTGTCGTAAACCAATGTATGAGTGTTATTGTTAGGAGGTTATTATGCTGATTTCGGCTTTGGTATTTTTTGCTTTGCTGTTCCTTTTGCCAGGACTGATAGTGCATATCCAATCTCTTCGATATATGAAGAAGTTGGGTGCCACAAACGCCATTTGGCGTTCTTTTTCTCCGTTGAGCTTCTTGCTCACGCCAATTGTTGTCTTTCCGATGTATTCTTTTAGTATATACTCTATCCTTATGGTTCCTGCTGAGCAACGTCCAACAACACTCAGACTTTCTCTTGAAAAGGTTAACTCTGGCATTGACAACGAAGATGTCATCATCAAACAGAGCGTCATTTATGCAATGGCCAGTGTTTTTAAGATTAAATTGGACGACTAAAAGTTAATAACGTTTTATATTCTATGGCACTGACCGACAAACAAGTGAAACTGCTGCGTAGATGGCTGCGCAAACGCTCTGTGCGAGTCCGTGAGACGGCTGATATTTGTGCCGACCCCATAAGAGCTGCAAAGTTAGAAGGGTTGTCAGAAGGTTTTGAGGAAATCTACAAGGTACTGGTATTAGGACCAGACTTTATCGAAGAATTGGGTCAGGAATGAAGTTCGTGAAAAAGTATTTTGTTTCTATTTTTCTGGTAAACATTTTCATAGTTTTTGCTATTGCAATTTTTCATACCATTAGGTATGATCACATGGAAGACCCCAGCAACGCTGGAACGGTGATATGTCAACCCATTGAGTCTGAGGCCACTTACTGTAGCCAAAATGATGAAGATGTTCGCTGTCACAATGGTCGGTTTCGCTATCTTGTGAAACACAATGGTGAAGGAATCGTTTTCTACAACCAGGAACGTAGACGAATACAGTTAAACAACGTCTCTTGTCGTGTAGAATATGGTCTTCCGAGGTAGGGGTTATGTCCTGGTTATTTCCATTGTTTGCATGGAAAGGCGAGATCCCAACTGGAGATCACCCAGGTGCTTTTGCAGCCGTAAGGAAATACGACATTCATACAGGCGTTGATCTTTACGTGCCCGAGCCTTGCCTTGTTTATGCCGTGGAGCCAGGTATTGTAGTAGCAATAGAAGAGTTTACTGGTCCAAAAGCCGGCTCGCCTTGGTGGCTTCCTACGCAAGCTATTTTGATTGAAGGACCGTCAGGAGTGGTCTGCTATGGCGAAGTTTCTACTGTCAAACTGAAAGTTGGGGATGTTATTGAACAAGGACAGATCCTTGCTTGCGTTTCTCCAGTTCTAAAAAAAAATAAAGAAAGGGCTGATGTCCCTGACCATTCAAGGTTTATGCTTCACTTTGAACTTTACGAACACGGCACCAAGGAAACTGTTTGGTGGCACAAAGAATGTCCAGTCCCAAAAAATCTATTAGATCCAACTGATTTGCTAAAAGAGGCTCTTGATGGAACCTGAGGATTATTTTCTTTCTGGCAAGCTTTATATCTTTGGCGGTTTTGATGAGCGGTTTGATTTCAAAGGCATTACCCCAAGAACGCACCTTTGGGATCTTAATGGCAGCAAAGAATATTATCCCAAAATTGGTGAAACTTTCATGTGCGTCAGAGTCACAAGAAAAACAGTTAATCGCTCAAAAGGCAAGCCGATGACTGTAACATGTATAGTGTTTCTTTCGCCTGATGAAAAGATTGTTTTCGACATATTTGGTCGTTTTTCAAGGCGAATTGTTGACCGCTGGCATCCGCATCCAAAATATTTTGAGGAAGAATGACCTATCTCTTTTTTAAGCGTGGAAAGTTATACAGGTGGAAAATCGATGACCCCGATTTGTATGGAACACGCCAATGGGCATCATCGCTTTTGTGTGAAAAGACCGACAAGGGATTTGTACGTCACTGGCCTGAGCCTCATAGCATTTATTGTTGTGTTGATATAGTACGAAAACCAATTATTGAAGACGGCGAGTACAGCGGTAGTAGAAATTACTATAGATTGTTTTTTCTGACCCCGGAAGGTCAACTTGTTTTTGATGACATTATTAGAGATGAAATTGCCAATATCCGTTGGGAGCCAGTTTAGACTTTATCCGTTGATGATAGGATGTTGTTATGGGATACAAGATTGGAAAATGTGATTTTGTCAACTTGGACGGCCGTGTCTCAAACGCCCTGGGCAACTGTGAAGATTTCACAGAGTCATATTATGACCGTGCCTATGTTCAAATTTGCGAATTAAATTATGTTCAAAGCGAATATGTGCCAGATATTGCATTTAATGCAAAATGGATTCTGAAGCTAGACGAATATGGTGAATATCACATTGAGCCTACTTTGGAAACTAAAGAGCTTCTCGAAAGTCGAGAAATTATCGTAAGTTTTTGGCAAGATTATGTCCTTCAAAAAATCCAAACATTAATGGAATGTGAATTTAATTTCCCGCTCACAAATGAGTTTGGAGAGGAGGTTTGGCTGTTTAAAGACAGCGACGAGCCGCCTTGGCGGCAGCCTGCCCCTGTAGGAACAATCTTTCCTGTTGGAGAATGAAAATGGTCTATACTACACATCCACGATATTTCCCCGAAAAAACAATTGAGCTTGGGACGTTTAATGTCGACTCAGGAAAGCTTGTTGTTTCCGATCCTTGTTATTCGCCAGGTACTTGGTGTGCAGGCGCTTTGGGTAATGTTAAGAACGGAATTTGGAAAGGTTTTGTTCAGAAAGGCAAGACAGATTGGGGCAATCGCTGCTGGTCTGTACAAGCTGTTCACCTTGATCATTATTCACAAAACATGGGTTTTTCAGAAAAAACCGATATTACTGTTGGCGTTGACTCGGGTCAAGCTGGCATCTATGATGTAGCTAAATTTGGTGGTGGGCAAGACGAATATGGCGATGGTGGTTGGTATGATAATGCCTGTGAGACTACTTTATCAGCTCTTGGCGCCGGCGTCTTAGATGGTGGAGTTGTTTCTTCATCGGGGTTCGGCGACGGTGCATATGATTGCTATGTATCACGAGACAACAGTGGACAAATCGTCGGTGTCAAGGTTGTATTTATCCGTATCGAGGATTTCATTGAGGATTACGATGACTTTGAACAAGATGATGAGGAATTTGATGATGATATGTAACAACCATCATCATTTGAATGAAAATTAAATACAGTCCCGTAGTATAGAAGACTAACGCAACGACCTTTCAAATCAGAGAACATAGGTTCAAATCCCGCAGGTCTGGCTAAACATTATGAAAATTTTCCAAAAAGTTAAAGAGATACGAAGTAGGAAAGGCGAATTGCATTTCGAAAGATATGCAATTATTCAAACTACATTTTTTGGCCTTTATGTTCACACCATACATAAAGCCGATCAAGATTTTCATTTACACAGCCATCCTTGGAACTTCATTACTGTTGTTCTGCGGGGCTCATATATTTCAAAAGGGCTGAAGGGTCTCTTTCGCAAATCCCCAGGAACTGTGTCATTAATGACAAGAAATAATTTTCACAAAATTCAAGAAATTGTTGAAGGACCGGTTAAGGCACTGTTTTTCACCTGGGGCCGTGCCAAACCATGGTATTACCTTGTTGAAGGTGACCGCATTGAATCAAAAATTTACCGCAAGATGAAGCACGCTACAGGATTCAAAAATGAGTGAAAAGAAAAGTGTTAAGTGGGAGGCTGGTGCCTATATTTGGATTACAGTAGCTTCTCCAGAGCGGGACCCATATAAGGTTAACAAACAACATCATCAAGATTGCACGCTCTTTTACCAGTGGATGATTGACAATAAAATTAAATTCATAACCAACCGGGTTGGTGGTGGAAAATTTGATGGTTTAATTAAACTTGACGAGTGGAGTAGAGTAGAAAAATGGCTCAACGAAAACGGATATGAGCAAGGTTCAACTGCCATTCCTGATCCGATTGAGGAGGCATACTGGTCCGAATACGAGAAAATGGGTGGATAAATGGGGTATCATAAAAGAAAAATACCTCGTGGCAAATACGGCGACTTCTCTAAAATCAAAGAAGAGATGATAGAAGCACTGGATGCCAAAGAACAAGGTGTGGAAATCATGCTTCTAACAGAACTTTCCGATCTTTATGGAGCAATTAAAGGTTATTTGGAAAAGCACCATCCAAGTATTACCATGGAAGATCTTCGTTTGATGAATGAACGTACAGCTGAAGCTTTCAAGGATGGCAATAGAGTAGAAAGGGAAGCAGATGAATCATCCGATCAGGACGAAGAAGATTGATTGGGGGAGGATTGCCCGTGCCGTTTCCTTTTATGAAAGTAAAGGTTTGGGTATGTGGAAGTTCCATGGATTGTTGACGATAGATTTGTTCAAATAACGTATCCAGATGACTCTCCGCAGGACAACTGTTTCCAAACTTCAATGGGCACTTTGGTTGGCTCAGCTGAGCAATCATTTCTAGCATTTGTAAATGGTGGATATGGTAAATACACCAGCAAAAAACTTGTAGCTGTCACTCCATGTTTTAGAGACCATCAACCCAAGGATGATTTACACCAGCCTTGGTTCATGAAGGTGGAGCTTTATTCAGAAGATCCTTACTGTAAAGCAGATGAAATAATGGCTTTGGCTGGGGATTTTTTTGTCAGCGAAGGTGTTTCTTTGACCGCAGAAGAAACGGAAATCGGATTCGATTGGAAAGTTGACGACATAGAAATCGGCTCATACGGCAATCGAGTTTGGAATAATGCAAAATACAACACACTTTCCTGGAGTTATGGAACAGGGCTTGCTGAACCAAGATTTTCTCAGGCATTGAAAAGTCATAAGAAATTCGTGAAACATAAACTCATTGGCCTTAGAACCAAAACGGAAAACATGAACAAATGAGGATTCCTATGTTGGAAGATACTGATGTTTTAGATTATTACCCCCTAAAGGGTGGGAGCCTTCCACCTTCTTCTGCTGTGATGACAAAACTTGCAGCAGTTCCACAAAAACACAGAAACATCTTTCAAATTGATGAATTTCACTCTTGGTTCATGGATAACAAAAACAAATCTCATAAAGAAGATTTATCTAGTTATTATCAGTTTGCGGGAGCTATAAATCGAGCACCAATTATCAGGTTCATTATTGATCGGCTTTGTACTGATTATCCTCATTTGTTCAAATGGCATGAAAACAACAACAAGCTTTGGGTTGCGTTTAAGTTGGAGTTTATTCAGTTTGATAAAGATTACGAACTTATCGGTGCTGAAGATTTATTTGGAAACAAGCCCGACTATGCTGATGCTTTAGATGCATTGGCTATGCAAGTCCCAGAAGATCTTGTTATTTGCTCGGTAAATTCAGACGGGAATGATTTTGTTTCTACCGCTCATTTAATGTCGCCCGCTGGCTGGAGTGCTTCGACTGTTGTGGGCAAATCCTTTGCTCAGATTCATGAGCGTGTAACGAAGGTTGACGGACGTCCAATCATTAAAAATCCATCCGCTATGGTAAATGGAATAATTCGCATGGGTACACCAGTTCAAAGGGTTGGTGCTATCTCTTTTCGTTCTGACAGGGTTTTGAATTTGCATCCAAATAAATTTGTAGAAAACAAATGGACTTGGAATGACGATCAACAAGTTTATCTTCGCTTTGAACGACAGACGGTTATACCGTTCCCAGAAATAAATTCGTTTCTGTTTACAATCAAAGGCTATTGGGCAAATTTGCTTCACCCAAAAAGAATTGATGCGGCGATTCTTGCTTTGCAAAATTCTCATCCTAATGCTTATTACCGCAATTTCTTAAATCAAGAGGGTGAAAACCTTATTGACTTCTTGATGAAAAAGAAAAACTGTAGGTTATAATAAAGGAAATTTATGTCAAACATTGGAAATTTTGTTTTTATTTCGGTCATAATCATTTGTGCAATAGTTGCAGCGACAGTCGCTACTTTGCTTAATTTTAGCACTGCTTCGCTTGCATTTGTTATACTGGTGGGGTTCATTTCAGCTCCTCTGGGCTTACTTCTTGAAGGTTTGGTTGAAAAAACCAACAAAAAACACCAAAACATAATCAATAAAAGTTTAGGGGAAGACGGTGAATAGATTAAATATCAATACATTTATGACCGAAAATGAAATTGATGAAGGTCTCATTAACGCAAAGTCAGCCTGTGTTTTGGTTCTAAATCCAAGTGGGGACGGTTCCATACTTGCAATAACAAAAAGAAAAGAATTTGAAAACATTGGATTGCCGGGCGGCAAAATAGATTTAGAAGTAAAAGAAACCGCAAAAGATGCTGCTGTTCGAGAGTGTTTTGAAGAGACTGGTATTTTAGTAGAAAAAAGTTCTCTCATTCCTCTGTATGTTGGACTTGGTCGGACAATGATATCTTTTACTTTTTTTGCACAAAAAATTGTTGGCGGCAAATTGCATTGCATGACCCGTGAAGGGTTGCCAATGTGGGTAAATGCCCAAGCTTTACTTAGGGATGAGTGTTCCTATAAGCACTACAATATGAAATTATTCGAAAGACTAATCAAAGCAGGGATTCCAATTAATACCTAAGGTATTGCACATATTACTTCAACTAAAATAGAAATGCAAAATTGCAGATTTCTATGAAATTTTGTTTCATTGCAAAAGACTTTAAAACTTAAAAAGTTTAGGCTATAGTACACGTACTATGACTGACAATTTCAAGCTCCTTTTTGCGACTGATATCCATTTGAATTTTGTTCATGAGGAAGGGATTAAGTCCTTTTGTCGAAAGATAAAAGCTCAGGAACCTTCGGCCATCGTCATCACTGGCGATATTGCCGAAGCACCATCACTTGTAGATTATCTTGGTTTCATGGATTACAACCTAGAGCACAGATGCCCTATTTTCTTTGTTTTGGGAAATCACGATTATTATAACGGCTCCATTGAGAACGTCCGTGAAACAATGGGCAGGCTTTTTACCTATGATGAAACCTCCAAGATGATTTTGGAGGCTCGTCTTGGCTGGCTCAATACTTCTGGTGTAATTCCTCTCACGGAAAAAATTGCATTGGTTGGTCACGATGGTTGGTATGATGGGCAATACGCCAACTGGTTTAAAAGTAGAGTATATTTGAATGATTATTTGCTCATTAAAGAACTTGCAGATAGTGCTTGTCCAACCAAAGAGCTTCGTTTTGCTAAAATTAACGAATTGGCAAAAGAGGCTGCCGAGTATATTGAAGAGCAACTTCATGAGGCTTTCAAAAAGTTTGATCATGTGTTTGTGGCAACACACGTTCCACCATTTAGAGAAAACTCTACTTATGACGGCAAAATATCCGATGATGATTGGATGCCTCATTTTTCGTCCAGGCACATGGGCGACATGCTTTTAGCAGTGGCTGATAAATATCAGCATAAAAATATCACAGTTCTCTGTGGTCACTCACATGGTGGCGCAGATAATCAAATTACACCAAATATTCGATGTGTAACAGGCAGGGCTCGATATCGTCATCCGGCAATTGACAAAATTTTTGAGATTGATTAATGGCACTCAAGTCTCAAACTAGCAATCCACTTCATGATAACCCGTGTAGGTTCATTGGCAAACTTCTGGTTTTGCCAGGAAGGTTCAACAATGAGCCCGTGCTTTTTACTCATGTTTGTTGGGATGATGACGGTAATGGATTTGATGGTTTTTTCCTGACGGGGAAGGAAATTAAAAACCACTACTTTTGCAGAAGAACATTTTTTCAATATTGTTGTGTTGCTGAGGAGTTTTACCAAACGGTTTAAACCAAACGCTGGGTATGATATTGTATGATGTGTACTAGTTGACTTCTAACCTGGAGCAAAATATGTGGAATGTACCCGAGTCTATCAACCATCAAATTGATGGTCTTAATGAGGCGTATATCAATGCTTGCGACCGCAAGGATTATGTTCGTTGTAATGTAATTCGTTTGGAATTGAGTCGAGTCTTGACCGGAAAGAAGCTGCTGATCCCGGCAGGCTTTAACTTGGGACCTGTTCAGGATTTGACAGAAAACATGGTATCGTAATACAAATTCTTTCTAAGTAAAAAAGCTTGGTATAGGGCTCAAAATGAGCCCTATAATTTTTGATCAACCTTAAGGAAACTAATAGATGGTTTTTGTTCGTGAGTATTTGAAAACCAAGTCTCTTGAAGACTTGGAGCGTGAGCATGGCGTCAAAGCTCGTGTGCACGAGTACAAGTTTTCATTGAACTATGACCATATTGAATCTCGTGAAGATGACTTACTGGCACAGCAGTGCCGTGGTCTTATTCTTCGACCAACCAAAATTCAAGAGTTGATTGATTTGACTCGTCCAATTGGTGATACAGTTATATTGGCTCGATCATTTGATCGTTTTTTCAACTATGGACAGTCTGCGGCTGCCGAAGTTGATTTTAATCATCCGGCAACTTCCTTCTATGAAAAGATGGACGGAACGCTTTGTATCGTTTATTATGATGATGTGAAGAATGAATGGCATGTTGCAACTCGCTCATTGCCAGAAGCAAACCTTCCAGTGGATGGATCTGGTGAATATACTTTTCGCACCCTTTTTGAGAAAGCATTAGAAGAAACTGTCGGCAAAGATTTTGAATCGTGGACATCAGCACAACTATTTCGTGACACAACTTACATGTTTGAATTAACCAGTCCTGCGAATCGTATCGTTGTTGAATATGAAGGACACAGCATTACTTTGCTTGCTGCTCGCAAAACGGCAACAGGTAAGGAACTTCGTCCGGCCTTTGTTCAAGCTCAGGTGAAGACGCCAACAGCAGAGCGTTATCGTTTTGGTTCAGTTTCTGAACTTGTTGATTTTGTTTCTTCATGTGATCCGATAAAGCACGAAGGAATTGTGGTCTGCGACCAGCATTTTCGCCGTATCAAGATTAAGAATGCCGGCTATCTTGCCCTGAACAAGGTTCGTGACTCGGTATTGAAGTCTCCTCGGGGACTCGTGGAGTTGCTTCTTTTGGAGAAGCTCGACGATGCACTGCCGCTATTCCCGGACCACGTTGTGGATCGGGCACACAAGTTGCAGGCATCATTCCGTGACCTGGTGGCAAACTATCGTGATGTTTACGAGGCTTGTCTTGCAGAGGTTGCAGCATGGAACGAAAGTCGGGGTTGGATCCATGAGAAGGGCTCCAAGGAGCATCGTAAGATGTTTGCGCTTGCTGTTCAGGCCCGAAAGGGATGGATGGCGCCGATGATGGAGCAGTACCAGGGCCGTGTAAGCGGTCTTGTCGATTGGATTCAGTCAAAGCGGCATGTTGATGGTGGTTGGTCAAACAGCTTCCTCGATACGGTTTTGCAACACCTTGAAAACTGAGGCTGAAAAGCTTCGGTTGTTCTTGTTTGAAACGACAACAATGATCAAACTCAAAAATGCTCTATTTAGAGTTTTCTATCTTTTATTTATGATGATTCCCTTGATGCTCTTACTTCAGGGGTTTTTTGTGATATTTTTGCCTGAACTTGTGGCGTCAATTATTGCTGTAACGCTGGCATACTTCATTGCGGACTTTGTTTCTTTTACGTATAAGTTTCAGAAACAGGTGGAAGAAGTTGAAAGAGAGCAAAATGAAGGATCTTCCAAGGGAAACGATTGAAGCAGCCTTTTTGGGAAAAATTTGCCAAGTTGTTCATCCAGTCACCCTTCCAAATCCAGAAGAATTTTGGTGTTATCCGTGAATATCGTTTAAAGGGATTTGGACGTACCTGGGTCGCTTCAAACCCCATTCCTTTAATCATCAAACAAACAGAAAGAGTGTTGGTTATTGACGTCGTTAGGGATATTACCGGCCCAATTCCCTCATGGGATGCGGTTATTCTTATCGAGGAGAAATTATATACTGTTTCAGTAGAAGCCTTAGTGTTGGATAAAAATGAATAAGTTGGAAAATGGGACTTTGGTTCGTTTTGTATTTCAAGATGAATATTTGGATCATTATGCCGACCTTTACGAATTAAATGAACCATCAGATTTTGAAATTGGTCACAACCCCACAGATATAATCAATTGGCTTGAAAGTTTAGTAGTATACCTTGATTTCGAATCGGTGAAAAAGGCCGATAAGCACGAGGATAAAGTTGAAGCCGAAACAGGTCGCTGGATGAGTCTTCGCTTTGCCACCCGAGGCATAATTGTTGATTGTTGGGTAGGTAAAGAAAATCTTTGGCACAAAGTTCTAATAGATAAAAAAACGGTTTGGACTCAACGGCAACATCTGGTAAAGTTATGCAACCCAACTCTGGAGAGTGAAGAATGATCTACCGTGAATTTTCCCATGAACAGTTGCTTAAGAAATTGGATGAAATGCGTGAAGAAAAGGCTGCTGCCATACAGCGAGTCCTTGAACTTGAAGACGAATTAAGACAAAAGAAAAGTGGCGCAAATCTTAGGGCAAATAAAAATAAAGCTCAAACAAAAAAATTCACTCACGATGCCCCGAGTGTCGAACCAAAAATTGCACACAATCCTAAGGATTGGATGAAGGTCGGCGCCTGGATCATTCTTGGGTTAATTGCCATGCCAGCACTATTTGGTCTTTTTAATGTCATCATGGGTCCCGCCGTATCATATAAATTTTTGTTTCTAGCTTTTCTTGGTATTTCTGCCTGGGTTGTATACCAAATTTTCGAATGAACTAAGTTAATAGATAAACAAATACGTTTATCGGACATTTGGTTTACTCCTTGGGGTGCGTGTGTTAACCTAAACCCAGAAAAGGAGTGTTCGGATGCCTCGACTTGTTACTGATATCACGCTTCGTCACTGTTCTCGTTGTCGCAAAGAATTGACCGACCCTGCTTCACGGGAGTGTGGTGTTGGGCCGATTTGTCGCAATAAGGATAATCATCTTTATGCCAAGACCATTCAGGCGAATTTGCCCGTTGCTGGCGCTCTAATTCTCGGCACTCATGCTGATCAGCTTCCTGTAGAACTACAGGAACGTTTTGAATCGTTTAAGGCTTCTTTTTTGAAGAAGTCCGAGCAAGTACAAAAGGCCAATGATGACATTATGGCAATGAAGTTGGCTGGCTCAGATTATCGTGATGAAGTCCGTGAGCTAGACTATTTTCTTAGCTACATGATGAGCGATACGCTCAGAGAGCGACTGATCAAGATTGTAGAAGCTCTTGGTTACATTGGTCTTGCCGGTGTTCTTGCTGGTGATGCCTCTAAATCCGAGGCAAGGGTTTGGTTTGAGAATGGACGTGTTTGGCTTGTTGGAACCGCCTGTAAGCCCGGTTTCTTCCAAATGAAGAAGATTCCTGGCATTATCACGCCACGATATCGTGGAGATAAAACGCCCTATTCGGCACCTGCTACTGAAGCAGAGCAGTTTTTTGAAATTGTCCGAAAGTTTTGGCCTTTTTACGATACTGACCTTGAAAACCTTATGGACCAGGTTGATACTTGGAAGAGTAAAAACCCTCAGCAGGTGATGCAGATGGTGCAAACGGTTCCGCCTCCACAAAAGAAGGCAACCGCCCGAATTCGTTTACGCTCTGAAGATTTTACCCTTTCCTTTCCTTGGAAGAAGGGTGAAAATATGTATGGCTTGATTAACGGACTTAAGCAAGTTCCATATGACGATCGAAAGTACAATCCTGATACTAAGTCATGGAGCTTCAAGTTGAAGCACCTTGAACACGTTCGAGCGCAAGTTGCAAAAGTTTTCGATGATGCGGTCGAAGAAGAAACTGAGCTTCCGACGCCGAATGACCTATATAAGCCCAGGAAGGGTCGTAATAGCCCCCGTCACAAGCGTCGATATACACGACGACACTGAGCCTCCGTAGAAAACTTCTTTCTTTTAAAAGCCGACTAGAGCTTTCTCTAGTCGGCTTTGTTTGAGAACGATGAGCAAAAAGAAAAAACAGAAAAAGGCTAAGAATAGGCGAAAAGCAAAACTGTGCAAGAAATTGCAAGTTAGAAATAATCGTCGTATAATCAAAAAGCGGCCAGCCCTAAAAGCCGGAATGCTTGTACAATTTGTGGGAGATCCATCTAATAATATCAGGCCCAACGAATGGGTTTTTAGTCGAGGTATTAGACTGTGGCCTGGGAAATATACAGCCGAAGAACTCCATCCAGCCTTCTCATCAAAATTTACCGAAAAACGAAGAGAGATCGAATATGTCAAAAGGCAAGATTTATTTGACAGCGTTGCAATGTTGATCAAAACGGAACGAACAACATATGCGGATCTTTGTCAGGTGCTTGTTGACGAACAACTTTGGTGGGTTCTTAGAAGTGACTTGAAGGGGCAGTATCATGGCTGATTTCTCTCCTGGAGACTTGGTGAAGATTTATTCACCGCCACACAAAGCGAGAAAAGGTGGGAAAAAACGGGCTCCGAAATATGTTGTCGTTTGCCGACCTGACCCAGGTGATGAAAGCAAGTTTTGGGGTTGGGATTCTGATGGAGCCAAAACTGGTTCAAGCGCTTTCGTTGTTACCCGAAAAATTGATCGCTGTGGCAATAATTGGTATGACATTCTTCTTGAAGAAAGAATGGTTCGAATCCGTGAAACTAATCTAAAAAGATTGTTTGAAAATGAAGCTGCCATCGCCTAAAGCTGGTGATATTTTTATATATTGGGGATTTCAGGGAGTTGATGAGAATTTCTCACGGATTCTTCTCTTGATTTCTGACCCCGAAGAGATTTGGGTAAAACCTGGCCAAATACGCCAGTTTAAATATAGTTTCTTACATCGAGAACAGGTGATACAGCGAGAGGTTGAGCTGTCTATTGTTTTAAGTGCCTGCGACCTTGTCAGACAAGGAAAAATCATCTGGAATCGTGTAGATCCAACAAACAATTATAAAAAATTTCAACAGCTCCTGGAGCTTGCGAGAAAGCAGTAGAGGAAAAATGACTTGGAAATTATATCTTGATGATGAAAGAAACCCGACCCAGGCTGGCTGGACCGTTGTTCGATCTTCTGTCATGGCAGTTGTTCGTTGTGTTGAACGTAACGAGCTGCCTGAATTGATGAGTCTTGACCATGATCTTGGTGAAAAAGATGATACAATGAGGTTTCTGAAAGAGCTTCATCACATTTGGGAAACCATGGGCGCAGACCCGGATAAAATTCCCAAATATGTGGTACACAGTGAAAATCCAGTTGGGGCCAAGAACATCATTTCTTTTATGGAATCTTGGAAAAAATCAGTCTTCATGTAAGAAATACATGTGTACAAACAAAACACGGGCTTCGGTCCGTGTTTTGTTTTGGTGGTTTATTCATTTTTCTCTTTGCTATAGAGTCATTCCCATGAGCAGAAGTCGAAAACTTACCAGAAGAAAGCGTCTTTTCAATGAAATGAAAAAGACTTTCGACCATGTTGAATTTGCTGAAAACGATGTAGAAAAGCTTTGCCACGACATGGAAAAAATTTGGAATGATGCTTCTAAAGTTTTGGGTGATTTGAGGTTCGATACAAAACTTGCCCACAAAAGGGTAAGAAAAAACTTTGATAATGCAAAAAAGACAGTAAAGCAAGGGGAAAATAATTCCTCTCAAAAAGAGGAGAAGAAGGCGTCGGTCAACAAAGAGTTGGCCAAAAAATATTGGAATAAAAATAAGCGCAAGGACGACCCGCACCCAAAGCATGATGTCGATTTTCGTGGTGAATCATTTCGTGATTATGTGGCAAATCTTGAGGAAGAAAACAAGAGGCTGAAAACGCAGCTTGTTGACAAAGTCGAGCAAAGGAAAACTGTTGACGCAATAGCCAACTTTTGTCTGCGTTTTGTTGCGTGGACGTGTGTTGTTCTTTTGGTTGGGTTGGTGGTTTTTGGAATGGTTTTTTTATTTTTATGAGGGTAAAATGAGGAAGTTTTTTCTGTTTGATGTGGAAACCGGCGGCAAGAACCCGAAAACCAGCTTGTTGACGCTTTATGGAATGGTCTTGAATGACCAGCTCGAAATACTTGACGCAATTGATTTAAAAATAAAGCCCAATAATGGGCTTTATAGCTTGACTGCTGAAGCGCTTTCTGTTCACAATATTGATCTTGTCGCACATGACAAAGTTGCCGTTCCAGAAGAGCAAGCAGCCAAAGAATTCTACGATTTCTCCTGCAAGCATTCGCTTGGAGTTACAAAGATGATCCCGGCTGGACACAATTTGTCGTTGGATATCCGCTTTGTGAAAAAACATTTCCTGAAAACGGATAATTCCGAGGGTGATTGCTGGGGGAGATTTTATTCTTACCGTAGATTGGATACAGCAACAATCGCCCACTATATGATTTTGACAGGTAAATTACCTGACACTCTTGATTGCAGCCTTCAAAGTCTTGCTACCTATTTTGGCTTTGATTATTCTAAAGCACACGATGCAGAATTTGATGCAAAGCTTACTCTCAAAATCCTTAAAAAACTTATTGGACTTGTGGATGGTGCGCCCGTATACTGATTTCAACAAAGGAGATTTATGAGATATCTTGTCGACTTAGATTCAAGAATCAAAATTGAAAAACCAGAAGAACAACTTGATCTTCCAGTTTATATAGTTTTTAGCGGAGAATTTAGTGAAGAAAGCGCTAAAAGATTTCGGCATGAACTTGAAATCGCAGAATCACATGCGATGAAGTCTAAACAGGATATTATTCCAATTGTTATTGATTCTTATGGTGGCTCTGTTTATGCGCTTCTATCAATGATAGATTCTATTGATCATTGTAAAATTCCTGTTGCAACCATTGTTGAAGGAAAAGCAATGTCTTGTGGAGCAGTTCTTTTCACATGTGGTGCGGAAGGACATCGTTATGTGGGCCCACACGCTACAGTGCTTATCCATGATGTTTCTTCATTTTCTTGGGGCAAAGAACCCGAGGTTAAAGCTTCGGCCGAAGAAACAACGAGGTTGAATAAACTTATCTATAGAAAGATGGCCAGTAACTGCGGTCACGATGATGAAAATTATTTCTATGATATTGTCACTCAAAAGAGAGGCGCAGATTGGTTCATTACTCCGGATGAATGTTTACAGCATAATCTTGCAAACCACAAAAGAATTCCTTCAATGAAGGTAAACGTTACTGTGGATTGGAAGTTTGGCTAAATAAAACTTTCCCGGTTTACAAATCGCCAAAAACTTGATAAGGTGAGTCATGGCACGTGTTAAAACAATTATTCGTACTTCCAAACAAACCCACCAGCTGTTGATGAATAACCAGAAGCACAATTAGAAATTGTTACTCGGGATAAATTAATAGCTTTGGCAGCAGCCGTAGCACTTGCAAATTCGGCAATTTTATTGCCATTCAAATCATATTGAATAGTTCTTTTTCGTGTTGGAGCAGGTTTACCAAACATTGGATTATTTTTACCAGAGACATCAGCATGATTTTTTGAAATTCGACGTTTCCATCCTTTATAATCTTTTGGACGTGGTCTAGGCTTGCCTTTAAGAGCTTTACGTTGTTTTGCTCTAGTTTCCTTTGAAGGAGTTTTGCCCCACTGAGGATTGTTTTTGCCAGAATTTAGTTTGCGTAACCTTTCTATTGTTTCTGGTTTATGTTTATATTCCTGTATTCCTTGGCCGCCCGAAGTGGCATTAGTTAAATTAAATTTCATTCTTTTTGCAAAAGCGATATAGCGACGTTCGGCATTTTCAATATAGGTTTTGTCAGCAGATTCCAACAAACCAACAATTTCAAATTTTTTCTTTTTAGTTTTTAATTCACGAATATAATTTGATTTAGGAGTTGTTGATTTTCATCTTCTGTTTATTTTACAATGCGAATTCCAAGTATGCGACTGAAGTCTTTCCTTTAAAGTTCTCCGAGTAATTCCTATGTAAAACACTTGACCTGTTTCTGATTCAAATAAACAATATAGTTTATACATTCAAACTTTTCCTTCAAGGTGATATGGTTTTATCATGGTAAGAAAAAAGGTCATTGTATGTGGGGATATTCACGGAATGCTCGATGAGTTGGTAGAACTCATTGAACTATGCGAGTATAACAAGGATAAGGATCGCCTGATTTTCGCAGGCGACCTTGTCGATCGTGGGCCCAAGTCGGCAGAAGTTGTCAGCTATGCCGAGGAGCTTGGAGCTGAAATTTGCATCGGCAATCATGATGACAAGTATATCCGCTATCGTCGTCACGAACAGAAGAAAACCCATGTGGGCCGCAAGCATTATCGCAACCCCATATCGCTCTATGGACACAAGCAAGAAGTTTGGCAATCATTAACCGATAAAAATCTTGACTACCTTGAAGCCGGCAAATATTGTGTCCCTATTTGGGAATATAATGCTTTGGTGGTTCATGCTGGTGTTTTGCCGAAAGATGAGCCTTGGGACAAACGTGACCGTGAGGAGTACATCTTTACTCGATATATCGACAAAGATTCTTATCAGCAATTGAGCCTTGGGCCTGGGTTTACCAAACCAGAAAATTCAGTCCATTGGACTGAAGTTTATGATGGGCACATTGACATCATTTACGGCCACGATGTACGGTCTTTTGATGCTCCTGTTGTTGATTACAATAAAAAAGGAGCACGAATGATCGGACTAGATACTGGTTCATGTTTTGGGGGACGCTTATCTTGCATCATACTTACCCCAGAGAACCCTCAAGGTGTTTTCAAAAGTGTAAAAGCTAAGAAATGCTGGAAGAAGTATCAAATTGTAGGGGATGATCAATAAACGTCTAAATGATTGGGTGGCAGGAGACCTGGTAAAAATTACCAGAGAGCATTATCTCTCTAAAGGTGATCCAGATGGCGTTTGGCCAAAAGTCTTTTTTAAGACAGAAAGCGGTTCTTGTATCGAATCTAATTCGACAATTCCTGCCGGGACTGTTTTGATGGCTTTGGATTCTAAACCCCAGGATGGTGATCAAGCCTTGATAAGAGTTTTGTATGAAGGCGAAGTGTGGGTAGCAAATTCCAATAACGTAGCGAGAGAATCATGTATTGGTGCAAAGCAGGAGAAATGCTCATTGTAAATGCTTTTTATGATGATATTCATGAGAAGTATTTTAACAAGCTTGAGTTTGCCGGCTTCGCTGAACCAGCCTTTGTAACCGCTTATGTTAAAGGTGGCGGTAATTTTGTGCGTATTCCTCATGGCTCAATCGTACTCGCACTTGAAGGCTCTGTTGCTCCGTTTTTTGAATCAGATCGCATCCGATGTCTTTGGGATGAAAGAGTCGTCTTCATAAAAAGAAAGGCTTTGAATAAAATCAATGTCAGTGAAAGTTTTTAGGGGAAATTTGTTCGATGCTGTCATGGAGCAGCGGGTTTTGGCTCACGGGGTAAATTGTGCCGGTGCCATGGGCAAAGGCATCGCTGTCGAATTCAAAAGACGGTTTCCGCAAATGTACGAAGCTTACCGTCATGAATGTAAAGAAGGCAGGATAATTCCTGGAATGGCTTGGCTTTTTGAAGACTATGAGACGATTCTTTTTCATAATTCTCTTGGTAGAATTGAAGAAAAAGAGGCTGTCTCTACCTGGGTGTATAATCTTGCCATCAAATCACATTGGCGACTTCCGGCAACGTATAGCGCAGTCGAAAGCAGTCTCAAAAACATGGTACGATCTTTACAGGAGATCAACTTAGAAAGAGCCAAATCCAACTCTGAACTGAAAACAGTGGCAATGCCATGGATTGGTTGTGGTCTTGGTGCCCTTGACAAGGGCTTGGTTAAAAAACTTATGGAAAAGGCCGTTAAGGACACAAATATTACTATAAACGTATATGAATTATAAGCTTTTGAGGATCGAATATAAAAAATGGTGCCCTCTTCCCGGTTCCTTGGTTGGTATCAAGGGACAAACTGATTTATGTGATGACAAGCAAGGGAATTGTCATCCAGTAGCCAGTGCCAAAAATGGTTGGCAGTGGATTCCTGAGTCAAAGGCTGGACAGCCAGTTTTACTACTTGGATTTTGCAATCCTTGGTGTATGAGAATTCTTTCACGAAAAGGCATCTTTGATACGAATATAAACAATCTTGCATTTGTGTTAGTGTATGATGAACAAAAGCCTGCCAAAGAAGAAGCAATTTGAATCTGGGCAAATTGTTTATTTTACCCATCCATTAAAGTTAATGACTCGTGGATATGGGCAACGTATCTTTTTGGCTACTTCCAAATCTTCTTCGGTAACCGAAGACAAGAAATGGGCAGCAGAGAGTATTGATCCAAGCGAGCCTGGAATTTTGGATATTACTCTTGGACCACTGTCGAACCCGCCACAAGAAGGTTGTGGAATGGTTCTAAATTTCTGCTTTGAGCAGAAGCACGGAGCTGGAACTTGGTATTATAAAGTCTTATTGCAAGAACGATTATATTGGATTGCATCTGAGCATTTGACAACCGCTACCGATGGAGAAAAACATGTCTGATCCTCATGGGAGGGATTTTATTCCAATGCCACCCAAGAAACCGAAACATTTTTCGCCTATCAGGCCATTCAAATATCTAATTTGGCTATGGTTTTGGGCTCTTTCTGGTATGATTAAATGGGGTTGGTATGAAGTAGATAAATCTGGTGGGGATTTGGCTCTGCCAATGATTAATGCGATTCTTCTTTATGGTGGTATGTTACCTGCAATAGTTGCAATGTCTCTTGGTTTGTTTGGTAAATGGATTGCTTTGGCAATAGTTGTTTGGGTTTTGATAAATTTGGGCGTATATTTCATGTTTCATCTCAACGAAGAAGAGGGTAGAACCTATTGGAGAAATAAGCTCAAAAACTGAAAATAAAAGTCACTTATCAATGTGGATACTGTTCGTTGTATACTCTACTTGTTATTTGAGGAATGTTTCCTCAGAAAGGTAGAGAAAGATGGATAAACTTAAGACAGTAGCACTTTGGGGTGGGCCAGCGGCAGCACTTCTTTGTTTGCATCTAGCAGTCTGGGGCGTTCCAAATCTCGCAGTCGCAGCATTGCTTGTTGGCGGTGGATTGGTGCTTTCCTGGGGTGTTCCAAAGCTTGTTAAGTTTGTAAAAAGCAAAGTTAACAAATAATTAACAGAACTCATGAAGAGTCAAGGCTCGAAAAGAGCCACCATTTGGGAATAGTATAATGGTAAAACGCCGGGTACATTGGTAGGTTTATCATTAAACCATTCTCTTGATTGCGGGTTCGTCTAATGGCAAGACAACCGACTCTGGATCGGTTAATGTGGGTTCGACTCCTACACCCGCAGCCAAGTATTTGCTTTTTAAGCAAATGCTAATCAGTGTCATACGGTTCTTATAACCAAGATTGAAAAATTGGTCGGTCAGCAATCGCTTCGGGTTTTTTATTTGTCTTGAATTCCAGCTGACAATTTGGTATAATGCCTTTATGGCTTACTACTACGAAACCACAAACAAAATTGAGTCACTTCGACCAAGGCATTGGGCTGATACTGCCATCTTCAAAGTCTGGCCAGAATCCCCAGACTTGGTCGTAAAACACGACAAAATTTTATTTAAATGGACAGTAGAAAAGATTCGTACTTCACATATTCGTGAAAGGAATAATGTTCGTGGCGCTTACGCTATAAAACTCACAAAGAAGTTTTCTTTGGATGATGGTCTTACCTGGCGGGAAGATAACCACACCAAAAGATATGAACGGGAGGCTGTTCGTTCCTCCTCTGATAGAAAGCTTGTTGAGTTGCTTGAAGAAGCTATTCAAATTAGCAAAAAAGAAAGAGCAAGGCAGCGTGCTCGTGAACGAGCAAGAAATCGTCGGGCTGAATTAAAGAGAGAGGCCGATAAAAAAGGCATTACTATTCAAGAGCTTAAGGCTAGAAAGAAAAAAGCTCGAAAGAGCCAGGCTACCAAAAAAGACGTAGAACAGTTGAACAGAAAGATTCAGGTTGGTCCTGTTCTAAAAGAACTCCAAGATGAAATCAATTGAGTCATGGAGAAGCTCGATTCGGGCCAAGTTAAAATTACGCATGTTAGCCGCTATACGAGCAGGCTGCAAACTGCTGTTGACATCCTAAAGGAATGGCAAATATGAGTTATGTTATTAAAGACGGAAGCTACTATTCCATCCCAAAACTTTGGGATAAATCCAGACAGACGAGCATCTGGCAAGAGTTTCCAAAAACGCCAGGTGAAATAAGAAAATTTAACAAATTTTGGCTCAAGTGGGAGTTTGTGAGTGGCCACTATGGCAGCAAAACTATTGGTTTTTATAGTAGAGATAAAGGCAAAACTTGGGTTGAAATTGACAACCTCCAAGACTATAAAAAGCCGTACTATAAAGAACTTCTTTTGGAAGTAGAAAAAGCTCAAAGTGAAGCAATTAAGGCTCACAACCGTGCAATGGCCCAAGAGCGCCGAGAAAAACTAAAAAAGGGAGCAAAAAAAGCTGGACTATCCCTGAAAGACTATAAAGCACGTCTTTCTGTCAAGAGGAAAGAAAATAGGAAAGCCAAAAAGCAAGACGAAAAGGCTGCAAAAGTGGCGGCACAAACAAACAAAAAAATGAAATTGGCTGCCGCCCTAAAGGACTTGCTTGAAGTTGCCAATCTTCTTCAGGAGCAATTACTGGATGGAACGGAATTAAATCTACGCTATCTCAACGATCGACTTCATAAGATTGACCAAGTTACAAGGTATTTGGAAACATGGGCACAACGAAAGAAAAGAAAATAGCAGAACAGGTCCATCGAACGAAAAATCTCATTAAAGCTGGGAGAAAACTTAGAGACTACAGAGACCGAATTGACGAAATTATTCGTATAATCAATTCGGGTAGGGAGTTTAACGAGGACATCGCCGATGAGTGTATCGATATTGGAGTGACAATCCAAGGTCTGTCAAAGCTTCTAAGGCCAATTTCAATTGAGGGCAAGGAAAAGAACCGGCAGAAAAAGATCAGGGCTCGTTGGAAGCTTAAACACGCTCAGGCCATAAAAAAGGACGATAAGGGCTGGATTAAAAAATATTCAACCAAACATCGATATGTAAATTATGGGTACGAGGGTCCCTCTGAAAGCTTTTTACAAGATTATTGTTCTGATATTTAGTTGAAAAAGCTTCATCTTCGCCATATTTATTTCATGACTTGCGCAAGTTGGAGTAAACAATGACAAAGCTAAACAAAGAACAATTGCTTGAAACTATCAGAGATACAATTTACGAAGTTCTTGAAGAAGAACTTGATCACAAGATCAATGAAGCCAAAAAAACACAAAATCGTCGTTTGAATGAGAGTAAAGCAAAAAGGGTGAGAGCCCGTAAGCAGCTTAAAGCATTGCAAGAAAAAAAAGATAAAGTAAAGCAATTGTATGCAAAGCTCCAAAAGAAAGAAAAAGAGCTTAAATCATCTAAATAGCCCATACTACAAAGTGTCAAAAAATAAATGTATAATCCGGATAGCCTTTTGAGTTTATCCGGATTTTTTTATATGCTACCGTAGAGATAAGTTCAGATACTAAGAACTATCCACGGAGTGTAAAATGAGCAAATCAGAAGAGTCTGGTGAATTTCAAACAGAAAATTTCATCGACAAAGAAGCCCGAGAACAAATTGACCGCTTGCGCAGACGTCTCGAAGGTGCTCATTTAGTGCCACCGTTTTGGGTTCTCGTGAAACAATGTTTTCAATCCATTATTCAATGGGGAGGCTGGGAAATTTTTGGAATAGGTTCATTTGTTCTACTAGGTCTTGCAATCTTGGTCTTAATCATTTTTACAACTTTCAAAGGATGTGAAAATCTTCACATGGACCTAAGGGAGCAAAGTGCTGCGGCTGAACGAGAACAATATTCGCCTTCTTGTGAAGCACTTGGACTTACTTTTACTGGCATAACCAAAATCTCTACTTCTCGTGGTATTAGTAGTGACGGCCGAATTGTTTGCACTGGCTCAGGACGAGTTGTTACGATTGACATCAATGATATTGATGAGACCGAAGTCCAAGTGATTGGAGAATAAGAAGAATGTCAATCTCGTTTTTCAGGACCATACAGATGACCGAATACAACCCAGAAAATTATCCAATTTCAGAATCGTGCCCGGTCAGAAGGATTGTTCGACCTGGTGATGAATTGTTTGTATTTTGTTCTTCCTTCTATGTGAAGGCTAAAGTGCAAGATGTGACCTACGTTCACAATTTCCCTGATTTCATTGGAGAGCGGAAAAATAGTACCTGGATCATTTGGGATGAAAATCCCGAAACAAACAGATCAATTGATTTGGAGGCTCTAAAGGGAACATTTATTTATAATATACTCCCTTGGGTTGATTGGCCCATTGGACACGCTGCTTATATTGGTGATGATGCGTTTTTTACTTTGGATGAAGCTCGACGAGTCTATGGTCGATTCTCCAAAAGAAAAAAACATAGGCGAGCAAAAACATACCTTCGGCAGACAATGGGGTTTATCTCTGGAACCCATAGAATGAACGGTCACCCAGGTCCAAAATGGCCAAAGCTTGAAACATATTATAGAAAAATTTACGTATAGAAAGATTTATGATTAAAACACCTTACCCTTGGCGAACACCACCCTCAACTCCGAGAAGAGACAGTTATCGTACAGCACCGTGTCGTTGCGCAAATTGTGATAGCGAAGAAAATACATTAGGGGTTGGACGCTGGATGAACGATTACAAGTTTAATAGTCCAGGAAAATTGGTTTTATGCAAGACCTGTTTTGATAAGCTAAGACACGACATAGAAGAAAGAGATTGTGTTCATGGCCTAGGTAAGAGACTTAGAATTTTGTTTACTGGAAAACTGCTATGACCGACAAAACAACATTAGGCGACAGAATGAAACTGTATGAAGCATCGTTCAAGACCGTGCTTCCGAATCGTATGCGGGCCAGGGACATGACATGTCCGCAAAAACTTGTATGAACATGCTGAAAAAAGATTTTGCAGACGGCAATCTCACCAAGAAAGATTTTATCGAATATTGTAATAGATTTGCAGAGCTTCACATGGTAGAAGCTGTCATGGCCACCACCCGCCATAATTGGCATCCCACGTCAGGAACAGGTAGTCAGGGTGCAAACTGGAAAGAAACAGTTGAGTTTCATCTCAAGATGGCCATCTGCGGAGCTAAGGCAGCGATTGAGAAAATCCTATATTTTGACGAAGGATTGGATGAAGTTTCCAACGAAGAATATGAAAAACTGGAAACGTGGGATCGTGAAGCTGTTGATGAAATCAAACATTTCAAAAAGCTTTTGAAAAAGCTTGCAGCGGTAGATTATCCTAAACAACATGTGGAAATGGAGAGACGACACAGCGAAGAGTCCTAATGTTTCTCTTCCAACTCCTGGAAAATTACTAAGAGTTATCCAGAAGTATCCTTTTGATCATAACCATGTTATGGATATTGGTTCGTATGTGCTTTTTCTCTTTTCTGAAAAGGCTGCACTATGTGGTCCACCTTGGCATAAAGATAAAAATATCGATAATGAGCTATGGCTTTTTCACTTCTTTGTAGGTGGAGAACCGGTAAGTCTAAGATGGTATGAAGAAGTGCCGATACCGCCCGGAAAAAACAACACAGGGGTTGTGGTTGTTCAATTTGATTGGACCAATTATTGGGAATATGTCTCTGGAGAGAGTTATGAGATACAAAGCTGATGATCCTAAATTTGAAAACTATAAAGTTGAATTAAATGGCAAAATTGAGCCAGATGCAGTTGAGGCGGATGACCAAGAAGGCTGGGTCAAGATTGAAAAAGAAAAGAAAACCTGGTCGAAAACTTGGGTCGAGCGTAAAACTCTTTACGGAAAAGTGTTCATTGTTAGGTTTGAAGATTTTGATAGCAAAGAACAGTAGAATGAAGCTGCACTCGGAGAAACAACTTGTCTTTTGATGATATATTTTCTAGAATAGCACCTTACAAAAAGAAGCCAAAGCGCAATCAAGAAAAAAAGGTTGAAGAAATTTTGCAATGTATGGGTCTAAGACAGGGTAGGATTTATACCTCGAACAGGTCCCTAGTATGGGTTTATGGAGATGTGACGAATCCAGAGTGGATGGGTCAACGCAGCCTTGACAAAACTTCTTTTACTATGGTGTCTTCACCCGGCGACATTTTTTTCTTTGTTGATTATGTTTTACTTCGTTGGTATGATGAACTTGAGAAAAGAACATACTGGCTTTATTGTTTTAAATTCATCGTCAATGACAAGGTTGTTTATTTTCCAATACCAAGCAAAATTCATAAAAATGAAATAGAAGATGAAATTAAAAATTTGTTTTGTGAGGCAGTTTGAATCTAGAGATTATAGCTTCAAACTTGAGAAAACCAAACAAATCAAATAAGTTTATTCAATTGACATCATTTTATCGTATGCATCCAATTTGGTTGCGTACAACTTATCAAGAGTTCCGTTTCGTCTGAGTATCTTGAACGTTAGATTTTCTACTGAGTATTCGCCGCCAGATTCAAGACCACCCTGTCTCATCTTCTTAATTTTTTCCGACATTAATTCTGCGGCTTTAATAGCACCGTCGTAATCCCCTTCTTTAAGTTTGTCAACAACAAGATCGTCGATCAACCTCATGATTACTTTTGCTTTATTTTTTATCGCCAATTTGTCGATGTTTGGACTTTGCGGTTTTGGTTCGATTACCCATTCATCCATCAGTACAGAGTACACGCCAGAGGAAAAATGCTCTCCTTGAGCATCTTCAACATATATTTCGACGTCAAAACCATGGATGGTGATGTCGTGATAATCATTCCACAAACTTTTTCTTGCTTTGAAATATTCTTCAACAAGATCAACGTTTTCATCAACAAGGGTGTAGTCGATAACGAGATGAAGATCGACATCACTGTATTTTGACCAATTGTAGTTGGCAAGAGAGCCGGTAAACCTAATATCTTCAAGCTCTGCCCATGGAATGTCAAGCTCTTTATAAAAATCTTCAGCAAGGGTAAGAAGCCTTTCTCTAATTTCAGGCTTTAGTTTCTTATCCTTCGTCCAGATATCGTCATTCAGTTTTTCTTTAACTGAAAGGCTTTTGATGTCGATACTCACGAGGATAAATATCAACACTTGGTCAAACTTGATTTATTGTTTGCTGTTTATCCTGTAAAATGAAGCTGTAACACTGAATGAGATTGTTTCACTTGGGTTTGGGCAAATTATAATGGGTGGTTGGACGTCACTTAAGACACAAGATGTTCTTCTTACGCCACTTTTGGTAAAAAGTGCGGATATCTTCACCAAAAATCTGCTTGCAGATTTTAATCAATGGTTGCAACTAAAACATCAAGGGTTGCCTGAAATAAACCCCATTCGACCAATTGGCTCTGGCAATTATTATGAAGAAGATATTGAAGAAAACCCCAATAATGTTTATGGGGACATTGATTATCTAATTGAATATCCAGTGATTGAATACTCCGATGATGAGCGAAAAAATGAAGTAATATCTGCAAAGTTCTACAATAAAAAGTTGTTTGAATTTTTCAGAGAAATCAAACCCCGAGGCGTCGACATTGAAGAATCAAAAGGTGATGCGGCGACGACTCCTGTGATAATTGCTGAAATTGAACCAGGGAAGTATGTGCAAATTGATTTTTTTGTCACACACAAAAAGTATTCCAATTGGGCTAAATCCAGATTCACTCCAATTAGAAACGTAAAAGGTTTTGTGTCTGGTGGGCTTTATGCGGCACTCGCAGAAGCTTTAATGATGAGCATTGGAGATAGAGGCGCTCGTGCAAAGCTTCAAAAGGGTGTTCTAGTTCCTTATAGAGTTCGTAAACATACTGAAGAAAAGGTCGCATCACTGAATTTTGAAAGCCTATTTCAGGATATTGTCAATTTCTTTATTCAGGCAAAATATGGAACCATCAAAGACAAAACAGTTAGTGCAAAAATTCCTGGAGTAAATGTCGATAACTTATCTGTTGAAGGGATCATTCAAGGAATAAAGTCTCTCGGGGATGCCTTGGAAAAGGCCGGCATTTTTGATGGCGGGACATTGCAATACAATTCTTCTGAAGAATTTGTTGTTGCGGTAGCAAATAATTTTATTTCTAAGATGGACAGTGTCTTGAACAATAAAAAATTTGAAAAAGCAGATACAGAAATAGCAATAAAAGCCAGAGATAAAATCTTTCAAACTGCTGCCAATGCTAAAAATACCGTAAAAAATCTACTACTATAAATTTTGATCAAATATGCATTATTCGGTTGATTTTCCGATTTTCGTGTGGTATAAACTGATATCACTGGAGTAATGTCATGTATTACAAATACCCTCGGACATATCATTGCCCCTGGAGTCCTGGGGGGACTCGGGACGACAGCATTCTTGAGTCGATGGATCATTTTGTTGGCAAAAAGGTAGTAGTAACGGAGAAGATGGATGGCGAAAACACAACCATGTATAAAGACCATATTCACGCAAGAACAACATCTTCGACGAACCACCCCAGTCGAAACTGGGTTAAGGCACTCCAAGGGCGTCTATCTCATCATATACCCGAAGGATGGCGAATCTGCGGAGAAAATCTCTTTGCCAGACATTCAATTGCCTATGAAAGACTCAACTCATATTTCCTTGCATTCTCGATCTGGAACGAAGAAAACATCTGCTTAGATTGGGGTTCTACGGTTGAGTGGTGTCAACTACTCGAAATTGAACATGTTCCGGTTTTGTATGTGGGGCTCTATGATGAAGAGGCTATCAGAGCATCTTGGTCGCCCCAGAATGGCGAAGAAAATTCTGAAGGGTACGTCATCAGACTTTATGATTCCTTCGCTTATGACGATTTTAGGGAATCTGTAGCAAAGTATGTTCGTGCTAATCATGTAACTACCGACGAAAGATGGGAACGAAATTGGACTCCCAATTCTCTTAAAGAGAGTTGATATATGTTGCAAACTTTTCTTTTTTTCTTGGTAGATATATAGTGCTTTTTTTATATAAAAAAGCATAAATGTGCTGTAAAACTTTTTGCTTAGTAATATTGATTGTACATTGATTAATTGATGTCGGCATACCATGCCCAGCGAGGACTTGAGCCATAACTTCTAAAAATTCTGGGGACCCTGAATATATAGACCAACGTTTAGTCCGTCCAGACTTTTGCTTATAAAAACAGCCATCCGCATCAAATACCCCTCTTATGAAATGTCGTTGAAGATGCGGTTTTAATGTTTTGGGCCATTTGAGTGTTTTGCTTTTGGCTTGAACGCATCCTAACTTCGTTAGAGCTTTGCACAAATGCTTACTTCCAATTCTTATTGAAGCTATTGAGCCATCAATAATTTTGATGGGATGTTTTGAATCAAGTGCCCTTTTCAATGAAAATAAGTGATTGTAATCTTTAACTGCAAGGTTCACAACTAATTCGTACCCGTTTTGATATCCATCTCCAAACAAAAAGCCTAACCAATAGGCTTGTATTTCTGAGTCAATGATGTCAAAGAAGGCATTGTTAATAGGATATTGCCGTTGCGCACATGATACCGAACAAAATTTGCCGTTGCCCCTATTTTCATACGCAATATTTTTTAATATAAATTTATGTTTGCAAGAATTGCAGTAGCGTACATGTTGTTTTTTTCTGAATCTATTTGAACAACTTCGGGAGCAATATTTTTGTGCTGAGTATCGTGGTTGGAACTCTTGATTGCAATGCAAACACATTCTATCAGTTCTTCGTTTTTGAGTTCGAATATATGATGCACACTTGCGATTACAAAATCTTTTAAATCTATCTCGTGGACGATTTATCTTAATGGTAGAATTGCAAGACTCACATATTGGCTCCTGATATTTCATGTGTATGAATATGGCTACTAACGAAAGAATCATGTTCAAACGATAAACATACTGGTTTACCACGCATTCGTGCTAATCACGTGCAATCAGATTCACATTGGATGTTCCAAGAAGTTGTCCCTAATAAATTGAGGCAATGGTATATCCTCAGCATGTTGAGACTGACCGATAAGGTTGAAACATAAACCAACAAGCCCTATACTTGTCTAGTGGAGCTTTTATTACAGAGGCGTTTTCTCGGTGTCAACAATTTTGACCTTCTGGTAAAGAGCCCAGGAGAGTTTGAAAAGCGTCGTTCTACATTTGTAGGAAAAACATCGCAGGAGCGAATTGTTATTCCTAGTAGCGACTATTGGGAAATTTGCCAGCTTTATCGACGACCTTACAGACGTTTTCCACCAGCTCCATTCAGAAGAGCTTATGAAAAGGTTCTAAACCCGGAGGATGAAAAGGGTTTCTACCTTCCAAAAAATTTTCCGTGGCGCATGGTGATGCCACCAAACATCTATAAAAAGGAACTTCAAGCAGTCGTCCAAGAACTTTGGGACGACTATCAAAACTTAGATCTGAGTTATTACTTCGGTCCCTTTAAAAGACATTCTGTCATTTTTAAGTCCCTGGGACGTACAGCAGTCGATGTAAAAAAATACGAAGAATTTGTTTCCGATGGGAATGAAAGTTCCAGCAAGGTCGTTTTACAAAGCTTTGCGCCTGCCAAGCAGCACAAGGGTATTTACTTTGCTTCAAAAATCAACTATGATCGATTTTCATCGATAACAGGTCGTTTGACTGTTAAGAATGGTCCAGGCATATTACATCTCCGCAAGGACTACCGCCAAGTCCTTACATCTCAATGGGGTGATGAAGGTGGGATATATTATGTTGATTTTAAATCATTAGAACCAAGAATATTGCTTGCACTCAAAGACGATAAGCTCAAAGCGCCCAAAGACCTTTACATGTTTGTGGCTGAAGAAATGGGTCTTGATGAAGATGTCGATCGAAAATCGATTAAGACCGCTATCATTTCCATGATTTATGGTGCTAGTGATGATGAGTTAATCAAAAAGCTCAGAGATAAAATTGATTACCCTGAACAATTCGTAAACTCCATTAAGGAGCATTTTGGTGTAGAAGAACTTCGCAAAAAGCTACAAGAAGAGTACAAAAAAAATAACGGCAAGTTCATCTACAATATGTACAGACGTCCAATATTTGCAGAATCAACACCACCATACGTGCTTGTGAATTACTTCATTCAATCGACAGCGGTTGACGTTGCTCTAAATGGCTTTTCGAACATAATAGAAAGACTGATGGCATCGGATGGCTTTTCTTATGTTAGGCCACTGTTTGTATTGCACGATGCTCTAATATTAGATGTTCACAACAAGGCCAAACACCTGTTGCCAAAGATGGCCAAAGCTGGCTCGATCAATATTCCAAAATTTGAAGGAACGAGATTTTGGCTGGATATTGAGCAATTAAGCTGAAGAAACTTTGTTCTTCTTTGGACAACCGAGTAATATCTCTACATGCTTTATTTGTCAGCTAAAGAGGTATGAAATGAGTGAAGAAAACAAAAAAAATCTAAGGCTTAGCGATGATGCGATTGCTCTTGTAAGAGAACTCGTACAGCTTTCAATTCTAACTGGCACGAACATTGTTGACCACATGCGTGCCATCCGCCTTGAACTTGTTGATGGCGCTGTGTATCCAACAGAGGAATATGTAAACGCTTACAATGCTCAGATTGAAGAGCTTACACGAAAAGCAGAAGAGGTACAACAGAAGATGCAAGAAAAGGTTGCAGATGACTCTGAGTCAAACGTCAACTGACGGCTGCAATTCCTTTAATTCGTTCCAGAAAACGTAACCAATGCCTCTTGTGGTGAATACTTCAATTGCGTTTTGTTTCGATCGTTCTTCTTTGATTCTGAAATCAGCAACTCTACCCGTGGCAAATACATTTTCGCCGACGGGTATTGTTTTTTTATAGGTTCCAAGCCTTCCGACTTCTCTTTTAAAGAAATGAAGGTGAACGTAGTCCATATGACTATAGGTTGAACAAACCTGAAACAGTCTGCCTCTAAGCTTTGCTGAGAACTTAATCGAATACATTGGCAGAACTTTCATATCTTTAATGTTTTGGAATTTGGATGGCAGCCGGTTTTGGCGCCATCTTTTTATGGCATTCCATACATTAGGTTTGTCTTTGTCCATAAGATGATGATGTCATCCACATTTTAGAAAGTAAACAGGTTGAATGCATCAGGCCAACATGTTAGATTGGCTCCGATTGTTTTGGAGTTGGTATGGAAGTTATTGTGTTTTTGGTAACATTTTGCGTAGCATTTGGCATATTTGCGATTCCTGCATACTTTGTTTTGCGAATGGTTGCAGGTGAACTCTTGTTGCTCCTAAATGGGAGCTGGTTTCTTGGGAAAAGAAGGGTATTGCTGATTACATCCTTACTGTTAAAGATCCAAAGAAATCTGAAACGCTTCAAGTGAGAGGGTGGTCAACTATATGGCACCATTACCCCGACGGAGGTCGAGTCGGCGTATTTGGTGAAGATAAACTTTGTGAATTCTTCGAGAAAGTTATCTGGGAAGAGTCGGATAACAATGGCAATCTCTCAAACCGAAGGTGATATATGTACACTGCAATAGTTCTCGACGAAGAAAGTAGAAAGCGGCTCATAAATCGTTTTATTCATCTGGTCCCAGCAGGGTGGGACGTTATTGCTCATCACATGACCATCAACATGGGCCCGATTGGTAAGGGACCAGCAGACCCTAGTTTGCTCGGTACGCCGGCTGAATTAACCGTGGTGTCAGTTGCAGCCGATGATAAAGTTTTGGCCGTCGGGGTCACCTCTGACGTCCCCAGTAAGAATGAAAGACCCCACGTGACGGTTGCGGTAAATCGAGCTGGGGGTGGTAAGCCGTTTATGAGCAACAATTTAAAGGATTGGGAGCTGCTAACTGATCCATTTGATCTTTTTGGTACAGTCCAGGAGGTGGGATAGTCTATTTATCCATGTGAACATAGAACAGAGGAAAGAAACCTTACCTGAAAAAATCTTTCTTCTTTTCTTTTCTATTGTATTCATATTTGCCGCTGGACTGCTTATCGTAGCAATATATTCGTTCATATTTTTCTTGTTGTTGTGCAAAACTCTCTATGAGCTTTTTTTGTTTGCAATTAGAACTGTGTTTAGCCGTGAATCACAAAAAGAAACAAATAAGATCAAATTTTAGATCGGCTGTTTTAAATGTGAATGATATTTGATTTCAATGAGAAAGTTAGCCTAAGCTATTAGGCATTGGAGTACAAACTAGCTATCATTTTCTAATGAAAGAAGAACAAATTATTAAATTATACTTAGACGGATGCTCTATTTCTCATATAAAAAATGAGCTTTCTACCAATTTGATAACACTAAAGGATATTTAGAAGGAAATGTTTGGTGGGTACATAAAGATGTCAATAAGATGAAATTTGATTTGCCTTTAGAGAGATTTTTAACTTTATGTGACAAGGTGGTGCAGTGTCAAAAAAATCTATAAGATACAATTTTCGGAAAGAGGTTTTTGTGCGTGATAATTTTTCTTGCAGAATTTGCGGCAAGCGAGATTTGGTTTTAAAACAAAACCCTCAAAAATATAATTTTGTTAGCGAAATATTAGATTGCCATCACATAACAAATAGAAATGAAATAGAAAACGGTGGATACGTTAAAGAAAACGGTATTTCTCTCTGTAAAGATGTTTGTCACCTAAAAGCTGAAGAATATCTCCAAGGATCCACGCTTCACGAAGGTTTTTCTCCGGTAGAACTTTATTCTAAAATAGGCTCTAGTTATGAAAGAGCGGTTAAAGCAAGCCAAAGACTGGATTGACAGGCTACTTAAGCCTTAGAGGGTTATTGTTATGGAAATTGTACTCGCAGTATTTAGTTGGATTGTTACCATTTTGCTTCCACTTTTGATTCTTTCGGTTCCTGTTGATCTTATTGTTTCGAAAGTTAAAAAAGATTGGAAAGGTTCAAAAGCTCAAAAATGGTACCGAAGAGTTCAGCTCGTTTGTCTTGGGCTTTTTGTGCTAAGTTTATTGGTTGCCGTGGTGTTGATGACCGGAACATTTTAAAGGTTTACAACTTAGAAGCTATATGCTATAGTGAGCATAGTTTGTAAAGTGTGAATGGACCCATGGTGAAAGGGACATCACAGGAGCCTCCTAAGCTCTTATTCCAGGTTCGAGTCCTGGTGGGTCTACCAAATGTCCCCGAAGCTCAATTGGAAGAGCAGTCGGCTTCTACCCGACCGGGTGTAGGTTCGAATCCTACCGGGGATGCTAACCTTTGTTTGGAGAATAAAGATGTTGAAGAATGATCTACAGTGGAGGTGTCTTTACCTGTTTTCCTGAACGAACAGAATCTTTTGTAAAGGAATCAGTAAAGTCACTAAAAATAAAGTTTGGTATTGATCCAACAAGAAATCGTCTTCATTTGGGACACTTTGTCCCTCTAAGAGTTTGTAGAAAACTCCAAGAACAAGGACATCATCTTGATCTCATTCTTGGAACTCTGACAGCCCAGCTTGGTGATCCGAGTGGACAGGACAAAACTCGTCCTATCCTTTCGGAAGAAGAGGTCGAGGAAAACGCAGAACAACTGCTTGCACAAGCAAGCAAAGTATTGCTTCCTGGGTTCAAGGTTCATAAAAACCGTGACTTTGTCAACGGTATGTCTATTCCATTCTTTCTTGCTAATCTTGCTAGCAAGTTTACGGTTGCAAATATGCTTGCACGTGATGGCTTTCGCAAGCGTCATGAAGCAGGCGCACCAATTTCATTACATGAGTTTTTGGTTCCCCTGCTGCAAGGTTGGGATTCTGTAGTGCTTGATTCTGACGTTGAAATTGGTGGAACAGACCAGTTGTTCAACTTTCAGGTGGCACGCAGTCTTCAGGAATCAGAAGGACAGTCACCCGAAGTTTGCATTATGACTCCCATCATTAGGGGCACCGATGGACGAAAGATGAGTAAAACCTTCAACAACACCATCTGGCTGGACGAGCCTCCAGAGGAGATGTTTGGAAAGGTGATGTCTATCCCGGATGATGTGACCGATGAGTGGATTTCACTATTGACTGATTTAATTGATCTTCCAGGTCATCCTATGGTAAAAAAGAAGAAGCTTGCTTGGGATATTGTAAATCAATTTCACGGTTCCGACAAGGCAGACGAAGCACAAGTTCATTTTGAATCACTTGTCCAACGCAAGGAAACACCAGATGAAATTCAAGTAATCGAGGCTGATCTTCTGCTGAAGATAGTGGCACTTGTCCGTGAAGTAAGCAACAACAGGGCTCGAAAGCTTGTTAGACAAGGTGGAGTCACCATCGCCGGCGAAAAGGTTTTAGACCCCCTGTTTTGGCCTGAGCCTGGAACAATCATCAAAATCGGAAAGCGAAATTTTGTAAAGGTAGCCTAGGTCATATTTATAGGTGATGGCTACCTTTAAAAGGTAGCCTAGGTCATATTTATAGGTGATGGCTACCTTTCGTGGATTTATTGCGGCAAGTGGTTCTTGGGCCTTTTGGTCAACTGGCGATCCTGTGCCAGCAGGAATATCTTTTGTTACTCAGGTGGCTGGAGCTGCGGCTGGCACAACCATAAATTTTTCTAGCTCGCTTACACCAGTTATTACAGACGGACTTTCTCATGCTTTTGATTTTACACAGGGCATAGCAAGGACAATTACAAACGTTACCGATTCTGTTTCCGGCTTCGTGATAAATGGCGGTTCACAAGTGGCCGACGGCTGGGCACCGCTGCTAAGAGTTAGCACAGGAAGTATTGGAGGGGGTGGAGCACCATCGCTTTCACAATTTAGCTTTAAAGCTAACAACGGTAGGAAGTTTATTGCATCTGGTTCTAATTCTATTATTATCACCGGTAGTATGACCGTTGAATTTATCGCAAAGCATGATCTCAGTCTTGCCGCAACGTGGGATTTTTTGGTTGGCAATTACGATGATGCCTGTTTTAGAATTTGGAAGCAAGGAAGTGGTGCCCCTAACAGGATTAGGTTTGATTTTGATGATGATGCAGGTACAAACCTTGCTACTAACAGTTCGTCATCTTTGCCTCTTGAACAATGGTTCCATGTGGTTTGCACCCGTGAGGTAACAGCCGCTTCTTCGGTTTTCATTACTCAGTCCATTTATATCAATGGTCAGTTTGACGCTGAAGGCAAGTACCAAATTGCCGGCGGGCCTTTCAGCGGCAGTCAAACATTTTATGTTGGCGGCAACGGAACAATTAGTGACAATTGGGAAGGGGATTTGATTTTTGTTAGAATTTACACCGACAAGGTATTCACAGCTAGTGAAGTACGTCAAACCTATTCTGCTTCCTTGGGTAAATGGCAAAATGAATGGTTTATCAATTAATGATTGATGACGCAAACTAATTAACAGTTGTGAATATTAAGGTTAAGCTGTTTAGCAAAGTTTTCTTGAGCAAGGCAGCTTTAACCAAATGGGGTTTAATTGCTTTGCTGCCTTGGCCTATACTGATGGTTGTGTTGACATACATGGGTATCAGGACATGGAACAAAACAAAACAGAAATGAGTAAAAAACACAGACGAGCAGAGACCGGACCTATGGCTTTTGGTGATGATTGGCCAGGTGTATTCATTCGTGGCGACAACGCCGCATATTATGCAATGACCCTCAAGCAGTTCTTGGATGATCCTGATATGGTGAAAGACAATGTTATCATGTCATCAATTCTGAATGGACTTGTTTCTACGTTGAACGGATGTATCGTTACGCCAGAAGGCGATCCGGTTGATTGTCAACGCATCAAGGATTTTAACGAGGTGGTAATCGACAAGCTTGAAGATTAGAAGTCCAACTTAAATTTGAACAAGAATTTGTCACCCGATCTCTTGAGAATAGGCTGCGCAAAATTTGTTCTTGCGATGACGTTCAGGTTGTCATCATGAATGTTGATACCAGTAATCCATACCGATTTCGGATCCGTTACGTTTGCCAACGACCCAGTTGTATTGAATGGCATATATGAAGGATTTGAAGATGATGTTTCTTTCAATGCTTTTGCAAAAGCATTAATTGTTAGTACATGCACATTCTGTTCTCCTCTGAAGGAGACTTCATATTCACGCTCGCCCAAAAAGAACAATTGTGGATGCTTTACAAGCACAATGCCTTCATCGTAAAAGATGTTTCCAACAGAAGCCCAAGTTGCGTGTGAACCACTTACATCTGCCCTATAAAGGTTTCCACGTGAGTCATCTCTGAGAGTGATGCCAACTTTGCCACCAGAATAGGTAAGTGCAGTATCAACAAGTTTGAATGAACCTGGCTTGATTCGATTGCCGTAGTAAAGATTCGAAATATCGAAGAAAACAACCTGGTTAGATGATGGATCGCTTGTGCGGTGCAGAACAGCCAAACTATCGCCTGGAAGTGCGGTAATACTTCCGGATTCTGGCTGAGTGCCCAGAAGATCATCAAGTAATGAGCCTGAGGTCACTATTCCCCTGGTTTTCAGACTTTCGGTAATGATGTTGTTTAGAGTAACAACACCTAATTCTCTTGCGCCCAGGTCATCAACGAAATTTGTTCCTGACAGTGGGGCAAGTAGATCAAAGTTAGGTAAGAATTTGCCATTGTCACAGGGCCACACTGTAAACAATCGCTGGCGAACAGAACCGGTTCCGTATAGAAACGCATTGGCGCTAAGTTCTGTCGTAGGAGGTGGCTCAAAGGTAGAACCAGTCAACTCCCAAAGTCTTGGGAAGTTACCGGTAGCAAAATCACGAACATAGTTTTCCAAATTGATATAGTGACCTCCAGCACCGAATGCCATTTCAGCCGCAAACGGTGTAAAAGTTTCACCATCACGAGTAAAGAAAGGTGTAACTAATATTCCACCAAACCCATTCAAAAATCTTCTGAATGGGCTTTCGTGAGTAAAAAATGGTGGAAGATAGAATTTCAGATTGCTCAGGGATCGTGGTCCAGAGCCGCTAAGTTCGCCTATTTCATCAAGAGTCAGGTACTTATCATAGAATTTGATGTCATGAACCTCGGAATTTAATGGGTGGGTGAAATCAAAGTTTGTTGGACCAAATACACCAGGTGTCCCGTTTAATTCAATCAACCCCTCACGAGTTGCTGTATCGGATGCAAAGAAACGATCCATTGCGTCCAGACTGGTGTTGCTACCTTCATAATAGTTTCCAACCACCAGAACTGATGGGTCGCCAGGCCCTGGGTCTCTACGTCCAAGCAATAAAGATTCAGTAATTGTAAATGTCGTGCTAGTTTGGCCATCTACTATTATGGAACCAGAACCAAAGTTGTAGTTTTCTCCTCCCCATCTAAAGGTGATGTGATGCCACCTGTTTCTGTCAAGTGCATTGTCTGCTGTCCAGAACGTATACGGATCACTAGTAGTAAGCTGACTCGGGGGGATATTTGCCGACGAAGAAAGCGCAAGAGCTACTCTAAACCCAGACGGGAATCCATTTATGTCTTTTCTTGAACCAGTGTGAAGCGAAATAGCATAGGCACCGCTGAGTTGCATCAAAGTCCCAGGCTTGTAATCAAGTTCGGGTGAATCTTGTACATATCTTGGCTTCATCCAGAAGTCGAAAGAAAACGCCCCAGAAAGTTCGTAAGCCGACTGTGAAACGAAGCTTGTAATTGAAGCTGAGTTTGGGTAAAGAATGGCAGAGCCAGTAGGGTTTTGGCTGCTTGAAAAGAAATTCAAACAATGATAGTTTGCATAGTTGAACTGTGCTCTTGGATACACTGTTCTGTAGTACGGCATAAGCGTTTGCCTAACTACATTCTTTCTAAGAGTGTTAGAAGTAAATCTAAAACTTGGGGTAAATCGAATTACTTCTTGAGTTTGCCTTTTCCTTACAGAAGGTTGTTGATTATTTACTCCATTAATGTAAGCTTCTACGTTTGCTCTTATATTTGATTGGGTTGAATTTACCGCAATTGTTCTAAGCTCATCAAGATTTTCATCTCTGTAAAAAGATTCACTAAAAAGCGACAGGGGCTGAACTTCTTTTTCAAAGTCAGAGCGTCTAGGGAAAACATTAACGACTCCTGTAAGCCCTGTAGAGCTTGATACAAAGGTTCTTTCTGGGTTGGTTACCAAAGTAAAAAACTCGAAGTTGTCTGGCGTGAGTCGTGTAATCATTTACTTTCCTAATGTAAGTAGAACAATGCATAATTTATGCATTCGTCTCACAGTGCGTTCAACGAGTCTTAACTTTTTTGTTATTTTTTATTAGCCAAAACTGTTCTTCCAAAGGTGGTAATTCGTCTTTGCGATGATGCATAACAATGCGCCCACCTGTGCTTTTATAGACACCTAGAACAATAATTTCGCCTGAGTGAATCAAATTATGGCATGAACCGCAAAGAATTGCCAAGTTACCATTGTTGTTATGACTTCTTGGATCATTCCGTGGAATAATATGATGTTCTTCAAGTGCACCGGGCTCTTTTAGACCGCAAATTTCGCACTTTTCTTTTTTAAGTTTGGGTTGACCTCTCACTCTTCTTATTGAAACCATAACATTAGATATGTTATGACATTTGACTAATTAAGTTTAGTTTTCACATAAAGTCGCTGGCCTGCGTCGTAAATTTTAAACCAACCTAACTCATCTGCATGTTGTTGTTGAGTTAGGTTCCTGTTGTCCATATTTGCTTTGCACTTTAATCTGTTGTAAGTTTGATTAAAATCCGTCCACTTCCAACCCAAGGTTTCTTTTTTGGCGACGAATTTCTTATCAAGTAAGTGCTTACCTGTGCCATAACGTAGGTCTACCCAATTGTGGATTTCCGTTATTTCTGGCTTTAGATAGTTTTTCTCTAAGTGAGACAACAATTTAGAAAATCCACCAACTACGTTGGTGTCCAAGATAGAGCAAAATCTTTCAATTTTGCAAACATGTTTTCTTTGCTTATAAGACAACAAGCAGACAAGCTTGTTGTCATGATAAAGCCCCAAATGCTTTGCGTTTGTGTAACCCATCAAATGATTTTCTTTAAGAAAATCTGTAGCTTCTGCCTGTTTAACAATTTGGACTTTACACTTTCGTGCAAAGACCTTGTTTTTGGTTTTTCCAAGAGAGTTGTTGATAATAGATTTAATAATCAAAGGTTTATCTCTTAACTCATCTTCTCTAAATTGAAAAATCCTGAGATTGTGTTCTTCAAATTCTTTTCTTAGGTTAAAATGATAACGTTTATTCTTTTGTTGATCAGAATGCCAATACAAACCATCTACATTAAGAAAAATTTGGGATGATAACTTAAAATCTGGTCGATAATATTTACCGATTTGCTTTGGTTTTTCATTGAAATGAGCTGTCTTAAATAATTTCTCACATGCAATTTCAAGCATTGTTTGTTGCTCCTTCCAAGAATGTACTATATCAAACAAGTCTGCTTCTTGAAAATAAGTCTGATCTTTGTATGATTGACAGTATCTTTGCAAAGTAAGTTTTGATGGCTTTGGCTCCGTCTGTCTTCCCAACCACGAAACAACAGACTCGTTTGTTTCTTTAACCCGATATTTAATCAAATTTTCTGATGGGTTTACTGAACCATATCTACTCACAAGTGTTTTTTTAATTTTCGTCTTTACAACTTTTGCTTCCAAAGGAGACTTGGCGCCATAACGTTTGTTGCATGTCTTTTTTCGTTTTTCTTTAATAGCCTTAGCTTTCTGAGGATCCGCAAAATTAGCCAAATGTGATTTACTTATTTTGTCTCTAATCTCCTGTAGGTTTGAAGGATGGTTAACGCCGTATTTTTTTTGAAATGAGTGCTGAATTTTTTCCCGTACGACTTCTGAGGCTCCGATGCATTCAACCCCATATTTTTGATTTACTGTTTTTTTCAATCTGGCTTGAATTTCGGGAGACTTCATGACATTGTTTACACCATATTTTTCAATATTAGTTTTTTTAATTTTTTCCTGAACATCTTTTGATTGTGCTGGAACAGGCGCACCATATCGTTTTAAATTTGTCTTTACGACTTTCTCCCTAACTTCTTCGGCTTTCGAGGCATTGTCAACGCCGTATTTTTTAATACAACCTTCCCTTCTCTTCTTTATAATTTCTTCTGCCTTTTCTGGATCCGCAAAATTTTCCAAATGAGATTTGCTTATTTTGTCTTTAACTTCTTTGAGTTGTGATTGGTGTTTGACACCATATCTTTTTAGAAGAGTTTCTTCTCTTTTTTTTGCGACTCTTTTTGGATGAACTATCTCTTCTTTCCAAACCCTATACGGAATAGACCAAAAATATTCACCTTGGACTTTATCAAAAAACTTGGATTTCTTCTTCCAACCTTGAAAGTCATCTTCACAAATTTCTATGTCCGTTCGACCTTGATCAATAAATCGTTTTTTAATATCTTCGAATGTTAGTCTTTTAATCATAAAACCTCGCCAGATACTAAATAGTATAGCAAGGTTCTATAGGGCTGTATAGTTTAGTTACCGCTAATAATCTAATCTTACTTTAAAAGTAATATCACGTTCGTCGTCCTTTAAAACAGGACGACTAAGTTTAGCAACAGCTAATAAATTATCAAAAGCATCATATAAACCAACGCTCGTAACAAACGTAAAACTTCTCTGAGTTTCTTCTTGGCCTTCGTCGATGACCACAATTCGACCATCTGAATCAAGATATGTTGGGTTTGAAGAGTAATTGAATTCATCAGCTGCTAGTCTTGCAAACAGTAGTGAACTATTAATGTTGGTAATATTTTGGAACGTGATTGCAGTTTGGTCTGCGGTTCCCGAAAGGAAGCGGGTGCTCGCCATGTGGTCAATAAAATCATCAATGGAAGCTGACATCATGAAGAAATCAAGAGTGGCGCTTACATTGGTTAAACCAGTCGTAGTAACCGCATCAATAGAGCCAGTAATTTTTACCGACTGATCGAAACTTCTTGACAAATCAAGAACCAAAACACCCTTGTCTATAAACAGCAATCCAAGAGGATTGTTTGTGTTGGCTGAATCAACTATAGTTGAAACTTGTCCACCAAAAGTAAATTGTTTATTTACAGTTGAATTAATATCAGTAAGAATCTTAGTAGTTGAATCTGGTGCCTTATTAATATTTGGACCAGTGGCCCCCTCTACGGCTGAAGCTGTTGGAAAATATTTGATAGCGAATGTCTCTCTTTTAATTTGGTCACGAGAAAACAGTCGTTTAAAACAAATAAACATTGCTTCGTTGATGTTGAATGCGTTGGAACCGGACTGTGTTGTGAAGATAGCATTAGCATCACCTAAAAGGCTCTGGGCCATAAGCCGATAGATATCAATTTTTTCCCTCATCATAACAGTTTCTGTTGGGAAAAGATACTTGCCATTGGCGTCAATAGTAAAACCTGCCTTGCTAACAACCTCCGAACCCGTAGAAAGGCCAAAAGTCATATCGAAAACAGGGTTAGCAGTCTGCAAGGTGAAGTCCTGGTCATATACCGTTTGGAATAAAGAACTAGTAACACCTGGTCCAACTCCACCAGTTACGAATACTTGATAAGTACGTCTGGTTGAAGACGAGGAAATGTCAGTGTTGATGATATCCACCAACTGATTAAGGAAAGACCTAGAGGTCTTGATATCTTCTGCTGCGAATTCTTTAAAGGTTGCCATGATTCTTTATTCCTAAATTATGTGTTCTTGTTGATCTGTACTTCAAACTCAAGAACGGCGCCAGATTGAACGCCTGAGATTTTCACAAACGTGCTAATAAGGCTCTTGTTGAATGTTGCACCGAAGATTTGGAATTGTGATTCGGTGATAGCCTTTGTTGCGATGGTAAAAGTGAGGCGTGAACCACCAACAGAAGTTTCGCCAGCATCTCTGGTGAGGATGTATGTTGCACGTTGCTGACCATCAATATCGTCAGGAGACGAACCGACAATCTGAATGAACTGGTTGTTCATCTCAACGATGAATGCTTGGTCTCTAAGTTCAACATCAATAGAAGTTTCATCCTGAATAGTTTGAGAAATGGTGAGAGTTCTTTGTTTCTGGGTAGTGTTACCAATTGATATAATGTTGTTAACAGCGTCAACCCCTTCACCACTAAAGCCAAGAGTGGGCAGCCTGATGAGACTAGGGTTTGAAACAGAAACAAGGCGATACTTTTGAGCGAGGCTTTGGTTTGTAAGTGCTTCGAATACTGGAGTATTCTTTTCGATCTTTTCTTTGCCAACGGTTCGTCCAAACTTCTGAATGATAGTATAATCGATTTCATCGTCGCCTGGTGCAAACTTAACGATAGAAAAGCTGCCATCGTTTCTAGAAAGGAATTCTCTTCCCTTGTCTGTCAAAACGGCGTCCAAAATAATATTGTTTGTGTCTCCTTGCAGGAATCCCATTTGTAAACCTTCTTACTACTCGTTATTCTTTTGTGAAGTAGTCCTTTTGTCTTGCAGTCTTACCTTAACTACTTGTTGGTCTTGGATATCGATATTAATGAGCTGTAATCGATACTCTGAACCATTGTCCGTTTTAAGTAGGCGTAAATCATTATTTTGTGAATCGGTAACTTTTAAGAATTCAGGATTGAATACCACCTTTACCTTTTTATGCCCTGATGTCTTTATTGTATCTACAAAAGTATCCTCTTCGAGGAATGCATTTGGATAAGGTTTCGGAGCACCTGGAAGGGATATCAATCTTTTTTCTAGTTTATTGGTAAACCTATTGAATGATACTTGAAATTGCGTTGTGTAGTTGGAGGAAAATCCGTGCGCATCTAAGCAGGCCACAGTATAAATGAAACTAGTATCCTTGGTGAATTCTTTATCAATAAAGTAATTTCTGGGTGAACTCAGATTTTCAACAAGTTCAGGGTCAGGTGTTTCATTAAATGGAGTCTTGATTGTGCTATTATCAAAACTAAACATTTTGATTAATTGAAAAGGCTCGTCGATTGATGAACGCCTAAAAACTTGGAAGTGTTTAATATCTCGCTGAGTGTTAACAGGAAAATTCCACATCAGCCTAGCAGCTTGACTGATGACGCACCAATCAACGTTGAAGTCTGCTGGTGGTGGTGGTGGAATAAATTCTTCTGTTAGAACTGTGATTTGCTTTGTTGGTTTGGATGAAACCAAAAAACTCAATGCTACGACCGAGTTTGTTTCCGAGTCTTCTACTTGAAGTTCAACATAGGCAATTGACCTAATTGAATAAACATACCTGGTTCCATACCGTACTTGTAAGTCAACAGCAGAGTCAGCCCTTGGATTTTCAATAACAACAGGATCCATCGGAAGAAGATTTCCTTCTTCATTAAGTTCCCATTTGTCAATTATGTACCCAATCACTTGAACTGTAGAATCGAAAGCATTAGGATCTACTTTTCTAAAATTGATGAATTCAAGAACTTCAAAATCGTAATCCCTGCCATCAATAAGAGAAGAATTTTTGGCGTCAACAGCCTCTTCCTGTATTTGCCTGGCCTTTTCAAGCATTCTAGAAGATTCATCATTGTAAATGTTAAGACTGTTTTCAGATGTAGTCCTAAGCATTTTTTGAATAACTTTATTATTAATTTGAGTTCGGACTCGAATATTTGAAATTTCATCTAAAACAGATTCAACAAGCATCTGCTGGCCGTCTCTGTCAAGAAAACGGTATCCTTCTCTGGTGAAATTAAGAAAGACCTCTGTGAGGAATCTGGGATCGATGGAACTTCCAGTTTTTGTTCGACCAAATTTATTTGTTAAAAATTTGATGACATCAAGCGGAGATTCATCCTCCTCGGGCTCTTGCCCTTCACGTATTTCTTCCAAGATACGTTTAATAAAGAAATTAAGTTTCTTTTCAGAATCGCTATTTTGGAAGTACATGTTTGTAAAATCGTCGGTTGTAAATGTTTGTTCGTTATGAATTTTGTCTATATTGTCACCAATGCTTATTGCATTGATTTCTGGATTGCTAACAAATTCTGATCGACCTTCATCTATAGTTGGTTTCCAACCAAATCTCACAAATCTTGGTACAAAGCGTTGAAAATTAATAGAGTCGATAAAGAAATTGTCAAATGAATCGGCAGGTCTTCTTTGAATAAATCTTGGCGAATCCAGTCCTGAATCATTTTCTCTTTCGTCTGGCACAAAGAAGTTGTAATCGAAATTAGCAGTAAACTCAGTTACTTCTGGTACGTCTACGTTTGCAAATCGTTTTGATGGCAAGGATTCAGCCATTGGTGGTCCTCATACTACGTTTTCTATGGTTACGAAATAATCTTCAAATACAAGTTCATTACTGAGTTTTGGTCTAAAGAAAACTCGGTCGCCTATTCTAACAAGCCTTTCTTGCACAAATGACTGTTCAAGTGCGAGTTTCCCACTTTCGGTTTCCCTCGTTAGTTCTTCATCGATTTCAAATTCCTCGGTATTCAGAGCAATGTGGAAAACTCTGTCAAAAAGTTTTGGACTGGTTACTTGATTACGCAAGCGTTCTGGTTCGAAAATAATATCACCAAATATAAACAGTCTAAGAATATCCTTGGCTTCTTCATCGACTTCTGGGTCCACCAAAAGTTCCAAAATCGGTCTTTCAGGAACGTCTATATCCAAAACATCTCTAATGTAAGTAAAGACAATGTTGGTAAATTCTTCATCCAGAGCTGTGCCTGGATTAATTTCTCTTTTGACGAAAGTGCTTTCTTCAACTCTCATTCCAGTTAACAATCTGAGATATAGTTCAATTAAATTGCTGGACGTAATGTTTCTTATTAGATTTCTTTTCTGTTCATTTGTTAAAAAGTCATATTTGTCATTGTTTATAATGTCTTGATAGGAAACTTTTTTAGGACTATTGATGTTTTCGTAATCTTTAGCGGAAATTCTATTGACAATTCTGTCATAGGATTCATTGTCTCTTGGTTGCGTGGCATCAATTCGGTCTTCATCTTGAAAGAGACTTAAATCAAACAAGAAAGACTGTGGCTTAAAGATTATATCATCGAAACGTTGGTCTCGTTTAAAAACATTGACAGATACGACATCTATTTGTTTGGTTTTGAATGTGTCTGCGTTAATTGCACTTTGCTGAATGCGATCCGAAAGTTGTCTTGAAAACCCGGCAGGAACACCTACAGATACAAGCTTAATTCTTTTGTCGGCCTGATTTTGCAATAGGAAATCATTTTGCGACAAATAAGAATACAAAACAGTTCTGGTTTGTGGTTGAATGATTTCTGTATCCAAGAAATAGGTGAAATTTGCTCGACCAACTCGACCAAAATTCCTTGTTCTGTTCACAAAACTTTCAATTGCAAACGCAGCTGCACGAACTTGGGCTGGGTTGCGAACAATTTCAAGATCATCTAATGTATTCTCTCTCAAGAACGCTTGTAGTGTATTTTGGTTGTAAACGTTAAGCAATCTAGTTTTTGCGTTTCTAACTCGTCGGTCAACAACTTGAAGAATATTCAGAATGTTATTAATGATCGCATCTTCGGTTGAAATTTTGCTTCTAATTGCAAACAATGCGTTTCTTAGGTTCACTGAAGTTTTGCTGAAAAATAGAGGTGTGAAACGAGTTAAGCCTATCCGACGAATAGATTGATTGCCCAAGAATGCGGAACCTAAATTGTTTTGTATGAGCGTTCTTTCATTAGAATTTCTTACTCGACTTAGAAAACCACCAGCAAAAGATGTTGGGTTGGAAGATCTTGTGGACGCACCAGAACGTCTAACTGTAATACGAGTAGGACGAAGCAGGTTATTAACGGCAGAAGTTGATTGACGAATGGCGGTTGTAGCAGTGGCTTGTCTGCCGTAGACTATATTAGGAACCGTTCTTGCCAATCTTGTTGCGTAATCTGCTGGCACAATAACCGGTACAGATTTTTCTCCTATCATATCATCAATTACACTTTCTACAAAGTCATTTTTTTCACCATCAATTGTAATAAGAGTATTGAAGATAGAGGGAGAACGATCAAAGCTGGCAAAGCTATACTTTGCAACATAACTTGACAATATTTCAAAAACAATCAAAAGTTGAGTTGAGGTACTGATAAAATTGTATCTAGTTCTTCCTGTCTGATCGGGCAGCAGGTAATTGGTTTCACCATTATAGGCCGCAGCTTGTGCAAAATCATTTGCAATATTTACGTATTCTTTGATGAAATTTGAAATAGAGGAGCTTCTTGGATCTATATTTGATAGCAATACACGTCTAATAACAAACCTTTCGATATTAATTGTTGTTTGGTTGTTTCTTAATGCAGAAACGCTTAAACGTGAAAAGGCCGATACAGAAGCAGTACGTTGACTAGTTCTTGTTCGCAATCTGGTAAACTGTGGATTTGCTCTAAGGGTTAGACCTAAAGAAAATCGGGGCGTTGGTGTTGTCAGTGCAAGTACACGATTTTCTATGTCGGCAGCTAGGCGCTCAATGAAAGGTCTTAAGGTTTGCAACCCCCCAAACAAGCTGGGTGTTGAACCTGGTGAAACTCGCACTTCTGACAAGTTGTTTATTGTTCTAAGTTCAGACGCAAGTTGTCGAAATATTGGCTTTAAGTCTGAAGAACTGTTTGTAGCTAAGCCGACCAACAAGCAAAATTGAAACAGTTTGCTTTTTAGTTCGTTGTCATTGTTTGCAAGTTTAAAAATGGCAGCTACAATAGCCTGGTCTCTATTAAGAGAGAAAATGTTGGTTGTGTTTTCGATTGAGTTTCTGAACGATGCTAGAAATCTGTCATTCATTGTTGAAGGAGAGATTGCCGACTCACGTCCAAGGCTAAACAAGTTGTAAATAACTCCATTGGCGGTTGAAAATTTCCTAGCAAATTGGTTTGCATATTCTTCAAATGGAGTGGTGTTAAAGTCGTTGTTGGTAATGTTTAGTAGGCTATCTACGAAATATGAACTACCAGGGACGTATGTTTTCTTATAATCATCAGTATCAACGTATTTCCTCTCAAATGGAAGAACTGATGTGTTTTCATCTATACCCAAAGTTGTAAGCGAAAGTAATGATTCTGGACCAAGTGGCGATTCAAAAATATTATCTCCAACAACTCCAATAATGTTGTCAAAAGGAGAACCCGTATCTCCACTTGCAAAAATTTCGCTAAGTTGCTTTTGATTACTTGGAACACCAAGTCCTCTAGAAACACGATATTCTTTGCTTAAGACCGTAATGAGAAGTTTAATTCTATCGTCAGAATTACTCGGCAAAGAATTCAAAAACGTATTAAAGAATGCACGTTCACTTGCATTCACAGCCGCATCACTTGATCTGATTTGGTCAATAGTAAATGTAAAACCATCATTCAACGTATAGGTTCTATCGAGCAAGACAGGACTGTCATCCGTGTCTCGATCAGTGTCAATTAAACCAAGTAGGTTGGTAGAATAGTTTTCAGCAATTTCTTTGAAATCAGCAAGGAGCTGTTGGATGATTTTAGTATCAGAAAAGATTTTAAATTGTTCTGATGTGTATTGCATTCTGCGCTGGAAAAAATCCTCTAATGTAAGAAACTGTCGATCAAAACTAGCCTTGGGAATGTTCTTTAGGTCCAACAACGTTTTGAATACTTCAGCAGCCCCAATGAATTGTTGATAATAATTGACTGTTCTGCCGGTTCTTTGCAATTCGCTAAGAATTTTTTGCTCAAATTTATCAATTTGAAAGTTCAATTCTCTCTGTGAGCGACCCTGCCGACCTCTGCGTTGAGTATTTGTTCTCCGGCTTTCAGCCATGTTGGTTAGTAGGTCATTTATGGTTTCTCGTCTGAGCAATAAGGTGTTGTACTGAACGTCAATTAAACGACCGGTCGCATTAAAATCCTGAAAAAACCGACGGTTTTGTACATTTTTACCCCAAATGGGAAGGAAGTCTGTTATTTGAAGAACTTCAGGTACAAAAGAAGAAATGCCATCCGCTTCAACCGGAACAAAACTGTCGTTTTGAATTTTAGTTTCTGAAACATCGAGCGTGTCTTCAGAATACCTTTGTGACGGCGGGCGAATAATAAGCGGAACTTGGAATCGAATTCTGGGAGTCGGGATTTGCACTCTGAGCGGCACACGAATTCTTGTAATGGTAGTGGTGAGCGGCACCCTTACTCGTGTGGCAGCAACTTTAAGAACTGGTTTTGCCGCCCTAACAGCCAGTGCTGAATTGCTTCTGACGGCCGTTATAGCTTGAATTGTTCCTCTTCTTTTAGCTCTTCTTGTTGTTCCGCCAGTACGTATGACCACCCGACCAGAGGCACTGCGTCCCACCCTTCTTCGATTGTTTGAAGAAGGGTTTACAGTTACGACTGTACGCCTTTGAGTGGAAGTAACCGGAACCGCTTGAACGCTCAAGCCTCCAAGTCTTTTACAACTGCTGTTGGCACTTCTTCTTAATCTGCGTACTCTTGTTGCCATATTAAATCAATACCGAGTTTGTTTTAAGTTCAGGTCCACGGCTATAGTCAAAAAATACCGGAACAATAAAATAAGTCAGTTCGCCACTTTCTTTATTTGTTAGATTGTCTATAAACTGAAAGTAATTTGAGCTGGTAATATTGTGTGATTTACCAACGATGGTTCTCATCCCCAAAATCTCTAGGATAACTATAAAGTGGTCAATTTTATTGACATCACCTTGCACTTTCCACTGAACTAAAACTTTATTTTCCCCAAATCGAACAGCTTTGCCAGAAAGCAAGGAAGGTTGTATGTCTGCCAAAGACACTGTTAGAGACCGATTGTCAACGACTCGACCAAATGTAAATGTGCTTTTAGCATGATTTCTAACCAAAGTTCTGCTGGTAACCACGTTACCCCTGAGAAGGGTAATCGGGTGTCGCCAACGGCTAGGTGAAAAGCTGTAGCTTACATTTGTTCGTGGGTTGACGAGCTTATTTAGTGTAGGAAACAGGGTCTCTGTGTCTCTCGCATGTGCGGTAATGTTATATTTGTAGTCAAGTCCACCTTGTAAGGGTTTTACAGATCTTACTCTTCCAAATCGTTTGTCTGAGAAATTTGGACTTGAAATAATCCCAAAGTCTTCCAGCTCTCCGGTGGTAAGATTTCTTCTAGTGACTCTCACCCCAAACAAATTTTGCAATTGTTCCCTGTTGGCGAGAAGTTGATCTTGGAATTCGGTTGTAATACCTTGTTCTTCTAAAAATGACTTTATTAAATCGCCCTGAGTTTGAATGATGTTTTTTTCAATTGAAAAACTTACATCAATTTCATCTCCTGATTGTTCAACATTCGGCTCTCCAATTTCTAGTTCGAGAATGTTTGCTGAAACTGGCAAGAACTCAACAATGACATTATTTGCTGCAATTTCTTCTGTCCCACTGTCAAAAATGAATAAAGCCTTGTATTCATAGATCCTTCCTTCTTTTACCTGGTTGTCTTCAATAACAATTGGAGCGTTGGAATCAACTTCAATTAGTATAGTTTCGCTTCCTTGGCCACTTGGTTGAACAATAGAAAAATTTTGTTGGTTAATAGACAAATCTTTTCTTAATAAACGCATGGCAATAGGGCCGGGCGCAATATCTCTAATCGTTATTACAACACTTCTGCCTTGTACTTCATGATCTAAACTTGCAAAATACGGCTGTCTTTTAAATTTACCCCTGCTAAAAGGTGGTGACTTTTGTTCAATTACCGTAGAAGAAAATTCGGCTCCAAGAATTTCATCTCCGTTCACTGGAACCGCTCTGTAAATGATTGGGTTTGTGGAAGCGTACAAATCATCTATTTTCTTGAAGTCTTCTCCAAAATCTGCTTCTACCTCACCAACAAAGTCATATTGCGCATCAATTGCTGGATTGCCCTTGTTTAATTCTCGTCGAAATATTCTTATTTTTGTTGCATTTCGGTCTTTTTGCTTGACGCTAAGTGTCGTTCTTCCCAGAGCCCCCACAGAAAAGGCGACAATCTCTGGAGGTTCAGTAGGAATTTGTAACTTTGCAATATTTTCACTATGGGGAATTGAACGAGTTAGAGTTTGAACATCAAGCTCTCGATTGTTTCTCAACTCAAATGTAAGGAAAAATTCTTCTGATAAAAGACTTCCAACTGGGAGCCTGAGCGTTTCTTCGATTTCAATCCATGTTGATTCTTCTCGTAGAGGAACATTGAAATACGCAGAATTTCGAAGTTGAAATTGATTGGCGTAATTTTTTTGATTCAACAGTGTTGATACCAAGGGCGTTCCAAGTCTAATATTTGTTTGAGCCGCTGGTGACTTCAGCGACACTGTTCCGTTGATAGCTCTTGTGGCGGACGCAATAGAATTTGTTTTCGCACCAACAAATGAAGCTGGATCTCTTTTGCGATCTAATGCAAGACGACTTGAACGAAGTCTCACACTTCTTTTGGCGTCAGCCAAAGTATCGGACTGTACTATACTTGGAATCCTGGTAGTATTCCTATCCAGAATCGGCAATGCTAAATTCTGCTGTCTGATCGTGTTGACCAAAGCCGGCCTGACACGTTGAACTCTTGTTATTGTTGGGGGCGAGGTAAATGTAGCTCTCGCCAAAGAAATTGTTTGATTGTTTGGGATTTTTCGAGTAATGTCACTAATGATTGTAACAATTCTATCGGCTGCTTCTTGACGTAAAATATCTTTTGTAAGCGCCCTTCTCATACGAAGTCGTTTGTTGATCAAAACAGGATTGAAATTTGTAAAAGTTCTAACCTGCCTTCGCACTTGAGGTTTTTCAGTTGCGGAAATAACGGTCATGAAGGCTCGAGACCTTACTGCCTTAACAGGATCAACCCTGTACCTAATTTTGTAGATGAAATAACCGTCTTGAGTGATGGATTCAAGTCTTGCAAAATCGTCAGGCACCTCAATAATATTTGCATCTCTTTTGAGTAAAGCTCGCATTTATTCGAAGACTCCGTTTGTTCTGATAAGTAGAGGTTGTGCCAAGTTTCAAGTATAACGCAACCTATGTATGAAGAATGGATAAATAATCTAGCACGCCAAAATGAATAAAAACATTATTGATAAACTTGTTTGTTTTCCCGTCGGAATAGGGTTTATGACGCAAATCAACCTATGTAGTCTGTCTCAGACGAAGGAGTTGCCACGTGAAAGATATCGAAGAGCACCTACACCAATATTTGTTACAGGCTGGACAAACAGTTTATTTGCAAAACACTAAAATACATGGGCGCCGAAATAAAAAAGTAAGTGTTGTTTCTTATTCCCAAGAAGGCGTTGTTGATTTCTTTATAAAATGTCATGCGAAGCTCGTTACCAATGATGATTTTAGTCATTTGGTTGAAAAATATGGCGTTGATGGCAAGCTGGGAAATGAAATTATGATAACCAATGGTCAAATGGCTATTGTGCTTGCTTCTTTCCACTGGGGCCATACTGAAAAAGAGATCAAAGCTCTCCTGGAGAAGAACGTCATTAAAAAGCCCGAAGAAGCAACACCATCAGTAACTTGTTTCTTGCTTGTTGATGATCAATTTGTAATCGCTAGTCATGATAAGTGTAATCCTGTAGACTTATGAGTTCAAAGTTTTTTACACAAGGGCAAGCCATTACCTTTATCGAAAAAGTTTTCGACAAGGGGCGGTTGTCTAATGGTGGAAAAAACATCTCAGTTGTTTGCCCTATGTGCAAATCTGTTAAGAATGACAGATATGAAAAACAAAAACTGGTGATAAGAACTGACAACTTTAATACTAAAAATAATAAAATTTATATTGGTCGAGCTGTATGCCTTCGACGAAGATATTTGAGGCATTTGTCTAATTTATTCGCTAAAAAATATCGTAATAAATATCTTGAAAGAGAATATTGGAAATACGGAGAGGATGTTTTTGAATTTGCTTTACTAAAACATGTGCCCAAAGATAAATTGGTTATTGTCGAACAACAGTATCTTAATAAATTGAAACCATTGAATGGCAAAAAGACGTACAATCTAACATTGCATGCAGAAGGACCGGGCAATTGTTTAACAGAGTATAGTAAAATGAAAATAAGTCAAACCTTGACTGGGAGGAGACATTCTAAAAACCGCATAGAGAAGATTAAGAAATCTTGTGCCTGGCGGAAAAAACAAATAAAATTAATGTCACCCAATGGGAAGCTGGTAAAAATAAATGGCATCGTCGATTTTTGCAAAGAATATAATCTTGCCAGAAGCGGCATTGCTAAAGTAATCAACGGCAAGAGATTACATTATAAACGTTGGTGTTTGTCAAAAAATTATGATATCGTCCTAAAAAACCAAGGTAACGTTGGTAAAAATAAACTAAAAAGAGTGTTACTCTCTCCTCAGGGTGTTTCTTATGAAGAAATACGAAATATTAGAGACTTTTCAAAGCAAAAAAAATTATCATACTCAAGATTTTGTATGTTGTTACGTGAAGAAATAACCGAATATAAAGGCTGGAGATATAGATGAGTCATTATACTGAAGGACAATTTATATCTTTTATTCAAAGGTCTTTTGGGGATGGTAAATTAGATGGTCGTAAAAACAATATACAGTTAGTTTGTCCTTTCTGTAGAAATGCAAAAGGTGGTAGTTATTCAAAAAGAAAATTAGCTATAAAAACTACCAAGCCACATTTTGTTCATTGCTGGGTCTGTGGATACAAAAATAGGAACATCTACAAATTGTTAGCAAGGTGGGCTCCTGAACATTTGTCAGAATATAAAGATTCGTTCCTCGATGCTGAGGAGCTGAAAGCGAGCGAAGCTGAGGTCACACAAACATATAAGCCAATAGTCCTTCCAAAAGGGTTTACCTTGTTGGCCGACGCTTCAGCTCGTTTGACTTCTTTCGATACCTATCAGAGAAGATATTTTGAAAAGGCTATTGAATATCTCAACAGTCGTGGAATTAAAACTCAGGCCGAACTTTGGTATTGGAAAATTGGCATAACAACATTTTATAAAGAAGGCTGCAAGGATAGAATTATTATTCCATCTTTTGATTGTGATGGTACACTATCTTATTGGACGGGCAGAAGCTGGCGCCGAAACCCTAACAAGAAATACAATAACCCATACTGCAACCGAAAAAACGTCATATTCAATGAACTGAATATTGATTGGAAAGAAGCACTCACAATTGTCGAAGGACCATTTGATCTTTTGAAGTGTAATGCAAATGCAACTTGCGTTTTAGGATCAGAACTAACGCTCGAATATGAACTTCTTCAAAAGATTATCAAAAATCGTACGCCGGTTATTTTAGCTTTTGATCCCGACAAAGAAGGTCAGAGTAAACAACTTGAATTAGCCAATCGATTTCTAGAATTTGATATACCAGTGAAAATTGTTGAACATAGGGATAAAACCAAAGATGTCGGTGATCTATCGAAATCAGAGTTTATCGATCTATTAAATTCTGCTAAGACATATTCGACAAACTATCATCTTAGACTGAAAATTGCATCGATAATGCAATGACGTTTATTTGAGAAAGATTTACGGAACATATTATGCGCATAATTCATATCTCGGACATACATTGGCGAGGTATTCAAAGGCATAGGGAATATAATAAAGCTTTTGAAGAACTTTACAGGCAATTGAGAGAACTCAATGTTGATCTAATCGTTAACACTGGAGATACTTTTCATACCAAAACTCAGGGCATCACTCCTGAAATTATTGAACGACTTGCTTGGATGTTTCGCTCTCTTGCGGACATTGCTCCGACATATACCCTTCTTGGCAACCATGATGGCAACCTTACTAATTTGCATCGTAAGGACATTATTACCCCGATTCATGAATCGATTGATCATCCCAAAGCACATCTGCTTCGTAAGTCGGGCGTTTACAAAGTCGATGATCTTAAAGATCAAGATGTTTATATCGGAGCTTTTTCACCCTTTGACCAAAAAGGTTGGCCAAGTGTAAAGCCAGTAGAGGGAGCAATCAACATAGCTCTTTATCACGGTTCTGTTGCGGGCTCGGTAATGGACAATAATTGGACATTGCCTTGGGAAAACTGCGAAGCTGAGGTTTCGGACTTTACTAAGTTTGATTTTGCGCTTCTGGGCGACATTCACAAACAGCAGTATTTGGCAAAACGCAAAGATAAGAATGGTGTTGAAAAGCCATGGATGGGCTATCCTGGCTCTCTTATCCAACAAAACTTTGGTGAAACTGAGACTAAAGGTTATCTTGTTTGGGACATCCGCACACGAGACGATTGGGATGTTTCTTTTAAGAAATTGGAGAATTATAGCCCGTTTGTTACCATACATTGGGAAGGAACCGTAGACGAAACAATCAAGAAGGTTGTTGAAAGCAGGGGTGAAAAAGCTTTTTTGCCAGGCGCTCGTTTTAGAGTTTCTTCTTCATTTGCTATCCCTTCTATCGAAGCTAGAAAGTTAGTACATGATCTAAGAGAAGTTAGAAAAGCAAGCGAAGTAACTTTCAAATATGACATCATTTCAAAGATGGATCATGTTGAATCCAACTCGCTGAAGATCTCCAAAAAGGGATTGAGGCAAGACCCAGATGCAGTAGTTCGTCTTTATCTTGACTATATCAGAGCACATGCTCAAAACTATCATTTTGATATTGACCAACTAGATGAGGCTGAAAATTTGATTAGAGGCTACATGTCCAAGCTAATGGTCAGAGAGGCTGACAGTCTTACGAAGAATTGCAATTGGTCAATCAAGTCACTTGAGTTTGATAATATTTTCAGGTATGGGGAAGGAAATAGGATTAACTTCAACGATCTTGAAGGCGTGGTTGGAGTATTCGGTCCTAATCGAATCGGAAAAGCACTAGACATTAATACGCCCATACCAACAATAAATGGATGGAAAACAATTGAGTCGATCACTACGAACGATTTTGTGTTTGATTCTAATGGTAGGCCATGTCGTGTTACTGCAAAAAGTCCAATTTATACAGAGCATAAATGCTATGAACTTGTATTTTCAGATGGAACTAAGGTGGTGGCTGATGCAGATCATCAATGGATCGTTAATGATCACAAGGCAATGGCCAAACAGAGAAAACTTACAAAATCACATAAAAAAGTTGTTACCACCAAACAAATGTTTGAGTCTCAAACCTTTTCTGTGGGTAAAAACAAAGTAAACCATTGGTCAATTACAAATTGTTCACCAGTACAATACCCAAAACGATTTTTACCCCTTGATCCATACGTGTTAGGTTGCTGGCTTGGTGATGGCCATTCGCACAGTTCAGAAATTACTTGTTTCGATGAAGAAATTCTTGAAAACATAAAAAAATCTGGTGAAACGATCCTTGAGAAGAAACGACCAGGTTCATTTACGGTAAAGTTGTTGTCACCCCGCCTCCGTAGTCTAGGTGTGCTTGGAAACAAGCATATTCCCAGTATGTATATGATTGCTTCTGTACCTGAAAGAATTTCCTTATTGCAAGGTCTTATGGACACAGATGGCAGTTGTTCCAAGTCAGGGTTGGTGGAATTTTGCCAATGTGACGAAAAACTTGCTCATCAGGTAAAAGAACTAGCATGCAGTCTAGGATTTAAAACAACCATCAGAGTTGAAGACGCTAAGCTTTATGGCAAAACAATCAGCAAAAGATATAGAGTTTCCTTTACGCCACATAAAAATGATATTTGTCCTTTCAGACTTTCAAGAAAAGCAAACAGAATTAGGGCAGTAAAAAATGCTTTTGCAGACAGAACAAAGCGACGTTATGTTGTTGACATTAAACCGGTTCCTTCGATTCCAGTCCAATGTTTGGTGGTAGATAGCCCAGACCACTCTTTTTTGTTTGGTCGAAATTATGTTCCAACTCACAATTCTTCGATAGTGGGCGCCATTATGTACGCACTTTACAATACGACTGATCGTGGCCCAATGAAAACTGCCCACATAATCAACAAAAACAAAAACTACTGCAAAGCAAAGGTACGAATTAGTGTTGGTGGCACTGATTATATAATTGAACGTCAAAGTCAAAGAGTCATTCCCAAGAGGAATAAGAGAAAATATGACCCTGACAAAACAACCACTACTTTGAATTTCTGTCGGATTGAATGGGATGAAGAGCATGGTGTTGAGAAGAAAATTTCTGAGAACTCTATCAGTAGAGACGATACCGACAAGCAAATCAGAAACCTTATTGGCACATCGAATGATTTTTTGCTGACGGCTCTTTCTTCGCAAGGCTCAGTTGACAAGTTTATCAAAGAGGGGCCGACAGACAGAAAAAAGATTCTAGCAAGATTCCTCGAACTTGACATTTTTGAAAAACTTTATTCGCTTTGCAAAGATGATTACAATAGCCTAAATTCAAAGGGCAGTTATCTATCGCCTGAATCTATCGTGAATCAAATCAAAAAGGCTCGTAAAAGAGCTAGCGACCTTGAGAAGAGTATTGAGGTTCTCACAGAGAGAATTTTCAAGCATCGAGAACAAAAGGATGAGATCAAGCTTTGGCTAATGCATCATGAGAAGAGTGCAGCCGAAGTTGATTTGGCACAAATAGATGCACTTGAAAAGAAAATCAAGGAACTTGAAGATAAGTACATGGCCAAGTCAACTGAACTGGAAAAAACGAGAAAAACAGTTCGAGACACAGGCAAAGCTTTGAAAACAACAACTTCTGCCAAGCGTAAGTACAACATTGATGTTCTGAACGCTGAACTCGAAAGCTTTGAAGCTTTAAAAGCAACCATGCATGAGTTAAAGCATGAGTTGAATTCGCAGAAAGCAATTTTGGAAAACCAGAAAAAGAATGTAAAAAAATTAAACGTTGTACCTTGTGGCGATCAATTTCCAGATTGTCATTATATTCGTGATGGTCACCGAGATAAGAAAAAGGTTGCCAAACAAGCAGAAACCGTAAACAAGCTTTCAGAACAGTATTCTAATGCTGAAGCTACCTTTGAGGAGTACATCGCCAAAAGGATCAAGGAAAGCATTGAGGAGTACAGAAAGCTCGATCGGGAGGAATTTGAACTTTCTTCTAAGTTAGAGTCTGCCCGAAATAACCGAAATCACATACGCTCTCAAATTACCAGTATCAAAGCTGAAATCAAGAAAACCAAGAAAGAGCTTGTCAGGCTCCAAAAGACGGTTGATATTCTTGAAGGTAAAGAATTTGAACGAAAGAAAGAATCGCTCGACAGAATAAGAGATACTATTCATTCCTTAGAGTCTAAGAAAACCGACATTATTAGAGAGCTTGGCGGCCAACAAGAATCATTGAAGCGGCTTCTTTTAGAAGAAGAGGAAACCAAATCTCTTATCAAAAAGCTTAAGATTTACGATTCTATTGTAGCGGCTTTTTCGAAGACAGGAATTCCTGCAATGGTTTTGAAGTCGCAACTTCCCGCTATCAATCAAGAGTTGAATAAAATTCTTGAAGGAATTGTTGAATTCAAAATATCACTGGAAACTGATGTTAAATCAAATGTAATGGACGTCTATATTGAAGACGGACATAGTTCAAGAATTATTGAATTGGCTTCTGGAATGGAAAAAACTTTGGCAAGCCTTGCACTGAGAGTTGCCCTGAGTAATCTTTCCTCACTTCCAAAATCCGACATCCTCATCATTGATGAAGGTTTTGGCGCTTTAGACGAAGAAAATATTCAAAGTTCCATGGAAATGCTTACGTTTCTTAGGGGATACTTTAAAACAATTTTGGTGATTTCTCATGTTACCCAAATTAAAGAAGTGGCTGATAGAATAATTGAAGTTAAGAATGATGGTACCGAATCTAAAGTTACAACATTCTAAGATGGGAAATAAAATGACAAAAGAAAAAGCCGTGGTAATTTTAAGTGAGTGGAAATGGACCAGGTTGGTCCTGTATGTTGCGAGCATTTCAAATGATATTTTTGGATGGCTTGCAGTTTTGGGCGCTTACCTTCTCTGGGGAGAAAAGGGGACTTTAAAGTGGGAAGCTGGAGTTCTTCGAGCAAAACTTAAAAAAGACAGTTGGCTTGACAAGCGCTCGTGGTGGGGTGGTCTTACCATAACTGCTCATGCCATGCTATACAGGCAAATTGATCTGTGGCCAGAAGAAAGAGAAGTTCCTCACCCAACACAAATACATGAACATGTACACACAGAACAGGCCGAAGGTGCAAATCTGCTTTCGCTTGTTCAAGCACTCATTCTTTTACCAATTACATTAGTTTTAATGGGTGGCTGGTCTGTGCTCTTTTGTGTGCTATGGTGGATTTTGATGGGTCACCTAGGAAAAGGTTTGGCCAATAAGCTAACTGCGATTTGTCGAGGCGAAGATCATTATTGGGGTTCTACACACGAGGAAGCTGCAAGGGCCTTGGCTAAAAACCCTAGAGTTTAAACTCCGACACGGTTACGATAACCTAAAAAAGGTTCGAGATTTGGTTTGATGAGCCTTTATAACTTGTCTTTTACAAACAGAATGAGCGTATGTCAGAAGAACACGAATCATCCGAAAATTTTTTTACTCCCATCGAGGCTGGCAAAACTTTTCATCTGCCAGAGCCAGTTGAAGAAGGTCGGCAGTCGTTCTACGATCATTATCGTTTAAAGTGCGATCATATTGATATCCAACCCAAAAGCATTGTCCTTCCTAAATTTATCTTCAATCCAGGAGTGGGGTACAAGGAAAAGGGTCTTTTGTTGTTAGGGTTTGCAAGTGATCACAAAAATGATCTGTTCGTGAAGGTTCTTACGGCTGCTGAAAAAGGATTTAAGAAGTTTGAAATCGCTTTCTTGGATGACGATGAAAAGGAAGTTTTATCCACTTGGCGATTCGTCGGTGCCAGAATTCAAGCTGTTGATTTTGGATTTGTTGCTAAGGAGCGACCTTCTCCCGCTGAATTGGCAATTGAAATTGATTATCAGCATCTCGCCATTGGAGATATGATCATTTGACAAACTAGCAATTAGGATCATTAATGTCTGTCAACCGTAAGTCCATGGTCGTTTGGCTATTTAGTATATGTGGATATTCGGCCCGGCCAACTGGTACTTGCGAAATCAGATTTTGAGGCTAGTGAAATTTCTATTGATTGGCATGTCGAACAATCTCTTCCTAGGGATCAACGAAAAACTTTAAGACATGTTCGAATAAAGAAAAATGAAATACTGTTTATAACGAACAGTCCAACAGAAGACACTTTTTTTCTACAATATGGGCATGGTACACAAATAAAAAGACACATGGTTACATTCCTTCGAGGTAAGTCATTGTGTTTTATGGTGACCGTGGTTGGACTAGAAGAGTATATTGAACCAGTTGACTATTCAGAGCATGTCTAAAATCTTACAATCGTGGGATACCATACCCGATGGTTCGCTAGTCAAATTTAAAGTACGTTCGACACAGATACAGAATTTTTCTGAAACGTATCTTTGGGATTCCCCAAAAGAGCCATACGAACAAACTAAAATCAACAAAGAAAGAATTTATTTGGTGGTTTCCTCCGCTCCAGAATATTATGAATGCCGACTCACCGGTCGAATTATATTCACTTTGCTCGACGCCGACAAAGTCAGATATTTTTTCTGCGCTACCAACCCCTTGAATATTTTTAATATCTTATTATAGAGCAGCCTCAATTGGTTTACAAGCATTAGCTTGGATGATATTCTTCCTAAGTGGCTCAAGCCACAAAACTAACCCTAAACATTTACATGGTGATATAATGAGCAAGGATTCTGTTAAAAACAGCGATAGTCAATCCAAAGATAGTGATAAGACAACAAGGCGCCGTCGTCGGGCAGAACGCAATAAAATGCGTACCATTAAGCACATTCACAAACTCCTGGATTCCTTCCAGGAAGGTGTGCTTAGTGGGTTTTCAAATGATAGCTGGGTTGAACTTGCTGGTACCTACCGTCAGCTTTCTCCCTTTTTGGCAACAAACGAGTATGAAGCTCTCGGCTATGTTTGGCGCACGGCTTGGACGCAGAATCCTGATCAAGATTCCGTGGAACAGCTAATTGGTGCAATTAAAGACCGGGTGGAGGGAAAGACCCAGCCTACCATTGGATAGGTGCTATTACCTATTCTTTATCCTGATAGCCAAGCCTTAGTTTGCCTATAAAGACAAAAAACCCCCTCCGGTTTCCGGGGGGGGTTTTTATTTATTGTGGTTGAATCTGGCTTGACTATTTGTTATATTCTTCATGTGGGATACAAAAGAAAACATAGACGTATGCCGACGCCGAAACATGACCAAAGAGTAGGAAAGGTGTATATTCTGCGGACAGGGCAGACTTTGGACATCAAGACCGATGATGGAATTAGAACAAACCAAAGTTTTGAAGATGATACCAAATTCTTGTTTTTGGGCGTTGGTAAATCGCTCGGAAGACCCTTCAAGGGAAGATATTTCGGGAAAGGTGCTTCCCAAAAGGTGCTTCCCAAAAGGTTCATCGGTTTCTAGCAGGGGAAAAAATTATCAAAGTGGTAATGTTTTCTTGTGAGTTTGGGCACAAGTTTAGGCTTTTATATCAACCAAACATGGAAGCAAAATGTTAAAGTATCTAAAGTCCGCAGAAAAGCTTGCACTTGAACACGAGTATGATGAATTGTTGGGGTATTACCTCTGTGCCCTTATCGTAAAGGGTGGCAACATCTTGAGTGTTGGCTTCAACAAGAAGTCTACCAATGGATTTGTTGAGCATTTTGCAGACCTCGTTCGAGGTGAGCGTGACTACTGCCTCTCCACCCATGCTGAGATGGATGCTGTTTTGAGGGCACGAGGCAAGCTTGATCTTCGGGGAACCAAGATTTATGTGGTTCGTATTAAGCCCTCTGGTGGGCTTGGCATGGCAAAGCCGTGTGAAATTTGCGAACATGTACTTTTCAACTATGGCATCCGTCGTGCTTATTATTCGATCAATGACAACGAGTACGGTGTTATGAAGGTTGTCAATCCTGCAAAGAGGTATCAGTGACATTGTCCCTAGACATAGGAAGCGTTGCATATCTAGACGAGAATGGATGCTTTCATAAAGCAATAACAGTAGTTTTCAACAATCCAATTATTTTGGCTGGCAAGGGAAGTTTGTGGACAGTTGTTGATGACGATCCGCTTGAACGGATATTGAGGTTTGTTTCAAACCCAAAAAGCTACTATGTTAGTAACTTTCGTTCTTATGAACAAGAAGGCAATAGCGCACACTATGCTCGTTATGGTGATACGCTACTATTTCTTGGTGATGTTTTCGAAACTGAAAAAGATAGATTTCTGAAAATGCTGCTTACTCTCAATGAAGAAAAAACAAGTTATGTACTATGGGGTAATGAAATAGAGTGCTGCAAGTATTTGATGCCCCTGTAAGAATATGCCAAAGCGGATCGAAATCGAAATAAATAACCCTCCGACCTGGGAAAGAAAATGCTTGTTCGTATACTTGACTTTCTATCTAATGTTGCCGAAGTTGCCTTTTGGGTGGGAATTGTTCTTATTGTACTTTCAATCGTCAGCTTTTGCCTAATTGCGTTAGGAGCTTTTGCTCTAATTGCTTTGCTTGCAACTTTCTAAAATTAAAATGAAAAACAAATAGAGCAATAATGATTAGAGTTGGTGATTTAGTAAAACTAAAAAAGAACAGTCGCAATTTTATTTCAATTCGATTAGTTCACAAAGACAAGTATTCTTATGAAGAAAAAGCCTATTTTGTTTCTGAGCCACCTCTTTTGGTTTTGGACATATTCCAGTTGAAACCAGCTCCGCATTTGCATTATGATAGACCTTATAGAGTGAAGGTTCTACACGAGGGTAAGATTTGGCTCCTTCGATTCGGCAAGGCTGATTCATTCACTCGTTTCTTTAGAAAGGTAACATAAAATGGGTAAAAAGGCTCCGCTACAGATGCGCTGGTCAAAGCAAGAGGAGGAATCCGAGCAAGGTAACAATAATTTATAAGCGGTTCAGAGAGTCTCTGGTCAATGCTATACTGAACATGTCCTCGAAACGAGGTTGAGATTGAAACGCTTGAATCAGCGACACTCTATTAGAGTGTAATGCTAACTGTTATCCTCAAAATAATAATGAAGGAAGGCGGTCGCAATGAAGTAGTTATTTTCCGACTTGGAGTGATTTAATTTTGGAATAGCATTGAATATTTTAGACACTAAACGAGTAAGAAAATGGCAAGAGATTCGCCTTAAGATGTTCTTTTTGTTTTATAAAAAACCGGAGCAGTCCTACTGTGGGGTTTCTACTGTGAAGGTTCTATTGATGCTTATGAAGCCCCACTAAAATAAAATCGAAGCCAGTAGTTTACAACAGGAAAAATACCTCATTTTTATGAGGAGACTCCGGTTCAAATCCGGGCTGGTTTCCTAAGATAGCATCATTGGTTATATCATGGTTTCTTCTAAAAACTCATGATTAACGGTTCAAATCCGTTAGTGCTATCTAAATTTACCCCTGGAAACAGGGCAAGAGCGATCTCAAGTAAGTGTCTGAACCTATTCTTGAGACATTTCTGTAAGGCGACACCAGGCAGAACGCTCAAAATCTCCGTGTGAAGGTGGTTGTTGGTGGGCTCAAATTGATGCAGAGGGCGAAAGAATGCAAGCATTCTTGGGTGTTGCATCAAAAATTTTGCAGGCAAAACTCTACAAACGCTGGTGCGATGGGAGAAAAGCGAGCACCTGCCTGTAATCGAGAGGTCAAATGGTAAAGCGAAACGATAATTTTTCTTTGGAACCGCAAGAAGCAACGCTTTTGTATGCTGCAAGCGAATGCTATAAAAAGGTGACTTCTCGTCATCTTGCGAAACATTCTGGCGCCGGGAGTCGTCCCTGGGACGACACTTACGATTCAAACATGAGTCTGTGCGAAGAACTTGGGCGTTTTGCCGGGCTTACTTTCCGAGCAGCTGAAAAGTTTTATCCTTGGCCCGGAGCTTCAATTACAGAAGAACTCAGAGAAGAAGAATCTAATAATTGGTCTCAAAAAATTATCATCACATTCCTAAAAATCCTCGTTTCACTTTTATTGCTAGGCGTTGCAGGATTAGCTTTTTTGTTGTTGGCCTAGTTTAAGTCAGTAAATGAAATTAATTCCTGGAAAGCTATACAAGCCCAAAGAAGGCTTAATTGGGCCTAAAAGCTCCAAATATCCCTCTAACAGGGAGGCAATTATCTTATTTACACAGGCGAGCCAAAATCCAGAAAGACCACTGCATCATTACTATCTTTATGCGACCACAGAAAAACCGCCCATTTTGTTTGTTGAAATGGACGAGCTTACTGAGTTGCGTTTAGAATATTTGGGTTCAAGATATTATCATAATTTTCCCAGGGCTAAGCCGGACATGCACATTAAAATAAATGCTGGAAAGTTTCTTCACGAGGATCGATTTGTTTGGGTACTTGAAGACGTGCTTCCAGTATTGGAGATTGTAAACAAATGACTCTGCGTGGAAAAGCCTGTGACAATCCCGATTGCTCGGTTTCCTATGGAATCTGTGGACGACTTACTTTTGGTTGTGGCAAGTTGGATTCTCATGGCTATTGGGAAAAACCTTGTTATACTTGTGCTCGCAATCACGAGCTTTGTCAATACAAAGATACTGGTGTTCATTTTGAATCTGCATGGCCGCCAATGACAGGAAAAGATTTTTTTCAGCTTTGCAGGAATGCGACTACGTTTTCCACGTTTATTGCAAACGTTGGAAATAGCATTGTTGAATATAATCAAGATTATTTTTGGGCTTGTGCCGGATATGCTGTTTTAGCAAAAAAAGGACAAGTCATCTTTGCGAAAATTCAGGGCAATCTCGTCATGAGAAGTTTTGTAGAAAAAGTGATTAAAATTATGGATGAACACAATTGGCACATTGCAAACTGGCCTGGGGAAGTGTATGAGTAACAAACAAAAAAGCAGGCGCCGAACCAGTGCAGTTTCGGGTTTTGTCAATTTCCCAGTAAATGATCCTGACTTGCCCTCGGATGGTCAAGGTGGAATGTTTGTTAGGTTGGTTGTTTATGATGCCAAAGCCGACAAAAACTACTATGACAAGTGGGGTTGCTGCTGTGGTGGTACTCAAAGTTTTATCTATGATGAGTGTTACATTGGCGATGACCACTCTGATGAAAATTGCAATGATCAGACCGAAGAAGATTTTCATTTCCCCTGGTTGCACCTGGTCGAAGAACATCCCGCCAAGCATAGAAGTAGAGAGTATCTTTGCATTATGACCATTGGCTCAACTGGCTGGTCTAATACAGAGTGGACTTGCACTTACGACAGTTTAACCGAAAAGGGAAAAAGCCTTTATAAGTTAATCCAAGAGCTGTATCCTGGATGCAAGATTTTCCTACAAACATGGCTTGATACATAGCGAAAACAGCGAGACTCCTGATTTGTTGTAAATTACAACATGATATACTATTGAGCGCCTGGGGAAACTGCCTTGTCAAAAACTCGCAAAATAAATATAGAATTCGTTAAATCCCTTTTGAAAAAGGGGTTTAATGGCGATGCTCATGTGCTCGGAAATTATTGGTGCCAGTTTCTGGACGATTTCGAGCGTGAAAACGATGTAAAGATTACAGATGTCAACTTTTCCGGAGAGGTGCTTTCAATTACTGTTGACGATGAAAAACATGTTAACTTCAGGATCAAGGTTGAAAAAATAAGGTAGGCCACCAGTCAAAATTGAATCAAAAATATTTTAAGACAAATCACTACAAAAAAATTTACTTTGATAGTGTGAATCATACATAGTCCTTGGAGGCTGTGGTCATGCTTGAACTTTTATTGGGGTTTGTTCTTTTTTTACTGGGCTGTCTTTATGGTAATTTTGTTGAATGGTTTGTGCACAGATACATTCTTCATGCACTTGCCAAACGCATGAAAAATTTTCGCCCTCTCTCTTTTCATTTGCAAGAACATCATGTTGCAACATTGAAAAATGATTATAGAGATCCGTCGTATACAAACGACCCCATGTGGACAGTAAATCCAAAAACTCTTGAATTTTTTGGAATATTGGGAATGGCATTGCCACATGTCGTTCTTTTTTGGGTCTCAATTCCTTTTGCAATAGGCACGCTTTTTTGGATCGCATTTCATTATTTTGCTCACGTTATTTCTCATGTCAGGCCAGATATTGGGAAAAAATATTTTCGAGTTCATTATGACCACCACATGGGTGGCGACATGGAAAAGAACTTCACTGTAACTGTACCTGTCATGGATTACCTTTTTGGCACTCGAAAAAAGTTCAGTGGCTCCAAATCCACAAATAAATAAGTGAAACCAAGCAAAGCAGAAATGTGGTTTAAATCTTCTTTTGAGTCATGACATCAATAAGCTGTTCTCTGTTTGGAACGCTAGAGGTATAGCGCTCAAAGAGAAAAATAGGTGCAAATGTCCATGCAAATGAAAGCTGAAGAAACTGATATATTTCTTCATTTCCCCAATTTTCTGTCTACTAAAACAGCGGATGGGTTATTTAAGACGATTCGCAGTCAAACTGACTGGAATTGGGTAAAGTATCAAAAGCCTTGGGGAGAAATTAAAACTCCTCGGCTAAGCGCTGCATATGGCTTTCATGACTGGAACAATCCAGAACCAGTATCGGGTTGCGAACCCCGGCCTTGGCCTAAGCATTTGCTTGAGCTGAAAAATGAAATCCAATTGGTGTTCAATGCAGACTTTAACTTTGCGCTTTGCTTTCTTTATCGAAGTGGAAAGGATTCAATCTCATATCATTCTGACAATGAAAAGTTTTTGGGACCCGAACCAATAATCGCTTCTTTGTCTTTAGGTTCTTCCCGGAAGTTTGTCCTTAGGAATAAAAATGATAAAAAACGCAAACACGTGTTTGAAACCGGCCATGGCTCTTTGCTGATAATGAAAGGTCGTTGTCAGCATGAATGGGAGCACAGCGTAACCAAAACACAAAAAACCGTAGGGGAGCGCATCAATGTGACCATGCGCAGAGGTTACGGCATTGAAGCATCCAAAAATTATTACAAATATAATGTTGGTGTAGGAAATAATATTACACTGTAAAATGCATTACGAGGATAATATAGTTGGCAAGCTTTTTGTGCCTAGCGACCCTTGGAAAAAGATGTCTTCAAGGTATTCGGGATCTCTTTTTAATAAAGCAATTGATTCCTACATGCCTGTACTTCTTAGGGCCCACGAGGGCAATCCTGCGTTATATGGGCCAAACGATGATGTTTGGGTTGATATGGTTATGAGACGGTTCCGTTTTGATTCTCCTGCATTGTGCGTCGCAAAAAGAGAAATGTTTTTCGATGGTCGTGACAGGAGATTTTATCTTGAACCGAGAGGACAAGCCTATTCAAAATTTATCGTTTATGAGTTTTTCCTAAATGGAAAATATTTTTGCGTTAAGAACTCACATATGCAGATGGTAAAAATGGTCAAAAACTTGGTGAATTGTGAAGCTACTTGATTTACAAGAGAAATGTTGGATTGGCATTGGTACGCTTGACTGTGATGTTTAGGTGAAAATATGTCTCATTTTAGTGTAATTGTTATCGGTCCCGATCCTGAGGAACAGCTCGAACCTTATAACGAACATACAAGGGTCGAGCCTTACTTTAGACCCTCCAATGATTGGTCAATCAACTTTGCCAAAGAAAAGCTGCAATTAATTGGCAATAGGGATCCTACTCCTGAGGAAATAGCTGAATTCCTCTCTGAAAAATGGGACGACGAGCATCTCGTAGAGAATGGCGTGGTTGGCCAAATGTCGACCTATAATCCACTTTCCAAGTGGGATTGGTATGTTCTTGGCGGACGCTGGACCGGTTATTTTCCACTAAAGCCTGGGACTTCTGGAAAGGCTGGTTCGCCCGGACTCATGACAAATCCTGCGCCAAGTGGATATGTCGATGCTGCCTTATTAAGGGATATTGACGTTGAGCGTGCTCGAAGTGAAGCAGTTGCCGAGGCCAGGGAGCAATTTGCAAAATGGCGCACCTGTTTTGAACAGTTTAGCAAGCGGCCCGAATCCTGGGAACAAATTCGTGACCGCATTTGCGGTGTTGGGGATAACTTTGATCCGAAGCAGGTGGACGTAGCCCGTGAGAAGTACCATGATCAACCAGTGATCAAAAAGTGGGAACAGGTTTCTGGAGGTCATTTCTGGGGCTGCCCAGTAGACGACTATGGGTTTTACGAAGAAGTATACGTTGACAAGTGCCGAAATGGTGCTCTTGTTCCTCTTGCCATTGTTCGCAATGGTGAATGGTTTGAACGTGGCAAAATGGGCTGGTGGGGTGTCATGCGTGGTGAAAATCTTTCGTACGAAGATTGGTGCGTCAAGTTTCAGGAAATGCTTGATGAACTTCCGGACGACACCCTGCTTTCCATGTATGATTGTCATATTTGATTGCGCTTATTCGCAAGCAAGAAAAGAAAATGCTTGGACCTTATAGAAACAAGGAAAAAATGCCAATGAAACCTGAACTCTTTTTCGAAGAAAAGATCATTCAAGCTCGTATGCGAGTCCCTGGACCTATTCGTCGAATAGCTGGAATTGTGCTATTTGTTCCTGTCGTGGCTATTTCTTTTTTGTTGGCAGTTTTGATCGCACCTTTTTGTTGGATTGCAACAGGTTCTTTAAAGGTTTTTTGGGATTATGGCAATGAGCGATATTTGTACCAAGAGTCATTGTGTCGCAATCCTTTTTTGCGAGGAACAACGTCTCTTTTTTTTAACAATAGAGAAGTCTATGAAAAGATAAGGCAGCTCAATGTTTGAATGTAACACATGTGGACAAGATGACGACAATTGCGTTTGTGATGAAATAGCAGAAGGCTACGAATGTGGCAAATGTGGATATGAGCCAACATATCGTGAGCTTCACCAAGGTTCTTGTGTGCAGTGTCGGGAAATAAAAAAAGAAAAAGAATTTAAATCAAATAATGAGTTTTAATTTTTCACACAAGACTGAGGATAGCGAAGAGTTGAGAGCTTTAGCTCTTCGATTTTCTTCATTTGAAGACAAGTGGCAACTTGCCAAAACTGAAAAATTTATGCAACTGTCTTCTTCACTAAAAGCTATTCAAGATCATGTTGATGAAATGCTCAAAATAATGCAAAGCGGAAAACCTTTTTCTTCGCTGGAAGTGGAAGACAAGAAGTTTGGCATCAGCAGCTATGAACCACCAGTTGAAGCAGCTAGGATAATGCTGAACGAATATTCAATGGAGTCGATTTTTAGAGAGGTGCTCAGGGCAGCTTTTAGGGCTGCTGATTGGGGCCGTAAGAACAGTTTTAGAAAAATGCCGCATGCCGAGGCATTGGCATGGATAACATATTTCTCAAAATATGACGAAACCAAAGATGCTTATGTCATGAATGACAATTGGATTTCTTATTACAAAACCCACTTTCCTGTATCAAAACACAATTAAGTTTATCAGTTATTTCAAATCCGGTAGAGTCACTTCATGTCAAATGTCACCAAATGGCCGACGCTGGGCTATGCCTGCATCAATTTGACGCTTTCAAACGTCAAGCCCAAGAAAAATGCAAACATGACCAACAGGTCTATGATTCGTAAAACCTTTGATGCCAAAGGAATCAAATACGCTTCAGAACTTGCTCTAAAAAATGTCAAGGATCTTGAAAAAATCATTCGCTGGAATGAAAAGCACGGGTTCAAATATTTCCGTGTATCATCCGACATTTTTCCTTGGGCATCCGAATATCAACTCACCGATCTCCCAGACTTTGAAGAAATCTCCAAAAGTTTAAAACGTTCTGGTGATTTTGTTACTCAGCATGGCCAGCGTCTAACATCACACCCTGGTCCTTTCAATAAACTTTGCGCAAACAAAGAGCAAGTGGTTTTGAATACGATCCGGGATCTGGAGATCCACGGTGAACTGTTTGACCTCATGGGCCTGTCTAGAAGCGTCTACAACTGCATCAACATTCATGTTGGTGCTGCATATGGTGATAAACCTAAGGCCCTTGCAGCTTTTTGTAAAAACTTTGAGAGGCTATCTGAGTCGGTTAAGACACGCTTGACCGTAGAGAATGATGATAGACCAAGTCTATATTCTACCAAGGATCTATACGAGGGTGTTTACAAGTCTATCGGCGTTCCTATCGTATTTGACTATCATCATCACAAGTTTTGTGATGGTGGACAAACCGAGTCTGAGGCTCTGGCTCTAGCTGCGTCTACATGGGGAAAGATTAGGCCAGAAACGCATTACTCAGAAACCAAGCGTAATGCAGATGGTTCCGATTACTATAAGCCTCAAGCACACTCAGACTATGTCTTCAATTACATTGACCCGCACGGTCATGATATTGATGTGATGATTGAAGCTAAAGCCAAAGAGCTTGCAGTCATCCGCTATGTTAACGATTGGCACAGAGAGGTGGTTTTCAGTGAAAGTATTGTTTTACCCAAGCTCTAAGATTTATAAGCGTCCTGAAGTTTTAAAGCGACTAAAGTTTCTAACTAACGGAGGCTGGGGTAGGCATGCAGTTGGTTCAGGACTGCTTGACTCAATTCGCCATGAGAAAACCGGGTGGATGCTTCTTGCTTGGGAGCAAGGGCAAATTATTGGATGGGCTTTCATTAATCGACGACGATTTGACAGCAAGCTACAAATTGGTGTTTATGTGGCCAGGTCTTGGCGAAGAAAGGGCGTCGGCTCTAAGCTTTTAGAGAAAGCAAGGCAGTTTGCCAAAGAAGAAGGAAGAGAACTCGTGTGCCAACCTTGGAACAACGCAGGATATTCTTTCTACGAAAAGCACAGCGTCTCATACACTTGGGAATTCTAAACTAACTAAACTGATGGTGGTTTTCACAAAATGCGGGCATGACTAAATCATGCCCGCATTTCTTATTAAGTTCTTGGTGTGCGCCTACACGCTCAAAATGAACATGGATCATAATTAATATTTTACAATGGAAACAAATGACTGAAACAGATGAATCTAAGATAACAATTAAATTTGTCACTACTGGGTCCACCTTTAACAAGTTTATGTGGGTGGACAAAAGACAAAAAAATGGTCAGTGGGCACCAGCGTTTCCGCCTCCTTCTGTTGAAAAGGAAGAACAGTATATAAAAAAAATGATCCAAAGAGACAGGGAAAGTGATTGTTGATTTGGTTACACTGTTGACACAGTACACTGACGGTGTACGTTGTGTATCTCAAAAGAATAATCGATATTCGGTTGAGATGTTTCTTAGAATACCATATGCTAATGGTGTACTCCACGATTGAGTGGCGTGACACCACAAACAACTACATGAAAATAGAGATAAGTTATCAATCAAAGACAAGAGATATAGACGCAGAAGCATTCGTGGCTCTCATAGCCCATGCTATTGATGGCGCCTCCCTAAAATTGAAAGAAAAGAAAGATAATAAAAATCATCTAACAGAATTAGTTTTCATCATTCCCAATATAGTAAAAAGTAATTCTACTGTTAGAATTTTTTGTCAAATAATATACGAAGCGCTTGAAGATTTTGGTTATCAGCCAATTATTGGAATTGCATAGAAACTATGGAAAATTTACCAAAAAAAACTCAAGAAGAGTATTACATCGACCTGTCTATCGATGAAGATACAGAAGACAAAACTTTAGTTGAAGAAACACCAATTGAACTTTGTAATATAAAATCTACCAAAGCAGAAAGAAATTTGCAAAAGAAGTTAGGTTCATCAACAGCTTATCTTTCGGTGCCCCCGCAAACAACCAATTCCAGTGGATTCAGACTAAAAACCATTTCAAAAGAAAGAAAAGTTACCCCAAATTTTCTTCGGAGTCCTAAACAGTTTTCTGTAACAGTAAAGTATCACTATCCGCTAATATATTTTCCGGCAGCGTTGGAAAACGAACTAAAGGAACTGCAAAGTTTTTTCAAAATTCCAAATCGAGGTTCGGGTTCGATGGTGCATCGTGGTAAGATGGTATCTACGATCGGTTATCGAGTTAATTTTGATTTGGAGACGACTCGTTGTTTTTCTAGAACCGTAGTTGAAATTCTTGATCGTTATGGAGTAGAAATATTAGCTAACGAAATTGTTCGTATTGGGTGACATGATTAAAAAGAAAAAGCCAAAAGGTCGATCATTAGCAGAAAGACTTTCTAAAAAGAAGCATGATAAAGCTATCAGGCTCGGAAAGTTTCTTTACGAGTGTGTCGGCGGTGCTCATCAGCCTGAAGGTTGTGGAAACAAATGGTCTTCCAATCCTCTAAAAGGACACCCAGAAAAATGTCCACGTTGTGGAAACAAATACTATAAATGGTTGAATTACCCAAATGTTTAAACCTGGACAGCTCATTGGGCCAATGAACCAACATCATTTCCGGTTTGATTGTTATCGTTTAGAAGAGCTTGATAAGGTGTCCAATATTTGGACATCGGGAGCACCTCATGTGCTGCTTGGTGACAGCAATGTAGTTATGTTTGTGAAATTGATCACAAGAGAATTCCCTAACGTATATAAATTGCACAAGATGGTTATATTTCACAGTGAAAGACTTTGGACTTCTTCGGATTGGCTTCAAACAGAAGAAATTAAAGGTGGTTGGAAGCTAAAACCGTAGAACGGTTTACAACTCTAGCTGTTTGAACTATAGTTAAGAACATCTTGGGGACTTGGTGCTAACGGGAACACGCCGGCTTTGCACGCCGGAGTTAAGGGTTCGATTCCCTTAGTCTCCATAACCTTCTTCTTCGAAACAAAAACGTGATTGAAGATTTGTCTCGCAAAAATGCGGTTATAGCCTTATCAGGAGCCTTTGACCCCCTGCATATAGGGCACATTAGAATGTGTCAAGGTGCAAGGCACTTTGGTAAAGTTGTAATCATTCTTAATTCAGATCGATGGGTTTTTGAACGCAAAGGCTATGTTTTAATGCCTTTTGAGCAGCGAAGAGAACTGCTGCTCGCTCTGAGAGATGTTGACGAAGTAGTTGGCGTCGATGATTCGGATGGGACTGTTGTCGAAGCTTTAAAACGCATAATGCCAACCGTTTTTGGAAATGGCGGAATTAGAACAAAGGGTAATACGCCCGAGCGACAGTTTTGTTTGGAGCACGGCATTAAGCTAGTATATGGCATCGGCGGTGGCGAGCGAGAACATATTTCGCTCAACATCGAAGAGAAGATCAGGAATGTCAGCAAACAAGAATGTCTAAGCTAGAAAAGCTCATGCGACCCATCTTTCCAGCTTGCACTTGGGAGCCAGAGTTTGATCTGGGCTACATAAGTTTTTTTGGCAGAGAACTTTCAAAGAAACTTTATTCGCATGCTGTAGAAGTTCAAGTAGAAGGTCTTGGTAGGCTAATAATTGATGTTGGCATCAATGAAGAAATTTTAGGCATTGAGTCATTGAATGCAACAAAACATTTTCCCAAATGGGTAATTGCCCAGGCTCAAATCTTGGGTAAGTATCCAAATAAATGAAAAGGGTTGAAATCCCAGAAAGGTTGTGGTATAAAACAAACATGAGCAGTGATCACGTTGAAATGGAAGGTACTATCATTGATAGCACCAAGGGCATTTTTCGGGTAGAGCTTGAGCAGTTGCAGCCGAACGGCGAACCAACCGTTATCCTCTGCACAATTGCAGGAAAACTTCGAAAAAATAAAATCAATTTGCTGGTAGGAGACAATGTCAAGATCAAGATCAGCCCATATGACCTCTCCCGAGGAATCATCTTCTACCGAAACAAGAAACAGCGACAGCGTTGAAGTTAATACCAATCCTCTTGCAGTTTGCCTCCAATTTGGAACAAAGATAGACTTTGCTGTAGGTCAAGTCTATTATGACTTCTCTGGCGAAGAGACGAAGTATTGGCTTGAGGTTGAAAAACCTGGCGATGACATTTCCAACGTTATACCAGGCGGCGGGGTGCTCGTCAAGCCCAGGGTATCCAATAGGTTTGGTACCCCACTCTTGTTTCTAGGATGGAAGAACGGAAAACATTTTATTACCGAGACCTCGCAACGCCCGGTGAACTATCTTTATTTTTTGTCTGAAGACAAAATCGTAGGCGTTGTTGCTAAGCTGTTACCAATGATGTTTATCACACATGTTCAGCTTTGGCCTCACGATGAAACGTTAGTGCATAAAAATGTCTACTATTATAACAAAAAAAATCCGTAGGAAGGTTGGAGCACTCTATAAACTTGCCAATCCCGATGGCGCCCCCTACCTTTTCGTTTTTCCAAAAGCGCAAATGGAACGTATGGAAAGTTGCAAAAAGCCAATGAGGGCGATCTTGTGCTTTACCTTGGAAAACATTCCAAATTTAAGATCAGAGCCATTTGGAATGATTACGTGTGCGCCATAGACGAATTTTTTGTGTCAGAATCAAAGGTAATTTAATGACTACGCCTCCCGATCTAAGTGACTTCACTAAGGAAGAAATTCGTGAAACTCTTGATGAGGTTCGTCATCCTTTTGATGTGGCGATTTACTCGTCTGAGAATTATTTTAATATGGCATCCATTGTCCGCACCTGTCACGCAAATTTATGTGCCAAAATTTGGCAGGTGGATTTTACCAAAATGTATAAAAGAGCTACAATGGGCACTCATAAATGGGAAAATTTGTCTAAAGTTACCCTGAATGAATTTCTTGAACAAAACACCGATCGAAACATTGTGGTTTTTGAGCGAAATGACCAACTTGATACAGAGGATATTAGATATTTTCAATATCCCGAAAATCCGATTTTATTTTTTGGTTCTGAGAAATTTGGTGTTCCTGACGAAGTGTTAAATACAGCGTCAAACATTGTTTCAATTCCCATGTTTGGAATTCACAACGATCTAAACATTAGCGTCGCTGCCGGAATTGTGATGTATGATTTCATTCTTAAGATGAGTCGTGAGAATATATTTAACTTTGATGCAACAAAAGAAAAGATGGACCAAGAAAGAAGAGCAGTTAGTCTTAAAACTGTACGGGAAGGTTAGTAACAAATTTTTAGCAGAAAAATTACCTAATAGGTCAATTTATGCTATAAAACACAAAGCTAAAAATTTGAGTGTGAGCCAAAAGGCAAAAATAAATTTTTGCAATGAAGACTTTTTCAACAGAGACACTTTATGTTCATGTTATTGGGCCGGGTTTATTGCAGCGGATGGAACAATAGTAAAAACCAAATATCAAACAAGCTTAATTCTTTGGCTTGCAGCAAAAGATAAAATTCATTTAGAGAAATTTAAATCTTCTTTAAATTTCTCTGGAGAGGTGTTGGAATACAATTACAACAACAAACCAAGTGCCAGAGTGATTATCAACTCTGCAAAAATCGCAACAGTGTTGAAAAATAGATACAATATTATTCCAAACAAATCATTGGTTTTAAAACCTCCCAAAAGATTGCGTGCTAAAAAGTCACTGGCTTGGATTAAAGGCTATATAGATGGTGATGGTTCAATTATCAAATATAAAGGTAAATACAAAATAAATGTTATTGAAACAGAGCAAATCTTAGACTGGATCCAGTCTTGTCTTTCCAGCCAAATTAAGGTCAATATAAATAATAAAATTGCGCCAAGAGGGAATGTTTTTTTGTGGCAAGTTGCTGGTTTGAAAGCTTCAAAAATCTATGAACTCCTCAAAAGTCTTGACACGCCCCAAATAAAACGTAAGTGGTGTTTATAATCAATTAATTTTAAAAGGTAAGGCAATGAACAAACCTGCTAATAAACTTGAACCTGGAGACCTTTTTTTATTCCATGGAGTAGGAATGGTTTTTGGCACATTCCATTTTCGGGTGATCGATTGGGAATACAAAGAAGGCCATAAAGCTGCCTTTAGAGCAAAGCTTGAAGAAATTGTCAAGTCTGGTTCTGGAGATTATGATCGTTTAGGTGGTGTTGGGCTTGTTGAAACTTTCCGTGTAACCAAAGGTTCTTTTGGGCGGCCGCAATTTAATGTTATTGAACAGGGAAATTGTGGTAGAGGATACTGCAAAGAGTGTGCCGAACCTCTTGAGTGGGCTGCTTTGGCTCTGCGCTGTCCTCAATGCTGGAAAGTTTATTAATGAAACAATGGCAATATAAAGAAGTAACAGTTCATAGACCAACATTGCCACATGATTTAACAGTTGAGAAACAGTTAAATAAATTTGGTAATGAAGGCTGGGAATTAGCAGCTGCCAGTTATGAGCAGCATGTTATAAAAGCTATCTTCAAAAAAGAGGTTTTTAATGGAGAAGGTCCATACAGATAAATACGAATTTGTCAAACAAGAAGATGGCTACTTTTCTTCTGGGCATATTTACGCACCAGGCTGGCTAAGCGCCCGATTGTCGGCCGTCGGCCATGAAGGCAAGCTTGGGTTTGGGAGAGATGCGAATACAAGAATAATGTTTGTAGGGTATGTGCGGTTTTATCTTTCTGATGGCACCTTAGACAAGTTTGTCCAGCCATTGTTTTTAACTGAACGTGGACTATATACTTGGGGTTCTGACGTTATTCAGATCAATGAGAGATTTGTAGATATTTGGTCAGGAAAAGGCAATGGATAGAGTTTTTAGAATTAGGCAGTGGAAATCTGGCGGCAGCATAATGCCTAACCACTTTCGTGAATTTAAAAGCGGAAATCGCCTTCTTTATGATGAAGAAAGGCTTTATAACAACAAGATTAAGCTGCTAAAAAGACGAGCAGACATGCTCAACTCGGAATACATGCGTTTTGCCATTACGGGCGAGGAATTCCTTGACGGGCAATGGGTTGTACTGAGTCACTATCCAGAAGAATTCGACTATAAACAACACATTGATTAATGCAATGAAAATGACGCACAAAATTAAAATTGACAACCAAGCTCTGTGGCAAAAACCAGGTTGCCATCGTTCTATTTCTTTTTCTATTGCATATGTTCGTGTTTGTGAGTGGGTTCGGGAGCCTCATAACTACTCACGGCCCAAGCCAGACACTTTAGAAAAGGCCAAGGACCACGCCAAAAGATTAAATGACGCATACATCCTCGCAAAGATTCAAGAGTGTTACAAATACTATAAAAAGGTTGAAATAACTCCCACACCTAAGCTGCCAGAGGCTACAAATGTAGCCAATAGGGTTTCCAGGGAAGTGACTCGAAAAATTCGCCAGGCAACTCAACCTTATTCTGCGCCGACTTTGACTGAACAAACAGATAAAGAACTTGATGGTTAATAACCAATATGTGAAAGATGCTTATAAAGTAAATGTTGAATCTTAAAATAGATTCGAAGACTTGTTCATCTATTTATGATAGTGAGGTAACATGGCACACTTGAATGACCCAAGGTTTTGGGAATGGCTTAAGGAAAAAGGGCGAGAGCAAACCAAAAATCAAGAGTTTGAACCAATACCTCTTTACATCTCTATCGACCAACCACAAAAGAAAAATGAAATCGAAAAAGAAGATTCAGCTGAAGGCGAAATTGATTATAGCATTGAAGATAATATAGTTTATCAGCTATGATGGAGTTACAAATTGTATACTGAGCAACAAATGGTTGAAATGACAATGGAGATTGATGCAATTGTCGATTTGATGAATGCAACCGAACGGATTCTCAATGAAGAAAAATCAGGTGGAAACACCATGCCGCTCGGCAACATAGTGCATGTCGATTTCTTCATTCTACCTGAATTTAAAAGGCTTGCAAAAGCCAAGCTAAAACTTCCACAAATTTTAGCAGTTTATCATGATTGGGCTGAAAGAACCTATATGCTTGCGGTTAAAAACCGAGGCAGGCTTCAGCGAGGCAAGCTTCGAAAATATATTGAAAGTAGCTTAGCTCAAGTTCAAACACTGCAAAAGTTACTTCCCAATGCTATGTAATAAAAAAGCTCCCGAGTGGGAGCTTTGTTTTTACCAGGAAATTTTTTTCTTTTGCCGATGAAACTCCTCAAGCAAGAGGAGTCCAAAAGTATCACTGGAATTGCAAATCACATGTGAAAGTCTGGACCTTGCAAAATTTGCATAACTGTCGTTAGGGCCAACTTCAACCCATTTTTTTGAACGAGCATCCCACTCATCTTCGCTGATTTGTTCTGGACCGTCGGTATTATTCCAATACCCATATTCTTCAATCCAGTCAATCTGGTCTATCAGCTCTGACAACGAGTCAGAAATGGATGATCGACCCCAGGGGATTATGTAAACATATCCATCATCATGGAACCAAACATTTAATCCGCATTCCACAAGATCCATTTGAAACTCCTTGCAGAAGTCTTTTAGAAACTTTGAGGTAATAAACATGCGAATCCGACCTAAGGTCTGTATCTGGAACTGTTAAACCCTTTGTTCTCTTTTCGATTAATTCGGCTACTTCTGATGAATTCATAGTCTCTTCATAAATCTCATAAGTTTGCTCAAGAAGAAAGCGATGCATGAGCTTGAGAGACTCTGAGAATCTTAGTTGGGGCACTCGGGCAGCTACATAAATTTTGGTGCTCATATGTCCTCTTCATCTGCGAAACGCTCGGAATAAACTGCATCCGGGCCTTCGTTTTTGACTCGTCGAGCCAGGCTGGGGTCTAGTTTTTGCAAAACGTCATAAAGGGCCGTACGATTGTGCTTATCATTAGCATTATAAAGGTATAGTGTTCGCACAATTTCGCCCTTTACGGCTTCAAGATCTGGATTTGCTGCAATAGCATCTTCTTCAAGGCGCTGTCGAATCTTATCTTCAACACCAAGATAGAAAGCATCAAGATGACCTTTGTTTTTTATGAGTTTTTCTACATTTGCAGCCAATCCTTCAGGGCTGTGTTGCCAGGATTTTCGAATTTTTTCGAGTTCCTCATTGGTCACAATAAAATCAAGCGTAATTTTCATCTTTCACCATTTCAAGTTCTTGAGCAAACACCCAAAAGGAACGAACATGACCTTCGATAACAACAATTAGCTTTACTAGGAAAAACTTGCTGCCATCAAATGAAAACTCAAGCGTGTCAACAACTTGACCAAGTAAATTCTTGGGGATGATATTACACAGATAAAGCATTTCTGGGTTTGAAACCCATTGCTTCTTACTTGTGTTTCCGCACCAACACTGAATTGTCGTCGGTTCATGCGTAGTTTGCATTGGTTTGGTAAGAACCAAACTGCCTGCTGACAATTGCTCTAAAATGTTATCAGGCATCTTCTTCGAGAATGGGTACAAGATTGTGGTAATGCGTCCAGCAAATGCGTGGGTCCACATCTTTTGAAATGATAATTTGAGCAGCCATTACTTGGCCTTTTATTTTAAGCACTTGACCAGTGGTCATTACATTAGGAGGTGCTGAATCAGTTGTGAACCTGGCAGCGTAATAGCACTGCTCTGGCTTCTCAAAAAGCGTGTATGGACCATCTATTTTATGGATGCCGACGTAGTTGCTATTTTATGGATGCCGACGTAGTTGGAATCGTATTCTACAACTTCATAAGATGTTGCTTTAGACATCTCTATCTCCGGGTGGCTTGAAGCCTTTGACCACCATCCAAAATATAAACGAAACACAAACTACTGACAATATTGGAATTACAAGTTCCATGATCAGTAAGGTGCGTAAATAACAAAACCATTACTGGTTTTGTCCCATTGAATGTTTTTTTGTCGAAAAGAAATAGACTTCATGGAATTAACATGAACTGCTGGGCATTTCATTCCCTTTTCAAAGCGATTGGAATAATTGTAATCGATTTGGTAACCCTTGCTCTGCGCTTCGGCTACAAATTCTTCTTGTTCTTTGCTTAGTTCGTAATGGGGCATACTTCACCTTCCTATCGAACAAGCTACTACAAATCGGAAGCAGATTGAACCGCAAGGGCTTTGAGAGCCTTTTTGTACTTATTGCTTCGCATGCAACTTTTACATGTTACCTTTACAGGATCCTCTGTCCCATAATAAAATGGAGCAACACCTGGCAAGTATTCGGGTGGCTCACATTTCTCTTCAAAGATGTGGTAATCGCAAGCTGCAACATATTGGTCAGGTCCGCCCGCATATTCTCGCTTGAGTTTTTCAAACGTGAAAAAATGAATAATCACTATTTTCTCCAACCAACCCATGTCTTAGGTGCTTTTTCTTCTTTTTCGGGTCTTTTAGTGAAGCAATCAAAACAAGGATTGCTCGGCCTATGCCCTTCTTCAAGGCAAATATTTTTCCAAGCTTCCGATTTGTTATAGTAATCAAGACGCTTGTGACGCTCACAATAATGAATTACGGCATGATACCTATCTACAAAATCAGGCCGAAAAGGAATTGGCGCATAAATGCCTTGAGCAACATCATACCAAATATTTTCATGCTCGTCATTCCAACTCCAAGATGGAGTCATCGAATCATCTGGAAAACTCGACCAATTGCAATAGTAATGGACACCGTCTTCGCCAAGAGCTTTCCAGCCCTCATAAGTCTTGTCGGGCTCCCAAACGGCTGGAACTTGTCGAGTTTCAACAATTTCAATCAATACAAACTCATCCTCTTCCTCTGATTGATAAGGAAAGGGCACCTTGTGCAGGATGATCAACCGGCCGATTTGGCTAGACATTCTTGTTATCTCCATTTTCCATAATTTTTTTAATTGTTTCTTCTTGGCGAACACGGTTATTTTTTTCAAGTGTGAGCATTTCACGGATAACACCGTTTTCAACGCTTCCGAACAACATGGCAATCGGAATTGCTGCAATGTATGCCCAAGCACCACCAGAAGAAATCATAGCAATAGCGAGTATACAAAGAAAAGTGCGCCAAAGAAAAAACATTGTCAAATCCTTGCGTAAACAACCATACCAAGACCCAAACTGTCCCTGGCCACTGCTGCCGTGAACTTATACCGAAGAAGATCCTCAGCTTCGAGGCGAACAGCAGGGCAGTATGCACCATACATGCCACGGCCACTATAAGTGTAGTCAACCTCAAGCTCCTGTTCCTCGGCCTCCCGAACAAAGAGCATTTGATTTGCAGTAAGCGTATATCGTTCGTCAGTCATCTCTATTTACCTTCCTTAAAGCAGCGACTGCCCAATCAGCAAGTGTTGCTGCGTCTTCTGCGGCTCCAAGCGCAGAATCAGTTTCGCCACCAACCCATTCTTGCCAACCGTAACCTTTTGTTTCAGCACGGTCCTTAGCGTCAGCAACAAATTTTGCTGCGAACACAGCAGCCCAAACTTGTTCATCGGTTGGTTTAATTTTCGGTTCGCTCATTTCATTTTCTCAAAAGCTTTGACAGCCAGAAAAGACCCCCAAGGAACAAGGCTGCACCAATAACAACCTTGGATCTTTTTGGGAAGCGCCTATTTGGACGGAAATCTATTCCTCCGTGAGGGTGGATAATATCTCTGGCCGCAAGCTTCATTTCATGTTCCGCAAGTTCTGGTGTTGTGCCCAAGGCCACCACATTTGCCGCATTTATATTGCTTTCGTCGAGAACCTTTGGAAATCTTTCGTTTGACCGTTTCCTTCTCATGGGGGCTGGATATCCCTCCAAGAGTTTTTGATTTTTTTCGCCCACAAGTGCGAGCATTGTGTCCAGCACAACCGCAATTGCTACAGGTCCGAGTACCTCTCCTGGAGGATTTTACAGTCCTTGTAGCGCTATTGTTGGCCGAAGACGTCAAGGGCCCGATACGGGCCAAATCCTTTTCTTCGAAGATTCCCTTGGTTTTAGCCTCGTCAAGCATTTCTTTTGGACATGGGCCCTCGTCACACATGAAAGCCGACCATTCCCTGCTTGGTCGGCTACTTTCTTCAATTTTGGCCTGACAGGCATCATGACACTTCTTATCACACCAGAAAAAATACTTGTTTTCTGTGAACTTAGAACGCTTGCTTCCAAGCAAATTTTTATTGCAAAAGAAGCAATGAAAAATATCGATCATGCCTCCTCCAAAATCTTCAACATTTTGAGCGAATGCTCCAATTCGCTAACAATGTTAGCTCGACAATTCTCGCTGTGGATGTCATCCTCTTGAAAACTCATATCATTGGCGCATTCAAGAGCCAGCGTCAACGCCTGGCGAACATCTTCGAGAATTTTGGTTTCTCCCTTGGTCATGAACCAAATCTATCACAGGAATATGGTGTTTTCAACCCATTTTAAAAAAGTCTGTTCGGAGTTTAAACCGAGGTCGAAATACGATATATTCTGTATGTAGGGAAAGGAAGCATACAGTGACCATTGCACCGCCAAAGGCGATGAATGCCCGAGGATCCAAGTCCAAAGGTCGTTCTCGAAATACAAAGCGACCGAAAAAGGTTCCTCGCCAGACTTCTGGCCTTCGTGGTCAGATTAATACTTGGATGGCTGAAGCATTTGAAGCCATGGGCGCACCCGAGTTAATTGATCAGGTTCCGTGGAATTTGAACAAGCGGATGACTTCCGCAAGAGGTCGTGCAGGATGCACTTGGAAGGACGGCAAGGCTTGCGAGCTTTTCATGGAATTTTCGTTGAGCCTGTTCAAGCTTTCGGACGAAGATGGTCGGCGTCAGTGTGTATTTCACGAGTGCGCACATATTGTCGACTATCACAAGGGAACTTATGTTAAAGGTCAGCCGCACGGGATTTCTTGGAAATCCTACATGGCAAGTGTTGGCGTCGAGGCCAAGCGTTGTCATAACGTTCAGCCTGTGAAGCAACGCAGAACGAAAAAATGGAAAGCATCTTGTGCTTGTAAGGTGTGGGAAATCTCCTCTCAACGCCGACGAAAGATGAAGTTGGGCGAAGCTTCTTACAAATGTAAGAAGTGTGGTGAAAAACTAGCCCTGGAAAGGTAAAATGCGTCATGCCTGCCGAGAAAAATGATGAGCTTATTTTCAAGCATCCGGTTCTTGCTGATCTCCGAGACATCTCGGAGATTGATCGAGTCAAAATTAAGCATGCTGACTTCAACACGGGCTGCATTATCGTTACGATTGACGGCGAAGATATTTCGTTTGAGGGGGTAATGCGCTCATTGAGGTTTGTTGATCTTCTGGAAAAGATGGAAGTTCAGGCTGTGGATTTTGAGACGGGTGAAATTACTGTCCGTTGGCATCCCAAGGGCGCACCTAAGGTGTACGCCCACCTCAATATTAGCCAGGCCGAGATTGATTCCATCAAGGCTGGAAACAAGATTTATGCAATCAAGTTAGCTAGGGCCCGAACTGGTTTGGGGCTAGCGGATGCTAAGAAGCTCATCGAGGATGCCGCTGATGAACTTAGGCGACGAGGACTGTTGTAATAGCTTCAAAAAGGCTATGCAGCCTTGTAGGCTTGACTTCCTATAACGTAGGAGATAAAATGCGCAAGGCTGCATGTATATTACTAATTCGACCAGATGGCCGAATTTTAGGCGCCTCTCGGCGGAATAGCCTGATTGACTTCAATCTTGTTGGGGGTAAGGTCGATTCTGGCGAATCTGTCAGGGAAGCTGCTGTCAGAGAGTTTGCCGAAGAAACGGGGACTTATCTATCTACAAATAATCTAATAGAGGTTTTCACTCATCCGTGTTATGGTGAAGCTGACTACGAAACTACTACATTTTTAGTTTATCAACAGCTCGATTTGGCAGCCCAGCAAATTCCTGAAAATCCCAATTGCCCTGAGGATGGCATACTAATCAAGTGGATCACTTGGAACGACCTACTGGGACCCAATTCTTCATTTAGAGAATATAATCAGTTGCTTTATAATAAGATTTCTCATTTATTAGAGGATAAACCATGAAACAGTATCCTTCAATTCCAACCAAACCCAAAGGCAATTGTACTGCCTTTTGGGTTTTTGATAAATTGGATGGTTCCAATATTAGAGTTGAGTGGACTTCCAAGCGTGGTTTTAATAAGTTTGGAACTCGCAAGCGACTACTTGGTTCAGATCAGGGAATCCTTACACGAGCTGAGGTGCTCGCAAACACTCAGGAAAAGACCTTCAGGAGCATTTTTACTCAAAACAAGATTGATAAAGCAATTTGTTTTTTTGAGTTTTGGGGACCTAATTCTTTTGCTGGTTCACACAAGGAAAACGACGATCATAAGCTTACACTGATTGATGTTGACGTTTATAAGCAAGGCATGATTCCTCCAAATAGGTTTTTAGAGCTGTTCGATCCGACTCCAGTCAACACACCAAATTTCATCCATTATGGGCTTGTTGATGAAGAATTTAAGAATCAAGTTCGCAAAGGTGAGGTTAACGGTGTAACCTTTGAAGGTGTCGTTTGCAAAGCTTATAACAAGCGTAAACGCAACACCGAAATGTTTAAAATCAAATCTGAAGCATGGATCGCAGCTGTTAAAGCCAAGTATGGGCACAATCCAAATCTCTTGGAACAAATTCTATAACAATCCCAGAAGAAACCCCTGATATGAAAGATTTTTATCAAATTTTAGGCGTCTCAAAAGATGCCTCGGAAAAGGAAATAAAAAAAGCTTACCGAGCCAAAGCTATGGAATTTCATCCGGATCGCAATCCAAATGATCCAGAAGCCGAAGAAAGATTTAAAGAAGTTCAAACGGCTTACGAGACTCTCAAAGATCCACAAAAGCGTCAAGTTTACGATATGGGTGGTTCACACCCTAGAGCCGGGTGGAATGTTGGCGGATTTGACCCTTTCAATCCTTTTGATTTTGGAATGGGAGACAATGAAATCAATGATGTGATTAATGATTTCTTTAGACGGGGAGGTGCTCAAGCGCATAGAAAAGCTAGACGAACCATGCCTGGCAAAGATATTGGTTTAACTGTTTCACTCACGCTCGAAGAAGTCCTCACGGGTTGTTCCAAAAATATAACTATCACCCGCAAGGAACGTTGCGGCACTTGTGATGGCTCGGGTGCCAAAAATGAACCTGGGGGGATGGCGAAGTGCATGCAATGTCATGGTTCGGGTCAAGTTGGTCGTAGAAATGGATTTATGCACGTCATTACCACCTGCCCTCACTGTTCTGGCCTTGGCGAATATATCGCCAAACCTTGTAATTCCTGTTTGGGAAATAAGACATTTGACAAAAACGAACAGATCAACATAAAGATCCCCAAGGGGGTTCGTTCAGGCAACACGCTTCGTATTTCAAACAAGGGACATGATTCCACTGATAAAGACGAAAAACCTGGCCACCTTTATGTAGAAATTTCGGTTCTTGAACATCCTGTGTTCAAACATGATAATGATGAATTATATCTCGAACTAAAGATTCCTTACACCGTTGCAGTTCTTGGCGGTGAGATCAATGTTCCAGTTCTTGGTAAAAAGCCCGGAGAACGGTCAACCATCAAGGTTAACCTACCAAATGGCATTTCACAAAAAAAGGTTTTGGAAATAGAGGAAAGAGGGCTTCCGAACATCAGATCGGGCAAACGTGGCTTGCAGATTGTCAATCTAACGGTTCACATTCCATCCGCTGATGAACTCAATGATCGTCAAAAGGAGCTTTTGCAAGAATTGCATGAAAGCGTAGATAGCTCATGGTTAGAAGATTGGTTAGAAAATGAGTGAAAAATTCAATCTAGATATTACTATACCTTTAGGCTCCATGGGCCTCGACTCACGCATGGGACGACGTTTGGTATTATCACCACTACCATCTTCTACACGAAGAGACTCTTTATGAGATTACATTTAAAACCATCGGAACCGATTTCCATCCTGATGACTTTCTAAAAGTGCTCAAACGAGCTAAAGATAATTGAGCGATGAATCTATCAGAAAAATTCAAACCTGGCGTCTTGATTAAGCCCAAAGAAGACAGACTTCATAATACGCTAGAGACTCAGCAAGCAGTATTTGAAACTGGAAGGGTGTTATACAAAACACATGAAACAGCCTTGGGCAAAATTTGGGTTGCCGATGGTTATCGATACACATTGGAGGATGAGCACAAGGGAAGCGATTGGAAAAACTTTTTACACCGAGTTGAACCCAATGATGTTTATATGATTTTAAAAGCTCCTGCGTTTTGTATGATACCAAAATATTTCAGACGCACATATGCCGAACTTGAAAAGAAACATCCTATTTGTTTTCTTAATATGATGGTTTCTTACGGTCAAAACAATTGGGAAATACCCATTGTTGTGTCAGAGGCATCTTCACTGTCACGTAAATTGATGTATGAAAAAGAACTTGGTGTACTGTTTTCCGATCCAGATATTTGGTATTCACAGATTTTCGAACCAGTTGGGTGATCTATGGCAAAACATACACATATCAAATTGTTTAAGCCCGGAACGTTGATAATACCAGAAATCGGCTTCTGGCTCAACATCAATTCAGCAGCCTGGAAAATCCGAGTAGAAAACCCATCGGCAAAACTGCGTCCCCTTATCCGAGATGCAGACAAAATGCTGCTTGGGGCACTGCTTGATGAGGCTCATGTTGGACTTGTACTTCTTGATGAAATTGAGGAGTTTCCATATCAACAAGTATTACCACCAATCTTTTGGTGGGAACACTTGTTGATTCTGATTCGAGGTCTATACTCTGAGCAAGTTGTAAGAGTACGAAAGACAACATTGCTATTTGGCCAAAGGAAAGCAGTTGTGGAAGTAAACGAATCTTTACTGGAAAGCACTTTGTCGATTTCCAATCAAGCCTGGAAAGTAGTTTCCAACCCAAAATCGGAGGACTCAAATGAGTGACAAATTTGACAAATACATGAAGACATATAGCGCTAAGATGCTGCTTGAAAAGCACTCCCTTGAAGAAACCAATACCTGGGAAGTCCGGGGAGAAGATCCGAATTGTGATTTCGGTGGACCTCATCACCAGCCGCTCCTTGGCATTTTTGAGGGCGTGCTTTACGATGTCATCGAGCACGCAGTAGAACTTCCAGGATTTTGGCAATGGGGTGCTGGTGGTGACATCAAAGCTCGCAGAGTTACAAAAGTTGTCAAAATCAACCCTCAAACAAGAGCAAAACGTCAGGAAATCCGCAATAGAATCCAAGCGCTGGAATCTGAGCTTGCCTCCCTTAAAAAGCAACTTGACGATTTGACATGAATAACGAACTCAAATGTCGCTTCCCGCCTCATTGGGAAGGAATGGATCGGGCAAGGGAAAAAACAGAGTTAGTTAGAAAAGAAAACAGCATTTTCATGGATAGCCTAGAGCCCGGAATGTTGTTTCGTCCTGTGACGAAAAATGGAATGTTGTTTAATAGTGAACAACTTTTGAAATTGTTTGACGACAACAACCGTGATTTTAGTGACATAACCCTTTTTGAACTTGAAAAGTTGTTGCTTAAAACCAAGGATTCACTCGTTCTAATCAACGAGTATAAGAATTTTAATGAGGCCAAAGACTGGTTCTTCTTGTTAAGCACATCTTTTCAAACAGTGTGGACGGCTGGTGTCTATCTCGAACAATATTTTCCAAATCCTGACAGCACCGAGGGTTATAGATTCATCGAATCTCTTTGGGGGGAAACACGAGTCTTTGTGTGTTATCCTACCAATAGGCACAAGTTAATAAAAAATGAAATCGAATTCAAGACATAAGCTAGAAAAGGGTTGCCTGATAAAACTGTCAGGTTCATATCTCCGATTTGATCGGAAGAAAAAAAAGCTTTTGTTTCCAGGAGTTATAAAAGACTTTTTCATCAAACGTGTAGCCAATGATAACGAATTTCATTCGCATGATGATCATAAAGAGGAATCGTTAGTTGGCTATTGGTTTGTATGTGAAAATGAGAATGCTCCTTTCTTGTATTTGGACTATTGGAGCATCCCTCTAGGTAAAAAGACTCATGGAGCAGACCCCATTATAGAGCACCACTTTAGAGTATTATTTGAAGAAAAAATGCTTGATCTCATTTTTGTAACAGAAATGGGCTTTTCGGCACCAGAGTTATTCGAGGTAATTCAATGAAAATAAGAGATGTCGATTCCAGGTTTGTTGAAGTCCCAATGGAAATACTGACATCTTATTCTGAAGTCAATTCGGAAATATTTAGGGATTGGCTTCAACTGCGAGATTGTAAAGCAGGTAGTTTGTTTTCATCAAAAGATGAGTTGCGCTTTAATCAACGCCATATTGGTAAAGGTGACATAGTCATGATTATAAGCGCTACGTTTACGGTGGTGAAAGCACAAAAAGTTTGGGCCGAATTTATCTTCCTGCATGAAGATCATGTTCATACCATAGAGATTCCGGTAACAAACTGGCAAGCTTGGTTCACTCCTCTTAAAAATGAAGCCTGAAGTAAAAATAGGCAAGATTTACGAACTAAGAATTCCTCCTCACGAATCACATGAAGGCAAATATGTGATCGTAACGGAAATTATTCCTTGTTCAGTGACATTCGACAAGCGGCCAACTTATAATTTTCATTTGCTTTAGGGCGAAAAAATTATTGTCAAACACACGACTGAAGATTTTTTCTTTGCATGGTTTAAAGAAGCGAGTAATAGTAATGATTAAAGTTGGACAACTTTGGCAGGCTCTCGAAAATATCGAAGTCAATGACTACACCTACTACTTTACAACAGTCGATTTCAAACCCGCTGTTGTTCTCAGACATGAAATTGTTATGATAACAAAGGTCATCGAAGTAATGAAGAGCGACCCCACTTCATTTTATTGGATTGAGTTCCTTTCAAGAGATAAAAGGTGCTTTGTTCACAATGTCACATATATGTGGATGCAAAAACATTTCTTGCAAATGCAACCAGAGGTTTATCAGGAAACTTTATAAGTTTTATTCGTTTTCTCATATGTGCTATGGTTTGAGCATGGGCATTTCATCCGAAAATTGGTTCCCTCCTTCGTATTCATCTGAGCTGGTAACTAAGCTAAAAGCTAAAAATCAAGATTCTTGTTTTGCTCCACCATGGAAGAAAACACACTGTTATCATCGAGCTGTTCCTGGTTTTAGTCCAGAATTACAATGCAAGAGAAATCCAGTTTGGTGGCACCCAGATTGCGTGGATGCCTATTGTGATTTTCATGTGACCACAAGAATGAAAAAGTACATGCGGGCAAAGTGGGCTCGTAGCTTATATCAAATGACAATAGATGAAATCTGTTTAGCCTATCCTCATATCACGCTTTTCTAATGAATAAAAAATACAAATCATCTGTAAACTTTTCCCCGCCCAATTTTTGGACCCCTCCCAGGTATACAAGAGAGTATGCACAACATATTGCTGAAAGAATTAGCTATTACCACGACGTGGTACTGCATTCCAAAATAGAGTTTCCGTTGTACAGGGGTACAAAACTAACATGCAGCAACGGTTATTGTAAATCAAATTCGGATGACATTTGGTGGACCCCGATAAAAAGCGAAAGCTCATACTGTTCAGCATGTGCAACACCAAATTATAAATCTAGCGTATATCGCCAATGGCTAATAACCAGCTATTTCTACTTTCTGGACAATAAAGGCTTATTAGAGAAGTTTGTCAAATAAACACTAAGGAGATAAACGAGATGACGCAAACAAGCCAAGTGACCAAATTGGTTCCAGAAAATTGGTCACCTCCCAAGTGGTCCAAGGAATTAATGAAAGAGTTTCATGATTTAATGTTGCCACATATGAAATATGATAACCACAGACACAAAATTCAATTCTTAAATCAAAAGCCTCTTTGCGTCGTCAAAAAAGCAAAAACCTCGCCACTGGTATCATTTGAGTACAATTACATTCCTTGTAACAAGGACCTTGTAACAAGGATGGAGTTTGGTGGGCTCCTGTTGTTACAGATACTTATTGCGAAGAGTGTATTGATTATTTTCTCAAAGATATTTTTTACACCATTTGGCAGCAAATAAAAGTGGAGCTTACCTATTGTCGTCTTAACAAATTTTGGCGGCTCCATGAGTAAGCAAGATTTAGCAACCAAACGAATGGATATATACAAAGCCAAGCCTGGTATGTTGGTTGTAAACCAAACATGGCTTTCGTGTCTTGATCATAACAATTTGAAAATTCAGCTCACCCCCTACAAACTTATGCTTCTGGTCAGTGTTGAGGTTTTCATATATAAAAATCGCTGTTACGTTCGAAGCGACATTCTGTTAGAAGAAAAAGTTTATCGGCTTCTCGAACTAAGCAAAGAAAAATGGAATGAAAGTTTTAGAATAGTCTTACCATGAACAAAGAAATGACTATGGATTTTAAAATCAAATGCAATGCCGATGGATGCAATCATAGTGCAGACTTCTTCCAAATAAAAAAAACTTGTACTAGCTTTTATTGCTCTGAGCACGCCCCTTCAAAACTAAGACGACAATACCAACGAAAAAAGAGATATAATTTGATTCTAAGCAGAATTAATGAAGGTACAATAAAATAAATGATATTAGCACCAATATGCTTGATTGAAAAAAGATAATCATGGATATTCTCTCAGAACCAGATTGGAGACCACCAAAAATAAGCAGTGAACTGCTTATCAAAATAAAGCCGTTCATCCATGATTATGAATATTTCATGGCTACCGAACATAAATGCCAACACTTTGTCTCTACCGTAGATGAAAAATATGAATGTCACAATGAAATAACTTGGTGGTGCCCACAGTCAGGCGATTGCTTTTGCGAAGAACATGTCACCTCAGGATTAACCAATTTTCTAAAACAACAATGGCGATGGATTCGATATCAATACTTTATCAAAGAAATCTTTCCTAAACTTAAGAAATAACCATTTCTTATAAGTTTTTGGCGCCCCCCATATGACATATCATCCCAATATCCTCCAGAAAAATAAACACAACATATGGACCCCTCCCAAGTGGTCCAATGAACTAATACTCTGGTGTGAACAATACTCCTCCATCTCAGATTACCTAAAGTTCTCCCCACCCCACTGCTCAGCTTGTAACTCATACCCCATATGGTGGTTCCCACAGACTTATATCGCCTACTGCCAAAAACACGCAGACAAAGGTTGGGTCTCCCTATGTTCCAAAGTCTGGTTCCAAACCCTCTATGAATTCAACCTCTTCCTACTAACAAAAGAAGGGAAAATACCACATGACCCATATGCCAAACTGTAAACTGCACACAAATGAAAATTGCACTTATAAGTTTCATCAAATACAACATACTAAACCCTAACAATAGACCACTAGTAGAACTACCCTCCTGTATCAATAAACTTAGCCTCACTAAACATATAGGTCACATTTGGTGGCAACCCTTCTCAGATATCGCTGTATGACAAAATCATCTCGATAACGTCCATAAATCCTGGTTCTATACCAAATGGTTACTACTCAAATATCATAGAACTCTAACACATATTCAAGAAATATTCCACTCCTACTACCAATAACTTCTCTAACAAAAGACACATAATTTTTTTCATAACAATTTCTATATTCCGTCAGATGAGGTTTTTTAAAGAATGTTTACTTTTGGCCTGTTATGTGCGATTATGAGGCAAGAGAGGGTACTGAGGGGGTTTTGAGAGAGCTTTAGGGGTGCTTTAGGGGTGCTTTAGGGGTAATACCCCTTCACGGAACGATTCTCATGGGAAAACGAAAACGTTGATATGGATACAAAAACGCACATTTTGACTCGATCTCTCCCTAAGGGGGAAACAACTTTGGGGGAGTCATCTTCTGGGGGATTTGCATCAACTAGTAGTTCTGGTTCTACTGTGGTATTGAAGGATTATCGTCCTAGGTGGTCCAATCATCTTTTTGGTCCGGGTACATTGGTAGAGACGAGGCACAGTTATGGTGGTAAGGGATTGGTTAGGAGGGTGAGTCAGTATCCTGGGTTAATGAAGAGGGGGTATGGGACTGAACATGCTATTGAGTTTAGTTGGTATGTGAGGATGGACTCATCTGTTCTACCTGAGGGAGAAGAGATGTTGTTGGGCAGGATAAGGGAAATTGCGTATCAGGATGGTGGTCGGGAGCCATTGAGGTTTCCTGATTCTCCTTATAGTGCGAAGTTGGTACCGGTTGGTGCCCTGGGTATGGTGGTGACTTATGTTAGGGTGGGGAGAACATTTACATTTCTTGAAGAAGAATTTCTTCCTTCGTTGGATGACCCAAATTTCTATATTGTTTACTTTCAGGAATACCTTGACATTGTTAAAGCAGGACTTTATTTGGTTCCTGTAAAAGAAACAAAAAAAGCGAAAGAAAGAACTTCTTATGAAGAAGGTTTAGAGATTAGTGTTTGGTAAACAAAAGAAAGAATATTAAAGAAAAAAGCATGACAACCAATTAAGGTGTCATGCAATTAAGGTGTCATGCTTTTCTTTTGTGTCAAGTCACTTTAGTTATTTTTCATACGAAACTTTTTTATGTATCGAAGATCTTTTTTTTCGATCCAAATTTTTGCTTCTTGATTGAAGAAAGAAAAGTAAGTGTAAGGAGAGAACATTCCATCTGTTCTCTGAACAATTGTTTCGCCAATGTAAACAAAGGGAGGAGAGCCTACCCATCTCCAGGCCCAGGCCCCTGTAATCTTACGGTCATCTTCAGAAGAGTAAGCAACAGGTTCCGTGTTCTTTCTTCTGGTATAGAGCTTACCTACCTGTAGTAGGATAGGCTTACCAGGATAAGTGTGAAAATATGAAGGAGCCTGACCTTGTGAGAATTCCCCAGGGTTGTAGATGTAACGATCAGGCTCCCTCATTTTTCTTTTTTCTCCGTAGCGCTTGACCTGCTTTAGTTTATTAACGTCGTTTTCTAAAATAGAACAGTCTAATACCTTTTGAAAGCTTTGTCTCGCTTCATCTGAACTGCGAGGTCGCCCTTACGGACGGCATCCATGGTACCATGCTCGGTGATGACCCAGATCACACGGGTTCCGATGATCTGACCCATGGTCGGAGCATAGCCATCGGTGAGCATAACGATGCCGGCCCACTTGCCTCGGTTCTCGGGGAGGTTCATGAAATTCCGAACGCAGTCAAAATCGGTACCACCGCAGCGGGTACGATGGGCAGGAGGGAAGGGACGCCCCTTCTTCCAGACCGTGTGACTCCTCTCGTCCACCTGAGTATCGAAGTGATAGACATCGAGGTCGGTTTCACCAGCGAAGGACTCAAGCTCAGAGAACAACATTGCGATATCGTCATCGCTCATGGAACCCGACTGGTCGATGAAGCAAGCAAAGTTGGCCTTGTACTTGCGCTTGTAGCCTGGGAACATGTAAGGCGCCTTCTTGTTGATGCGCTTGATGGTGCTGTTACGCTCCATGGAACGACAACGACCGATGAACTGACGAAGGATGGAACGCCAGTCGATTTCCCTGGAAAGAATCTTACGAATGATTTCCGCAATTTCCAACGGAACCGAGCCCCAATCGTTGGTACGATCGGCACGCTTCACAGCCTTTTCGAGAACGTCACGGACCTTGTCACGAATCTGCTCCTTGACTTCCTCAGGGAGTTCGCCCCATTTTCCGTGGTCATCGATCGATGACATGCCCTTACCGACAGCGACGGTAACGGAATTTCCGTTCCCATTCTTCTTCTGCTCTTCTTCGATTTCTCGGAGCTTCTCGAAATAGAAGTCTGAGGACTCCATCTTTGGAGCGTTGGCGATAAACTCTGCGTAGGGACCATCAATTTCCTTGCCGGTAGCAGGATCAATGGGGTTCTTGCCGGGGATCAAGCAAGCGTCTGGGAGATTCTTTTCTCCAATGATGGAGTTGATTGCAAGGTCGGTTGCCCAATTCCAAAGGACCTGATAATCCTTATCACCGGGAGCACGCTCGAAAATGTGCTGGAAAATCAGGTGGTACATCTCGTGCTTGATGACGCCCTGTCGCTGACTCGGGGAGAGCGACTTGAAGAAATTCGGGTTGAAGCCCATGACCACCTCATGACGACGCCCGTTAGGACGAACGCCCACGTAAGCGGTAGGCATGTCATAGTCCGAGATCTTGGTAACTTCTGCGGACACCGTTCCGATGAACGGATCATTCATGTAGACCTTAAGGAAGTCGTGGTCGAACTCACGGGCGCCTACGGTGCGCTCTTCCTCAGCCTTCTTAGCGATCTCACCAATTGCGGCATCGGCAGCAGCCTCGGCTTCCTGCCGAGACATGCCTTGTTCCTTCATGCGACGTTCGATGATCTGCTCACGGACCTGAGCCTTGATATCGTTCAGTTTTTCTGGAGAGACACCTGCGGTCTTCTTCTCCGACATTTCCTGTCCTGGCAGTCCCTTGTGAGCGGTGGTCTTATCTGACATATTTTCTCCCATTAGGTTAAGTATGGGTCTCGATTATCACAACAGAGATACGGATCCCATCCTCACAAGGGGTAGCATACATCGCCAAAAGCCTGAAGTAAACCGGATTTTAATATTTTCGGGCTTTCCTTATAGGTCCCCTACCCTTTGGAATATATCGTGCGACTCCATATCGTGCGACTCCAGGTTTGGAAAAAATCCCAAAAGGGGTTCAAGAAAAGAAGAAATGGTGGTATGGTTTCATCATGGACGATTTAGTCATTCCAGTGTTTCGCCCGGCGAATCCTTGGTGTGGCAACGAACGTATTTCGTGCGACTCCAAAAAGCTGCTTCCGTTGGAGCAGGCAGTGGTAAACTACATGGAATCCAATTTTGGAGACATCGATCTTCGAGATAAAAATGAAGTAGATGGTCATTGACCATAAAACGAAGTTGTGGTTCACTCACAACTTTAGAGGTGCTACCTTCTTAGAGGTCATCCCACAGGGAAAAGGTTGAAAGGTAAGGAATAGATTTATGAGTGTACTTTGTCAGATTGTCGGCATGGAAAGTCTCAAGCGGGTGCTTCGCCATGTTAGTTCCGATATCACCATCTGCGTACGTGGTCGCCACGCTGTCGGTAAGTCCGAGGCCGTCTACCAGGCAGCTTCCGAGATTCGGTCCGACTTCTACAAGGACCCAGCCAATTGTGCCAAGATGATGATGGCTCTTGGTGGAGAGGTTCGTACCGTTCTCAATGGCGAGAAGGTGTGGACGTCCGAGTGGAAGTACGAATACGGCATTCCCGTCGTCGAGCGCCGTCTTTCTCAGATGACGGAGGGTGATATCATCGGTCTCCCGGAGATGGTGCAGCTCACCGACGGTGAGCGCCAGTGGAATTCTACGGCTTTCCGTCCGTGCGACTGGCTCATCCAGGCATGCCAGTTCCCTGTTATGCTCTTCCTCGACGAGCGCAACCGTGCTCTACAGGGCGTGAAGCAGGCTGTGTTCCAGCTAGCAGATTCCAAGGTGTTCTATGGTGCCAAGCTTCACAATGACACTCACATTGTCGTTGCTGAGAACGTCGGCGAGAACTATCAGGTTGAACAGAGCGACCCGGCTGAGGTGTCTCGTTGGGTTACTTTTGAGCTGGAGCCGTCAGAGGACGAGTGGCTCAAGTGGGCAGAGGGCAAGTGTCATCTAGCAACCATCGAGTTCATTCGTGCAAACCCGAAGGCTCTAGAGCACAAGGGTACGTTCGAGGCGGACAAGAAGTACCCGGACCGTCGTTCTTGGTTCAAGCTCGATCAGGAGTGTCAGCGTCTTGGCATTTTTGATACCGACGATAAGGATCTTGTCGGCAAGGCAGGTCTTTTGTACCACTTGGCCGGTGGTTTCATCGGGCCCGAGTGGGGTTCGAAGTTCACCAAGTTTGTCCAGGAGCGTGACCGTGAGATTAAGGCCACCGACATTCTGAATTCTTGGAAGAAGGCCAAGAAGAGGTTGTCGAAGGGTCAGAACGGCCAGATTTCCAACGAGCAGTACATCGAGGCGGTTCATAAGCTCGGTGACTGGTTGAAGGAAGAAAAGAACCAGCTTGATGTTCGTCAGGCCAAGAACTTCGCTGCTTTCATGCACGATTGTCCCCCGGAGCCCTGCATGAGTGCCTGGGCAATGCTTCAGAAGAACACGAAGAACCTTTTCAAGGTTCACCCCTACATCGAGAAGCTCATGGTCGCCCGTGCTTCTGGTCAGTCCATCACGGACCTCACTCCTCCGGATCCGGACGAGGATGACAGTGTCAGCGATACTGAGGCTGCTCCAAAGCCTCGTAGCAAGCGAGGACGACGTCTGTAAAATCCCAACCTCCCTTTCCCCGGCCGGGGGGCAATTCTGCCCCCCGGCCCCTCTTTGTCTGGATACCCCTTCATATATTTCGTACGACTCGTATTTCGTACGACTCAGAAAAGAGGATATGAGAGATCTTGATGAAGCCATCGGAAAGTTTGTTCGTATTGGTTACAACACAGTTGAATACAACAACGTAACCAGACCACGAGCTTATCCTGCGTGGCTCCCAGGTGTGGCTTTGAAACCAAGTTCATCGGAACCATATCTTTTTATACCACATGGTTCGGTAGTTTTGTTGATTTCGGCAGGTTACGACTTTAGTAGCATTTTTTATGGCGAGCAGGTTTTATTTGTTCATTCTGGACATTTGAGCAAAATGACTTCTGAAGAAGTAGAGGAGTGGGCAAATGCCCAACCGCAAGTTTAAAGTTCCTGAACCGGGGACATTAGTTTTGGCTAAGGGCCGTTGGTCTTTGTTTACCAAGGCTCCAAGTGTTATAATTAAAAACTATACAAGTTGGCCTGATGGTCGTGGTGAAGTCATTGAGCTGATTCCAGGACAACCTTTGATGTTTTTGGAGACAATAACCTGCCCAGGTAGTGTTACACTTGGCTACAATAAATTTGTTTATAAGTTTTTGGCAGATGGTAAAGTAGCTTATACAGTTCCTACCAGAGACAAGCCGAAGAAGTTTTTGGCGCAACACGTTAGAATACCAAAGAATAAAAATGAACGCAAAACCAGAAGTTAGTTCTTCAGTTGAATCATTGCTCATAAAAGAAGTTCATTATGATCCTTTTATGAGTGTAATGACACTTACATTTTCCAATGGTGGAATCTACGAGTACATCGAAGTCCCTGAGGAAACTTACAAGGAACTTACGGAAGCCCCTTCAGCTGGAAAGTATTTCCACATGAACATCAAGAACAAGTTCCAGTTTCTTAGAAGAAAGTGAGATTTATTTTCAATGAAGTTTTTCATTCCGGTTACTTTATGCCGGAAAGACGAAATCTGGAAAACAGAAGAAGTCCTTAGGAGACTTTTGGGCGAAACTCGTGGATTTCAACCAGATTGATTCGGAAATTATCGACGATAACGTACGACTTCATAAGTAATAAATCGTACGACATGACCGAAGTTTACATCTAATCTCCAATATGGTATATTGGACATATGTCTAAGGGAATTAAAAATCCACGACTCACAGACCAGCCCTGGATGCTTCCTCAGCCGAGGAATGCAGTAAATACTCCAGATGAGCCGCTTACCCGAGGTCAGGAGTTAAAGGTAGATTGTATTGAGCACGGATTTGATTTTATTCCATGCTTTCCTAAACCGGGTGAAGAGCGTACGATTACAAGGATTGCTAATGGTACATGGATTATCTACCTTGGAACGGTAGAGTTTAATGGTGCGACTTGTATGGAGTTTATGACCAAAGAGGGAGAACAATTCTTCTATCTTGGTGATGGAGCCCTACGGCATCTTTTGAATATCCCGGTGAGGAAAATCAAGAAAGGCAACCCTTTTAGAAAAAAGAGCGGCTCCAAGGTTGGTCATCGGGGTGGTCAACGACATAAACCCCATGGTCGCAAGAAGCGTCCTGGGGAGGGATTGATCAATTTAGCTAGTGGCAAAGCTCGAACTAAAAAGGAACGTAGGAAATAATGACCGACTTTAAAAAGTATCAAGTGGAAGCTGCATGTTGGGAAGACTCTATTACTAGAATTTTTTTTGCTCCCAACAAGGAATCAGCTTTTAAAGCGGTCTTTAAAGAAATAAGCCGTACGCATCCTGGTTTTGATATCGTACGACTTTGGGGAGAAGGTAAGCTTCTCTGGACTATTGATGAAGGTTGGCTTAGGGAACACGAAGCCTTCTAATCTACCTTAGACTCCTAGGATGTATCCCTCCACCAAGGAGGCCGACACCCAACAGATTAAACCATTTGGTAGTGTCACTCGATACTCCAGTTCGGGTGTTCCAAGCCATTGGCTGGCTTCCATGTCGATATTCCAGCCGATGATACGACACATCCTCTGTCGGATGTCCCCAAACAGGAATGCATCCCGAATAAAGATTCTGGTGCCCTCTGGAAGGATGTTCAGTCCATCCAGCTTCAAAATTTGCTTAGCATTACCTCTCATTTGAGCCATCCTCACGGTACGGAATTTGCTTTTTGGTAAAGTCCTTGATCGAGCCATCATAAACGTATTCGAGGCCGTACGACTCAAAACAATGAAGCCAAGGGTTCGAGCGACCCTTTCTCATTCGTTTGATATAAACGAGATGTTCACCGGGCCAGATTACCCTTTGGATACTCTCAGTATAATCCCAGCTTTCATCCGACGGAAACACTTGCTGAGCTTGTTTGAAGAAGCAAATGTCTCCATTGTGAATAAAGTTTGGGTTCTTTTTCTTCGTTGCGAATCGCTGCTTGTGATACATTTTAGCTCTGGCTTAGCTCATCTGCTACAGCAATTAGCAACTCTACCCAATCCCTCGATTCGATAGCAGCTTCCATGCAAAGGGTAAGCAGATGGATCTTTTGTTCAAAATTCAGTGTGATAGGCTCGGTAACTTTATTGAGGTAAACGGTTACCTCTTTTGCTTTGTTCCATCCTGGCGTGTTCCAATCACCCAGCTGGAATGCTTCGGTTACCTTGTTCATTCTCTTTAGCGTAACATATTCGTACGACTATTGTGAACCGAATTTCCCATAAACCAGATGGTATCACCTTTGATACATCATCGGGCAGGGTTGCCGTTCCCCTCCTCCTGGAGTATTTTAAAGGTACCACTTCGGCTGACACTTTTAAACCGAATAAAAGAAAAGGCGGCCCCAGGGGTGGGCCGCCTTTCTAAAGGGTATCACTCAGGATTACCTGTTGGGAGGTGGAGTTGGAGGAGGGAGTGCCCCGTCCGGTCCGTCCTCAAAAATTCTGAGATACTTTTCTTCCTGGACATTGGCCTTGCAGTCCTTCTTGCGCTTATGCATCCAGCCGCTGCGTTCAATGCCCTCTACGATCTGTCCTTCCTGGTAGCCCGAGGGAACACCTGGCCCCCAGATTTCCATGTGGCAATAATCACACTCGACGTCTTCTTCGACGATCTTTTCGGCCTTATTTGTCATCGTTTCGTTTCCTTAACGTTTAGGGGAATAACGGCCTGAACAGGCCGTTATTTTTGTTTATGGCTCAAGCTTCGTCGAGGTCGTCCTCATCGTCGTCGTCTGCCGCTGCTGCTCGGGCCTGTTCGAAGCAGAGTCCCTTGGCAGTGAGATCGAAGTTGTAGAAGGTTCCGGCGACACCGAATCGGTTCTTGCGCATCTCGCAGACTCGCTCCTCGTACTCGGGATCATAGGACAAATGAAGGTGACAGTCGACGATATGCTTGATCGTCTGCTTACCTGAGAATTCACCCTTCTTGTTCACGTGACCGATAAGGAACAGGGTGACCCAATTGTTCTTGGCATACTCAGTAAGCTTCTCTAGGGCCATGATCTGCTGCTTGTCCTTGCCAGGCGGACGGCCCCGACCACCGGCCGGACGAACCGTAAGGCACTGGAGCGAATCCTGAATGAGGAAAAGCTGCTTGCCGGGGTGCTTAGCCCGGATGCGCTCGCAATGTTCGATGATATCCTCGGCGTCTCGGTTGTACGACGGGATGAACCCATGCTTGAGGCTGAGACGCTTCGTCACACGGCGCACCTGGTAGAGGGACTCCTCACCGGTGTTGACGATTACCTTGTGCCCCATGCGAGTCAGGTTGTCGGCCAACTGGAGCATTAGCGTGGTCTTGCCCGCACCGGGCCCACCGCTCACCAGAGAGACCGTACCGGCGATAATCCCATCGCCAGCGTAAAGCAGATCAATGTGCTGATGCCCCGTGGGGATCGCCACCTCCATCTGCGGGGGAACTTCGATATCCAGAATGTTGCCATCGATATCGACGGTGGGCTGTCCGATTCCAAGCTTCATGTTTCCCTCTTTCCTTTCGAGGCGACGCCGCCCCCTGATGTTGAATCGAATATAACTTATTCGTTCCGTGATTTAAACCGTTTGTCGGATTTTCTTTGTGACAGCCAGGTGACAGCCAAAATGGCGGCTGACCTGCTCGCTGTCCAGAAGAACGAATATGACATATTCCTTCAGGTATGTGAACCGGATGGCGGGGAAATTTGTAAGTTATTGAGATCGCTGAAGAATGCAGAAAAAATCCTAAAAGGAGTTCATACCCATGGATACCGTTGTTATTCTCTAACCATTGACGGGCCCTAGGGGGGCCGCAAGGCAAAACCAACGGAAACCAAACAAAACTTTGTGAGAAAAAGGTAGGAATCATGACTCAGGATCGACTTCGTAGCACGGGCCGCAAGCCCACTCTCGACGTGACCGGCATCCAGGCGCTCCTGGAGCGCTACATGGACGGCAGCAACGTCTCCATCTCCACCCTCGCCGAGGAGCAGAGCCTCACCACGGCCACCGTCCGCAAGTACCTCAAGGCGGCAGGACTCACCCTGCCCCGAGGCCGAGCCGCTCTCAAGCCCCGTGAGGTGATCAGCGTGCGCACCCTCATGAACCGTATGTCCGTGGAGGATCTTCTCGGTTCGGGCCGTGTGGAGCTTCTGCGCCGCCGCCTGGAGCTGGGTCAGAGCATGACCAGCCTCGCCACCGAGTTCGGCCTCAGCCGTGACCGGATCCGCAAGTTCCGGGACGAGTCGGGTCTGGCCCCGGAGGTCAGTGCGGAGGCCGAGGCGCCCGAGAGCCCCGAGGAGCCCACGGTCGAGGAGTCGGCCGAGGAGTCGGCCGAGGAGGCGGTGGCCGAGACCACCGAGGATGCCATGGAGACGGCCGAAAGCACCGAGCGGGTCTGAGCCAGACTTAGCTGAAAACTAAGAAAGCTTGAAGCTAGAAAACTAAGAAAAAAGGACCCTTGGTCGAAAGGCCAAGGGTTCGTTGTGTTTAACACTTGATAATAGTTCTTGATAGTTTTATTATAAAAGCTGTTCAGTAGTTGGACGTCCTGTGATAGATTTGTACTATGGCAAGATCACGAAGAATTTCCAGAAAGAAGACTCCCGAGGTTGTGATTGCCGAGGGTGTTCTAACGAAAACAATTCCTGGAGACCTTATCGATAGATTTGAGGTGCCAGAAGGCACTCGTGTTAAAATTGCACGTATTATCAATACGCCGATCGGACTACGTTTTCGTATCATTAATACGACCAGGTGGATCCCCCAGGACAGTATCAACTGTGATTTCGATCATAATCTAATCGTCGATTATGTAAAAATCGCAAATGAAAACAGAAACAGGAAATTGACTCAGTCTGGGGACGGCTTTAACTCTAAAGGGTACAAACCTGATAAGGAGTTTGTTAGAACTGACAGTGTCTCAAGAAGGAGACATGGTAAACAAGGAAGGACTAAAACCATGGATAAGAAAGACCTAAAAGATGCTATTGTAGCACTAACTACCGGGGACCGTGTCTCTGTGACGTTTCTTAGCACAATGCCTGGCGGTGCTTCAAACACCCGTTATGATGGCATTCGTGGCTTTGCTGGCAAGACCGTTGAGGCGACTCTTGTTGAGACGAAGAAGGGACGTGGCAAGGGCGGTTCCCAGCTGATGGTTCTCAAGACCGATGATGGTGAGAATTTTACGACTGGCACCCCACACTCTGATGTGATTCTGAACTTCACTACTCCTGCGGGTATGGTTGGTCATGAGTCCGAGGCGGATGCTCCGAAGTCGTTCGAGACCAATGCTGGTCAGGCAGCTGAGTTGAAGGAGCAGTTCAAGAACCTCGTGGGCACTGTTGGTGCCACTGTCCGTGTTCAGTCCACCGAAAGTGAATACACGGGTGATTTCACGGTAACCGAAGTGGAGCAGCTCCGTGGCCGACACGGTCAGATTAGACTCCATCTACAGGGTGACGATGGTCGGAACTTTACGCTCTGGAGCTACCGTCACAGTGGTGTGGTTACCAGTTTTGAAGTCCTTACTGAGGGCACCACACAGTCTGCATCTACGAGCACCGAGGCTGCTTGAGAATTGCAGTAGCAGACTCATAGGGTTTGATAGGTTTCTGTATCTTACTCTTTAGGGCAAGAGCCCGTAGATTCCCCGGAGGTTGCACCCAAACAGCACGGATAAGGCCGGGTGCTGACTTGGTCCAACGGAAATAAAATTCTGGCCTTAATAGTCTTCTTGGCCTGCCCCCACCTAGAAGATGAAGTCGCCTGGGGGAAGTCTTGGTCATGCGGGAGTGCAACCCTGATCTTGTCCAAGGCGAGCGCTCTACGGCCCTCTGAGGGCTTTTAATAAAGAACCGGGCTCCTGGCCCGGTTCTTTTATTTTGGCGGTCCTGAAAGCTTCTCAGACGTTCAAGAGGACCATCTCCATCGGGTGGCTTTCCGGGATCGGTCTCATCTCTGGGAGATATTCTTATTCCTTTGGGAAGAGGGTTTTGACCCTCTTATTCAAGCTGGCCAGCTTCATCATCTCGCTGTAGAGTTGACCCACTTGATTCTGGGTAGCAGTTTTATTGTTGATATCCTTGAGGTACTGTTCCAGCTCTTGGATCAGATTTGTCACCTGGTTGCAGACGGCCATCTTTCGGTTTGTCTGTTGAGCAAGTCTGCGGGCCTTTCTCTTTTCCTGAGCTTCGCCCCAATTACCGTTTTCCTTTTGTTCCTTGACCCAAGCCTTGCGGGCTTCCTTATAAGCTGGAAGAAATCGGCGTTCCTCTAGGACTTCAAGCTTCCTACGGGTTTTCTGCCAGTCGGGATGCCGATGCGTTTCGCTCGGACCATCCACCTCATCGGTCATGTATCGAAGATGGGGAGCGCCTTTCACCCAAACGATGGTCTTGAAGAAGGACCAGCCTCCCATACGGAGGAACACCTGGCCAGAAGGTGTAATTGCAAAATTAATCCTGGCATAAGACATGTTCTTAGCCCAATGATTTACTGACTTTTCGACCTCATAAGGCTTAAAATTTGGGTCGGCCTTCTCGGTTCGTTCTATAGCTTTCAAAAATTCACGGGATGTTCCAGAGAACAATCGAATGTCGTCGTAACAGTAAAGAACCCCGTGGTGTCGAGCGTACTCATTGGCATATTTCCAAAGGTCAGGAGCCGGAGGAGCCTTGTAAGACTTATAGCAGGGTAGCAGTTCGATTTCGTAGTTCTTTTTATTGTTCATTATTGCTTCACTTCCTTGGCGTTAACCGTAGTAGAGATTGAAAAGGTACGAAGTACAGTGCCCTCATAATTCGAGACCTGAACCACTACGGTATCATCCTTGAGCGAGATGACACTGGTAGGATAATTCCGTAGCTTTGCAGCCATGTGGTAATCGCATACCACTTTACCATTTCGACTCCCTTTTCTGGGTATCTGAAATATACGATATTCAAGGGAAAGTATGAACCAGATAACGAAAAAAGGCGCCTCCCTAAACGGGGACGCCTTGGTGGCTACTGCTCAAGTGTTCAGTTAGCCCCAATCCTCCAGCGCCTTCTTTACGTCTGCATGGTAGTCCCCCTCATAGGTACCTCTGCCCTTGTGTCCCTCATCGGTGGCCACCACATAGAGATCCTCTGAGCCGTTATTTAGCTCCACCCACTGGACAACTGCACCCAGGTAGGGAACCCCATCCCTGTCTTCGGTGGAATAATATTTCGCATCCTGAGGGTCCAGGGGAAAATAAATACGGTCACCTGGTCGAGGCACGATCGGATATCCAGCTTCGGCATGAACAGAGACGGGTCGGAAAGGATTTTCTCCCCTGAGCTTGGCCATCCTGATCTTTAGGTCTCGGTTGGCGAAGCCCTCATAATAAATAATATTAAGCTTATGCACCATCAACCTCGACAAACTTATCCGGGGGGTAACAAACCATCAACGAATACCCATTATCCCATTCTACGGAAATCTGCCAAAACTGTTGTGGAGCGCCGAGGTAAATTAGTTCCGCTGAGGTGACCGTTCCTTCGGTGCCAGGAGGGATACCCTCTGGGTCGTCCATTTCGATAAGACGAATTCTCTGTCCTGTTTTAACCATTATTTGTTCTCCGGTCCTGTGCAATCGCTTGCATCATGGATAAGGTCAGTATAGCAGTACCAGTCCCCCTGGTCAAGCTGATTATATTCGCCCTCGGAAACCGACCACGTAGCCGTTTGGCCTCGATAGGCAATGTCGACCGTCCAATACTCGGGATAGGTCGTACAGCTTGTGTGACCGTCCGAATCCGTAGTGCAACGAGTCTCCGGGGGGTGATACTCCTTGGAAGTGACCACACCCTCCTGAATATCAGTAAAATACTGATATACGGACAATCCAATCATTCCAACAATGAACAAGAAAATCCCGCCAATGGCTAGGTTGTGAAAGCTCGGCATTGCCGGTATAGAAGGCATTGCTGGCATAGAGAAATGCCGGCGAGACAAAGAATGCTTAAGCGAAGCCTTTTTTTCCTTGGTGCGACGAAGTTCCTCTTCGGCCTTTCGGACCTTTTCGAACATTTCCTCATCGTCAGCCTTGGCTCTCGCCAGCTCATCACGGAGCCTGGCGATTTCCTTTTCTTTGGCTGCCAGCGTAGGGTCTCTGTACATTAGCGCACCTTTGCTGAAAGGGGCCAGTACCAAGGGTACCGATGGAAATAGCCAGAGACGAAACCGCCCCTGCCCAGCTTTGGAAGCTTCATTCCATTTGGGTCGTCCGCCTCGTCTGGGGGATGCTGGCACTTGTGCCCGGCGATCATCAGTGCTTTTGGCTCCTCCAGGAGCAGAGACACGAAGTGTAGGTTGAGCCATCCAGAACGGTCAACATGGAACGTAAGATAAAAGGGACCGACTTTTACATCGGTCTCGATATCATGTCGCTTGCGGTTCATTTTATACTAGTCTAATAAGAGGTATTGAGGATGCACTCGTGAAAATGATAGTTCGATTCGGAGATGTAAGCCCTGGGCAATCGGACCTTCTCCTGGGCCATGTGCTTGCACATGGCTTCTTCGGCCTTTTCTTCGGAGCTGAAGACGCCCAGGAAAGTCATATCCTTGTCGGGGTGCGACTCTACGTAGGTAACTGCCCACACTTCCTGATCATCGTCCTCGTCCTGGACGTATTTGGTGGAAAAATCCTCCTGAAGGATTTTGCTCTTGAACTCGATGATACATCATCGCCCAGGACCGCCGTTGCCCGCCTCATGATGTAAAAATAGGATACCACATGGGCATCCTGTTTTGAACTCATTAACGGATTTTGCGGACAAGAACCTCGTGGAAATCAAAACACCTCGATCACGAGGACGTAGCGGTCGCTGTGCCTGGTATAGAGCTTGCTCTTGGCGTGAGCCTCAGAACGAGCCTTGGTACGCCACCAGTGCTTGACGCCATCGATGCTATAGTGTAGTTCGAACATTTCACACTCCCGTAAGATGTGCGAGAATCGTTGCCGTGGTACAGGGGTCGAACGACCCCAACCGCCACATGAGTTTAAACATCCAGAGTCGCATCCTTTCTTTTCCTCTCATTAGTCCTTATAAGGTAGCACAGCTAGAGGAAGATGTAAACCTATTTTAGGATATTGGTGATTCTCAGAACGTGGAGGTATCGATATAGCCACGACGGAAATAGTTGGCCAAAGCCTTGGTCTCATCCGAAGTGAGCTTGTCCAGAGCCTTCGCCACCAGGTTATCAGCGTCCTTACTGTAGGGGCTCCTGATGGAGTAGGTAGCACCGACCTCGGCTCTAAGAGCATCGGTCACAGCCTTGCCGCCTCGCTCCTCCAGTTGACAGAGGCTCGGGGCGACCCGCCACTTGGCTCCAACCTTGGTTCGACCGCCCCTTCCTCGGCCCTCCAGAGTCTGGACCAGCAAGGTCTTTCTGTTGATCTTCACGATCTGACCAAGGGTCTGTTCGCCGTTCGGACGTCCGAACGTGACCACATCATCGATTCTGAATCCACTCATTTTATTACCTTTCAGTCTAGGGGACCTTCCCCGTCATTGGGGGCAAGCCCTCGAAATTCGTTGCAGAGGTGGAAGAAATCCGTGAGACTATGCCGCTTTGCAAACAAAACTCGGTCTCCCACAAGGCCAACCTCGAAGGTACCGCCGGTATTTCGAGCGATGCGCTGCTCGAAGGTAACCCTACCAAGCTTATTCTGCTCGGCGATTTCCTTCACATCCTCATGAGTTAGACTTGCCATGTTTTCCTCAGGAGCAGTTAGGAACCTTCGGACCATCGGGTTTGGAAAATAGCGAGATGACTTCGAAATGGTCCGGATGTTGAGATCTTACTCCTGGACCTGGTGCGTCTCCTGGGTCTCCACAGCACGCTCTGCGATGCTCAGCCCCCACCAGATAGCATATCCGATACCACCCATGGTCGCCAGGCTCAACATGATACAAAAAGCGAACCAGAGCCCAAACCGAACCCAACTCGCTTAAACGTCCTGCCAAAATGATCTTCCCTCATTTTATTCCTTCTTCAGTTGGAAGCCGCATGGCTTCCATCTTCGTTCAACCAAGGGCACTTCTCGTTGTAGAGAGCCGTAGCCTTGTCGCCCAGCTTCTCCATGAGAGAGCGAATCTCATTCATCCGTCGATTGCCAGCTGCGTAGACGCTGTAGTCATCGGAGTAGTGGTAATACCAATCGTGATTGGTGACCAGGCGCTCGAACTTTTCCCAATCCGTCTCGATCATGGTCTCCCAAACCGTGAACACGTCATGGACAGCTGCCGGGTAGGTACAACCGTCGACCGACGGCAGCTTTCCCTGAAGCTCTCCAAGCTTACGGTTACGGGCATCACGGAGGAGCTTTTCCTCGCAGCGAATGTCCTCCGCACGGCCACGGTAGCGCTTCTGGAACCTCGGAAGCTTTTCCAGCTCTTGGATCCTTCGTCGGCACTCCTCGTCCACCGGAGCTGTCAACTTCTTCCAGGCATCGGACTTGCGCTGGTTAGCCTCGCCGCAGCGCTTGACGGCTTCCTCACGGAGAGCTGTGCGCTCCGTCTTGGACAGCTGCTTGTAATCCTCGAAGTAATAGCTCTGGCCATCGACTCGGACGAAATCGAAAAACTGACCGAAGGTGTGCCTGTACATTCGCTATCTCCTCTTTCCTTGATATGCTACGAATATAGCATATTGCCAGAGGGGTTTGAACCTATTAGCAAAAGGTTTGGGTTACAGTTATACTGGATTCTTTAGCACGAGCTGATCTTGTGTGGCTGGAACAAAATCACCCCAACGTGCTTCTGTGCCCAGGAAACGAAGCCCCTTGACCTGATCATCCTCGAAGAGGATTCGGAACTGATACCTCTGGACCTTGTCCAGATGCTCCCACTGGAGTCCAGATAGCTTGGCGGCCATATAAAAGGGTCCGCCCCCTCCAACATAATCTTCGGGCCATACGGAGGCATTCTCATCCTCCACCCACATTTCCTGTTCGGGGTCGTACTCAATCGTAACGAAATTCATGTTCGTTTCCTGTGCGAAAGGTGGAACTGGATTTACCTGTAAGGTCCAAACATTATGCTTTTTTTGGGTAACCAGAATTTATTGATATACCATCGGCTGATGGCATGACCTATCATGATTCCCAGGATAAACAACCTGACATGTAGCCAAGTTTTAAACAGAAATATTGCAATTGTAAGCATTTGATTTAGGCTCCTACCCGGCATTGCAGCACGAACCAAGTCGACATTGGTTCTCGGGATCTTCTGTGAGCAATTTCCCAATGGGAACACAGATGTTCTCTGCTTGAACTATAAGAGCTAGTGACCCCAACGGGATTCGAACCCGTATTAACAGCGTGAAAGGCTGCTGTCCTGAACCGTTAGACGATGGGGCCAAGCGTGTAGAAGTTGCGACCCACAGAGTCTACACCCTCTGTGCATGTCCAGCAGTGTCGGTGGTGGCCATTTGTAGTGCGGGCCTGTTAGGAGGCAACCGCCGGGGGACATTATTAGTTTAGCAGGAATTAGCTTGAATATGAACCCCATTGGGGAATTTAGTTATTCTCGGTTGTCTTTACAGCGATGACAATCATCACAAAGGGGTTGAATGTTGTCAACAGTGTTGGAACCGCCATCACTCATCGAGTGGATGTGATCAAGTTGTAAATTGAGATCAAATGTTCTGCAATAGCTGCATTTATGCTTGTAATCAAGCAAAATCTGGGCCCAGGCCCGAGATTGCAGTCTGCCAGGCAGTTTTCTCTTTTTTGCTCGTCTGTTGTGCCGATGAGTTCTTCGTTGGCTGTCAGCAAAACAATCGTAACAAATTTTGTATTGTCGTTTGTTTGCGACGCATTGCTGATCAATGGTATGTCCTCTGTTTTGTTTTAGGCAACAAAGCGCACAGTGCACCTTTGTCGTGTTGAGCACAACAATGGGAGGAGCTGACAGTGACATAACTTTATCAATTTACTGTAAAATGCTTCGCTTATAGGGCCGGTGGGACTCGAACCCACAAGGGCTTGCGCCCGAGAGATTTTAAGTCTCCTCTGTATGCCAATTCCAGCACGGCCCCGTGAAATGTTTAACTATAGGTCACCCAAAGTCCCTGCATCCACTTTGAAAAAATGGTGACTAAAATCTTACTCATATCATTGATGGGTCCAGAGGGAATCGAACCCCCAACCGTCGGGTTAAAAGCCCGCTGCTCTGCCGATTGAGCTATGGACCCAATACCAGGTTCTCCCACCATTGGGACATTGCCTGGCTAGAACATCTCTATGTTAGCATGCCCGAGCCCAAGTTTGAACCGATTTTAGTTCTTGCTGTTGCTCTTAGGCATGAAAGCCCAGAGGAACAGTGTGGTCACAAAGGCGTGCCAGTACGAGATCGCATGGGGCAGCATGGGCACCATAGCCGGAACGTACCAGGCCCAGAGCAGCTGAAACAGCCAGGCGAAGCCGAACAGTAGTCCGACATTCAGAGCGAAACCCAGGAACATGAACGTGGTCGCCTGCGACTTGGTTGCACCCTTGAGCCAGAGCTTCGTGAAGCCAAGGAGGGGCACGTGTACATTGTAATTGCTGTTGTATCCGAACATTTTCCATTCCTTCTTTTAAAGGCCCAGAGCTGCACGCTCATCAAAGGTGTGAACCGATTATAGAATATTGGTGGCTACAGTATAGATGTAATTTGATAGGGGCGGAAAGTTTCAGTAGGAACTTGCGAGTTCCTTGGCATTTGCCAGGATGGTGGGCCAGGGATGGTTCTCCAGTTCCTCTTGAGCTGCTAGGAGGAGGGCTTGGTTCTTTTCGGAGTTGTTCTTCTCCACGAGAAGGCGCAGGTCGTCGACCTTGCGGAGCAAACTCTCGTATTCCTGACGAGTCGGCTTGGTGTCGCCGTGTCCGGCCTGACAGAGGAAGCAGAAGTGCTTCTTCTTGTGCATGTAAATGCTTCGGGCAATTGGTGCTCCTCGATGGTAAGGACACATACCCTGCCCCAAAGCGTTCTTCATCAAGGAATCGCCACCATTATGCCTGTAAGGCGGCTGCTGGACCACATATGTCATATCACCGTCGTCGTTGCTCATTTGTTTACCTCTTGTTATAAACACTGGTAGGCTACCATAGATGCAGCCACAATTTTACCTAAATTAGATTGGCTTCCAATCTTCATCCAGCTCGGTTACGTGCTCCACATGGGTCTCTTCCTGATACATCTCGTCGAGTTCCCCTCGGCGAATGACTTCTTCCACCTTTTTCTGAGCTTCTCGCCAATCTTTGGCTTCGACAAAAACCTGTGTAGAAACCGAAACCTTATACTTTCTCTTAATCACTAAGTTCCTCCTCTGATGTTGCTGCAAAGCCAACACCTGGCATTCCAGTCGGTCTTTTCCGCACGAAGAGCCTTGAGCCATTTCTCTTCTTCTTTGCGGCAGTCCTTGAACAGGGTCACAAGCTCTTGATCTTTATTTTTGTATGCTTGGCCCACCAGTTTTTTATAAGAGGCCACACGGGCCTCTGAGGCCGCAATGTACCTAGAAAGTGTTTTGCCCCAATCTTCCATATTACTTTAGATAAAAGAGAAGGTTACCCTCTCTTTTGCGAAGAGGGGAAGTTTCTTCTTTGTTCTCGAAGTGGCAATCCACGCAAACATGTGCCTGTTCCGACACTCCTGCGAACCGTTGTATCACAGTGCACGCAACGAGTCATTGTCCACCAGAAAACGAGTTTTTTCCAAAGTTTCTGAAGCCAATACATGCTCACTCTCCAATGGAGAAACGCAAGCGCAAGACCCTCTCTTCTCTCGGAGAAAGAGTGCGAAGCAACTGTTTTACGATATTGGCCTGAGACTCAGACTCCAACTGCTCCTGGGCAGATGAAACCTCGGTATCTTCGATAAAATCGCCAAGAGAAGCATCCCCCTCTTCTCCAATGCTCATATCAAGCGACAGAGGATTTTTGATATATTCAAAAATTCGTACGACCTTATCTTTCGGCAGCTCCAAGAAAGCGGAGAGTTCTTCTGGAGAAGGTTCGGAGCCGTTGACCTCCATCATGAGCCGAATGGCCTTACGGAGTCGGCCAATGGTTTCCTGCATATGCACAGGAATACGAATGGTGCGAGCTTTATCTTGAAGGGCTCGACCAATCGCCTGACGAATCCAGTGGGTTGCGTAAGTAGAAAAACGGAATCCCTTGGTGTGATCGAACTTCTCTACTGCTCGCATGAGCCCGATGTTACCCTCCTGAATGAGGGCCATGAAGTCCATGCCTCGACCACGGTAGCGCTTTGCAATAGAAATAACCAGACGAAGATTCGACTCGACCATTTCGTTTCGAGCACGATCACCGTCTGGTCCACCTTTGAGTACCCGCTTGGCGAGCATAACCTCGCCCTCTCGGGTGAGAAGGTTGTCCTTCATTTTGTTGATATACACGCTTGTGGTAGTTTTGGTCATTGTTCAACCCTACCACATTTTAGTGCATCTGTCAATCGACTATAATTTATTGGCGGTTTAGTAAACCACCTTCGGCATCACAGTGTAACCATCTGGTGACAGTCGACGAACCCTTTCCTGTGAATTCTCATAACCTGGCATGGGCCTTGCTTCGATTGCATCAGCCCCACCCCAGTTCACGGTCACGACGAATCATCCGAGCGATATATTCCTCTTCCTTGGCAGTTCCTTGAAGCAAGCTCGGAAAGACAGGCTTGAGTCGCTGACTCAAGCACCGCTCGGTCGTAGTCTTCTCCAGAGTAGTCTGCCCGACTCGAAATTCGACCCGCTCGTTACCGTCAGCCATTGTTGCCTCCCATTTCCTTCAATACTAGCATGAAGTCGTCCGGGAGTGAACCGATTAGGATCATTTTCGAGACTTCTCGCTGTAGCTGAATCAGCCTCTCAGCCTCAGGAAGATTTTCGCCCTTCTTGCACAGCTCGATTGCTTGTCCAATCGAAATCCTGGTCTCATGGAGGATCTTCCTCCGCAAAACCATATCGAGTTGAGCAGGCGTCGGGTTACTGTCGCCCTTCGTCTTGTTGCAAGGCAAACAAGAGATAACAAGGTTCCACGCCCGGTGAGGACCACCCTTGGACTTGGGGATCACGTGGTCCACCGTCTTGGAGTCCCAAGTCAGAGACTCCCCACAGTAGAAACAACGTCCCTTGTCTCGCTTCCAGAGCGTGCGCTTGACCTTTAGTGAGGCCGACACTTTCTTTCCTCGGTTTAGCTGTTTGGATCGAAACCAGCGTGATAGATGTGATAGATCACATCCTCCCGCTGAGGAACGCTCAGTACAGAGTCATTATCCCAATGGATATGCCCCTGACAATCCTGTGAATTGCTCTTCACTGCCTCGTACCACTCGTCATCGTCCATCTGGACCAGGGTCCCAGGAAGAGCCTCGATATTATCATAAAACGGCACGACAGAATCGAGACTCGACCACCAGGCTACTAGCTCAGACTCCGACATCCCGGTGTCCCACCGCCAGTAACGGTAACCGTATTCCTCCTCTAGCCAGACGATAACGGTGTTGTTCATGTTTTCCTCAGCAGTCACGGGCAATTTTCATATCGATCTCGCCGATGAGATCGTGCATCTCTTCCAGCTCTTCCAGGGTACAGAACAGGTTAAACCCCGAGCGGTAACGGAGCTCCTGAAAACGGAGCGAGTGCTCCGTTTGGATACGAACCATTCGGAGCGGCTGTCCCTTATTGATCCCGGAGGTCATCGTGCCAACATGGCACACCGTCGAGGTGTTGCCGTAGTCGTACGACTCCGGAGCATCGGTAAAGCGGATGAAAACCTTGTCTTCGTTGTTCATGTTCTGAATATACCTTATTCGGAGTTAGAAATGAACCGAATATGAATTTTGTCGTAGGCTTTCTTGGCCTGCTTCAGGGTGGTGACAATTCCCTCCCTGGCTTGAGTGGCAACAATCACCCTGCTGAAGAGTTCCCGACGTTTGATCGGATCCTTGAGGATCTCACGGATATTGACTCGCTGCCTCATCGGCCACCCTGACGAGCGGTCCATTCTGCCTCGAACGCTTCCTCGGCCCGTTCGCCCACGTCCACAGCTACATCCCAAACCCAATGACCTGGATCGTCGAGCCAGTGATCGCAATCGAAGTGCCAAGCGGCATTCTCTGCAAGGCGGGTACAGTTGACCTCACCACCCTGCCAAAGGTCCGGGTGACTATGGTCGGAAAGTTGTTCCCGCATGAATTGGCGGACTTGTGTCTTGACGAACATTATTGCTCTTTCTCAGTAAATCTTGACCCAGCCAGCCTTTAGAGCCGGCTGTAGCTGAACGCCGTTAACCGGATGACGGTGGCCCTCGTTGAGGAGCACGAAATAATTTCCCTCGTGGTCCTTGACCAGGGACTGATTAACGTCACTGCTAACGTGCTTACCGTTTCGGTAGTAATGAACCTCGACGTAACGTACGTGCTCCATGGTTCCCATATTAGTAAATAAGTCATCAGGTGTGAACCGAATATGGATTTTATCCATGAATCAGACCCATATAGAAAAATACTGTTGTCCCCATTTGGTGACCGGCCTTTTTATTTAATTCGGTGCAAACTGAGGAAAGCCCGTGATAACTTAGAATCACGGACGCACTTGTAGAAAAGGCTCGTCGATTCGCCCTGGAACATCATGGGGACCAGAGATATGGTGAACATCCGTACAGTCCCCATCTGGGGGAGGTGGCTGATTTGGCTCGGCCCTGGGGTCCGGTAGCGGAAGCGGTTGCCTGGCTTCACGATGTGGTCGAGGATACGGACGTGTCGAGCTACGACGTGTTCATGTCTTTCGGGGATCCTGTGGCGTCCTGTGTCTGGATCGTTACGGATCCAGGCGGTAGGAACCGCAAGGAAAAGAAGCTCCGACTTCACGAGAGACTCAAAGAAATCGTAGCCAACGATGCTAAGGGTTATGTTCAGTACCGTCCAGCCCTCCTTGTCAAGGTCTGTGACCGCCTGGCTAACCTACGAGCAGGCAAGGCCGGCAATCCAGGGCTCCTGAAGATGTACCGTAAGGAGCATACTGCGTTCAAGGATGCAGCATATGTGCCAGGTCTCTGCGATCGGCTTTGGAACGAAATCGAAGAAATCCTAGCCGATTAACAGAAATAGGTTCAAACCTAGTCTAGGGCATGGTATATTCATAAGCATGAAGGTACACGTCAACAGCTTCGTCAAGCGTCAGACCCCGGAGTCGGAGTTTTCTCATTTCGAGGGACCTCCAGGTTGTGAGGACGTCTGGGAAAACCTCCGTGTTTCGATCGAGCTAATGATCGAGCAGGATCATGGCATCGAACCCGGTTACCGGGATGGCGTGATTCTCGTTCACGTGAACCCCCAGCATTTCTTTTCTGGCGTGGTTCAGCTCAAGGAGGGTGACCACCTTGTGGGAGAGTTCAAGGCCCGTCGACCCGGCGAGTCTCCTCGGAAGTCGATCGGCGTGGTTGGTGCAGAAAAGATGCCCGCCAAGACCGCTTTCGTGGTTCTCTACGCTTCCACCGTGCTTGCGGAGGGTGGAGATAACGAGCTTCCGGCCGAGGAAGGGAATTGGGAGATCATTTCCTTGAATGCCAGTCCGGTCGAGGGTGAAATGCCCATCAGTCCGATGGTGCTTCTTCACAACCACTTCGGTAGCGACGGTGGCACCAGTACCAACCTAAGCGATTCTGAGCTGGTCGCCATGCTCCGTGAGTCTTTCGAGTTCTGGAAGGACAAGGCAATGGTAGCCCCGAAGGGTTGAACATGTCCCAAAAAAGCCCCGAATATCGAAATGGATACGGAGACGCAAAAGCTGATCTCCTACGGCTAGTCAAGGAGGCTCTCAAGAGCCTCCATGAGGCTTGCCAAAATAATGGCTTCTGCGACCCCTCCGAAAAAGATAAGGAGCTTCTGAGGCTCCGTGAGGCCGAGCTACGCCGCATTAGGGGCATGATCAAGGCATTAAAGCCAAAAGAGTGAATTCTCTTTACCTGGGAAACCGGAAAAGGTAAGTTGTAGCACATGAGTATCCCGAATCGTCCGTTTGGTGTCGAACTTGAGTTCAACAGTGCACCTCCACCGGAAGTGCTGGCGTGGCTTCTCAGAGATAAGGGCATCAAGGCTCATGATGACGCCGTTGCCCGTGATCATTCGTTTTGGCTCGTGCATGATGATGCCTCTATCACTGGACCTGGGGTGCATATTGAGGTTTCTTCCCCGATCCTCCGAGGAAAGAAAGGTTTGGCCGAGGTTCGTTCAGTCTGTCGTTTTCTCACCAAGTTGGGCTGTAAGACGAATTCGTCTTGTGGGCTTCATGTCCACGTGAGTGATAGCAGAATCACCAATTCGACTCTGATAAACATTCTCAAGCGCTATGCAGAAAATGAAGAATTGATCGACTCTTGGATGACAAAGAGTCGTCGTGGAAACCGAAACCCATTTTGTCGTTCTCACAAGAGGGACTGGAAAGATATGGTTGCATGTCTTTCCGACAAGGAAGAGAATCTTAGATTGCGTTTTGGTGAACGTTTTGAGGTTTCTTCTACTGTTGGTGGTGATAAGATCAACTTCGATTCCAATTACGCCACCCTGGAATTCCGTCACCATCATGGGACACTCAACTCCACAGAAGTCTCCAATTGGGTACAATTCTGCCTAAACTTCGTGGAGGTTTCTGCCGATCTCACCCCTGGAACCCGACGAGCAACCAAGCGCACCAGGGACACTGGACCTCTGATGGGTTTGTCCACAAATATTCGGAATCATTTCACTTACCAGGCCGAGCGTCTTCGCTAACGAATAACAGTTATTTGGTGTAAATCTTAGAACGTCTATAATAGGATAATAACATGCTCATCAAGCTCAAAGACCGCAACGGAACCATCCCGGACTTCGATCGCCAGCTCGGGGAGGCTCGATACTGTCTGCCGGACATGGAAATGTATCACCGAGCCTGTCTCGTCCTGTACGACACCGAGGCCAACAAGTTCACCCTGTTCACCCGTGATCTGGTCACTTCGGAGTACATGGTGACTCAGGTGGAGGGAACCCGTCGGGGCTTGCAGTACAAAAAGTTCTGGGAAAAAGCTTCGTAATAGGTTCACAACCAGGCTTTGGCCTGATATATTAAGACCATGGCCAAGCGAAACAAGAAGAACGTCTCGGACGTGAAGCGACGCAGTGCCGCTGCCGTGGCCGCTATCCTCAAGACTGGTGCTGGTAAGCACGGGGACCGTCGCTTGAAGCGGATGAAGACCCGTGCGGCCCAGAAGCGGGCTGCCTTCCGAGACTGGAGGTGAGCATTACTGAACGGGAAGAAGAAGCCTTCAAGAAGGGCTACGAGCGCTGTCGGCTGGATATGGCCCGAGAGCTGGGTCAACTCATTGCGTATTACTACAACAAAGGTCAGACCAATGGTGGTGATGCGCTCCGTCATGCTAGCACCGTGCTGCGAGCTGTGAAGCCTGGACAGAAGCCTTGGAATCCAGATATTTGAACCGATTAATAATCGGTTCAAATATCGAGAAATTCGGGATAAGCTAAATTTAAGATGACCAAGCCCACCTTGATATTCTACACCACGTTCAAGAACGTTCCTTATTCCGATGAGGAGTGGGAGCGTGCCAATAAGTGGCGTGCCAAATTGGCCCAGGACAATCCGACCTGGGCTGAGAAGCACCCCGAAGACGTAGAGCCGCTGAAAACCCGTCCCGTTCATTCGTTCAGATATGGTCACGCATGTTTCTCTCACGAGGAAGCCCGTAAGGTCTGTGAGCAAGCCTTGGAAAGTGGTGTCCAGATGGTGACCTACTCAGCTTGGGACAGTAATAAGCAGGTAGGGGAGTGGTCTAGGCGTCAGGGTGGACATTGGTACCAGAGTAAATAATACTAGTATTTGGGTTCACATTCATCTTTACAAGCGCACCACCAAGCGCATTCAGAACTTGAATTCTGAGCTTCGCAGGCTTCGTGCCAAGGCTAAGGCTATGAAGCCGGGTCTTGACGACATCCATGCCTTGGAGGAGATGTATCCCGAAGAAAAGGCTATCATTTGGGGGCGTACCGAATACATCTGAGGTATCAAATATGCAGTTAGCCGAATTTTCTTGAAATAGGTTCAGAATCCAACAAATATAGGACATATTAAGAACATGAGTAACCGACGTAAGCGTAAGCAGGCCCGTAAGCAGGCTCGCCGTGAGGAGCGTAAGACTCGTTTGGTCGAGCTGGAGTCCCGTCGCCTCCAGGAGGAGGATGCTGGGCTGGAGATGAGCACTGAGCGTGTCTCCCCGGTTCTGGTGGACGAGTGGGATGACTTCGACCCGGAGTACGAGGAGCGCATCCGCAAGGACCGTGCCATCAAGGATCGTCGTGCCCGTAAGCAGGAGCTTCTCAACGAGGCTCTGAGCCGCTGAAAAAACCTAAAAAGGTTTAAAACCCCACCCTAATAAGGTATATTCTAATCATGGCAGACAACAGGACCCGTAAGCTCGACCGCAAGGCCATCAAGCGTCTCCAGAAGGCCATTCAGCGTCTCGATCGTCAGATCGAGCGGGAGATCGAAACGCACCCTGACGGAGCCGAGTCCCCGTTCCTCTTCGACTTGAACGACGTGAGGTGGGTTCTGGAGCTACAGCTACAGCGACTCGACCAGCAGATGGACCCTCCGGGCGAGTGGGACGATCGGGACGAGTCCCGTGAGGACCGAATCCGGGAGGACCGCAGCCGTAAGGCTTGTCGTGCGGACAAGCAGTTTTTGTTCGATGAGGCCCTGGGTCTTTAAAAGAAAAGAAGGTAAAAATGGACGCTCTAGACAAGATCAAGGCCATGAGGGGTGACGCTAAACTTTCTCCCAAGGTTGCCATGTGTTTGGCACGGGAAATGCACGATTTGCCGGATGACCGACTCAAGGAAGCCTGGCGAGAGCTTACCGTGAGCAAGGCCCTTGAAGGGAGTGAGCTTTTGCTCACTCTGCATCCTTACATCGAGGTACTGATGGTGAATTTGGCCTCGGGTCTTCCTCGCCCGACCTGGGAAGAGACACTGTCAGGCAAGGATCCTGCGGCTGGGCAGACCGTGGAGTGACACAAGGGCTGAATCCGTTCGGCTCCAAATCCCCAAAAAGGTTCAAACCTGGCCTGAATATGATATATTCAAGGCTAAGGAAGGGAGACCTACATGGGTTTTGAAATGCGTGACGAGTACATGGTTCGAGGTGAGGACGTGGACCACTGGTGCCCTGCTTGTGGTCACAAGATCGTTCCAATGGATACCTCGGATCGTCGGGGATGGTGGGAACACGAGAGCGTCGAGGCTTTCGGGCTCTGTGATGTGGCCGACGAGCTGGAGTCTCCGGTGATGCACGTGGAGTTCCTGCTGGCCTGGGACGACATGACCTGGGATACCGAGATTCTGGAAGTTCCGCCCATTCTCCACCACGAGGACTGCACCGACGAAAATCGAATCGATTGGTTCCATCGGGTTCATGGAGGTGAAGCTAGGTACAGGAAGCTCGCTATGGCTGCCGTGTACCATCTTCAGCCTTACGCATAGGTTTAGGTTGGGCCTCATCAGCCCATAGTAGGGGTGGCGAGTTCCCTATGAACAAGTGAGGTGATGCTCACAAAAAAAGCCCCTAGCCTCGGAGAGGCCGGCGGTGGGAGCCGTAGCGGGACCCGTGGGGCCTGAAAAGGTGACGAAGCGGTACCGTACCCACAATTCTATCCATATTAGGTTCAAACCCCAAGGGGGATAGGATATTCTAGGACCATGAAGACGATCACGAAGGCAGACCTCACCAAGATCCGAAGCAATCTTGCCCTGCACGCCCTACCGGAGGATGCGGTCAGCTACAAGTGGGAGCAGGTTTCCAGCGCCATGGGAACGGTTCCTATGCTTGAGACCGTTCGGGGGCTCAAGATCGTTCTGTTTCTCGTCAAAAAGGCCGAGGTCATAATGACGAGCGAGGTTGCTCTCCGGGGCTCTGAGGGCACCTTTGTGGGCTTCGAGAAGATTGAGACTATCAAGAACAAGGCCAATGAACTTTTGGCCGTTTTGGAGGGATGATTTATGGGTGTGTCGAGACGCATCTCGGAAATTGTCCTCCGTAAACAAAAAAGGGTTCAAAGATTAGCCAGACTATGGCATTCTAAGAACCATAGAGAGGGAGACAACGAATGACCTGGTACAGCAGCAAGCGAGCGACGACGGTTCTGGACGACGGTGAGGGGATGGAAGCGTGCGTCTACCACCGAACGAAGGTGGTCCGGTGGGGCCGAGGAACGGTGACGCTCAACTCTGGTGGACACGAGACGTACACCACCAAGAAGCGCATGAACGAGGTCTCTGAGGAGTACCGCCTGGGCTTCCGGGTCTTCCAGAAGGACCACCAGTGGTTCGTCAAGCTCCCCACGGGTTCGGTGGTGGAGTTCCGGGATGGGATGACCTTTTCCTACTGACCCGAAAAAAAGAAAAAGGCGGTTCAGAAAATAACCGCCCCATGCTATAACAAGAACATAGGCAAGAGGCTAACCCAAGGAAGGCAGGGCCGCACCATTGGACAAGTGACACCTAGCTAGCTTCGTTGTTCTCGTCGAGCTAGTATTAGGACACCCGAGAGGGCCAGTAAAACAAGCCCCCATAAGTTACCTACCCCATTAGGGATGGCAGGGGGTGCAAGCGAGGACTCGGGGAGAGCCAAATGGCCTCGGCTCTCCCTTAAAGGAACCGGCCAAAGGTTATGGGTCTAAGTGCTAGGTAAAAGACCTGAGGCGGTGGGACGTTGAACGTCCCCGGAGAGCACTCAAGCTAGGGTCTGCCCAGTCTACGGGGTCGTAGCTCAATTGGGAGAGCACCTGTTTTGCACGCAGGGGGTTGAGGGTTCAAGTCCCTCCGATTCCATTTAAGATGAACCTCAAAAAATTGATAATCGGTTCATAATCCTGACCAAGTCTGTGATTCTTAGAATCATGGAGGTTGAGGCTAGCTCCTAAAAAGCCTCCCAACAACCAACCAAGTTCACAGAGAAACCAAAGGAAACAAATCATGCCCAAGCTCACTTCCACCGGTCGCAAGCCCGCTCTCGATCTCACCGGCGTCGAGTCCCTTCTCGGTCGCTACTTCTCGGAGGACCAGCCCGGCGTCGAGGCCCTCGCCAGCGAGTTCGAGATCACCCCGGCCACCGTCCGCAAGTACCTCAAGCTCGCCCTCGGCAGCCTTCCCCGTGGCCGTGCGGCCCTGCTCCCCCGTGAGCCCCGCAACGTCAAGGTGCTCATGAACGGCATCTCGACCGAGGATCTTCTCGGTGCCGGCCGGGTCGAGCTTCTCCTGCGTCACCGTGAGGCCGGCGTCAGCCTGACCGCCCTCGCCAGCGAGTTCGGGATCAGTCGTGACCGGGTGACCAAGCTCGTCCGGGCCCACGAGCCGGAGAGCGAGCCGGAGGTCGCCGAGGCGTCGCCGGAGCCGGAGAGCGTCCAGGTGCCCGATTCGGAGCCGGTCTGCCTCGACGAGGCGGTGGCCTGACACCAGCCAAGGTCTTAGCATTGGCCGTAGCCCCCTTCTCCCTGACCGGAGAAGGGGGTTTTTCTTTTATTCGGTACAAACCCAGTCTCGGATATGAGATATTAGAACCATGACGAACGACACGCAGAAGACGACGACCATTTCCCCTGACCCCGAGCCTCAGAATCTCACGACTCGGCTCATGTTTGAGGATAGTTGCAAGACTGTCCCCTGGCCTGCTCTGAGTCAGAGTCTTTCTGGGCTCCTTGAAAGGGACTTCATTCGGTTGGACGAGAAGTTGCATGCGAAGGGCTGGGATCTCCTGGGCGAGGGACGACATCGAACCGGCTATTTTCACAAGAACGCCAATGGCGTTCTTAAGGTTTCCAGCAATGTTGCTGGCGTGAAAGCAAACCTGACCGAGCTGCACTATTCCAAGCTAGGCACCAAGATTTCTGTGACCTTGCCCTGGGCCGACTACAGGGTAGTAACCCTTCCCATTCCTCGGGTGCTGGGTCATCGACGAGTGGGACTGTTGTCGGTTCTTTGCGTCGAGCGAGTGCAACGAGTCTCGTACAGGGCTGCTAAAAATTTGGCCCAGAACCATCCTTGGATTGACGACGTGGATGAAGATGAAGATGGTCCCCAGGTTGGGTACACCAACGATGGACGGCTGGTCTGCTTTGACTGGTGTAACTTTTAGAATATTCGGTTCACTAGGCTAGCGGATTTTGGTATATTAAAGACTATGACGACGTTGGTACAGAAGTTCCTCCGTGAGCGCTCGCTGGCCGAGCTTGAGGCCGAGCACGGTGTCAAGGCTCGTGTGGCCGGGCACAAGTTCTCGCTCAACTACGATCAGATCGAGGCAAAGGACAGCGATCCGCTGGCACAGGAGTGCCGTGGCTTGATCCTGACGCCCGTTCAGGGTTCGATCGTGACGGAGGCTCCGCTTGGAGAGACCCGAATTCTGGCCCGTCCGTTCAACCGTTTCTTTAATCTGGGCCAGGAGGCTGCTGCCCCGGTCGACCTCGATCACCCGGAGACTTGTTTCTACGAGAAGATGGATGGAACGTTGACGATCCTCTACTTCGACGATGTTGTGGAGAAGTGGCATGTTGCCACCCGTGGGGTGCCGGAGGCCGATCTCCCGATCGATGGTTTCGGGCAGTACACCTTTCGGACGCTTTTCGAGCACGCCTGCCGTGATACCACTGGTCGTGACTTCAAGGATTTCGTTCGTTACTTGGATGTGCAGAGCACGTACATCTTCGAGCTGACGACGCCGATGAACCGTATCGTGGTTGATTATCAGGATTACAAGATCACCCTGTTGGGTGCTCGTGCCCGAGAGACCGGGGTGGAGTTTGATCCGGTGGACCTGGCACCGGTGCTTGAGGTGCCTCACGCTCCGGTGTACCGATTCGGCTCGTTGCAGGCAATGGTGGATTTTGTGTCATCCCGTAACCCCCAGGACCACGAGGGCATCGTGGTTTGTGACCCCTCGTATCGTCGAATCAAGGTCAAGAACGCTGGCTATCTTGCCTTGAACAAGGTTCGGGACAGTGTGCTCAGTTCGCCCCGTGGGCTCGTGGAGTTGCTTCTTTTGGAGAAGCTCGACGATGCTCTGCCTCTGTTTCCTGACCACGTTGTGGAGTGAGCTGAGAAGCTCCGAGATGCCTTCCGTGTACTGGTTCAGGATTTCCGCAAGGATTACCTAATCTGCCAAGAGGAGGCCGATCGGGGTTCCCCGGATGCACACCGCAAGTCTTTCGCTCTGGCGGTGCAGGCTCGGAAGCTTTGGATGGCTCCAATGATGGACGTGTACCAGGGCAAGGCTGACGATCTTGTGAGCTGGATCAAGAGCCGGCGCCAGGTCGACGGTGGTTGGCCTAACAGCTTCTTGGATCAGGTTCTCCGGCAGCTAGAAAGCAAGTGAATAAGGTATAATGGGGTTCAAATCCGGGCCCCATTATTTTATAATAAAACCATGATGAACCTGGATACGTCCAATATGGCTGACAGTCTCCAAAAGGATGTCCAGGCATTGCAGGGCCAAATTGAGGACGCCAGGCGGAACGTCGCCCGAGCCCAAGGGTGGGAAGAAGGCTACAGGGAAGGGCTGCGACAGGCTCTAGAACTGATCAATATCACCTTGCGATAAATCCAGAAAATCCCATAAAGGGTTTAAATCTCTCGTCGATTATCGTATATTCAAGAGTGTTGGGAGATCACGAGATGGAAGCGAAGTCTGGCATGGTCGTTTACGCCGTCCACGTGTACATGGACTACGAGTACAACGACGTGATTTCGATCCACCTCACGGCCGAGGGTGCCGAAGCAAAGCGGGCCAAGGTTCAGAAGGACGAGCCGTGGCACCACGGGGTCTATGTCCGGGAGCGAAAGGTGGAACTGTGAAATACGTTCGACGAAAGTTCTTCCGGGAGTACCGTAAATACGGCCTTCCCTTCATGGCCGCCCAGCGGCTTGCCAGGCTTCGTGCCATTGGCGGTTTTGCCTGCGAGCTTCAGGCAGAACTCCACAAGGAGGGTTTCGTGGTCGAAGTCTTGACCTTCTGTGACTGCTGCGGTCCCGAGGTCGTTCGCCTGCTCAAGGACGAAAAGACGTGGGATCTTCACTACTTCAGCCTCGCCCCCTGTTGAGCGAAAAAAAGTTCGCTATTAGGTTCAGAACCAAGGGCGAATAAGCTATATTCTAATCATGGGCCGAGGGACGGCCCGACCGGGAGTCAGGCCGGCGCAACCCAAGCACCTGACAGAAAGCAAAAAAATGGCCATTCGTTTTCGTCACATCAAGGTCAGCTCCACCATTTCTTACGAGCAGCGCCGTGAGATCGAGGAGCAGACGGGATCCAAGATCGGTTACCCCCGAATCCACCTGAGCAACCTCGACGACGAGGTCAAGCTCTCAATGAGCACCGGTCGGAACGAGTGCCTCGGGCTCTACTACATCGAAGAGGATGAGACGAGCCATGAGGGCCACGTGGTCGGGATCGAAGTCGATTACAACGTCCGCATCATGAGCGACGTTTGGGCCGATATCACCTATGCGGTGGTCTACGAGCCTACCCGTGAGCACACTGGCTGTCACTCCACCACGGTGGTGGATTACGCCACCATGGAAAAGGGACCGAAGGGGCCTTGTGGGATGTTCCGGCGTATCCAGATCGCCAACTCGGAATTTTCCGAGGCGATCAGCGAGATCACCCGTGCCGAGGTGGACGCCGATCCGTGGCTTTTGGAGGTCTACGAGACGTGGAAGGCTGCCCAGAAGTACGCCAAGGCGCTTCAGAGCTACAACCGAAGCCAGGAGGACATTCAGCGCCACCGGCGGGCCGTCGAGCGTGACAAGTGGGTCCGTGTGACCCGTGGTCGCAAGGTCGCCCAGGGGACCGAGGGGATCGTGTTCTGGATCGGCGAGTCCCAGTATGGGGACAAGGTCGGAATCGCCCTCCCCAGGGAGGGTGGCACCTTCCGCAAGGAAAAGAAGACCGGACGTTACGGCAAGGTTTACGAGAGCTACGCCGACGTGGCCTGGACCTACGCAAGGAACGTGGACGTGATCTCCGGCCCTGGTGGTCGGGTCCTCTGAGAGGGGAAGGGGCCTCCGGGCCCCTTTTTTATTCCTATTCGGTTCACATTTTGTCTACCGTGGGCTATTCTAGTACCATGCTGAACAAGGAACCGAGGGCTGAGGATGTTCTAAAGCGAGTTTTGGCTCGTATCGAGAAGAACACTCCCAAGTACCATCATCACCGAGATGTGAGTCGGACCTTGGATTCGATCTAGCAGATCCTACTTACGGAGCTTCGTTCTCTACAGAATCGAGACTGATACCATGTACAAGCCCCTGTCCTACCCTTCCCGTTTTGGGATGCACTGCACCTCTTGTGGGTCCCTCGTGGAAGCCTGCGAGCTTGCCAATGGCTCCTTGGAGCAGTGTAAGGAGGATGCCAGCTTTCATATCGAAGAGTCGATCCGAAACGGGGACATAGACCATCCCATTCTAGGGACTGCCCATGAGATGCTCTGCGACACCATCCTGAGAGCCCGTTCACGGGCCCTGTAGCCTCCTGGGAGGGCCAAAGTTTTTTCCCATAAGGGTTTAGACCTGGCCCTAAATCTGTTATTCTAAAAACAATCGAGGGAGCACAAAAGATGGATACCACGACTCAGGACCGAATCGCTCGCATGAAGGCTCGGAACGCCAAGCACAACCCGTGGGATCGCTGGTCCCCGTCGGAGCGTTCGATGTCGCTCCAGACCATGGGTGGTGCTCGTCCGATCAAGTGGACCACCGACGTCACCAAGGCGGGACAGGTCACCGAGGACGGTTTCGTGTGGGCCTTCGCTGGTGGTCCGGTGGAGGGTACGCCGCAGGCTTCGGTCAAGAAGCGTGCCGATGGCAAGGTCGACGGTCGCTCCAAGGGTGTCCGCAAGTGCGGCAAGTGCGGGGAGTCCGGCCACAACGCTCGCACCTGTGGTCGCCAGCGCAAGTCGATCGCCAGCCTTCCGGCAAGCCTTCGCAAGCCGGTGGGCGAGTCCGAGCCGGCCAAGGGGCCAGAGTCTAAGCCGGTGCCGGACCAGATTTCGGCGGCAATGGGTCTTCCGGTGATCGAGCGTCCGACGAAGAGCACGCCCTCCGGCAAGGCTCCCAAGCCCCGCACCATGGCGGACCGTGAGTCGGCTCGTGGCGAGTCTCGGGCGAGCAGGAAGGGTTCTCGGAAGTGCGGCAAGTGTGGTCAGTCAGGTCACAACGCTCGGACCTGTAGCAAGGGTGGTGCCAAGCCCAAGGTCAAGCACTCTCGGGCTCGCCAGAACACCTGTGGTCGCTGCGGTGGCAAGGGTCACAACGCTCGGACCTGTAATAAGTGAAGGAATATCTGAATAACCGAAAATCGGTTCATAATCCCACCCTAGACTGGTATTCTTTAAACCATGGACAAGCCGCTCACGAAGAACGACCAGATCAACATCTACCCCCTGATCGAGGACGGTGTCACCTACGGCTGGGCTGCCGAAATCATGCTCTATCCCGGCGAAGAGTGTTCCTACCAGGACCGGGAGTGGCTCCGACTCGGCTACTTCTCCGACAAGGCCACCGCCCGCAAGCGGGCGCTTGAAGCAGTCAATGATTGACAGTGGAAGGGGAAACAAAAGGAAGAGCACAAAGAATTCAGCTCGTGTTATCACGTGTGGTACGGCATCTGCCCCCATGAGGGCTGGGACATGCGCTGGTACTTCGTCCAGACCTATCAAACCGATGGGAATGCTATTGGCCGAGCCAGGAAGCTAGAAAAGGAAAGCAAGGCTGTCAGGGTCGTCCAGCACTGGTGGGATGGGAAGTCCTTCCAAGTCGAGGTAATTTACGAGAAAATGGGCAATACCTGAACATCCTAACAGGATAAGGAAAATAGGCGGCTAACCACATTTTTTCGATAATCGGTTCATAAAAGAGGTCTACTAGGGTATTCTCTTAACCATGGACAACACGCACCACGGTGCCCCCAAGGGCACGCACAAGCTCTCCACCGCCGCCGTTCTCCCCTTCCTCCTCGCCGGTCGCTCGCTGGTGACCGTCCTGAATCGCACCACCGATGGTCACTACACCTACCGGATCCAGGCCCCCGGCAAGACCGCCAAGGAGCGCCGAAACGCCTCCATCCTCTTCGTGTCCGTTCTCACTGGACCGGACAACGGCGAGCGTGGCTCGTACACCTACATCGGAATCCTCATCCGTCAGACCGGGGAGTTCAAGCTCACGGCGAAGAGTCGCCTTCCCAAGAGCAGCGCTTCTGTTGCCGGCTTCGACTGGCTCTGCCGTCAGGCTCGCCGGGAGAACCTCGACAGCTTCCCGCACGTGGAAGTCCGCCACCACAACGAGTGTGGCGCCTGCGCCCGAACCCTCACGGTCCCCGAGTCGATCGACACCGGCCTCGGTCCAATCTGCGCCAAGCGCCTCGGCGCCCATTGGGCCAGGAACGACCAGCGCAAGGTCGCTTGACCCAACATGGGGACCCCTAAGGGGTCCCCGCCCTTCAGGGCTTTTCTTTTGCTAATCGGTTCAAAAGGCAGTCCGGATCGGATATATTAGAACCATGAGCACAACGACCTATCCCGCCGCCGAGTCCGCCGCCAAGGCCATGCAGCTTCCGGTCACCGTCTGCAAGGTGACCCGTAAGTTGTACAACAGGACGGTGCCTGCCCTCAACGAGGAGCTGGCCGCCTCCCTGATCGCTTCCGCCGGGTTCCCTTGCGGAACCCCGGCCCACGAGGCCGCCATGGGTGTCCTTCGGGCTCGGTTCGAGTCCTACCTTTACAACAGTTTCTAAGGCCCAGGGGGTCCCCAAACGGGGACCCCAACCTTTCTCGAAAAAAATTGTCTAATAGGTTCATAAAAGGGTCCAGCTAGGGTAATATCAAAATATGCCGATGACGAAGACCGCTACCGACGCCTACCTCGCTCTCCTCACCGCTGACCTCCTCACCCGTGAGGATGAGGTCGCCCTCGCTGCCATCGCCCAGGACACCGAACACCCCGAGTCCGAGAAGGCTCGTCAGGCCATGATCGAGGCCAACCTCCGGCTGGTGGTCCACGTGGCGAAGAAGTACCGTGGCCGTGCTTCCAAGCTCGGCGTGTCTTACATCGATCTCATTCAAGAGGGTAACATCGGTCTCATGACCGCTGTCGAGAAGTTCGATGGTGACCGTGGGCACCGCTTCTCCACCTATGCCGTTCACTGGATCCGTCAGTCCATCGGTCGTGCCCTCCAGAACAAGGCGAGCACGATCCGGGTCCCGGTTCACGTCCACGAGGTCGTGGGCAAGCTCAAGTCCGCCGCTCGGCTCATCGGTGAGATGAACGGTGAGGGTCCGACCCCGGCTGAGGTCGCTTCCTTTCTGGAGCTTCCCGAGGACAAGGTTACTCGCCTGTGGCAGTACGTCCGCCCCTGCGATTCCCTCGATCGTCAGGTGGGTTCCGAGGATGGTGACTCCGTGCTCGGTGACTTCGTGGAGGACACCGGCAACAGCCTGACCGATGCGGTCGACGATGCCGCTTCCAAGTCGCTCGTGCACACCGTGCTCCGCACCCTGACTCCCCGTGAGGAAAAGGTGCTCAAGCTCCGGTTCGCCGTCGGCGCCTGATAGCAACCCGTCCAGAACTAAGCCGCTCTCCGGGGCGGCTTTTCTTTTTAATCGGTTCACATTATCATCAATTTGGGGCAATCTCTAACCATGCGATACACCCTCTTCATCAAGTACCCCGACGTCCCCTACGACTTCTACGAGGGCAATGACCTCGACTCCCACATGAAGGAAGCCAAGCGCCTGGCCAAGCAGCACCCCAAGGCCACCATCACCGTCTGTGACAGGCAGACCGATACCATGCTCTTCTCCAGGGAGAACGGTAAGGGGGGAGAGTGCAAGTTCTCCCTGTCCGGCATGTTCAACTAACATTCAAACCATAAGACTACAGAAGTCGTACGACTCAAGAGGGGTGAGAGCCCCCCTTTTCTTATGGGGGGGGCCCCCCCCTTTTCACCCCCTATCGAACCCCCCATGCTTATAGGGGGGGGTCCCCCTCCCCCCCCCCCGGACAAGATCAGTGGGGGTCCTATACTGGCATATGAGGTGCTTGACCCTCAAAAACAATTTTTGGGAAATTTTGAAAATGAAAACCCTTTTCGCAATATTTGGCCCTAAAATGAAGATTCTAAACAAAAGAGAGTGGAAAATCTGGTAGGAGACAAGGGGGGGGTATGAAATCAAATTGGGAATTAAAATTTTTGGGAAATTTTGAATTTTGAAAAGGGTTGTTTATAGAATATTGTGCGGATATTAGTATTGAAGTAGCATTGAGTTGAGAATAGTTGCTTTAATGGTGGTTCTCGTAGAGGTGAAAACTGTTCACAAGAGCAAGGAGATAATTTTGGAGGGATTGCATTATCAAAAGACGGATGATCCTGCGTTTAGGGAATTTTATAAGGAACTTAGGGTTGGAGGGCTTTTTGAGGTGAGTGTCGATTATTATGAAACCGGAGCGTTCTTGGGAGGAGAATACTATGTGCTATTACCTGCTTTACTTCCAGGGAAGTCTATGATGTTTTTGGGTTGGATTGACTCTCCAGGGGAAGAGGTTGTTCTTAGGTCTGTTAGTGGATTTGAAAAAGTTTGGAAGCTTACAGGACCCAAGTGGCTCTTAGACGGCAAGGTATGGATACAACGTGTGCCTACAGGTATACTCCAGCCTGTTGTGGGCTAGAGATAGTTGTGGGCTAGAGATAGTTGTGGGCTAGAGATAAAAGAGAAAATGAGGAACGGGAAAATGAGTGGAAAGAAAAAAGGCGGTACAGATAAGCTTAAAGACTCTCCAGCTATTTCTAAAGAAGACAAGGGGCCTTATGATTCTCAGGGGAATCTTAGAGAAGGATGGGTACTTGACAGGGCTGGGAAACCTTGTTGGGCTCCTTTGTGGAACAAACAGGATGCAGAAGCACTTCAGTATTCTGTAGATGACACTCAGCAACGGATTGGGGAGTTGGAGTTAGAACTTGAGGCAAGTAAGCAACTAATCACGGAGCAATTCTTTCAGGCTTTAGCACCCGGTGAGTTGGTTGAGTGCACAGGCATCTGTGACAAGATAGGTATTTATTCAGCACCTACGATAGTCTCCGGGGGTTTTTCAGAATGCTTTGAAGTGTTCCCTGGGTTATCTCCTGGAGAAACCATGCTTTACTTGGGCTGGGCAGACCCTCCAGGGGAAGAAATAAAACTAAGGTCTAACCGTGGCACAGAAAAAGTTTGCATGCTCACAGGGCCAAAATGGCTTATAGGAGACCGAGTTTACATAGCATCGGTACCTATAGGATTGTTGAATCCTTATGAGATAGAGGTAGAAGATGAGTTCGCCCAAAAAATTGGAATTGATTTTAAAGTTTTAGACGGATAAAGTTTAGAATGGATAAAAGCAAAAGAAACTGAGGAAAGCAAAGATGAGTAATATTAAGACGCCTCAAGAAATTTCGGCAGAGATTTTCGAACGGGTCATGAAGGCATTTAATGAGGAATATGATAACCATCCAATCAACGAAAAAGCTGAACAAGTTTTTTTGAAGGCAGAAGCAAGTAGACAGAAATACCTTGAGGAAATTTTTAATCAAGTAGACTTTGATATGGAGAAGGGAACATTGATCAAGATTGATCTTGGTCCTAGTGATTCTTCTATCCGTGGTCAATGGGAGCTTGGAATAAACCGTCCTAGTGAGTTAGAGGAGGGAGAAATTTTACTTTACACGGGATGGTTTTCTCGGGAGGTAAAAGTATCTACTCAATCAAAAAAGGCAATGGTATCCAAACCTGAAGACACAGAAGTTTTCAAGAGGAAGGATGGTTCGATTGGAGTTCAAGTTTCTGAGACCAAGAAAGCAGAAATTAAGAAAGCAGAAGCTGAGAAAGAAGATAACAATGAAGATTTGGGAACCGCCTTTTCTTCTAAAATCCAAGTCTTCCTACGAGGAGGCAGGGAGGATGTGTGGACGGGTTTAATTCCTAGTTGTTATTATGTTACGGTGGCCAAGGGCTCTGGCGGCCCCTGTAAGGAGCCGTTATTTGTTCAAGAGCATGGACTAATATTTGACCCTGCCATTATTGGCAAGGTCAAAGAAAAAAGCAGAGATGTATCTTTGCCGAAGCTTGAAGAAGAACCGCCTGCTTTGAAGCAAATTATGGGTGAAACAGGCATGAAAACGGTTGCTGGGGAAGTCAAAGAACGCCACACAAAAGCAGAAATAGAAAAATTAGCTAAAGCTTTAAAAGCCAACTATTGATTTCGTCATTTATTTGCTTGCTTGCTGACAAAGCTGGCAGACTTTTATTGTCTGATGTGGTTTGCCTTCGTTTTGGGATTTTATATCTATGTGTAAGAAAGTGAATAAAAATCTCTGGAGTATATGTCATGTCTGGTCGCAACAAAAGGAATAAAGAAATCTTTAACAAGATATTCCGCAAGCTATGCAAACAGGTTAAACCTGAACAGTTGACTGCAAGCAGGAGGCGATGGGAGGATCGACATGTTGGGCCTAGATTGAATCAACCGATGACGGTATCAAAGTTTAAGCTTTTATCGAAGGAGACCCGTAAGTGGTATTTGAAGGAACCGAGGAAATTTGAGGCATGGGCTCAAAATTGGGATAGCACTACGAGACGTATCCATGAGTTGGATCGACCGCCTTATAAAAATAAGAATGTTATTGACCGCAACAAATTGGAAAAATCCCGTGAGGGGTTGATCACGGAATATTTTGAATCATTGAGCCGTTTTGTAAGTGGCCACGAGGGCGTTGACCCTCTTTTGAGGGAGGTGACGCCCGAGGCCCGAGTCGAAGCCGTATTGGAAAGGAGGCGAGCGAAGGTCACGAATAAAATGGCCCGAGGTGTCCTTTGGTCACCTGGGACATTGCTTGAAGTGAAGGACTTTCACAAACACACACATTACGGATGGGCCCCAACGATAGAGTGGGCAGGATGGTTTTTCCCGACGACCGACGTCAACTGGAAGGCCATGGTCGAAGCTTTTAGCGCAGGTCAATCGTTATTATGCATCTTCCATTACACATTCATTTAGGATGACAAAGAGTCGAATGACACTATCAAGAGAGCAAAGAAGAAACCATGATCCGCTAGAAATTGGCATTAACGATCTTCTAGCAATGTTGTTCAACCGCTTAGAAGGAGATTGCGATTTTGCTGCAAAAATGCAGTTTTCAAAAGTCAACATACCCGATCCAGCTATTCGCTGGGAAATGACGATGGGTAGAAATGGCAGTCCGGATTTCTGTGGTAGTCATAGCCATAAATTTGCCAATCGACGAGAACGTCGAGAATTTCTTGCAGAAAAGCGTCGATGGCTTCAGATGGCGATTGATTGGAAGATAAAAGAACATGGCCAATTCTTCTCAGTTGGAGAGATGATAAAATTCAAGGATGTGGCACAATTTTATCCCATAACTGATGACATGCGTCCTTTTGTTCAAGAAACTATTGTCAAAGAAGGTAAAATTACAGATTTGGCCAATTTCCATGGGACGAGGCACAGACTGTTTTATCCTCAGTATCTTCATGCAGAAGACACTGCTTTAGTTGTCAAAGATCAGATCTTATACAAAGAAATGATTTCCAATCCGGATGATTGGGCAGGAGTTGTTCGATTCCAACGTGAAGTAGAATTGTTGCTTACGAGTTTTCGGAGCACTAATCATGTTGTGCCGAACGATCCTATGGACAAGAATGCCGATGAATGGAAGACCCGTAGGGCAATTCTATTGCTTTCGCCACACAACGTTTCAGGTCCTGGTCAGCAAAAGCGGCTTTTTGAACGAATGAGTGCGTAAATAAATGGCTTTTAATAAAAATTTCAAAAATTCTGTTATTGTCACATATACATCAGCAGATTTTCAAAGAGAGAGTCGCTTTAAAAGCTCTGAAGAAATGTTTATCAGGCTTTCGTACACGATTGGCATGGGTAAACCCAAGTCTGTTGATGATTTGTTTGGTGATTGTTTTACAGAAAAGGATTGGTGGTCAAGGTGGTATCCATTACTTGAATTGAAGGATTGGGCAGATTCGAATAATGGGTACAATCAATTAGTTCCAGGGCATCTGTCATCAGAAGTAAAAGCAAAGGCTCACACAATGGTTGAAGATTGGTCTGATATGCTTCTTCAGCTCTTAAACTTGGCTCGTCAAAAATGGCAATCACCCGCAATTTCAGTGGGGCAATTTATTAGAGCAGCCGAAGACGTGAGTAGAGAAAGCCATTCGCTAAGCTATAGACAATATATGCACCCATCTTCTGCTTTTGTTTCTAACAGATATTGAATGTGAAAAACGTTGGCAGCAAAAATCAACAAGTCTACCTGATGGGCTTATTCCTGATTTGTGGTTTTATCGAATTGTCAAGTGTTTAATGGTTTTGGAAGAAACGCCCAAAACCATTTGTTTGTTCATTAATCCAGAGTGGTCTGTTGATGATTTGATTCACTATGGTTTTGCATCAGCTGTAAAATAGTGTAGAATGACGAGATTAAGCAGAGAAAGAATTCGCTCGTTGGATCCAAGGATTGTTCCTCCAACGCCTGAAGGATATAAAAAAGTTGTGCTTGACAGTTACGAATATTTGTCAACACTAACACCGGGAGATGTGGTATTTTCTTATTTTGCGCAATATTGGTTGCGGTTTGATGAAACAAATGATGGCTATCCTATAACGGGTGGTATGCATTTTGTTAGTCCCGGTGTCCCTTTGATGTATTTGAAACCAACTGAATGGTATGCGGCCGATTCAATGGAAATCATTTCCTCAGCTCTTTGGCTTGTAGAAGATAAAATTAGAATTATTAATCCACTACCCGAAATAGTTGCCTTTTGGACAGATGAAAGAGTTTATGACTTCCTAAGAAAGTATGAACTTGGTTTAGATGATATTTGGATTCTGGTAGACTAATTTCGGAGCTATGCGAGGTCTTTGTCTTGTTAAACACTATTGAAAAAACTATTGACAAGTTTTGCTGGCTATTGGTAAAAGCATTTCCAAGTAGAGTGAGAACAATTGAAGTTGAAGGTGATAAATACCTACTTCGTTTTTATCTAAAGCATAGCAGCAAAAGATTTCCAGGTCTTTATCTACATTACTTTTATCGAGGTGACCAAGACAGAGATTTACACAACCATCCTTGGACAAAGTCGGTATCATTGATATTGACTGGTGGTTATGTTGAGGAAAGACTCTCTAAGAAAGAGAAGATTGGACCAAACTACAAAGTTATTAAGAGAGTTGTTGGTCCTGGCTCTTTAAACGTGATTAGGTCTGATGATTTTCATAGAATTGATTTAATCGGTGGTTCTACTTGGACTCTTTTCACAAGCGGCAAAAAAGTAAAAGATTGGGGATTTATAATCCGTGAAACTGGAAAGTACATGGACCACGTTACTTACGAAAAAACAAAATTAAATCAAAAAACTCAATAGTAAATTCTTTCGACAAAACAAATCTACAATTTTTTCATGAGGCAAAAAAAGCAAACATACAGTGTCCAAATGCCTGATAAATCAGGTGAAAACAAAATATATTCAAAGATTGAAAACTTCATCAATATGATGTTTGATGATGAAGCTCAACATGACTTGATGGTCAAACATAAAAATCGTGCTTCCTGGGCAATGGACAATATACGTGTTGGTTCGTTATTAACCACAAACTGTTCATATTTGTTAAACCTTTTTAACAATAAAGCTGATGGTAAACCTTTTGTTTCTAGTTGGATGGAAACGTTGCCTAAAAGCAGTCAGATTATGTCGTTGGGTTATCAACTAATTCAAATACATCGCTCTAACGTAGGGGAACCCCTCTCAGAACCAACTTACGAAATCCGTCACAAGTGGTTAATAAACGACAAAACCTTGCTTTGCAATATTCATCCAATGAATTTTGAGGTATCACAAATGGGGGCAGGGGATGTTTGGCACGAATCTCTTCAAAAAGAACACAATAGAGCTACTCAGCTTTTGAATAAAAAATATAAAATCGACGATGAAGAAAAAATAACTTGTAAATTACTTCTTCCGCAATTAGAAACATTGGTCAATTTTTGGTCTGGTGCAATGGCAGGTAATCCAGTTCGGGTTGATGCTTTTGTAGATGATGAATAAACTTACGAAAGCAAGTGTTTTGTAAATGATCAACGACAAAAAACGTATTTATGCCAATAGATCAACTCAACAAACTCGTGTCGCAACTTGAAGATTTTGAGCGGCAACTAAAAGAAGTAGAAGAAAAACAAAAATTGTTATTTGAGTTTGTTTTAAAAAATGGTGATATAAAACCAGGTGCTGTATTTGAAGTGTTGACAACGCAACATACATTATGCCAAACCCAAAATGATAAAAATAAGAAAAAACACATCTTGATAAAAAAAGGCCAAACAATTATGTTTGTAGGTGTTGAAACAAGAAATGACAATTTGATGTATGATTGGTTAATAGAAGAGAAAGTTACTTCAATTCATCCTGGTAACATAGTAACCAATATTGGTTTGGTGAAAACCGGCGGGTCGAATGAATCTACATAATCCAGATAACTTTGATGAAAAAGTTAGAAACAAAAAAAGGCAAATCGTTTCTAAGGATGAGCTTGATTATAAGATAGAGTTGCCTGTGGTAGGTAAACTTTATCAGGTCATTGCCGACAATGAATTTAACGATAAAATTCAAGCATGTTTTGTTCAAGAATTTGAGGAAGCAGCATATGCTAATACTGTGGCAAATTTTCCTACACTATATCGAGTTCGAAAAACTGTAGACGTACCAAAAGGCGAAGTGCTGCTCCTTCTTGATTACATTATTGAAAAATTACTTTACTTGCAATCTGCTGAAAAGAACGCAGCATACTCAATATTGTCAAAGTTTCTTTGGCAAGAACGTGTGGTATACTTTACGCATTGGGTAACCCCTAAATATAATGAATTCTACAACAAACTTTCTCTTTCTCCTGGAGAATAATGATGTCTTCCAACTGGACTAAAGAACTGTCAGCATGGTGTCAAAAGAAGAGATGGTCAAAACCAATTTTTGATAAAAGAAAACAAAAACCAGCAGTTGTGCCCAAAAAGGGAATGTTGGTTCGAAAAAAAGAGTATTATATTTATTCTGATTTGTTACGTTTGCTTGACAGTGAAGACACTGGCAGTGGGCCGTTCTTTTGCATTATTGATTCTATTGTTGATGAAAGAGGAAGGTGCATATTCAAATATATTTCATCTGAAGAAATCCAATGGACTGAATGGATGACGGTTAAAGAATTCAATGAAGAATGGTACATACAAAATCCTTGGATTTAAACACGAAAAACTTTGAACGCAGATTGTAATACAAAGATTTTTAATCCAACTTCTGAAAACATAAGGTTATGTTTTCGGGCGAACGACAATAATGGATTATAAACTTGTTTTTTATCTTTTTATTACAATCAACAAACCAATAACAAAAGACCTAATTCGCAGGGTTTCTTGTTATCTTGCTAGTCAGGTAGTGGTACAATCTGCTTAGGAGTAAATTTAAACATGGCTAAGGAAACTGAAAGTATGGACAAGCTCAAAATTGATAATTCGGTTCAGGATGACGATGACCCCAAAAATTTTAAAACCGTTTCAAACGGAGCGGGTAGCCTTTTGCGGATCAAGCAAAATATTGAACATGTAATGAAGATTAAAGATCGTTCTTTTATTGAACTTGAAACAGGCGAAGGAGTTCTTGTACTTTATGATTTTCTAAATATAAAGACGGAGGAACGAACATTAATCTTCTTAATTGAAGAATCTCAGTATATGTATATGACCAAGGACTTTGACAAAGAATTTGAAGTTCTTCGTACTGGCACATACGAACATTCAAACATTGAAAAAGACTCAAATATAACTCAAGCCATTGAGGATTTGGAATGATTCCTAATGTCAATGAAGAAAAATTTGATTTTGCAAATGTAAAGGCTGGTACATTAGTTTTTGTCAAGGACACAGTCCCATGCTTCAAACCTCAAAACCTTGAAGACAAAAGCAAAAAAATTCTCATGAGTCCCCGCCATTACTCTGGCACGGTCAATTTATCAGGAAATGTTGTTCTTCTCACAAAAATTTCAATTGAAGAAAAAGAAAAGGACGAGCCTTTCTTTTCTGGGGCAGAAGCCCGACGTTATACTCTTGAAGTTCTTCACGAGGGAAAACTTTATTGTTGTGAAGTTGACACATATTCTCTCGTAAAAAGTTTGGATTTTCTTCACATCCCAGAACGACCGATAACTGACAAAACAGATTTGTGGCTAACCACATATTTCGGTGTTGATTGCAACCCCTTTAGGGTCAGGAAAGATTTCCGGGCTCGCCGAGGAAATAGTTTGGAAGATTTGAAAAAATATCGTCGTCGACTGCCAAGAAGAGACGATGCAGTCAAAACCTTTTATGTTAAAGAGGGAGAGTTGTGCATTTGCATTGGTGCTCGAAGATCAGCTGCTCGCAGGCTCATCATAATTGATTTTTTGTAAATGGCGTTCTGTGCTGGATTGAATTGGAAGAGACCAGGAAATCCAAAGCAAAGAGATTTGAGCAATTTTTTTATTCTCTGAAGGGAGCAACACCTTATGAAAAGGATCTCAGCACTGAAAGCCGCATTAGAAGCGAAGAAGGCTGTTCCACAGATTTCCACATCTAGTTTTAATAAAATTAGCTTAAATGGTGAAGGCTTATTGTTGCATTGCATCCTTCCGTTTGAAGGAAAATTTAAAAGAATAACAGACAAGAGTGGTCGAAATATGTATATCATGCCTGTAATTTCAAAGGATAGCGTTGTTCTTTTCTTAGGTTGTTGGCATTATAAGATGAAATTGAAGCCACCAGTGCTAGATGTCGTAGCTAAAAAGGAATTAACTTCACCAATTTGGACCACATGTTTGCGATTCCTGAGTGGACAAGATATAGTTAAAGTTGATTGGCACGGAAATGACAAACTTGATCAGTTATATCAAGCTGCAAGTTTTATTTATAAGCATTTCCGACTATGCGAATAGGTGAAGGAATGCAATGATTTTTATACTTTTTCTCGTGTTGCAAGTTGTACTTGGGTTGTTTTATGGCAACTTTATGGAATGGTTGCTGCACAAATACCTACTGCATAACTTAGGCAAAAGGAAAAAATCATCTTTTTCATTTCACTGGTTTGATCATCATAGAAAATCTAGGTTGCATAATTTCTATGATGATGATTATGAAAAAAGCATTTGGAATTGGAATGCAAGAGGAAAGGAAGCCGCAGGACTAGGGTTATTATGGTTAGCACATTCCTGGCTTTTCTTTATAGTTCCCGTGTTTGCTTTCACAATAACCTATTGCGTATTCAATTATTATATAACGCACAAAATAGCTCATGAGAATCCTGGTTGGGCAAAAATTCATCTTAGATGGCACTGGGAACATCACATGGGTAAAAACCAAGAAGCCAACTATTGTGTTACAAAACCTTGGTGTGATTACTTGTTTGGGACCCGTATTCATTATCGGGAAAAAGTTTTAAGAACTGGAAAAACAAAAATGATACCAATAAAGGAAAACTTTTTTAAATGACAACAGACGAAAGCAATTTCTCAAAAAAAGTTGGAATGACGCTTTCATTTGGTAGTGAGCAAACACCGTCTAAAGGATGGATACATTTAATTAAAGAAAGAAAAGTGCCCTCTGAAGCCCCGTGGAGAAAAGGCTCCCTAATAAAGGTAAATAACTCTCCAGCTCCCTCTAAAATTCTAAACAACTCAGTTGTTATGTTTCTCGAACACAGTCTCATCAAATATAAGGTTTCTGAAACCGAGTACGTTACTGTGGTAGAAAGCAAAGATACAGAAGATGAGTTAATGGTAACAGCACATGAAAGAAAAGAAACAGACCATCTTCAACACCGAATTACTGTCCTTTTTGACGAAAAGATTGTTAATCTATACTCACAAGAACTTAGAGGCAACTTTGGAGAGGTGGATAAACAAGAAGCAGGAACAAGATGATTGGCGGCAGGTTGAAAAAATTGTTAATGAATTTAATATACGAGGCTCGGATAGATTTTACGTTGTTCCTGGCAACTTATTGCAACTAAAAGACCAGAATTTTATTAAACCATCAACACTTTCTCCTGTCGTGTTTTTACCAAAACCTGGGTCCAAGCTTATTAAAACGCCCGAACCAGGTGACACTTTCATGGTTGTATCTCATTCTTTCTCTCAAAAAGAAAAGGGAAAATTGAACATAGAAATGCTTTGGGGGGACAGAATAGTATTGGCAATAATAGACATGAAAAAATACTCTGTAAGAGATGTATTTTTTATTATTTCGTCATCATCAGACTGTCGTAAAACCAAACTCTGAGCTTGGTCTAATTTATAAAATAAATTTAACAAAATCAAAAAACGTCGTTTACAACTCTGTTTTTCTTTGTGATACTCATTGAATCGAAATAAAACTTAGATAAAGTATTGTTTGAAAGACTTTTTTGAAGAAGACCGAGATGAAAAAAGGTAATAACGATATGCTCTTATTGAGAACAATAGCCAAGTTTGGTTTTAGCGATAGACCTTGGATATCAACTGAAATTCCTGTTGGTGTCATTGTAAAATTTGTACGTACAATTAAACCAAAAATATCAGCACATTCGCAATGTTATTATCACGGACACGGTTCCAATAAATGTCGACACATTGTGATTGAATGGGATGGAATCGAAGTGCCGACTTCCATTTGTATGGAGGACGCAGCGCTTCATTATTTTGTCGAGGTCAAGACGCAAAATGAGCAATCCTAATGGACTTGAAGGACATGAAGGAAAGCTTCTTCAAGTAAAATCCTTGATCGCCGGATACCCAAAGTGCGAAAATAAAGAGAAGTGGGAAAAATGGGAAACCGCTACACCTGCTAGATGGAGCGGCAGTCAGGACTTAGAAGCAGGTACAGTAGGCATGATTGTTTCTTTCGGGGTAGACCGATACGAACAAGCATGGCTTGATTTACTGACAGATGAGAAGGTTTTTAGAATCTTCTTTAGATACAACCGATGGATGGACCACTTTATCCCATGGCCACATGGTGCGTTTTTAAGAGAATAAACTCACTCTCTTAAAATTTCGAATATTTTGTTCGCTATTTAAATTGGCAATATGGCGTTTCCGTTTATAACAACTGATAAACGTTTTTTTCTTTTACAAGATGGTGTTGAGTATCTTGTACCCGATTCAAGCTTATTTGATGTCAACCAACAGCCTTTAGATTTTGATTTTTATAAGGTAGAACCCGGTGCTCAATCCGAAGAGTTGATTACAACGCTGTTGCCAGGTGACAGAGTTTTGAAAACTCTCAACTCAAATGGTGATGTAATCATCACACTCATTAAGCTAGATCCCGACACTGGTGATCGAAATCCTACATTCCAAAATAGAAGTGCCTTGGGTGACCCAGAAGGTACAGATTATTATCTATATGTTGGCGAAGGTGTAGATTTTAGTGGAGGCCAAAGCGGTCCCCCTGGACCCTCGGGACCTGGTGGTTTATAATTAAGCGAGTTCGGGTTCTATTTGACAGCTAATCAAACTTTACACTTTTACTATTCTATATTATCCTACTCAACAGCAACAATGGTAAATTCATGACTACGGATAATAAACAAAAGAATATTTCAACTAAGTTGAAAATTGGAAATCTTGTTTTCATAAAGACACACAACGCTTTCAGTGGCCACGGAAATAATTGGGCGACACAAACAACGGGTAAAATTACTCTTCCAAGTTATCAGCGTTCTATATCGCATAGAACAGTAACGGTTCCATATGTTGAACCGCAGACAAACACGGGAGGTTGGTACGTAGAATCTCTTGACATTGATAATCATTCATATGATTATAGTGAAGTAATCGATACTACTGGCAAGTTTTCTAGTGAAGAAATCAATTCTCTAAAACAACTTTATGATGCTTATCTAAACCAAAGTTCTGGCAAAGGTAGGGGTAATAGTGGCAACCTTGGGATGTCCACATGGAACAGACCTCCTGCATTTAGCTCGTCAAACAACTGGAAAATCACGACCGGTACTGCCAATGCCACCATTAGCCCAACAACTTTTGGAGGCACGGCAATAATATCCACAAGCCTTCCAACGCAGCTTGACGTTTCTTTTTATGCCCATGGATTTGAAAAAATTGAAGACTATTTCAAGGGTCGTGTAAAGCCTGTAGAACAAAAAGAAGGCTTTACTGAAAAGGAAATTGAGAGTTTGAATAAAACTAAAAACCTGTCGCTTACCTGGGGGAAACCGTTTAAGGGTATAATCGTCGATGTGTTTTCGCCCAAGTTAAAAACTGTAACTGGCGAAGAGGTAAATCTTGATGTAACCAAAATGCCAACGCTGTACAAAGTATTAATTGATGAAAACAATTGTCTTTGGTTTAACGCAGACGATGTTTACGAAATGACCGATGAGGAATGATATGAATCCGCCACTTAGAATGACCACTGGAGTTGAAAGAGTTTTTAGAGCAACCTTTGACGGGTTATTCCGTGAGGTTTATCTTCACTGGATTCACTTCTTAGATGAAAACAGCAACATAGTAAGAACAAAGCTTGATAAATCGGTCAAGGGTAGACTGTATAAAGTTGCTGGACCTAACGAGCACTCACAATATGGAGAAGTAGAATACAAGTTCCCAGACAGTGAAGAGCCGGTCCGCTTAATAGCACTTGGAATTGACCGTGAAGATCAAAGATATGGAAGGTTTTAGTCAAACATTTTCATCAAACGAACCTTAATCTCGTTTGGGTGAACTTTGCCTTGGCTGTTTCTTATTTCTACATTGTAATAAGCGGTCGTGGTGTAAATCTTAACGGTAACTTGTTTAGAACTACTTTTTGGATTCCAATAAGGGTAGTTCACAATTACACTTGTAATGTCGCCAACCTTTTCCATTGCATCTTCCGCAGAGGCAAGGTTGATTAGTTGGTATCCCGGTCCTTGTGAAGCCATCTTTGGTCTGAGATACCAATATCCATATCCATATGCACTTGCAAGATATGATTTTATAATTTCTTCATCGTAGTTGACTGGGACATTTCTATAAGGCGGGTTTGTAATTTTGTGCTGAACATAATCATTCAGACCTTCGACGACTTTTGTTTTGTCTACTCCGCACCCATCAACTATAAATTCATCCAGTACATGAGTCCCGTTTTCAAAACCAATTATGTTTTTTCTAATAAGTTTTGGTATGAACGCAGAAAAATATCCTGAGTTTGCTAAAGTTTTACCTTCCCTATTCTTAAGGCTGATGTGAATTTTTCTTCCATTTTTAAGAAGAAAATCAAGGTCTGAGATCATTTCACCAACATCAGTTGGACCTCTTAGAATTGGTCTCTTCACTCTCTTGGAACCGACGTGAATAATTTCTGCAACATCTGATGTCTTGATATTGAAAGCATTTAATAAAATCTTGTGAAGCTCTCCACGAGCTTTGTTGTTTTTCTTAACTGCTGCTTTTTGGCTTGCCTTAAGTTTTTCGATTGTTTGAGTTTCAAAATCGTGACCTCGGTTTGTGCCCTGACCAAATACAATGAAAAACTCAAACTCTCCATGACGCATTACGTAGGTGTTGAATTTGCTTGAGTCTGACCCTGGCGCACCAGGCGGAATGATCTTGATGACAGAAGCCCCAGCTTCTTTAATAATGTCGGCAAGTTCATCGGACGGCACTTCCACTTTTGAATTTTGCCTTTGGATTCTATAGGATTTACGTTTTTTACCACTCAGTCTAAGTCTTCCATTAGACAGGTCCACAATCCTACGAGCAATTTCAACTGGCGACCTAGCTTTGGTTATTTCCAGTTCGGAATTGGGCGTAATAGACACGTCTTCTTTGAGGGTTGGTAAAAATGTTTTGGTTAAAGTTTTCATAAAAATCAATCCTCAAGTGCTTCGTCAAATTCACCATAACGAGCATTGTCTTGTGTTAGAGCCGAGACAACATCAGTTTTAGAAACTTCTTCACGATCGTCAGCATCGTCGCCATGTGGTGTTTCTGGAATATTGTTCGACGAGGCAATGTTCAATTTAGATTGGTAATCAACTTCGGCACTGTCAGTAGTTTGTACACCATATCGTGTCTCTTGCTCGTTTTCAACTATCCCGCCAGCCGAACTTTCAATGTCATCACTTTCTAAAAATAAAGCTTTGAGACTATATTTTGATTGTTTCATGTGTTCTTTCCTGGTACGCCAAGCAATTGGTCTGCCACCTCTCATAATAGGATATCGTTTTCCCTTACTATTCTGCGAAGGTTGCCCAGACAAATTTTTCATAAAGCTCATGAGATCCATGCTGCGCTCATCGTCGTCCCCATCAGTTAATTCACGCTCAATAGCTGGAATCGCTTTATCAAGGTCCGTATCAAACATTTTTTTCACACCAAGCTTATTTAACTTTTTCAAGATACCAAGCGTTTTTTTGCTAAGCTCATATTTCCCCTTCTTATGAAATTTTTTGAGCTGGTTATCAATTATTTGTTTAATAATTGAAGAAAATTCTTCATCCAATATACCCTCTTCAAGAATAAGTTGGTCATTGATGCTTACAGATGCGAAAGTTTCTTTTAAGGAAGTTTTGGACATTATATACACTCTGGATGTATTTCAAGCATAATTAGACGTTGATAGGTTAATATGGCACGCAACGAATCATTCTTTCAAAGACTAATCGAAAGTCATGCTCTTATTCCCCTGGTGCGCAAAGCTCACATGGGCAAGTCTGGGATTTATTTAATTCACAATGTAAGAACTGACCGGTTTTATGTTGGAAGTGCTACCAACCTCTATACTAGAAAAAATGTTCACCTGACTCAACTAAGAAAAAATAAGCATCACAATATCTTCCTTCAAAGAGATTTTAATAAGACTAACGGTGAAATCAAATTTTTTGTATTACATTCAACAGAGAAATCATTACTGATTTCCAAGGAACAAGAAATTTTAGACAAGGTTTTTGGAAAGTCAGATTGTTATAACCTAAATCCAATTGCCAATAGCTGGTTGGGTCGAAATCACAATGAAAAAACCAAAAATTTGTTGTCAGTTATAGCACTCAAAAGAAAAATTTCAAATAAAACTCGTAAAAAAATGAGCGAATCTAAAAAGGGAATTCCGCTTCCTGAAAACCACTCAATCAGAAACGGCCACAGCGAAAAAACGAAAGAAAAAATCAGAAATTCGATGATTGGTCAGAAAAATCACTTTTTTGGCAAGACGCATTCAAAAAAAACAAAGAAAAAAATCAGTGAAAGTCTAAAGGGAAAATATTTTGGTCCCAAAAGCAAAATAAAGGCAACAAACATTATTTCTAGTGAAGTGTTATATTATGAAAGCATGGCCGAAGCTGCCAGAGATTTGAAATTAAACCAAGGGCATATTAGCAGTGTCTGCTCAGATAAATTTCAACAAACGGGGGGCTGGAAATTTGTAAAGGTGGAAAACAATGGCTCGGAATGAAAGTTTTTTCCAGCGTCTGACGAGGCTCTTTAGATCTGGCCCTGCAATTCAGCGTAGGATCAAAGGCCAGAATGTAGCTTCGTACTATGATACAAAGCTCATTCAGGGCAATTATGGATATCGTGCCCCTGCACCATTCGGCTTTGGCCGAGAAAATTCTCCATTTTCCGTGCTTGGTTCATACGGAATGCTCGATCGTATGGCTCGTTATGCTGAGTTTGCTGAGATGGAGTATTGCCTTCATGGGGATACAAAAATTGCAGTTCCTGGTGGATACAAAACCATCAAAGAGTTAGCTGAGCAGCATGGCCTTGATGGTGAGTTTATTGTTTACTCTTGGGACCACTCAAAAGAAAAAATCGTTCCAGCAGTTGGACGACAGGCACGGCAGACACGAACAGATCATGCGTTTAAAGTCACATTCGACTCAGGCAAAGAAATTATTGGAACAAGTAATCATCGCCTAATGAAGCGAGATGGTACCTATTGTGAAATTGGTGATCTGAAGCCTGGCGATGCTATGATGCCATTCTACAGACGTTCTGTTGCCTCAGATAGAACTGAAGGTCAGGAAAACCTATACCAAACAATCTATACGGTCAACAGAGAAGAAAATCCATATGGATGGACAGCTGAACATAAGTTGCTGGCCGAGTTTATTCTTGGTCGGTCATTGACTGAGGATGAGGTTGTTCATCATAAGAATTTCAAGGTACACGATAATAGGATTGAGAATCTTGAAGTCATGAGCGCAGAGGATCATCGTCGTTTGCATGCTGAAATTCTCAATGGTAAAAAATGGGATTACAAAACCAATTCTGAATGGATTGAAAACTTCAAGAGACAACATAGTACATGGATGAAAGCTAACAATCCTGCGGAGCGTAAAGACATCACGTTCGAACGTATCCTTTACTGGTGTGACACAAACAGTTTCAACCTATACAAGGTTGCACGTGCATTTGACACAGACACCAATACCATCAAGCGAAAGTTGGCCTCAAAGGGTTTCACATCCTGGATTGATTTTGCAACGGCATATTCTCCTGGCTGGAGAAGTGAAAGCTGGATCAACGCAGGAAAGCAGAACCCGAGATACCGATCCGATGTGTCTTTTGGTAAGATTTGTGACGTGTACAAGCAAGGTATGACCAAAAAGGCGATTGCAGAAGCGCTTGGAGTTTCCGTAGTGCCAATTCAAAATCGCTTGAAGGAGGCAGGTTACCAAACTTGGACTGAATTTGTGTCAAGTTATGAAAACCACAAGGTGGTTTCGGTTGAATACTACGGAGAAATTCCCTTATATGACCTTACGGTTGATGGGTATAAGAATTTCGCAACTGACAGTGTCATCTCACACAACACTCCTGAGATTGCAACAGCATTGGACATTTATGCTGACGAATCTGTGGGAGGCGATGAACACGGACATTCTTTCCATGTGTTTTCAGACAACGTTCAGATCAAACGAGCTTTAGAAGAGCTTTTCTATGATGTTCTGAACGTAGAATTCAACATCCGAGTTTGGGCAAGGAATCTTGTCAAATATGGAGATTTTTTCCTTTATAATGAAGTTCTGCCAGACATTGGCGTGATCAATGCACAGCCGATTCCAGTAAACGATATTGAACGTGAAGAAGGTTTCGACGAAGAGGACCCATATGCAATTCGCTTCAAGTGGCTTACTAGAGGAAACGTTTATTTGGAAAACTGGCAGGTTACACACTTCAGAATCTTGGGCAATGACTTGTTCTTGCCTTATGGTACCGCCGTTTTAGAACCAGCACGAAGAATATGGCGTCAGCTCATCATGATGGAAGATGCCATGTTGGTCTATCGAGTTGTCCGTTCACCTGAGCGTCGAGTTTTCTACATTGATGTTGGGAATGTAGCGCCAAACGATGTTCCTTCTTACATGGAAGCAGCAAAACAAACGCTACGTTCTCATTCTGTCATTGATAGAACATCAGGTCGTCAGGACTTGCGTTATAACCCACTTGCAATCGACGAGGATTATTATATCCCCGTTCGAGGCAACCAGTCAGGTACTAAAATTGAAACATTGGCAGGTGGCCAGCATGTTACTGCTACGGAAGACGTTCAATATATTCAAAGCAAACTATTCGCAGCACTCAAAGTTCCCAAACCTTACTTGAACTATGATGAAAACCTTTCCTCTAAGGCGACACTTGCACAGACTGATGTACGATTTAGCCGTACCATTTCTGCAATTCAGAAGATTATTATTGCAGAAATGTCAAAACTTGCAATGATTCACCTTTATGCCAAGGGGTTTGATGGAGAAGATTTAATCAACTTTGAATTGAAGCTCAGTAATCCTTCTACAGTGGCACTCCAGCAGAAACTGGAACTTTGGGCAACTAAGATGGACGTTGCAGGAACAGCTAAAGAAACTAAACTGGTTGATGAGCGTTGGATTCAGAAGGTATTGCTTGAACTAACGGACGACGACATTAATAAAATCAATAAAGGACTTTACGAGGATAAGATTCGTGAAGTGCAACTTGACCAAGTTGCATTTGAAGAAGAGGTCTTTAAACCAACCACAACGGATGAATTCTCACCAGCTGGTTATGGCATTCCAGGAGAGAATATTCCGAAGGGAGAAGTGCCATCCCCGCCACCTAGAGGCGGAAGTGAAATTGTCGGTCCGCCACCAAAGAAGAATCCATATAAGCTTGATTACAAACAAGGAACAACTCCGATTAAAGCTACGCCATTCTTGACGAGAAATCGAAAAAATAGAAAGAGAAGGGTTGGTGCTGGTGGGAGATCCAATACTGCAAACCCGGACTTTGGCGCAATGCTTCATCCAGGTAAGAACAGATCCCTAAGTGACATTTATGGTCGTCAATCTCGCATGGAGGGAATTGAAATTGATGGTGAGGAATTCGTATTTGGTGAAAGCAACGACTTTAAGCCAGAACCAGTTTTACCTGGCGAACTTAAGAGTATCTTTAGAAGGATGACAGAACATTTTCAAAAAAACCAACAAAAGAGGACAAAAATTATTACTGAAGAACTTGAAACTGATATCATCGAAGAAACCGACGAAGACCAAAAACTTATTGAAGAAGTGTTATCAAATGGTGAGGATATGGAAATTAAGTCATCCTCATTAAAGGAAACATTTAGCCTAGAATCAGATGAAGAAGTTGACATAGAAGATATTATTGAAATCGACTTAGAATAATGCTTGGATATTAGGGTCAAATGTCATCTATTTAATCATGCGTAAGGAACATAATACTGAAGCAAATGGATAGAAAATGCTGAAACATAATAAAAAAAGAAACGTTGGATTGTTAAACGAATTTTTTGCTCAATACATGGCAAATGCAGCAGTTGAATTTAGATTTGATGATTATGCCAAGGCAGATCGGCTTTGGAAGAAGCACTTTAGTGAAGGAACTGAATTGGCGAAAGAACTTCAAATGTTTGAGACGGTCTCAAGTGCAAATTTAAAGGACCGTACCATTGCTCATAAAATGCTTGAACAGGTAAAGAGGCATGTTAAAACACAAAATCAAGAGAGGCTCGATAGAGAAAAGACCAACTTGATTCATGAGATTAGGAATGAACTTTCAGACGACAACTTTTTTGACCGTCAAATTGGCGATTACAAAACAAATGCAACGATTCAATTGGTTTTAAATCACTGGAGAAACGGTGATGATGAACACACAAGAAATTTTTCTACCATTTCTCATCTAGAAGAAAAGGTTGTTGATCACATGGTTTCAGGGAAAGCTGAACTGCCACCATTTAACAACACCCTTCTCGAAACCTCGAAAGAAGATATTGACAAGTTGGTAATCAATGTCTTTAGAGAAAAGGTAGATGCCAAATATAGTGAAGTATTAAACGAAGATCAAAAAGAAATCATCGGTCTTTATACGTTTTCAAACGACAGTGAGGAGTCAAAAAAGGCTCTTACAAACAAACTTTCCTCAATTAAGGAAACCGTACTCAAGAAGATTAACGGCGAACTTTCTAAAACCAATGGAAAGTCTCCAAACGACAAACTAAATGAAGTTAAAAATTGTATTCAAGAAGAGAGTTACAATATTAATAACCCAGGTGAAGAAACAATAACCTTTTACCTTTCGGTTTGTTCGTTGAAACATGAACTTGAATCGGATTAAAAGATAATTATATTTTAACCAAGGGTGCAGCATGAAATTACTACAAGAGTTAACAGTTTTTGATTATGACCAAAGTCAGGTCAAAGAATCTATTGAGAAAAACAATGGTAAAATTATTGTGCGTGGAGTAATACAACGTGCAGACACATTGAATGCAAACGGCAGAGTTTATCCAAGGCATGTTCTTGAGCGTGAAATCAGAAACTATTTGAAGCTCGTAGATGAACGCAGGGCCACTGGAGAACTTGATCATGCTGATGACCCGGTTGTAAATCTTAAGAACGTCAGTCACGTTATAACAAAACTTTGGATGGAACATGACGGTACTGTCATGGGTGAAGTTGAAGTTTTGGATCAATTGCCAATGGGCAAGATTCTTCGAGGTTTGATTGAAGCTGGAATCAAGGTTGGCATCTCAAGTAGAGCACTTGGTTCTGTAGAACACAATGGCGAAGGCGACGTTGTTCAAGATGATCTTCATTTTATTTGTTGGGATTTCGTTTCCGAACCTTCTACGCCTGGAGCCTGGATGATGAGAGAGGGAAAGGAATATGGACCTGACATTCTCGAAAAAGTATTTTCTCGTGAAGATCGTATCTGGAGAGCTGCGAACGACATCCTTTCAGTTCACAAAAGTCTTAAAAGTTTTTAATCAAAAGAGTTATACTCAAAAACATAAGTGTGTTAAGATTCAATTATGACCAATACCATAAATGATAACACATTTGCTTCCGAGGTACTTGCCAGCGATCTTCCGGTTCTTGTTGATTTTAGTGCTTCTTGGTGCGGACCATGTCGCTTTGTGACCCCAATTATTGACAAGCTTGCTGAGGACTATAAAGATAAAGTAAAGATAGTAAAGCTTGATATTGACGATGCTCCTGATACAACTCAAGAGTTCGGTATTCGTGGTGTTCCAACTTTTGTTTTCTTCAAGGAAGGCAAAGAAGTAGAACGTTGGGTTGGCGCTAATAAATCTGACAAGGATTTCAGAGAAAAGCTGGACACTCTTTGAGTTTTAGATTTCTTCTACTTCTTTGAAGCCTTTTTCTTTGGCTTTGACTGCTTTATCATAGGTATGGATTTAGCTAAGATGTCAAAAATTTCTTGACCATATCGTTGAATTGGTTGCGGCAAACCTGCCGTAAAACCTGCTACGTCGCCAGCGATAATATAGTTTCGCATTTTGGTTCCAGAAATGTCAATGTTTTCCGCTCTGGCAAAACCTCGTCTTTCAATTTGATCATTTTCCATTAGCCTTGGAAAATATTTAATCAGGGTTTTGTCAGGGTAATACTTTTCTACGTCTTCGGCATCCCCGTAAAGAATATAGGTGTTGTCATTTGTTTCGTCATTTTCAGCATCACCCAATATTTGATAAGTTGTAGCTGTTGGATTTTTGACAAACATGATCTCAACATTGCCTGGCATTGCTTTGGTGAGATATTTGTCCCAAATTGTTTCCATTTGTTCATCCCAGAAAATTGGGAGTTCGCCTTTCCTCACACGGTTGCTAGTAGACACCAATAGCAAAATCTTATCTGCATCTCTTGCAGCTTGTTCAACTAGAAAATAATGACCCTTGGTAAAGGGTTTGAACCCACCGCCAACAATTCCAATATGTTGTCTCATTTAATCTACCTTAGAGTTTACGTCAATAATTACCAACGTGATTCCAAACGAGCTAAAAGAAATCATTGATTATGTTATCGATTATGCGAGCAAAAGCTCAAATGATTGGTTTCGAATCAAAAAAGAACTTATTAAGTTGTTTCCTCCAAAGGAAAGAAGTCGGTTTTCAAGAAGGCATTATTCAACAAAAAAACAAATAATTAACGATTTCGATCGTGAGGTGATAAAATATTGGGAAAAGCAAACTGGACAGAAACTATTCATAGATGAAACAAAGCTTCATTCAAGCTCATGGAAAAGACGACCAAAAGGTTGGGGATTAGCGGTATATAATGAAAAAAGACGCAGAGAAAAAGCTAAAAGTTCTAATTGAGTCATTGGTTGAACAATATATCAATGAATTTGAGGACGACATTGTCGCCCAAGACCCGTTGATTAAAATTTTTATCACTCCATTTACTGACGTTATCAAAACTGCAAAAGGAGAACTGGAAAAAACGGTTGCAGTTACAGCAACCACCATTACAAGTCTTGCCAAACAAGCTGCTGTTTTAGCTATACCATTTTTTGCTTCAAGTATGATCGATGATATTCAAGAAGAATCACAAAAAAAGTTAGAAGAAAGACTTTCAACAATTAATGAAAGGTATGCTGACGTCCTTAAGAGAAACTGGGACACAGTTCGTGGAAGAGATGTTTGGGGCATTACTTTCATGCTTGACCCAAGTTTTGGTATTGCAGAAAAATTTGCACTTAGGGCACCGTATGCTGCGCTTGGCGTCCTTGAAGTTTTGACCGGTGGGCATCCAAAAGTAACTGAGTTAAAGCAAAAGGCAAAGAAATTAGTCCACCATGTTACTCCCGATTACCTTTCCAGTGTGGGTGCTGCGACCTACGGCGGCGGCGGCGGTTTTGGCGGCGGCTTTGGCGGCTACGGCGAATATGGTGACTTTGGAGGATTCGGAGAATCTGTTAAAAGGTTGCGAGAACAACAAGCTCAACAAGCTCAGCCACGACAACAAGTTCAACAACAACAACAAGCTCAGCCGCAACAACAACCTACTGCACAACAACAAGCTCAACTTGAAAATGTAAAAAAGAGAATTGGAGCAGCCATTTCAGCACTTAAGCAAGACCCTGCAATACAGCAAGCCATTCAGCAAGGTCCGGTAGCGAAACAAATGCAAGCAGCAGCCTTGGAATCGATTCAGTCAGTGGTGCAGCCAGTTTTATCTGCAAGCACATACGAACAGCTTAAGAAGGCTATTGGTTCAGAATTTAACAAGTATGAGCAAGAATATATGAAAGAAATTCCTGAAGAAGTTAAAAATGATTCACAGGCATTAGAACAATTTCAAGAACAGTTAGTTCCGCAATTAAAGCAATCATATATAGCTGTTTTAGTGAAGCAACTACAACGTCTTGCCAAGACTCATCCAAGCATCGCCAAGCCGATGCAATCACTAATTCAAAAAATTAGCTAAACATATTCTATACACGACACTTTGCTTTATTTATCCTTTCTCATATTGGAGGATCATATGCAAGGACCGGAAAAACAACCTTCTGAACTTGGGGAACTCAAGAAAACAGTTGGAGAATTTGTCAGACGTTTAAAGAATGTGGAAAACGAGATGGAGTTGTTGAAAGAGCAACGAAAAGATCTTATTGAAGAATACAAAGAACAGCTAGACATGAAAACCTTGAATGCGGCAATTCGTGCTGTAAAAATTAAAAAAAAGGTAGCACATAAAGATACTTTTGATGTATTTGTCGACATTCTTGAAGAATATGAGACTGTTGACTAAAAGAAAATATTTGGCAACTTGGTATGTCAATGTTGATGATGTTGATCCAAGCCAAGTTTACAAGTATCTTGATGCATTTAAGAGTGCTATCGCAAGAGGAGCGGGAAGTCCCTGGTATGAACTAGAAGTATTTTTAGAAGCACCAGTTTTAGGTTACTTTATTCCCGTTAGAGGATCCGATACAAGAATAGAAGTTCAAGAAATAACGTTTAGGACAGAAGATTACAATGAAGAAGCAAGTAAAAATTCCAGTAATACTCTATGAATCAGAAGAGCAGGCATTGCCGTATATTGAAGTTGAACAAGAAGAAGAAATGCCTCACGCTTTATTCATCCAAGAGTACAAACATACTGGCGAGTTTGAACCTGACCAAGATGGGGAAGAAGCCCCCATTGTTGATATCATGATGCACATGTTTGTAAACATGACAACCTTGCAGGAAAAATTAACTCCAGAACTTAATGACAAAGTTCGTGTTGCCATCGGACTTCAACCTTTAGCCAAGGCAAAGGAAGAAGGGCGAAAAATCATGGACAAGGTCTATGAAAATGTTAACAAACGCATGGAAGATTCACATGCTAATAAAGAACAAGTTAAAGAAGAGCTTGGCCGTCATCTGAATGAAAAACTGACTGAGAAATTCTTTAAGACTGAGGAAATAAAAGAGGATTAATATGAAATTGCATCCAAGTGTAGTTGAAAAACTTCTGTATCTTTACAAGACCTACGGTGGTTTTGCAGACGAAAGAAAGCTTAAAGACCACGTTCAAGCTTTGGATCTAACCGTTTACGAACGTAAGACCACTGCCAATCAAGAAATGGTCCTTGTATTGACTGAAGATTACATTAAACAACTTAACCAGAACAAGTAATGTCAGATAAAAAACAACAATCTTTTGAAATTGGACAGGTGGTTTACGTACTATCTGATAAAGCTGAGGCTATTGTTCCTGCTGTTATCGTTGAGGAAATGGTGGTCAAAAAGCTTGATGGTAGTTCTACATCTTGGAAGGTGGCCATAGGACCGCCTGGCAAGAAGAAGGTTGTTGAAACTCATGATTTAAGTGGCGATGTATATACATCGCTAGATGAAATCAAAGAGGTGATGTCAAAACGTCTAGAAGAATTTGTTGACAATCTTCTCACTCAAGCCAAACAAAGAACGGAAGCTTGGTACGGAAAACAGATTGAAAACTCAGAGCGGGCTCAAACCCCCGAGGGAAAAATTGATCCTGCAAGTCTAATAGACAGTATTGAGGGTAGAAGTAACGCCAAAGAATTCATACAGTCGCCTGGACAAGAAGTTCCAACTGGCAAATCTCTTGCAATTAGAGCGCCGGTCAATCAAGGTCCGCTTCAACCGCAAGAAAATGTAGATCCATCAGATCCCAAGTCAGTTCTTAGGGCCAGGTTGAGAAGTATGGCCGTGCCAGACGAAGAAGAAGTTGATGAAAATTATGAAGGCGAATTCATCATGACTGAAGATGGTAGAAGAATTCCAGTAAAATACAATCAAAATCAGTAATATATGAGTCATCCAAACCAACCAATTGCTCCACAAGAACCAAACACTCAAAGAGTGGTGTTTAGGGAAACAGCACATTCAGAATTGTTGAAAGGTGCTGATATCCTTGCGCAGGCCGTAGCAAGCACAATGGGTCCAAGTGGTCATAGTGTCATTATCGACAATGACCTTGGCGCACCTTCTATCACCAAAGATGGTGTTACTGTAGCAAGATCAATTAATTTAAAAGACAGACTTCAATCTATGGGAGCAGAGCTTCTCAAAGAAGTCGCTTCTAAAACAAATGACCAAGCCGGTGATGGCACCACAACTGCGACGGTTATTGGACACGCTTTACTAAAAGAGGGAATCAAACAAATTTCAACTGGTAGAAGCCCAATTCATGTTAAGAAAGGCATGGAAATGGCTACCGAATATATCATTGATTTTCTCAAGGAAAATCGTATTCCTGTAGGTTCTAGAAGTGACATTGTAAACGTTGGAACCATATCTGCCAATGGTGATCGAGAGATCGGTGAACTTCTTGCTTCGGCGATTGAAAAGGTTGGTAAAGATGGAATTATAACAATTGAGCCAGCTAAATCGGTTCAGACTACTTTAGATGTTGTCGAAGGTATGCAACTTGAAAAGGGTTACATATCTCCATTTTTTGTTACCAATTCTGAGAAATCTACTTGCGAATTAGAAGATCCATATGTTCTTACAACGAGCAACAAAATTTCGTCTATCGGCGATATTATGAATGTTCTTGAAAAGGTTGCAAGAGCCGAAAAACCTTTGCTCATTGTTGCTGATGAAGTGGAGGGTGATGCGCTTCACACCCTTATTGTTAACAAAATGAAGGGTGTTATCAAAGTTTGTGCCGTGAAGGCTCCGAGTTATGGAGAACACAGGGCAGATATTCTTAGCGACCTATCAACCGTTGTGGGTGGTGAAGTTTTTGGAGCTACAAGTAGCGTAGCACTTAAAAGTGCAGACCTGAGCCACCTTGGCAGAGCCAAGAAAGTTGTAGTATCCAGAAACTCATGTGTTATTGTTGGCGATGCCGGCAACACTGAACGTAGGACAGCTATTCAAGAAAGAATTGAGTCTCTAAGAACCGCATTAGAAACTGATTCCACATTAGACGATTTAAGAATTAATCGTTATCGTGAGAGACTTGCCAAACTGTCTGGTGGTATTGCTATCATCAAAGTTGGCGGTTCCACTGAAGTTGAAATTCAAGAGAAGAAAGATAGAGTAGAAGATGCTGTAAATGCAACTATGGCTGCCACGCAGGAAGGAATTGTTCCGGGTGGCGGGGTTGCACTTTTTTATGCGTCACAAGCTCTTAGAGCCCAACTTAGAGCTGGAAAATGGAATGAATATCACGATGATACAATTAACGGTGTAAAGATCATTGCAGATGTTTGCGAATCACCTCTAAGAACAATTGTTAGGAACACGGGAGTCTCTGAAGACGTTGTTGCAAACCAACTTCTCGAAAAAATGAGATTAAATCCAGACTTCCGAATCGGGTATAATGCTGCCTCCAAAAATTACACAGATTTGATTCAAGAAGGTATTATTGATCCTGTGAAGGTTACTCGTTACGCATTAGAACATGCGACGTCGGTTGTTGGGCTCATGCTCACTTGTAATTGTGTAATTGTAAACGAAGAAAGTGATTAATATGACGAAGAAAGTGATTAATATGACGAAGAAAGTGATTAATATGACCAATCAAACTTATAATGCTACCAACACAGTTAATGTTGACGATGAGTCAGCTCAATTGCTCAAAGAGGCCGAAGAGTGGATGGCCGAAGCCGCAAAAAAACAAGAAGAAGTCAACAAGACAAGAACCGAACAAGGTTTGTTTGAATTAGGTGCAATCGACTTCTTATCAGGCAAGGGTCCCAATGCATTATTGTTTGAAAATTCAGTTGCATATTTTCAAGGGTACGATTTTGGTCAACGATTAAGAACAGAAATTTTAGAAGAGGCGAAAAAAAGATTTCCTTCTCCTGTCGATGGCCCGAAAGCAAAAGTAGGCTTATATGCAAATGCGTTAATTAAAAAAAATACGGAGATAAAAGAACTATGAAAGGTGATAGAGTAAGAATTGTAAATTCGAGTCACGTCCACGAGGATGAGAGTGGAGCATTGGCTTACGTTTATGGAGTGGTTCTTGATGATCAAGGTCGTCCAGTTCACAACCATGATGGAACTGTTCAGGTTTTTAGTCAAGGAGGCGTAAAGAATGGCTCAACTGGCGTGGTAGTTGGTCATCCAGAAAAATGTCACAGAACCCAACTCAAAGAACAGGGACAAGCTGTAGGGCTTGGTGCAAATGATTTCGTCAACATCATTCCAGTTATGCTTGACACCTACCAAAAGCTTGGTTGGTTTCCAGCAGATAAAGTTCGTGTTGTTGCAGGTGGAGTTGCACAATAATACCTACTTAAAGCGTAGGAGTAAAGAATGACAGTACCACCAAACCCATTACAGGCTCACGAGACTTTCCAATACAGAAAAGCAGGCCAAGCAAGTGTTCTTGAATATATGGCTAGCGGATTGCCTTATGTGACGCAATCTAGCGTGGGAACAACTCCTGAAAAAATTGAGTTTCCTTTTGTTACAAAGTTTTTTACTGTGAAGAATACTAGTGCAAATGACCTTCATGTTGGCTTCACAGAAAATGGAGTTCAGGGCACGAATAGATTCACCCTTTCTACCAGTGAGTCTTTTACTGGCGATATTCGAATCAGAGATCTGTATCTGCAATCAGCTGGTGGCACAGCCGATTTCGAGATCATTGCCGGACTAACCGGTATTCTACGCAGAGATTTCTTTATTTTAACCGGTTCTTTCGTTGGTTTTAGTGGAAGTCAGCAAGATTTTGGTTATCGTGCATTTGGTTATGACGGAATAGGATAATTTAAACATATGACCTCTGATTGTCTAAACTTATCTAAGGAGTTTAGACATGAAGAAGACATATGGTGGAAATGCTAATAAAAGTGGGATCTATAAAATCATCAACCATTCTAATGGACGATTTTACATTGGTTCCTGTAAGCGCTTTAAGCAAAGAGCATCCGAACATCACGGAGATTTAAGAACCAATCGACACTCGAATAAATTTTTGCAAAATGATTGGAATAAATGCGGGCCCGATTGTTTTGAATTTTTAGTGTTTGAGACTATAGAGAAACCAGAAGAAGAACGTCGTTTGCGAGAACAAGCGCTGTTGGACGAATTTTACGATGATCAAGTTCTTTGTTATAATATTGCAAAAACAACTGTGGCAATTCCTCGACGAGTTTTTTCAAACGACCCTGATATCACCAAAAAGGTTCTTTCCCAAAAATCTAAGGCAATGTGGGCCGATTCTGAGTTTAGGGCTAAGATGAAAAAAATATATTCTGACCCTGGATTCCGCAAGAAGCAGTCTGAAAATCAGAAAAAAGTTTCACAAGACCCAAGCAATGGAAATTCGGCCGAAACTCTTCGAAAAAACATGTCGAATCCAGAAACGAAAGCGAAGTTATCTAAGAAGTTGAAAGAAGCTTGGGCTAGTGATGATGGAAGTCGTCGCAAAAAGGCTTCTAAAATTGCCAAGAAAGTGTATGAAGCAAACAAAGAAAAAATTACTAAAGCTAGGGTGAAAGCTAGAGCAAAATATTACGGCAAGGTTGTTTCTCCAGAAGGTGAAGTGTTTGAAATATACAACGCCAAGTCTTTTATAAGAGAGCAGGGTTTTTCGCAGACGTTTTATGACTTTTTAAATGGAAGGTACGAAGCCTATAAGGGTTGGAAGCGAGTGGAATAGAATTAACGAATTCCGCTTCCCTCTTCAGCTTCAAGCTCGTTAGGTTTTCTAACGAGCTTTTTCTTTTCTATATCATGACCCTTCACTTGTCCGACGTCTCTTAAATCGAACCCTGGCATTAGTGCAATTTTTTGCTTTGGAAAGCTTCCTCTTGCATTTGCATAACATGCTTGTCCAACAATCTCGGTAAAGGCTGCTGGAATTGCTTTTTTGGGCAAGAGTTTAGCATGTGCATTGAAAGCGGCCACTTCCCCTTTGTCACTAAAATCCACATTAGCCAAGATGTGAACAATATAATCATGAACAGCTCTAAACTTCAGATTTTGTTCAGGTGTAAACACATCATGTTGATTATAATCAGTTGATATTTTCAAAACGCCAGTTTTTTTAACTTCTTCGGACATTTCTTTCTGCGAATTATAAGGTTGCCCAGGAACAAACTCAACCTTTACCTTGGAAAGCATTCTCTGATACATTTTCTCAATATGTGAGATTAGTGCTTTATACGATGCAACAGCCTCAGGATCATAATCTGGGAGTTCATCATATGCATCTGCTACTAACTCACAATATTTCTTGTAATTTGATAGAACCATTTTTTCTTGCAGGTGTCGGTCAAATCTTGCCTGGCTTTCATTTAGAGAATTGTGGACAACTTTGCCTGAGCGCTTATCAACAACCTTGAAATTGGGACTCCAAAATTTGGAGTAATCTGAAATGAATTGCTGCGGAAGGTTCCCATAGACAAGCTCAAGCACTTGTCCACGTCCTAAAACGATGGCAACAATTTTGTTTCGACCACTGAAACCAACTGGTTCTGTAATTCTTAAGGTTGTTTGCAGGCGCCACTCATCTTCTTTTGGAGGGAGCGCAAATTTTCTATATCTTTGTGAAAGCTTATCAAGAGCTTGTAAAAACTTCTTTTCTCCTTCTATAACATTAAATGTAGGGATTTCATTTTTCTGGTACATTTCTTGTGCAATTTCTCTAGCCTTTTCCCAATCCATCTTTTGTTCTAGGGCGTATTCATACGATTCAATATAGGCTTGCTTCGCCCTACCTTTCTTCATGTCAACGTGACCCAAAACTCTTTCCATGGCTGCATCGAAAGTGTCTTGCATCATCGCCTTGTCCATTGGCATTTTTTCACTTGTCTTGAGTTTGTTATGCAAATTTGTGGCGAAGTCGGACATAAGTTCTTTATAAAAATTTGGGTCAGCATCAATGGTGCCTTTGGCCATTGGCACCGCTAAATCTAAATCTCTAGCACCAAAATGTGAGCGTAACGCTTCTGCGAATGCTCGTTGTACAGGCATACGAACATCGTCTTCATCTGCTTTGGCAGATTGGGGCACGAGCTGAGCTACAACAATCATCATTCGGCTTTCGCCACCAGTTGACATGGCATCTCTAGCAGAGCTATAGGCAGTTACAATGTTGTCAGTCCAATAGCTACCTTTCAGGGAATGCATTGACGGGCTTAGAATGGAACTCGCTTCAAGTTCTTCTTCGCCTTTCCAGCGACCTTCGGTTGGGTCTGGAATCATTCCGAGTTGGTAAATTTTTGGCAGATGTTTTGAACTTGTCCCGTGATACATTATCACGGGTTTTGCCCTCTTCCGCTCAAGAAGAAAATCAACTTCTTCTTTTACCAGTTTTTTGATGATATTTTTGAGGTTATCGTTCACCCTGATAAATATGAACTATGTTTTAGTTTCGTTATCAACTTCGGACTTCATTTTATTGTCAATTTGATTTATAGAAGCTTGTGTATGATAAGAAGCAACATCATCAGCTAGCTCTGCTGTCCACTTTACCTTTAGTTTTCTGGCGTTGGGCACAATGGCTGTTGTTTGTACATGAATCCAATTTGGCAACTGGCTACGATAAATCTTTTCAGCTCGATAGAATTTGATCAAGTAAACTAAGTTCCTCATTTTTCAATTAACTTTTGTAAAATTTGAAACACTTCAAGGTCTTCAATAGTCTTATCAATGTCACATGAGAATCCATCAAATGGAATATTGGGTCCACCAAATGCTTTTAGCAATGTCAGGGTCTTTTTGGCAGCTTCTTTTCTTCTTATGGCTTCATGGTATTGTCTTTCGGACCGGTAGATGCAAACAAGAGCAGTAAATTGAAGTTCCTTCATTTACGACGCTTTCCTTTTTGGGGTTTTTTGTTTTTTTCATTCTGAATTTGGTAACGCTGCGGAATTGAAACACCGTTGAGATGATCGAATTCATGTTGAAATAACCTGGCTGCCCATCCTTCTAGTTGTTTTTCTTTCTCGACGAATTCGCCCTTCTCATTAGGTTCTACCCATTTAGCTGTGATCGTTTTCCAGCGAGTAATTTTGTATCCTTTTCCTGGTACAGAAAGACAATATTCAGCCATGTCCCATTTGCCATCATCGAGACGAGGCTCAAAGTTTGGGTTAACGTAAAGACGAAACTCGGAACGAAATTTGTAATCCCAGCCATCGCCATCCATTTCACGGCACAACATCACTTTTTTGAAAAGTCCCACTTGTGGAGCTGCCAAACCAATGCCATCCTCTAACATGCAGGTCTGTACCATTTTCCAGCCAAGCTCTTCAAAACCATCAAATTTTCCTGATTCGATCTCTTTAGCTTTTATTTTTTTTATTCGTTCCCAATGAAGAATTTCCATTGGCTTTGTTTTTGACGGGATTTCGTTTAAATCAAAAAGCATGCTAACTCCTTGGTTTAATATAGCATGCCTTGTTTAAAAACAAATCGATAAACTATAGAGTAATTCTACTTAGGTTTTGGTCCTTTGAAAGCTTGGAAAGGTACTTGATAGAGTGCTCTTCCGATCATCGATAAAGTAAGATCAAAGTCTTCTCTTAGTTTTTGAATTTCTTGATCGACGATTCCTTCATATTGGTCTTGACTTTCTATTTGATCGGCATAAGCACGTATGCCATTCTGAACGACTTGCATAAGTTGCTCTTTGAACCTATAGGCTTTGCCCATATGAACTTTACCATCGCTTTCAACAATCAATGATTCACGTACCGTTTCACGGATTAGTTTTTTGAGTTCTTCAAGTTTCATCAGAGGTAAATATGACAAAGCAGGTGATTATTATAGGAGTTACGGGCCATCGAAAGCTTGATCACGATAAAGATGTTGTTAAAGAAGTGATACGTGAAAAGTTACATCAATATGAGGCTGATGCAGTTGTCACTGGAATGGCACTTGGGTTTGATATGTTAGTAGCTGAAGTGTGCCTAGAAGAAACTATTCCATTTGTTGCGGCTATACCATGCAAAGACCAAACAAAATTATGGCCGCCACATGAGAAAATACGTTGGACCGAGTTGATGAAAAAAGCTTGGAAATATAAAATTGTTTCACCTGGGCCTTTTGAGACTTGGAAACTTTTTGAAAGAAATCGTTGGATTGTTGATCGTTCAAATATTATGTTGAGCTATTGGAATGGGGTACCCAAAGGAGGAACAGCGGCAACAGTTAAAGAAACCAAGAAATCTAAACGCCCTCACGAGAACCTGTATCCTCTTTGTGAATCCAGGTAAAGAAATCAAGACAACGCTCATGAAGATAAACAGTTTGGACTGTGTTGTCATAGGAAAACAACACTTTGTAGTATTTCCAGGCATTGTCAACCAAAGACAATATTTTGAAGTCTTCGCCAGTAGAAATCACTTCATCAGGAACTAATGATTCAGACAAATACATTGCGACACAAACAACATCTTTCGTCTTTTCAACAAGGCACCAACTGGCTTCGAAAACAGTACGTTTAATTTTGGGGTACCTATCTTTATATTCTTGTATTTTATCAACGGCAACAGTTAGGTACACATAATTTTTATCTACAAATCTAGAAGAAGTAGGGTCAAATATCTCTTTCGTTAGAATGCCTAAACTACCGAGCTTCATCAATTATTCTTATAATAAATAGTCGTTTGTTTTAGAGTCCCACCTCTAATTAAAAGAGGAGCGGTGGCACACATGAGAACTACTGAAGAATGGGCGAAACTTTATCTTGACGAAGTTGGTAGTAAGTACGCAAAAAAAATACATCTTAAATCAAAAGCTAATCCAAATTGGCTTTTGAAATTGATTGCACCTATTGTTAAAGTTTTTAACAAAACATTTATGACTGATTACATCACGACTCTCGGAAATACCATTTGGTATCCTGAGGGATGGTTGGAAAGAGGAGACGTAAAAAGTCGTTTAGCGATAATTGCACACGAGTGCATTCACATCAAACAAAGTTCTAAGCAAGGAAATTTTGTTCATGGTTTCCTCTACCTATTTCCCCAAAGTCTTGTAGTGTTTTCACTGTTTGCCTTATTGGCAATACCATTTAGCCTTTGGTGGCTTTTATGTCTCCTGTTTTTACTTTTCTTGGCGCCAATTCCGGCTCCATTTAGATACATGAAGGAGCTTGAAGCTTATCGAGTAAAACTTATATTTTTTGAATATGTGTGGAACAGTAATGAAGAAATGATGAAGCTAGCCAAAAACCACGTGGTAAAACATATGACAGGTTCAGATTATTACTTTTGTTGGCCGTTTCCAAATTGGATCTTGAAAGACTTAGATAAAGAATCAGCATTAGAAGAAGAGCAATATCAAGAAATAGTAAAATTTCTCGAACGCCACAACCTGTTGGCAGGGTAAAGCCTTCAGCTAGCCTTTGAGAACCCCATTGTCGTTAACTTTCAAGGCACGAGCTAATAGGTCCTTCAGGAGATCAACCTCGTGCTCCAACTTCCTGACACGATTGTTGAGTTCATTTTTAGCTTCTTGTTCTGGATCGACCAAAATGCCGTCCTTGTCCATTGCATCAAATAGGGCATCGACGGCTTTTTGGCCTTCTATTTTATTTTTGTATTCTTGATTTTTTTGTTCTTTTTTGCTCATAACAAATACCAGCGGTGAGAATAGACTAATTACTTCAGGTTACAATGTCCATCTACGAAAAATATATCAAACAACTTATCGAAGAAGAGATCAATCGAAGTCTTCTTGAACAGGATTTGCCAGTTGAAGAACCGGCAGACACGCCTGCTGATGTTCCGGCACCCGATGCTGGTGCAGCGGGCGAAGCCGGGGCTCCAGAGGCCGGTGGAGAGGAAATTGATTTAGACATTGGTGCTGAAGGCGGCGATATAGATTTGGACGTTGGAGGCGCTGCTGGGGGGCTCGAAGGAGGAGAACTGGGTGGCGATCTTGAGGACACTGAAGGCGTCGAGGGAGAAGAAGGGCTTGATGTAGCAGGTGGTGGTTTTGGAGGAGGCTTTGGCGGTGGTGGATTCTCTTTTGGAAGCGATGGCGAACCAGGACTGACTCCCGATGATGAAGAGGAGGCAGACACCGTTACAACTGTTGGTCCAGAAGATGTTGAAATCCCAGATGACCCATATATGGCCATTACTGACGAGGCAATCAATTTACTAAAAACAACTCGTCAGCCTGAGGTTATTCTAAAATCAGTTAAATCATCAATTCAGAGATATTTTGATGAATTTGATGATGCAACACCAGTAATTAAAACATTGTGGGATACTGAAGACATTACTCTTCGAGACGTTGCGAGAAGATTGCTTCTATTTATCAAAGGAAAATAGAAAAAGAGGATAAGATGAAAATTACTGATGACGAACTTAGATTGATGGTCCGTGAAGCTGTGCAAAAGAAAGTTGCGAAGCTTAAAGAGGCTAGTGATTTTACAGCACGAAGACAAATCGTTCACTCGGCTGAGAAGGCTTCAATGGATTTCGAAAAGGAAATTGTTGGACTTCTCAATCTTGTAAAACCAGATGAGATGCCACCTGCGCTTCAAAAACAATATTTCTACATTGTGGAGCAAATGAAGGACGAAATTAAATCTGCGGTTATGAAAGCAACACGTGATCTTGCCAAACTCCCGAAGACAGAAATGGGAACGCAGAAGAAACGCTAAACTTTACTATTTATCCTCACAAAGGAACTGACAATGAAAAAGATTAGAAAAAGCGAATTAAAGGGCATGGTCAAAGAGGCCGTCAGAAAAGGTCTGCAAGAGAAATTTGATTTTACAAACGACCTTGTTCCTGATGATGTTGCAGGATATTCACGAAAAGTTGATGAGTTCCTTAAAGACACTATCAAAAAGGCAAGAGAATTGCATGACGAAGGCGAAGAAATGATGCGGGCCAATATTCTTTCGTCGTACGGGGTTCAGGAAAGAAATCGTTTTCTTCTTTACAACGTAGGTTTTTTAAATAACCTTGTTGCAAGTTTGATTGCAAGACTTGAACACAAGTATCGTCAAGGGTAATCAAATAAAAATCTGTTATTAAAGCTCGGGGTTTGTAATTCCGAGCTTTTTTTTATTGACCTACTTATAGCTGTTATGAGTAGTTTTTTTGATGCAACGCCAGAAATCATTCTGATTGATAAAGAAGAGAGGAAGTTGGCCATTACTCAAAGCCAACCAATCTCAGGTTCTGGCATTACAACACCATTCTTAATTTTCGCAGGGTTGACTTCTTCAGGTTCTGCGACCTTTTTAAGAACAGATTCTTTTGGAAATTTAAAGGTAAAAGCAGAATAATTCAACCATGCCAGCATTCGATTCAACACCAGAAGGCATTTTGATTAATGAGGACGGCACAAAACTTGCTGTCTCTGAAAGTCAAACCATCAACACTTCATCGCAACCTGCGTTGTTGTTGGGCGCTCTTCGCCCAGATGGAACAGCAACTTTTGTTAATCTAGCAGATGATGGCGCACTCAAAATTTCTATTTCGGGCTCCGGATTGCTACCTTCCATTTCAAGCTCTACAGACAATGCAGTTGTTCGTTGGGATGGAACTACTGGCACCGCTATTCAAAATTCAAATGCAACTTTGTCAGATGCAGGAACCCTTTCTCTGGTTGGAGATTTGAACATTGCTGGCAACCTGAATGCAGTGGTCGGAGGAGATTTAACAGGTTCTTTACCAACACCACAAGTCATTGCCTTTACTTCAGGCGCTACGCAGATCACGTTTGACAACATAATGGACGGTGAAATACTTCAACGAGTCGGTGATTTGATTGTTAGTATCTCGACTTCTTCATTTGGCGGTGGCGCAGTTGATTCGGTTTTTGGTAGAACTGGTGCAGTTGTTGCGGTTGCTGGGGACTACAGCGGCTCACAAGTTACCTTTGTGCCTTCTGGCGACATTGCCGCAACGGATGTTCAAGCAGCAATTGTGGAGGTAAGAGACGACACTGATACCAAGCTTGCTGGAAAGGTAGACACAAGTACACAAATTATTGCAGGTGCTGGGCTAACAGGCGGTGGCGATCTTACAACAGATCGCACACTGGATGTGGTGGCAAATGGTGATGGCAGCATTGTCGTTAACGCCAATGATATTCAGGTCGGTGTTGTTTCTGATGCACAACATGGTAGCAGGGGTGGCGGTACGCTACATTCAGAAGCTACAACTTCTGTAGCTGGTTTTTTTGCTGCGGCAGATAAAGAAGCTCTGAACATAGTTGTAACATCATCATTGAACTTTGTCACCGGACCAGCATCTGCAACAGACAATGCTCTTGTTAGATGGGATGGAACAACAGGCAAACTTGTTCAAAACTCAAATGCCATTTTGACAGACGGCGGCTCTCTTTCAATTGTTGGCGATGTAAATGTTACTGGTAATTTAAATGCTTCTGTAAGTGGAGACTTGCAGGGTACACTTCCAAGTCCTCAGGTCATCGCCTTTACTTCTGGTTCAACACAAATTTCTTATGACAATATTCCTGAGGGAACATTCTTGAGAAGAAGTGGCTCGTTTGTCATTGGAGATACGGTTACCTCAATTATTACTTCCTCTTCAGGCATTTCCGTTGTTGATTCTGTTGGCGGAACTGCACTTGCATCAACCCCGTCTTGGACTGACGTTCCATTAAACTTTACCAACGCAAAATCAGATGATTTCAGCCACACGGAACCATCTTCAACCGTTCTTGTTAATACGACTGGAAGCTATCTTGTAGGTGGACATGTTACCATCTTCCAAAATGGCGGCAATGGGCGTTCCGCTGCTGAAATTAGGCTGGTAAAAAACACTGGCGATGGTTTTACCGAGGTAAGTGGAACACGTGGTGCAATTTATAGCAGATTAAATTCTCAAGGCGAAGGAACAGCTGGATTTACCGTGTTTTTGAATTTGCCGACTACGGCAAGTTTCAAGTTGCAAGCTAGAAAAATAAGCGGAGCGGGCAATCTCTTTTTAAGAGAAGATGGTTCTGGCCTTACCATTGTAAATACCCGTGGTGTAAAAGGAGAAAGAGGAGAAAAAGGATCGGCAGGTTCGGGAACTACAATAAATGTCAACAATCAAGGCTCCCCAGTTTCTGGAACTCCGTTTGACCTTCTTAATTTTAATTTTGGGTTTACTGTTGCAGATGGTGGTGGAGGCGAGGTAGATATCGAGGTGGATGATTCTGGCACGCTTTCAAGCGTTGAAGCTGGTGATACATCGATAGATGGCACAGCTGATGGCTTTGCTCGCAAAGATCACCAACATGCAGTTTCTACTGGAACACCAAGTACAATTATTCCTGATCAGGCCAACGCAGAAGGAATCTCAACAAATCTTGCAAGAGCCGACCACATACACAATGTTCCAGCAGCAGTGCCAGTAGACATCACTCCCGAAGCTGGCAACTCCGAAGGGGTTGCCTCCAGCTTCGCTCGGTCTGACCACGTTCACAACATTCCTTCAGGAACACCTTCAACAATTACACCAGATCTGCCCAATGCAGAAGGTACGGCAAATTCTTTTGCAAGAACAGATCACATTCATAATGTCCCTACTGATACAGCTGTGGACATAGGTGCAGGTGGAACCTCTATCGAGGGCACGAGCAATTCATTTGCTCGTGCAGATCACGTTCACAGGATCATTGATCCAAGTAGCGAGGCTAGTGCCACTGGCAACATTTCAACAACAAGCGCTTCGCCTACAACTGCTGCTGGTATGTCTATTACACCAGGTGCTGGCACTTATTTGGTTTGGTTCAGCACTTGGGGTTTACACAGCAGAAATTTCGCTGAACTGGCAATTGGAATCGCTGTTGCTGGGACTGATGTTGCAGCAAGTGAGCGAAGATGGGGTAACACCAACCAGAGCGATGGAGGCAGCGCCACTTTAGCAACGCAGGCTAGAGTAACTATAACAGCAGGCCAGGCTATCCAAGGTAGGTTTTGGAGGGCAAGCGGAGGGGGAAGTGTTGAAATAAATGATAGAACATTGACAATTCTAAAGGTGGACGGATAATGGCAAATATTATCTATAACTTTAACTTTTCAGATTTTCCAAGTGGTTCAATCGCCCCTGGAAAACTTTATGATCAAATGAATTCAACATACACAGCATCGAGATTTGACATGTCAACGGATGCAACAGCAGAAACAGTAGTTTTTACATTTGATGATAATTTTTTTGTACCAACTTCTAGTTCTATTTCTGAAAATGTTATAAATAGTCATGATGGAAAACGTTGGCCTAACTTTACATTGAAAACACTTACAGGGTTTGACAGAATAACAACAACTTCACGTGACTGGACCCCCATCAAACCAATGATAATTAAACCAGGCGCTCCTGGGAATTTTTTTGTAATATTTGATGTAAATGCAAGACACACAACAGATGATACAAAAACAGAATATGCCATATTCTATAATGACACCATGTTATCAGGATCCAAGAAAGAACTTGAAGTAGCTTCGGGTTTATTTTCTTTTCTTGATACTCATGTCGAGGCTTTCTCAATAACAGGACAAGCGTTTATCTCTGGAGCAATGCCTGATTGCACCATAAGTGTTAGATGGAAAACTACCGATCCGACAGCTGTGATTTTGGGAAGAAGCATGACCGTGCAAAGGATTAACTGAAATGACACTATATGACTACACGTACTCAATATCAGGTAGCTTCCCAAGTGGAAGTGTTGCTTCTGATCGACTTGAGAAAGAAATTAGAGACAGTTCAATTACCAAGGCTCTAAGTCACATTGATACTGCTGGCGATGATTGTGATATTTGGTTTAAGGCTTTGCTCACTACGGGTTCCAACAGTGAAAAAGAAACACTCGACGGCCTTGTTGCAGTCCATAGTGGGCAGCCTCTCATGGTAAAAACCATTAACACCTCTTCCCAAGGTTCGGTTGTATTTTCTCTAGAAAAAAGACAAAAAGACGAGGCGCCTCTTGTTGCATTGCAAGGTAGAATTGGCTCTGAAACTATATATGCGACGCACAATTTCTGTGATGAAACAACCTGGTATAATGGAAGTGTGCGTGTAACCAGTGCTTCTTTGGTTCAATCAGGCTCAATTTGGTATCACTCAGGCGTAGGATTTGGTACGCCATGGATTGACATGTACCACGGTAAAGTTTATGACGAAGAGGGCCTAGCCGAAGATCAGTTTATTTTCGCCTCTGCCAATGGTGAGGTTGGCCATGGGTACACTGTGCATGTGCTTGTAGACGGCACAGAAAAACAACAAAGAGCAGCATTTCACGCATCTGGTGGCGAATATACAGTAAATTATGCCTCTGGAGCAATTATGCCAGTATCCGGGCAGAATTGGTCTGGTTCGAATGTTGTGGCTTGTTTTTCACACAGAAACAGTTCCGCATGGTATCTTGAGCCTCTACCAAATAAAACTCTGGTGCTTGAAAAGGCCGAGGTTCAGTTTTCACACGATCTTGAGTTTAATTCCTCATTCTTAATGACGACAGAGGGATATGCGGCAGTATTTGCACCGCACTTAATACAATCAAATGGCGGACCACTGCCAGATAATGCTCGCATACCGATAGACAAGACTCAATACAAAACGCCTGATCAAGTTATTGACGAAGCCATCATGGCATTTCCACAAGTTCCGCCAATTAGCACGAATACAAATAGAGGTTTCAAATTCCCAAGAAACATATTTCAATTTCATTATGGAGCTGTCAAAAAGTTATATTCGTCGCTAGGAATGCGAATAGGAATTTCGGTAGAGAATGATCAACCTTGGGGTGGTGAAAGAGCAACGGCTACATTTTATTGTATTTCTGAAACAGATCCTGGTCAACTTGAAGCACTTGCAATTTTAGGTTTGATATAAAATATGGTTAAGTTTGATAAAGACGGAAGACTTAGGATTTATGTTGAAGGCGTTGAAGTTGGTAATGTTACTGGTAGCCCTGTTTCACTTTCTGTTTTTGTTGTCGGTAGAGGTTTGGGCGTGTAGTTGTTTACCTCTATTTACAATTGCTTGTCTGTGATGCAGGTGCAAGGAGATAAATTGTGGGAAAACGAGGATTGGTATTAAGTGGTGGTGGTTCCAAAGGAGCTTACCAGGTGGGTGTTCTAAAAGCTCTTATGGAAGAAGGTAGGCAATATGATGTAGTATCGGGCGTGTCTGTTGGTGCACTTATTGGAGCACATATGGCAATGTATCCGCCAGAAAAACAAGCAGAAAATTTTGAAGGTCTTTTCAAAATATGGACAGAGAGCGTCAAGGGAAACAAAAGTGTTTATAAACCCTGGGCTCCTTGGGTGTTGACTTATTTGTGGTCCTTTTGGAAGGGCGGTATCTATAGCATGAAACCACTTAGGGACATCTTAGCCAAGGAAATGAACACCGAAGAAATGAGAAAAAGTGGGGTTGAATTTGAAGTAGGCGTTGTTTCCCTTCAATCTGGGAAATATCGCTCAGTCAATCTTACGAGTGATCCTGGAAACAATCAATTAGCTGTAGATTGGGTATGGGCAAGCTGCATTTTTCCTGTTCTGTTCCCAGCTGTAGAAATTGGTGGAGAACAATGGGTTGATGGTGGCCTAAGAAATACAATTCCAATTCTAGATGTCTTGAAATACTCAGACGTAACCGAAATTGATGTTGTTCTAACAGGTCCTCGTGATGGTTTTATTCCGTCTGAAGATAAAAAATATAACTCTGCTCTTGACGTGGGGTTGCGTACCGCTGGGTTTTTAGCTGATGAAGTGTTTGCTACGGACCTTGATGAGGTTTGTTGCATAAATAAAGTAAAACTTAACATTTACGATCCTGTAGATCTAGTAAACGAAGATAGCTTCAAATTTGACCCGGACGAAATTGCTCGGTTGATCGAAAGAGGATACCGTGAAACTAAAACAAAACTAGGCAAATAGGAGGCGCTTATGTCTAGCGTACCTACCGTTGTAGTACCACCAGGCCCATATCTTTACGACGACCCAAGATTCATTTACAACGAACCGTGTATGTTTTACGACGGTGGGTTCGACTTACAATGTTTAATTGATCGGCAACGTGTAGTTCTTCCCAAAAAGGTGGGAAAAAGCACTGCTGCCGTAGCAAGAAGGCGCAAGCCACAACTTCCACCAGAAGATTGTCGCACGATACTCGATTTTATCATTAGAGCCGAGGTTGAAAAGGTAAACAATAAGCCGGTGGAACATAGAGAAGTTGAAAAAAAATATCACCTCGAATACGACCCAATTAAAGTTGAAGTACAAGAATTGAAGCATCGAGCAGATGATTTTGAGGTCTGGGCCTATGCTTTAACATCATCTATAGTCCAACCTAAAATCTGTCCAACAGATAAAGTAAAACTTATCCCAATTAAAACCATTGTATCAAGTTCACTCGAAGCACGATTAAGGAAGTCGAAGATTCTAATTAAGGGTGAAGTTATTGATAGAAAGAATAAAAACAAGAAATGACCATTCCAAAACTCAACCTCAATCTAAATGAAGAAAATGAGCTAGCTTTCAAAATCTCTATCGAAGGCTCTTCATCTGACATTGGAGCTACCAAGCCTAGGTTTAGACTTCTTGTGACCGAATCCGAAAATGGTCATGGAATGGTTTATCCGGCCGAACAAGGTGATGACGGCAACGTCATAGTTCGTCTTCCAAGCACTGAAACTTTTCTTGAGGAGACTAACTACCGTGGAAAACTTGAAGTGATTTTAGGCAATCATTACTTCGTTCCAACGGAGGTCGACATCGAGTTCATTAGGCCACTCAAAGTAGAAGCTGTTGTTGTAACAAACAAGGGCGGCTCTCTAAGGGAAGAAAAAGCTAAGCACGAATCTGCCGAGCCTTCCGTTTCCGTTTCTACGGTTGAGGTTAGAAACAAAAAGTCCATTAGAGAAACTCCTAACCCAGAATCGACGATGCAGAAGCCTAAAAAGCGCACTTGGAATGAGCTAACCGAAGCTGAAAAAAAGAAAGTCATTGCTTTCCGCAAAGAACAAAAACTCAAGAAGTTAAGAGAACAAAAAAGATTACAGGAAAAGAAAATTAGAGCAAAGAAATTTGCCGAACAAAAGGCTGAAGCACAATTGAAAGCTCAATTAAAAACTCTAATGTCGGATTCGCTTGAAGAATAATTTACCCTTTTGTGATTTTTTGACGCCTTTGTTGCATCACTTTTCGATACATTCTCATTTTCCTAACTCGATTCATTAATTGTTTATTTTCCAAAGCAAGTTTGTAATTGAGAATTAGGTCAAAAAGATCAACACCTTCAATTTTTATTCCAATCTTACTCAAGATTGCTTTCCAAGCCAGGGAAAATGTTTGGGAATACAAGATCAAATACTTCTTGTTGCCACTTTGACTTATTTTCTCTCACATATCGTTCTTTTCGATAAGTAAAAATAAGCTTTTGTAGTTTTTTGTTTGTTTGGTTCATTAAATTTATTTATTTTTTAACAAGCGGGATTTTGTTTGCCCTGGGAGCATTAGCCTTTATGTCTTGCATTAATTGTTTAATAATTTGTTCAGCTCTTTCAGCTCGATATTTCCTCAGAAGTTGTTCGAGCGTTTGACCGCAAATAACGATTGACTTAGAAGAGAAGCTCATGTTTCGATAATTAGTTTCTTCTCTTCGGTCAAATCTTTTCTACCCACCTTACAAGCTTCAACAATTGTTTTCATTGTTTCTTGATTTTCTATTTCAAGTGCAAGAAGATAAACAAGATAAAGTAATTGACGTTGTCCAGTTACCCCAAATCTTTTAATTTCTTGTACAATTTGTCGGCATTCATTTCTTTTTTGTGGAGAAAGAGTTAGTTCAAGATCTGGTTTGATGTATTCCACACCTTCTTCTGCTTCGTCTTCGTCGGTTAAGAATTTATCAAAACCTTCCTTTTCATTATTTGTCATTTTTGAACCTCATCTGCTACTTAAGCATGGTAAAATATTTTCAGAAAGTGTAATCGGAGTTCTATAATGCCAGCAAAATCACAAGATCAGCAGCAGGCCGCCGGAATTGCATTGCAGGCCAAAAGAGAAGGCACTGTGGACGAGCTACCCAGCGGTTCAGCTTCCAAAGAAATGGCCAAATCGATGACTAAAAAGGAATTGGAAAAACTGGCTGGAACAAAACATAAAGGGTTGCCAAAAGACATAGACGAGTCCAAAACATGGGCCGGCTCGTCGTTAGTAGCTGTTTTCAAGGAGGAAATGCAAGGCGTTTCTGACCAAGACGATGAAGAAGAACAAATCACAACACAAAAATCCAAGGTAGAACGTTTGAATGATCGAGAAATTGGCACCGGCAAAGGCACAGAAGATACTTGGACTTCTACTGCTGGAGGAACTGCACCAGCCATTGCCAATAACGCTCGTAGTCCGATGACTTCAAATACTGCCGGTGCACGTGTTGCCGAGCAAGTAAAACTTTCAACCGGCAAGGAAACATGTCCAGCATGTGACGGCACTGGCCTGAAGGATGGCAGAGATAACAGACCAGCTCCTATGTGGCAACCGGATCTCTGTCCTGTTTGCCTTGGAAAAGGCGAGGTAGAAACAGGAAAAGAACTTGAAGAAATTCATGCTTCAAACAAAATAAATGAAACAATTAATCTCAGCAGGTGGCAACAGCTTGCAGGACTTAAAGTTGTTTCTGAACTTTTAACAGAAAAAAAAGAAAAGCGGGTGCAAAAAGCCGTGGACTCAAAAGCAGGTCAGGCAAAGCCTAATAAAGCTGCTAAATCCGTAGCAAAAGAAAGCACTTCATTTGAAGAAGTGTTAAAATCTCTTTTTAAAGAAGGAACGACTACAGAACAGAGATATTTTGATACCAATCAGGACGAAATTGGTGAAGGCAGAAACCCAAATAGCCTTGACATCGTTTTTGAAATGGACACAGCTCAGGCAAAAAATTATGTTAGTCGATTAGCAAAACATGGCTGGTCCTGGGACAAGGTTGCAGAACAACTAAAAAACCAATATGGAGTCAGGCCATATGAGATCGACAAAGTGTTGTTTCCTCATTGGAAAGAAGTAACTGGTCAATGACAAAAATTAGCAAACGTCGTTTGATGGAATTAGCGGGGTTGGACATTGCCCCTTCGCCAACGAGTGTCAATGCATTTCATGCTCCGGGTCACATGGCAAAAGTAAACCAAGCACAAGAAATAAGAGATGTGCTTGGCCAAGATGAAGAAGATACTGTGCCCTCTGATGATATTGAAGAAGTAGAAAGTGAACTACTTGCTGTCGATTTTGACTAATCCATCAAAACGCTCAAAAGGTTCAATCTTTTGAAGACTGTCTGACAATATTGTCATCACTTTTCCAAAAATTAGGTCACCCTCACGTTCTTTTGCTAAAATAACTGTTCTACCCCATAGTTGGTTCTCAACGATGAATTGAACTTCTTGCCAGGTTGGTAGATCACATTCATGTCTTTCGAGAATGGTGACAAGTTTTTGTGGCATTGTCAGTTTGATGTCATCTATGGTTGAAATACTGCGGATTGAGTCTTTATTTAGAATTTTACTAAGGCCAACTTCATTAACTCGATGCACCGCTCCGCAGTTAGGGCACTGTGCATATGAAGGCTTTACTTTTGCAGTTACTTCTTCGAGTACGCTGAACACTACAAATTTGTGAAATGGCGGCTCTGCCATTCGTTTAAATTGCGGCAAGATACACTTGCATTCAACGAGATGTTTTACATACTCTGGCATTTGGTTAACTATAGGAATAAAAATAGCTTAACTATTATCGCAAAAAAAGCGCAGGTAGCCACTAAGCCAATGGCAACCCACGACTTTTTCTTCTTCAGGAGAGAGAGAGACTTTTGTCGTTTTTCGACTTTTTTAGCCTGCTCTACTCTCCTGAAGACGGCAAAGGGTTTTCTTCATCCGTGTATTTTGAAAGAGAAGTATCCAAACCTTTCATGAATCTATCAACATTACGTTGAAAGCCATCCATAATTGCCTGATCAACGATGTCGAGAACACGAGCCATTGACTCTGGGTCAATATTTTGGCCAGTGCGACGCACGGTTAGTACCGTATGATCTCGGGTATGTTCCCTGATTGTACGGACGAGGTGAAATACTTCTTTTTCGATTGCTGTTTCGAGCTTTTTTCTGTCAGTCATGCTTATCGCCTCTTTTGCTTACGTTCCTGACGCCTACGCTTTCGTGACTTCTTTTTTGTGTGCTTGTCAGCGATTGCGTGAGCAACATAAGACTCTGGCTTCAGCATGCACTCAAAACCCATTGATTGTACATATCCCTTAAGCTGATCTGAGAATTTTGCAGTAAATTCTTCACGCTTGTGAGAGGGGCTTGCGTCAATGTGCACCTCCGGCGAAACAGAAATTGCTTCCTGCATTGCCAAGCCAATCATGCATGATCGAGTAACCTCGTCAAACATTCTCATCTTTTGCACACCAACAGGAAACTTTGCACGAGGCACAAATTCCTTAGTATAAAAGTACAAACCACCCTTACCGACTCTGTGAACAGAGATTACGGAAATGAATTGGAATGCATGGCCAATCATCTGAGAGTCGGTACCAACGGCAACAACATAATCGTATCCCTTGTGATTTGGATCACGCATGAAGGAGCCAATGTGCTTAAACACTTCTTCAGTGCTTCGCTTTTCCTTGGAACCAGGCTCGTTCCATTGGACTGTCATTACTTGCTCTTGGTCATACATTTTAGAGTTACCTATTCCTTTTCTAGGTCAGTGCGCAATGCGCCACAACGATTACAATTTTTTGAGCTTTTGCGGTTACGTGCTCCGCACTCTGCACAATCCCACCTTTGATCATCCAACTGCTTATATGTGTTGGGAGACTCCTTGGTTCTCACCAAAAAATTCTTTTTTACGTACTGACAATAATAACCCCTGCACATGTCAGGTCGCTTCTCATAAATTCCGCACATTCCATTGTCCGGATTTAAAAATTTACAACCAAATCTAGGACCCATCGCCTGAATCCTCATCATTGGATACGAGGTAGGTTTTTGAAAAATGGGGTGACCATTGAAAAATTTTTCCCCAATAAGCTTACCTTCCTCGTAATCTATAACTACGTCGCTACGCTTGTAGTTCCACCCCTTCTTCTTAGCATATCTCAGAAAAGATTTAACCCATTTCTCCTTAACGGGACCAAGAACATGTTCTAAGTCGTCCGGATCAAGCCTGCAACATGCTGAAAATACTCCGGGAACTCCACAACAATTGGAAAGACAGGTTTCTGTTGCTACCTCATCTGTAAATAACTTTCGTTCACTTTTTGGTTTTGATTGCCACATATCGGCATGATTTAGCGACAACACAGGAAGGTAGTATTTATTTTCTTTTCTTGCTTGTGATAATTCTTCTTTTGTGTGTTTAATAGGCTTATCTTCATCTAATTCAGAAAATGGGTTAAGATCGATACGATCTTTGTCCATCGAAATAAGCTCATCCAAGCTCAAAGTTTTTCTATTTTGTTCTGACACGATTATCTATACTATTTAACTGTGAAATTGCAACTCAGGCCGGAGAAAATATGTCCTCGCTTAGACAAGAGTATAACAAAAGTAAAACTCGCAAAGAAAAGATTGTCTCGGAAGCAGCTATTAATTGGCTGTCAGAAAATGTTATCATTATAAATGAAAAAATTGATAGAACTACTGTTTCTAGATTGATTGACAGCATCCAAAAGTTTGAAGAAACTTTTGGCAAATTTGCCGCTCGACTTCCGACAATCAACCAATACCTTAGCGCAGCCGAAGCTGGTTTGCAACAGGTTATCACTGGAAAGGCTAATGATCGTAAAGCCTCAACAATGTTAAAGAAATTGACCATTCTTTATTTCACCTTCAGCGATTTCTTTTCAAGAGATTTGCCAATTCTTCTTAGGGCAAAGATTTTTGATGCTGCAAAGGAACAGCCGGATGTTCGACTTGATATGCTCAGAAATCGAAATGGCGCAACGTACGATCCACATCTTGTAAGAGATGCGCTTGCAAATGCTCTGAAACCAACAAAAGAAGAAAAAAAGCTTCTTGCAAAAATTTATCGTTCATCGCTTCTTCCAAAACTTAATGCCGAAGAAATTGCTGGACAAATGATGACTCTAACCTTTAACGAACTTCAAGAATTAACACAGGTCGGCAGAGTGCCAATGGCAGCTACTCCAGAAGAAATGACTGGTGGACAAGCTGGTTTGCCTGGGGAAGAAATCCCGCCAGCCGAAGTTCCCGTACCTGAAGGTGCCGTGGGAAAAGGAGAGGTGCTTACCGAGCAGGCCCTTAGAGAAGCTGCCGGATTGCTCAGTGAAGCAAAAATTGACGAATTGCGAGGAGCTGTTGCAAGTTTAAAACAACTTGTAGACTCAGCCGGACTCAGCAAATTATCGCCAAAGGTAGATAAGCTACAGTCAGATTTGCTTAGGGCAATGAATTCTGATGCATTCGTTAGTTATTGGGAAACTGTTAAGCAAGCAGGTAGCGCAGGCGGCGCCAGGGGCCTGGCATCACAGCTTGGTGCTTTGTTTAAGCAAAGCCCTCAAGCCCAAGAAATTGCTAAATTAATTGGCAGAACGAACGCAACGGTAGAAATTTTTAAGTCTATCGCCCAAGCATGGCCTTCTATTGAGAAAGCAATTGCGAACAAAGAATCTTTAAATGCTGCGGATGTTGCCAACATCAGAAAGATACTCATTGGTGCAGCACCAAAGCAAAAGGCAGGATTGGTTGGCATGGTTGGCAATGCTCTCAATAGGCTCGTTGGCAAAGACGCAACTGAACCATATATTAGCGTCGAAGAAATTGTTGAAGCACTCGTTGGAGAATTGCAATGACGAAAAATAAAAGACTCTCTGTGCAAGAACAAGACCAAACTGGAGTTGACGCTGCGGTCGCCCGTGGACAAAATCAAGTTCCTGATGATAAGTTTGAAGAGTTCAAAACCACGATGTCGAGGTTGTACCAGGCGACACAACAAATTGGTGGAGGCACTGCCGGCTCGGCGCCGACAGCGGCGGCTGGACAGACACAACCACCAAGACAAACTGGCGCTCCGTCAGCAACAGGTACGCCTGGTCAGACCCAAAGGGGTGGTTCACAACCTCAAGGTCGTCAAACACCTTTGGAACAACAAATACAACAAAGTATTAGCCAGCCTGCCAACGTTCAAGGATTTGTCGAAATAAAAAGAGACGCATCTGATGCGGCATTGACCCATATAGCAAGGCAATTAGGCGTAGAAGAAGATCGGCTCAAGAAACTTGCAATTGATGCAGACGTTAGGTTGTTAATCAATCCTGATCTTCTTAGGGTCCAGTGAATTTTACAAAGCCTGAACTTGTCATAAGGAGCATAATAGCTTTGCCGGCGAGCATTATACCACCGATGCTGCTAATTGCAGGAACTTTTTGAACCTTTTCTTGTTTGAGCCTCTCGCTAAAGTTTGCGAACACCTTTTTAAAGAAATGTTCAATTTCTTCATCGTTAATGGGTGCCGTTGTGAATTCCTCACAAAAATATTTTAATTCATTAACTAAATTTACTGTACCATAATGAAGCATTGTTTTGATCTGTCTCAAAGCAATATCAATTTTAACTCTTTGTTCATCATTTTTTGTAGATGATAAATTTGGCAAGTGAACCAAAACAGAATTTGATACCAGTGAACGGAGTCGTTTGTCAAACAACTCTTGCACTTCTTCGTGCAAAAAATAATTCTGCCTTTTTTGAAGGATAGATTGAGCTTGGGAAGCAACTGCTGCTCTCGTGCTTCCGTTTTCGATTGTGCATTCGTTCGAATCTAATCTCACTCGTTCTACCAAGGGCAGTTCATCATATTTTGTAAAAACAACAAGGTCACCTTTCATGGATGAAACAGGTAAAGAACCACAAACTACCGCAATATCATTGACAATGTTTAGCGAATCAATATCGGAAGGCACTCGCACAGGTTGCACGTCAAGTAATCCTCGCTCCTGGTTTGCTTTTAAAGTTGCGACGACCTCTTCAGAAAAACCATGAGCAATTATTACCATTGGTATTTTTGTTTCCAAACACTTTGTTAGTAGATGATCGATTTCTGAAACTTTCTCGACTAATCCATCTACAACTAAAAGCTTACAATTACGGCGTTCCCAGGTATTTTTTTCGAGCATAAATTTGAATGGCTTCAATTGAAAAGTGTAGCCTTCTTTTAGTTCAATAAAAAAGTTATCTTGCCGACCATTTTCTACGAAAATGCGACCTTCAAGACCAGCAAGATTTAAAGCTTCCCAAATGGCTTGAGCCAGAACTTTGTCGGACCCGCAAATTTTATCAACAACATCACGAATGTTGTTAGGGCTAGGAATCGAGGAGTTTTTTTCAACCTGATTTTTAAATTGATCTACAACTTTATCGAATTGCTGTAGCAAAATTTGGGCATTGGTTTTTTCCATTGAAGTTTTGATCATTTCATTGACAAGCGTCACTCCGAACAAATAAGCTATATTCGCTCCACCGGCCGAAAGAAGTTCAGACTGGTAACATGACTTGAAAAGTGTAGAAGCCAATGCACGGGTTGTTCTGTCCGCTGGAGCGAGCTTTTTAAGAAGCTTTCCAATGAAATGGTAGCTGTCCTTTTCAAGAGGGTACAAGTCTTCATGGAGAATTAAATTTATTTTTGAGTATAACGAATCAATATTGTTGATTCCTGAAAATAACTCTCTGTGAACTTGTTCCTGTGGAATAAATGTGGTTGCTGTCTTCATATTTAATAAATGTAAACTCTTTAGAGTAGAAGGTATCAAAAATAAATGTCTGACTCAGAACGTGATGAAAAAATTGATAAACTTTTAGAGTTGCTTATAGAAGCTCCAGCGCTAAATGGCGGATTCGCCAAATTATCTGATGCTGTTAAAAATATAAAAGATACCAACACTAAAGTTTTATATGAATTGCAATTGGTAAAAACAAACCAAAACGTTCACACGAAAAAAATTGAAGATATGCATGAATCACTTTATGATCCAGACAATGGTCTTTTTTCAAGAGTTACTGCCGCAATTAAAGACAATAAAGCACAGGAAGCTGGCATTGAATTTATTAAACAAAAAACAGAACACCTAGAAACGGCTCATACTGATTTTGCGAAAAAAATTGCCTTGCTTGAAGAAAAGCATGATGCAATAGAAAGAATTGCCGGAAAAGATTTACAAGAGCTTCATTCGACCATATCTATCAGAAAGAACATGTTGCGAGCGTTTTGGATATTTATAACAGGAACGATTGCAGGACTGGCAAAATTTTTATGGGACATATTCCCAGTATTGTTTTGATTTTTAGACACTTGTTTGATGAAAGAAAATAATTCAAGAATCAGGTGTTATAAAAGGAGATAAAGATGAGTGATGTAAAAACAGCTGAAGAACTCAAGGAGCTTTGGGCAGACCTTTGTCATTGTGTGGAGTCCATGGAAAAGGACTTAGAAAAAAATCTAAACAAAGGAAATTCTGCTGCGGGCCGACGAGTACGAGCACAGCTTAGAGATCTTAAGAAGAAGTCCGCAGAGTTGATCAGGGAGCTTGTAAAGCTCGATAAATCATCAAAGGACTGATATGGGTTTCAGAAAAGCAATTTATGATGTTGAGGAAAAGGGACTGGATCCTACCGTTCCTCATAACCAAATTGGTGATGATGGAAGATTGTTGTCTGACGTTGAACCAAGCGAACCTGCTGCTGCGAGTTCTCCAAAAAAAGAATCGCCAAAGGAGAAGTCCACCCAGAAACCATCTAAGGGAGTAGCAGCAAAAAGTCGTAAAAGGAAAGAGGTGGAGACTCCCGACAGCAAGGTTTCTGTAGAAATCGAGTTCAAGGATGAACCTCTTCAGGCGGCAGAGGAATTATCGGACAACGAACCAAAAATTGAAACCAAAAAGAGGAATAAGAAAACTTCAGCAAAAACCAAATCCAGAACAAGAGCCAAAAAAAAGACCTCTTCGCCCACCAAGAAGAAGATAAGCAAAGAAAGGGCTGGAGGTAAGAAGGAATCCTAATAGATGGCCAAGAAAACATTCGTACTTGACACAAACATTCTTTTAGCCGACCCAAACGCAATTTTTTCTTTTGAAGAAAACGAAGTTATTTTACCTTTTGTTGTTCTGGAGGAACTTGATAAGCATAAGTCCAACCAAGGAGAGATTGGCCTCAGCGCACGTGAAGTAAGTCGTCAATTGCATGACTTATTAAAGGTTGCCGATAGACAAACTATGAAACGTGGCATTTCGCTACCTAATGGTGGCAAGTTGAAAGTTGTTTCTTCCTCAGGACAATCCGATCTTTTTGACAAAGAGCTTGCAGCAGATAAAGCAGACAATCATATTCTAGCGGTTTGTCTTGGACTGAAAAACAAAAAAGTTATTTTAGTCACGAACGACATGCTTCTTAGGGTAAAGGCAGATGCCTATGGCATTGCCAATGAAAATTATAGAAAAAATGTCATAGCCAAAAACATTGAAAGCATGTATTCAGGCATCAGAGAACTGAATGTCACGAAATCTGTATTGCATGAACTTTGGCAAAAATATAGAGACAAGGACAGTTTAACGAATTTTATCAATGATAAAATTGATAACTTAAAACCAAATGAATTTGTTCATATAACAAACGGTGGATCAAATAAGCCATTTTTAATTCGAAAGCAAAACGATTCAATCAGGTTCGTACCCGAAGGCTTTGAATTGTCGAAAGTGAAACCTCGCAATCTAGAACAGAGACTTGCTTTTGATCTTCTTATGGACAATTCTGTCAACCTTGTTTCTATCGTAGGAAGCGCAGGAACAGGCAAGACATTAATTACTCTTGCGGCAGGACTCGAACAAGTTGTAGACAAAAAGAAATACAAATCATTGCTTGTGTGTCGGCCAGTTCAACCTCTTGGAAAAGACATTGGTTATCTTCCAGGAAGCAAAGAAGAAAAGATGGAGCCATGGATTGCCCCCATAAAAGACAATCTTCGTTTTCTTCTTACAAGTGATGGAAGAAAGTCTAGGAATAGCGAGAACAGTCTAAATTACTACTTCGATATGGGAATCATCGAGGTTGAGGCAATGACCTACATTCGAGGTCGCTCTATTGCCAATGCATATATGATCATTGATGAAGCACAGAATTTGTCAGCTCATGAATTGAAAACAATCATTACACGAGTGGGCGAAGGTACCAAGATTGTACTAACTGGCGACATTGAACAGATTGACAACATGTACGTTGATTCTGTTTCAAACGGACTTGCTGTTGCCGTTGAGAGGTTCAAGGAACATGACATAGCTGGTCATATTACCTTGAAGAAGGGCGAACGAAGCAAGTTGGCAACTTTAGGTTCAAAAATATTGTGAATCGTCAAAACGAGTCCTCTGATTTATACTAACTTTGATTGAAAGTTGTGTATGAAAAGGAAATTTAATGGCAATTCTGACAAAGGTAGAATTTATCGGATTGCCAATACTAAAAACGGTAAATTTATATTGGTTCTACAATTCTGCAAAAACTTTAAAAGCGTGCTTATCAACACGTTTTTTCTTTGAAAAACAACAAACACCAAAAAATGAAGCATGCATGGAAGGTAATGCTGCCGAAAAAAGAAAGCAACGTTCTCAAAAAATTTCCAAAGCATTGTCCGGAATCAAACGTTCACCACAAGAACATAAAAGAAAAATAAGTTATTCCTTGAAAGGAAATATAAAGGAGATAAAAGTCCACTTCTCAGGTGATGCGAAAACATTAGACTTGTTTCTCCAAGAGGTGAACAATTCGACTACATTGTCAATCTAAATAAGTTCTGTATTCAGAATGACTTGAATTATAAATGTATGTGGAAATTCCTCAACAGGAAGATGAAAAGTTATAAAGGTTGGCATCTTGAATAAATGTTAGTGATGATAAGACTAAAAGAAGCCTTGAATGGTAATTACCGAGTGTGATAGACGATAGCAACAAATACGGTCGAAATAGGAATCTATGGCGCAGGGTTTATAGTTTTAGGAGACGCAAACCTGTCAACACTCAATTGGTTGATGCTGAAACAGGTGTGACTTTCTCCTATGATCTTCAGCAAATCTTGCGGCATAGAGATTATTTTATTATTAAGACCACTGCCACTGCTTCAGCTGTTATTCCGCCCATACCACCTCCGTTACTCCTGGGAGAATACGATGAGGGTTTGGTGTTCTTCAACAATACAGATTCGGCAGTTGCTTCGTTTGATACTTGTTTTTCTGACACCCCCGATGCGGTTGTTCTTTCGGTAGAGCCAAGCCCTAATAATGATGATTTTATAATTCCGTATGGTATTACTTTTAATTCATGTTCAATGAGTATTGGGTTGTCGGCGCCTTATAGTGGTGCGGTTAGATATCGAGCAGTTTATTCTTCAACAGGTTACCCCATCAATGTCACCAGTTCGCTTGTGCCAGCCTCGGGTACATTTCAAGTTTCAGCTGGACACATTACAGCTTCGCAGGCAACGGAATTTACGGCAAGTCATCCTTCGGGCGGAAGCTTGGACTTTTTTGCCAAAACAGCCTGGGACTTTTTTGGCAACTTTGACAATAACGTATTTATATCAGAAGACAATGCAACCAGCACATCAACTTCAGGATCAATATCAGCGCCACTTAGCAATCCAATATATTTCATAGCATTCTTTTGAAGAACTATTTACCCTAGTCAAGGAACGTAATAATGGCAAAAGACTTTCGAGCCAGTCAAGTACAAACAACCCAAATAATCTCTTCGGGATCTTCCGGCACAAATGCAAGAATTGTTGTCTACCCCGTGGAGAAGCAGTCGGGTGCTAGCCCAAATCAGGGCATAATCGATCCTGACAAGTTTTCAACTGGTTCTATTGGAGTAGATACATTTATTTTTGTTTCTGGCGGCATCGGCGAGCGGAACACAATCAATAATTCTATTGCTGTATTCGGTGGTGACGTTCATATTTCTGGTAATCTTACTTCAGATCAACAAATTTTTGGCGAAGGAGAGAGCCTTTTTAGGTTGGGTGTTGTTGATTATGCTACAACTGAAAACACCTCTTCGAATCCGTTAGTTGCTGGACAAGTTGCATTTCCTGGTAATGAATTTTCCGGGTCTTCATTAACTCTTAGAGCAATCCTTGCCAATACAACTGGTTCTGGCATTGCAGCTGTAAAACTTTTTAACCTTGATTCACTAACTTTTGTTGATATTAATGGACCTTCCCAGCAAGAGCTTGCGGTAACTGGTACTACGCCAACTCTTGTTGAATCTGTCAATCTATTGAGTGCCTCAGGATTTACGACCGGGTCGTTGGCTCTTTACGAACTTCAGCTGTTTTCAAACAGCAGTACAAACACTGCGCAAGTGGGTGGAGGTGAACTTCGTCCTTCGGGCTCATTTACCGCCAACACAATTATAACAAGCAGCGTAACCGTCATATCTGGAAATTGGATAGATGACAATAGTCGTTTGAGAACCACTGCTTCCGTAGCTATTGATAGTGATGGAAATTTTGCCAATGAGAAAGGTTCCGATAATTATTTTTATGTTTCAGGAACTATAAATTCTTGGACTACAGCTTCGCTGTTTGGCAATCGCAGCATTTCTGTTTTTGGGGGAGATGTAAGAATCTCTGGTTCTGTAATCGGAGGTTCGGGTTCAGTAATACAAGACAATTTCCCCGGAGGGACAACTGGAAGTAATTCACCGTTCAACTTTATAGGCGGTGGTGTCAACCACACAATCACTCCGTTCTCAAACGGCCAGGAGACTAGCACAGCTGGGACAACTGCAAGAAACTTCATTGGTGCAGGTACGGCAAATACTATCACTCAATCTAGCGATTCCGCTATTGTGGGTGGAAAAAGAAACCAAATTTCCGAAGGGGTTCTTTCGGGTGCATTTATTGGTGCCGGCAGTTCCAACAGTGTTAACGGCAATGATGCTACACAAGTAGCCGGTTTTGACAATTCAGTTGGTGGCGATAGAGCATTTGGTGGCGCCGGCGACTCAAATGTTTCAAGTGCTGACGATGGTTTTGTAGGTGCGGGCGCAAACAACGTTGTCGCACTTGGAGCTAACCGCTCAGCAATCGTAGGCGGAAGCACTAACAATATTCAAAATGGTGATACCGATTCCTTCATTGGGGCAGGTACTTTTAACACTATTGATGCAAAAAACTCGGCTATTGTAGCTGGCACAAACAACATTGTTGATTTTGATGCAAACCATTCTTTCATTGGCGCAGGTCAAAATAACCGAATTGATACTCTCGGTGCTACATTATGGGAGGCGATCCTTGTTGGCTCTGGGAACAGAATCCAAGGATTTAGCGCAAATGCTACAAATTACTCTGTTATTCTTGGCGGTCAAAGCAATTTGATTGTCAACAGCGCTTCCCTTCTTTATGGATTTGATCTTACAAGTAGTTTTTCTGAGGGGAACACAATCCAGTTTGGTAGCCGAATTTCAGGCAAACGCCCATATAGATTTGTAGTTTCGGCTTCCAAAGGTTCCGTTTTTCACGGTGGATTGTCAGGTTCGCTTACAACACTAACCGATGGCAGCCCTTATCTTATTGCTGGAACCAATATTACACTCTCAACTGGTTCCAGTGGAGCCGTAACTATCAATTCTACCGGTGGTGGAGGCGGCGCCGACTCAGATTGGACTTTAACAGGTTCAACACTCTATACAACTTCATCAATTGTAGTTGGTCAACAAACCACTACCAATCCAATTGGAGAAGATGTATTTTTCTTTGTTTCAGGCACCTTTGGATCTGGTTCTGCTGTCGATGCAGTTTCCGTATTCGGCGGCGATGTTAGGATTTCTGGTACGTTAGCAGTTGGAACTGGTTCTGTTTTCATTAAGGATGACTCCATTTTCTTTGGTTCGGCCTCCATTAGAAATGTTGGAGGTCAACTCCAATTCTTTGATGATAATAATTTAGCTGGACAAACCTTGCAGCAGCTCGCAACTGGTAGTGGGGGAGGAGAAACATCATCTCTACAACAAGCTTATAATCTAAACAATGTTGTTACTACAAGTGTAGCAAGTGGTTCATTTACATTGTTCGCAAATGACGACACTCATTCTCCATTTGTGATTAGTGCCAGCGCACACTCCACTGGCGATCCTCCGATTATTGATATAAGAACTGGCACAGGAAGTCCAGAATTTTTCCGAGTCATCGATACGGCCAATAAAGAATTCATGACCATTGAAAAGGCTGGAAATTTTGATAGCCGTATTAATATGAGGTCAGAGGGTTCTTTTGGTATTTCATATGGCTGGCTCAACAACACAAACGCTGGAATCGGTCTTAACACAGACAATATACGGTTCCAGGTTAGCTCTGGCGATTCTTTTGAATTCGTTTCCACTGAAGGCGTCGTCGCCTTTACAATTAGTGCTGGAGGCAGCATTGCTGCATCTTCGATTGTTGCTGGAGTAAGTGTAGCTGTTTCAAGCACGCTCGGTGTTACAGATACCATTCGTGCCAGAGGCGGGCTTGCGGTTGATCCAGGCGCAAACATTAGCGAAACTACATATGGCACAGATGCTATCATGGTTGTTTCTGGAGTTGTTGGCGGCAAGGATTCTACTGCAAATTCCACTGCTTTGTTTCTTGGTGATGTTCATATTTCTGGCAACCTTACTGTAGATGGTACAGCACCTGGTGGTGGCGGAAGTTCTTTCTTCTATTCAGATACGGCTAACGTTATTGAACAATCAGGCTCGCTTGAAATGTCAGGCTCTGGGCTTTTCAAGTCTGGCCTAACTGGTGCCTTAAACGTGCTTCCAGACGGTTCACCGTTTATTGTTGGGGGTGGAGATGTTTCGGTATCTTCGGCTTCCAATGGAAGAATTACAGTAAGTGCAAATCTGTCAACATCAAGCAGCCTAATCCAGCTTTCTGTTGTCGATTACACAACTACGACTGCCACATCAAGCAATCCAGCAGCTCTTGGACAAATCATTTTTGACCCAAGTGATTATACGGGTAACATTATTCTAAAATCAGTTCTTTCAGCAGCTTCTTCATCAGTCACTGCTTCTGTCAGACTTTTCAATGTAACCTCTGGTGCTCTTGTTCACATTGGAGGAGCAGGTCAGACCGAAATTACCTCGGTTGGCACAACTCCAACAATCGTTGAATCAGTCAACTTGCGTAATGCAACCAACTTCTCTGCCGGGGCGGCCATTTACGAATTCCAAGCATTCACCTCGGATGAGTCTCAGCTTGTTACAGTTGGTGGTGGCGAAATCAGGACCAATGGTTTGGTTGATAAGAGCATTCCTATTACTGGTAGCTTGTTGTCATTTGGTATTGCCGACTATGCTACTACCAATAGCACTTCCTCCAACCCAGAGGCCGTAGGACAGCTTGTATTTGATCCATCGGAATACACCGGCCCAATTAAACTTAGAGCGGTTCTAGCGTCAACCACAGGCTCTGTGACAGCTTCTATGCGACTGTTTAACGTAACTTCGGGCTCGTTGGTTCATATTGGTGGTTCAGGCGTTACAGTGTTGGAAACAACAAGCGTGACACCGGAGTTAGTTGAATCTGTTAATTTGCGTGACGCCACAAACTTTTCAACAAACCAGGCCATTTATGAACTTCAGCTTTACACAACAACTGGTTCGCAATCTGCCATTGTTGGTAGTGCTGAGTTTAGAGTGACCGGCTCAGTTACTGCGCCTCCAACAAGACTTAGCCTTGGAAGCTATACTACTACAACAGCAACTTCATCAAATCCACAAGCTGTTGGTGGTGGTTACTTCGTACCTTCAGAGCATAATACCAACTTGTGTGTTTTCCGAGCTGTTCTTTCTACTACAACAGCTTCAAATACCGCATTTGCACAGCTTTATAATATAACATCAGGGGCGTTGGTTCATGTGGGCGGACCAGGAATAACAGAACTTTCTTCGTCGGCCAATTCGCCAACCAATGTTGAATCCGTGAACCTGTTTAACGCAACAAACTTTAACCCAGACACAAGCTCTGTATATGAGGTTCGTGTTTATGGAAGTGGCTCGTCGTCGCCAACAACGACGCTAGTAAATTCAGAACTGGTGTGTTCTTAATGGCTGGTAATAAAATCATAGTTCCTGACATTTTTGTATCTTCAAGAACTGAAGACACAAATTCAAATGCTTATAGCACCTTTCAAGGCGCCTTTAAAGCATGTTGGGATCACCTAAAATACCTCGAAACTTTAGGAATAACTACGGAAATTGCACGAAATCATGGGACTGCTGTAAATGGTCGTGGACCAGGAACCGGCTGGTGGGACGAACCAACACGTTTTGGTAACAACGGGTGGTCATGTTTTAGATGGAATTCAAACACTAATAGAAGCTGGGAATGGTACATGTTTATTCAAAATTGCGATACCGTTGGTCCGACTGGCCCTGGATTACCTGGCTATAGTATTCCTGGAGCTGGTAGTACTCGTGGATTTCATGTAGCAGCCGCTATTACAATTTCTGGTTCTGTTACATCTAACCCTTGGGGTGGAACCACTGGTTCTCTTGGTTCTGATGCCAAAGGCAGCCCAGTTTGGATATCTGGTTCAAATAATCACAAGCTTTTTGTTTTTCCTGAAGCCAATGGCGTTAGTGGTGTTTTGGGAGATGGAAGAACCAGCACCGATCGTGAAGGACTCGCTGTGGATAGCGACGCAGGTGGAAATGCCTCACATCGTAGAATAAGCTTTATTACAGATGATGATTCGTTTTTATATATCAGAAACAACGGTCAGGCTGATTATTCGATTGGATATTTGGGACTCTACGAGGCTTTTAATCGACAAAATGCTGAAGGAGTTGAGGATACTACAACGCCAAACTTTGTTTGTTATTGGGATTTCTCTCCGTCAGACCCATGGGAAGCGTCTAAAGACATTGGAAGTTTGACAGTTGAACCAGGCGACAATGAACAAGGGGCTTGTATTTTGCCGCACGAGCAAGATAGCCAAATGAGAGGAATACGACTTTTGACTATACCAGATAGTACAGTTGATGGTGTTCATGTTTTGAAATACGGACAAAGGCTGACCAAGCCAACGGTTGCATTGCACGATGCAACATTTTCTCTGCGGTCCGCTGGGGTTTTTGAGGCTTCGACACTATATCAAGGAACAGTCGGTAGGTTTGATCCGACTATGTTACAGGTTTCGAAAGGAATACCAAATTTTGCTCGTATTACAAATACAAGCATACCCAAAATGGCAATAAACCCACTTCAAAATAGTTCAAATCTTGCAACATCTTGGATAATTCCATGGCATCCAGATGCTCCATATCTGGAGAGGCGTGATCGATTTGGTGATAGAAGAAGATACGTTATAACGAGTAGCGGTTAAAATGGCAGGAACAATTAGAGCAAAACTTGACGGATATTTCTTTGGCGAATCCGACGACAACAATGCTAAAGCTGCGTTTAAGTTTGTTTGGGACCATCTAAAGGAGCTTGAAACACTAGGCATTGTGACCGAAGTCGCTAGAAACAATGGAACTAGCGCAGGCGTAGGCGATACTGGCTGGTGGAACGATAGCAATTCATTTGGCAACGATTGCTGGGCCGTATTTCGATGGAACGCAAGTTCCAATCGTTCATGGGAATGGTACTTCTATATGCAAGCTGCTGTTAGCTATACAGCGGGAGTGGGTGCACCAGCGTTAGTTCAAGGTGGTACAAGCATTGATGGTTTAGTGATGGCTGCGGCAATTTCTGCCAATACCGCATCGGGTGTCACGTCTAACCCCTGGGGCGGAACCACTGGTTCTCTTGGTTCTGATACCAAAGGTGATCCCGTCTGGACTACAGGTTCTGTTGGCGATGGTCTTTTTGTTTTTCCTCGTTCGAATAATTTAAGTGGTTCGCACAATACAAGCAAGCAAAATTTATGGCTAGCTTCTTCTGAAGCTAGCCATATGCGGGCTCATGTTATTACTGACGAAGATAGTTTTCTTGGCATTTTTGGCAACCCGGACGCAGAATCTGACTACTCTTCATATTCTATGAGCTTTATCGGACCATACAAGCCAAACCAAATTATATCTTCAAGCGTAACCACGCCATTAACTGTTGTACAGGCAACAGAAGATACGCTTGGCATGTTTAATCCAGGCGTAGAACATGGCGGCACAGCGGGATCTGCTGTTAATTGTGGCGGAGGTATAATTGCAGCAGATAAAATTTCAGTACGAAGTCTTAGAGTTGATTTTCCAAGACCTAATATAGGCAGTGCATTTTTACCCACTGATCAGTGGGGTTCAGAGATACAAGGACACGTTTCTGGTTCCGATGATGCGAAATGGATTCCTTTAGACCCATTTTTATTTGTTCATAATAATGAACCTGATTATCAGGGTTACGTTGGTCAACTTAACAATCAACTAATTAAACTGGTTCGGTATGCACACCTAACACATCGCTCATCAGATGGAACTAAAATAACCTTTTCTACAAACAGAAACTGGTTTGTTGATTCCATTGGAACTGTTGCAGATAATGTTGTTCTTGTTCCTTGGACTGGCTCTGTTGATGTAGGAAAAAATCTTGGGATTCGTGATGGTGTATTTAGTGGGAGCATTGGCTAATGGCTGACTACGAAGGTATAGACACAACTGATTATGAAGCTGAAGTATTTCAAGCTTATTCTTCGCAACCAGTTAGCTTAAGAAAACGTGACATTTGGGTGGCCGCAGAAACAGCAAGGCAGCCAACTACTACGACAGGTGCTAACGTTGTTAGACTATTTCGTGGGATAGTCGGAGGACAATTTGTATTTAGCACAGGTAGTCCTCCGACAGGGGCAACAGACGTCGTTGTAATTACTGAGGTTATAGAATAAACATGGCCGGAACAATCAAAGGAAGGTTGCTTGTATCTTTGTCTAGTAGCGGAGCTGGCGCTGATCAGAAAAACATCGCCTTATTTTACCGCTCTGTTTATGATTTTCTTAAGGTTCAAGTTGAAACAGAAGGCTATGTTACAGAAATAGCCAATGGCGGAAGCAGCGGAAGTAATATTAGCCCAGGAGCCTTTTCTGTTTGGCGTTGGAATACCAGTTCTAACAGAAATTGGGAATGGTACATGCTTATTCAGTTTACTTCTGGAAGCACTGTACCTTCAAGTCGTTTGCCAGTTAATATTGAAGGTTTCGGTAGCACATTTAACAACATGGGTTTTGGCGCCGCTGTTGGCATAAATCACATATCTGGTAGTTATACATTCTTTAATCCATGGAATGGAACTACTGGTTCTTTTGGCTCTGACAGTAAAGGCAACCCTGTTTGGGGTACGACCGCTTCAAATCCTTTGGCAGACGTACATCTTTCTGTTATGCCGAGGAGCAATATTAGTGGTAGTAGGATTATCAGTAACGCAGGAGCAACTACCTTTTGGGACGAACGTTCTGATTTAGCTGGATTTGCGAGTGGCTTTACGGGTCAGTACAACAATGGACTGATGTTAAACATGTTTGCTGACGAAGACAGCATCATGGTTTTGGTAAAAGATGATGATTCAAACGATCACGGTCATATATACATTGGCCCATATGATCCGCTACCAAGTTTGTCTGCTTCAGTTCCCGCCCCACTGATGATGTATAGGAAACTTTGGGCAGAGTCTAGTGACTTATTTGACAACAGTGACACTATTTGGAGCAATATAAGAGCTGGAACAGCATGTACTGTTTTCCCAATGAGCAACACTCTATCAAGCTCAGAGCTTTTCCTCCCAACTTGTGGGATAATGCCCACCTTTGCCCCCTTGTTTGGAACTATTCAGCCGAACAAGCAAGCTCAAATTGCTTTGAATACCACTTCAAGCTTTTATGAGTCAACACCAATTTTTATTCATAGACTCGAACGTCCATTTGGAATGGTTGGTATGTTTAGAAGTCAATTGTTGCGCCTTATTTCTGGGGTGGGAGGGGATACTTTTCGGTATGCCACTAGTAATAGTGGTTCCAGTGCGCTAAGAAGAGCATTTTTTCCCGTTGATAACATAAGTGAGGAAGCTGGCACATATTCGACACCTTGGTCGGGCTCATTGTTGCCCAACACTGGGTCAGGTGTTTTTACAACCATTTCTGGCGGATTCATATTTTAGTTTATAAATTGAAAATAATGAACGGTTCTGGCCTGGGTCCTAGCACCATCATTCTTACATGTTCTATGTCTTCTTCAGTAATTGAACCTCTTCGTCCATTGTTGTGAGGATACATCACTGACTGAATTTCTCTATCATGATGCAGTCCAAGTGCATGACCAAATTCATGTATAGCGGTACTTAAAACCCTGTCGTCGGGTATTCCAACGTGTAGTTGAATTTTGCTTCTTGCAATTGACATTTTTATTCCAAAAAAATCATGTCGAAAATAACGATGAGCCAAACCAAAAAGTTGGTAACCACATTCATTTTGCGGTAGCGGTTCTTCATTTATCCAAATTGTATTTTCTTCCATTGTTTCCATTGGAACACTTTCTTCATACGAAAATATATTTAATTCGGTTTCTCGATTCCAGGTTGCAATGGCCTGTTGCACAACTCTTTTTCGTTTTTCTCTCATAGAATAATCAACAATGACTCGTATTGGGAAAGCTTCTTGATTCCATAAAACTGGTTGTCCGAAGTCGTTTTCAATGACATTGGCAAAATCAGCAGATGGCACATTATGATTTTCATTGCAGTGCGAAGGTGTCGTTTCGGCATGTGTCGGAACGCAACCAGATGCTAAAGCAATAAATAAAAATGCAAAGTTTTTCAACATGTTCTTAAATATATAAAACCTACTTAATGAAAGCAATGTCTTCCAAGAACAAAAATAATAATTGGGAAAAGCAATTCCGTGAACTTGAAAAAAGGGCGGTTAGACATGAACAAATTTTACAAGAGGCTGGTTATGCTGGAGGCCCGAGTTCCGTTGATGGGTCTGCAACTTTCAGGGGAGGCCCATACGGTTTTGGAGGCGTAAATCAACTGGCTGCTGGTTTGTCTGAGCCGGTAAAGAAGTTGAAAAAACAAAGAGATGAGGAAGCGGTTTATAACATTGCAAGCCAACAAAGAATAAATCGTGGGTACCCGGCACCACAATCCGTCACAGGATTTCCCGGTGGTGAATCTAATTCCGGCATTCGCTCTGGACAGCATTTCCCCACAGAAATTGAACCAATAGCAGTTTCTTCCGACGACCTTTCAAAAATGGCTGCTGACGAAGATCCAACAGATGACTATTTTGGCTTTGATGATGATGAATTAGAAGACATGAAAGATAGGTCAGACAGAGGGCTGAAAGAATTTGGAGTATCAGGTGCTCAAGGAGCTATGAGAGGTGTTCCTTCAGACAAGAATTATCGTGACCTTCCTGGGTGGCCACGTCACAATTCGCTTGAGAAACCCGGCAACTTCGTTCCAGAAATTGAAGGAGACGAAGATGGGGATGGCGAAGAAGATGACTACTTGACCGATGAGGAATACGTCAATGACGTGCTGCGTTTGAATGGCATGGGGGTTAAACCCGGTCATCTCAAAAAATTGTTTGGTCAGGGTGGGCTTGAGGAATCAGCTCTCTATGAGCGCACGCTTTATCATGGAACTGTGATTGATCACAAGGACAGCATAGAGCAGTATGGCCTCACGGGTGAACTTGGAGACTGGGTAAAAGATGCTTACGGTTTGGAACTGGATGAAGAAGACTGGGAAGAACAACTTGGTGGTATAACTTTCGCTGCTCAAAAGAGCGACATGAGCATGGCTGTTGGAGCGATGCGTTTTCACATTGGCAAGAAGCTGGGAAAGTCACTGAGGGATGTAACAATTGAAGATATTCGTCGCTGGGGTATGTTGGTTGTCATAAAAGATGTCGAAGAAGAAGACGATTCATATGGCGACGGGTGGAAACAGCGTCCACCACATGGGCAAGAAGGCTATTATGATGAATATCCTGTTTCTGTAGAGCCTGGTGATTGGTTTACTAAAGAACAAGTGTACATCGATCATGTTCTTACAGGTGGTAAACTAATTGACTTCCTTCGTCGACATGGAGCACTCAGACATGTTACTTCGCAAGTAAAAGAAGACAAAGAAGCAGCTGCACGAAGAGAGTTGATCAAACTTGCAGTTGCTTATCATGATCCCAAGTATCGGGATGATATTGTAAATAAAGTAAAGCAGCTGTCTGGGAAAATGCTGCAAAAGCAACTTGAAAACTACAGAGATATTGAAGAAGCACATGAAACCATTGCTCAAAAGAGAGCGCAAAGATACGGCGGGACTGCGCAAAAGCAGCGAGGACAACAGCTAAAATTTGATTTTGGGGAAGCGCTAAGTTTGAAAAATGTATTTCTAGAAACGTATGTTGCTCCCCCCTATGGTCCAGAACCCGACAAAGGAACAGAGCATTACAAGCGTGGGAATTGGGAAGAAACTCCAATAGGAGATGATTGGCTTATTAATCCAGTCGATCATTCTGGTGGTCATGCTGAAATGCCAGCAGCAAAACATAGTCCTGGCAGACAAGCTTATGGACAAATAGGTTCTCCTAAAGACTTTGTACCTGAAGACTGGGAGCAGAGACATTCCAAAACAAAAGAGGAACCAATGGATCCAGAAGAACTGAAAAAATTTATCGAATCTGTTGTTAAGGAAGCAATCAGAGAAGAAAGAGTGAACGAAGAAGACTTGGTTGAAGGTTCGAAAAATGAACCAACCAATCCAGAACTTTGGTCTAGGGCAAAAGTAGCAGCAAAGCGTAAGTATGATGTATATCCGAGCGCTTATGCTAACGCTTACGCTAGTAAATGGTATAAAGACAAAGGTGGTGGCTGGCGCAAAAAGAAAAAACCCAAGAAAGAATCTCTTGAGAATATCATTCGAAATCTCGTTAAAGAAGAAATGGGCGTTCAAGAAAAAGTTCACAAAGATAGCGGTCTTGGAAAATGGTTTGGAGAAAAGTGGGTTGATATCTCCAGAAAGAAAAAAAGCGGTGGACATCCTGAATGTGGCGCCTCGGCTGACAAGGGTAAAAGAAAAAGTGATAGTTCAAAAGCATACCCAAAGTGCGTGAAGAAGTCAAAGGCGCAATCCATGACCAAAAAGGAAAAAGAAAGTGCTACTCGCCGTAAAAGAGCAAAGCCTAACAAACCTGGAAAGCCTGACAACACAGCCACAGACAAGACAAAAAAAGAAGCATACACTGGCATTGACGACAAAACAGGTCGTGGAGAACCAAAAGGTGGCAGTAAGGCTTTTCAAAAAAGTCGTAAAAAAGTTTTTGACTACGATGAAGAACACAAACCCAAGGGAATTGAGGATTTGAAAAATTATCACATGGATGATTAAAAAGTTAATCGCAAGATGTTGACAGTCTTCACTGAGTGTTTACCTTACAGCTGTCACAAGAGTGACAACATTTTTAGGAGGAAACATTATGGGACTTTTAGCAAGAAAAAACCTTAATTCTGTTAACCCAATTTTTAATGATAGCTTTTTTGATGATTTCTTTAGAGATCCTTGGGGTGTTTCCCTTGCTCGCCCCAACTATTCAAACGTTGCTCGATACCCAATTAGGCGTCTAAGAACTGACAATGGAACGTTTAAAGTAGAATTTGATGTTCCAGGCGCCGGAAAAGATGACATCGAAATTCATTATGATGAAGAAACTGGTATTCTCACCGTCTCCTCTAAGACAGAGGAAAATTCCAAAGAGTTGGAAACGAGTCGCACATTTAGCTACCAAGTTTCGGCCTATGATCTAGATACCGAAACCATAGAAGCTACCTGCGACAAAGGAATATTGACTATAATAGGCAAGCCTATAACAAAGCAGCTGACCCGAAAGCGAATTGAGATCAAGTAAAAAAAAGCCCCCGATTACGGGGGCTTTTTTTATTTATACACCTGTCTCTGTTGTGATTACCAGTTGATTTTGAAAGACTGCCAACCTCTGTTAGGAACACGAGCTGGCTTTGACTTTTCATTTAAGCCAAGAACTGCCTTCTCTTCCTCGGTTAGCTTTGCAAGGGCATTTTTCCTGAGCTTTTCTTTTCTTTCTTTTTCGGCTCTAATCTTAGCCTGGCGTTCTTTTTCAGCTTTCTCTTTTGCTCTCTTTTCGGCTGTAGTGTCAAGTTCAGCTAGCTTTATGATCCGAAACCCAAACTTTCCTTCTTTTTTCAATTTTTTCAGACGGTTGTAAACCCCTTTTTCAACATCTTTGACAAAAGGGTCGCCATATGGTCGAGAATAACATTCGGGAGTTACACCAGAAGGGTTTCTCCTTCTCACTTCTGCCCAGTAATTTTCGACGAAAGTTTTAGAATCATCAACTGAAAGATGAACGGTATAGCCATCAGGGCGCTGCCCCCATCCACTTTCAGACTCAAGCCATTCTTGAAGAACAACGGGGAAAGTAGTCATATCTGCCTCCTAATTTTAGTTTAGCTGCACCAGACAGGTCTGTAAACTACTCGAAACCATTTCTTAAATTCTTTTAGCGTTGCTTCAACATAAATGTACTCTTCTTTAAGAATTTTGAATCTGAAATGATCACGTCCACGTCGTGACGGCTGAACATCCAAATACATAAACAACTCCCCCTTTAAAAGGGCCGCTTCTTTTCCAGAACCAAGCTCTACTCCAATTAGGTCGTTTTCTATTTGAATCAACGCACCTGGACTTAATAGCAACGGGTCACGCACTGGCAAAAGAAAACAATCCACAAATATAACTATTTCTTTAGATGTGAACCAATTATATATCAACATAAGTGATAAATTGAGATGATTGTTTCTCAAGCTATTACAAACTAACATTAGGAGCAATTAATGGAAGATTGGGAAAAAAAATATTGGGCACAAAAAATGCAACAGCTCCAAAAAAATCCTCAGGAACTACCACATCATGAGCCGGCACACATAGCTCAAGATAGACAAAGGGCGCAACAAGCTGGAAATCATTGGAGAGAAATTGATCCTCTTACGGCCATGTATGCTAATCAACAGGGCATGACGTCTAGGGGAATGGGTCCTCAGGTGCAAGTTGTTCATTTACGTGAAGGGGTAGTCTACTACAAGAAAGTAGATGTAGAAGGATTTGGCACTACAATGCCAATGGTTCGCTCATGTGGACCAGCAGTAGGCGTTGTTGGAAGGGAATTTGAAATGCGCCAAGAATGTCATTGTTATCTTATTGACAATCTTGAAGTTGTTGATCTTGGAAATGTAAACCCACAAAAGATGTTAAAATTAGTTGAGGTTCGGGCACCATTCATTGGAACTATTTTGGTTGAAAGTAGTGCAGTTGTTGCACCTGGAGACAGGGGACCAAAAATTCTCAAAGGATAACAAGGATTATGTCTATCTTTCGTATCTGATGTGAAGTCAAGCTCCGGAAACATCATTATAGAGTAAAAGAAGCACTGTTCCTTGCGAGTGAAATTCGTTGGGAGAATATAGAACGTTGGTCAATTTGAAGTTGTATGTATTTGCAAATACAAATAAGTGATGTCTTTTAATAAAAATCCCGGATTGTCTCTATAGAATACAAGATCCATTTTTGGCTGTAAACCAAATAATATCAAGAAAGACCGACAATAATCCTGCAAAATTTGAGATTACTACTTATGCTTAAGTTTACCAGGACCGGAACCAATGACATCAAATTTTCCAATTTTATTAGATGATTTTCCAAATCCGTCAGGCAGTACATTTTTGTCTGCTACGGGTGCATTGGGTCACGCTGCACAACATACCAATATGAATGATGCCATTGAGGCCATTCAAACACGTATTGGTGTAACGGGTTCAACGGTAAACACGAGTCTTGACTATGAAGTTCACAATGTCGATCACGGTCATGATCATGATGGTATCAACTCAAGACCAATTGCTTTAGGCACCAGCGGTTCAGGTTGTACATTTGAAGATGGTTTGTTTGATTTTACAGTTTTCACACGAGCCGGTGAGGCAATTTGTAAAATAAACGAAATTCTAAAATCACTTGCGCCATCACCAGCACCCAATCTTGATGATCTTGGAGTTGTGGATACGGGCACGGCTGGCATTTTATCGTTTGGCAATACCCAAGGGGTGTCTGGATATGCGAATGTAACTGGAACTGGTTCTTTGCCAGCTGTCGATATCAACGATTTATATTCCGTGTCTTCTTTTTCGGGTGATCTTAGACGTGGATTGTTCAACAATTCTACGACGATAAATGGAATTTTGAATGATGACGTCGCCGCCGATCTTCCAAACTATCCTGGCAATGCTTTTGGAAACGCCGACCAAGGGATACTTCGGCTTGTTCTAAACGGAGCAACCTTGGTAACCATGAGTCTAACCTCTACTTCTTCATCCATAACATCCTCTACAGCCGATGGAAGTTTTTTAGCCGTCTCTTCATTGCAGACAGGAAGTTTTTCCAATGGTGACCCTTTTACACTATTCAAACATAGAACAGGTGTGTGGTCAGTTGATCCTGGCGACCAAAGAAACGGATGGAATGTTGCTCGTGTTTTTCATGAAATTGGTGGGACCTCTACCGAAACAAACAGGGTGGCCTGGGTTGTTGACGACAATCCTGCTGCTCCCACTGCACCGTCAGGTTCCTTACATACGTTGAACCTTACAGGGTTAAAATATCTCACAGGGGTAAAATACTTTACTGGTGGATCAGCTCTTTACAACACAGCTATTTCTGGAGCGTATAGAAATGCATACTCTTCAGGAAACGCTGTTACTTTTACCAATTCTACCAATATATCTTTTAGTTCACAACCTTTGTCTTCTATTGTTGTCGGTCTCGAAGATGAAAACAAAGTAGAGGTAATCACAAACAAGGCTGGCACAATCACAGCAGCCAAACTCTTACCAGGAACCATTACTGCGAGAGTTAACTGCACCAAGCCTATTGGTCCAAATCTCACAAACGGGGGAGTTTCGAGCATAGGTGAAATATTCTTAAACAGTCAAGCTGCAAACAGCACCGTTTTAAGAGATAGATTTAGAGATGAAAATTTTAGACTTGAGGTTGCTGATTACGATCTTCAAGCAGATATTCCAGCTTCTGGTTGGGATAGCACCACCAATCGTTCTGGTTCTTCAGCTCTTCCGTTAGTCGTTTTCGATGAGTGCTTAAGAGCACTTCCCGGTCTTCCGGACAGTGGCGGAGGGAATGGAGATTTCAGTGGGTTTGCCAATGGCCCATCGGCCAATGTGGACTATAGTGATTTCTCTGGTTCCCTAACATATTACCGTGAGTTTATAAACAACACTGGTGGTTCAAGATCAAATTTTGATTTACAAATAACTGGCTCTGGCACTTGGAGCACTGGAAGTGCAGTTTTGGGTGCTAATAATAGATTTTTGGTGGAGGTAAAATTACCAGAGAAAACAGGTTGGAACGTCTATACTCCGTTTCAAAAGGTTGGTGATCCGCAGATTCCAAATGATGGAGCAGGAATTTTAAATGGATCGTTTGATGAAACACTTCCTGCTGCAAACAAAGGAACGTTTGGCACCATATTTGTAGCGGACGGCAACTACATCGTTGTAAGAATAACCGCCAATGCACAGTGGTCTGGAGAAATCTGTGACATGAGATTGGTGTGAACGTCATAAAAGGTAAGGTATCTAAATGTCTCTAAACCAGGCACTGATTGCTTTCAAGAAGCTCTTCAATAGGCCACATACGTCCAATGATAAACAATTGCTGGCTAACGAAGGTTATTTTGTAGGCTTTCAACAAGACACTTCTACCATTTTTGCAGAGCGACCTCCGGCAAACCCGCCGGGTAGTCCTTTCCAAGTAAACACAGGTTCGTTTTATGCTAATGATGGCACCACTGAAAAGGTTAGACTAACTTTAGAATTTGTTTCGGGAACTGACACTTCTAATGGTAGACACGGTTTCCAGGCAAAATTACCTTCCGACTATGAAACCAGTTCTTCCAATCCAAAAGCTGGAACCGGTTTTTTTGTTAATAATCAAGTTCTACAGTTCACAACCGGTTCTGTGCAAATTGTTACAGAATTTGTTGGTGGTTCAGGGTACCAGGCACTTCTACGAAATAAAAATTTGCAACAAATTCCGTTGCTTGATCCCAGAGAATGGATTCTTTATGAGTTTGGTGGTTTAATTTATCAAGAAACGCCGCCAGCCGTTGGTCCGACAAATGAAAACCCAGGGTTTTTAGATTGTTGGATTTATATCGGCGACATGGCTTCAGATGTAACCAGTTCGGTTTCTGCATCTGGAATTACAACTAGAATTAATGGCACGAACCTCACTACCAATACGCAAGTTATTAATATAAGCGGCTCAATTGTTTCTGCATCGGTCACAGGCGGAACTGATGTAACTTATGCTTTTGATGCTCTAAAAGCTGATGACAGAGTTCACATACTTTTGTCTGACGGTGGACCTTTTGAAAAGTATCTTTCCGGTTCCTTCAGGGAGGCAATTTATATTAATAAAATTTTCCCTTCAGCTTCTGTTTGGTATGAGGATAGCTCTAAAACAAAAAAAATTGTTGAGAAGATTTGGTCATATAATTCAAACAAAACTGTGAATACGATAGTCAGGAACGTATATGCTACTGATGGTACAACAATTCTAACAACCGCTACCGACGCAATTACCTATGGCAGTGGCTCTGTTCCACCTATTGCAGAAGTAAGTCGCATAAGAAATATTACATAGAACAATATACGTAAGACCAACGCAGTAAAGGTAAAAACATGAGTCTAGAATCACCATTTTCAGTTTTGTTTGATTCCGAAGGAACAGAGCTTGCGGTAACCGCAAGTCAGTCTGGTTCATTCTTGGACGGCACACAGCCAGGATTTTTGGTTATGGGTTCTGGTTCCAATGGAGCACAGTTCCTCAGACTGGCAAGCGATGGTGCTCTTTTTATTACTGGTCAAGTAACTGACACAGTCGATATTACAGGTGCGTTGCTTATTACAGGTGCAGTTGCACAGGGCGACGCCGGCTCTATACCTGAATCGTGGTACGTTAGAATCACTGACGGCACTCAGGTTATTGGCGATAGTTTTTCTACTCCGATTTTTGTTACCGGATCTGTTCTTGCTGAATTGGATGGAGCTACTTTTGACGGAGGCGCTCTTCTTGTTACTGGTAATCTTGCACTGGATCCAAATTCTGTCGTTGTTGTTTCTGGTAACAACTATGATGCAGATGGCAATCTTCTTGTTGCTCTTTCAGGCGTTGCAGTTTTCAATGAACATCTACAGGTCACAGGTACTGTAAATGTCGTAGAACCTGTAACAGTTACCGGCTCCGTTTCCACAACACCTGTAAAGTGTCCCAACACGACAGTTACAGGATTTGATGCTAATACTACATCAGTTACAGTTCTTGCAACAAATACTGCCCGCTGTGGTGCAACATTCTTCATGGATGGAAACTCTCGGGCATTTATCAAGCTCGGCACAGGCGCCTCTACAACCGATTTCTCGATTCTGCTAAGAAATAATGGTTATTTTGAACTTCCAGCGAGTTACACCGGAGAAGTTTCAGCAGTTTTCAACAATAACGCAAACAACACATTGAGGATTACAGAAATCACAGAATGATAGCACTATAAGTTTGAAACAAAAAGCCACGTCTAACGTGGCTTTTTTATTTAACTAATTCAATTTCTATTTGAACCTCTGGAAATTCTTCCACAAGTTTTTCCGCAGCTTGTACATTAAACAGATTGTCATCGAAGAATCGTAGAATTTTTATATTTCCTTGTTGAAGCTTACCCCTCAGATATGCTTGTTTTCTTGCAGCGTTTAGCTCACCAACATCACCCGTAGGCGTGAAATCTCCAACTGCTACAACTTCAACGTCCGGCATTCCTTGTTGGGATATGAATTCAATAATTTCATTGGCCGCTGGTCGTGCAGTACAAATAGAAACCCCGTAAGGTCCTAGACGCTTGTAGTCGGCTTTCATTCGATCAAAATGAGGTAAAGTAACAGGATTTAAAATAACTCCAAAGTCTGATAAATCAAATTCTTCATCATCCTTAAGATGATATTCATGAAATTCGTGCGGCGATAGTTCTCTTGTTTTACCAGTTGTCTTATTTATTAAGTGAACAGTGCCTTCTGTACTGCAAAGTGTATCGTCAAAATCATAAACATTTAGCTCATTTGGTGCGTTATCAAATATTTCTCTCAATATTTTACTTGCATATTCTTTGATCAATATTTCTAATCTGGGCTTTGACATATTTTCATCCTAATTATCTCTGATGCTATGTCCACTTTCACAACAATAATCAGACCAACACCTTTCGGCTTTTACGACTCAGATCCAATTTATCAATTGGATGCTGATAAAATCATTTTTTATGTGCTGAGGAAACTGGGTGAGGATGTTCTTTCGGTTGAGCTCACCAAGAAGATGATATGGGCTTGTTTCGAGGAGGCCACATTAGCTTTTAACGCTCACATTATAGAATACCAAGCTAAGTCAAATCTTTCAAGTCTATTAGGACAAGCCACAGGTTCTGTTGATCCTAATAATCCTACAAATAACACAGCAGAACTAAACATCAACCTTACGGACAATTACGTTCGTCCAAATCTTGATTTCCTTGTTCGCCAAGCGGAGCCATACGCCGCTGAAATAGGCTATGGACAATCTTTAGATACTTTCAGCGGGTCTATCGATCTTCAAACTGGCAGACAAGACTATGATCTTTATACGGAATTAAAAAGCACCGCTGGGACACCACTTCTTCAGCTTATGCCAACAGGTTCTCGTGGAAGAATGAAAGTAGTCGAAGTTTTCCATTTTGGTCCTATCCAGTTTGTATATAACTCCAATCTTGCTTCCAATTTCATTGCTTCTGGACTTCCGGTGGAGTCCTATGTTCCAGATACACGTTTTTATGTTCTTCCCTTGTTTGAAGATATTCTCAGAGCAGGCATGCTTGAAACAGCTCAGAGAGTTAGACGTTCTCACTATCGTTACAGAATTGATGGTAGAAATCTCAGAATCTTCCCAGCACCAAGTCACCTCATACCCGGATTTAGCGATAAGCTTTGGGTCCGTGTAGCATTTCCTCCATCAGTAGCGCCAGGCATTGTTCCCGGAGGCGGTGTTTCAAGTTCAATAGGTGGTGACGTAAACGGTGAACTATTGCCTCCGCTTCCTGATGATACACTTTTTGGCGTTTCTCACCCAGCTAACGTACCATTTGGATTGATCAAATATCGTTCTCTAAACCCTTGGGCCAAACATTGGATTTTCCAATACACTCTTGCTCTTTGCAAAGAGTTACTTGGCTTGATCAGAGACAAATTCAAAAACTTCCCTATCCCAAATGCCGAACTTACTTTGAATGGTGCCGATCTCATTCAGCAAGCACGTGAGGACAAACAAAACCTCCTTACTGGTGATGGTGGGTTGCTAAGTGTTCTCGACGGTCTCACCTATGACAAGTTGGCTGAAATGAAAGCAAACACAGCAGAATTTGAAATGAAACAATTGCAAATGTTACCATTTCCGCCCAAATATGTTATTAGCTTCGGGTAGGGGACAAACGTATCCTTTCATATAACCTATGAGTGCAAAGCTCAAAAATATAAAGGGTTACAAAGTTGATTTGGAAGGCAAGAATTAATTTCTTGCATTGGGTTAGTAGCTCTACTTATCAGTAGTTTATTATGATTAATGTTTGGATTAATAAATGAAAATTTCCAAGAAACAAATAAGAACCTTGGTTCGTGAAGCAGTACGAGTGCAGCTTGATGAAATTTATGGCATTTCACAGTATGAACGTATGCTTGAGCTAAAACATCAATATGAAGACGACATTAAAGTTCTTGATAAGATTGGTCCCGAATTATATCAAAAGATCATTGATTTTAGAGAACAGGCAAGTGATTTCAATGAATTCAAAAGGCTTGTGAGGGGCATGCCCGTTCACATGGCAAAGAAGTTTTGGGATCGCCAAATGGGCAAAGTTTCAACAGAGCGACTTGTGGAACTGCGTGATGAATGGGAAGAACTTAAAGATCGTTTCAAAGAGATAGATGCAACAACAGAAGCTGACCGAGCTTATGGACGCAAGCGAACAAAAATTATTGATACAGAAACTGGTGAGGTCATTGGGACCGAAACGGACAAACGAGGCAGTCTGGGTTCCTGAGGAGTTTCAATGAATGCTCAGCTCGAAAAGCTTATTTGCGATATTCTAATTTTAGAATTTGCAGATCATATAAATGAAATAAAAGCAACAATCAACAGCGAACCTCCCACGTTTGAGCGTTGGTTGCAACATGTCGGCGGACTTGATTTTCTCGAAGATGAATTTCATGAATTTCGCAATGTAGATGAATTGGAAGACTCGGAAGCATATGAAGACGCTTTAAGATTTGCCGAGGAGGAGTATGAACATCTTTTTGATAAATTTATCAACTTCTCCAATCCAGAAACACTATACCGTTGCATTAGTGCTCCAACCATATAGGATATAAATTTGTCAAAATTAGGAGAGTATTGGTCAGTTTTTCCTTCGCATCAAAGTTGTTATCTTAGTAAAAATAAAAAGCACCCAAAATGGGTGGTAGCTGCAAATGTTCCATTGAATGGGATAAATTGGTATGAAACCATGACAGCTAACATGGGAACATTTGCCGCCGAACAGGAAGTGACTTTATACAAGCATGCAGAAGTAGAGGTGCTTTACATCCTTGACAATAATGGCAAAAAACATAAGCCAAAACAAAAAATTGGAATAATCTAATGACCTACCACAGCAAAAAGCATATTCAACAAATTATTGAAAGTGTTTTAGAAGAACAGTGGGGAGCAATTACATCCAATAGAATTTATGGACGACAAAGGAATGGCGGGAATGTTAATCCACCAGAATGGAATGACAGTACGCCCAAGGTTGTTGAATACAGAAACAAACTTCGAGACTTAGAACCAGTCATTCGTCAAAGTCAACAGTACAAACAATTTCTTGAAGATTTAGGCCACACCAACCCAAATGATCAATCTTCATTGTTTGGCATGTATGAGAACTTCTTGAGATATTTTGCTATTGATAAGCACGTCTTTCAAGATGGCGATAATGATGATTGGACAGCGGCAAAAGCTGTAGCCGAGTATTTCAAATATCATCCTGACCGTCTGAGTTGACTGGAATTAGTTTCCAATCAATTTTCATTGGACAGAACACTATTCTTTTATACACCTTGTCACTGACAAGCAAAGTAATAAAATCCTTTTGATCAAATTCGGTAGACGCATCCTCAAGAAACATAACTGGTTTGTCAAAAGAGTGAACTTCGTACTCTTTAGAAAAGAAAGGTTTCTTTTTCACTTCTCTAAGGACCAGATAGTGCGCATTCCAATATGAATCCAGATCTTTTTTGGTATCTTTGTTGTTGGACGGACGAATTACGTAGCCTTCGAATATGTCTGATGACACATCTTCTATTGACGTGCACTCTTTGGGGATAACCCAGTACAGTTTTCCCGGAATAAGATTGGGAACATCCAAACTTCGCTGCATCTCAGATAAAATGCTGTTGAGTGCATCAATGTTCATATTCTAAATAACCTCTTGGCCTACCTAATTATTGCTGAGAGGTAGGTCACCATCGCACGCTTATTCATTACGCCCCGTGAGCAGCAGCTAATCAACGACTGGACTAAAGAGTTCGTGAAAGACGTTGTTGGTCAGTACATTTGGTACTATCCAATTTCAATTCTTAAATCGGACGTTCATCCGGTGTATGATGAAGCGATCGTTAAAATATTTGATAATCCCATCAAGATTGATGCTTTGGTCGATCAACCAGACAGGGGGCAATCCATTGGCAAATGGACAGTGGAAAGCACAACTACTATTTCTGTTTACGTTCAAGTCAGAGATTTGATTGACAAGGGTTTTTCACCAGACATTGGTGATTATTTTGTTTATGGTGAAGATGTTTTTGAAATTAATGTCATTATGCAAATGGGTGATGCTTTTGGTCAGGCAGAATATGATGTATATTGGAAAATAGATGGCAAACTTGCTCGCTCGGGACGATTTGATCTTCCACAATTTAAAAAGCTTCTTGAAGATAGGAAAGTGTTTGAAGAATCGCAAGTTCAGAAAAGATTTGAGCAACCGCGTGGACTAAGGGAAAACAATG